ATGTTTGAATTATCAAAAATACAAAGCGATACAAAGGCTTTGCAAAATAATTTAGGCAAGATGAAACATCAAAATAAAATTGGAGGGGTTGATTTAGGTGACTATATTTTTAATAAGTTGATTACCAAGATGGATCCTATTGAATATTGTCATAGAGTTTTACGTGACCACTTACCTCCAAGTAGACAGAAATTACATGAAAACCAAATAGAATTAATAAGAGCAGTTTGCAATCCTAAAGTAAGATCAGTTGCTGCACTGATGGCACGACAAGCTGGTAAAACAGAATCTATTGCTTCGTTTACTGGTTATTTATTAGATAATTACCCAAACATGAGAATTGGCATATTTACACCACGTATACAACAAGCGGAAGTAAACGTTGGACGTACTGCTGTCTTCTTTCAGATGAACGAGGAGAAGCTAAATAATAAACTAATAAAGTGTACAAAACAAAGAATCGAATTAAGCAATGGTTCATTTGTAATGGCGGTTTCTGGTAGTGACCAATCTAACATTGAGGGTTTAACATTCGATATAATCGTACTAGATGAAGCACAAAAGATTTCTAATTATACAGTTTCTGAGCGTATAGTACCGATGGGTGGTGCGACAAACGCTAAATTGATTAAGATTGGAACGCCAAAATTTAGAAATCATTTCTGGGATAGTTTCCAACCCGGTGCTGCTTATGACCCAGTAACAAATCCAAAGGGTTTTATTCAAATTAGGAGAGACTGGACACAGTGTCCGCAGTTATGGGCATTAGGTAAAACAATGTTACCTGATTATGAAGATCCGTCTAAAGACAGACCATATTCAACGTACGTTCTAGGTTTAATGCCAAAATCTTTAAAGCAAGATATGTTTCCTAAAAATCCTGAAGTTTGGACAGAAGGAGAAATGTCGGTAGAAGACTTTAAGACGCAGTATATGTTGGAATTTGTTGATGGCGCTGGACAATTTATAACTACTGAAGAATGGAATACGATGACTGGTATAGAAAGAGAAATGGAAGACGACTTTGATTGGATAGAACAAGGTAAGATGGGAGAAAAATATGTTGCTGGTATTGACTTTGCTGGTTCTTCTTCCGACGGTGGAGACTTCACACATATTTCAGTATTGAGAGTTTTACCGAATGGTAAAAGACAAAAAGTATTTGGAATGGATATGCGTGGTCTTGATTACAATGTTCAAAGAATGGAAATCGTAAAGTTGTTTGGTGGACCAAAGCCAAGGTTTTCTGTAAGCTCTATATTTGCTGATTACACCGGCTGTGGTAGACCTATTATTGATATATTGAAACATCAAGATGGTTTAACGATGTTAGAAGGTATTATTTTTAACGCTTCTGATACTTATACTCGTAGTGGAATGAATATGAAAAACATTATGTTTGCAAAAATAAAAAATGAAATTAACGTTGGAAGATTTGTGTATCCATCTAAAGATAGAATCAACGCTTCTGAAAATAAGGATTTAGTAGGTTTTTATCATAAGATGATTGGTGAATGGAAAGATTTAGAAATGGAAACAAGAGCAACAGTTAATAAAATTATACAAGCTCCTTCTGGCGGACATGATGATACTTGTTGTTCTGATGCGCTAGCAAATTTCGCAGCTGAATTTGGTAGTAGAGGTAGAATGCCAAGACCGACTATTGGAAGAATGAGACGATAAACACTGTAAATTTTTTACAGTGTTTTTTTATTTCTCTAAATTCAATTATAACATATAAGTCGTGAGTTTTAAGAAAATTTATTTGGTTTTTAGGAGAAATATATACATTAATGTCAATTATTTATATTAGTCTGACAAGTAAAATGATTAAAAAAACTTGTAAAATGCATATGATAGTATTAGGAATAGGGATAAAAAGCAAAGACGCAGTCCTTATAGCTAGCTATTTAGCTACAAGATTTAAAAATCTCATTTCTTATTTATGACTTAATAGGTTTTAAGAAGGAGGCTAGTTGATGAAAAAATCAACGCTTAAAAATGGTTTGGAAATTTATACAGAACAGGTAGATTCTGCTAAGACAGTTACATTTAGCGTTTATGCTAAAGTTGGCTCGTACAACGAAAAAGAAAATTTTGGTATTTCACACTTCATTGAACATATGGTTTTCAAAGGTACAAATACGAGAAATTCGCAAGACATTATGGAAGAAATTGAAAACGTTGGTGGTTATGTAAACGCGGAAACTAGTTTTGAACATACTAGATATTTCGCCACTGTACCAGCTGAAGAATGGAAAACTGCTGCAGATGTTATTACCGATATAGTATTTAACTCTACGTTCCCCGAAGAAGAAGTAGATTTAGAAAGAACCGTAATACAGGAAGAGTTAAAAATGTATTCTGATGATTCTTCTTCTCATGTTACAGATATGTTATTAATTGCTATGCATAAAAGTTATCCAGAAAGACAGACTATAGGTGGAACAATACAGACTGTTGCAGATATAACAAGAGAAGACTTAGTTAATTTTAAAAACAAGTTTTATCAACCTAATAATTTATTTATAGTTGCTACAGGTAAAGTTAATCATGATGATATTGTTGAATTTATGAAGCAATTTGAAAACATTGAACAAACAAGTGAAATCGAGAAAGAAGAGCAATTTGAGCCAGATATTTTAAGTTCAGATACAGAATCTTTATCAAGAAACATTGAACAATCTCATTTTACTTGGGGATTATTTGGCCCATCCTCTAACGACCATGATATTTTTGCAGTTGAAGTTGCAGCAGCAATATTAGGTGGTAGTTCAAGTTCTAGACTATACCAATTAATTCGTGAAAAAAGAGGATTAGCTTATACTGTTAGTGTTTTTACTTTTGAAATGAAACAGAATAGTATAATATGCGGTTATACTGGCTTAGACGCAAGTAGGATTGAAGAAGTAAAAGAGATAGTAGTAGAAGAATTTGAAAGATTAAGAAATGAATTAGTTAGTGATAGTGAACTAAATAGAGTGATAGCTTATTTAAGAGGTAAACACATAATTGGTTTAGAAAAACCTTCTTCTATAAACGGATACATCGGTAGTTCAATCATAAAGAATTTATCAACAAATCCAGATGATTATATTAAAGGTCTTGAATCAGTTACAAAAGAAGATATTAAAAAAGTGGCTAGAAAGTATTTTACGCCAGATAATTGGCAATTTGCTGAAATTACACCTAAAAACCAGGAGGTTAACTAAATGGAAAACCAAGATAGAAACCAAGAAGAATTAGAAATGAATACTGAGAACACTGAAGTTGAGGGTAATGTCGATATAGATGATGTAATAAAAGAGTTACCTATAGAAGAAGATTATCATTTGATTAAGAATGACCCAAATGCTATGTGGTTTAAATATGAAGAAAAAATAAGAAAAGTAACTAATTCGTTAGGTTACTGGAAAAACTTTGATTCAGATGAACTTTATCAACAAGCTTATATGTATTTTATAGATTTCTGTAAGAATTATGACCCTTATTACAATGGTAACTTCATTCCTTTTGATAAGTATTTATTCAAAAATCTAATTATTAAATTAAGAGCTTTTATACAAAGTTATTACTTTAGACGTAAAAGGGAACAACCTACAGAATTTACAGAATATTTATTAGGTGCTTCTAAAGATCATTTACACACAGATGATAAATTATTTGTTGAATACATTTATGATCAAATCTCTGATAGACAAACTCAAATTATTAAATTATCTATGGACGGTTTTAGACAACAAGAGATTGGCGAAATCTTAGATATATCACAAAGCCGTGTATCAGTAATTAAAAAGAAAACAATTAAAAAATTAAAAGATCAACTAAAAAGTGATTAATTTTTAATAAATATGTAATAATCAGTGACCTCTTATTTATGTAATAAAAAAATGCCCTATATGTTACACATATATGAGTGAGGTGTTCATTGAAATGATAAGACGTACTGATGATTATTCTGTTTTACCTGATAATGAGTTAAGTAAAATTATTTCTGCTGTTGAAAAAAAGGAAAAAGTGAAGCTTTTTGATTCCTTTGATAACAGAAGGGAAGCGGAAATAGCTAAATCCGAATTAGAGTTGCAAGGATTTAACGCAGTTATTGAAAAGACTGCTAGCAAATACAACGTTAAAACCGTTAAGGATTTAGTTGTAAATTTAGAAGAAGCTGAAAAAAGTGGACAATTTAAGAAATTAGCTTGGGGCAGATATTGTTTCCAAAGAGAATCTGGTGTTGGCGATTTATTTGAATATGACTTTAATGATGGTTCTATTTGGAAATCAGCAACTGACGAAAATGGTAATGCTATTTTAGTTAAAGAAGTAGAAGATGACGATGAAGATATCGTTGTTAGAAATATTCAAGATAATAGACAACAAACTAAAATGGCTTCAAAACATAGTGAAGTTAGATATGCTTCTGATATTACTATTAAAAATATTGCAAAAATCTTATATGATACTGATTTTTCGGATACATTCTTACATTCAGCTACCCCTGAAGTAAAAAATTCTTTATATAAAATGTTTAATACTGATTTTGATAAATTAGTAGTTTCTAAGCTTAAAGAACAAAACATTACTGATGAAAAAGAAGTTAATGAGATTAAGAAATTAACAGCAACGGCTTTAACAATGAGTGTAAACTCTAAATATAATTTCTCTAAATTCATTAACTCTGTAGTCAAAGAACGTTTAGAAAAAGTTGGACAACAAAGAAAGTATTTCAATAAGTAACTGGAGGTTGACTAAGTTGAGTAGAATTAAAAAAATTAATAATAATAAAAGTCAATCTCTAGATTATACTTTAAATGTAGATAATAATGAAGAGTATGGTAATAATGTGGATCCTGAAATTGATTGGACAACTGATGTTGACCTTCAAATGGATCCATCGAAAAATGATTATAATAAGGGGTATACTATGGATCCATATCAAATGAGATATTATGCTAATAGAAATATATTGCATGAAGTTAAAGCCGGTGAAAACTACGCTACAATAGCTGAAAAATACTTTGGACATAAAAATTATGCTAGTAAGTTAGTAGAAATGAATAATGAGTTATCTAATAAAATCTTGAAGCCTGGCATGATGCTAATTGTAGGCAAAAAACCAGCAAAGGTTGCAGCGAAAGAAGTTAGAGATATCACTTATACTTCTGATAATTTAGCAAAGGAAATTATCACAATTTGGAGTCAAGTAGATGGACCTCTTCAAGATTTCTTTAATGCATTTACAATGAATAAAATGACAAATGAAATGAAGCAGCAGATAGCAAGTACTCTGAATGAATGGGGTTACAATGTAATCCCGCATTTAGAAGATAGAACTCCAAGATATGCAGCTAAGAAAGAATTGTTTAATAAGATTGCTAAAATATCTAAAGAGAAAAACATGAAAAGAGTTTTCTCTGAATTAAACAACATCTGTCCTGATTCAAAAGTTGTATCTTCAATTTTAAGAGATATTGAAGAATTAAGTCAAAATGGAGTTATTGTTAAGAAGGCAGAAGCTCAAGGTTTAGTTGATTATTTTAAACAAATTTTCCCTGATGATTACGCTGTATCGTTGGTTGATATAACTCTTAATAAACCTAATACTAGTTTTGAAGAATTTGATGAAAACCAAGAAATTTCAGATGAAGCTTTAGATCAAATGGAAAAAATGGATAGTGGTAATCAAGACCCAATGAGTAAATCACCAAATGACGGCGGTTTAAACGGTTATGATTTCACTACTCACATGAGATCTGATGGTCCGGGTGGAGTTGCACCTACATCATTTGAAACTGGGCCATTTAATGTATATAGAGCGAGCGTTAAAAATACTCGCTTAAAAAAAAAGTAACCGCTGATTCTATAGAAGATATTCCAGTTTATTTAGTTTTGGATGCACTTTCTAAAGCGTCGCATAATGTTTCTGATTTATTGAATAGAAAACTAGATGTTCCTCCAGTACCAATTGAAACAATTAGAAAACAAGATAACAACAAGGCGAGTGAAAATGAAAAAATACCTAGTGGGTATAGAATGCCTGTAAATATTGTTGAAGTTTATAGTATTTGGAAAATATTTGTTGAATATGAAAATAATGAAGTTAACGAAGCTTATGTAGTTATAAGTGCTGATAATATAATTGATGGTTACAAAAAAGGTGAATGGCAACGAGTAGAGTATCGTGGTTTTTATCTCACTTTTGAAGAAGCAAAAAATGAAATCAATGGATATTTGGAGTAGAAATTATCTTCTACTCCATAATAATTAAGGGCTAGGTGATATCAAAATGGGAAAATTTACAAGTTCGAACTTGTTCACTCAGAATAATAAAGAGAGTGTTCCAACTTGGATGAGCGAACTGGCTGATAATTTAGATGTTACAGAAAAAGAAATAGTAAACTGGGAAACAGAGAAAAGAGGTATTTTTGCTGAATCTCAACAAGTTTACCGTCCAGAAGTTACAGCCGATCCACGTTCAATGACAAAGAATTACAATGAAAGTAGATTAATTTCTGAAGCGAAAATTAATTTAGCTAGATTTCTAACTGGCAAATACTATAAAGTTCAAGCAGCTAATGCAGGTACAAGTTATGTTACATTAAATGTTAAATTAGATAGTATTGCAGCAGATTTCCAATTCCCTTATGAAATTAATGCATTAGGTAAATTAGCACAAGCTAATACATTTTATGCTAACGAGGGAGAATATCCATTTAATAAAGGTGGATTTGAAGAATGCGTAGCAGATATTAAGTCTGGTAGAATCAAAACATCTTCTCCCGCTGAAGCTGTTGGTAAAGCTTTCTTAATTAATAGAGAAGAAATTATTAGACGTTTCAATGGTTATTTAAGACCTGCAACTGAAAAAATTGATGAGCTATTATCTCAAGGAGTTATCATAGGTGCTGGTAGTAACACATATGCTTCATTCCATGATGTTGATCAATTATTCCCTCAAATAGAAAAACAAGCTGGTTCTTCTAGAATGGAAGAATTTCACTTTGCTCCTAACAAAGAGAAAGTTGCTTCAGCTGAATACAAAACTGCAAATTACTTATCTTTAGATGCTAGTAAAATACTTAGTGATTATTTTGATGATTATAAAATCAAAAACAGCAATAGAGATAATAATGAACTATTAGTTAAGGCTACAATCTTGGGTAAAAACGGAATTAGAAAGAATGTTGATTTCTCATTTGCTATTGAAAATGAGAAAGTTGCTGGTTTAAAAATAGCTGAAATTGATGACAATAGGATGACTATTGCACAATTGATGAATTATTTAGAACAGATTGATAATACAATGCTAAATAAATATCTTTCAACTAACAAATCTGCCTCTAAACATATATATTCTGGCGTAGTTCTTACTAAAAAAGATATTAGTGGGAAATTATTAAAAGTCGTTGAGTCTAGTAAAGTTGATAATGTTATTAAAAATTGGATTTTAGGTGGTTTTTTAACTCCTATTAATAGTACAACTTATGCAACTGAATATAGTTTCCAAGAGTTGTTAGCTAATTCAAATGAGGAAGCTTTATCTGATGAACAAATTGAAGAAATTACCGCTGCTCAAAGTCATTTTGGTGAAGGTTTAGAAGTTGAGACTGATTTAGAAAAACCAAATGAAGAAGTAAGAGAAGTAGAAGATAAAGGTTCTGAAGAATTAAAATTGGTAAACGCTAATGTTTATTTAAGTAAGCATTTGAAAAAATATACAATAACATCAGCTAAACAAAACAATGAAGAAACTTACACCTTAGATGTAAATTTAATTAACGAAAAAACAGGTACAAGGCATAATATTCCATTTGCAGTAAATTTTGATGGAACTAAAGTTACTAGCTGCACAGCTAAAATTGGTAATAAAAACGTATCAATTGAAAAGTTATTAGAATCATTTGCTTCAAATGAAGTTTTATCTTTATACTTACAAGATAAAAAAGATAATTTAAATGCTGGCCCTATTGTTATGACAGAAGAAAATATGAAACGTAAATTAGCTTCTGTTGTTACAAGTACTGCTATTGATTCAATTATCGAGAAATGGATTAAGAATAAAACGGTAGCAAAGATTAACAGTAATACTTTAGCTAGCCCTAATTCTTTTGAAGAATTATTAGCGAGTATTGATTCTAATTATTTAATTTCTGAAGAAGAACAAGATGTAGCTAATTATCAAAAGAAACATTTTGGTAAAAACATAAAAGTTAAAACTGATGAAGTTACCAAAGATACTGGTGTAAGAGAAGCCGAAGAACAAGCTTGGACAGTAGAAAAGAAAAATGCATTTGCTGCAAACACTATTGGTAAAATGTTTAAAGATTATAGAATGGTATCAAGCTTTGATAAAGATGATACTAACTTCATTACGGTTGCTACTGTTGTTAATCCAATTAGTAGTTTAGTAACTAATTTATCTTTCAGATTCTCTCAAGAAGATGGAAAGTTAAAGAATGTTGTAGCTGTATCTGATGAAAACGGAGAAGAAGTAACAATTGATAAAATTGTAGAGTTATTTGAAAAACAAACTTCTGACATTAATAAACATTTTGTTGCTCATAATAAAACAGATAATAGAATTCATAATGCTAATTTGATTAGTAAAACGAATTTAATCAATAAATTGAAAATGGTTGCTAAATCTGAAGATGTACCAGAAATTATTAACAACCTCATGAAAACGAGTGCTATTGAAGCTATTAACAGCGTTACTTATAGTAGCCAATATCCAATTAATGAATTGATTAATATTGCAAATTCTCAAGGTAAGTTAAATATAGATGCTGGTAAAGAGCAAATGAAATTAGCAGCTGGTAGAAGTGAAGATCAAACAATATCGTTTAGTAATAAATATGAAATGGCAACCGATACGAGAAATTTAGATAGAACTGTTAGAGAGTTAACTCCTCAAATGATAGAAGCAAAAAATCGTTTAGAAACTACAATTAAAAAAGCTGCATCTGTTAAAAAGATCACTAACAAAACTGCTGAACTATTTACTTTGTCACTAAGTCAAGCTAAAACTGCAACAGATTTAGAGAATGTAGCAAAAGAACTTAAAAAATATTTAGGGTAAGTGAGGTGATTTATTTGAAAAAGCCACATATTTCATCTAACAATAGAACTAATTGGTCTTCTCCAGAGGAGACCGTTAGTCAACCTGTTGGTATTAATTATCAACAATTAATAAAAGATATTGAGAAAAAAAATATTAAAAGAGAAAGTTCTTTAGTTAGAAAAGATTTAAGGAAAGATTTAAGAAAGACATCATTTCGTGATGAACATTTTTCTAATGAGTTAGAAAAGAATGATTCTGTAAATAAATTAGATCAAAAGAGTATTATTCCTATTCCTGGAGTAATGTTCGATACGCTTGAAAACAATGATGGTTATAGCGGGAAGTCAGGTAACTGGAACGATGTAACTAATAATCAACTTACAAATGGTCCACAATGGAATCCTATGACATTTTAAGTTATAATCGCTATGGTTTATAAAACTGCGACTGGCGGTGATAGTATTGACAAGGTTAAAAAAGATAAAACAGCTAGAAGGAAAAAGTTCAAGTAAATTGAGTAAAGTTGCAGCTGCAATGTACGATATTGAAACTGAGATTCTGAATAGTGGAGATGCTATTGGCATTTCCGCTAGAACTGTAAATTGGAAGCCTTGGTTTCAAGTATACATAGAATACGGAACTGGAACAAGTTCTTTCTATGATGGTCCCGACGCTGATAGAGCTTTTGGTGTTTATAAAGATTTACTTTTAGCATTTAAAGGAGTCAAGGCAGCTGAAAATTTTGCTAAAAATATATCTAAATATGAAAAGCAATTAGAAATGTTTACGAATTCACCGGGAAACAAGGGATTAGACAATTATTATCATAACTTATTATTAAAAAGACCAAGTTTCTTAGGGTATTTCTAAAAGAAATATGAGGTGAAATAATGAAAAAATCCAGATTAAAGAAGGTTTCGTTTGATGGTGGTGGAGGTAATCCAGCTGGTGGAGATTTCCCAATGCCAATTCTTTTAAATGGCCCAATGGAAAAAGTTGACAATAAAGATGAAATCAATCAAGTAACTTTTGGACCATCTATTTCAAGAGAATGGTTATTTGAAAAACCTCTGGATAATCCCGAGTGGAGTTTAAGGAGTTCTGATTAAAAAAAAGAATAAAATTTTATTAAAAATAATATATTTTATGGTTTTAAAACTAATAATAATAGTAGGTCTAAATAAATAATTGAAAATTTTTAGGAGTTGACAAGAATGAAGAATAAGTCTGTTTCATCATCAAATAAAGGTTTTGCGGGCTGGATAGAAGATTTCATCACTGGTTTAGCTAATAAAGAGGCTAATTTAAATAATCAAAATACTGAAGAAGAAGTATTAGCGGAAATTAATCTTAAAGATTTAGATAAAGTTGTTTGGAAAGAAGAATCTTTTGGTGTTCATTTTGATGAAAAAGGTGCAAGTCTCATTAATGAATTTGGAAATGTAGTAAGAACTTTACAAGATTGCAAAACAATTGAAGAAGTCGATAAACAGCTTAATAGTAGTGAAGTTATTGTTGCGAGCGATGAAGGGTTTGATGATGAAGAAGAAGATTTAACTATTGAGTTAGATAAGATCGCAAATTCTCTTGCTGAAGAAAATGTAGAAATGACTAACACTACACCTGAACATGTTGATAATTCACAAAATACGGTTGTACCAGAACAAACTGAACAAGTAAACCAAACAGAACAAACTACAACTGCTTCTACAGAAGATGAAACTGAAAAAGTTGAAGAAAAAGAAGATGACGCTGTAATAGCAGCTATTGCTGATGGTTTTGAACAATTAGAAGCAAATGTTGCCGCGTTAACTGAACGTTTAGCTTTAATTGAGCAAGAATATGCTCGTAATCCAGTAATAGAAGATATTTCTACTAACTCTAATGAAGAAGAAGTTAAACATTTTACAGAAACTGCAGATGAAACTGCTAAAAATATAGCTAATGAAAATGCTGTTGATATTACTTCCCCTGCTGGAAGAGTTGAATTATCTAACCAATCTAAAGAAACATCAGAAGTTCAAGATATTGTTACACAGGATACTCCAAAAACTACTGAAAATGTTGAACTTACTACTGAAGAATCTACTGAACAAGAATTAAAACAAGAAGATTCTGAAGCTGTAGAAGAAGTTAAAGAAGAAAAACCAGAAGAAAACAAAGAAGAAGAAAAAACTGCGAATACTCAAGATAATGAAGATATCGAAGAAGAACCAAAAGTTGAAAAACTTGCTGGCGTGGCAGAAAAGATTTTCCAAAAAGGTATTTGTCCTGAATCTGGAGAAGAATTAGTTAAATCTAAAACTGTTGGTAACTTCTTAGGTGTTTATTCTACTGCTGGTGTCGAGTATGCTGTTGATTTAAATTCTGGTGAAATTTTTAAATACTTAAAATAATCTAGATATTGAAAAAGAATTATAGCATGGTAATTAACTTATAAAAACAAAGTGCATATTATTTAATATTAGATTATTCAGAACTGTTACGAAGGAGAAAGTAATATAATGAGTAGAAAAAGACGTTTAATAAGTCAATATGATAATAATATGAATGATATGGACTTTTTAATGAGTTTAGATCCTGATTTAAGAGAATATTTTGATGACGGTAATCGATTATTAAAGACAAAATCGACTAAGAAGAAAAGAAAGAAAAAGGCCAGCTTCACAATCGGAGATCAAGTTGAAGTAAATGATTCATATGGTACAGTAATATTTGGTCCATATGAATCAGAAACTGGTAAAGATACTTATGAAATTGAATGTGAAGACGGTTCTATAGTTACATCAGAAGATGATGGTGTTTCAATTAAAGTATATGTAGCTCCAATTGAAGAACCAGAAAAAGATGATTTATTATAAACGGAGTTGTTATTATGAAACGTTTAATTAGCAAAACCGCTGCACGTTATGCTGCTTCAGGTGAGATGGAAAAACTAATTGGCTACTTAGTTACAAGAAGTTCTGGTTTAAGATTAGAAAAACAACATTTTGATGATATTATCGAGCATTTTAATGAGAATGGCGGAAGTTTAAAAGGTATACAAGGTAAAGAAAAAGAAGATAAAGGTTTTTATTATGAAAAGCTTCATAACTCTATAGATAAGATTTTGAAAAAACACAAACTAAAAAATAAAAATTAATTACTAAAATTGGTGTTTTCTTAAAAGAAAATACCTTTTTTTTATAAAAAGAGTTATCATAATAAGATAATTAACATATTATATCCTTGAAGACAATTAGAACGTTTTATTTTAGAGAAGGTGGTGTAACACGTGAGTGATCGTATCATCACGAATTTTACAGAAAAAGATTTCCAAATGGCTAAGCAAGCAGCATCAAAACCTAATGGCATGTCTAATAACCATGGCGGCGGAAGTTTGATGCGTAGTGCGTTGTTACAAGATAAGAACGGTTTACCTAAAAATATACAAAGAAAAATGGCTTCCCCTTCAGTAGGTATGGGTAATATATCTATGGGTAACCCAAGTTTCTATCACCCAGTATTCCAAAACATGAACATCATGTTGCCACGTGATAGACGCGAAAGAAATGAATGGTGTAGACATTTCTATAGAACAGAACCAATTATAGCTACTTCATTAGATCTTCATACAGAATTCCCGATTTCAGATTTTAACAATGTTGTATCTGATGATGGGATTAAAGAGTTTTTTGATTACATGGCATTTGAAAGATTAGACTTAGTTAATTTATTGTTAGATATTGGTTTGGAGTATTGGAAATTAGGAGATGTATTCCCATTTGGTCAATTAAATGAACAAGACGGTATGTGGGAAAGATTTGTTATTTTAAATCCTGACTATGTTGACATAAAAGCATCTATATTAGCTGGTGATCCAGTTATTGAATTAATACCTGACGAAACTGTAAAAGCTATTATTGATGCTGGTCCTCGTGGCGATTACTCTAGTATTTATAGTCAATTCCCAGAGGATGTAGTGAGACAAGTGAGAATGGGAAGAAACATTAGACTTGATAATAGATTAGTTTCTCACATTGCTCATAAAGCGTCTCAATATGAGACTTGGGGAACTCCAATTATGATGCGTTGTTTCAAAACTTTAATCTATAAAGACAAACTAAGAGAAGCTCAAAACGCAATTGCGAGTAGACATGTTACTCCATTAAGGATATTCAAAGTTGGCGCACCAGGTGAACCTATGCCTTCGCAAGAAGATTTAGATTCTTTACGTGATACTTTAATCCAAGCTGATGATGATCCAAACTTCATGCTTGTATATCACTATGCATTACAAACTGACTATGTAGGTTCTGCTGGTAGAATTTTACCATTAAACCAAGAATTTGATTTCATTCAAAAAGAGCTTATGAACGGTTTAGGCATTAACCAAGCTATGTTAAACGGTGAAGGTCCAACATATTCAAATGCTCAAGTTGGTATGGATGCATTAGCTAGAAGATACATGTCATATCGTTTAAGATTAGAGTCTTGGATTAGACAAAAAGTTTATAGACCAATTTCTGAAATACAAGGTTTTTATAAACCTACAAATGGCACTGTCGCAAGAAGATACTTAAGTTCAAAAGAACAAAGAAAACTTGCTGATAGAAAAGAAATGCAATTAATTGTTCCTGAGATTTCTTGGAGTCAACAAGATTTAACTTCAAATCAATCTGTTCTTAACTTTATTCAACAATTACAATCTAAGGGACTTGTTTCTATGAGCACGATATTACCAATGCTTAAACTTGACCCAGAAACAGAGCGTAAAAATCTTGAGCAAGAACGTGGTTCTGTATTTGATACTAATGCTCCTAAAGCACCAAGCGGTGGAGGCGCACCTGGAGGACCTAGTGGTGGAGCACCAAAACCTCCAACAACGCCTGACAGCCCTGGCCCTAATAATGGAAATAAACCGGGCGGGCCACCAACGCCAGGTGGGCCAAAAGGAAATGATGCGCCGGGTAAAGCTGATCCAAGTTCATTTGGATTCCCAGGTAAAGGCGCTCCTCCTGAAAACAAAGCTCCATCGCCAAATGATAAGAGTCAAGGTGACAGTCCAGCTCCTACACCATCGTCTGCACCTACGCCACCACCAGTTGGACCAAAGCACTCTAGTTTATCGGATTTTTTAGCAAAAGACGGGGTTCAAAAAGAAGAGAAGATAGCGTCTATGGACTCCCGTTCTTCAGTAAAAGTCAGACGCTATCAGAAGGAAGACAAGACGGAGAAATAATAATTGTAGAACAGGGCTGGAGAGAATTGCTTGAGAGAATGGGGGTGAGCAAAATGGTTAAGCAATACATTTTATCAATAGATAGTGAAATGAAAGAATATTTTGGTGAAAAAATTTCACTCCTTGAAAATCAAATGAAGGATGTTTTCTCTCAAGCAAATCTAGCTATTAATAATTCAAGTTATTTATATTTAATAGAAAACTTCATAAAAGACATTCTAGATACAAGTATTTCACTAATTGATTATTATGTTGATGGTATTTACAATAGTGGAAAAACAGTCAGTAGGAAAAAATTGAAATTGCAAAAACAAATCCCAGATGATGGAGAAAGATACGCGTTTACTGATAAAGATAAGTTATTTATTGAAAAATACAAATCAGAAAAATTAGTATCGTTACAATTAGAATTACAAAAAGCAATATTTGCATATATCGAAAACAAATTATCTAATGAAATTGATAACAATGATTCAAAAGTTATTGATTTAATTAAAGAAGACCTAGATAGCTCTTATGAAGAAATTATAGATATTTTAGTTAGAGAAATACTAATGTTATTTAAAAGATCCCAAATAGAAGAGTATAAAAATTTAAATATCAAAGAAATATCTATAATCACTGAAGATGAATCACTATGTTGTCCAGTTTGTATAGCTAAGTCTAATAAAATTTTAAAAATAGATGAAGTAATTAACGATTTTGGTTTAAAGGATGGTAATCACCATTCATTCTGTAATTATTCGTTAGATCCAATAATTAGTCTTGGTAAAAATGAAGAACTAAATAATGAAGTTAATACAAATATTGATTTTAATATTTTATCTTTATCTTTTAAAAATGTACCAATTGAACTTGAATATAGAATTAATAAGTTAGTAAGTAAATTTAAGATATATGGTAAGAAGTATTTAAGAGAAATTGAATTTAATTTTGTTAAAAACATCACAGAAGAAAACGATTGGTTTAATTCTGTTAAGTCTCATTATTCAAACTCTGAAAACAAATCTGCTATTGATAATGTTTTACAGGCTCAGGATGATTTAAAAGATAAAACTATGTCTTTTGATTTTAATGACAAATGTTATATATCTATCAATTCGCTCGATTATCAATCTGTAGAAGAAATTATTACTAGAAAACTTATGAATGATTCATTAGTTATTGATAATTGGGTAACTGATAGATATCAAACTAAGATAGATAGTAAGTATGTTGGAAATGGTATTGTGATATATCAAGATCCGTTTGTAAATCAACTGGCTCAAGATTCACCTTTTGATTATTTATTAGAATCAATTATTGTTTATGTAAATAAACCTAAGCAATTAGAAGTATTAGACAAGGAAATTTTTGATTACATTAAAGAAAAAATCTTCAATGGAATTCAATTTTTTAAGTAAGGTGTTTAGATATGAATGATAATAAAAATTTAGCAATTATTTGTGATATACGAAATAGGACTCCAATTGGAGTAATATGTTCTTGTCCAGTTACAGGCGATCTAGCTTTCTCAACAGAGAATAAAATGTTAGAAGAAACATTAGAAATAATTCTTAGCAGTAAATCATTTCTTTATTCAAAAGAAAAAGTAAATGAACAATCAATGATAAATAGAGAAGAAATCAATCCCAATGATCATTATTACTTGATGGCAATTGATTTCTCTCTGCCATTTCCTTGGAGAATACTAGGAATAACTTCTGTAGAAGGGGATATAGAACAAATAGTAGGAAATGCCATTGAAATGCTAAAAGAAGGAGGAAACAATTTTGAAACGATTGATTAAAAAGTCTAACCATGTTGAACCATCTATTCATAATGAGGTGGAAGACAAGATTATACATCCAAACACAAATATAAATGAGAATCAAAACCCATCATTTTTATTAACAAGACAACTATTTGCAGATACTGCTTTCACGCCTACTGCAACTATTAGTTATCAATTTGCTAGAAAAATTGAAAATGGTGAGTTTAGTCACCTTGGTTCTATTGAAGAAGCAAGGGGTAATTGGTCAGAATGGTTGAACGCTTTAGATAGTTTTTTAGAAGAATCAGGTCACAAAGGTTTAAAAAAAAACTAAGATTAGCAGCAAATCAAAATAATTTCTATGGCGATAAATATGTTGATTCTTTATCTAGTGATAATTATTTAGATAGAGAAAAAGATATGCCAAATAGACCAGCAAAATCCCCAAGGACAGAAAAAGAGCATTTTATAAATGAAAGTTTTCAAATCGCTAAAGATTTAATTTATAGTTTGCCGATTGTACCTAGATATGATTTAATATCTCAATTAGCACAAGATATTGAACGTGGAGACTTTGATGATTTAGGTGGCTTCTCAGAAAATAGACAAGGTTACTTAGATAGAGCTAAAACAATATTACGCTTAAGAAATATTATTATAAGTTAGTTTTCTATATAAAAAATGTTGGTTATTACTGACATTTTTTATTTTTTTGTAATAATAGATAAGAATAACAGTATTGATTATAAGAAGATTGTTTTTATTTGTTATATTTAAAAGAAAATTTGTGGTGGTGAACACGAAATGATAAAATATACATTTCCTGTTAAGATTGCAGGACATAGTAATATGGTATCAAAAGTTACATTAGAGAAGAATAGAAGACCAGACTTATCTTTATTAAATAAATCCAATTCGCTTGGTTTAGTGAAAACAGCTGCTAAGGTTGTAAAGATTGCTCCTAAAGAAGATGATTTTTTATATGTTCGAGTTAGAGCGGTATCTGCGGGTAATGTTATAGAACACAAAAATGGTTTTGCTGAATTAGTTGAAATGCAAGATCTTATGAATAACTTAGATAAATACGCGGAGAAAATTCGTGGAGCAAATGATAACGGGGATTTTTTCTCTTACGATGAATTAAAAAGAACTTATAAAACATTTATTGGTAAAGCAGCATTCGTTGATCATCAAAATGAAAATGTTGAAGAAGCTAGAGGGATTATTTTAGATGCTATTTGGAATGAGCGTGGTAAATTTGTAGAATTACTTATCGCTGTTGATAAAAAAGCATTCCCTGAACTAACTCGTGGAATTGAAATGGGATATATCTCTGATGTTTCAATGGGATGTCGTTGTGAAAAATCGATTTGTTCTATTTGCGGAAATGAAGCCATTGTTGAAGAAGATTTCTGCGATCATATTTTAACCGCTAAAGGTAGAACTATTGATAACAAACCTGTTTTTGAAGATAACTTAGGTATTGAATTTTTTGAAATCAGTTTTGTTAGTCAAGGTGCAGATAGACAAGCTAAAATCCTAGAGAAAGTTGCATCTAAATCTGGTATTAAAGGTATTGAAGCATTAACAAATGATATTTCTAAACCAGAATCAGTGTTATTAAAAATAGCTAGTGAAAAAAATAAGCGCGAAGATGCTAAATCAGTATCATTTAAAGATAAGCTTAACAACCTCCCTTGGAGTTAAAATTTTATAAAGGGGAAATATTATGAGTAAAAAAATATCACGTCTTAAGAAAACAGCATTAATGCCTACTCAAATGTTTGAATCTCAACTAGATCAAATTAGCGACAAAGGGAGAGATGTTTTAAAAGCTTTAGAAGATTATAAGTTCTTTGTTGACCAAACTTCAAGAGTTATGAAAAATGATCCAGCTTTAATTGAAGTTATTGTTGGTAAGAAAAAGAATTTAGAGGAAGCATCTGCTAAAATTTATGATATAGTTTTTGATATTGAAAATCTTGACATTTCTGCTTTGTATGAAAGACAAGAAGAAAAGACTAATGAAAACCAAGGTATTCAAGTTCCTGAAAGTCAAGATGATTCCAATAAGGAAGAGGTCAAGGAAGAACCTGAAAAAGATTCCAATGAGGAAGTTCCTAAAGAAGAAAACAAAGAACAAGAAAATCCTAATGAATCTAAAGATGAGAATACTAAGAATGAAGAAAAACAGGAAGAAAAAGATAAAAAAGAATGAGAGGGAGAATTGAAGTGGAAGAAAAGTTCGATGCGAGAAAAAAATTAGCAAGAGCCGAACAACAAGAATACGCTCACCAATACACTCCAAAGACAAGGGAAGAAAATTATCAATACCCCGATGAAGATAAAAGATTTACTAACAAAGTTAAAGATGAAACAAATCTATATGGTGTACAACCAGAAGATTCTGTCTTTGCCGGCCCAACTGAAGGTAGAATAAAAGCGATTGTTGATGTGAAAAAAGTAACTGAAGATCATAGACAACGCTCTTATAAGATTAAGACTCAACCTCCAATTTTTAGTAGAACTGATATTGATAAGACTGAAGATGTTAACAACACTCATCGTGAAGATGAAATCAATAAATTAAGAGAAACTTCTAAATCATTTGCTCAGCAAATTGAAAAAGAACAAAGTGTTGATATTTCAAATCCTATTGAAAGATTTTCAGAAGAAATTGATCCCTCACTTGGTGAAGATGATTGTGAAATCGTATTTAATGTTGGCGATCAAGTTGTTGATGTTGAAGAAAATATTAATGGTAAAATTACTTTTGCAAATAGTAAGAGATTATCTGTTGTTTGGGAAGATAATACAAAAGAAAGATTTGCTATTAAAGAAGCAAAAGAATTCTTAAAAATAACAAAAGCTTATGTTGGCGATGTTCAAGAACAGATTGATCCTATACACACTGAAGATTGGCCTAAAAATGAAGTGTTAGAGAATAAAATTGATAACACTCTTAGTTCCATGGAGCAAGAAGAAGAAATCGACCAGAAAACAGCTAATATAGATTTAGAAAAAATTAAACTGCAAAGACAGGTTAATGAACTAGAAAATAAAGTAAATGAAATAGATGTTATGAAAGTTAAAACTAAAGCTGCTAATGAAGTTATCACACTTATGCAGAAAAAAGGTATATTAAGTAATAACGAAGCTGAAGTTAAAAATCAATTTGACTCTATTATAGAAATGGACGATGTTTCTTTTGAGGCATTTAAAAATGCAATTATTTCTAAAAAGGTTCTTGACGATGACATGTATGCTTTCTTAGATGAAGAAGAAGATTTTTCTGACATCGAAGATGGTAATGAATTCGCAAAACAAAGAGAAGAGATCAAAAAAACAGCTAAGAGCGCGCCTAGATCATTAGGTGGAATCGAAATGGGTGACACTAGTTTATTTGAAAATGGTGGATTATCTAACTTCAAAGGTAATATTGGAGATTTCTCTGGTGCAGCGACTTCTATGAGTTCATCTACTAAAGAATCAAGAAGTTTATCTGCAGCTGCAGAAGGGAACAAAAGAAAACCTATTGAAAGAAAATCAAACTCATTAGATATGTCAGGTTTCCAAGATATACAAGGTCTAAAGACACCAATTAATATTCCAAATAGAGAATTATCTGCAGGTAAAAAATTCTCTGAATTATTTAGTGATGGATTTGGTTGGTCAGGAGTACCAAAAAGATAAACTATTTTACTAAGCTATAGGTAATTAGACCTATAGCTTTTTTGTTAGACAATGGTAATATTATAGAAATTCAAAGATCATGTATTAAATTAACGGAGGTTTAGGCTTCCAAAATATATTTAAGAGGTGAATTTTTATGTACAAAATAGCTATTTGTGCTGGTCATGGTTTCAACACTCCTGGTAAGAGAACTCCAGATGGTGAAAGAGAATGGAGCTTTAACAATAAGTTAGTTGTTGCTTTCGTTAACACTATGAATCAGTATGAGAATGTTACTGTTAAGCGTTATGATGATCCAACGGGTAAAACTGACGTGCCTTTAATTACTCGTACTAATGGGGCAAACGCTTGGGGAGCAAACATCTACATTTCATTCCACCACAACGCTAATACTGCTAAATGGGGTACTTGGACAGGTGTTGAAACTTTCTACTATCCAGGTTCTACGACTGGATTGAACTTAGCTAAAGCTATTCACCCAGCAGTTGTTCAATCTTATGGATTGAAAGATAGAGGCGTTAAGTCTGGAAATCTTCACATCGTTAGAGAAACAAAAATGCCAGCTATTTTAATCGAAGGTGGATTCATGGATTCTACTATCGATATTAAAAAACTTAGAAGCGACGCTGTATTAAAAGCTGCTGGTGAAAACATTGCTCATGCTGTAGCTAAGTACGCTGGTTTAAAGAAAAAATCTTCTACTTCTACTCCTAAACCGCCAACTCCTACTACTCCAAATGCTGCAACTTACACTGTAGTTAAAGGAGATACTCTGTATGGAATTTCTCAAAAATTTGGAATCAGTGTCGATACTATCAAATCATTAAATGGTTTGAAAACTAATACTATCTCTATTGGGCAGGTATTAAAGGTAAAAAAGTAGAAGATGTAACTGCTGATAGTTTCTATCGAGTTTTTGTTAATGGAAAACAGGTAGGCGCATTTTCAGTTAAAGAGAATGCTTATGAAGACGGTTGGAAACAATATAATTCTGGAAAAACAGATGCTTATTTAGTAGAACCAAATGGTAGTAAATATACTTTCAACGCTCACCAATCTGAAAACCCTAACAAAAAACAAGACGAAACTAATTCTACAAAAAACCCTATTTTAGGTAAATCAGTAGTTACATCTAGTCAAATGGTAACTCTTGTAAAATCAAAAAACCCTAATGCTAAAAATATTGAAGAAATTGCTGAAGCCTTCTTAAAGGTTGGCGAAAAATACGGACTTCGTGGAGATATTGCATTTTGTCAGTCAATTATCGAAACGGGTTGGTTTAGATTTGATGGCGGTACTGCGGTTACTCCAGATCAACATAACTATTGCGGACTTGGAGTTACGAGTACGGGTATTAAAGGAGCTGTATTTGCCACTATTAAAGATGGTGTAACTGCACAAATACAACATCTTTATGCTTATGCTACTAAATCGGCACTACCAGCTGGAGAAACTCTATTGGATCCAAGATTCCAATACGTTACAAGAGGTATAGCTCCAAATTGGGAAGATTTAAGTAATAGATGGGCTATGAATGCTAATTATGGAACTCAAATCTTGAATATGTATAATCAATTATTACAAGTTCCTGCATCTAATACTTCTCCTGAAAAACCAAATACACCAAAACCTAAAGAAGAAAAAAAGGATGTTCTTTTTACACATTCAGAAATCAACAATAAACAATATGCTTCTGTCGTAATTGACGGAAAAGGATATATAGCGGTTTCAGATGTTGCAGATTTACTTGATTTAAAAGTAGTATTTGACAAGGTTACTAAAGAAATTATCTTCATTAAAAAATAATCTTTTAGTCAAACAAGTTAAAGAGAGGTGGCAATTATGGAACAAGTTATTGATTTAATCATACCGTTCATTGCTTTAGCTTTTCTTAGTGTGATGATTGATAAGTTCACTTTGTTTTTAGAGCAAATTGTTCATAAAATCCCACACTTCCCAGATTACTTTGAATGGTATACCGCTTATGCTGTAGTATTAATTATAAGTACTATGGTTTGTTGGCAGGGTGATTTTAGATTTTTTGACTATTTAAATCTTTATTTCCCTGTTTGGTTAGATTATTTTATGAGTGGTTTAGTTATTAGTGGAGGAAGTGCATTTGTTAGAACTCAATTCAGTATGATAGAAGCAATCCCTTCTACTGTTACTGGCATAGCATCTTCATTTACTAGACTTTTACCAGGTAGAAAAGATAGCAATGTAGATCAATCAAATAACAATTCAACTGCTCCTAATAAAAATAGCCAACCTAATGTAACTCCAAACTATACTGAGGAAGAGTATTATCCTCCAGCAACTGAAGAAATAGATACTAACTCAAATCGTTATACTGATGATATTTAAATAAAAGGAGGGAAAAATGATGAATGAATTATTATCTTCAATTTTAAGTGATCTTTTAATTCTTGTAACTACAGTTGGTGCAAGCTATTTAGTATTATTCCTTAAAAATAAACTTGGTGTTGAAAAGTTAAAGAAAATTCAACAAGAATCTGAATTATTAAGAGAAGTGGTTGAAGCTGGTGTTAGATATGCAGAACAACGTTTTAGTAGTGGTGAGAAATTAGATGAAGCTGCTAAATGGATTTCTGAAAGACTTGGCGAAAAAGGAATTAACGCTACTCCTGAAGAAATTAACGGTTTAATTGAGTCTACTGTACGTCGTTTTAAAGATGAATTTGGTAATGAATGGGCAAACGCAGTAAAAGATGAAAAATAATTTCAAAGAGAGCTTATTGCTCTCTTTTTTTATTTCCAATAAAACGGCGCGTTTTGAATTATCTTTTCAAAAAAATATAAAAAAAATTTTCTAAAACTGTTATATAAAATGCAACTATCTGTATTTTTAACATGAGAGAACAACATGAGAACGTCGAATACGCTTGTTCAACAAACTAGGATTTTGTGTACTGCACTCATAACCCCCTATTTATTTCCTAGTAAGCTGCAAGTTATTTCCGAGTCTCAAAGAAAACAATTTGATTTTCTCTCGATAACACTCGGAGGTGTATTTAACATGGCAGGTGGATTCAAAAATTTCGGTCCTACGTACAACTCAACTCCATATGTACGTTTAGGATATGAGGGCATTCTTAACGGTGCTCATGATATAGATGTTGCAGGTTTAAACGGTGTAGAACAATTAGCGGGTAAATTCGCTACTATTGGTGCTAATGGTGTTAAATTAGCAGGAGACAATGGTACTAATGCAGTAGGTCTTTTCCGTGAAGACTTAGGCGATATGGTTAATGCTTCTGAAAAAGCTTCCTTCTATTTCCGTGGTGGAGAATACTACGTAAACATTTCACGTACTTCTTTAACAGCTGCTGGTATTGCTGCTGGCGACGAAATTACTTGTGATGCTGATGGTAAAATGATTAAATTCACTGGTACTGGTAAAGCTCTAGGTGTTGTAACACACGTTGGCGAATATCGCGCTGGTAACATGTACGAAAAAGCTACTCAAGGTGTAACTGATACAGATACGTTTATCGGTTTCATCATGTACGTTTAATAAGGGATAATAGGAGGTTAATATAATGAGTCAATTATCAAATCAAGAAAAAGAATATTTAATTTCAAAAGCTCTTGAAACTGAAGAAGGCCGTGTAGCATTAGCTCAAGCAATGGCTAACCCAATTCGTGTTTCTCTAGACTACCAAGGTGTAGGTCGTAAACTTTTAGTTGTTGACCCACTACCACAAGGCGCATTACCAGTTTACGATAAAGATGTTGACGCGAAAGCGTTCGTTATCTCTAAACGTGGTCAAGTACCTGATCAAGTTATCGAAGGTGACAGAATTCAAGTTCCAACTTTCGAAATCGTTTCTTACCCACAAGTAAGATTCTCACAAGTTAAAGAGCGTCGTTTCAACGTTATTGACCGTGCTCAACAACGTGCTAAAGCTGATATCATGGCTGTTGAAGATGCTGAAATCTTCTCACTTTTAGAAGGTGCTGCTACAGCAGTTAACGCAGTTACTATCTCTTCTGGTGGTTTACAACGTGCAGCTTTAACTAAAGCTTTCCAAGAAGTAGAAAAACATGACTTAGTTGTTACTAAAATCGTTATGAACGCTTCTGCTTTCGCTGATATCCGTGCATGGGGACAAAACGAGTTCGACCCTGTAACTCAACACGAAGTATTACAAACTGGTTTATTCGGACACATCTGGACTGCAGATATCTTAATCTCTAAGAAAGTTCCTCAAAACACAGTTTATGTACTTGCTGATCCTGAATTCGTAGGTGTTATGCCTATCCGTCAAGATATTCAAGTAATTCCAGCTGACAAGCCCGAAGAATTACGTCTCGGCTGGGTAATTTACGAAGAATTGGGCCTTGCGGTAGTTAACTCTTTAGCAATTGCTAAAATTTCAATCCAATAATATAAATTCAATTTATATATATAAATGAAAAGGACCTCTTAAAGGTCCTTTTTTTCTTGTTAAAGATTATCAACTTTCTTCATTAGAATAGAATATACTCTAATAAAAGGAATGATTAGTTTGAAATGTCCAGTTTGCAATAAAGATTTTAAAAGTAATAGTTTAAAAAGGCATCTAGGTTTAATGAAAGATGAAAATCATAATACCTTGTACAATAAACAAAAAGAAATTGCAATAAATTTATTTTATAATGTAGATTTTAAACCTAATAGTAATATAGGAGATTTTGATTTACTCATCACTTATAAAGATTGTAAAGTTTTATGGATGGATACATTTAGTGAATCTGAAAGAAAAGAGAGGTCAAATAGATTAAAAAGTGAAGTTAAACCTTGGAATAAAGGTTTAACAGTTAGAGATCATAGAGTTAGAGAAATGCAAAATAAAAGAAATGAAACAACTAGTAAAGTGTTAAGAGAAAAATATAAAAATGGAGAAATGGCTGCATGGACTAAGGGGTTGAAGAAAGAAAATAACAAAAAATTAAGAATTTTAAGCCAAAAAATTTCTAAAACTATGTCAGAAAGAGAACAAAACAATAGTCGTGGCATTTCAGGTATTAGAAAAGACATTGGTCACCATGCAGCAAGTACTTATGAGGCTAACATATATAGAATTTTACAATATCATAGTTCAAGTTATTTAAAAGAATTTGAAATTATAAAAAAATTAAAAAGAGATAATGGAACCTTAAAATATTATAGATTAGATATAAAAGATATTGATGGTGTTTTTGGTGTTAAAAATGCTTTTATAGAAGTAAAGGGATTTATGAAAGAAGAAGATAGAGAAAAAATAAGATTATTTAAACAACAATATCCCAATGAAACATTAATGATTATTGGGAATGGTGATAAGAGGGAAAATTATTTTTGGGAGCCAGATGTTAATTATTTAGAATTAGAAAAAAAATATAAGCCTTTAATACCGTTGTGGGAAGATAGAAAGCAAAACTTAAGAACAACACCCGAGTTGTATAAAGATAATGAATAGAGGACTGTACAAGGTCCTTTTTTTTATTTGTTAATTAAAGTGGCTATAATGCATTAAATTAACAACGTAATATAAATAATATATATTTTATTACAACAAAACATTGAAATGAGGAATTCAAGTGGGTATATCAATTATTATGGCAATTTTCGTTTTCTTCTTATTATTCTTATTATTTTCCGCACTTTATGCAGCTTCCAACATAAAACCGAATTGTCCGAATTGCAATAAAGAATTTACAGTAAGTAAAAAAGAATATGACTATCATGTTGAATATCGTTGTTCAAATTGTGGATATAAATACTAAGAGTTAGAAGGTGATTAAGATATTAGATAAGTTTAATGAACATGTAGAATCCATATTAACTATGACTGCTTTATTAAATTATGATATTTATAATGAAAACATAAGTTATCATGCAAGTAAAGGTAAAATGCATGAAAAAACGTATAGAGTTATAAAAAATGAAATGCATATAGATAATTTCTTTCGATTGAGGTTTGATAGTAGCTCAATAGTTGAAATTTCACTGATGTATAAGAATAATGAAGGCTATTGGCAAACGAAAGATTTAATTAAAGCTCCCAATGAAGAAGAAGTAAAAAATATGCTCGATCTTTTAATCATTAACAATAATGAGGGGAATTGATAGTTATGGGTATGAGTACGGCGATTTGTAAAAATGAAGTAGAGAGATTTGAGTTAGTGAAACAAAATTACAATGGTAACTTACCTAAATTTATTAAAGAAGTGCATATGAATCTTGAAATCCCAAAAGGTTTTAGTTATCAGCAATTGGATTATGGTTCAAAGGGTATGAGTTTGACAAAAAGAGAATTATTGAATATCTTTGAACATAATTTAAATTCAAAATATTTAATGCTGTGGCAAAAAGAGTATTGTGAAGAGATTATTGAATTTGTAAAAAACCATGAAGATAGAACATTTATGTTGGTGCGGTATGAAATCTAATCAGCTGCGTATATATGATGAACTTAAAGATTTAAAGAAAAGATTTGTTAAAGATAAAGCATGTCCTATTTGTGGAAATACAAATTTGCAAACAATGTGGTTGTTTTCTGATTCAATTTCTTGTCCTCATGGATGCATTGATATATATCTAACAAGTAAAATTTTTACTGTAGATAACATGTTGGAATCAATAAAAATATGTGTAGTTAGAATATTTAAAGAGAGTATAGCAATGAATAATGATGATAGTGAAATTGAGCAAGAAGCAATTGAGAAAGTACAAAAAATGATAGATTATTGGAAAGAGAATGATAGATATTTAGTAGAAATTTTATCAAAGTAAAGATAAAGTAAATTAAAGTTAGGAGAATAGTATGATTACATGGTCGGTTTTAATTGGTTTGATTTTAGCAGCAGTGGGGGTTGTGGGACTTTATAAAGAAAAAAGTTGGGGTAAATTAGTATTATTTTTCTCTATGGGTTGGTTTATTGGAGAACTCCTAGGTAGAATTCTATCAATTCTATAGTATATAGTAAAGTTATTATCAAAATAAATAATTATGAGGAGCGTAAGTAGATATGGATAATCCAGTAAATATTGGCGAATTTGTAGCTGGTAATTTAAGAGGTGAATTTTTTAAGGATAGTACATGCCCTATTTGTAATAGTAAAAAAGGCGTAACACGTATATCTCTTGGGTCAGCGCGTTACACTCTTACTTGTGAAGATGAATGTGTTAGTGTTATATTTGATGAAATTTTAAATTCTGTTGGAGACAAAACAATAAAAACAACAGAACATACAGTTAAAATATTTGATGAAAAAATAACTATAGTGAATTGCGAAGAGATTGAAGAAAAGAAAAAAGAAGCGTGGGAGAAAATAAACTATTTAAAAGAGAATGATAGATACTTAGCTAAGAAGTTAGCAAAATGAGGTCACTATATGAACATAACTGAATTAAGAGATAGATTTTGTAATGGAAGTAAGTGTCCTATTTGTAGTAATGAAGTTACTATAGATTATAAATTGTATTTTAGAATTGTTTGTCCTAATAGATGCATTTATATTTCTTTAAAGAAAAGAGTTATGAGTATTGTTGATGATAAAGTATCATCGGAAGACTTTTATACAATCAGTATATTTGGAGAAAAATGTAGTAATGAAGTGTTTGTTGAAATAGACAAAACAATAGTGAAAAATGTACAAGATAAAATAAAATATTGGAAAGAGAATGATAGATACTTAGCGAAAATATTGTCAAAATGAATTATTTGATTCACTTAAGTTATTAAATATTTGTAGTGATAATTCTACGCAAAATTAAAGATGATAGTTGGTGAGGTGCGAAATGGATAGAGTAAGTTTAAATGTAGAAAAGCAGATTCATTCAATGTTAAGACAATATTATGTTTATGATACAATAAAAGTGCCCGCAAATATGAATACAGTGACTGTTAAGAGAAAAGAAAAATTAAATGTAAGGAAGAAAATCTTATCAATAATACCAATCTATGATTATAAAGAATGGGAAGAAGAATTAAGCGATTGGGAGATTTATGATATTCTTACGATTTTTGATAAGACGATATCTGTCTCAGTATGTATAGATTGTATTGGTGAAAAAGTTTATTGGAAGTATTTAGTAGAAGAAAAATAGGATAGAAGAGGAGCAGTTTTTGAGATGGATTTAGTTTGTAGAGATGGCTTGTGTCCAATTTGTGGAAAAGAAATGATAGATCGAAAACATGCATTTTCTTATGGCAAAGAAAAAAGATGCATAAATGGTTGCTATTCATGTTCATCATTTGGTAAAACCTTTTATGACTTTATTGAATGGATTAAAATATTTAATCTTTACTATGCGCCAAGCGCGAAAGAAGAAATCATTGAAGAAATTAGAAAGTTAAAAGAAAATGATAATTATATTACAGAAATAATTAAAATGTCGAAGTCTGAATAGTTATATGTACTACTGATTTTAATAATCAGTAGTATTTTTTTATGAAAAAATAGTATTAATAAAAGAATGAAGTTAATAAAAGGAGAGTTTTATGAAGAGATTAATTAAGAAAGCTTCGGTCTATGATGTTCCTGAGGAATTTTTATTTTATTGGTGTTCAAGTCCAAGTGATATAAAATATAATTATCCAGAATCTATAGAAAAGATAGCTAATGAAAATACAGATTGTATTTTTAGTGGTGATGCTTATAGATATATTGAGTTACCTAATTTCGAGTATCAAGATAAAGAAATAGATCAATTACTTAAAGAAGCATGGGATGAAGTACAAACAGTCGAGAAGTATAGTTCATTCGCTTCATCAAAAAGAGGCGTAGAGCATTTTATTACAACTGATTATAGAAGTTTTGGAATTATTATTGAAGCGAATGTTAGCGGGATTGATATAAAGAAACTAACAAATAAGTATCGCGATACTGTAGATGAACAAGTTTTCGAATACGCTGATACAGAAGATGAAATAGTGACTTTGGATGTTGTTGATTCTTGGGATATAGCTGCAATAGTTATTGAAGAAGAGGTAGAGTGGATTCAGAGTGATATTTAAGAAGGTATGATAAAATACCTTCTTTTTTGTTGGAATCACTTTTTGTTAAATACAGTTGACTATTTAATTAATATATAACAACATAATAAAGAAGGAGGACATCATATGATAGAAGAAGATGATTTGCTTGATGATTATGAGTTTCTTTCAAATAGAGAGAAAATTACACAGCGTCAATTTGAGTATTTGGTCCACTTAGTTGATTACTTTGATTTAGGTATGCATGAAAGAATGCTTGTATTTAATTATTTAATCGATAAACACAAGATGATAGCTCACTTAACGAAAAATGAAGCAACAATTATTATTTCGCATTTAGAGGATTTAAAGAAAAAGCATAAATATAGTGCCTCATTCGCAAGAAAAGTTTTACTAGATGAGGTAGAAAAAAAGGTAGGAACAAAGAAAGTAGAAAAAACAAATGAAAGTGTTAGTGGAGTTAGAGAAACTGAAGAAACTAAAGTTGTTAATGAAAAGGAGAATTCTACAATGAAATTTAAAAACTTGTTCGGTGGAGAAATTGGTAAAGACAAATCTGGTATGTTTAAAATGTCTGCTTTAGGTTTAGCGGTAAAAAATGAAGAAGGTAATTACGTTTGTTATAATGGATCTAATATGGTAGATGTTTTAGACATGACGGTAGATATGGACAACATCGTGTATAAGATTCCAGTGCAAAAAGTTGAAAAAGGTGATCTTATTATGTCTAATGGAAAGCCTGTATACGTTAAAAAGGTTAATGGTAATGAGTTAACAGTGTTTAATCCTTTTAACAATCGAAAAGAAAGTTACATTCCGCAAACAAATTTATTTGGATTTAACTTCTTCATTAAAGTTGTCAGCTTATTTGATCTTAGTAAACCAACCGATGGAAGCCAAGGTATGACATTCAATCCTATGTTCTTAGCTTTCGCTGACCGTGAAGAAGGCGATAAAAACGATATGTCTGAAATAATGATGATGAGCATGATGATGCAAGGTGGAAATCAACAAAACAATCAATTTAACAATATGCTGCCATTTATGATGATGAGTAAGGGTGAAAATTCTAACTTAATGGAAATGATGATGATGCAACAAATGATGGGTGGTCAAGGTTTTAACTTTAACCCATTCAATCAACCAGTTGATAACAACGAACAATAATTTGATCATTGATTGTAGGCGCAGATAAAATCTGCGCCTTTATTTTATTAGAGAATAGAAGAGTAAAAAAAAGATGCTATAATGATTATTATTTAATAAATGAAAGGTGGTTTTTGGAATGAACAACGAACAACATAAAGATGTAGGTAAATACAATAAAGAAGTAAAAGGTAAAAAAGCTGTTTTAAAAGAAGAGGTTTTTTTCTACACAGGTTATCATCGTACTGAAAAAACTAAAAAGACTTTTAAAGCTGGTACAACTATTACTGCTGCGCATGAAGTTATTGGTACTGGTTTAACAACATTTGATTTTAAATGTAATAAACAAGTTTTCCAACATGTCTTACGTAAAGATAAATTTGAATATATAGATTAAGATGTTGGAGGTTTAACTCTTGGAAAAAATTAATGAGGAAATAGATTCTTTTTTAGTATTACTAATTTTAAGCGAGGAAGAAGAAAAGGAATTTTCAAAATATTACAAATACCACAATGATGTAAACAGTTACTTGTATTTTTATTATGATTCACATGCTTTTTTAACTATTAAAAAATCAGTAGGGTTCTTCTTAAAAGAAAATAAATATATCATTGAGTTTAAACCAACTCTGAATTTACATTTTGATGTTAATATAGGAAAATCACTAAAGTCTTTAGGTTTTGATCATTTGATAACTATGGAAAGAGGAATCATTTTCAACACTCCCGAAGAATGTGTAGATTTTTTAAAGGAATTCCTTGAAAAAATGATATAAGAGAGGGGAAACGAATTATGCCACATATGAAGTTTTTTCAACAAGTAGCAGATATACAAAATCATCTTGAAAAAGTAATTGATGCCTTTCATGAAGAGAAATTTTTCTTATTAGAAAGTTGGGGTATTGATAAATCTGAGAGAATAGCTAATATTCTAGAAGAAATAGAGGTTTGCAGATATATTATAGGTTGCCGATTAAGTATAGTAAGAAAGAATAATGTTAAAAAGCCTTCTTATGAAGCTGTTTCACGTTGTTTTAATCGCCATTTATATTTCTTAGAAAAAATCCATAGAGTCAAGCCAAATTCAAGATATCCTTCTTCTGATTATAGATATCATGTAACTAAAGAAGCAAAAGCATGTAAACATTATTTATTTAAATTCAGTTTACCAGCTTGGGTTGATAAGTTGCCTGAAGAAATATTAACTTATGAAAACAAATACCCTAATCATAAAGAAAGATGGGGAAGTTAGATGTTAGAGAATAAAAATGAGGAAGAATTAATAGCAATAAAAGATAAATACTTAGATGAAGTACGAGATTTACAAAGATTAATAGATGAAAAGAGAAAATCAATAAGAGAAATTGATGAACAATTACAAAGAAAACACGTTTGGTATGTCTATGATGTAGTTAGCACTATGTTAGAGCAATTAGAATTAAACAAGAATAGAATTTCTGATAATTCTTATTGGCTTTTACAAAGAGAAATAAAATCATTGTTATTAACTAATGCTACTGATAGTAAATTTTATAAACGTGGGAAAATAGTTAAGAATATTTATTTTAATTTCAAAAGCTTAATTGTAATGAAATTGTCAGAATATGATTTAATTACTAAAAGATTTACCTATAGTCCTGTTTATAGATTTCAATTTAGTTTTGATGAGTTAAATAATAAAATTGATAGAAAATTCACATCTAATATTTTTTCAAAGCATTCAAAAAGGTTTTGTGATTTCGTTGTACCAATTGAGAATTTATCAGGTATGAATAAAGAAGTAATTAAATTAACAAAATCAAAGTATGATGATTATAAAGATATTATGAATGATATAATATTGGTTACGCAATATATTGAGAATGAAATGGAAGCTAGATTTTTAGCTTGCAAATTGAATCAATAAAAGGGTGATTAAATGGCTAGAAAAAACATTAAAGTAGATTTTGGTTATCAGGAAGACAATACATTTAAGGGATCTGTTTTTATAGTTGATAAGTTTGAAGATTCTATCAATTGTCATTTAGAAAGAATTATTAAAACATTAGATGAAAGAGATTTTGAAAAAGTTGTCTTATACCCTTTACATGAAAATACATTAAAAAGAATGAATATAGATGTAAGTAAAAAATATTTTTCAAGGTTAGATGACTTGGAAAATTTAGTTAGTAATGTTAAAACATATATTCCAGTTAGTATAGATAAATTAGATGGAAAAAGAAAGAAATACACTCCATTGGATTTTATTTTAAATCACTTAACTGAAAAACATAAAAAACCATATTTTGTTTGTCTATCAAAAGATATTGCTAATAAATTTGCAAGTTATTCTTCGTTCGATACTTGGATTAAAGAAGTTAGATTAATAATAGCTGAAGATGTTACATTAGCTTTACACAAAAATTTAGAGAAAAATTCAAAAAGAATTGAATTTATTTGAAATGGGAATATTTATATTTATTCCCATTCTTTTTTATTTTATTTAAATTTAGTTCACTATATAATAATAATATTAACTATAGGAGTTGAAAGGAGAATTAAAGTGGAATGGTTGAATGAACCGGATTTTCTGGAATGGGATTTTCATAATATGCATTGTTTGATAATAAGAAATGATCTTGGAGTTCTTTGTGGATATGTAGGTATAAGCAAAGAACACGAATTGTATCAAACTAATTATTGTAAGTTTAAAGTTCACGGAGGTATTTCTTTTACTGGTAATGATGTGGCGGGAATGAAAGGAGATTTATTTTATTTTGGATTTGATTGTGCTCGCGCCAGAGATTTAATTCCAAAATTTGAAACATTTAATATTAATTTTATTGATGATGGAGGGTTTAAAACTTATAGAAATATAGAATACGTAAAAGAACATGTAAAAAATCTTGCATATCAATTGCATTATAGAACTTATATTATTGACGAGTTGTTGTAGGGGGTATTTTATGTCATCATTCGAACATATTACTATTTGTCCAATATGTCAATCTGAATTAAGCAAACAAATATGGACTGGTGAAGGATGGTTAGAAGAACTATATTTAAGGTGTGAGAATAAATGTTTTTATTACAGCTTCTCATATGGAGATACTAGAATTAGTGTTTTTGATAAAGAGGTAGAGTATAGTTATAATGAAAAAGATAAGAGTGGTAAAGAAAAAATAGTTGAAAAAATGATTAAATATTGGAAAGAAAATGATAGATATTTAGCTAAGTTGATAAAGGGGATTAGTGATGAAGAAAGTTGAAGAATATACAGAAATAATGTGGGAAGTAGTATTTTTAGATTCAAAGGGTAAACTAATTGACCTTTGGGGAAACACTGAAAATGAAGATGAAATAGAACTTTTAAAAGAAAGAGCTATGAAAAAGGGGTATGATTGTATGGAAGTTAGTAAAATAACAAAAGAAGCAAAGAGATATAAATTATAATTTTAAACGTATATCTAACTGCCAGACAAAAAAGAAAGAAGGTAGATAGATATGATGAATTTCATAAAGAAATCACTTGGATTATTAAATGCCGCCGAGGGATTTATTCATATTTTTATTGCATGTATCGGGTTTTGGGGAATTTTCGCTACAGGCATTTATGATTGGAGAATTATTTCAGCGCCAGCTATTAATTTAGTTCTTGGAGTGTTTTCAATTTTTACAGGATACATTTTATTATACGATAAGGTTGGCATACTGAAAAAGATATTAGCAATTTTAAACACTCTTGAGGGTATTATCCATATAGTTGTAGCTCTTATTGGTTATTGGGGAATTTTTGCATATATGGTATTTGATTGGAGAATTTGGGCTACGCCAACAGAGCACTTATTTTTTGGGTTATTCTCAATTTTAACGGGATATATACTTGGTAAAAATCACCATCACCATCATCACCATTAAATCAAATAGAAGGTAGAAAAGGTAAAATATCTTTTTCTACCTTTTTTTAATTTCTGTTTAAACTATCATCATTAAATAATTAATATATAGTATATGACATTAAAGAATCGAAACAATAAATATGGGGAGAGTGAAATTATGGCAAGAAAAATTAAAATCATTCGTAGAGCCGACATTGAGAAAGAGTATGAAAGAATGTTGAAATTAGAGTTGGATTATGAATTAGCTTCTTTGTTTTCCGCAATGAATGAAAAAAATGAAGTTGACATTGAAAAAAGCAAAAAACGTCTAACTGAAATACAAATGGATTTAGAAAGTTTAAAAGTTTAGAAGGTGAAAATATGTGGGTAGATCCAAAAAGTTTAGAAGAAAATAAAGTGTTGATTAGCACTCTATTATCTGAACTTGATAAAGGCAATAATAAGAGAGCTAAGAAACTCGTAGATCATTTACTTGAAAAGAATTGGACAGTTAATATTAATTACATTGAACAAGAAAAAAAGAAAAGAAAAATCAAAAACTTAGATGTTGATTTTGAAGCTATACTCTTAGGTAAATTCAAGGGTGACTATCATTTAACTACAAAGTGTAAGAAATACGTAGTAAGAATAACTAGTCAGAGGGCTGTCTTTTGGAAAATGGAAAAGTGGGTTAAATTAGGGGAATTTTTATTTGAAGATATTGAATTAACAGAAAAAGGCATTAAAGTTGGAATTGTAAAGATAGAGGTAGATGACAATGAACAAGAAACGGGAAGTTGAATTGATATTAGAAAAGAAAAATCCTAATTTCTTCGAAATCTATTTTTTTGCTAAAAAGTTTAAATTGCCGCAAAAGAAATATGATACTTATCCCCATATTCATATGAATAATAAGACAAATGATGTTATGGTTGATTTTAATATACTTCTTACAGTTTCTTATAGAGAGAGTTCAAATATATACCGCATTTTTGGTGGAACATTTAGTCTTGCATATCCAAGTGAAGTATCTAGAGAAGAACTTGATTTTTGGTTACCTAGACTAGTTATTGAAAGTGAAAAATTTATTTTAAAAAATAATCTTAGTTAGGAGAAAGTATGATGTCTTTAATAACAGAAATCAATATTAAAGTAACTGGTGACTATTTACGAGGGACAATTAAAAATGATAAGTATTTAACTAATAATCTTATCTTACCACCAAGTATGGAAAGAAATAAACCGGAATTTGGATTAAATGTTATGCAAATAAGAAACATTATTAAAGAGTTAGAAGAATTAGCAGATTTAATGGATAGTTCAAATATAGCAAATACGTTAAAAAATAATTAAATTATTTTAAAAGGGACAATAAAAATTGTCTCTTTTTTTATTTTTTGTAATAAATCTCGTTAATTAAGTCTATTCTTTTATATAGTGGAACCAAATAGGAGGATTTATAGATATGAAACGTTTAGTAAAAGCTGAACAACAGAGTAGTACTATCAAATTAATGCATGGTACATCTAGTAAATTAGCTGAATCTATTTTTGAAAACGGTCTTTTACCGCAAGGATTGACTGATACAAAAATGTTTAATTATAGTGATTATGGTAGAGAAGGCGACGCAAGACATATTGAATGCGTATATTTAACTGATGATTTAGAAAATGCTGTTAGATACGCTAACAATGCTGTTAAACATAAGGGAGGATTTCCTTTAATTTTCGAAGTGGAAGTTGAGAAATCTGCTTTAACATGGGATGACGATGCTTTTTATAAAAACTATGGCGATTTTGATTTTGGAGAAAAAGATGAAGAGTCTGGTACTTGGATCAAAAAACCATCTAAGCAATTGTGGGAACAATCATTAACTATCAATAATCAATGTGCTCATTATGGCAAAATTGAAAGAGACAGTTTTAAAAGAATTAACTTAAATTCAAAATGGATCAATATTTATAATTTTATTAGAATTTACAATAGCTACGATAAGATGAATTTAAAACCAGAGTTGTTAAAAGAAAAAGAAGAATATTACTACAAAGAATTTAGTTTAGAAATAGACGATAATTTAAAATTAATGGCTTCGATTATTGACAGAAATATATTTTTGTACAATTTAGAAATCGTAAAATCGCTTGATAAATTCGAAAAACAAGCTTTTTCATTGATCTTAATGGAATTTTTAAAGGACAATTTGAAAGAATTTGGAGCTAAAATTTTCTATACTTCAGATTTTAAATCATTAAATTTCAATCCAAAAATTTCTAGTTTAAACTACGCTTTTGGTAGATTTGAAATAAATAGTTTAGAAAGCATACTTGATCACGTACAATTACGAATTCAACGTATGGATGAAGACTCTATAATGATGTCGAAGATAGTTAATTGCGAAGCTTCTGAAGAAGAATTTGACTTAATTTATGAGTATAGCATTGATTTCTCTGGAGATTTAATCGAATTCTGCGAAAAATCTTTACAAATGGATAATGATTCTATTCTTGATGTTTTAAAAAGAGTTAAACATCAGTATAACGATGCGTATAACGAGTTAGATGCTGAAATCGAATACTTATTGTATAGAGATCATAAATGATTTGAAAATCTTAAATGGTTGATTTCTCCCAGTTTCTTTATTAGTTTGACATGCTATTAGATTATTATTTAAGTAAGCTAATAAAATGCTCTATGAAATAAATGGTGAGAAGGATAAATTATTGAAAACCTCTAGAAAGTCATCTAGAAATTTAGATTTTTAAAATGAAATAGTTTGGAAATGATTTGATTAATGAAATTGAAATGTTAACTCTGTATTCACTAATTTCAGTCCATGATTCACAGAGTGCAGCTATAAATATAATTAATATTATTTATATTAGATTAATAAAAATAAGATATATAAAAATAAAAAGATATAAGAGATATGTTAGTGCTGCGCACACATTCTCTTCTTTTTATTTATTTTTAAAACATACTGATTTTTAATGAGTTATCAGTACTGAAAACCGTATCTAGAGATTATTTATTAGTGACATAATTTTAATTAGATACGCTTTTCTTTATATTTTTATGTTTATTAATGTATCATTAAAAAAACAACCTCAGATTGAAGATTTATGTATTTAAAAAGTAGTCAAGAAGATTGTTGTTTATCTACTTTTTTGTTAATGAATTTACGTATTCCCATTAAAATATAAAATGGGAGGTTGGTTAAGTGATGAATTCTAATTTTTTCGATGAAGTCCATGATTTTCAAAGGTTTGTAAGACAAAATGTAAAATTGTTGGGTAACTATTTAATTATTTCAGAACAATTATATATGAGAAATGATGAAACTGGAATACTTGATATGTTAGCCGTTGATAATGATTCTAAAGTATTAACTATTATTGAAATTAAAAATGATATCACAACTGATAAAAATGTTTGGCAACCCATTCGTTATTACGATCTCGCTAAAAGAGGTGAAGATGATCTTAGAGAACTTCTTGTAAAGGCTTCCTCTAAATTTGATTATGATATACAGGAAATTGATTTAACTCCAAAATTATTGTTAGTGGTGCCTAAATGTAATTCTCAGCTGTTAAGAACTTTATCGTATTTTGGAGACATAGATTCAGAAGTTATTGAATTAACAAGAGATGTTAAAAAATATGGTGTTGAAATAAAGAAAGAGAGTTATAAGCCGAGATCAATTTTTCACAAAGATGATCTAGTAAATGTACAAAAGAAGATTTCCCAAGAATGGAGTTTTGATGAATATTTAAAACACGGAATCAATAGTGATAAAGTTAATTTAGCAAAGAGAATATCTACTCAAATTCAATATCTTTTCAATGAGAAAGACATTAAATTTGATATATTCTTTAGTGAAACGAAAATTACGATAACTAAAGATAAAAAAGTTTGGTTACATCTTTTTATTAAGAATAGGATACTTGATAATAAATTGACTATATCTTTTAAAACTCATAAAGATTGTGTTATTAATAAAAATGATTTTATATATAATTCATCAATAGAATCATTCACTATTCAGAAGAGCAGTATAAAGTTAACATTAATAGAAGCTTTATCACTAAATGTATTTGAACGATATTTATGAAAGAGGTGTTTATTTATGCCAATGAAAGCAAGAAAAATAACAACAACTGAGCTACGCTCAAAAACAATTGAAACACTAGAAGAAAGAGGTATTACACTTCACGATATTGCTGAAATTGTAGTCACTATCCAAAAGAGATATTCTCCAGATTTAACTATCGATGTGGCTATTCACAACATCTTAAGAGTCTTGCAAAAGAGAGAAGTATGCAATGCTATTTTAACAGGGTTAGCACTTGATAAATTAGCAGAACAAAATCTTTTACCCTCTCCAATACAAGAAATTATCATGTCAGATGAACCACTATATGGCATAGATGAAGTTATACCACTTTCTATTATTAATATCTATGGTACAATTGGTTTTACTAGTTTTGGTTACTTAGATAAAGAAAAAATTGGTATCATTAAGAAGTTGGATGAAATGGAAGACACTGTTCATACTTTTGCTGATGACATTGTGTGTGCTATCGCAGCAGCTGCTGCAAGCCGAGTTGCTCATAGAAGTAGAGATATTGAGGATAATGTAGAAAAAGGTAGCTAATTTTTTTTAAAAAAAAAATGATTATATTTTTTAAAAGGGTTCTTATATTCATCATGAATAACTCATGAAGGAGATTTACGATGAAGAAATTTTCTAGGTTACAGAAAAAAGCAGCTGGAGTTCCAGTTGAGAATCTATTAAATGATTTAAGTCAAAAAGGTTTAGATGCAAGTGCTGAAGGCGAAAAGATAACTGTAAGAAATGGTAACATTGAAGATTTTGCAGAAGTTTTGAAAAAATATAGAATGTTAGACGAGTATGGTTTCTTTTTGTATGGTGGTTTCCAATCAGATGGGACAGTTCTTATTTCAAATGAAGAAGTAAAAGATGCTGAGGTTCTTTTTACTTATTCTTACAATGGGTATGTTGATGTAGATTACACAGCGGATGAGCTTTTTAATCATCAAAGTATACAACTAAAAAGATTGGCGAGTAACTTTAATAAAGTTTTTGCTAATTTGGGTAATTGTGTATTTGCATTCCAAGATACAGAAATAGAATTCTTTGAGTTAAGTCGTATGATTAATCCATCTTAACAAAAGTAAAAAGAAGAGAATAACTCTTCTTTTTTTATTCACTAAAACTCATATGAAGTTCCGTTAAAAATAAACTGGCTTGTTTATATAATAAAAATATCACAGGAGGTAAAAGACAAGATGAAAAAGAGACTTTTAAAGAAAATTTCAGCGCCTTCTTTAGAAAGAATCTTACCAGGTTACCCTAATGATTTCATACATTCTGAAAAAGGTTTAGAAATAGTTAATGTTGATGATATTATTGGTATGAGTTTTAGCAGAGCTGATGAATATGATGATAACTTTCAACCTATTGGCGAACCAGATGATAGATGGAAAAGTTTACATGATAGAGCTTTACAGGAAGGTAATTTAGACTTCGCAGGACCTATCCATTTAGTTCAACAAAGTGGTGATAATAAGTATTATGTTTATGATGATGGTAACCATAGGCTTTCAGTTGCTAAATTTCTCAATATCCCAACTCTTCAAGCTGTAGTTACGGTTTTGATTCCTAAAAACGATGAAATCGAAGCTGAAATAGAAGGAATAATGAAAGAAATAAAAAAACAAGAATCAATATTGAATCAACTAACAAAAGAGCAAAATAATCTATGGAATGATGATTTATCTTTAGATGAAATTAATTTAAAGGTAGATGAAATAGAAGAAAAGAAAAAACCATTGTATGAAACGATAGATAATCTTTGGCTTAAATTAACAAATTATCAAAATAATTTAATAAATTAAAAGATTGGAGATTTTAAATAATGACTAAAGAATTAACACATAAAGATATTTGCCCTTACTTCGAAGATAACTGCTCAAGCGTAGGGTGTGTTTGTCCTAAATACTTAGCTTACCAAGATGTAAATAATCCTGAAATTGTAGCCCGTGAAATTAAAAAAATGGGTATTGACCCTAATAGTGATAAATTAACTCTAATGATGGAAATGCAAAAATCTTTTGCAGCAAAATTCCACAAGATTGATGGTTTTGAAAAAACGGAAGTGGATTATTGGATTAAAGCATATGACACTTGTGTTACTGATGAAATTGCAGAGGTACATGAATTTTTAGAGGTTCTTCCTGACATGCAAGCGAAAGATAATCTATTGGAATTACAAAAAGAATTCATTGATATTTGGCACTTCCTAATGGATATGTTTATTGTTGCTAATATGAATGCAGATGACTTAATCAAAGTTTATAGCAAGAATCATAAAGATGTTGAAGGTTACTCAAAACCATTAGAAGCAATGTTTGAAAATGAAAAACAATATTTAATTTCAAAAATCAACAACTTCGATTCTTTAAGTAAAGAAGAAAACGATTTAGAAATCTTAAAGTATTCTTCAATGGTTATGCAAGGTACTCGAAAAGTACGACAACAAATTTCTTGGAAGCATTGGAAAAAACCTTCCAATGAAATTAACTATGAGTTTCTTCACGCAGCTCTTGTAGATACTTTCCGTTCATTAGTTCAATGTTTTGTATTAGCTGGTTTAGATGCAGAAAAATTAACAAACATCTATAAAAACAAAAATATCGAAAACGTTTTACGTCAATTACATGGTTATTAATTGATTATTATTTAAGAAGCTATCTTATTAGATAGCTTCTTTTTTATTAAACGAATATATAGTTTTAGAGATGTCTAGATTTTGTAAAAACTATTCAATATATTTATTATAATTTATGTATCTTAATTGAAAAAGGGGAAATAATAGAATGACTTTCGATAAAATCTTACCGTTATTAAAAGAAGGAAAAAAAGCTTTTAGATTAGGTTGGAATGGTAAAGAGATGTTTGTTGTGTTTCAAAAAGGTTATCCAGATGGGATTCCTTGTAATAAACAAACAGCAGAAGCTTGGGGGTTACAAGAGGGAGACTTATTTAAAGTAGAACCTTATTTGCAAATTCGCACTGCTCGTGGCACACATGCTATGTGGGTTCCATCTATCGGAGATATACTTGCTGATGATTGGGAAATAATCAAATAGTTTTAATTAAGAGCTGAAAGTAAATATTCAGCTCTTTTTAATAAATAAGATGGGAGAGATTTAAATGGAGCTTATTCGTTTATTATTGTTTACGATTTTCTTTTATATTCCAATTATTCTTTTCGTTGGTCATAGATTTAAAAATATGCTTGCTTTCTTTGCTGTTTTTCTAATTCCAACTGCCCTCGCCATGTTTATTGATAATGAACTCATAGGATTTACTGACATATTTTTATTAATAGTATGTTCATTAATAATCCAAAGCGTATTGAAAAAATCTTTACCTTATGATTTATCAGAAAACAAGACAAATCATTCTCTTAATAAGATAATAGAAATTATTCCAACATTTGTGTTTTTAAAGTTTGTTACTACTGCTTTAGCAGCAATAGTCGTTTCTAGTATTGAATTCCTTTTAAAGACGGAGAACGTAAGACAAGAAATTGTAACAAAAATGGATAGTAGTGATAGCATATCTGTAACTATTATGTTACTTATTTCAGTTTGTATTTTTGCTCCTATAGCAGAAGAGTATGCTTTTAGATATTTTTTATATGATTATTGTTTGAAAAACATAGTAAAGCTTAATGTGTATGCATCGGCTATCATATCTTCTTTAATCTTTGCAGTATTACATGATGGCTTATCTGGTATGGTAAATGCATTTATTTCAGGTTTGGTTTTAGCTTGGGTATATCAAAAGCACGGATTGTTATATTCTATAATAGCCCATTTTACATTTAATTTGATATCCAGCATTTTTATAATTTTCCTTTAAAATTTTGAACTCTTATAAATATAATTCTTTTATCTTAAATAAAGAATGCGAGGTATTGCAAATGGCACACTTTGGAACAAAAGGTTATTATGTAGCGGAACTTAAAAAATTAGGTATTCGTTCAATTGAAGGCCGTAAACTTGAAAGTTTTAAAGCTCACGTTTTACTTAATGCTTTAGAAGAAGCAAAAAATAAGTAATTTTTAGAAGAAAATAGCACAAATGTAAAAGAACAACTAAAAAAAGTTGTTCTTTTTGTTTTTAAGTATAATTTTGTTACTTCCTTGAGCTATATAAGAATCGTAGATAATAAGGGAGTAAGGGAGTATGCTTAATGTCACAATTTCCAGAAAGATTAAAATATTTGAGAAAAGAGAATCTTTTAACTCAAAAAGAAATTGCAAATTTATTAAATATCCAAAGAGTTACTTACAGTCACTATGAAACAGGCCGCTCGCAACCAAGTATTGATACACTTATTTTGCTTTCTAACATTTTTGATTGTTCAATTGACTACTTAGTTGGTATATCTGATAATAAGAAAAAAGTCTAACTGTAATGAGTTGGGCTTTTTATTTTTGGTTAAATGTTTAATGAAAGTACATATAATCTTATTATTCAAGTAATAGGAGGAGAAATATGGAAAAGTCAATTCATATTATTTTATCAGAAATTGAAAATGGTTTTGAAGGTGAAGAAATAACTACTTTAGATAAAGAAACATTAGGTAGACTTTATCAATTGGTTGTTGAATCTGAAAAGCTTAACAAATTTGCAGAAAAATTTGACATTAAAAAACAAAAAGCTCTAAGAGAATCAAACAAATTAATGAGACGAATAATTGATAGTCATGGTATTAAGTACGATAAAGATACTCAAGCTGTTGGTATTTCTGATGACGATGTTATTTACATTGGAGAAAAAGAACGAGTTATTAATAGCCCATCTGCTGACCCATTAGATACTGACGAATTAAAAGGTAAAATCACGAAGTATGAACGACGTAAATACAATGAACTTATCGACCAATTTAATTATTTAAATAACCAAGCAATGGATCATAATAAGAAAGTTGTAGCTAATGAAAACAACTTAATTGACTTTGAACGCAAAACATTACAAGGTAAAGAATATTCTAGAGAAAATGATTACTTAGTTATATTTAGTAAAAACGGTAAAGTTGTTTTATGCAGACGATAAATATTTAAAACATTGTTAAATAAAGACACTATTTATTCTATATTATTATCAAATAAATGATTATCATTTATTGAACAGAGTACATAAGAAAGGAGAAAACAATGAAAAAATTGCCTTGGATTAGAATTATTATTACAATTGTTGCCTGGGTAGGCTTAACTATGTATCAAAATTATTTTATGGTTTTTGATACAAATAAAATAGCTATGGGTCAACTTGAAAACAGTAATGAAGCTTATGCTAAATGGCAAGCTTGGAAACATGTTATTGATTATTATTGGGTACTGTACTTATTGCCATTATTAATGTTTATTCCTTATGCTTTTAAAAACAAAAACAAATTGGGGGAATTGTAGAAATGAAAATCAAAAAGAAAGCGTCATTAATTATCATGACAGCATTATTAGCTTCAACATTGGCAGGTTGTCGTCAACCATACGATAAACCAGAATTTGTTGAAATTGGCCCTAATGAAACTGCCTTCGTACTTCAAATGGAAGGTGACACAAAAGATCAAGGAAAGTTTGAAAGTGAAGAATTCCTAATGGAAAACTTAGTTGCTGCAAAACGTATTGAAATTCCTCATAAATGGATAAAAACAGGCCGTGGATGGTGGAAAGGTAAATATGTAGATAAAATTCGTGTAATCAAAGTTGACCGTACAACTGTTACACGCGAATGGACTACTGAAGGCGAGAAGAAACAAGGAATTAAAGTTGAATCAAAAGATTCTATTAAGTTCTCTGTTGGTACAAGCGCAACAGCTCAAATTGTAGATCATGAATCCGCTGCAAAGTTCTTATTCTGGTACAGTGGCCGTACTTTAGCTGATGTAATGGATACAGAAATTCGTAACCGTTTTGAAACAGCTTATATTGAAGAAATTTCTAAACTCACAATGGAAGAAATCCGTGGCGATAAATCAAATTCTATGAATGTTGTTCGTAAACAAGTTGAAAGTTATTTCGCTGAACGTGGCATTACTTTATCTAACATTGGTTATAAAGGTGAGTTAGTTTATGATGATCCTGAAGTTCAAAAAGCTTTATCTGCTCAATTCGTAGCTGAACAAAATAAAAAGGCGCAAGACACTATTAACTCAACAAATGAAGAGAAAGCTAACTCTGAAGCTAGAGCAGCAGCTACTCGTCAAAAATCTTTAGAAGCTCAAACACGTATTATGGAACTTGAAAACCAAAAAGCTTTAATTGAAAAACTTGATAAAGTTGATCTTCCAAAAGTATGGATGAGCGGTAGTAATAGTACAATCTTAGATTTACCCGCTGATTTACTAGAAGGTACATCTAAAAAATAGCAAAAGGAAAGAGATGATTTTAAATCATCTCTTTTTTAATTGTATTTAACTACTTCTTTTTTAAAAGGATTGAATCTTAAAATCCTTTTCTTTCGTGATTCTGCATACTTAAAACAATTCCTTGTTCCTCCATTAGAACCATCCCAAACTGCTATGATTAAATCTGAATGATTCACCATCCACTCATTTCTAACTTGTAAAATGTAGTTCCCAACAGCATCAAAAGATCCTTTGTGTACATATATAGTTTCATCCGCTAAAGAAACTAATTTATAAAATTGTTGCTTGACTTCGTCAGGCCATCGTTCACCAAAGCCTTTGTAAGGTATAGCCATTGTCAGTTTTATATTTTTGTTAGTGTGTAACTTCTTCTTTTCTAGTATTATTTCAGCAGCCCACAAATCAACTCCTTGCGCCCCTCCTGAAATAAACCTTACGTAGTCAAAACGTTGTATCATTTTTTCTATTGTTTGGTCTAACCAATTGTAAACTAATTGAAACTCTTCTTCGTTTTCTCCATAATTGCCTATTTTGTCGGGTCTATGCCCTGTAAAAGAAATAGAAACCACGATATCACCTCTTACTAAATCATATGTAATAAAGTAAGAGAAATTAAAAAAAGGTACATTTAAGTACCTAAAGAGAAAGTATTCTTTGTTTTTTCAACGATTTTCTTGATAGTTGAACCTCCATAGATTCTCTTCTTGTAAACTTCCAATTGTTCTAATTCATCTAGTATTGTATAGAAAATTTCTGTTGATGCAGAGTCTTTTGGTTTTATGATCCAACTTCTATCGTAATTCGCAACTACGCCTTCCCAGAATTCATCTTCATTCATATCTTCTTCCATGTTACCTTTTCTTACAACTAACTTTATAACTCTACCTTTGTCTAAACCATTTTTATTTTTTTCATCGTCAACTTTTGCGTACCAGTCGTATGTAGATTTATGATGTTCAGCAGTTCCTGTTACCCAAATGCTATCGTCTTCAATTTTGTCAATATGCACTTTAGTTGTCATGCTAATCCTCCTTTTATTTTATTGTATTCAAAGTCAATGAAATGTATACCAAAAACAATGTTTTAATTAAATTTTTTCTACTTAGTTCATATAATATAATTATTATTTAATAACAGAAACAATAAAATAACGTATAAGTATAGAAACATGCATTATGTTATGTAATTTGAAATATTTTGATTCTAAATCACATGAAGTTAATATGGAGAGGAGAATAGAGAATGGAAAAGACATATTTAACAGAAACTGAAACTATGACATTGAAACATCTTTTAGGATTTAATAAACAAACTATAAAACGTTTTGAAGATTTAAATTTAGATGATGAAACTAGATCATTTATTGTGTTCGATATGATAGCAAAAGCTCAACAAAAAGAACGAAATAAATGGGAAAAAGAAGTAGAAGAATTGAAAAAGAAAAACAATGGGTTTTTTAAAAATTTATTTAAAAAACGTGGTGACAATAATGGAAGAGTTTAAATATGAAGAGCATGTTGGTTTGGTGATGAAAGGTATTAAAAAGACATTTGGTAGTATTGAAAGTGCTGCTTTTATAGCGAAAGCAAATTCTTATGATTTAGAAGATTATATTCAAGTAGGTATGATAGGGCTATTTGCAGCAAGAGAGAAATTTGATGAGTCAAAAAATTATAAGTTTTCAACTTTTGCAATGTCATATATTTGCGGTTATTTATTAAAAGAAATAGAAAGGAATACTTTAGTTAAGTTTCCTAGAAGTATACAAAAAGAAGAGAGAATTGATTTTATGAATTCTATTTTCTCTGTAAATTCTGAATATGTCAGTTTAGATAAAGATATCAAGGCTATGAGAGATGTTGGAGAATCAGAGTTATTAATAAGACGTACCTCTTTAGAAGAAGAAGTTTTATCTAACTTAGAATTTGATAGAGCTCTAAATACTCTAAATGAAAAGAATAAACAAGTTGTTTTAATGAAACTAGAAGGTCATAGTAATATAGAAATTAGTAAATACACAGGCATTTCTACCAAAATGATAAGTAAAATATTTTGTAACAGTAAAAAGAAAATAGCACAACATTACACTACATTAGGAGAGTTAGCATGAAACAAAAACCATTAGCGCATCGTATGAGACCAGAATCATTAAGTGAATTCATAGGACAAAAGCATATTCTTGGAGAAGGTATGCTCCTAAGAAAAGCAATTGAAAAAGATATGTTGCGTTCTATAATCTTTTACGGCCCTCCCGCCTGTGGTAAGACATCATTAGCATATGTAATTTCAAAAACGACTAAATCAATTTTTGTACAATTAAACGCAGTAACTGCTAAGAAATCAGATATTATGGACGTAATTGACCAAGCTAAAAAAATGGAAATAGGCATGGGTAAAAAAACAATTTTGTTTTTAGACGAAATACATCGTTTCAATAAAGGACAGCAAGATTCGTTATTACCTTATGTTGAAGATGGAACAATTACGTTAATTGGTGCAACAACTGAAAATCCATTTTTTGAAATTAACGGAGCTTTAATTTCTAGATCAACAATATTCAAGTTGGAACCATTAAGTAAAAAAGATATTAGAGATGCTCTAGTTGTAGCAATTGATAAAGAGTACAGTGACGTTAATGCCGATTTAGACGCATTAGAACATATTGCAGATGTTGCAAATGGAGATCTGAGAGCTGCTTATAATTCTTTAGAGTTAGCAGTATTGATGTCTGAACCAAGTGAAAAATCAGTAGCTGATTCAGATAAATTACTTAAAAGGATAACTTTGCAAATTGTTGAAGAATCAAGTCAAAAGAGAGCTATTAATTATGGTAAAGGTGATAGTAATCATTACGACATTATGTCTGCTTTTTCTAAATCTATGCGAGGTAGCGATTCTACGGCAGCCCTACATTGGTTTGCAAGAATGTTGCAAGCTGGAGAAGATCCAAAAGCTATAATGAGAAGAGTTATGACACATGCTGCTGAAGATGTAGGTTTAGCAAATCCGCAAGCATTGGTTGTTGCTACATCTGCGATGACAGCTTTAGAATTTACAGGAATGCCAGAGGCCCGTATACCAATGTCTCAAGCGATAATCTATATTTGCGAATCACCAAAGAGTAATGCTGTTTATAGAGCTATAGATAGAGCAATTAACGATGTTAATAATAAAGAGTTAGGCGAAGTACCTTTATCATTAAGAGACACTCACTATAAAGGTGCTAAAGATTTTGGACATGGAGAAGGTTATATTTACCCGCATAATATCCCAGGAAATTGGTTGCCTCAACAATATGCTCCTGACAACATACATGGCTCTGATTATTACAAACCTACTAATAATGGGTTTGAAATTAAAGTTAAAGAATTAAGAAAAAGAAGAGAAGATAATTATGCTAAATATAAGGGGCATTACGAAGATAAAAAAGAGTAGAGGAGATTTGAAATGGAAAAGATAATTAAGCACATTAAATCTTGTCCGATGTATGTGTATTTAACGTTCATTCTTAGTCACGTTATAATTACAACATCATTTTTTGGAATTGATTATTACATTAGGCAAGATTATTCTTTAGATAACTGGATAGACGCAATAATTGTTTCTCTTATATCTTTTACTATTACTGCTGTTGTTATCGTAATTGTTAAGAAAGTAAAGAGACGAAAGAAATTAAAAGATGCTTATAAAGAAAAATTACCTCCATTTTTAAGAAGAGGGAAATAGAGATGAATGAAATTACATTAAAAAGTAATGATTCTAATATGATAGTTAAATTACAATATTCATCTCAAAATATCCAAAGTAGTTTAGATGAAATTTTTATTGGCGCTTCTCTATTAGATTATGAGGTACGATTCTCTCGAGTAACTTCTATGGGTAATTATAAATACGGAGTTTCTAATACAAGAGAAGAATTGACTTTTTATAAAGGAGAAAAACTACATTATCTACGTTTCAAATTCGTAGATTCAAGCAATAGAGTTATTGATTTTGTAGAAGTTTTCGTAGATGAAAATTATATCAAAATGTATATATGTAATGATGAACAAAGTTTTTTAGATGCTCTAGAAAAATTAAAGTCAAATTTATAAAAGCCGGAAACGGCTTTTTTATTTTGTTATAAAAATGATAGAACTTATACATAATATATATAGTATATAAGTGATTAAGATAAAAGGGTGAAGCATATTGAAGAATATACTTAATAATTTTCCATTTGAAACTGTAAGAGATAGACAGGAAGAGGTCATTAAGAAATTAGAAGATAATTGGGATAAATATAAGTGCTTTGTTGTTGAAGCACCCACAGGCTTTGGAAAGTCGCCAGTTGCAAACGCTATAGGTATGAGTGTTGATAGTACATTTTTATTGACTTCAACAAAACAACTTCAAAATCAATACATTGAAGATTTTGGAAGTAAAGAAGTTGTAGATTTAAAAGGTAAAGCTAATTATAGATGTAATATAGAACCAGGGTTAAATGTGGAGTGTGGACCTTGTACTGTCAATAAAGATTTATTGAAAAACTGTAAAGACAATGGTATTTGTTCCTACTACACTCAAAGAGAAAAAACTTTAAATGCAAATATAGCGGTTTTAAATACTTCATTCTTTTTATACGCTACAACTTGTGGTAGATATTTTAAACCACGCGATGTTATTATTGTTGATGAATGCCATTTGTTGGAATCACAATTAGTCCAATGGGCAACAACTTTAATTTCTCCCACAATATTAGAAGAAGAATATGATATTAAAGTTCCAAAATATAAAGAAGCATCTGGTTATAATGCTAACAAAAGATGGTTAAATAAAGTTTGGAAGATCATTATTGATAGAAGAATTGAGTTAGAAGAAGAAATAAAAGAAATGTTAGATGGACAAGATCCAAATACTATGAGTGAAGACTTATTAGAAGAAGTAACTATTTCACATAGTGCATACTATAAAATAGATAAATTGTATAAAACAATGGAAAGATTCTTTAAATCTACTAATAAAGAATCATGGTTATGTGAGCCTCAAGATGATGGTTTAATAGTTACACCTGTTGAAGTATCAGACTTGTTCCAAAGATTTATAGCGTCTCAATCATTAGAGAAAGTTGTATTCATGAGTGCTACGATTTTAGATATGGTTGGTTTTTGTAAAACTTTTGGAATTAAGAAAGAAGAAGTTGGTTTGTTAAAAGTTGAATCAGAGTTCCCACCTGAAAAATCTCCAATTATCTATAAGCCTTGTGGTTCTATGAATATGAAAAATATTGATGCTACTATGCCAAATGTAATAGAAACTATAAGAGATATTTTAGCAAAACACCCTAATGAAAAAGCTGTCATTCATTCTTCTAATTATAAAATAGCAGAACAAATATACCAAGCTTTAAATGACCCAAGATTAATTATCAAACAAGAAGGCGAAAACAATGAAATGATTATTAAGAAACACATGGAAAGTACAGAGCCTACTGTTTTGTTATCTCCTTCTTTGACTACTGGAACTGATTTAAAAGATGATTTAAGTAGATTTCAGATTATAGTTAAAATGCCTTTCTTATCTTTAGCTGATCAAAGGGTTGCTAGAAAAAATGAATTAAATAACGATTGGTATGTAGCTGAAATGCTTAGGACAGTTGTACAGGCAGCTGGTAGAAGTACCAGGAATGAAAATGATTGGTCTGTTACTTATGTTTTAGATTCTTCATTTTATTACTTTATTGTAAAATATAGACGTTGGCTGTCTAAAAACTTCTTACAAAGAATTAAATTTAAAAGTTCTGATTTTGATATTGAGAAATTTAAAGATGAAAATAAATAAGTTTTGAAAACAGTTTACATTAACCATATCATGTTATATAATATAAATATAACATGATATGGTTTGAGAAAGGAATGAGAAAAATGATCAGAGGATTCCTACAGTTGTTTTCTAAAAGTGTTAAATCCTTTAATGCTAAATTTTCAGGAACTTTTCTTAGTTTTAACCTTGATGATCAAAATGAAAAGATTTTGATGAATAAGATTAAAGAGGTAATGGAACTTGAAAAAGACAATAAGATTCAAGCATTAGAAGTTAGTGAAACTTATAGTGGTACTAAACGCGGTTATAGAATTTTAGTTAAGTATCTTGGAAGCGACATTATTAAAACGTATTATGTTAATAAAAAATAGGAGTTGAGTATTTTGAAAAACATAACCTTTTCTGATGAATTAATGGAATTGTTCAAACACTCTCAATTTTTTAAACATGAAGCAAAATTAGTAAATTTAAATTCTGGTAAAGAAGTTGATATTGAACCAGATGAAGATGGTTACGTATATATTCCAGAAGTAACTGAATTTTCTCCAACTTCATTAGTTAAAAATGGTGATGATGAAGATGCTCAACATGATTATGTTTTTATGGTAAAATTGATTAATGAATTTAGAAATCAAGCAAAATAAAAAAAGATAAGGTGGTTAATAAAATGAGTGGAGAAATTATTATTGGTCAAACAGCAAATAAAGAAGTAGAACAAATTGATGATATTCATCGTTTAGTTAACTCTTTTGCTACAAATCGAAAACTTTCAGGTCAAGAAGTTTTAGTTAAAAAAATCAACAATGGTGATGGTTCTATTGTACGTGTTGAGAGGCATGATCATAAATTATTAGAAGTAAAATACAGTGAAAGTATGTTCCAAATTAACGTTATCTTCAATTTACAACCAGTATTAGATGATCAACTTATTCGAACAGTTAAAAATTTAGCAGAAGTAGATAAAGAAGATTTAGATCGATTCTTTATTGAAGAAGATAAAAATACTTACGGTGCGATTTTGTTTGGCTTTGACCAATTTAAAGAATTGTTTCCAAAGATGTATTCTTAATAAAAGTTAAAGAAGGTGCCTTTATGAAACATTCTGACTTAGAAGAATTAGCTCAAGAGACTGTCAAGTATGCAATGGAAAATGAAATGGATGAATTCTGTTTTTTTAATGGCGTTGGAATAGATTCTATATTTTATAAAGTATATAATGACTTAGCAAATAAAAATCTTATTGTTGGTAGTATGTTTGCCATGTTATTAGAAAACAAATATGAAATCAAAATTCCAATAAAATAGCTTATATTGATTTTTTAGATTAATTATTTAGGTTCCATAAATATATTCAGATTTGGTTCAGAATTCAACTCTGATTCATCTAGATTAATTGAATAATATATATATAATAATAAAAACCGTACTGAATCCAGTACGGTTTTTTTATATTAGTTCTGCTCTTCTATTTCATCTTCTTGAAGTTGTTCAGATAAGCAGTTGTTGAATTTTTCTTCATCTTCTTTTCTGATGTATTTAAAGCCCCATTCTTCAGAACTGTTTTGAGCTATCAGCAATAAATGTTTTTCTTCACTATAACTCTCTATTTCTTCATCATCAGTTTCTAATGCTAAGAATTTCATGCCGCCAACCATCTTTTTAACTTCAACCCAAAGTAGTTTATGTGATTCTGCATAATTATCAAATTCATCAAGTAGAATACTAAAGTCGTCTAACAAATCATTGTAAAATTCTAATTGATTTAAAATTTTCATTGTTTGTTTTGGGTTAGACTTGTGAATATATAATGGCTCTGGTAGGTCTTCTAAAAGAATTTCTTCATCTTCAAATTCTTCGTCACTTTTGCCTTTCTTTAGATCTTCCACATTATAAATTTCTATTTTGTGATTTTCTCTAACGAATATAGCTTGTTTAGATTGTTCGAAGTTTTCAAGACCTAGAACATTACTTAAATACATATTGACACGTTTATCTGCAGCAACGATGTCTTCGTTCATTTCTTCTAATTCACTTTCTAAACTTTTTAATTGGATAGTAACTTCTGCAATTTCTTTTGCGTATTTCTTAATTTGCTTATTACCATCAATCTCCCATATTGGGACATTTGAAATTATCTTTTTAAAATCAGACATACTTGTACCTCTCTTTCGGGTTAAAATTGATTAATAGGACTATATTATTATAATTAGTTTTAACGTGCTTTTTATACTAATTCTTAAGAAATAAAATTTTTTATTCTTAGCTATTACAAAAAACAATACTTGTTGTATTAAATAAATGAAAGGAGGCGATAAAAAAAGTCGGGAGGTGAGGGTCGTATGCATATTTCTAAAGTTAATGATATTTTAGATTCAATCAAGGAGATTGATGTTGCAACATACGATCATTTAGAGCGTACAGCTATGTTTACTTTTGCTATTGCGAAAGAGTTAAAATTTGAGTCAAAACAAATGGAACAAGCTTATTTTGCCGGTTTATTGCATGATATTGGTGTTTTATCTGCTACTAATAGAAACAAAAAAGAATGCGCTGAGTTTGGTAGTTTAATGTTAAGATTTGTTGACGATTCAAAATTCTTATCAGACGTTATTAAACACATGCATGATTTCTATTTACAAGAAGAGAGTTTTAATACTTTACTTTCTGAAATAGTAGCTGTTTCCAGTGAATACGATGAACTTAAGAATGTAGAAGGTTTAGAGTATGACAAAGTTTTTGAAGTTCTTAAATCAAAGAAATATCAAGATAGAATATTAGACAGTTTTGATAAAGTTTTAAAGAAAGAAGAATTAATTTAAACTTAAAAAACCGCCTTCGAAAACAGCTATTGAGTTAGCTGTTTTTTTATTTGTAAAAAGTGATACAAATAGGTACAACAAAAGTAATTTATATATAATAAAAAAACAGCAATCTTCCCTTGTAAAAATTTTGAGGATTTTCAATTTTAAAAAGAAGATGTTATTTAACTTCACAGAGATTCTATATCTTCTGTACCTGGGAGATTCAAGTTGAATTTCTACAAGAACGAATACAATTTCAAGGAGGCAATAAGATGAAAGTTGTTGTTTACTCACAACCAGATTGTGGGCCATGTAAAATGGTAAAAGCTTATTTAAATCATAAAGGCATTGATTTTGAGGAAAAGAATATTAGAGAAGATGAAGCCGCTTACAAAGAATTAGTTGCTCAAAATTTCTCAAAAACTCCAGTTACTTTTATTGATGGCGAACCAGTAGTTGATTTTAACATTGAAGAATTAAATTCAAAATTAAATATAGAATAGTTTAATTGGCTATAAACTATATAAGACTTTTAACATATAATAAACATTAACAATAAAAACTTGCAATGAGCGTAGTTTGTAAGATTGGAGGTGTTTTGAGTTGTTAATAGCGTACGATTCTAAAACAGGAAACGTTCAACGTTTCATAAATAAACTGGATATGAATGCTATTAGAATTGAAGAAGATTTAATCTTAAGTGAACCTTTTATATTAGTTACTTATACAACTAACTTTGGACAGGTTCCAAAGAAAACTGCTAGTTTTTTAAAGAACAATCATACAAATTTAATTGGCGTCGCTTCAAGCGGAAATAAAAATTGGGGAGATAATTTCTGTAAAAGTGCCGTTAAAATATCAGATATGTATAGAATCCCTATAGTTCTTAAGTTTGAACTATCTGGCACAAATAATGATGTGCAAAAATTTAAAGACGAGGTGGCAAAAATTGAATCACATAGAACTAAACAATGAGATTACAATGAGAGGAGAAGATGGATTTTTCCAACTTCACAAAGATAAAGAAGCAGTTGAAGCTTTTAGAAAAGAGCTAGAAACTAAAAAAATTAAATTTAAAGATGTAGAAGAAAAAATCAACTACATGATTAATAACGACTACTACTTTAATGTTTTAGAACAATATACTATGGATCAAATCAAAAAGATTTATTCTACATTGTATGCTTATAACTTTAAATTCCAATCATATATGGCGATTTCAAAGTTTTATAAAGATTATGCTTTAAAAACAAACGATAAAAAATTCTACTTAGAATCTTATGAAGATCGTATTGCTATTGTTTCTTTATTCTTAGGACAAGGTAATTTCAATAAAGCAAAAAGTTTAGCTGTTTCTATGATTGAACAAAGATACCAACCAGCTACTCCAACTTTCCTAAATGCTGGTAGAAGCAGACGCGGAGAAATGGTTTCTTGTTTCTTATTAGAAATGGATGATAGCTTGAATTCAATTGGTTTCAATATCAATACTGCAATGCAATTATCTAAAATTGGCGGCGGCGTTGCCTTAAACCTTTCTAAACTTAGAGGAAGAAAAGAGCAAATTAAAGGTATTGATGATGCTGCTTCTGGAGTAGTACCAGTTATGAAACTTTTAGAAGATAGCTTCTCTTATGCTAATCAGCTTGGCCAAAGAAAAGGCGCTGGAGCTGTTTACTTAAACATCTTCCACTGGGATATTATTGAATTCTTAGATACTAAAAAGATCAATGCTGATGAAAAAGCCAGAATTCAATCTTTATCTATTGGATTAATTGCTGAAAAAATCTTCTTCCAATTAGCAAAAAGAAACGAAGAAATGTATGTTTTTGCTCCTCACTCGGTTTACAGAGCTTATGGTGAACATTTAGATGACATGGATTTAAATGTTATGTATGATAAGTTAGTTAAAAACCCAGCTGTTAAGAAACGTAAGTTAAATTTAACTGCTCGCGAAATGCTTATTAAAATTGCTATTATTCAATTAGAATCTGGCTACCCTTATTTTATGTACAAAACTAACGCTAATGATACTCACGCATTAAAAGATATTGGCCAAGTTAAAATGAGTAATCTTTGTACGGAAATCTTCCAATTACAAGAGACATCTACTATTAATAACTATGGTACTGATGATGAAATCAAGAGAGATATCAACTGTAATTTAGGTTCATTAAATATTGTTAATGTAATGGAATTAAAAGCAATTAGAGATTCAGTTCATGCTGGTGTCGAAGCATTAACATCAGTTTCTGATATTACTTCAATTGAAAATGCCCCTACAGTTAAGAAAGCTAATGATGAACTTCACGCTATTGGTTTGGGTTCTATGAACTTACACGGATGGTTAGCTAAAAATAAAATTAATTACGAATCTCCTGAAGCTCTAGATTTCGTTAGAACTTTCTATATGGCAGTAAACTACTATTCTATTGAGAAAAGTATGATGATCGCTAAAGAAACTGGGGTTAAGTTTAAAGACTTTGAAAGATCAGAATATGCAAAAGGTACTTATTTTGCTAAATATCTTAAAAACGATTACTCTCCTAGAACTGAAAAAATCAAACAAATGTTTGATGGAATTGAAATTCCTTCTCAATCAGATTGGGAGAATTTAATGTTTGATGTTAAGAAATATGGTTTATACCATGCTTACCGTCTGGCAACAGCACCAACACAAAGTATTTCTTATATTCAAAATGCAACGCCAAGTGTTATGCCAATTGTAGATCATATTGAAGCTAGAACATATGCTAACTCTACAACATACTATCCAATGCCTTATTTGTCATTAGATACTTTCTGGTATTATAAATCAGCATATAATACAAATCAATTTAAATTAATTGACATTATTGCTGAAATGCAAGAACATGTAGACCAAGGTATTAGTACAATTTTATATGTAAATAGCGATATTACCACTAGCGAATTAGCTAGATATTATATTTATGCAAGTGAAAAAGGATTAAAGAGTCTTTACTACACTAGAACGAATAATTTAGGTGTTAACGAATGTGAGACTTGTTCAGTTTAATTAGTTTTAAAATATCAGCTTCTATTAATTTAGAAGCTGATATATAAATTTTAAAATATGAGGTGTATGAATAGAATGGCACGTGGCGTCAATTGGAATAAATTAGAAGATGAATATAGTTTAATGTTCTGGAAGCAAAATATTTCGCAATTCTGGACCGAAGAAGAAATTGCAATTTCTTCAGATAAAAATACTTGGTTCGATTTAACTAAAGCTGAAAAGAAAGCTTATAAAAATATACTAGGTGGTCTTACTTTACTTGACACTAAACAAGGTGGAGAAGGTATGCCGCTTATCTTGCTTCACACTAAGAATCTACAAGCAAAAGCAGTTTTAGCTTTCATGGGGGCAATGGAAGAAATTCACGCTAAGAGCTATTCTAGTATCTTTACCACTCTCGTTGCTGAAGATGAAATTGAAGATATTTTTGAATGGGTAGATAAAAATCCACAATTAACTACAAAATCAGATTTAATTACTCAAAGATACCATGCTTTGTTTAAACCGCAAGTTACTAATAAAGAACTCTATATGGCGATGGTTGCTTCTGTATTCCTTGAAAGTTATCTTTTCTATAGTGGTTTCTTCTATCCATTATACTTAGCTGGCCAAGGGAAAATGACAGCTTCTGGTGAAATTATTAACTTGATTATTCGTGATGAATCTATCCATGGAGTATTTGTTGGTATGCTTGCACAAGAGGTTTATTCTCAAATGTCAGAGCAAGAACAAAAAGAAGTAGATAAAGAAACTTATGATTTGTTGATTGATTTATATGAAAATGAATTGGTTTATACAGAAGAGATTTATTCTGAAATTGGTTTAGTTGATGAAGTTAGGAAATTTGTTCGTTATAATGCCAATAAAGCTCTTATGAATTTAGCTTTAGAACCCTACTTTGAAGAGGAAGAAATTAACCCAATCGTATTTAATGGTTTGAAAACAAATACTAAAAATCATGATTTCTTCTCAGTTAAAGGTAATGGGTATATTAAAACTTTAAACATTACGCAATTAAAAGACGAAGATTTCAACTTTAACTTTTAATCATTAAACCTACTTGGACTTTAATTCAAGTAGGTTTAATTTTCTTTAATTTTTGTAAATAAAAATATTAATTTTAAATATAATTTTAATGTAATTACTTATTAATTTCTGAGAAAGAAAATTAACAGTTTATATAAAGGATAAAAAGGAGTTTTTATTTGCAATGAGAAAAAGATGGAATAAAGAAGAAGATAAAGAGTTACTATCATATATTTTAAAATTCGTAGAAGAAGGAAATTCCTTAAGAGAAGCTGTGAAATTAGCGAGCGAAGAAATTAATAGAACATTTGAATCTTGTTACGCTAGATGGAATAATTTCCTAAGAATAGAGTATGAAGATCGATTAGAAACAGCAAAGTCATCTGCAAAAGAAAATGGAAATGTCTTTTATGAAAAATGGACTTCAGATGATGATGAAATGTTAGCCGATATTATTTTAAATGAAATTAGTAACGGTAGCTCTACTAGAAAGGCGGTCAACGCTTCTGCTAAGAAACTAAATAGATCCTTTACTTCTTGCTATAATAGATGGCAAACAGTTGTAAGTAAGCGTTTTGAACAAAAATTTGTTTTTAAAGATTGTGAAAATGAAAGTAATAATGACTTAGAAAACTTAAAAGAAAGATTTTTACTTTTAGAGAATAATTTTCATAATGTTCTAGAACAAAATGAAAAAATTATTGCGCAAAATGAAGAATTATTTAAGATGTTACAAAAAGAGAAAGGGACTAATAGCTAATATTAGTCCTTTTTTTATATAAATTGGTTATTATGTAAAAAATTGACAATAATGTGGATGAGTTTTTTAACTATTTTGTTAATTTATTATATAATACATGTATACGCAAAGGGGTAAAAACTACGAACGTAGTATAAATTAATGTAGGGGGAGTTTCGTTTGTCTAAAAGATGGACAGCAGAAGAAGATAAATTGTTAGCAGTATTAATGCTAAAATATATACAAGGTGGGGAGAGTGTTAGAAAATCCGCTCTAATTGCTTCAAAAGAAATGAAAAATAGAACATATGAAGCATGTTATACAAGATGGACTAAGACTTTAAAAAAGAAAAATGATTCCCCTTTGAAAAAAGAAGATTATGATAAAGCTTTCATAACTTTAATAATTGATCTTTTTAAAGAAAACCAACTATTGAGTTATAGACTAACTGGGTTAGAAAGAAAATATCAAAAAATAGAGAAAAAAATAGAAATAGAACAAAAACCAGTTAGAAGAATAGGGTTTCTTATTGAAGAGAATGAATAATTCTCTTTTCTTTTTGTAGTTCTTTATTAATTTATACTATGTTAAAAAAATGAATATTTTGTTAAAACTATGTGACTAAATATATATTATTTATTATCTCAATTTTACAGTTCAAGCTAGAAAATACATCAAAAAAAAGATAGTTGAAAAATAAAAATAAAAAAATTAAAAATAACTGTTATAAAAAGTGATAGTTATGTATATAATATAATCAAATAAAACAATTGAACGAAAGTTGAGAGGTGAAAGATAATGATGAAATGTTCGTGGTTTGAATTTGATACTGATTTTACGGATGTATTTTATTGCGAATATACATTTTATTCATTATACACTTTTTTAGATATACGAAAACAACTCCAGAAAAGCAGAGGATGTCTTACATAAACTAGATTTAGTTTAGATATCATAAAAAATGCTCGGAGCTGATTCGTATAGAATCAGCTTTTTATTATGCGTTTATAGCCAAGTGGTAAGGCCTCGGTCTGCAAAACCGATATCGCGAGTTCAAATCTCGCTAAACGCTTTATAATGGCTCCGTGGTGTAGCGGTTAACACGCCTGCCTGTCACGTAGGAGATCGCCGGTTCGAATCCGGTCGGGGCCGCCATTAAGTATTTAATGGAAAGAGGTGAAAACATGTCTAAAGCGTCTATGATTGCTAAAATGCTACAAGAGGGTAAAACTATCGAACGTTATAAAGAGGCAGGAAATAGTATGTTACCTATTTTAAAGTCGAAACAACCAGTAACTTTAGAACCAGTTACTATTGATATTGTTTTAAAAGAAAATGATATTGTGTTTTGTAGAGTGAAGGGTAATTACTATACTCATAAAATCACTGGAATAAGAAACAATCAATATCAAATTTCAAACAATCGTGGTTTTGTTAATGGTTGGATATCAAGAGATAAAATCTTCGGTAAAGTTACAAAAATTTGGGATAAATAACTTACAAAAACAGTTTAATAGTGAGGAGAATTATGATGATGCATAAGATTGATTGGTTATCAGTAAAATTATTATGTTTAGGTGGCATAGTTACTATTGCATTAACTGAATTAGCTATAATTATAGCTCACACTATTATCTGGAGTGGTATGGATGTATAATTTAAAGAAGTTCCTTATACATACCGATAGTTTTAAAAAAGGAACTTTATAATAACGGAGGAGTAGCTCAGTTGGTAGAGCGGCAGATTGAAGATCTGCGCGTCGGGGGTTCAAGTCCCTTTTCCTCCACCATATATGGGGAGATAGACCGTAAGTGGAAGCGGGCAGGACTGTAAATCCTGTGAGAAATCCTTGGGTGTTCGATTCGCCCTCTCCCCACCATTTTATTAATTATGGCGCGTTAGCCAAGTGGTAAGGCATCCGGCTTTCTACCGGAGATTACACGAGTTCGAACCTCGTACGCGCTACCATTTTTGCCGGTTTAGCTCAGCGGTAGAGCGCTCCCCTTGTAAGGGAGATGTCGTGGGTTCAAATCCTATAACCGGCTCCATGTTATTTTAAAGGAGGAATTCGCATGATATCTAAGCTTATCAATTTGTTTTCTAGAAAGAAAACTCCCGCTGAATTAGTCCGATTAAGAAAAGTAAGCAATTTAGAATCGCAAGGTGATATGATGTCAGGAGTTATTAGACAATACCAACAAATGAATAATAAACAAATGGCTAATCAGATTTTAAAAGAATCTATTGAACCATTAAAGAAAGCTAAATTTAAATAATATTTGCAGGTTGTAAGTGGAATGATAGCCACTAGAATCCATATAGCACAACGAAAACATGAGGTAGCTCCTCATTCGTCTTAGGTGAACCTCCCTGTGCAAAAGAGAGTTTGATTCTCTCCACCTGCTCCATATATGTCATCGGTAGTTTAAATAGAATAGGCTTAGATAATCTGCGACCAAAAGATAGTGGACCTAAGTTCTAAGAACAGTCCCATTGTGATGGGGAAAGTTAAGGTGCGATTCCTTATCGAGACACCATTCGGAGGGTTACTCTAATTGGTAAGAGAACAGTCTTGAAAACTGTCGTAGGTATAAAAGCCGATGGGGGTTCGAGTCCCTCACCCTCCGCCATATAATTTATTAGGAGAAATCTATGAAAAAATATGAATTTAAAGTTAAAGGATATGTTATTCACTCCACTTTAAAGGAGTTTTTCCCTAATAATAAAATTGTTTATACAATTGACTGTTATTCTTTAACTGGAAGAAATTGGTGTGATTCTGTTGTCACAAATAGTATTGCATTTAGAGTAAATTGGGATGAATATAGTAAAATTATGCAAGCTAATTTTAATTGTGTTTTTAAAAAAATGAAATTATATTATGGATCTTACGATGAATGTAAAAGGGCAATTGAATTTTCAAAAACTCTTATTGTTATGAATAAATTGTTAAAATAAATATCAGAAGATAATTGTATTCGAGATATGTCGGTTCAATTCCCAAATCTTCTAATTATATAGGGGATTAAAGATAATTGGATAATCGTCTGGCCTCCAAAGCCATGATACGCGGGTTCGATTCCTGCATCCCCTGCCATAAAAACAAAAGGAGAATGCTTAATGAAAATTTTTAGCATCGATATCATACCAAGCTCATAAGACTATAAATTCCTTGAGGTATCTTATGAGCTTGGTTTTTAACTCAAGGAGGTATGATATCATGAAAAACAGAAGTCTTGATTATTATCGTCATCACAGAAAACGTATTATTGCTAGAAAAGTTTATATTTTTACTCATATTTGGGGAAATGAATTATTCGAATATGAGAACAGAGACTATAAACCATTTCCAATTGGAAAATATTCAAAAGGAAAAGTACATTGTAGTTGTAAGGTTTGCAAATATGACAAGCATTTTGAGATTAAAAAACATAAAGTCAAATCAAAAGAACAAGCAATGAAACAAGAAATTGATGATTATTTTAATAATAAAGAATAACGTTTTACAATTTTCATGTAATAAGTAAAGGAGAATGTTTAATGAAAATTTTTAGCATTGATTTTGAACACCTTTAGTGAAGTCATAAACTAAAGGAGAAATTATATGTTACAAGAAGAAGTAATTGACATGATCATGGAAGAGATATCTGAGTTCGTAGAAAATTATATTATTATGTCATCATTGATGCAAGATGCTCTTTATACTGAGGTCGATCCAGGCAAATCAATAAGATTTTTAACTCGTTCCGAAAGATACGGTAGTATTTATTCTGAGGTAAGACATCAAATAATAAAAAGAGGTAGAACAAGAATTGCATTCAGCTTTAGATTTCTTAAAGAAGAGGCTGATTATGCTATGGAATTAGTTCATTTATTGGAAAGTTATGTTGAATATAGTTTTGGTAATTATTCAAATCACTATAGTTGCAACTTTGTTTTAGATGTAGGTTCTAAGAAAAATGGTATTGAACTATTTGAAAAAGTTAGTTTCTTAAAATAGACAAAATATTTTGTCTATTTTTTTTATCGTAAAGTTACGAAAAAAGATTTACAATTTTGACTAAATTTGATATAATCTATATATAACATAAAAATAGAGGGTGATACAGTGGACGAATTGCTGCATAGGAGAGCTACTAAAAACTTAGAAGAATTTAAGTGTCTTCAAGAAGATTTAAGATTATTTGTCTTAGAAAATGGTAAGGATCCAGATGTATTTATGCAAGAATTTGGTAAATTGTATTTAGATGAAATAACTCCAGAAAAAATTCAAGAAATTATGGATAGGATATAGATGAGTTTATGATGGAAAAGAAGCCAAAGAAGCCAAAGTATAAAATGCTAAAAGATTTTAGATTAAAGCTTTTGTTATTTGAAAGCTTAGAAGACAAGCGCATAAACTCAATATCAAATATAGATATTTACTATACAAAAGTTAAATCCGGTAAGTTTTTATTTCCATGTAAGAAGAAAATATTAGTTAGACTTACTGTCGAAGAAGAATTATTTGTTTTAGAATGTATGACAAAAAATTTGGATTTACAAAAACTAACTATGGGATACGAATATGAAATAGAATATAAATGAGGTTAAATTATGGTAAATAGGGGTGCGTACGAAAAACTAGCTGATGTACAAATAAAAGGCGGCATCATTAAAGATCTTGTAAAACAAGATATAGAGTCAATATCAGATATAGAGATTTATCATAAGAAAGTTAAAACTGGTAAACGCTATTTCTCTCGTAAAAAAGACGTAAGAGTTATTAAATTTATTATACGTAGTGAAGAGTTATTTGTTATTGAATGTATGACTAAGAACTTAGATTTACAAGAATTAGCAGGCGGAAATGAGTATGAAATAGAATATAAGTGAGGGGAAATAATGTCTCAAAGTACAACATTCGATGTATTGCATAACGCAGCGATTGAAGCCTTTATTAAAAAGAAAGTTGAAGAAAGAGATTTAAAATCTATATTAGAAGTGGAAGTTCGTTTTAAATCAGTTAAAACTGGTAAAAAAGTTTTCTTTTTCTTTTCAAAAAAGAAACAAATAGGTATTGTGAGATTTAAGGTTAATGAAGAGTTGTCTATTATAGAACACATGACAAAAGGATTAGATTTTAAAGAATTAGCGGGTAAAAGAGAATATGAAATAATATACGTTTAAGAAACAAGCGAGAGGAGAAGAACTATGACTAAAGGCGAAATGTCTAATAGAGATAAAGTTACTATTTTAAGAAATGCAGCTATTAAATCTTCCGTTAGAAAAAATATTGAACAAAGAGATTTAGAATCCATATTGGAAGTAGAAGTTTGTTTCCAAATAGTTAAAACTGGTGAATACGTTTCACTAGTTGAAAATAGAGATGAAGCAGTAACTATTGTGAGATTTAAAGTCGATGAAGAATTATCTCTCATAGAGCATATGATAAAGGGATTAGACTTTAAAGAATTAGCGGGTAAAAGAGAATATGAAATAATATATGTTTAAGGAGCTTTTTATGTCTGATAAAAATGATTTCCATAGATTATTTAACAGTTTAGATATACAAAGAATTATGGATACAATTTCAGAGAAAAAATTCAAATCAATATTAGAAGTAGATATTAATTACAAGAAAATCCCAACGGGTAAAAAATTTCTTTTTTTCCAACGTAAAGAGATGATTTTTATTTTCAAATTTAAAGTTAATGAAGAGCTTTCAATTATTGAGCATATGACAAAAGGCTTGAATTTCCAAGAATTAACAAAAGGTTGTAAGTATGAAATAGAATATGTATGAGGTGTTTAAATTGCCTAACGATAAAGAGATAGATGAATTCTATTTTAGTGCTATTCATTTTTTGATGGAACATTCAGTTAGAGAAGGTCCATTTAAAAGTATTGAAAAGGTAGAAGTAATAAGTAAAGAATTTAAATATACAAGGTTTTGTTTCACTCTCAAGAAATCTGTAACAGTTGTTAAGTTTGTTGTAAATGAAAGTATACTTGTTGCTGAAACTTTAATGAATAATTTAAATATTGAGAATTTCTTGAATTCTATATGTGGAAAGGAATACAAATGGGAAATTGAGTATATTTAATAAGAGGTGAATTGTTATGGACCTTTATGAAGCTGGTAATATAAAGAGTCTTGAAAACCGGATAAAAGACACAATTTGGGTAGATAGTCAATCTTCTATTCAATATTTAATAAAAAAGAAGTATTTCCGTAAAAAAGTGATAAAAGATAAAGGTACTAAAAATGAATATGTTAGTTATTTCTTTTTTAGGTATAAAGAAGATAAGATGTTATTTATGAAAGAATATTACAAAAAATTATCAAAGACAGATGGTATAAGAGAAATACATGATAAAATTGGTTTATTATTTGGTTACCCGCCAAAGGCTGTGCAAAAATTTCACTCTAGAGATTATACTTCCAACATTTATTTTAATTTTTGTGGTATGGTTTTCTCTTCTTACCCTGAGACAATTATAGAAGACGTGAAATGGCTTCTATTAAATAAACCTTTGATAGAAGGAGAAGTTATTGAAATAGAAAAAGGGGTTATCACTCTTAAAAGAGAATCAGTTACAATTGGAGATTATGATTGGGAAAGAAAGTTGCAAAATTTAGTTTTAAAGTATAGTTCTAATTAGAAAGGAGAGTTATTTGTGGATTGGGGAGAAACAAAACTTAAAAGCATAAAAGAAGAGATATTGTATGTGTTTCCGTTTGGTTCAAAAGTTTATGGAAATGTTACAAAAAATTCTGATACAGATTTGATTGTAGTTGTTAAGGGCAACGAAGAATTGAAATATCAAATATGCGATGATGACGGTGATATTCACGTGTATAGTAGAAAAACGTTTGAGGGATTAATAGATAGACATGATATCTCTGCATTAGAGTGTATTTTTTCTAACGATACAGATTTTGATTTTGTGTTAGATTTTGAGAAATTAAGAAGATCGATTTCTGCAGTTGCGTCTAATAGTTTTGTAAAGTGTAAGAAAAAATTAACTTCAGGCTCAGATTATAACCCGTACATAGCAAAGAAAAGTATGTTTCATTCAATAAGAATACTTGAATTTGGAATTCAAATTGCTAAGTATGGTAAAATTACAGATTTTGGTTGCGCCAATCACTATTATGAAATGCTGTTGGAGATGGATGATTGGGGAACTATTAAAAATTATTTTCAACCAATTGCAAATAAATTGAAATCTGAGTTTAAAAAATTAGCACCTTTAGATAAAGATATATATAACAAAAAATGGTAGAAAAGAGTGTGAACATATGGGTTATTTAAGTTTTTCTGACGCAAAAGATGAAAGAAAGAAACTAGTGAATGGTTGGACTTATATTGAAAAAGCGCTTCCTGGATCTAAAGATGTATTACAACAAATATGTGCTATGTTAACTTTAGCCCATTCTCCAACTTCTGTTCGTCAAAATAAAAAGAGTGAAAAGAAGAAAAATCTCGTAGTATATAAGTATCATATTGTTTTTGAAAATGGTAAGAAATTCGCTACTATTTATATTGATATAAATAATAAAGATAATTATAAAGTTAGATTGTTTTATAAAGATAAGAAACCACATGAAGCAAAAGTTGTTGGATTCTCTACTTTAGATGAATTACAAGAACATATCGCTGATTTCTTATAAGGAGAATATAAATGAAAAAAAGATTGAAAAGAAAATCTAATAGTATATTAAATGTCAATGATATATGCGTTAATTACGATTATGTACATGGTGCGTTAGAAAATATTACTTTTGGTCGCATTAGTCAATCAGAAGGACAACCTTTAGAAATATGGAAAGCAGAGGATGGTAACTTGGTTTTAATTAACGGTTACCATCGCTTTGTAGAAGGTATATTGAAGGGTTTAAATGAGTTTGATGTTATTTATGTTGAGTATGATGATGAAAATAAAGAATATATTGATGAGTATAATCCTTCAGCATATGATTTCCTTAATAAGAATTCAAAATATAGAGGGTTAGAAGATTTCAAGAGTGAAGAAGAATTAGATGAACTCGCATCACTACTATTAGAAGGGTAGGTAAATTATGAAAAAGATTGAAACTTTACAAGATGTATCAGATTTTGTTGAAAAAGTAAATAGTGTTTCAATAGATAACATAAATGATCTTTTTAAGCAATTAGAAATAAAGAAACAAAATGGTGAAAATGTAGATAAACAATTTGAAATGTTAGAAAATTTTAAGAAAATGAAAACAATTTTTAACTCTAATTAGTAAGGAGATTTGCATGGAAAAGATATATGAAGCTTTAAAAGGTGTAGTAGCTTCTGTTAAGTTGATAAACCCTAATTTAAGTGATGAATTAGAGTTGGAATATAATGAAATTCAAGTTCGTTTTGCAAATAGCACTAATATGTTTTATTTTATAGAATTTGAAGATGGGAAACTAAAGGTTTATGACTATGTGTTTTTAGATGGGCAAAAAAGAATTTACAATAATGTCGATTCTTTTATTAGTCATATAGAATTTAATTTTTCACAATTAGTAAGTATAATTGAAAAAATATCAAAGTAAAGAAAGAGGTATTAAAATGTCTAGAGATCAATTAGCTAAAATAGCAAAAGAAACAATTGAAATCGTAAAAAAAGGCAGTTATGTAAATAAAAAGAAAAAGACAATATCAGTCAAAGATGATGTGGATTTTTCTGTAAAAAATACTAAGTTGTATTCACCAGAAGATGGAGATGAGTTACTTAAAAATTTAACTCAAAATGATATTTTACATCAAACAAAATTTGAATGTAAAAATGAAACAACTTTATTTGCTGCAAAGAGACTATTAGATGAAGGTTTTAATAATGTAGTTGCTTTAAACTTTGCTTCAGCAAGAAATCCAGGTGGAGGTTTCTTAAAAGGGTCTTCAGCACAGGAAGAAAGTTTAGCAAGGTCTTCTGCATTGTATGATAGTATTTCTCAAATGAGAGAAATGTATGATTACAATTCTAAAAATAAGAGTGGATTATACTCTGACTATATGATTTACTCGCCTTCAGTACCTGTATTTAGAGATAACACAGGGGAGTTACTAGAAAAAAGTTTTAATTGCTCCTTTGTTACTTCTCCGGCTGTTAATTTAAAAGTTTTACAACAGGAAGAAAAACAAAAGGCTAGAGTTGTCATGGAGCAACGAATCAGAAAGATACTTACTGTGGCACTAGAAAATAATTGTGATGCTATTGTGCTTGGAGCGTTTGGTTGTGGTGTATTTGGAAATAGACCAGTAGATGTAGCTCAGATTTTTAGACAAGTTTTGAATAGTACACAGTTTAAGGGCAAATTTAAAAAAGTATCATTTGCAGTTTACGACAAGACTCCTAATAAACAAATTTTTAATGTTTTTAAAAATACCTTTGGGAGATAATTGATATATGGGTATTACATTATATAAGATGAGGAAAATGATAGAAGATCATGAGTATGTTGAAGAAATGATAGATATGAGTGATTGGTATCTTGGTAAAGTATATTTACGCCTTAAATGTAATGATAAATACATTGCAGATATTTTAAGTGGTAACAATGAATTAGACGAATACATTAAACAAGTCAGTTTACTTGTGCCGTATAATTGTACTATTGAATATGATATAGAAACATAAGCAAACAAATTTTGTTTGCTTTTTTAATAAACATTTTTAAAGGGGATTTGGGGATGTATAAGGCTACTGGTAAAATAGTATTTAATCCCGTAACAAGAGAAGGAGATATGCCAGATAAGTTATGGTGGGTGATGGTAGAATGCCCTCATGATATTATCGAATATTATAGGTATTGGGTAACTAAAAACAAAAACTTTAAAATAAGTTACCCACTATTTGGATCACATATATCTATCATTAGGAACGAAGAGCCACCTGATGAATTTAAACACTTGTGGGGTAAGAGAAATGGTATGGAAGTTGAGTTTACCTATACTCCAGACTTTGAAACAAACGGAAACTACTGGTGGTTAAAAGTGGATTGTCCACAATTAGATGATATTAGAGAAGAGTTGGGTTTACCTAGAAAGCCTTTTTTTGATTATCATTTAAGTATAGGTAAACTCATAAGGGTATAATTAACGCAATCAATATTCTTATTAAGTTAAAAAGCAATGGAGGTGTAGTTAATGAAAAAATTGATTAGTAAGTTTAAATCTTTTTTTGAGAGAGTTGGAGAACTTTTATTTAAAATTTTAGATCGTAGAGTATCTGTAGCTAAAGTAGCAAAAGCTGAAGATCTTGTAATTAGTAATGCTTCTTTAAAAAATATAAAAAGGGGAATGAGAAAAGTTTATAATGAAGTGTATGGTGCCAGAGAAGATAAAAAATAAAAAGAGGTGAAAGTTATGCCAGGCGCTGTTAGATTAAATGATACGTGTAGTGGACATGACGATTTTGGTTCAAGACCTAATAATCAAGCGAGTACAGACGTGTTTGTGAATGGTAGAGGTGCTCATAGACAGGGAGATTCTTGGGCTGTACATTGTAACCCTGTTCCATCATGTCATGGCGGCAATGCTGCAAATGGAAGTCCTAATGTTTTTGTAAATGGAAAACCAATGTGTAGAATTGGTGATAGCGTGAATTGTGGTTCCACAATGGTTAATGGTTCGAGTAATGTTTTTGTTAATTAAACATTAATAGAGAAGAGGTTAGTAATAGATGGGTATATTTGAAGAGATTTCTACATTTATTAAGATGGTTATTAAATCACCTATGAGAATAGTTTGTAAGAGAAAAAAAGATCATGATTGGTATAAACGTGGTGGTGGTTTTAACATTTTTGGAACTAAATACCCTTATATTTGCAAAAAATGCGGTTGTAGAAGTAATGGTACCTTTGATGATTTAAAGAAGAAAGGGTTTAAAGGTAAAGCGAAAATTTATATTAAAAAATAATCTGTTAAATTAGATGACTATTTTACAGATAATATATTTATCAAATAATTGAATTTCAATGCAGTTGACCACGTTTGCAAGGTGGGTAAACGTAATTTAGTAGGGCTATATCGGTATCGCTGCTGGATATAGGGAAAAATTACGTGGATAAGGACTAGTATCCTCGTGGAGTTCAGCGATAGAACAACTTCCCATGTTTGAAATTCAAAATGTCCCTAAGTTGCTAGGGGTTATTGAAAAGCAACCGGGTTAGAGAGGCTCATATAAGATACGGTATGAGTTGTAAGAGCTAAGAAGCCATTGTAAATTCTCTAATCAGGAGTGATGTTCACATGATAGGGCTTAGTGAACTAAATAAAATATGCTTAGTATCAATAAATTTAAGAGGTGAGAACAATGTAGTACTTAACTGTGCTATTACCCCTATTTTCACAATTTTTAACGGGGGATTCCTTTTCAAGTTTGTTCTTAATAAACTTTGAGCCGATCGATGGTTAAAAGACGGAAAATTGTAAATAATTAAGCTGTCCTTCTGCGGAAGGACTAATTTTTTGTCAAAATTATGTTCTAGGAGTGTAGATATGAATAACGTATTTGATTATGAAGATATTCAATTGGTACCAGCAAAGTGTATAGTTGAGAGCCGTTCCGAGTGTGATACATCTATTAGTTTAGGGAATCGAAAATTTAAATTACCAGTAGTTCCATCTAATATGCAAACGATTATTGATGAGAAAATAGCTGCTTATTTAGCAGAAAATGGCTATTTCTATGTAATGCATAGATTTGAACCCGAGACTAGACTTGATTTTATTAAAGATATGCAAACTCGCAACTTATATGCTTCTATTAGTGTTGGTGTAAAAGAAGAAGAGTATCAATTTATTAATCAATTAGCTGATGAAAAACTTGTTCCAGAATATATCACTATTGATATAGCTCACGGACATTCTAATGCTGTTATTAAAATGATTCAACATATAAAGAAGATGTTACCAAATAGTTTTGTTATTGCTGGTAATGTTGGTACACCTGAAGCTGTTCGTGAACTTGAAAATGCAGGCGCAGATGCTACAAAAGTTGGTATTGGCCCAGGTAAAGTATGTATTACTAAAATCAAAACTGGTTTTGGTACTGGCGGCTGGCAGTTAGCTGCATTGCGTTGGTGTTCAAAAGTAGCTACTAAACCAATAATTGCTGATGGTGGTATTCGTACTAACGGTGATATTGCTAAATCTGTACGTTTTGGCGCTTCAATGGTTATGATTGGTTCGCTATTTGCGGGTCACGAGGAATCACCAGGTGAGACGATAGAAAAAAATGGTAAATTATATAAAGAGTATTTTGGATCCGCTTCTGAATATCAAAAGGGTGAAAAGAAGAACGTTGAAGGAAAGAAGATACATGTAGAATGTAAAGGGAGTTTGAAAGATACGTTGATTGAAATGGAACAAGATCTTCAATCTTCAATTTCTTATGCTGGTGGTAAAGATTTATTAGCAATTAGAAATGTAGATTATGTCGTTGTTAAGAACTCCATTTTCAATGGAGATAAAAGTTATTAGGAGGTTATTAAATGCTTTCAGATACAAAACAAATGTATAGTTTTATCAAGATGAGAGGTTTCAAACAATCAAAAGATGTACTAGGTACTTATTTTGATAAAGGTGATCACAAGCTAACAATTAATAAACAAGCTGGTTGGTTTATTTGTTATTATAATAGAAAATCTGGAATGTCATGGCAGTTAATAGCTAAAAGCCAAACTCTTGATAATTTCTCTTCAGCTTTAGGTTGGGTTGTTCAAGAAATACAGAAAAATCAACTATAAGAAAGGCGGTTTAGAATGATAACAGCTTTTAGAAGTGATTTAACTAAATTGCAAAACGTAGATTATATAGTGAACGCTGCGAATGCAAAAGGTCCCATGGATTCTGGAATAGCTGGGGCAATAAGAATAAATGGTGGAACTGAAATACAAGATGCTGCAATGTTAATATGTTCTAAATTAAATTATCAACCTGGAGATATTTATGTTACACATGCTGGTAGATTATCATTTAAGAAAATAATTCACCTTGTAACAATGGAAAACCCAGGTGGAGTAACTTCATATGATATTGTTAGAAAATGCCTTCAGAATTTAATTTTATACTGTAAAGTTAATAATATTAAGAAAATCGCTTTACCAGCTTTAGGTACAGGTGTAGGTGGTTTAGATATTGATAAAATAGCAGGAATTTTTAAAGAAATATTGGGTAGTGTAGAAGAAATAGAGTTTTTAGTTGTAGATATTGATCCAATGTTTATTTACAATTTTAAATGAAATAAGTTGTTTTAAGAAAGATTATTTGATGTATATAGGATATAGCTAGTTTAGCTATATCCTATTTTTTTGATTTTAATATTGAAGAGGGTGTTTATATTGAAAAGATTAAAGAGACAATCAAAAGTATTTAGACAATCAAGATTGAAAAAGAAATCTTGGGATGCAGTGAGTTTAAAACACTATACTAGTACCCAACATTTTATCGAGATAATGAACGAAGGCCAAATAACTCCTGGTGGTTACAATGGGAATATCTCAGGTGGTGGACATGTTAAGTATTTATCGATGAGTGATGGCAGCAATACTACAAAAAAAATGTCACCATCAGAAATAGATAGATTATTCTCTAGTGATTTATGGGAAATTGATAAAGATTTATTGAACTATGTGAATGAAACGAAAGATACTGATGAATGGTACTCAAAACAAATTAATGTAAATATTATTCAACCTAGTCATGATCAAAATGGTGTTTATTTAACTAATAGGTCTGATGAAAATGATTACGGAAAAGAAGCTGTTAATAATGGTTTAAGTGACGATTATCCTAACTTTGAAATAACTTTAGAATTTAATGTTCAAACTGATGCATTAGGTCCTGACTTAGATGATGGTAAAATAGATAAAGAGAGCGAAACTCCACTTTGGAGACAAACTATTGATTCTATAGGTCAGTGTGTACATTATGGTCCTATTTCTATTGACTCAATTAGCCAAGTGATAATAAAGGATTATGGTCAAATAAATGGATATGAAATGAGGTTTTCAGATAGAGATAATTTTTTAAGTTGGGCTAGTGAATTTATAAGTTTTGAACAAGGTTTAAGTGCAGCAGATGCATATTCGCAAATTCAAAAAATGTATGAAGAATTTGACAATTATTATGAAGAAGAAGACTTTGATGATGAAAATATTAATATCAACGACGATGATGATTTTGATGATGATGATATTGATTTTGACATAGATGATTTCGAATTCCCTGAAGATGAATTAAATGATGATGATTTAAAGTAGTTAAAATTGTAAAGATTAATCAAACTTATTCATATAATTATCTTGTCTAAGAAGGAGGATGAATAGTGAGCAACGCAGATATACAATATAATAAATTAGTATCTAACATTCTATTAAATGGATTGTGGGATAAAGATCAAGAAGTAAGAACAAGATGGAAAGATGGTACCTCAGCTTACTCTAAAAGTATAATAGGGGCTCAGTTTAAATTTGATAATTCTGAAGTTCCAATTCTTACAACAAAAGAAGTAAAATGGGAAGCTGCTATTAAAGAAATCTTATGGATTTGGAAACAAAAAAGCAATGTAGTGCAAGATTTAAAAGATGTTGGTGTAAATATTTGGAATGATTGGGAATTAGCTGATGGCACTATTGGTAAAGCGTATGGGTATCAACTTGGCAAAAAATGTTTAAATTTAAATGGCGAAAAAGTAGATCAAGTTGATTATTTATTACACAATTTAAAAAACACTCCCGCTTCCAGACGACACATTACTACATTATGGTCTATAGAAGATTTAAATGATATGAGTTTAACTCCTTGTGTTTGGAAAACTCAGTGGTTTGTAAAACAAAATAAATTGCATTTAATTGTAGAAGCTCGTTCGAGTGATACAGGTTTAGGGTTACCATTTAATATCTTTCAATACAATGTTCTACAGAGAGTATTTGCTCAAGTTTTAGGTTATGAATTAGGCGATTATGTTTTCAACATTGGGGATGCCCATATCTACGAAAGACATATTGAACCTTTAACTTCTCAATTGGAATTACCTCAACATGATGTTCCAACTTTATGGATTAATCCAGAAAAGAAGAACTTTTACGATTTTGACATATCAGATTTCAAATTAATTGGTTACGAGCATGGTCCTTTCATTAGATTACCAATAGCTATTTAGGAGGGTAAGATTTGATTAATTTAATAGTAGCTTTAGATAAAAATAATCTAATAGGTAAAGATAATGACCTCCCTTGGCGTTTGCCTAGAGATTTACAGTACTTTAAGTCAAGAACTTTAAATAGTCCTATTGTTATGGGTAGAAAAACTTTCCAATCGCTTCCAGGTTTGTTACCAGATAGACAACATGTCATTTTAACGAAAAGTGGATATGCTGTAAGAACGCCAAGAGCTGAATCTCATTCTTCAGTTGAAAGTGTATTAGAAAAATTTAAAGACAAAGATATATACGTAATTGGTGGTTCTGAAATCTTTAATTTGTTTTTATCTTATGTAGATAGAATGTATGTTACTTACATCGATGAAGAATTCGAAGGAGATACTTATTTTCCAGATGTTTTAGATAATTGGAAAATGGTATCTAATGAAAAAGGGATAAAAGACGACAAAAACCCTTATGATTATTACTTTAGAGTATATGAAAAAAAATAAATTTATAATTTTTAAAAGGTATTTTTTGGATTATAATTTTGATTTCTCGTCCCTATTATGTATATGTAATGGGGAGGGGAAATTCAAATGAAACGTCTTATTAAAAAGTCAGAAAAGACTTATGAAACTAAGAATGATAATAATGAAGTTGAACAGCGTGAAGAAGTAGATAATGAAGTTCATGAAGAAGTACAAGAAACAAATCATGAAGAAGTACATCCTGCAGATATGGAGAGAGAAGACCCTTATCTTGGAAGATATGTAGAAATCACAAATCGTAGATCAAAGTATTATGGTTATCACGCAAGAGTAGATGATAAATTTTATACTGATAGATATAAAATTTACTTAGAACCAAAAAGAAGTGATGACGATGGTGGAAAAGGGTATATTATCAATTTTGTAGGTGTAAATGTTGCTTCTAACTGGTTTACTGTTGTTGAGTAAGGGGAGATTAGTAAAAATGACTTTAGATGAAATGCAGAAATGGTTTGAACTTTTTGCGGAAAAAGAAGGATGGCTCGAACATAAAAGTTTCGTGGATATTGGTTTTTTATTAGAAGAAGCTGGCGAAGTTGCAAGAGAAGTTCGGAGACACGAGATCGGTAGGCATGCACACGTAGATGAGAATGGTATGTCTAATAATGAAATGAAAGAAAAGTTAGCAGAAGAAATAGGAGATACATTACAGGCTCTATCAGTAATAGCATCTAGATATGATATTTCTCTAGCAGAAGCATTTAATATTCATAAAGAAAAAGTAATTAGAGAATATGGTGATATGTAAGTTGTACCGTTAATAATTATTTTTCTTTTTAAAACAGAAAGAGGTTAAAAATAATGGCGAATAAAACTCGCATATACTTTGACTGTGAATTTACAGGCTTACATCAAAATACAACTATGATTTCAATTGGGTTACTTGCTGATAATGGAGATTATTTTTATGCTGAGTTTAATGACTACGATAGAGATCAAATAAACGACTGGTTAAAGGATAACGTACTAGCTAATTTGTTTTTCTTAAAACAAGTTGAAGAAAGACAATTAGTTTTTCCTAAGTCTATGAAAGTTGAAAAATATTTGATGTGTGGAAACACTAATCAAGTTGTTGAAAGATTAAAAGAGTGGTTGTCGAAATTTGAAGAAATAGAGATATGGTCTGATTGTTTATCTTATGATTGGGTTCTATTTAATCAACTGTTTGGTGGAGCGCTCAATATACCAAAAAACATTTACTATATACCATTCGATATTTGTACGCTCTTTAAGATGAAAAATGTTGATCCAGATATTAGCAGAGAAGAATTTGGGAAAAATCACATAAGAGAAGATAACTATTTTAAATCTAATGTTAAAAAGCATAATTCTCTATGGGATGCATATTTAATAGAAGCTTGCTATAATAGATTGGAGGAAAAATAATGGTAATGCCGTATAGTAACAAAACTATTCAACATCAACTAGATCTTTTTGACTCACCTATTGATTGGACGATTGATCAAAGTTATAATCCTGAAATCAAAAAATTAGAAAACACTATTAAGGGTATTTCTGATAATATGCGTCAACAAATGCTTATTCTCCAAGGTTTAATTTTAGAATTACAGGGAAAAGCTAGTAACACTGGGAAATTTGACAAAAAATTATACGAAGAAATAATGAAATATGCTGAAGTAGTTGAACAAACAAAGTCGACTTTAGGCGGTTTTAATGAATCACTAAATGGAGTAAAAGATATTATTGATTCTTTACAAGTAGGGCAAGAATTATTAGATGGTTTTAACGAATATAAAGAGAAACAAAAAGTGCGGCACCAAGATTTTTTCGTCGGTGGGGCAGACACTTTCATATCAGATAATGTTAGAAATTATACTTTAAAACATAAGTTATATTTATAAATGTAGGTAAGGAAAGGGAGATTTGTTTTGAATTTTGATCCAATTAAGGAATTAAAAGATTTAGTAGTAGAAATAGAGGGAAAAGTGCCAACGGATATTATTGATTTATTAGATAAAAAAGTTGAGTATTACAAATCAAATGGTATTCATGATAGAATGCACATTGGGAAAACGGATTGGGATCTAGTTAGTGCATCTGAATGGTTACTTAGTATGTTTATCGGAATTATTAAAAAGGGAAAAGAAGATAAACGAAACTTTAATGTATTTGGTAATTGGTTAGAACACGTGTATCACTTCGTTATTAATAATAAACAAGGTTTTAAGTAAAGAGAGGTTTTCCTCTCTTTTTTTACATAAAAGTGAATTAATTGTTATTACATTTTAACTCTTCTATATTCTTTATATGAATAGAAAGGAGGGGGAAAGTTGTGAGTGATTTTGATAAAACATTAATGGGGAACATTGATGATGTTTTAAGAGATTTGCAAAATACAAAAGGGGTACGTTTAGATAAAGATAAAGTTGAGTTTTTAAAAATGATTTCAAAAACAAAATACTCTGGACTAACAACTCCAAAACTAGTATCTTCAATGAATTTTTTAAAAGAGAAAAACGACGAATGGTTTGTTGAGCTATTAGATGATGGATTAGTTGAAAAGATTTCTTATCAAGCCCCTACAAGTAAAGTCAGACAAACATTTGAAGGTTGGTTTATCACTACTGCAGGAAGAAAAGTCTTAAAAGATGTCTTAAAGAAAATGTAAGAGACAGTTAAACTCTGTCTCTTTTTTGATTAATATATAGGTATATTTAAATTTTCCAAATAAGAGAGGAAGTATACCTATGAAACAATTTATCGAAGAAAAAGACATTTATATCGAAATGATGCAGCAATTAAAGGACAAATTCCATGACACGCTAGGTCACATTTTTGTTGATGAAATTTTAGTTATGACAGATACTGAGTTTGAAATTAAGCCACCACGTGGAAAAGGTGGAGAAGATCCAAGTGAAGAAGCGATTGCGAAATGGGAAGATAAAAAACGTAAAGCTTGGAAATTTGAAATGAAGAAAATTCCAAAGTTATATCGAGATGCGCTTGATAAAAATAAAGAATTTGTTCTTATTGTTCGACAAAGCCTAGTTAAAGAATTAACAGATGCACAGGTTATTGCTCATGTTTATTCTGAAATGCGTAAAATCAATCATGAATATAAATTACAAAAACCAGATGTTCATACATTCTCTGATTTAGCGGAAAAATTAGGTCGTTCGGATTGGGACTCTGCTTATGATCTTCCTAATATTTTAGAAAATTAAGTGGGTGTTTAATTTGGATCAAGAGTTAATAGATATTCGACAAGATTTATTAAATATGCAACACCAAATAGCAAATTTAAGTATTTCAATTGAGAATTTAAGTAATCAAAATTTTACTCAACAAAACAATATTAACATGATGGCTCAATCTATAAATATGCAAATTCAACTTTTAAATCAGATGAATCAAGTAATTAGCAATCTTACAAATAAGTTATCAGATATGGAGATTAATTTTGATAATTCCGATAACTTCACTAAAGATATAATTGATGGCCAAAACGTTATTTTAGCTGAAATTAATGAGTTAAAGAATTCCATAGAAGGAATTCGATTCTATATGTTAAATAGCAACTCAAATTTCTAATGTTATATTTTTCAACAGATGCCTATATTTTAAATATTGAATAGTTTCAAACAAAAGGCATGTGTTAGTTCAAAATAATCTTAGAAATTGGTGGTGAATTGGTAAATGAAGTCTTCAAAGAGAGTTGATGAAAGAATCGTTAAAGATTATCGAATAATTGATTCTGCTTGGGATGAATTCTCTGATTACGTTGGTGAACATAATATAGGAACACCTTTGACTGTTAAACAATTTGAAGAAATATTTAGTAAACTAAATAGAAACAATAAGTTTTCGCCAATGAAGGATTATATTTTGGAATCTTTCAGGAATGATTGTTATGCATGGCCATTTGTAGAAAAGAACCAATGATTTATTGGTTCTTTTTTTTTAAAAAAAGCGGAAAAATACATATAATTCTTTTAATTAAAAAGAGAAAGGTTTGTTGTATCTTTGAAAAAACGAGGTTATTTAGAAATTATTTCAGGCGGAATGTACTCCGGCAAAAGCGAAGAATTAATAAGACGATTAAAAAGATGTAGTTTTGCAAATATTAAATTTCAATTATTTAAACCAGAAATTGACAATAGGTATAGCGAGAACAAAGTAGTAACGCATGATAAAGATTCACAACTAAGCGCTCTATCAGTTAGTACTCCAAAAGAATTGATATCACTAGTTGAATCAGATACTACGGTTGTTGGTATTGATGAAGTTCAATTCTTTGATGAAACAATTGTTGAAGTAATAGAGCAATTAAATGAAAAAGGTATAAGAGTCGTAGCTGCTGGATTAGATATGTATAGTACTGGGGAACCATTTGGTTCAACTGGAATTTTGATGGCAAAAGCTAAGTACGTAAGTAAACTACACGCAGTATGTGTAGTATGTGGGAATAACGCTTATATTTCTAAGGCTATTAGTGAGAATGATAGTGCTAATAATGAAAGTACAGTTAAAGTTGGAAGCGTCGGGGATTATGTTGCAGTATGTGAAAATTGTAAATAAAACAAATACAAAGGGGAGACACTTATGTCAAAAGAAATAGGGAAGCAGGCGATAGTAACTGATCATGGCAGTCGAAGAATAAAAGATAGACTAGGATTAAGCAAAAAAATAGCAGATAAGGTATCTCAAAAAGCGTTAGAGAACGGTGTTAGTCATAGTGAAACAAAGGGTAGCTTTAAAAAATATATAGATGCTTTATATTTAAAACATAAAAAAGCTAATAATATTAAGATTTATCACAGAAAGATTTATTTGTTTAGAAATGAAGTATTAATCACAGTATTAAATTTACCTAATAAATATTCTGTGGTTGCAGATAAATTACAAAGAATTAAAAACCAAGAGAAAGAAAAAACAAAAGAGTCTCAATGACTCTTTTTTATTTTGAAAAATTTTCTAAAATATTTTGGTATTTTTTCATGAAATCCATCATACATTGTATTATAAAGAATTATTATTTAGTGTTATATTTTCAATAGTTTTTAATAATATTAGTAATTATAATAATTTGTCTTCTTTTAAGAAAAAGTGATATTTTAATAAATTTAAAGTAGAGGGAGTGGTGAGATTGTTATGTATAAATTGTTTGCAAAATGCTACAAATAAACTTATAGCAGATGACATTATCATCCTTGAATATTTGAATAATCAGGGGGCAACAATTCCACAATGTACTATGTCAAGAGAAACTATAAAAGAAGAATTGAAGATGACAAATCATAAGTGTTATTCGTCAATTAGTCGTTTAGAATGTTTAGATATGATTGAACGTAAAGTTGGTACAAAATCAAGTAGATATTTTATTACAAAGAATGGTCAACATGTTTTGTATTTGGTGAATGATAAATTACAGGAGGTTGAATAAATGGCTGGTACTAAAATTGGTTTTCTTTGTTTTGGTGAAGGCGGTTCAAATGTTGGAGAGTATGCTGCTCAAAAAGGTTTTCCAGTAGTTGCAGTCAATAGCGCTAAAATAGATTTAGAAAAAATAAAAATAATTCCAAAAGATTGTAGGATTCACTTGGATGGCTGGGAAGGTGCTGGCAGAAATAGAGATGTAGGTAGGGAAGCAGTTCTATCTCACGCAGAAACAATCTTTGAAAAGATAAAAGATAAATTTAAAGATTGTGACATGGTGTTTTCAGTAGCTTCAACAGCTGGCGGTACAGGTTCAGGATCTTTAGCGGTTGGTATCGAACTTCTTTCAGAAATAAATAGTAAAGTTGGAGCGATAACTATTTTGCCAGACAAAAATGAAAGCCCAAAAGCTCATATGAATTCTTTAGAATGTTTCTCTGAGTTAAGCCAATACGAACAATTGAATAGTACGTTTATCATTGATAATGAAAAAGCAAATCAAGTATTTAAAGGCAAAGACAAAATTCAAATTTATCAATTATCTAATAATCAATTGATTGACAATTTAGCGGAAATATGCTCACTAACCGATCAACACGCTTTAGTTTCAAATTTTGATAAAAATGATCTACTTGAAATACTAAGTGAACGAGGAACCACTATAATTAGCAAGATAACAATACCAACAGAAGAATTGAAAGATGAAGTAGAAATTGTTAATGCAATTAGAAAATCTTGGGAAACTGTTTGTTCTTCTGACATTGGTGATGGGCAAATAGTAAAAGCTGGTGTATTTGGTAAAATACCAAAAGAATTAACTTCAATGATAGATTCAAGAAAAGTTTTTGAAGAAATTGGAATGCCATATGATATAATTGAATCTTACTATTTGAATACTGAACACTCTAATCATTGTATTTTCTATACTATTCTTTCTGGATTATCCTACCCAATTGAAAGATTGAAACAAATAGAAAGTGAAGTACAGATGATTGAACAAGAATTGATTAATAGAGTAGAAGTTTCTAGGACCCAAGTTTTTTCAACTAATAATTGGAACTCTAAGTTTAAACGACCTGAACAAAAACAAAATGTTAAAACATCGTTAAGTGATAGATTAACAAGATTTACTAAGTAATATTTAACAAGAGAGAATATTCTCTCTTGTTTTTTTTATTGTTAGAATAAGGTTGGTGATACTTTGAAAAAAATCTACTTTTTTAAAGATGGGCATAAAGATATGCATAATTACTTGGGTAAAAAAGGCGCAAACCTATGCGAAATGTATAATATGGATTTGCCAGTACCAAATGGATTTATTATACCCACATACTTAAATAGAGAAACAAAAGAATTAAGAAGAGAAATAGAAAATGCAATTGAAAAACTTGGAGGTAGGTTAGGAGAAGATTTATTTGTTTCAGTACGTTCAAGTGCTCCCACCTCAATGCCAGGAATGATGGATAGTTTTTTGAATATAAGTAATTATGATGACTTATTTAATTCTATAGAGCTAGTGGTTAATTCATGGAACAATAAAAGAGCTGTTACTTATAGGGAAAATAATGGTATCTCTGAAGGAGTGGGTACAGCTATAGTAATACAAAAAATGATCTTTGGAAATAAAGACGAGAATTCTGGTTCTGGAGTTGTTTTTAGCAGAAATCCTAATAATGGAGAAGAAGGACTAGTCGGGGAGATATTGTTTAATTCTTTTGGTGAGGAATTAGTGCTTGGTAAAAAGACACCACTTTCAATTACTATATTAAAAGAAAAAATGCCCAACGTTTATACATTATTGGAAAATATATCAAAAAAGCTTGAAACTCATTTTTCATCTATGCAAGAAATAGAATTCACTATTGAAGAAAAAGAGTTATATGTATTGCAGACAAGAGAAGTAAAAAAGAAAAACAAAATAGTTAAGTTTAAAATAAAAGAAAAACAAAAAAATCCAATAACAATAGGTATAGCATCTTCTTATGGAGCGGCTACAGGGTTAGTTGTTTTTGATTCAAAGAAAGCAGTAGAATTAAAATCAAAAGGTAAAAACGTTATTTTAGTAAGACTTGAGACTAGTCCCGATGACATTGAGGGAATAATCGCTTGCGATGGCATTGTAACTTTACAGGGTGGAGCAACTTCTCATGCAGCTGTTGTTGCTAGAAGTATGAATAAGCCATGTATTTGTGGCTGTCAATACTTAGATGTAAATGAATTAGAATGGATAACAATTGAAGGTCAAACTGGTAAAGTTTTTCTCGGTGAGTACGATTTAGAAATAGATGATAGTCTATAATATATCATTCTTATATTATTTTTTACTGATAATTTAATTTAAAATATATTTCTATTTTAATTAATATAAATATATAGTAAATATATTAAGAATAAGAGAAAGAGAGGTGTTTTAAAATGGGTTGCAAATGTAATGATTGTTGTTGTGGGTGCGAATGCAAAGATTGTGAAAATGGATGTTGTGATAAAAGTGAAGAATAAATAATAAATGAGTCGATTAGTTAAAATCTAATCGACTTTTATTTATTATTTAAACATGAGGTGGTAACTTGACTAGAAATATGATAGTAGAAATAGAAGAGTTTATAGATTCGTTAATAATAATGCACAATATTATTAATGAAAACAACATAAGTTTTGAGTTAAAAAAATCAGATAATGGTGTATTAACTTTATTTTCTATTAGTGGAAATTTAATTATAAATTCAATTAATGTAATAAAATTAGTTACAGTAACCGCAGAAGAAGATTTTTCTTGCACAGCGATGTGTGAAGTAAGTAGATTCAGTCCATTTTATAGAAAGTTACTAGACTATAAGAGCTCTCACGCTGGTTATATGAATTTAGATTTGGATAATTATCATAAAAAGTTTGAGTATAACTTTAGAGATTTAAAAAATTTTAATGATTTCTTTATGAAAATGATATGGGACGTTTTTATCTCTAACTTTATTTCTTCAAAATAAACTTTTTAAAAACCATATAATTGATATATAATATATTGCAACTCTTATTTTAGATTTGAATTTTAAATAATAGGAGTTGTTTTTTTTGAAGAGATTAAAGAAAAAAGCTTGGGAAACCATTGAATTATATCATCACACTAGTTCGCAGTTTTTTATGCAAGTGATGGAAGAAGGGCAACTTACTTCTGGTGGATACAATGGCAACATATCTGGAGGAGGTCACACTAGTATTTTCGATGTATTTAGCGATGAAGACCCTTCATCTAATATATATTACCCTTTAATAATTTTAGATGAAATGATAAAAGTACCTAGTGATGATAAAAAAGTTACTAAAACATTAACTGATTTAGTTAATAAAATGAAAGAAGAAAACCCTGATTGGCAATCTGAAGAAATAGAAGTAAGTGAGACTAAGCCTAGTGGAAACGAAATAGGCGTTTACTTAAGTAGTGATAAATACAATTCTGTTGGTTATGCTGAAGATGCAGTTTCTAAAGGCGATACAAGTAAATTAAACTTTGAAGTTACATTAGCTATTAAGGTTCAAACTGATGCTTTAAGTCCGGATTACGATGATCTAGTTAGCCTTGAGTTAGATATTGATGATAGAAGTTCTGTTCCACTATGGAAACAATCACTTAATCAAGTTGAACAGTGTGTTCATAATGGACCTATTGATTCTGAAAGCATAGTTAGTGTTACTTTTCATAGTTTAGAAAATGCTTATAATGATTCTGATGGGAAGTTTAATGATGAAGATGAATTTACTGAATTTGTAAGTCAATATATTAAAGAAGATGAGCCTATGTCTACAATGGAAGCGTTAAGTCAATTAGCTTTGATGGATTCAGAATATGCAAATACAGAAAGTTTAGTGATGTCTTCAAAGAAAATAAAGAGATTAAAAAAGTTTAATAAATAATAATTATTTAGTGATTTTGTTAACTATTTATCGCTATTTTTATATAAATATATATCATATAAAAAAGGAGAGAATAGATATGAAACAACTATCACTAGGAAAGAAAATAGCAGTTGGTGTAGGTGCTATATTAGTATTTTTCATAATCGTTGCAGCAATTGGTTCTACTACTTTATGGAGTCAGCGTGGAAAGGTAGTAAAATTAGAAAACAAGATTGAAGCACGATATAACTTCAATAAATCAGATTACGATAAAATGTGGAAGACGTTTGTTGAAACTGCTAAAGTTACAGAATTACAAGCTGAGCAATTTAAAGATGTTTATACTGAATTAATTTCTGGACGATATGAAGACACAGATCTATTGTTTAAAATGGTTCAAGAATCAAACCCACAATTGGGAACTGAAGTATATACTAATTTGCAAAGACAAATCGCTGCAGATAGATCAACTTTTAACAATAACCAAAAAGCAATTCTCGACATTATTAATCAATACAATAATTACATTGAACACGATGCAATTATTATAGCATTTATTACAAACCGCAAACCTATCGATAGTAGCAAGTATATTATCACTTCAGAAAGAACAGAAAAAGCATTTGAATCAGGCAAAGATGAAGTTATTGATTTGCAAAGCAAGTAACAAATAGTATTAACTCTGTAAAATGTATAGTTATTTTGGGAGGTATACAAATGGACAATGAAATGTTCAAATTATTTGTTGAGAAGGTTGTTAACAATGAGTATTTGACAGATACAGAAAAGCTCAATGCCATTAAAGGATATTTAAATGATCCAGAAAATCTTATCTATAATATGGTTCTAGATAAGAAAGAGTAATTATATAAACTCCTAAAAATGAGAGAGGTAATAGTATGTTTTGGATTCCATTACTTATTCTAGGGATATTCATTATAGCTCTAGAAATTATCTTTACGCATAATTGGTTAAGGGCAATATTGATAATTGTAATAACAGCTTTTTTATCTGCTGCTACAATTGGGATTGATTATACTATTCAAACTACAGATACAGAAGTTTGGTCTGGGAGCGTTATAGAGTGGAGTCACGATGAAGAGTGGGATGAATGGCATCCACCAGTTACAACGTGTACAACTGATTCAAATGGAAAACAAAATTGTACAACAACTCCAGGATATTGGGAACACCACTATGCTGAAAATCACATAAAAACTTCTGATAAAGGATGGATTTATGTTGATAAGTCTCCAGATGGAAAACGATTTGATGACAATTGGCCAAATGATAGTTCAGTGCTAAAGAAATATTGGCCAGAAGGTACGCCTACTGCATCTAGACATACTTACACGAATAAAGTAAATGCATCTTACAGTATCTACAAACATAAAGATGTTGATTTAGAAAAGTTTCCTGACTTACCTAACTATCCAGACAAAGTAAGAGATAAAATGTTTATTGATAGAATAATCGGTAGTGTTCCAAATAAGGAGAAAGCAAGTGTATTGTTATCTCACCACAATACAAGATTAAATAAACAAGTACCAGATCCAGAAAGAGAAAACAAAACTCGTTCTTGGAAACAAGTAAATATGATTTTTGTTAATGTTGGTGAAAATAAGTCTGAAGATTATGGTTTCGCTTTACAAGACAGTTGGGAAGGCGGAAATAAGAACGATTTCGTTGTATCTTTCAGTATGAACTCTGATGGAACTCTAAATTGGGTTTATCCTTTTAGTTGGTCTGAAGTGGAAATACTAAAGTTAGAAGTAAGAGATTACATGATGGATCTTAAGAAAATTAATGACTTTGTTCCTGTAGTTGAAAAGGTTTCAACAATGGTTGAAGAAAAGTTTGAAAGAAAAGAGTTTGCTGATTTTGATTACTTACAAATTGATCCAAGCAATGGTGTTATTGTTCTAATTTGGGTATTTAGTATTTTAGCTATTATTGTAAATGCTTTTCTAATCTTTAAAGAAAAGCAAGATCAAAGCAATAGACGTAATACTGACAGACTTTATAATCCGCATAGGTACTATAATCCAAGAAAATAGGAAGGGTGTTATAAATGATTTGTGATACTAGAGACTTAAGAACTTCGTTAAAGCTAAATCAGGTTGCTGTTTGTATCGATGAGCCAACACAAAAAGTCTATTGTTCGGAACAAGGTTTATTTCAAATTACGAATACGGGAACATCATTAGAATTCAGACCATCTTTATTTGAAGATAAAAAGTGGTATATCGATGAAAAAGATGTAAATGTTATGTCTGATAATGAAATGAAAGTAAAACTGGAAGAATTAAACACTAAGCAAATAAAAATAATTTCAATTGCGGTTTGCGTATTATGGTTTGTTTTTGTTGGTGGATGTACAATAGTAAATGCATAAATATTTAAATAAATTAGAATATTTACTAATATTTACAAATATCTTTTAAAATTTAAGAATATAAAAAAACCTCTTAGAAAAACTAAGAGGTTTTTTAAATTAGATTTTCAAATGTTGTAAAGTGACATTTTAAATCTGAAGAATGTTTATCTATGAACTTAGAATAGTAATTATTTAGTTTGCTAAGTCTCTTTCTGTCGTTTAAGATGAAAATTATTGGTATAGTTACAGGAGCTTCGAATGGTTGCCAATCGTGACACTTGAAGTCAGAGCTATTAAAAAAATAATTATGATAAGCATCTATCTTCTTGTTGAGTACATCTTGATTTTCCGTAGATAAGTCAATTTCAAAAAATGCATAATTGTCGTTTTCATTGTTAAGCCAATATGAAAAACAATCTGGTCTAATTTCGTACTCTTTTGATCCTACAGAATACTTTAGTTTTATTTCTTGTTTCCAATCAAGTACTTCATATTTACTAGCTAACCCAGAAAATACCTCACTTACAGCAACAGTATGTCTCCATTTTTGGTTTAATTTTTTAATAGGTCTGAATAGTTTTATATCTAATAGTTTTGATCCAGGTCTTGTTAGTACATAATGATATTCCGAAGAGCCTTCCCCTATGGATAATCTTGGAGAAAATCTATCTACACACCCTAATGAGAATAATTTTTTCATAGTTTTTAAAGTTGATTTATCTGGTGAGTTACTATCTGGATAAAATATCTTAGCTATTTGAGAAGTAGTAACTATTTTGTTCATGTTGATCATTTTGAGTATTTTGATATCTTTGTCATTAAGCCTAAGTTTAAGTTCGTTTATATAGTGAGCATTAGACTTTTTAACTGCTTCTTCGTGTAAATCTCTTAGCTTTCTATTCCTCTCCATTAATAGACAAACATCAGACGTAATCATAAATAACCTCCTTTTATTATATAGATATTCTAATTAATCAAAAATGATACCAGAAATTGGTTAATTTCTATGGTTAATTTCTTTTGATATTAACTGTGATGTGTCTCCAACTATAAACAGTTGATGGATTTTTAAGGCGTGACCGTGCAAATCCTTCCTATCTCATTTTCAATGAGATGGAACCTTGAGGAGGTTGGTGATAAAAAAAATGAAAAATTTCTCAACGAAAAACTTTTTATTTTTTTGTGTCTCTTTTTTCGTCGTGGTGAATATAATGAAAATATAACAAAGAAAAAAAGATGGTGATAAATTTTGTTAGATAAAATAGAAGATTTAACTTTAGAATTTCTATTTGTTATTACTGATTTTGTTTATAAGATAGTAATTAACATAATAGAAAATTATATTGTTACAAGTGATGTCTGGCCAAAGTTGATTTTTGTAGGTATTATTTTCTGGATGTTTAAGAAGAAAAGAGTGGTGAGGAAAAAATAGATAATTTCCTTATTATATAGGAAGGAAAAATAAATTTCTAATTCTTTGTAACATTTGATATTATTGTGAATATATTGATAATATAAGGTGGAAAATAAAAGGAGGAAACATAACATGGCTGAGTATTCGTTTGCTGATAGTAAATATGAGTCATTGGCTCAAGATTTAATTGATGCAGACCCAATTGATTTAGGTCATATCGATGTTAGTGCAATTGCTTTTCTGAATAAAGAAGAGAAAAATCCAAAGTGGCCTTTTAGAATAATACCAATAAGAGAACCACTAACTATGTTAACTAAGTTTGAGTATTACGTTGAAATATGCGAATCACTATTAGAAAATGCAACTAAAGAACATATCGAATTACATATCTATAAAATTCTAAGACAAATTGATAAAGAGAGTGGAAGAATCATACATCCAAATGTTATTGAGTTTAGCGACATAATAGATTTGTTCGGTTATGACTGGCAAGAAAAGAAAATGTTACCTTCTATTATAGATCAATTAGATGCAAAGACAGTTGCAAATACTTTGGTAGGTAACACTAGTGGACCGCCTAGCGTAATTTAAAATAAAGGAGAGAAGGTAAATGAAAAAACATTACGAAGTAGTCGGGACTATTGCGGAGTTAGATCTTAGGGAGTTAATAACTGAAAAAGAAAATAGCTTCGACGTTAATAAAGAAAAATTAAAGTTTATAGTTTCTGCAGCACTTTCAACTCTAATATTTTCATTAGTTTTTCAGGATCCATCTTTAGCAGCTAATGGTGAAATGATACAAACTGCTTCTTCCAATTTTAAAACTCCTACACAGTTAAATCACATACTGGAATTTGTTAGTTGGATAATCGATTTATTGAAATACATTTTATCGGGAATTGCAGGTTTAATTTGTACATTCGCTGGTTATAAGTGGGCTACATCTTTAGAAGGTAATGGCCAAGAAGCTGCTAAGAAAATTCTAAAGAATGCATTTGTAGGTGGCGTAATAGTTTGGACAGGTTCTTCAATAGCTGGATTCTTTGTGGATAAAATGAATGAAATATTAGGGTAGTTTGGAGGGAGAAAATGAGAGACCCATATAGTAAGATATTTGTTTATACAGTCGCAGGATTTTGCGGCGTTGCTGGTTTTATCATAACATATATTGCTATTGGTTATCTATTTAAGCCGGCGGAAACTTGGATTGAAAATAAAATGAGATAAAAAATAAAAATTGATAAAATAAGGGGGAAATTTAATGTTTACTACTATTAGTGCAGTTGTTGGGACTGTTTTTCAATTTTATGTTGCCTCTAGAGTTTGCGTAGGTATTTTCAAAAATGTAAAAAACAAGTTAGAGAGTAATCAAGTTGAAAGTGAATCTCTAGACAGTAAGAAGGTGATTTAAGTGGATTGGAGCTTAGGGATAACGGAATCTATTAAAAAAGAAGTCGGTGAAAGTTGGGAATTAATAAAAGAGAATATTGGAGATTTCTTCCTATATTTATCACAACAATTACAAGAAGGAGCAAATAGTTTTTTAGCAGAAATGCTAGATTTCGTACTCTATACTCCTTTAGTAGCTGATAATGAAATCATTTTATCTATTTGGGCGACAGTTAGAATTATTTCATTTGCACTCATTGGTGTAATGTTCGTTTGGGAAGGATTTAAGAAAGTTATTTCAACCGACAATATTATAAGACATGTGGAGTTTAAAGAAATGTTTGTAAGGATGGTTTACGGAATAGTATTAGCTGTTTTTAGCTTAGACATTATTGATTTGATGATTAACTTTAACAATGTTTTAATCGATACAGTGAAAAGTTCTTTCCCAATGACATTAGAATCTAAGTTAAATATAAATGGAGTATTCAGCTTCCTTATGGTATTAGCTTTAGTAATAGTTCAAGTTGTATTAGGAATAAAACTCGTCTTACAGTACTGGATGCGTATAGCAGAGATATGGCTCATGGCTGTATTAGGTCCTCTGGTATACGTACTATGGATAAACCCTGGCTCGAAATTAAGTGGAGTTTTATCGCAGTGGGTAAGCAGGCTTACAACTACAATATTTACTACATTCATATGGGCTTTAATTTTAGCAATTTATTCTGGTATGGTGAGTATGATAGCTTCTGCTGGCATGTTAGCTGGTTTCCCTACTCTAGGTCCAATTGCAGGAATTTGTTTATCAATAGCCATGTTGCTAATTATGATTGAAACACCAGCATTCTTAAGGAGTTTTATGGACAACCAACCTAATGCATTGCATTTAGTTAAGAAAGTTTATACCAACGTTAAATCAAGTACGCCTATGGGGTTTGCTAATAAAGCTGCTGGATGGATACTACCTAGTAAAACGTAATTTATTTAAATTACGTTTTTTTATTTTTTTAAATTATTTACCATATTTTAGGTCATTTTTCATCGTTAGTGAATATAATAATTATATAAGGAGGAGGAAATAATATGATAGAGAAAGAACCATTATGTGCTATACCAAGAAATTTAAATGAGCCAGATACTATTATCCACTATCCTGTAAAGTTAAATTGGAAACAAATTAGTTATATTTGCGTAGGTGTAGCGGGAGCATATTTTGCTTTTCAAACTGGGTTACCTATTGAATATAAAACTGCTTTAATGGCTGGTAGCGTTGGAACTTCATTAGTTACTAGTTTAATAAAATATGAAGATTCTACTATTGATGAATTGGTAATTGATAGTTTGCACTATGCTCAGAAGAAAAATATCTATAGACAACTAGAGAAACGAGGTGCAATGAATGTCAAATTCAACTCTTATGAAGAAAAAATCACCGGAGATTATGCCTTTTCAGAGTTCTAGTCTCCGCAAAGTATTAAAGGTTTCATCAGTCAATTTAGGGTTTAAATCCTACAATGATAAACTTGCTATTGTTGAAAATTTCGGTAGATTTTTAAACTCTTTAACTCATCCTATACAAATAGTTAGTGATACAAAGTTGATAAATCCAGATGAATGGCTATTAAAAATGCCAGATCAAGATTATTATGAATTCTTAAAAGACTTAGTAAACTCTAGTAATGTTTCAGAGAAAATATTTTACATAGCTTATACTGCGCAAGATGAGTCAGAATTAAAGATAATAACAGATGCTTTAAGGAGTGGAATTAAAAGGTGTCGTCTATTGGCAGAAGAAGTTGAACCCGAAATTTCACAAAGCATACCAGTGCTTAAACCAGGACATGTTAAAGTTGGTGATTGGTATAATCATACTTTGATAGTAAAGAATTGGCCACATAGCTGCGTATCGGGTTGGTTAGAAAACCTGTACAATTTAGACAAAAACATAACTTTATCAATGTTTATAGAGCCACAAAATAAACAAGATTCTATTAAATACATTAGCAAGAGACTAGCAAGATTGCAATCTAACTCAATTATTAAAGATAAAGAAAATAAAACTAATGGCGAAGAAGATGAAAGTATTGCAACTGGTCTAAATATGAGAGAAGAACTAATGAGAAATGAAGGTAATTTCTTTTTCGTTAGTTATTACATTACTGTTAAAGCAAAAAGTTTAGAACAATTAAAAAGAGATACAAAATTTGTAAAAACTATTTTAAACGGAATGATGATTGAAACGTCTAAAGCTACTTTAAGACATGATGATGGATATAGATGTTCACTCCCACTTATGCAAAATAACCTTCGTTCTAAAGCTGCGTATACATTCACAACTACCCCACTAAAGAGATTTTTCCCTTTTATGTCTGCTAATATAGTTGATAAAGGCGGAATAATGATTGGTAGCAATTTATTAAATAATTCATTAATTTTCTTAGATCACTTTAGTTATTCAACAGCGAGTATGGTTGTTATAGGAAAGACTGGTTCTGGTAAATCATTTACTGTAAAAGCTCAAATAGATAAGCTGGTAAAACAGGGAGTGGAAGTAACTGTTTTAGATATAGAAAAAGAATTTGATAGGATGCAAAAGCATAAGAATTTAATAGTAAAACACTTTGGGACCAAGGTTGAACAGTACAAACAATTCTTATTTGACTATTGGGAAGAAGTAAATAATGGACCTAAAAAACCAAGATTTTTAGTAATTGATGAGTTTTGGAGCTATAAAAAAGATCCGGAAATAGCTGATTTATTGCAAAAAATGGCTAAGTTAGGAAGAAAGAGATGGTTAGGTATTTGTCCGATTACTCAAGAAGTAAATGATATGTTAAGTGATGAATTCTCTAAGAGTCTAATAAATAATTCCAGTATAAAAATTATTTTACAAATTGATCCTAATCAAAGAAAATTAGTACAAGAAACTTTTGGTTTGACAGATTCTGAAGTATCTTTCTTAATTGGTGCATCTGAGGGTGAAGGAATATTGTTCGCAGGTACAAATCATGTGCAATTTAAAACAATTGTATCAGATAAACAATATGCGCAAATAACGACAAAGCCACAGGAGTTATATCAAGTTAGTTAAGGAAGGAGTGTAATTGTGTTTAGTAAAAAAATTGAATATCCTAAAGATAGTATTGTCATTAAATTGGAGAATGATATTGAATCTACTCATGATGATAGATCTAGTGAGGTTGAGAGTTTTTGGTCTAGTATTCATGGGTTACAAGATAAAAAAGAGCGACCAACATTTTCTTTTGAGATATTAAGTGACAAAAAAGGAGCAGCTTTTTATCTAGCTATACCTAAAAGATTTCAAAGTATAATTGGTAAAAAGTTAAATGCAGTTTATCCATATATAGAAATTAAAGAAGTTGCTGATCCAGTTAAAGAGTTTAGTCCTAAGATAGATGAACACGTTTATAGTTGTGAGTTAAAGTTAACAAATCATGAATCTTTTAATTTAAAGACATCGGGTTTAAGTAAGACATTTTTAAATAATTTATTAAATACTATGAACCATTTTAATGAGGATGATTCATCATTAGTGCAAATTTTAATAAAACCGTTACCAGAATCTTGGAATCATAAAGCTCAAAGAAATTCAACTAGAGCAAGGGCAAAAAGTTTTCATAGTTCAAATCCAATTGTAAAAGGATTAATGTTGATAGTAGATTTACTAGTAAGCTCGGTAATGTTAGTACTTGATTCAACAGTTACTAATGGACAACTTAAAAAATCATTTAAAGAAGTATCCGCAACAACTACTAAAACAGAAAAAGATGATAAATTTTCAAAACCCTGTTTTAATGTTTCAGTTAGGATTGCATCTAAATCAAAAGATGCAATTGTAGCAGAACAAACAGCTAAGAGTATATCAACAGTGTTCCAAAATTTAGATAGTGAAAACAAACTAAGACCTAAAAAAATAACTTTTAAATCTATAGAAGAAAGGTTTGAAGAACCAAAGACATTTAAAAATAGCGCGTTAAATGTACAAGAAATGTCCCAGTTTATACATTTACCTGGGAAAGGTGTATCCGCTGATAATGTCGGTAAAGGAAATGTAAAAATGCCATATGACAAAAATGTTCCATCTAAAGGAATAGTTTTTGGATATAGCCCGCAAAAAGATAATAAACCTGTTGCTTTCCCTATGAAAGTTATTTCTTTAGAAAAATACGACGAATTATATGACGAATATGAAAAGCTAATCGATAACTTATGTAAGCCTAGATTGGTTTTAGGTCAAATGGGTACTGGGAAAAGTGAGTGGGTAGTTAATTATACTCTTAGTTTAATTAATGCGGGACTATCTGTAATTATTGTAGATCCTAAAAATGATACTCAAGAAAGGTTAATACAATCAATATCTGAAGATAAAATAGATAAAATTGACTACTTAAATTTAGGAGATTTAATATTCCCTCCTGGTATGAATCTGCTGAGACGTAGAAACCCTGGCGACCCAACTGAAATATCATTAATTGTACAATCTTTAATAAGCTTCTTTAAGAAAGAATTTGGACGTTCGTGGGGCTTTGCGATGCAGCAATTAATTATGATGACTGGTAATGCTATCTTATTAGATGAAGTCGCAACTCTATACGAATTCCAATTAATGTTAACTAATAAAGAGTATAGAGCAAAAATGATAGACAAGATAGAAGCGAAAATAGCTGAAAACTCTGGTGGTAAAGCAATGTTAAAAGAGTTACTACAATTCTGGAAACAGTTTCATAGTTGGCCAGAAAAAAATCAAATGGATCGCATTAGTTCCACAATGAATAAGATAGGCGTATTTATGAGTAATAGAATTGTAAGAGCTATAGTGTCTCAAGAAGAAAGTTATGATTTTAGAAAAGCTGGAGATAATGGAAGAATAACTATTGTTAATATTCCTGATGGAGAATTGCAAGATGAAAATAGAGAACTATTAGCATCATTTATAAATAAAGCTATTTGGTTAGATTTCCGTTCGCGAGCATCTATGCCTATAAGAAAACGTTATCCAACTATGTGGTTAATTGAAGAAGCACACATGGTTATGGATACTGAATTTATACCTGTCTTAACTCAATCTCGTGGATATCGTTTAGGCGTAACAGTATTAACTCAAGGCTTAACGAACTTTGATAATAAAGGTATGAGTGAACTTAAAGATTTAATTTTAACTAACTGCAAAAATAAAGTAGTTTTCCGTGTTGGGCCACAAGATGCTCGCGCATTAGCGGAAGAATTCTCTCCACTTACTTCATATGATTTAATGAATTGTCCAGATTATCATTTCTATTCTAAGATACTACTTGAAGATGGTAAAGTTTCAGATGTGTTCTTTGCGAATTCACCACCAGTAGCACCTGAATTAAGAGATTATCAGAAATACAAAGAAGCAAGTAGATCTGGTAAATATACAATAGATGAAATAGAGGATAGACTAGATTCAAGACATAACTTAGAAGATACATCTTCTATAATGAATTTAGGTTTATCTATGGAAGAGGAAAAAACAATTGTTAAAGAAGAAAAACCTAAAAAGAGAAGGGCTAAGCCAGGTCTAGAGTTTTTAGATAATTAAAAAGGGACGAAAGTTCCTTTTTTTATTTACATAAAATATTGATTTTGATATAATTAAAATATAATATAAAGAAGGTGGAATTGTTATGGTTGAAGAGATACTAATACAACAGTTGTATAGCGCTAGCTTACTTAGAAAAGAAATGTATAGTATTGAAGATGTATTGTCAAAGCGCGTAGAATCATACTTTAAAAGTAAAGATTCTAAAGTAGATTTTGATGGTGATTTGATAAAAATGAATTCTCAAAGATATGAAGTTTTTGATTTAAAAGGTATAATTTGCTGTAGTTGTGGATTAGAAGGTAGATTTTTTGCAAAAGAAAGAGGTAATGAGAGCTACCCTTATCATTTTAATTTATATGCTGTTAATGATAAAGGCGAGGAAGTACTTATGACTAAAGATCACATTGTACCAGTTTCAAAAGGTGGTAAAAATCACATTAGTAATTATCAAACCATGTGTATTATTTGTAATGAAAAAAAGGGAAATCAAGAGGTTTAAGTAATAATCTTTTTAGATAGAATTTCCATTGTAAGGATGATTTTCTTTGTTTTAATATTTATTATTACCATGTAAAAAATATGGCTCAGAATTGAATCTAGTGATTTTAATGACAGAGTTTATATAGAATATCATTATAAAAAGGAAAATAGATTAAATCTATTTTCCTTTTTTTGCGTTTTTTACATAAATAAGACGCACTTATTGTTATAATTACATATTAATTGTATTGGAATGAAATAAGCTTAGTTTGTTTTTTACTCTTTATTGGATTTTTTTTAAGAAAGTTGTTATAATTCATCAAAAAAATCCTATACTATTGATAGGTGAATGTAAAAATTATTCATTTTTTAAAGAGCTATCTACTAAGTGAAATTAGACAGCTTCGTTATGTATAGAAAAATTGCATATTATCACTTTTCAAAAAGTGTTTTTTAAAAAGATAGGAGGCGTTACATTTGTACTTAGTGAAATCGAACGGGAATTACCATATCGTTATTTCAGATATTGATGTTTCCATTTCACCTTTACAAAGCGTTGAAATTGAAGATAACGTTTTTGAAAATTCTTCACACGCTAAAGATTTACTTGATAATAAGTTTATAGTAGCTGAAAAAGTTACTAAATTACCGAAAGTAGAAGAAAAAAAGAAAACTGAAGTTAAGAAAGAAAAAGCTGAAGTTTTCGTCGCTAGAGAAACAAAGAAAGTTGAAGAAGTTGAAAATGTTTTTGTAGCAGAAGTGAAAGAAGCTAAAACTAAAGCTAAGGCTGAAGTTGGAGCGGAGCAAGAAGTCATTACTAAAGAAGAAGTTTCTAAAGAGGAAACTAAAGCTGAGGTAAAACCAGTTGCTAAAAAGACTGAAGTTAAAAAAGCTGAACCTATTAAAGAAGAAGCTAAAGTTGAAGCAACTGAGGAAGAAAAAACTACTAAAAAAACTGTTACTAGAAGAAATACTAGAGCTAAAAAATAAGGGGGATATTTTAAATGTCAAAAAAATTAAATTGGTTAGATAAATTCGCTCAAGAGCAAGCTGAAAAACAAACAATGAAGAAGGTAGCATCTACTAAAAAAGTTGCTAATCAAATTATCGTAAGTCCAGAAGATGTACCAAGTGCTGAAGAAGGATCTACAATTGAGTTTAATGGTGAACAATTTAAAGTCGTAGACGCTAATTTCTCTGATGAAGTTGGCCCAGGTGTAGTATTAGAAAGAGCTGCTGCTTACGAAAATTTACAAGGTAATCCAATGGACGTTTCTATGGGTACACAAAGTGCTGGTATGGTACCAGCTTCTAATAATGGTCAACAATATCACTATGATTTAAATAACAATACTCAACAAACTTATAGCATTGAAGAAGATGCTCAATATGGTATGTCTTCTGCACCAGCTACTGAACAACAAATTGCAGGGGAAAACGCAGTAGATCGTACAAATGTTCCAGGTAGATACACTCCATCGCCTGATTTAAGTTCTGCTAATGGTGTGGCTACTCCAGGTATGCCTACTGCTCCAGCGCCAGTTTCAGTTGATGCGCCAGCTGCAGCTCCAACAACTGAACCAGCTCCAGCTGCTGAAACTCCAGTGGGAGATACTACAACTACTGAAGAACTAACTGTTGATGAAACTACTGAAACTCCAACTGAAGACAAAACTGAAGAAAAAGAAAACAAAATTCTTTCTAAAGTTAAAAGTTCTCTTCCAAAAAAAGAGAAAAAAGCAGTTTCTAAAAGAACTGCAATGAATACTTCTATTATCAACTTAGCTTCTGATGTTTCTGATGCTATTGTTGCTGAAACTGAAGATGTATTAGAAGATGCTGAAGAAACAGTTAAGCAATTAGTTCCTTCACATTTAGCTACAAAAGCTCTTCAACTATTAGAAGCGGAATTAGAAGAAGAAGGTATCGAAGCTTTATTTGATAAAGCTGATTCTTTAAGTAAAACTGCTGGTGAAGAAGAAGATTGTACTGAAGAAGAAATGAAAGAAATTGTTAAAAAAGTTGCTGAAGCTGTAGTGGAAGATATGGAAAAAACTCTTGCTGAAGCTGATGAAACAATGGATGAAGAAAGAGAAACTTTAGCTGATGGTGAAGATCAATTTGAATTAGAAGCTAAATTAAAAGCTATGGTTGAACGCAAATTACATGCTAAAGGTATTTATACTCGTTTCGCTCGTACAGCTAAAAAAGCTCCAAAGAAAACAATTGCTCAAAAAATTCGTGAAGCTCGTAAAAATCGCTAATTAAAATAAAAACTTTTATAATTTGTATTTTATAAGCAGATACTATAATTTAGTATCTGCTTTTTATTTGCTATTAAGGAGGCGGTTTAAATTGTCGAAGATTTATCATAGAGGTCAAGATTTATTTTTATATGTGCAATTTAAAGATGAACAAAATAAACCATTAATTGAAATAGAAAGTCCAGTATTTACTATTAGTTATGAGAAAAATGGCGACTACTATACTCTATTTGAGGAGCAAGAATTATTTCCGTTAGATCAATCACAAGGTGAATATTGTTTTAATATATCTTTGCCTGAAAATGCAGAGTACTCAATATACGATATAGAATATTCTGCTAATACAGTGGACGGAAAAGTGGCGAGAGTGAATGAGAATTTCCATGTAATCCCTAAATCTGAAAAATACGCAGATGCAATAAAAGTTTATGGTTTTATTCACCAAACGAGAGTAGGTTATCCATTAATTAGTGCTATAGTTAAAATAAAGTTAGTAGATAATTCAAAAATTGTAGCAGAATCATATACTAACTTTGATGGTAGGTGGGAAGCATACTTATATCCAGGCGAATATGTTTTTGAATTTTGGAAATTCGGATTTAAAAGCGAAGAAATAGTAGCGCAAATTGGTGTTGAACATACTGAAATACAATTTGACAATGTTTCTTTAGAATCAGAAAATGAAATTAATACTGGCAATGGCATTTATACTATCTCAGATAATTTTGTTACTAGAGAAGGAACACCTTTAGAAGGTTTAACGGTTAAAGCGATAGATGTTCTAAAGATTGGTACGAGTAAAGAAGTTGCCGCGCAAGACATAACAAATAATAGTGGTGAATATAGAATATATTTAGACCCAGGTATCTATTTGCTTAAAGTAAATGGTAATTCACTATTAGAAGATTTTTCTCAAACTTTCAGATTAAGAATAGAAGACAATGGGAAATTCACATTGGAGAATTTAACGCAAAATGTTGGAGTCCCAGCAGACGATCTAATGGTAGATCAAGGTAGTGGAAGTGTAACTATAGAAGATTATATAAAAGATACAAATGGAACTCCTATAGTTGATGTTCAAATTTGTGTATATAGAAAAAATGATATTAATACTTTAGTAGCGCAAGACTACACGGACCCAGCTGGAAAGTGGGCTGTGCATTTGGATCCTGATACTTATATATTTGAGTATTACCACCCAGAGTTCCATGAATTCCAAGAGGAAAAGCAAGTTAAGTAAGTATTAAATTTAATAAAAATTTAAATAAGATTATTGTTGAGGAGTGTAATAAATCTCAGTAGTAATCTTATTTTTTTTATGAAGGAATCAATATTGATTTGATTTTCTTGATTGAAAGAGAGAGTGTTAATAGTAAAAAAAATAAACACATAATAAGGTGGGCCACTTTATGAAAAATGAAGAGAGATACAAAGGCTATATTCAAGTAGATAACGATAAACTTGCTTCCTACTACGAAGGAAAAAATTTAGATGAACTATGTGCGAATCAATATTTAGTAACTGAAGATGGGCATGTTGTTAAATTTAATTGAGAAAGAATTGTTCATTTGAATTTACCAGAAATGAAAAACTTTAAAGCCAAAAACATCCATCAAAAGATGGCACTCGATTTATTACATGATAAGAGCACTCCTGCAAAATGCTTGGTAGGTATTGCGGGTTCAGGTAAGACAAGATTAGCTATTCAATATGGTTTACATTTATTAGCAGAAGGCGACATTCAAAAAATCTTTATTACTCGTAACCCAGCTACTGTCGGTGAATCAATTGGTTTTTTACCTGGTGATAAGTCTGAAAAAATAAACTTTATCACACAACCAATTTTAGATAACTTAGAAAATGGTGAATTTGGTCTAGCACACATGATACAAAAAGAACAATTAGAATTTGATGCTCCAAACTTCTTACAAGGTCGAGATATCCGCCATGCATTAGTTATTGTAGACGAAGCTCAAATGATGGATAGAGCATTGGTGAAAATGCTTGGAAGTCGTGTTGGAGAAGGTTCACAAATTGTTTTTGTTGGTGACTATGAACAAGCATTCGATAAAAGATATAAAGGCGAAAATAACGGTCTATTGCACATGATTAATGCGCTTAAAGGCGAAAAAATCTTTGGCGTAATGGAACTTCAAGATAGCGTGCGCGGACCTGTAGCTGAAATGTTCGCTAAAATGGACATTTAAATATATCATCATAATAAATAGTTATTTTTTAAAACCCCTCTTCTATTCTCTTATTAAAAGAATAAAAAAGGGGTTTTATCGTGCCTACAATAAAGAATGTTTCAAATAATAATATCATTATTTTTAATAAGATACTCGAACCTGGGAAATCAACAAATATTAATCGAGTACAATTAGATGAAATAGAAGATCTTATAAATAGCGAACAATTAAAAATTGAACCACGTCAAAATAAGAAAGTAGAGAAGCCGAAAATGGAGACTGCAGCTATTGTAAATGAAATAGATAAGGAACAATTCTTAGAAGTAAAAGAGAGATTAATTCCAGCGTTTTTCAGTTTACATTTAAATGAAAGTTTAACTAAAGAACAATTAAAAGACTTGATATGGTTTTTTAAAAACGTTGGACCTACATCTCAATTAGAAGATGAAGTTAAATCTTTAATGAATGATGTTGCTTCTGGAGAAGAATTAGTTGAAGTGCTTTTAAATAACTTATACCCTGAGTTAATTAATAGTTATTTGAAAAATAATAATTAATTAGTAAAGAAATTTTTATTTGAAGTTCGCTTATTATATTTATGGTAGACTGTAAAGTTTACTATTATATAGTTAGGGGTGATATTCTATGGCTAAGTACAAATTAAAAGGCAATATCGATGGAGTAGAGCAAGTTTTCCTAGTTTTACACGAAAAAGGAAAAGATACTCAAATGTTAACTATGGTTGAAGGCGTTGAATACGAACTTACTTTAAACCAAGTAAACATGTTACCAAAAGACAAAGATGGTAAAGTTATTGGTTTATTTGAAGAAGTCGTAGCACCACCAGAAGTAGACCCAGAAGGTTAATAGTACTAAAAAGAAGCAAGATAAAACTTGCTTCTTTTTTATGAATAATAATTGTTAATTTTGATATTTATTTATAAGACGACAATAGTCGTTAAAAAAAATATTGGAGGTGTTAAATATGGCTGTTATTTTAACTCCCATTAATCAAGTAGCTTCTCACCCTACATCAAAAAGAGAAAGAGAATTGATTCAACAACTAAGAGTTATGCTTAAAGATTTACCTCAAGACGTAAATAGAACTTTAAACACATTAGTTGAAGAAGATAGAGGTGAACGCTGGTCAGATATGCAATTGTTGATTTATTTGCAACAAGCTATTGCAGATATTAATGCTGAACCGGCTCATACTAGTTATGAACTTGATAATTTTCCGGAACCATGGAAAGCGTGTGTTATTAATGGTTCAATGATCTTCGCTTTAATTGCGGAAGGTATCCTTCAGGTGGGTGAACAATTTTCGTATTCGGATAATGGTATTTCATTATCTATCAATCTTGCTCAAGGTTATCAGTCTATGGCTCAAATGCTTTTAGCAGGCTATACTCAATTGAAGAAAGATATTAAACGAGCTATGAGACCAACTGCCGCTGGCGTTAAGTCGAGTCCAGCTCCGGTGCGAATTAGATCTTATGCTCCGCGTCAGTGGACGTATAGATAATAATCATTTAGTGATGGAAAGAGGCTATATGCCTCTTTTTATTTACATAAAATCAATAATATGATATAATATCTTTATAAGGAAATAAAAGAAAGGAGAAAAAAGTAATGGGGGCTTTTTATAAAAAAACATGTCCAATATGTAATAATAAATTAACTAAAGAGAGGGTTAATTCAGTTAGGCGAATAGAATGTCCTAATCAATGTTATGGTTACTTCAGATTTTCATCACAAGATGAATTGTATCAAGTGCAGGTTAGGGTTTTTGGGAAGTCGTTTGATGTATATAATGTAATTCAGGGCAATAGGAAAACATATAAACAAACAAGCAATATTACAAAAGAAATAAATTACTGGAAAGAAGATGAACGATATCTATTAAAATTATTGACAATAGATAAAAATGAACGTCTTCAGTGGCCAAAGTAATAAGAGACCCATGGTCTCTTTTTTTTTATGTTTTGATTTTTACAATTGCGGAAGATTTCTTTGTTAATAAAAATTGTTTACAAAATCACAAAAATATGGTATAATAATATTATAAGGAACAAAGAAAAATTAAGGAGGGGAATCAAGTGGTAAATTATGTTGTTTTAGATCTTGAAGCAAATAATGATGAAATAATTGAAATTGGTGCTATAAAATTAGATAAGAATTTAAAAACCATTGGTAAGTTTAGGACGTTTGTAAAACCTCTTAATCAAATTAGGCTTTCTAGTTTTATAAGAGACTTAACTAAAATAAAACAAGTAGATATTGATAATGCCAAAACTTTTGACAAGGTTTATGATAAGTTTTTAAATTGGGTAGGGAATGATTCTATCATAATAACTTGGAGTAATACTGATAAGTATTTCTTAAATAAGGAATTTAATAGATACAAAATTACAAATAAAGATATTTTTAAAAGATTCTTAAATATCCAGAGAAGGGTTTCGCAAATTTTATTAAGTAATGATGAAGTAGGGTTAAAGCGCGTTTTGAAGAAATTAAAAATAGAACCCCGTGGTCAATTTCATAGGGCTTTAGATGATGCTATTAATACGTCTAGGGTAATGGTGAAATTATTTAACTTATTAGGTCAATTCAATATTACAAAAAATGGTTATGCAGTTTTGAACACTGAGGGACCTACCAAAATAGATAAACAACGCTACAAAAATCAAATGAATAAACTCACTATGGGAGAGTTAGAAGAAAGAATTAGCGTACTTAACTCTGTTATGGATAGTGAATTCGAGAAAGAAAAAATTGAAAAAAAATACTTATTTAGTATTACTAGCGAGAAATATAAAATAATAAAATCTATTTGGATGGAGAAAAAGAAATTAGAGATACTAACATCTCAAGATATGGATATTGCGCAAATAATTTTATTCACTAATAATGTCAATAGATTGTTTACTCATAAAAATGAATTTATATTAAAAAACAATTTAGATGAAAAAGAGTTGCTTTTTGATAAAGAAAGTCAAAAAGAAATTAAACGACTAAAGACAGTGGCTAAAAGATATAATAAGATTGATTATTTAGAAATAACTAAAGAAGCAGTAATAAAAAATTATAAAGCTATTGTTTCTTTAATCCATAGAATACTTATGACTCCATCTTTTAATGTCAATTATAAAGAAGATTTGTCAGAAATTTTAAAATCTACCGAAAGAAAATTAAGCAAATTAATTACAAGTCGTGGGAAGGTGGCTAGTTAAGTGGATTATAAACCCATGTTAATTGAAGCATTAAAAGAAATAGATAAGTGGTATAGCATAAGAAATGAATTGCGTTTAAATGAAAATGAACTTTTTTATATTGATTTCTATAGAGATATACGCGCTAATTGTTCTCTTATTCGTTCAAAATTTAAAAGTTGGAATACCGTAGAATATGTAAGTAATATGGGCTATAAACTTCATAGTGAAATAAAAGAATTCATAAGACTAATTAGCCCACTTATAGAGAGTAATCCTGCTCACAAAGATAAGTTGGGAGAAATAAAAGATAATTTAGAGACATTGATTGTGATATTTGAATTATCTGATTGTTAAAGAAAGGAGATTAAGATGATTGAAAGGATTAATGAATATAATTATGAAAAATTTAAAGAAATGATTTATGAGATAAGTCAAAATAAATATAGAATGTTTGGACATTTAAATAGGTATCTTTTAACTTTAGAACAAGAAAAAATCGCAAGGAGAATAGAATCACTTGTAAAGACTGTCGCTAGATATAATGTACAGTTGCGAGTGATGAAAGATTTCCCTCAATTAAATGACTTTAAAGGTGAATTGAGTGACTTAAGTTATGTAATTAGAGAAACTAAATCAAATGAGGGACTCCAAAATGAATACTGCTTCTTAATAGAAAAATGGGAGAGTGATTTAATTAGCTTAGAAATAATGGTCGCGCTAAACTAAAAATGGTGTTAAAAAAAATTAAAAGCCTTCTTATAATATATGTATATTATATTATGAGGAGGCTTTTTTATGACGACAGAAATGAAAAAATACATGGATATCCCACGACTTGGACACAAAACAACAGTAGATTATTTTTCGCACATTGCATCTAAAGGGCTTGAAATTCAAATTGGTGTTAAATTAGATGGTTCAAATGGACAATTTGAAGTAAATGAAAAAGGAGAGTTACTTGTTTATTCACGAAATCACTTGTTAGATGAAGAAAACAACTTACAAGGATTTTATCAATACGTGACTGAAAAAGTTGATCCTGCAAAAATACCAGCAGGTTTCAAGATTTTTGGTGAATGGCTAGTGCCACACAAAATAGTTTATCCAAAAGATATGTATCGACAATTTTATTTATTCAGCGTTTATGATTCGAATAATAAAGAATACATTTCACCTAAGTCTGACACTTATAAACAAATTTCAAATTATATTGTTGGCGAATTAGGAATGAAGTCTGAGATTATTTTATATGAAGGTATTTACCAAGGGGTAGGGCATATCGGTGAAATATTGAAAAAAGTTACACGTGATGATGAAGAGTATGTTAATAAAGAAGTAGAATCTATTGATGATGTTTTCCATGAAGGCATCGTAATTAAAGCTCACGATTATCGCGATCGATATGGTGATCAATTGTTTGTAAAAGTTGTTGGCGAACGTTTTAAAGAAATCAAGAAAGTAAAATATAAAAATAAATCAAAAGGTCCTGATACTTCTGTTGAAGGTCAAATTGTTGAATTTGCAGTTACAGAAGCGCGGGTTGAAAAAATGCTTTATAAATTAGTTGATGAAGGCATTTTGACTCCAGATTTTACTTTGGAAGATATGAATACAATTGCTAAAAACTTACCAAAACGAATTTATGAAGATGTTTTCAAAGAAGAAGCAGATACAATCGCCGATCAATTTGGAGAATACGATATTAAAGCGGTAGGTAAAAAATTAAACGGCAAAGCTTTATCGTTAGCAAAAGTTATTATCAACAATCGAATTGAAGAAAAATTGAAACAAATGGAATGATTTTCACCCTTAAAACCTACTATTTTTTAAATAGTAGGTTTTTAAGAAGGAAAATACATAAATCAATTTTCTAATCACTCAGGGTGAATTATTTGATTATATAATAATTATATTATATGAGGTGTAGATGAAATGAATATTGAAATTTGGACAGATGGAACATCAAGGCCAAAAATGACAAATAAAAAAAATAAAGGGAAAGATGGACATTCTGCGGGTTCAATGGTTATTAAAAGTAATGACAGCGTATTACTTCAAGAATCTTTTTATCTTGGGGTTATAGATAATAATCAAGCAGAGTATTGTTCATTTATTAAAGCATTAAAGTGCGCTATAGATCTAAATGTAGAACATGTTGTTTTTTATACTGATAGTAATTTAATAGAAAAGCAGATGAATAATAAGTATTCTGCGCATAAAGATTCAATAATTCCTTATTATGATGAGGCAAAGAATTTATTACAATCATTAAAATCATGGGAAGTAGTTTGGATTCCACGGACAGAAAATAGAGAAGCTGATAAATTAGCTTATGAATTTATTAAACAATGGCAATTAGAAAACATAACAAGAGATATATAAAGTCACACATTTTCTATTTTAAATAGAAGAAGTATTTTAAATTTGTGTTTGAGGTGAATGATTTGAGAAGATTGATTAGAAAATTAAATAGCGAAAAAGAGGTTTATGTTCCTCTAAACGAATTAGATGAAGCAGATGTAAAATTTAATAGATGCCCAATATGTAAGGGTGCTGATGAATTGAAAAGAGAAAATGGTTTTAAACATTGCCCTAATTGTAAATCAAAATATAAGACTTTTGATGGTAATGTGTATATTGTACAATAGGAGGGAGTTAAATGGAAGCACCGCGAATTACTATTTATTATAGGATATTAAGTAATGTTGATGAAACTCCAGTAACAAATTTCATGTTTATAGATTCTACGAAAGATTTAACTTTAAATTATGGTCATATTGACCCAACTAAAGGTGGAGAATCTCCTTATATTATAGAGTTTGATATATGGAATAATGAACCTGCTTTTGCTGCAGGTATGTTACCAGATAGAGTTAAGGATGCTAAAAATTGTACCTTTGAAGTTTGGGATAACGCGAATTTAAATTCTATGAATAATTTAATTAAAGATAAAAAAATGTTTGTACATGCAAGATGTATTACTAAAACTAGAAATTCTAAATGGTTACCTATTGCTGGAGCGTACGTATCTCTCGACAAAGATGGTATATTTGGTAACGTTGATAAGACTAATGAGGGAGTTTTAAGTGGTCAACCGGGTGGTGATCACACTATCATACAAACAAAATTAGTTTTGCCAGAGTTGGTTGGTTACAATAAAAATTTCAATTTCGTATTTAATTTTGGATACGATTACGATTAAATATTAGTTTATAAGTTAGGGGGTGGTTTTTTGAAAAGAAAAGGTAGTTTTGTAATAAAAGTATCTACGTATAAGAAGAGATTTTCAAGGATAACGTATGCACAATTAACTAACAATGGTTCTCCAATACAGGTTGTATGCAATGAAGAGGGGATTATTACTACTGCATTATCTGGAAGAATAACAAAATCTCGCTCAGCTTATTCTGATGGCATAAAAAATGCGAAAATTACAGCGTATAAGGATGGTAAAGTTTATGATTACACTTATACTCATAATGGAATAAATGAAGATGGAGAATATGATGCTAGGTTAGCTGGTAGTTATTCTTTGTTTTTAGAAAATGGCAAATATGACATAAGAATAGAAAGTGAATTATATAATAGAACTATAAAGAATTATCTTGTTGAAGATGGAATAAAGCTTTACAGAAAAACAATAAGGATGGGTCAAATAAAAGCTAAATACCCATTAGATGATGTAGTTAGAGAAGGATATTCAATAAATAATTTAGTTACTTTTGTTTCTTATTCAAAACAAGAGAATTGCGACTATAACGAAGCATTAGAACACACCGCGAAAGAAGCGTTAATAGTTGGTGTAATAAGAGATCAGCACAATTTACCAACTGAGGATGCTGAATTAATAGTGGCAGATAGTAAAACAAAAGTTATAAAAGCTTTTATAAGAACTAAAGGAGATGGAAAATTTTCTTTTGTTTTAGAACCTGGGAAATATGATGTTATCTTAAGATCAACTAAGCATAGTGCGAAAATTGTAAGAGATTATGATTTTGTTGATTTTAGAAATGGATTTTTGTTAGATTTATTTAATATTGATAATGAAAATTACAATAATTCTTTAAAAAGTGGTGGTGAATGGTTATGGATTTCCAAATAAACGAGAGAAGATTGCCTGCACCAATAAACATAACTGTTTCTATCCCAAAAGGGCCTGGACATTTATTGATAGTTTGGGATAGCGTTAAAAATCCAGATTTAAATAAGTATCCAGATGGTGAGCCTAAAATTATAAAAGTTAAATATAACGTATACAGAGGCCTTTCTATAGGTGGTATTTTCTATAAGATGAATAAACAACCATTAGAGCAATTACGTTTTGAAGATGAAAAAGTTGGTAGAAACCCTAATACTCAATATTTTTATAAAGTCTCTACTGTTGCGGAATTTGATGATGGTTATGAAAAATACGATGTTGAAGGTGAGTTATCTTCACCAGTTATTTTTCACATACCAACTACTAATAAGTGGTTTAAGAAAATAAATGAAAGAAACATGTGGATATTAAAAAATACAGGCGTTTTAATGGATTTATATATTAGAAAAACTGATGGAGAACGCTGTGATAAATGTTTAAGTCAAACAAGAGGACAAGGATATGCTGATTGTTTAGAATGTTTTGGTACTACATATAAAGGTGGATATGAGCCTATGACTCAATTATATGTAAGACAAAAACCTGCAACACAACAATTAGAATTAACTCCTCACGGTTATGTTCAAAACAGTACTCCAGGCGCATGGACAATTTCAAATGTTAAACTTACAAATAGAGATTTATTGATTAATCCAGAAGGTAAGATATTCTCTATTACGGGTTCCCATGTTAGTCACGCTGCTGGTTATTTGTTTCACCAAGAATTAACAATGAGAGAGTTAGACCCAACAGATAGACTTTATAAAATAAAGAGAACAACTTTATACCCAGAATGGTAGTGTTTTGTGTTAAATATTACAAATAAACTATCTATAATAATTATAGAGATTACAAGTTAGGAGACTAGAGAATGAGAAGTAGAAAAATTACCATTGAGAATATTACTGGTAAAAGAATTGACGGTATTATTACTAATCAACCTATTGAGTTAACGGATCAACAGTTATCAGCAATTGCTGAGGGAGTATTGCAAGTATTGTACAATATGGGGGTTTATTCTGGAGTAGAATTTAATTACGATTTAAAGCTCGATGATGGTACTAAATTTTATGTTCATGGTACAGACGTAACTGTTTTACCAGCAAATCAAGATTCTTATACTAGACGAATTAGAAATAATAGTCAAGTTGTTTCTAAACAAGATAAAAAAGATGATGATTTCTTAAGAGAAATGGAAAAAATGGAAAGAAATTAATAAAATGTTATTTTTATGAAAACCGTAACTTAATTAGTTACGGTTTTTAATTTTGTGAAAATAGAGCCTGTTATATTTTTATAAAGCTTGAATATACTAAATACGTAATACTGGACTATCTTTGTATTATAAATATCTTTGGAGGTGGTATCAAATGAGAGCCTCCGCTCTAAAGTATACAAAAGATGTGATAATTGATTTATTGAAAGGTTTTTTAGCGAATTATGAGAATTATCAAAATTTCTGTGAAATAGATTTTTCTCATGCAATGGTATACGATAAAGAACCTAATGAGTTGAGATCATTTCCATTGGCGATAGTTTCCGGTAGTAATGGACAAGTTATCACTGGTGGGTTACAGGATTTTGCTCATGAAATTCACAATCAGTTTGGTGATTTAGTAGCTTACCGTTATGGTGGAATGTATGAGTTTAATATCACTATTGATTTAGGTACTAGAAGTACGTTTGATAGGGAATTATTTTCAGACTTGATAGCTATGGCGTTAAGGGTTCATTTGAGAAGACATATTGAGAGAGAGGGTATTATCATTAAAGACATGAGATATGGTGGGGAAGCAGAAATACCTTATGATAGTGATAAAGTATATGCTTCTAGTATACAATTTACCACTTGGTCAGAATGGTATAAAGATATTGACTTACTTGATATCGCTGATATTAACCTTAATTTTAATAGAGATTTGAATAACCCTTAACTATTAAGGAACACGGTAATTATGGTAACTTCTTCTTATTAGGAGTTAAATATTATAAATGCAATTAAAGGAGGTAACAAACATGCCATATAAAAAACCCGGCGCTTATGCTCGCTTTGTAAAAACTGCTTCTGCTATAACTTCAGTTGGTGCTACTCGAGTTATGGCTATTGTTGGTACTGGTAGAATGTATTTCGATAGTCTTAATGAGAATATCGTAAGAAACAACAAAGCTATTTCTGATGAATTAGCTCGTAAAGGAGTATATGAAGTTTATGCAGTAACTAATAAATCAGTTAAACCTGCTGATTTAGACCCTAGCAATGAAGCTGTTTTAAAAAGTAAAGTAAGAGTTTATGAAAAAGATGTTGATTATACTATAGCTGTTGATGAAGCAACTGGTACAGCGAGAATCGTATGGGAAAAAGAGGCTGGTGCAGATGCTGTAGTTACTACAGAAACGTTTGCTGACACTCATCCTTTACATGAAATCGTTTCAGCTACTGTTCATGAAGAGCACCTAATTACTGACGGTTCATATAGAATTCAATTTACTTATATTGATAGTGCTGATAGCAGCTTTAATACTTTCGCTATTATCAATAATAAAAATGAGGAAGTTCTTGGTGAATATACATTCACTAATACTGCTTTAATTAATGTTATCCCAGGCTTAACAATGACTGTAAGAGATTTCTCTGCTGCAAATGTTGGAGATTCTGTTAAAATTGATTGTACAGCTGCTAAAATTAAAGCTGGTTTGTTCGATGCAGATCAAACAACTTTCTACATTCACTATAACTATAAGAAAATGGATGCAGCTTTAGAACCTAAAGTATTCTCTGATTACAATAGTGTTGTTGCTGAATATGGTAACTATGAAGTTACTGCTTCTGGTAAAGTTATCAACTCATTATCATTAGGTGCAGAAATCGCATTTACTAATGGTGTTACTCCAATCGTGTTAGTACAAGCGAAAAACGATACTGCTTATGAAATCAACACTGCGATTGATAAATTAAGAAAAGATGTTGTTGGAGTTTCTGTTATTTCAACTATTGTACCATTAAGTACTGCAAATGGTGTACGTTTACACGTATCTGCTCACGTCCTTGATATGTCTGATGAAGAAGTGGGAAGAGAACGTATGGCTTATGTTGGTATTAATAAAAACGAATCTTATGGCGAAGCTGCTTTACTTACTAAAGGTTTTAATAATGAACGTTTAGTATGTGTAGCTCCAGGTTCTGCTGTTAAAGAAATTCGTGACTTAGAAACTGGTAAAGTTAGTTTAAGAAATCTAGATGCTAGCTATCTTGCAGTAGCGGTAGCTACATTAGGTCTTAAAAATGACCCTGCCGAGCCATTAACAAATAAACCAATTACTGGATTCAGTTCAATCGGTTCAGTATATACTGAATTTGAAAAGAACCATATGGCTGAAAATGGAGTACTTATTTTAGAACAAAGTGGTAACAATATCAAAGTAAGACATGGTATCACTACTGCTGCTACTGAAGTAAATACTGCAGAGATTACATTAGTTCAAATTAAAGACTATGTAATTGAATCGGTTAGAAAATATCTTGGCGAAATTTATATCGGTAGAAAATTAATGCCTACTGTTGTAACTGATGTTCAAACTACATTAACAAATATCTTATCTCAATTTGTATCTCAAGAAGTAATTCTTGGTTACGGTTCAGTAGATGTTGTTCGTTCTGAAGATGATCCAAGAGCGATTGATGTTAAGTTTGAAATCGAAGCAGTTTATCCATTAAACTACATCAACATTGCATTCTCATTCTCTGGTGTAAACTAATAATTTTAAATCACAACAACTGTTATTTGCTAAGGGTTTTTCCCTTAGCAAATAATTATATTAAGTTAAGAGGGGTGAAAAAAGTATGGCAATTCAAAAAGTTAATGGTACGCAATCTGGTATACATTCAGCATATTCTTCTGCTTCCAATAAAAACTTAAATACTTACCGTGCATCAGGCATGGTCGATATGGAGAACAACCCTGGTGGTTTAGCCATTACCACTACCAATATAGAAGTTTGGTCAAATGGCGTAAAAGTAGGTTTCATGCAATCTGCTTCTCCATCAGAATCTCGTAATATTGTGAAAGTACAAGAATTAGGAACTGAAGGCGTTGTTCAAGCTGTACCGGGTAACACAAACGGTGGACAATTATCTATTTCTAGGTTCGCATTATATAATTCAACTTTATTTGCTGCTTTAGGTTTAACACCAAGTGGTACACATAGTGTCCCTACTTCTTTACACACTACTTATAATGCAGCTGAAGATGCTCCTTATAATGTTGGTGCTGGTAAGAATCCATTTAAAACATTGAAAGACCAAAGAGTTCCAATTGAAATTAAAATGAAAACAAGAAAGCCTATCGATTATTCAGGTTCTGACGGTTGGTATGAAGAAGCATATGTTGACTGCTGGTTATCTTCATATAGTAAAACAATTGCTTCTAACACAATAACTATTACTGAACAAGCTACAATTCAATACAGTGATATTTATGTTGCTCCTGTTAATGATACTATTGGCGGTACAACTGGTAATACTCCGGCTGCAGATAGTAGAAATGCGACTGGTAGAGTACTTAGAAAATAATTAGAAATCGAGAGGTGATATAAATGCCGAATATTTTTAATGATGGTCAAACCCAACATTTGAATTCCCAAAGAGCCTATGGTTGGGACAGAACGGTTAATACTGATTTAGCTGCTGGTACTAGAATGGTACCAAACTCCCCAACACAAAATGGTTTATTGCAAACTAGTACGAATATTAGAATAAAAATGAATGGCGATGTTATTGGTATGGTTCAATCCTTAGCAGTATCAGAGTCACGTAATATTAATAAGTTGCAAGCAGTTGGTCAAGAGGGTGTTGTTCAAGCCGTACCAAGTAATACAAATGGTGGTCAATTAACAGTTTCTCGTATTGCATTATACGATAGAAAAATGATTGACGTTACTGGTATTAACAACAATGATATTGGTGTATTTGTTACATTACGCCAACAACGTGTTCCATTTGAAATTTCATGTGAAACACCAAGTAATGCCGGCGAAGATACAGTTTTTGGTGATATCACAACATATTATGATTGCTGGATTTCTTCTTACAGTAAATCATACTCTGTTCAATCTATTACAGTTGCCGAAAACTTAACAATTCAATACTCAGACTTATTATAATCAATAGGACTCTTAAAAGGAGTCCTATTTTATTTATATTTTGCATTTGCTTGTAATAAATACATAACTTTCAGTTATTCTTTAAATGTAAAACAAAAATGAAAAGATTCTTATTGAATTCATGAATCTTAAATATACAACGAAGGGGTTTTAAAATAATGAGAAAATCGTTAGAAGATTTAGTATTTGTTGGTAGAATTGAAGAAAGCTTTAAAGTATACGGAAACGATTTCGTTTTAACTACACTAACATCAAGCGAACAATTATCTGCTACAGCGGCGACTGACCGTTATGATAATTTATCTAGAGTAAATGCGCTTAAGATTGAAATTCTTGCTCGTTCAATGAAAAAAGTTGGAGATATTGAACTTAATGATTTACAAGAAACTTTAGATTTTGTTGGTACAATGCAAATGCCAATGATTAACGAATTGTTTGGTAAATATGAAATTTTACAAAAGAAACAAGAAGAAGCATTAAAGGACTTGAATGAATTAAAAAACTAGCAAGCGACACTTATAGTCGTATTCGATGGAAAGTAATGAAAGCCATTGGGTTGCCACCATCTGACCCGCGGGTAAGCCAGATGAATGACGCTCAATGGCTTTGGTGCTATTTTAATGAAGTTCAAGATGAAAAGGAAGAAGCAGATAGCTGGAAGTCTCGCTTTGACTATTTAACTTACTTTATTAATTTCGATATGGCTAAAAGTGTCCATGAAATGAATGGTAATAACAGTAGAAAATCAAAATACCAGCAGGATGGTTTACACGGTAATAGTCAATTCAACAAAGAGATGCGCGCCGCTACTTTAGGTTATGATCCATCTAGCGGTTTATCAGTTGATGAATTTTTACAAAGTAAATTACAACCCAAAGAGAAATCTGTAGAAGGGGATACAACACCAGACTTAATGAATGATAGCTTTGAAGAATTGCTAGCTAGTGGTGGTTTTGTAGAAGTTGCAGATGCGTCTCAAGGAATAGGGAATTCAAAAGAACATGTAGATGACTTCTTAGATAGAGCATTTGAAGATGAGCGACGAGTAATAATGCAGGATCAGTTAAGAAAACAAGAACAATTAAGAAAACAAGAAATGATGAAAGATGCACCTATTGGTATTGAAGAAGAAGATTGGGATAAATTAAACAGCCCTGATGATAGTCATTCTTCATCTAACATAGAAGTTCCAAAAAATGACGAAGAGATAATAAGAGAGTCAGAAGAACAAGATTTAGATATTTTTGATTTTGATGATTAACGTTATTGTAAAAAGAGGGTGGTGGTAAAATGAGTGAAAATAAAGTTATCAAAGCCATTATGGGTCAAATTAATGATTCATTTGAAAAAGTTGAAAACTATAAAATTAATGGTAACGCAGATGGTGCTATTCAAGAATTAGATAAATTAATGGATAAACTTGGCGACGTTGAGCAGCAATTTAAAACTGCTGGTGGAGATGCATTCACTAAAAATATCCAAGAATCTTTTGCAAATGCAAAAGCACAAGTTCAAGATTATATGAACTTCTTAAATAGTTCAAAAGATCAACTTGAATTTGGAGAAATATCCAGAAATGCAGCACAAAACTTTGATAATTTAAAGAATAAATTCAACGAATTAAATCAATCATTAAATGGAATTGTCAGCAATCCAGCTTTAGATGATTTCACTAAGAAATTAGAATCTATTAAAGACGTAAATCTAGATATTAGTGAAAAAGTTAGACAATTCGATAGCCAACTTGGTGAAATGGGTAAGTCTGTAGAGAAGTTAAAACAAAATATAGAATCTCAACTTCAACTTATTGACTTTGGTAGCATAGGTGGTAATGAAGCTTTGTCGAGTTTTGACAAAGTATTATCATCAATTTTAGAGCGTGTTAATGCAACGAAAGATCAAGTGAATTCAGAAGTTAGCAAAATGCTTTCTCCAGAACATATTTCATCAGATGGTGCAACTGAAAAGATAAACAGTTTCGTAAACGACGTTAAAAGAATGGGCGAAGAAATCATTCAAACAAGTAATGAAATAAAAGCTAGCTTTGGTTCATTATTTTCAAACTTATCTAACGATGTAGATGATAATACTATTTCTATGTTGGAAAGGCTATCAGATGTAATCGGTTCACTAAAAGATAATAATATAGAGATTAAAAACCCACTCTCAGACTTAATAACTTCATTAAAATCTATTAATGAAAAAGACATTGATATGGTAGCTAATTTATCGAATGCTCTAAACGACATGCTAAACATGAAATTTGACCAAGGGAACAATACCGTCTTTGGTATAATGGAACTTAATAATGGTTTAAACTCTATGAAAAGCACTATTGAAGATGCTGCTAATGTTTTTAAGAGTCTTTTTGATGTTGTTAATAATGACAATTCATTTAATAACTTTGCAAATCAAATGAAAGATATGCAAGCTAAGATGAACGAAATGAATAGTGCAATGAATGAAATATCATCTTCATCGATGGCTACTATTAACAGTTTACAAACACAAACTTCTCATTTATTTAATCCAAGGTACAGTGAACCATTATCTGGAGCTTATGGAGATAACAATATTAATCCAAGAAATCCTAGACCAGATCAATTTTATGGTTCAGCGGGTTCAATGGGTCAAGATTTTTATCAAGATAGAAGTTACCAAAATATGATGAATCAAATGCATTCTACTCAAAATAATTTAGGTAGAATGTTATGGAATAACTATGACGAAGAAAGATATGGTCATGGTGGAGATGCCCCTTGGATAACAAGAAGTGGAAATAGAACAAAAGAAGCTTTAATTGAAAACAATGAAATATCTGCTTTAATAAATCTTTTAAGTTCAGATAAAGGACTCAAAAGAAGCATTAGAGACTTACCTAACAATGTTAATGCTTACGGCTCTGGTGGGGCAGATGATCAATTCGCAACTATCGAAAAACGAGTAGAAAAATATGTTCAAAATATAGAGCAACTATTATCTAAGTTTAGTAATATGAAAAACATAGATGCAGATGGTTCTTTTGATGATATTCTATTAGAAATGATTAATAACGGTAAAAACTTTGTTAATAAGTTTGACGATGTATTGAGTGAATTGCCATCAGAAATGAGAAGAAAGTTAAAAGGTAATAGCACAATTGACGAATATAGAAAAATGGCTGACCAATATAATGCAGAAGCATTAGATAGAACAGTAAATTCAGACCTTAGAGGTAAATATGCTAGTGAAAATGCTTACACTGGCGATGGAACTGATTTCTTTTTACAAATGCTAAGCGGCTCAAAAATGAAAGGTGGAGCGGCTTCTTTAAGTTCAGCTATGCAAGGCCTGTCTTCAAATTATGATTATGACCCATCACTACGTTCGAAAATGTTATCAGCTAGTAGCTATAATGATAACATGCTAAGCAGACATGACAAACTATTATCATCTTTGGACGGTGGAGATCATAACTTGATTATGAAAAATGCTACTGAATTCATGGAAAGTGGAAAACTAAGTCTTGGTCAAAACACTGGAATCATGAGCAGTTTGGCAGCTTCTTTAAGTACGTCTGGTGGAAAAGATTCTGAGAAAACACTTAGTTTCTTAAAAGATATGGATAGTCAAGCTAGAGAAACTGGTTCAGCTATTAAAGACATTATGGAGAATCTTATCCAAATGATGGAGTTGAAAGCTGTAACACTCGAAGGTGATGAAAGGTCTAAATTCGAAGAACAATTAGATAAAATAAAAGAAAAGCTTAAAGGCGTTAATGAAGAAATGGCTCGTTCTTCAGAAATACGCACTGATGCTTTTGTTTCTGCTGCATCTTCATTTGGTGAAGATGATTATGATAGAGCTGACGATGAATCTATAAGTTATTTATCAAAAAGACATAGTCAAGGTTATAGTAGAATACAGAGAAATACTAGCAATTTAAGAAGTCATGCTTATGCTGCTAAAATGGCAAATATGTCTGGTAATCCTTTAAGAGGATATAGAAGGGGAGACTTGTCAAATAACAGATTAGATAATATATCAGATATATCTAGAGACTTAGAAGCAAGAATGTATAAGATTAATGGTCTTAGATCTGAATTTGACGAAGCAGCAGCCGATCCAACAAGAAAAGATGAAGCAAGAGATAAATTATATCAATTAAATGACAACCAATCTCAAATGAATAATTTAGCTAAGCAATTAGCTAAGCAAACTCAAATGAGTGATAAAGATTTAAAAGATGCTCCACCGGAAGTTAAGAATGTTTATAACGCTGTACAAGAAATGCTTGATTCTACAAAGACTTCAAATGTAGAAATGATGCAATTGAACGAATTATTAGGCTTAGATGAGTTAAATGAAGATTTAATTAAAACAAACCAAGAATTAGATAAAGTAAGAAATAGCAATTGGGATAAATTTAAAAGTGGAATTAAAGATGTAGGGGATACTATTAAGAATAGTATAATTAGTCCTTTACAATCTGTTGGTGGTACTGCTTCTAATTTAGCTAAATCTGGTCTTGGCGCAATGGGATTAGGTTCGCTAAGTTCTTTAGCTGTCAATCCATTTAGTTTAAGTAGTATAATGGGTGGAGTATTCTCACTAGCTGGAGATATGTTCCAATCTGATATCGCGCAAGGTCAAGCGAAAAACACTTTAAGATCTTCTGAAATGATGGTTTATGGTGCTAATTCCGGTTCCAATGTAAATGATATGATGTCTAGAGGTTTACAATACCAAGATGATAGTTATGGTCTTATTAACTATTCAGACTTAACTAGAACATATTCAGGCTTAGCTAGTAACGTAGTAGGTCAATACGGTCAAGCGAGCTCGTTAGCTCAAAAAGATATGAATGATTTCGCAGACACGAGTTTGGCTTTACAAAAAGGTTATGGTATTGGTGAAGGCACTGTTAATGACGCTATTAATACATTTTATAAAGAATTAAGAATGAATGTTAACGAAACTGAATACGAATTAGCAAAAATTGGACAAACAGCTCAATCATTAAATGTACCATTTGGTAAACATTTAGAAAATGTAACTAGTATGGCAAAGCAGTATAAATCTATGGGGTTTGAAGCTGAATATGCAAGTGAAGTTGTTGGTAACTTAATGTTCCAACATGGCATGACTTATGACGACGCCTCTAGTATTGCTATGAAATCCGCTAATGCAGTAACTGGAATGAGCGATGGATGGACTGCGTTTACAGGAATGATGAACGGATATTCAGGTAATCCATTAGAAGCTGTAGTTGGTCTTCAATATGGTTATAATCAAGATGGCACTATTAAAGACGGTGTTATAGATCAACGAATTGAAAATCTTCAAACTAAATACAATATGATGAGTATGCTAGGTGGTTCTGCTGGTGATTACGCTGTAGCTAAAACTTTAAGTAATGATGGTTTTAGTAATAGGGAAGCCGGTATGATTTTAGATGCTATGAAAAATGGCGATACTGATTTCATGAGAGACATGTTTACTAAAAACATGGAAGGAACGCTAGAAGATGGAGAAAAATTAGATCCTAATAATCCAGATGAATATTTCAAACAAGTATTTGATAAGATTAATCAATCTGCTGAAGAGCAATTATCAGTAACAGAGAAAATACTTGCAACATATAGACAAGGAATAGATGAAATTGTCTTTGCAAACCAAGATTTATTTGATTCATTAACTCCTTTAATTGGTGTAGTTGATGATTTAATGAGTAAACTTGGAGATTTCGTTGGTGGTTTAGATGACTTTATTTCTTCTATGAAAGATATGTATCAAAATAGTTTCTTATCCGACTGGGGTATGAGTGACTTCTTAACTGCTGGATTAGTTGGTGGTGGTCTTTATGGCGCTGCTAAGGTTGGTTCTAAAGCATTAGCAAGAAGAGCATTTTCTGGTGGAGGAAGTAGAGGCGGAAATTCTAGAAATCGTGGTGGAGATGACGATGATAGCGATAGAAGACGCGGTACAGGTTCCGGTTCTAGAAGTATTGATGTAGATACAGATACTCATGGTAGTTCCAAATGGTCTAAGTTTAAGAAAGCTGGTAAAGCTGGTGGTAAAGCCGGCTTATTACTTGGTGGTGGAGCTCTTTTAGCCGAAATGCTATTGGGTGGTGGTGAAGAAGCTTCAGCTGCCGAAAACGATTGGGGTGCTATGCTAGGTGGTAGTGGTTATAACCCTGGTGGAGATTCTGTTGAAACGCCTGAAAGCGTATCAGTATTAAAAGATATTTACAACTTATTAGCTGGAAATGGAGTTTCTTTAAATCTTAGCGGTGCAACTGGTTCAAGTTCTTCCACAGCTGCAGAAGAAGCCGCAGCTATCGCTACTGCAACTAGTGGTGGAGCTGGAATGCTGCAAAATGCTCTTTTAATTGGTGGAGCTGGAGTAGTTGGCGGAGGAGCTATGTCTCTGTATAGAGATAGGAACAGTAAAGGTGGAACAACTACATTCTTAAATAATTCTCAATCTGCTAGACAAGCTGCTATTGATGCAGAAGATGAAGCGAGAAGAGCGAGAGTTCAACAATCTTATGAGATGAATAGAGCATCTGGCCAGACCGCTTCTGAAGCTAAATTAAATGCAGATAGGGAAGAATCGCTAAGAAGTAGAAGTGCGTTTAATAGAATGAGCCAAGCTGACTATGAAGATTTATTTAAAACTAGCAATACTAAGGGAATAAAGGGAGCGTTAAAAGGATTAAAAGGTGTTAAAGCAGCTCCTGTTATTGGTAGTGCATTAAGTCTTGGTTTAAGTGCATGGCAAGTTAATGATGAGTTTAATGATATTAATGCGTTGGCTCACATGACTGGTGCAAAAACCGGAACAGCAAAAGCTGGTTCAGTAGGAGATGCTAGTTTATCAGCTACTTTAATGGGACTTGGTGCCGTTGGCGGTTCATTCATCCCTGGGCTTGGGAATATAGCTGGAGCGATTGTCGGTGGTGGACTTGGTCTTGGTTTAGACTGGCTAGGAGATAAAACTGGCGCTAAAGATTGGGTATTAGACAAATTAGGTATGGGTAGTGAAGATGTAAAAGATTCGCTAGCTACATCTGGTCAGCAAGCGGCTGCTAAGAGTTATCAGAAGAGAATGGGACAATACGGTTATGGTTCTATTAATGATGATTTTGCTTTAATAGCTTCAAGTTCTCAGCAAAAACATGGAAAATATTTATCTGGTCTATCTCAAGAAGAAAAAGATGCTTGGTCATCTAAGTTCACAGAAGAATATTTATCTAAAATAGCTGATGGAGTCGATCCTTCTAAGGCTGAAGCATTAGCGAAAGATCAAGCAGATAAACTTGTTGAAATTCAGTTAGGCACAGAGGACGTAAAAGAGTTAAACAAAGAGCAACTTGGTCAAATGCTTGAATTATACTCTTTAACTGGAGAGAATAAAGAAGCTTTATTAGAATATAGTGACACATATTTTAAACGCGAAGAAGATTCAAGAAAAGTATTGGACGCAACCTCTGAAGCTACAGGGTTATCTTTAGAGCAATTAATTCAAATAGGCGAAAGTATGAACCTACTTCCTTCTGAGTTAGCGGCTTTAATAGCGATAAATTCTGGTGGTAGCGATAATGTTAAATCAGCATTTACAAGTAATGCAAAAATTGAAGACATGAGAAAAGATTTAGAAAAGAACAAAGGTTTATCTAAAGGCACTATTGAAGATACAATTGCTCATATGGTTAGTTCAGCTGGTGACTTAACAGCCAAAGGGGTAAGCCAAAAAGAAATGTCTAGATATGCTACTTATTATGCTGGAAGTTATCAATCTGGTAAATCAGAAGAAGAAGCAGCAGCTATGGCTGAAAAGCAATTGTATGCAGATAGACAAGCAGATGAAGTTCTTAATGGTAAAGGTCTAATGTCTAAAGTTTCAAAATATGCTAAAGACCTAGGGTTTACTGGAGCTAGAGCGGTTGGTTCAAGTATAACAAACGCTCAAGTAAAAGACGCTATTTCAACTACTGCAGCAGCTTCTGGTATGACTGAATGGCAAATAAAACAATCACTACAAAGACAAGGTATTAACGAAAAAATGTTTACTAGTTATCTTTTACAAAATGCGGATAGAGATGACGCTGGTATTAAAGGTAAATTAGGTAAATCAGAGGTAAGTAAATTCTTAGGTAACAAATCAAACGCTGACGCGATAGGAAGTACGATGGCTAAATCATTAGGTTATAGTGAACAACAATTGGCTAAAATGGAAAAGTCTTACCAACAAGCAGATGTTCATAAAGAAGAAAATCAAAAGTTCTTAAATGAGAAAATACTTTATACAGAAGAATATCAAGGTAGTAATCACAATGACGCTAAAACACAAAGAAAAGATTTGCAAGATTTAAACCAAAAATTTGAAACCACTTTACAAAAATCAGATCAAGAATTTAGAGATAAATTACAGGATGCTAAGAAGAAAGCAGACTCTGAAAACACGACATCCGTTGTTGATGCAATTGGTTCATTAGGTACTTTATTAGGAACAAGATTATCAGAACTAGGCACTGCGTTATCTTCTATGAGTGGCATGGGTGGAAGTGGTGGAATCTATAGTGGCGGTGGCGGAGATCCTACAGCGCTAAAGAAAGCTGACATTAAAAGTAAATCTTCATTATCTGCTAAAGAACTTGATGCATGGATAGCGTCTAAAGCTCCAAAGAATTCATTGATGTTAGGCATGGGTAAAGCGTTTAAAGAAGCAGAAGAGAAATCTGGGTTAAACGCTGAATATTTAATTGCTCACGCTGCGCATGAAACTGGATGGGGAACTAGTAGAATAGCAAGAGATAAAGGAAACTTCTTTGGAATTGGCGCTTTTGATGCAACTCCTTACACTAGTGCATATGGTATGGGCGGTACAGGTAGCAATAAGTACTATGGTGGTATAGTAGAAGGCGCTATGTGGATAGCTGAGAACTATGCAAATAAAGGTCAAAACACTTTAGATTCTATGCGTAACAATGGTGGTAAACACGAGTATGCTACTGATCCATTATGGGATGAGAAAATTGCTGGTATTTGGGCAGGTGCTCCATCTGCCCCAGGAGGTAGTGGTAGTTATAGCGGAAACGTTGCATCATACTATTTAGGCAATCAATTTACTAAAACTTCTGGTTATAAAGAAGCAGGCCGAAAAGATCATATAGGATTAGACTTAGCTGCTCCAGCGGGTACTGATATTTATGCTTTAGCAGCAGGTACAGTTAAATCTACTGGTAGTCATAGTTCTGCGGGCAACTATGTTACAATTGAACACGACGATGGCTCGTTAACAAAATATTATCATATGTTAACAAAAGCGTTAGTTAAAGAAGGGGAAAAAGTAGCAGCTGGACAACACATAGGTGATGTGGGTAGTACTGGTAAAAGTACAGGTAATCACCTGCACTTAGAATATTGGAAAAATGGACAGCATTATAATCCAAACGATATATTGAAAAAAGTAGCTGGTATAGGCGGATTTAGTGGAGACCCTAATGAAACAGGTGGTACTGGAGCATTGCAGAAAGCAATAACTGCTAATACCGAAGCTGTTGGTAAAACAACAGATGCTTTAAAATCAAACACTCAAGCTATCTCAAGACCAATATTAACTAATGCTTCAGCATATGATCCGTTTTCTGGAATACATCCAACTAACTCTTTAGATTATAATAGATATACTTTTGATTTGTATAAGAAAGTTGGAATGGACAATATTTCTGAGAATGAATCTGGTGTTAATTATCAAGAGTTATCTAAGAAAGCTAGAAACGCATTTGATATTAACGTTAAAACTGCTATTGATCCATCATCACACCCTAATTTTACTCAATTACTTGATAAACATTTAAAGGTTGCAGTTAAAGCTGCTGTTTCTGAAGCAACTGAAAGTTTAGATAGTAACTATGCTTCTCAGTTTAGTGAAATTTGGAATACGGTAAGTTCAACAATTGACAATAGTAAAACTATAAAATAGACTAAAAAGGGGAGAATTATTTTCTCCCTTTCTTAGTATTAATATTATGAGGTGATAAAAATGACTACAGGGCCATTTGCAAATTCTTATGAACCAACTGTTATTCATACTATTAATAGCACTACTATTGGTAGAAAACCAGTAGATGACATGTGGCAAAATAATGGTGAATCTAATAAGTATTACGAGGCTCAAAAAAGAGCTGATATGTATGCGAAATTAAAGGAAAGAACTCCAATGGTTATTGAATATAAACAAACTCCAGATGAGTGGAAATCATTTACAATGTATATTAATCCTGATAGATTATCAATAACTAATCAAAAAGTAAAAGGTAAAGCTTATACACGCGGTGGTATATTTTACCATCACTGGGGAGATGATAACCCGATATTAACATTGTCTGGTACTACTGGTTTTTCTGGTATGAAAGGAATTCAGACATTGGAACAGATTTACCATGCTTCTGGTACTTTATTAAAATATCAAAAATTTGGACCTGAAAAATATGCGCAAAGAACAAATTTCCAACCACCTGATGTAAATTTAAATTCTCCAGTTTCTGTTGTTGAAGCCGCTATGAATAAAACAACAACGAGTTTGGTTGAAGCATTAAAAGGTTTTGTTGAAAAAGATTCAGCAAAAAAAGAAAAATGGGAAGAATATAAAAATTTACAAAAACAACTTGAAGAAGCACAAAAAAATAGCACTAATAGTGTTACTGACAAACTTCATATTGCATCTATAAACTTAAAGCAAAGAAGGCTAAGAGAAACTTACGGTTTCCCAGAAGGAAGTTATTATAACTTATCTAAGACAACTCTACCTAATAATGAAAAAGAAACAAACAATCAAAAAGCGTTGAGTTTGGTTGCTATCAATAATTATATGGCTTTAAATAAAGTGGGAGATATACTTTCTAAAGTTAGAAAAGCAGAAGAAGAGGTAGATAAGACAGTGGCGAATAATAAAACTATAACTTCTGCTAATAATTATAAAAAAATAGCTTCAACTGTATTTAAAAATAAACTCCCAGGTATTGATAATGAATTAATATCACAATTAGCAAGTCAAAAAGCATCTTACTATAAAGCTGGGACAGAAGATATTCGTATTTTAAACGGTGATTCAAGTCCTTACTCAAATTTACAAGATAGTCCAATACCATATAGAGAAGATTTAACTGGGCAAATGGTTCAAATATCGCAAGACAGAACTGCAGCTTTAGAGTCTTTTATGCAAGATATGGCTAAATTGGAAGAAACTGAAAAAAAATACTATGAAGAATTAAGAGATAATGCTTTTGATGATGTTATGGATGATGTAAACGACGAATGGAAACCAAGGGTAATATTTATTTACTTTGATAATAAAGCTTATATGGGACATTTTGATGCATTTTCTTATTCGCAAGAAGCAGCTAATCCGTACTATATAAGATATGAAATGAGAATAACAATCACTAAAGAGATATTAAGTACAAAGAAAGAGAATAAGATTAAAAAGTTAACATAATAAAGGCTTAAAAGAGGTGACATTATGGCAAATACGGAAATAAAACATACCGTAAAAAAGGGTGATACCCTTTGGGATATAGCTAAGAAATATCTAGGTGATGGTACAAAATGGAAAGAAATTTACAATTTAAATAAGAGTCAAATTAAAGATCCTCATTGGATATACCCTGGTCAAGTATTTATCATTAAAAAAGGTGAAACCGTTGTACCTGTCGCTAAGCCTCCAGCACCTAAACCAGAGCCAGCTCCTGTGCAGTCTTCAAAAGTTGATCCATTAAAGTTATCTTATGAAAATAGATATAGTAGAACAAAAGAACTAGATAGTACACAACATGATCCAAGTCAAATGAAAATTGTAGACTTCAAACAAGATTATACTGTTGTTGTACGTAAAAAATTATATTACGCTATAAATCAAGATGATAACGAAAAATATATAAAGATGTTTCAACTTAATAATTTTATGCAAATTAGAACATCAAACTCTGTTTACGGTAAAGGTTCAGCTAGTATAACAATAAAAGGCGGAGAGAGAGTTGTAGTAGCTGATAAAGATGTTATTAAAGAAAAAACTGGTGGATGGAAATTTGAAACATTTTTAGCAAGTTGGAATAGTATTATGCACGAAACATCTGGTAAGGAAGAAAATGGAATAGAATATAATAACACAATGAAAGTTAGAGAACATAAATATGGATGGGCTTATGCTGAAAAATGTGATATTGAACCTATGGATGAAGTTTACATTTTTTCTAAAAGTAGAAAGCTAAAAAATAAAGATGGTTCTTATCCTTTTAAACAAATATTCTTTGGCTACATTACAGCAGTAACAAAATCTTATACTGCTGGACAAACTGGTCCAATGATAAGTATACAAGTTGATGATCACTTAAAACTTTTAGATATATCTAGGGTTGCTAATAGACCTGCGCTAGATATGACGACTGTTGTCCCAGGGTCTAGACTTGATGGTCATGGTTTCTGGGTATTAGAAGATGATTATAGATACAATGGTATTAATCCTGATACTTTAGAACCATTAAGTTCGGGTGCAAGTTTCGTGTTAACGAATTCATTTGCTGGTCTAGAGGCACATAAGATAATTAAACGTTTATGCATCGAGGCTGGAATACCTCTTAACAAATTAACTCAAAGAATAGAACAAACTGAACGAGTACCGTTTGCTGTTCAGATAAGGGAAAATTTTGGCGACATATTTAGTGGAGACTTTGAAAAACGATTAACCTATTGCGAAAAAGCAGCTAATGTCTTAAATTTTGAATTTTTTGCTGATGAAGAAGGCAACATAGTATTTAAAATACCAACATGGAATATAGGCGTAAATAGAAAACCGCTAAACAATTGCGGTCAAGATGTTACTTATTTATATGATGTAGGAGGAGCTCTACATAGAGAACCTCAAAAGAAAGAATATGAAACAAAAGAAGTAACTAAAACTAAAACTGTGCAGAAAACAACAAAACAAGCGATAACACATACTGTGAAAAAAGGAGATACTCTTTGGGATATAGCCGCTAAATACTTAGGTAAACCAACTCTTTGGCCTCAAATTTACAATTTAAATAAGAGTCAAATTAAAGATCCTCATTGGATATATCCAGGGCAAGTATTTACAATTCAAAAAGAAGTAACTCAATCTGTACAAGAACAATATGTTGAAAAAATTAAAGTTGAAAAAAAATCTGAACCAGTCGATAATTCTAATAATCCTTCTGTTTCTAAGATGACTGATAAGCTGATACCAGTAGCGTACCCATGGGAGATTATTTCTTTCACTTTTACCGATACAGATAAAGAAGTGTATACTGCTGCAACTGTAACGGCAGATACTCCACTTATTAGTTTAGCAAACGAAGGTGTAGTAATGGCGGTTACTAGAGCAGTTCAAGATCCTGGCTTAATTGCAAAATTCGGCGTTAGAGTAGCTCCACCCGTAACGACTCCATTAGTGGGAGGATATAAGGGCGCAGAAATATATGCTAATATGCAAATTATAAGGTCATTAGCTAATAGATATACTGGAACTCTACAGATGGTAGAAGAATCTTCAATAAGGGTGGGAGATCCAATAAGATTCCATATTTATGATGAAATACCATTTGCAGAACAAATGGCTAGAGATAAGAAAAATGCTAATAGTGAAAAAAATGCGCAAGCTGTATTTTATGTTGATCAAATTGATAGATCAATTTCAATTAATGGTGTATCAACAATGTCATTATCGTTAAAAGCGGGAAGAATGATGGGTATGCCATCTATATATGATAAATGTACAGAACTTTATAGACCATTCTTTGAAAAGAGTGCAGATTTACCGCAAACGCCTGAAGATCCAAAAGTTTCTCAAGCTGGTGGAACTTATAAAGTTAAAAAAGGAGATTCTTTATGGAAGATAGCTGTAACTGTTTATGGAAATGGCGCTAAATGGAATGTAATTTATGAAGCGAACAGGAAAGATATGAAACGAGGTCCTTTAACTCAACCCGATAGGGTTTATGAAGGTCAAGTCTTAAAAATACCGTAATTTATCAAACAACTCTTAATTTTAAGGGTTGTTTTTTTATTTTGTAAAATAAAAAGTGATTTAATAACTATTTATTTTAGTAGGAGTATGAAAATAGATAATGCAAATGTTTTTCAAATAACAATAAAAGAAAGTTAAAGGTGATTAATGTGAATGTAAATAATTCATCTAGTGAAGGCAACCAAATAGCATCGGGACCATCTTCTGGATTCGTTAGATCAACAATGACAAGTAATTCAGCAAATAAGCCTGTTTATGATGGAAAAGTTGATGAATACGGTAGCGTTAGACTAAGAATTGGTATTGTTGATAACCCTATGATAAAAAGAAATGCTGGTTCTAAAATAGAACCAACTGACCCATACAATATTGTCAATTTAAGAACTGGACATATAACAGTTAGATGGGCAGAGCAAGATGGTGGAGTAGTTAGGTCTTCTTCGTTTGGTTCATATGGAAAAGAAGGAGAGACTTCTGATAAAGAATCATTGGCTCTTACTCACCCAATGATATGGGCTAATGATAGTAATTGGTGCGGCATGAACTACTTACCGCCTATTGGTTCAGTTGTAGTAGTAGGTTTTAGAAAACATAATCAACCAATAGTGTTAGGCTATATACAGCCACATTATGAAGTTGTTACTGATATAGAATTAGGGGAAATAATGAATAAAGGTTTTGGTAATAATACTTCTCACTGGAAAATGCATGATGAACAAGAACATAAGGCTTGGGTAATGCAAAATGAATCAAGACCTGTAAAACATTTAAAAGATCAAGATGGTAGGAAATATGAATGGAAACCCGCTCCTTATACTGTCGGATTAAAACTTAGATTAAAAGCTTGGATTGATCCATTTAACCCAGATGATAAAAAAGAAATGGTAGAAATATATGCATATAAAATAAAAGATGGTGTTTTGTTGCATCATAGCTCATTAGAGGTAAGACCTGAAAAAGTGCACACGTGGTCCGAAGATCCTATAAATGGAAAAGTTCGTTCAGAACAAGTCATAACTCCAAGCTATGCTAAAATCGGAACATCGAAGACAGACTCTCCATCTTCATCATCTACTACTTGGTCACCTGGTTCTATAGTATCTGATGCAACAGACTTAATAAAAATGACAGCGGGAGTAATACAATTAAATTAGAGGTGTAAGGGATGAGTATAGATGTTCAAATGTTTGTATTATGCGATCACTTAGTTAGTGGCACAGAAATAAATGATCCTATGGAAAAGCCTAAGTTGACTGTTGAATTTAATGCGCAATCTACTTTAGAACCAGGCACGTATTATGTAGTAAATACATTTATCAATAGACATGCTGATGAAACATGTAGAGGCCCTTTTTCAAAAATATATGTTGAAGAAAAACGAAGTTTAAACATAGAGTTGGCGCAATACTTTAATGAAGATTTAATTAGTACAAAAAATGTATATGTTGGTTATACAAAGGAGAATTTAACAAATACTCACTTAACTGATATACAAATAAAAAGAGAACAAGAAGTATTGAGTAATTTGAGTTTCCAAGATAATGTTATTAGAGGTATATATAAAATGACAGAATTAAAAAGAGTTGTCAAATATCCCCCTAGTAAAAATACTACAAAAACAGCAAATTACAATGGTAGGGAAAGTACTTGTCCGAAATGTCTTGGCAAGGGTTATTATTATGACATTTATTTCGATAAAGCAGGTAAAGCTATTACAGCTACAAAATCTCAAAAATTACTTCAAGAATGTTTGAAAGTTTTAGTTGATGAAAAATTAGGTAACAAATTCCACCCAAATTGGGGATGCGATATCGAACAAAGAATTGGAACAAAAAACATGGGTTCGTCTATAGAGATGTTAAAAGTTGAATTATCTGTTAGAGATGCAGTAGAAAGATTAAGAAAGTTACAAATGAATAACCAAATTATGTACGGAAATATGAACGAAGAAGAAATAATAGATACTATTGAATCTATAGATGTAACAAAGGATGGACCTACTGGTTACAATATTGATATTGAAGTTGTTTCTGTTATGGGGGAAGTAATAACTTACAATATTAGATTATAGGGATGGTGATATAGAATGGAAATGAAAACGTTGAGTGAAATTGCAATAGGGTTAATATCACATATTCATGATGCTTTACCTGAAGTTGATACTAAAGAAGGTACATTCGTTAGGGATGTTTTTGTTGACCCAGTATCTACTCATATAGCTGAATTATATCAAGAATTAAAACTATTAGAATTAAGTCAATCTATTGTTACAGCTACAGGAGCTGATTTAGACAAATTAGCAAGAAATTTCTTCATTAGAAGAAAAGAAGCTTCATATTCTACTGGTAAAATAAGATTTTACCTTGGGTTAAATGAACCTAAAGAAGATATTTTCATTCCTCAAGGAAGTGTTGTAGGTTCGCCGGGCGATGCTAATACTGAACCAACGGAATATATGACTTCTATTTCAGCGAGTGTACTTGCTGGGGATAAGTCTACTTATCATTTGGATGTAGAAAATGGATTATTTTATATTGATGTAGATGCTATTTCGTTAGAACCAGGTTCACAATACAATGTTGGTTCTCATACTATTACATTACTTGGTGACGTTGTTGAAACTGAAGTAACATCTGTTACGAACCCATTCCCTTTTACAGGCGGTACTGATGCAGAAGATGATTTAAGTTTACAAATGAGAGTTTCGATGGCTATCACTGGTGTAAATATTGGTACTAAAGACGGTTACATGTCATTCATGATGAAACAAAGTGAAGTTCATGACGTTGTAGTTGTAGGTGCTGGTGATCCATTAATGACACGAGATAATGGTGAAGGTGGTATGGTTGATATTTATGTTAGGGCAGAAGATGCTGAAGAATATAAAGAAACATTCTACGTTAGTGATGAATATACAACAGGAACAATACATGTAAAACCTTATGATAATATTATCCCAAAGAAACAGCCTATTATAATGATAGATCGGATAATAGGCAGAATTCCAAATAGTTCTTCTGAGACTGGATATGATGAAAGAGTATATATTAATGGTTCTAACTACAAAAAAGAAAAAGGTTCAAATAAGTATTATCGAGATATTCTGTGGAATTTTGCAGATGTTCCAGTTGAAGGTTTAACTGATGATGACTTATTAGAAGCAACTGCTATTAATGTTTTAAATGTCTTACTTAAAAATATAACTTATTTAAAAGATATTAAGTATGATATTGATTGGCAAATGATAGACCCTTACAATGATAATAACAACCAAGATGATCAATATTTTTATAGAGGTTATTACAACGATGGGTTAGTTTATCTAATTACTTCAAGAAATGATGAAAATAATTCATTTATAGGTGGTAGAAATTTCATATCAAGAGATAAAAAAATATATGAAAGAATATACGTTGAGCCAGACTTTGAAATTGAACGTGATACAACTGAGTATGCGAAAAGTTATCAAGCAAAAGATTCTATTAAGTGGTTAAGTACAGAAAGACATAGTTTGCCAACTATAGATGAAACCTTGCATATAAGTTATTCTTGGAATAGTGTTATTGATTCATTACAACAAAGACTTGAAGAAAAGAAAATATTAACAGCAGATGTTTTAATAAAACAAGCAAATGAAATTCCAATTGAAATCAAAATGAAAGTTGTACCTGATAGCGGATATAACGCTAACGTAATTAGAAACAATGTTGTTGATAATATTTCTAGTTATATTAATGAAATGAATAAAATGGGTGGAGCTATTGATAGATCTGACTTGGTTTATTTAGCAAGAGGAACTGAGGGTGTGGAAGCTGTCGATATATCAAATGTACATTTATCAATTTTTGATTCTGCTCCTGTTCAGAAAATAGAACTTAAAGATGTTGAATATATGAAGCTAGAAAGTATTTATATTGAAGTGTTGAAAGTAGGGACTATTGTTTAAGGAATCTAAAGGGAGGGAAGAAAATTGGAGAATTACGAAAAAAAGCAAGCACAAATTGAAAGGATTTTAAGAGAACTAATTGAACTCCTTCCTTCATCTTATAATAGAGAGTCTACCGATACAAACTATTATAAATTGTTAAGAGCATTAGCACATGAACTAGCTGATTCTAGAGTGAAAATAGAAGAGGTAAAAGAAAATGCTTATTTAGATACTGTACATCCAAACGCAATTTATAATAATTTTGGTACGTTAGTAAGATTGAAAAAATCTCCAGAATGGGATGATGAAAAATATAGAGGTTTAATTCAAGGGGTTATTCAATCTTTACTAATGGGACCGACTAAAGAGTCTTTAATAAAAGCATTTAAATTATTTACTAATTTTAATGTTCAAGTATATGAATTATATAAAGACGCTGATAAACTAGACCCATCTATTTATGAAGGATATAACCCAAAATACACTTTTCTATTAGAAATAGAAAAGCCTTTAGATACCTACTCAGATACTGCAGCACTTCAGCGAGATGCAAATTATATCATTGGTATATTAAAACCTGCCCATACTATTGGATTACAGATTACAAACTTAACCGATAGCGAAGATTTTAGATTTTACTACGGGGTAGATAGGCAAGTTAATAATTTAGCTAAAAATCTAATAAAAGAAAATATAAGTAATAGAGTAAATGAACTTGTATTAGATAATTTAGAGGAAAGAGCTAAGAAATTTGCTGAAAGTGAAAATATAAGATTAGAAGAAGCTCTGGACACTATATATAAACGAAATTATGGTATGTCTAGAAGCGACTATCAAAGTTATATATCCTACAGAGCTAGACTATTGTATGAAAACTATTTAAACTGTTTCTCATCAGATAGCAAAAGTTTAAATATAAATGAAGGATTAATTCCTACGTTGAACTTAAATAATTTTAGTAGATTAGTTTTTGATGTTTTAATGAAAGAACACAATAGCACGTCTAATGCTAAAATGATAAGTAAACTTGAAATAAAAGGAAATGTAAACTACGAAGCAGATATAAGAATGTTTTCTGGAGAAAACAAAACTTTTTCTTTTATTTTTAATGCTAGCATTGATGCTAAAATCGGTTATGCTCTTGAAATAGATGACATCGATAAAACAATTAAACTTTTAAATATAAGAGACAATAAAGTATTAAGCTTTTTAAATTTAACACAAATATTAAAAAGTGGTACTGCTTTTAACTTAAAAATAAACTATACAAGAAATGAACAAAATTCAAAAAATAAATTAGAAGTTTTCATTGACGATTTAAAGACAATTGATGTAGAAATACCTGAATTCCAAGAGTGGCATTTCGGTTTCCAAACTGGAAGAGATTTAATAAGAATTTCAAATTTTAAAATTAATGATGTAAGTATTAAAGAATTTGAAAACAAATACGACAATACTGATTCTAGGAACTTCTGGTCAATCCCTTTACAAGATAAAACAAAGGTACAATATGGAACTTGGTTTGAACAAGGGGAGTCTAAATACTTACTTGTTCAAGGTTTAATGGATAGCGCCCACATAAATCAATATATTGAGGGTTTATACTTAGATAGTATTGGTGCATTAACTGAAGATGATTTATATGAGAGAATCCAACTTGAAAAAGAAAGATTAAAAGCTATTTACATTAAGCAGGGTAATGATCCATCGCTTATAGAAGAGTACGAATGGGATAGAAAAGCAACAGAAAGTATTAAGGAAGAACTATTCCGCAACGACATTATAGAGTCGCTTGGCGGTCCAGACAACTTATATAACTATTGTTTAGCGGAAGCAAGTAAATTTAAAGATGATTACGAAGCAGCATATAGAAGCAATTTTCCGTATTTGGGTATGGACAGAGTTGATGTTGAGGGGGAAAATATTAACGATGAACATCGTTATGGATGGAAACACCTATCGCATAAAGGGCAATTAACTACATCCATTGATCTAGACGGCCCTAAAATTGGTGGTGTCAATTTAATTGGACCTAGATTTACTTTACAGGATGACTATATTTTAAAAGTAGATAGTATTAATTCTGAGAATGTTGATGTTAAGGGCATGAGTAATAAGCCTTATATTATCAATAGAATGAAAATATTTGATACTACGCATAGTCTTGTAGCTAGTGAAAAAGAAAATTTAGAATCATATTATGTCCGTGGCCCTGGTTACGAAGAAACATATGATGTTACAGAAAATGTAATTGAAGAAAATATAAATGAAATAGAATTTGACTTTGCTGACATTTTTGAATTCTCTATTTACAGAAATGCATTTGTGTTGAATGTAAATGTTTTAAATGGACCTGAAACTTGGGTTGATGAAGAAGCTGTTGATAGAATTGTATTCTTAGATGTAGATTTAGAAGAAGATATTGCATTTATTAAGAGTTCTTCTAACATAGTTATCAATAAATCACTAATAAACGGGAAAATGGACGTTATAGCTCCAAAAACAAACGGAAGACTAGATGAAGCTTGTATGGAAATGGAATTTGGTAGTGATACTTACGAGCTTGATATAAACTCGGATTTATCAGTATTTGAAAATGAGTTTGATGAACACTACTTAATGTATCCATTTAGAGATTCATTCATGACAAATAAAGATCGTATTAATCGTAAAAAGATTTATTTGATTTCCCCTGATCACTTAGAAATGGGTACCGAATTTGCTGAAAACATTGATTTTACTTCTAATACTAAAATTATAATCAATAATAGTCTAATTGGTTCTAAAGATATGCTTGTTATAGATAAAGAACGTTATGAAACAGACTTAGACGGATATAGCGAAACTTATAATAAAGTAAAAGATGAAAACATCATAGAATACGAAGACGAAGAAACATTCTTATTTAGCAAATATAGAAACATGTTCCAATTGAACTATGATATGTTAAATGATAAAGAAGTATGGTTAGATGAAGAAGATGTTGATCAATTAAGTACTAGAACAACATTCTATTTAGAAGAAACTTTCGGAGTTATTAAAGTTGCTGAACCATTCCATTTAAATATATCAAATACAAATGTTACTAAGATGATTACTAAGTCAAGTATAATTGATAAAGTTACAATGGGGTTGGATTATGATTTAGAAGAGAAATACGAGATTAATGAAAATTTAAATTCGCAAGAAAATGAATTTGAATTTGAAGACACCTACACATTTAACATGTCTAGTTTGTTTAGGTTAAACTTAGATCAGTTAAATACACAAGACAAAGGTTTGATGTTAGGTGCTGGAAATACTGCTGAGTTAGTATTAAGTAGAATTGACGATGAGGGTAATGAGGTTATTTTAGAAACAAGAATTATTTAAAGTAAAATTAAACGGTACTATTTTGAATGTATCGTTTAATTTTTTATTTATTAGAGAAATAATTTTTAGATTACAAGCTATTAAAGATATAGAATCAATGAAATTATTGTGATTTTAAAAATAACTAAACTTACTATAAAGGAGTGTTTGTTGAATGAATAGCTCTGAAGAATTCAAACAGCCTACTGGTCATATTGGTATTATACTTCATAGAGGTGGAGAATACGATATCGAAACAAATACAGTGCAAGGCGGAGAACTTCTTGAACAAATAGAATTTAAAAACTTAATCGTTAATACAGCATCTACGCTTATGGCGCAACGATTAGCACCTGGTTATGAACAAAATAAAAACACGGGTACATTTATTGCTGATGGACTTCAATACTTAGCTGTTGGCACTATTGTTGACCCAGATAATCCTGGGAACTTCAACTATATGAGCCCACCTCCAGCAACTGTTGAGCAAACTAAATTAGAGAAAGAGTTGTTCCGTAAAGAGTTCACAAGCTGGACGTTCTTAGATCCATCAGGTAATAGTACTGGTAACAACCCAACTAATATTTTACGTCTTGCGACAACTTTCATGGAGAATGAAGCTGTTGGTCCTTTAGTAGAGATGGGATTATTTGGTGGTAACGCTACTGCTACTGCAGATACTGGTTATATGTTTAACTACAAAACTTTCGCAGTATGGAATAAACCAAGCGACGCGAGATTAACAGTCACGTGGAAACTTACGTTCTAATGTTAATTTTATTTGGTTAATTTAATTATTATTTAATTAGTAGATGGGAAAGTCGGTTAAAAACAACTGACTTTCTTTTTATATATACATAGAGGTGGAAAATGAAAGAAAAATGCAAGATGAAAAGGCGGGAGTAATATGGATTTTAAAAAAGAGTTAGAGAAATTAAAAACTATAGAAGAAGTTTTTGATCTTGTGGATAGTTTTTTAGAAAACGCTAATTATCATGAACTAGTTGGATTTGGGATTAAACTTTGGAAAGATATTTCCCCTAATATATCAGAAGAATATAAGCTTAGTGCAGCTAAACTATTAGCTTTAAATATTTATAAAATAAATGGATAAAGGAGCGAAAACAATGAAAGAGACGTTGTTTTATATAAAAGATTTAAAAACAGAAAAATATGTTAGTTTTAAGCAAGTAGTAGATGAAAATAATTTTGCTTCTTTTATCCCTTCATTAGTAAGTAGTAAAGAAAAAGCAACAAAATATAAGTATGAAAGTGGAGCAGTGGGAAATGCTTCATTGTATGTAGATTTTCCTTATAAGATTGTTGAAGAATAAAAGTTAAAGTAGTTTAATTTAATAATTATTTAGTTACACAGAGGGAAGTCAGTTAAAATAATTGACTTTCTTTTCTATTATATCATATCAATAAAAAACCAACAAGAAAGGGAAGATATAAATGGAAACGATACTTATTGTTGCTACTGTTTTTTTCGCAATTATGTATATAGTAAATATGTTTAGAATTTCATATCATAAAAGCGAAGCAGAAAAATTTACAACTTTCAATAGACAAGAAGTAGAAAGAAACGCTAAATTAGAAAAACAAATAAAAGAACTAAAAGAGGAAAATAAACAATTACACGATCTAAGTGATGGTTTAGCGAAATTAGTAAACTTTAATACTGAAGTATCTCGAAAATATATTGAAATATTGTCTAAGAATTTAGATGCTAAAGTTGGTAGAACTGGTCATTCTAGAGCAATATTGGATAAATTAAAGAAATACAAAGGTAAAGAATATTTTGGAGATTTTACTGTTGACTATGATGGTGCACAAGAAAAATTGATTGATGCTTCTCCAGAAAAAGTGAATTCAAAATTAAAGTCAAGTTTTTCAAAATCTAGATCAGTTTCTAGTGGTAATTCACGAAGAAACAGTGGAGATGATGGAGGATTCTTTGGGACTATTCAGAATATAGCTGCTTCTGTGATTGATTCAATTGATTCAAGTAGTGGTTCATCTCATTCGCATTCTTCTAGTAGAAATGATGATAATTGGAGTTATCCAAGTTCTAGTTCAAGTTCTAGTTCAAGTTCTGATAGTTCAAGTTCTTCAAATTATGATAGTGGTTCATCGTCATCTAGCTACGATAGTGGTAGCAGTGGTGGCGGAGGTTTTGATTAAGAGTGGATAATCCACTCTTTTTTTTGCTTTAAAGAATATTTTTTTACTAGCAAGAGATATATAAACTATAGGAAAAATACATAAATGTAATTAACGAGGAGTTTTTAAAAATGAAAAAGATGATTAAAAAAGTAAGTTCGAGATTAAAGAAGATGTATGAAAGAATAGCAGTAACTATATTAGATGTTGCAAATGGTTTAGAGCAGGGTACTGTGATAGATATGAGAAGAGAAGTATCTCCAAATGTAATAGATATGCGTAAGCAAATTTCTCCAAATGTTATTGATATGAGAAAACAAATTTCGCCAAATGTTATTGATATGAGGAATGCTGCAAAACCAAATGTTGTGAAGTTTGTTGATATGAGAAATCAATTGACTTAAAAATAATAAAAAACCATTTTTTTTGTATTTATAAAAGAAATAGTAGATATTTCAAATATAAAAAACAAATGGGATGTGATATGCGTGTTACAAACAGTGAAATTTATTTTTAAAGGCCTTTATGGCGTAGAAGGTAATTATATATATAAAGTTGATAAATATGGTAGTGAATACATTACTCTTCAAACTGGAAAAGAATATCTTATGGAAGCTTCAAAATTAGCATATGTACCTAATGAAGCAATTGAAATTATTGAACAAATTCCTCCAGTAGAAAATGGAGCTCAAGGTCCAAAAGGCGATAAAGGTGATAAGGGTGATAAGGGTACTACTGGGGCACAAGGTCCTAAGGGAGATACGGGAGCCCAAGGAATTCAAGGACCTAAAGGGGATACTGGTTCTCAAGGGCTTAAAGGCGACCCAGGGGCTCAGGGTATTCAAGGTGTTAAGGGAGATAAAGGCGATCAAGGAACTGCTGGAGCGAAAGGAGATAAGGGTGACCCAGGTGTACCAATGCTAGCTGGTGCTACTGGTGCTAGACCATCTTCTCCAGCTAAAGGACAAATGTTTTATGATGAGACATTAGCAAAACCAATTGTCTATACTGGTAGTCAATGGGTAGATTTCTCTGGAGCAACAGTTTAAATATTAATCAGTTTACATTATTTGACTTTGTTGATATAATAAACATATAATATAAACAAAGGAGAGAATATAGATGACTGAAAAATCAACTGGTAAATATAGTGATGGAACTTTTGGAGGGAAAGGTAAAACTCCACGAGTAAAAAGTGGTCCAACTTATGGGCAAGAACGAAGCCGAAATCAAGATGGACAGTTTAGAGCAAAACGTTCTGATGCGGGTGTTAAAAGAGGACCTAAAAAATAAAACATAACTTTAAGCTGGTGGTAATTTTACCACCAGCTTTTTATTTTTGTCTCTAAATAACTCTAATTAATTAAATAATAATTATTTAATGTTAAATAAAATTGTTAGTTTAAATATATTTATATAAATTAGAGAATGAGGTGATTGAGATAATGCTAACTAAATTTGTAATTATTGGTTTGAATGATGGTTTAACTTCAGAAACTGTTGTAGATTTTTTAAATTTGACAAATGAATTTACTTCTTCAATTATTCTTAATAAAAGAGGACACGAAGCGAATGCGAAGAATATGATGGAGTTATTAGCTTTGTCGGTTAGAAAAACTGAAGAATTAACAATTCAAATTGATGGAATTGATCAAGTTGAAGCGATTGAAGCTATTTATAAGTTTTTATCGAATGAATGAGGTGATAGTGTGAATATTCTTGTAACAATATGTATAATTTTCCCTATGTTATGTGTTGCTTTTTTACCAGTGGGGATGATGAAATTTGGAATAAAAATGACAGGTAGAGATTTATTCTTTATGCTTATAGGAATGTTTTTTATAAGCGGATTTACATTGATAGCTATACTTTATTAGAGGACGTAGGCTTTCTTTTTTTATTAAAAACAAATAATAATATTAAAGGCAGTGATTAAAATGATGATAAAAATACATCAAGATGTAAGGGAATTACTTAATGAATTAAACGAAATTGATGAATCGATAATTTTTGGTGGCTATTTAAGAGATATGATTTTTGATAACATCCCAAATGATGTTGATATTGCAACGAAAGTGCCAATAGATATTTTAGTAGAAAAATATGGGCATTTAGAGAAAGCGAAGAAGAGAAAAACAACAAGCGGTCAAGATGTTTTTTCTTTTAAGATGCATAGAACAGAAAAAATATTTGTAGAGATAGTTTGTACACAAGATGATCTTTACGATAAAGCTAGAAAAGCTGATTACACACTTAATTCATTATTGTATGATGGGAAAAACCTAATAGATCTGCAGGGCGGGTTAGATGACATAAGTAATAAATTAATAAGAGAAGTAGATGCTAGAATCATCACAAAAGATCTAGAGACGAGACCATATTTGTGGTTAAAGACACTAAGATTAATTTCAGTTACAGGATTTGATTTATCCGATGAGACCTTTAGTGTATTGAATGAAAATAAAAAATGTATTTACAATATTAGCAATGAGATTATGCAAACAGAAGGTCACAAAACTTTAAACGGACTAAATCCATTTAAAGCGATAGAGTTGTTACATAAGATGGGTTTTGTAGCGTCTTTTGATGTAAAACACTTCAAAGAAATAAAGTATTCTTTACAACCTCAACAGCAATTGTGTTTATTAGCTGTTTTATCTAACAAAGAAATAATAGATGATTTTATTAACTTTTATCATCTTCAACAAGATTTAAAAGAGAAATACGATAAACTATACTCTATGTATCATGGTGAAGACAAGGTACCGAGCCGTTTTAGACACCAAATTATTACTATTAAAAAAATAGTGAAAGAAATGGAGAGTAACTAAATATGGATAAAGTACAAAATAACTCTTTTATTCAAGAGGCTGAAGCTGTTATTGAAAATAGTTTTGTTGCATTAAGTTTAATGTGTAATTCAAAATTTAAGTTAGAAACATCTGGTAGTGGAGAAATTTATAAAATATTTTGTATTAGAGAAAATTTTGATGGAAGTCATATATATGATGATATTTTAATAAGAGCGATAGTATTACGAAAACAAAATAGTGAGGGTGATGGAATGATAAAAATTGATTTACCAAGGAAATTTTTTAAAAGTGGAATTATTTTCCATAATAAGTTAAAAGGTATAAAAATAAATCAAAGTTATTATAACTGGTATATAGATGCATATACGATTGACGAAGCAAATAGAGTTATAGATGTTGCAATACAGAAAATTATTAAAGAGTATAGAATGGTTCACTAAACTTAGTAGACTGTTTTTATTTAATTTTCAATTATTATGTGATATAATATATATATAAGGTTTAATATTTATAATTAATGAGGTGATAAAATGAATGAGTTAGCTATTTATGGTACTGATTATACTATAACACACGACTTGGGTGAAGAGTTCAATGAACAATTTGATAATCTAGTTACATTAATGCTTTTATTTGGCTATGAGGTTACTTCTTTTCGTAGAGATAGAACACGTAAAGGTTGGGATTACATCTCATCGATATATTCAGTACTTAATGGTAAGACGCATGAATATATTATGAACATAATTTTACGAGTAGATAAGCAGGAAAAATTAATTTCATTTTATATTCACGATAATGTAAATGGTGTAGATGCAAAAGAAAACGTATTTGAATATTGTTATTCTTTAATAATAAAATAAGAGGTGATAAAATGACTGGATTAGAAATCTATAATACTAATGAAACAATAACACATAGTTTAGGCTAAAGATTTAATGACGAAATCGATGTTTTATTAACATTTTTAATGTTATCAAATTATGAAATCACTACTTGGAAGTCTAATAAAATTGAGAAGCATGGTGGTTATTTTAAATTGGAGAGTGAAAAACAATGAGTTTCAAAAAAATAGGTACAATTTTTGATAAATATCTAGCTGGTTTCCCAGTTGATAAAACTGTTTCTCTTATACATGGTGAAAATGGAACAGGGAAAACTAAAGTATTAGAAAAATTAATTGAGTATTATACTAAACGTGGAGAAAATGTAATTTATTTCCCTGATGATAGATTTTTTCAATTAACAGCTGATGAAGTAGAATCTGTATTAGTTATGTCTGCTATTGGAGAAGAAACTAATATATTCAAAAAGCTTGATATGAAAATAAATACTTGGGATTATGAAAATAAAGAGGGTACATTCATAAATTCAGGCAATTTACAGATTGTTAATTTTGTTGGTTCTATCATGTTAGCTCCCAAGCCTTCTATAGTGATAATTGATAATATCGAGAAAAGCCTACATATTTCAAAACAAGATTTAATTGTAGGGTTATTAAAGTCACTTAAAAACACTAAAAAATTGATAGCTGTAACATATTCTCCAAGCATTATTAGTGATCATCAATTAGAAACATTGCATATTAAAAATTGTGTAAACTTAAGAGACGACTAAATGATTGAGATAAGATTGAGAGATATAATTAAAGGGCTTATTAGTTTACCATTTGAAATGTTATTTGTTAGTTTAGATTTTTCTAGTAGAAGAAAACGTAAAAAACTAGTAAGAGAATTTACAGATTGTTTAGATAATGAAGTAAAAGAATTTGCTAAATTTTTAGATTTTGAAGATATTGAATTAATAAGATATAAAGAAAGCTTTTTTACTGACGGTACTACGTTAGAGTTGCGGTTTAGAGAATCGCACGACAATGAAACAAGTAGACTCACAGTCGTAATTACTGGTAAGTGTGAAATAAGAGTAGGGTATGGTAATGGATGGGCTTACTACAAAAACAACGATATAGATAATATCGCTTCAAATATGCTTAGATATCTAGATAGAATAAAACTATCTTTAGAGGAGGATAAGCATTGGCATCAAGAGATTTTTAATCCGCTTTTAGAAAGTTACAATGTTAAGGGATATCAAAAAGTAAGGCATGCACATATAGTGAATCTATTTGGAAATACACATGAAAAATCTATTAGAGCGAAACAAGATTTAATAGACTTCTTTGGAGATGAAGTGAAAGCAGATAGTTTCATAAAAGATATTAATAATATCTATTTAAACAGAATAGTATTGTACAAAATGTTAAAGTAATTTAGAGATGATTTAAAAATTGTCTCTATTTTAATTAGAATTCTATGTAATAATTATTTAATAACAAAAATAGAAATCAAAGGGGCTATGAAAATGGAAAGTAAGATGAAAGAATTAATCGAACGTTTGGAGAAACTTGAGGAGTATTGTGAACAAAATAGTCATTTGACTTTTTACTCTTTGTACAATAAAATTATGAATCAAGTGAGAGAGTTAAATGATTTTGCAATGCTACATGAGTTACCATTAAAGATTGATGCTCACGATTTAGTAAACAAACATATTAGAAAATACGGCGCAAAAAATGAAGTAATTGATGAAGGTGAAGATACTTCTGTTAAGGTTGAAGTAGAAATAGATGAAAGCTACCAAGAAAATAAAGACTCTTATGAAGATTATGAAGATGAAAGTTCTTATGAAGAAGAAGAAACAAGTTCATCTTGGTAAATAAAAACAATAACAGAAAGGTGATGGAATATACATGTTAGTAATTGGTTCACAAGCTCTATTAAGTAAAGTAGATCCTACTCCGTTTGGAAATAGAAAGTTGAAAGCAGATTTTGACGTTATTATGTCATTTGAAGATTTTTTAAGTTGGACTAAACAATATGATAGTGATATAAAATCTCTTATCCCAAAGACTCCGAATAAATATAAAGCTATTGTATTAAAAGATGGCAAAAGAAAGCAATATGAAATTGAAATAGCTGCTGAGGGATCATCTTCAAAGTTCCTGTTAGATAATATTGAAGATGTAAGTGATGGTGTTGTAGAAGGCTTCCTTGGGGAAGAATATAGAGCTCTAAACTTACATTACCAAGCTTTGACAAAAAGATCACATTTGATTTATCCAATTCATTTTGAAAAAAATATTGAAGATTATCATTTAATTAAAGACTTAATTGGTAATTTTGAAAAAAATAAAGTAATGAGTGAGTATTATCAGTTAAGATTTGATGAAACAAGAAATAGAATAAAACAAAGAACTCCTAAACTTAATGTTTCAACGGAAGATTTCTTTAGTTCCAAGTTACCAGTACCTAACTATTTCGTACATGATCATATTCATGAAATGATGGCGCATTTTGATAGACCAATTTTTACAATGATGCAAAAAGATGCTAGTAAAGCTTGGTGTGAAAAAGATATGTTTTTTGCACTACCATATGATTATCAAATTAAAAGCGTACAAGAAGAAGCTTATGTGATTGCATTAGAACGGTATGTGATTCCGCAATATGGTGACAATTGTAATGATTACTTTGAAAGCTATAAAAAAGCGGTAAAAAGGATTTGCACTACATTAACATCTGGTTGGTTTAGAGATTTTGCTATTGAAAATTACGATAAAGTAATTGAGCAATATAATCCAAGATATGTTAATGATTTTGTAGAATGTGTATTAAGAAAGAAAATTGTGCCATTAAATAATGCAGCAGTTTCAAGTGTACCTTTAATTCAATATCAATTTAAAATTTCTCAATAATGAGGTGCTAGTTTTGGGTAAGTATAGAAAGAATGTTTTAAGACCTACAAGGAAAAAAATACCAAACTTATTAGATCGAGTAAGAGAACATATAGTCCATTTAAGAGATTACGGTGATGAAATAGCTAAAAAAGAAAGAAGATATTTTAGAGGTTTTGTTACTAAGGAATCTCTCGCTAAGCAATTTGGAGTTCTAGAAGGAGAAATTCAACACTGTTTACAAAAACTAAATTTAGAAGGTTTAGTATCGCAAGCTATAAAGATGCGAGGTGATGATAGATGGACACCAGATTTTTACTATATCAATAATTGCGTGTATGTAAAAGAGGAAGAAAAAGCTCATCCATTATTTAATTTAGATATTTGTCCTATATGCGAAACAGAATTAGAGGCAAAATCACACCGTCCCCATATTACTCCATTTAATAAGCATTGTCCAAATAAGTGTTTTTCTCATACAATGGAAGACGACGGAAATATTGTAACTATTTTTGGGAAAGACATCTATTTCAAGGAAATGTTAAGCAAAGGTTTAAAGCACCAAGCAAGAAACACTATGGACAAAGAAATAGCTTATTGGAGAAAAGATTATCGTTATGTCTTAAAACTATTAGAGGGTAAATAATGAGAAATGTAAAAATAGAAACTCGAGGCAACCATATGAGTGGCTGCAATTTTTGTGACAAGAGCGAAACAAGAGGAAATTACTTACTGCATTTATATGAAGAAATGTTTATTGCAACTGGTAATTATGTCAAAATTTCAATTTGCTCAGAATGTATAGAAGAACTAGCTAGAGTAAAAGATCAATACCATGCAGAAAAAATCGCTAATATTTTAGCAAGTAAAGAGGGGAAAGTATGATAAAATACGTACATGGATCTGAAGATTCTTTAGATGTCGATGTATTGTATGTTTTTGATAAAATGCCATTTTCAGCAGCTTGTAAAGAGTTTTGTTCTGATACTAACGAAAACAGAAACATTATAGTTGTGGAAAGTGGCATTGTTATTGATTGTTTTAAAGGTACTATTGATGAAATTAATAACGGTTTATTAGAGACATACAACTTACATGAACAAAGTTTTGAAAACATAGTAACAAAAAAGGTAGAACGCGATCTATTAATTAAAGCGATCCGCGTAATGAGATGTTTATTGTCTCATTGTTCTAGAACGCAATATAGGAATGCTGTGAAAAAAGCTGTAAAAAGTAATAGTTGGAAAGAGAGAATAGAAATTTTATCTACTATCGATTTTACAAATATTAACGATTTTAATAAAATAGGATCGAAAAAAGATGTTTATAAGGTTTTTGCGTTTCAATTAGGTCAAGTCCTTGCTCTATTTAATCATAAAGAACTTTATACTAAGTCTTCTATAGCAAAAGAGTTTCCTCTGTTAAAAGAATTTTTGTATAGACACGATAATGTTAATGTAAAAAACTTAAACCTTTTTGTTAGCGAATTTTTAAGTATAGTTAGTGGTTTTGATATTGAAGAAAGTGAAGAATTTGTTTATTTTAAAGATTTTGAAAAGAAAATAAACTTAAGAAATGAACAATATCTATAAGGGGATGAGCTAAATGGATAAAAAATTAATCTTTTCTTTAACGGACGAAAAAGGAAGAGAATTTAAATTAATTGGTGATTTAGAAAATATTCAGAAAGAAATTATAAAATTACAAACTGAAACAGATGAGGAAGGATATCACTATTGGGATGGTGGAGATGAAAGACCAAGTAACGCAGATGATCGCTTTAAAGAAATGGTAGAGGTTTCTGCATATTTTGATGAAGATTTTGACTGGACTGAAATTATCAACACTTTACCTAAAAAGAAAAATGGTACTTTTTCTAAAGGGAGAGTTCATAGATTGCATAGAGCTCGTTCATTTTCTAGTTTGTGGGAAGATAGTTATGGATATGGCGCTCCAGAAGTTAGAATTAAAGTACTTAGTGATTTAGAGGCCCATGTAGAATTTGGTTGGTATGTAGAAAAATATTAAAAAATAAAAAACCGCTATAAGCGGTTTTTTATTTTGCTATTAAATTGTGTTTTTGAACAATGTCATTATAAGCAGTACCATTTAGAATATTTGTTAAAAGAGAATAGGATATATTGAACTGTTCGATAATGTCTTTTTTACTAACATTATTATTAAGTAATTCGAAAATTTCTATAATATCTTTTTCTTTTAGTTTTCTATTGTTAAGTTTTATTTGACTTCTATCTTTAATAGGTTCATGTTCTTTACCTAATTTTTTCAAAACATCTTTATACAACTTGCCTTTTTCTATTAAATACAATGTTCCTTCAGCAACATTATACATTTTTGAAACCTGTCTTCTAGAAATACCTTCATCTCTTAACTGTAATATTTCTTTTACATCATTCTCAGAAAGCATTCTTTTTCTACTCAATTTATTTCACCTCTCATATATCTTCTTGTAAATTTATTATATCATCATTTTCCGAATCTGTAAACTATATGTTATTAGGAAATTATATAGCTAAATATATATTATTTAATTACAGATAATTAACTCAGCGATAAAATTAGGTGATTTATGATTGAATATAAAAAATTAAGAATATTTCAAAATAAGTACAAAAAGAAGAGATAATTTGTGTTATTTTTTGTATTTAATTATAGTTAAGCGTGATAAACATATATTATAAGATAGAAAAGCATTGTTATTAAGAAATATGGCAATCGATTGTTTGAGACGAGGAGGTTTACTTGAATGTCAGAAAGAGGCTATTTTGATAGAGATACGAACTATACATCTGAATCTGGTTTTTCAAGAGTTAAATTTGGTATAGATAAACCTATTTTAGAAGTAGAATTAAATGAGATGCAAAAAATCCAAGAGGAAAAAAGAACTTCTATTGTAAAACAGACTGTGCCATCTGGATTTTCAGAAATAGTTAAAAGAGATTTTGATGGTAAAAGCATTATATATAATCCTACTATTACAGTAAGAAGCGAAGATGAAGTTAGACAATTCAAAAAATTAAATTCAATAGCAATTCCACCTTCAAAGTTAGTTATTAATGGTTTTGAAGTTGATATAGAGGGAAATGTTGAAATAGATGGTATCAAGGGATATACCTTGATTGAATTAGAAGATAAAAAAATAGCAACTAATAATTCTGAACTTTACGATTTTGTATTTTTAGAGTTATGGTTTCAAGAAATTAACTCACTTACTAATTTATACAAAAATGGCTTTTTACAAGGAGAAATATTAAAGAATAATATCATTGACGATAGAGTTGGTGGTGAAACTTCTAGAAGAGTAGCTATTAGAAGTAGAATAAGAGTGGAAAAAGACATCAATCTTAAGAAATGGCCTAATGGTTTTGGATATAATTCACAAACAGGTGAAATGTCTAACATTTATGCAAGAGGGCCATTAAGTGATATTATAAGAGAAAAAGAGCATATATTTTTACCAGCAACTGCTTCATTTTTCAAAGGAACAAATTTCTATAATGATTTTGGTTTGTTTGTTGCGGGAAGAAAAAATTATGTAAATGAAAAAGATGAAAGCATAATAAATAAAAGATTTGGAGTTTTAGAAAATTATATATTTGCTGTACCAATGTTTGGAATTAAAAGAAGGAACCAAGTAGAGTATTCGAGTTCTAATCCTAATGGTGGAATTCCTTACGAAAATGAAAATACTATTAGCGATAGACCAGATGGACTATTTAATAATTTAGTTGATAAAAAAGACTTAATAGATTTAAGAAAATCAATTTCTTTTAATCAATTAAATACAGTTAAGCTATTAGACGAAAACTTAAAGAAATTAATGTCTGGTAATCTAGCTACAAGTTCTAATGATAAAATGACAAGAGTACAATTTGGTTTACCACAAATTGATGCTATTAATGGAGATTATTTATCTAACGCTTTATTACATCTAGATTTTACAAATAGAAATTTAACTCCAATATTGGGCGACCCTCCAATGACAAGTGGTAAAAATGCAAAATACCATTTATCTGCTTTAGGCTATGGTTTATCTTTAGATGGGGAAATTGTTGTAAAATATCCAATAAGTACTTTTAATAAATCTCAAGGTACAATAGAATTCTTATTGAAACCATATTGGGATGGTGGGGATAGAAACATAAAGCAAACATTGTTTTCAATTACTAATGAATTAGATTTGCCTTTAATGAGATTGAGTAAAGATAATGGCAAGTTAATTCTAAAACAGTTCTATAATGGAAGTACGACATCATTAAGCGCTGAAACTTCAGTTGATTTAAATAATGAAACTATCTATAATAACGAGATTTATCATATAAGATTTAGTTGGTTTGCTAATAACTCAGAAAGTAAGACAACAATATTTATAAATGGTAAAAAAGTAGCTTCTGGAAATTATCTTTTATCAGAACTATCTCCTAAGTTCTTAAGATTAGGGGAAATTGAAACTATCAACACTTATTCATCTTACTTCAAAGGTTGTCTTATTGATGAATTGGTTTTATATAACAAGGTTTTAAATGAAAATAAATTCAGCCAAATTTCTCCAGATATTACATTGGGTGAGGCAAAGATATATAATTCTTTTAACAGTATATTACGAGGTTTCCAAGATAATGAATATAAACAATCAATTATAAGTGTAATTGTGACATCAAATGATACAAACACATTTAATTTAGAATCCCCGTACGGGACATCAATTAATTCAGAAAACTCAAAAGTATATAATTCTTTAACTGGAAAACTTTACACTGGTACTTGGTCTCCTTTAGAAGGTGGAAATGCTAGATTTGATTTAACATCTACACCTGATGGTACTGATAAGTTTATGGGAGAAACTTTATGGGTAACGCATGAAATAGTCGTTCCGGGTGGATACGGAGTAAAAGATGTTCCAACTAGAATATTAAAGGCTCAATTAAATGATGTTGATATTTCTTTTGCTGATTATTCTAATCAAATAAGAGAAGTAAAAGAACTAAAGAATATTGAATCCCAACTTAATTTTATTCAAATTAAAGAACAAAAAGCATATGATTATAGTTCAGTAGTTAGAAATGATGGCACAGCTTTCGCGAGATTGCTAAAATGCACAGTTCACAGTAATGGTACAAATGTATATAGAATACCAAAAGAATTATATGGTAGAGAAGTATTAGGCATTTGCAATGTAAACAAAAAGTTGAGTACGACTTATAAAGAACCAGATGGAAACTTTGTTGTTAGATTGGTAGATAAGCTTTCATTCCAAGATCAATTTGAAGTTGATATTGCATTAGGTGGATTTGTATTTGATTATGAAACCCACACTAAAACTTTAGTATCAAATATGATGAAATCTAAAACTATAAGAATTCCCACTACTGGTGATACAGATGAATATGTTATACCGGCAAGTTTAGCTATTAATAAGAATGCAGTTGTAGCGCCTAATGGCGGTATAGTAGTATCATTCTTGGATTTAAAACAAAATAACACAACGGATTTAGGTAAGACAGTTTTTGTAACTGGTCCTGTTTCAAATTATTTAGCTAAAGCAACAGTTGAAGGTGTAGGGACTCCGTTTATTAAAATAAAGTTTGAAGAAACGCCTATGACAGATCATTTTATTGAAATACCAGTTTTAATTACTTACCAACCTAAATCAACAGAATTGCTTTCTATTTGGTTTGATTATTCCCCATATCAAGGTATTTTAACAGATACTACTGAAAAGAAACTCAAGCGTCTTACAGATTGGAAATGTTTTGCTACTACGTTTGGTTCTGGAGAAATTGTAGTTAATAATCTTAAAGAAAAGAGTATTAATAATGCATCTAATAGATTGCCGGGAGGGAAAAACTTCTCTTATTTATTAGATGGTAAAGATATTAATTTTGTTGGCGACCAAATGACTATTAATGGAGAATATTCTACTAATAAGAAATTGATATTTAGAAGTCAATTTACTGAATTGATAAAGAATGATGAATTTGATAATTATTCTAATTCACTAACTTCAGAGTTTACAGTTAAGAAAAAATATGGTAAGAATTACCAAGATGCATTTATTGAGTCATCAATAAGCAATATTGGTTTTGCTATACAAGATACAAATGAATCAATTAGTAAGTATTTAGGCGCTGCTTGTTTAGTTGTTGATGAAGAAGGTAGTATTTTACTATTTATAATGGGTGAGATCGTGAAAGATCCAACTATTGCATCAATTGTAAAAGCGACGCATGGAGATTTATTTAAGCTAGAGAAAAACCCTATTATTATTCCAAGGAATGATTAGTAAAAACAATCTAGGGTTTTTCCTAGATTGTTTTTTATGCTTGGAGGGAAAGGTAATGAAATTGCAACCAGGTGATATAGTTCTTATTAGAGGGAAAAGTTTTATTTCGAAATTTGTACGTTTCTTTACAAAATCAGAATATACTCATGCTGCAATGATGATTTCGGAAAGACATATGATTGAAGCTAATTTCAATAAGAAAGTTAATATTGTTAACTTTAAATACAATCCAGAAACAATGGAGATTTATAGATATAAAGAAGATTTAACAAAAGAACAACAAATAGTTATTGTTCAATCTTCTTATGAAATGTTAAACAAATACTATGATTATTTGCAAGTTATTTTTTATATGATAGAGTATTTTATTGGTAAACGTTATGATAGAATGTTTAACTTACAAAGTTTTATTATTTGTTCTGAAATTATAGATAGAGCTTATTCTGAAATTGAGATTAATCTTGTGGAAAAAAGCAATATGACTCCTGGAGATTTAGTGATGTCAAAAGAAATAAAGAGAATATATTAAAGGGGCGTTTGTGTTGAAAAGATTGATAAAAAAATCAGAACAATTATTCGATGTAGGAAATGTAGTGTTATTTAAAACACATCCATATGATAACATCACTCCTTACACTATTAAAGAGGTACTTGAAGACAATAGATATTTTATAGAAAATGATGATAATGCATATACAGGTATTGACGGAAAGAATTTAGAATTATTACAACAATAAAAAACTACCTATTTATTAACAGGTAGTTTTTTTATTTATTTCAATTTATTGTTTTTTAAATCAAGCAAGTCTTTCTTTAGCTCATTAAGTTCATTGATCGAGTCTTTAATAATATTTTCATTAATGATTTTAATTGGAATAGTGAATCTGTAATAAAGTAATAAACATAGAGTGAATGAGAATATAGCGTAGAAGAATGTCCAGATAATAGCGTTAACGAAAGCATCTTGTACACTATCTAATGTTGAATCAAAACGAGAAACAACTTTAGCTTGAACAGTTGCATTATCTAACCCCTTTATATTTATTTTAGTAGTTATACTTCCATCTTTGTTTTTAATTTGTTCTTCTTTGTAGTTTTTTGTTAATTTTGTAGGAGGTAAGTTGATAAAATCTAATGAAACAATATTTTTGTTTATGTTTTTTAGTTCAACAACTTGATTAACTAAAGGTGTAATGCTATCGTCTTTAATGTCTAAAACTTGTAATCCAACCTCTAATACAACTAATCCTACATTGTCAATATATCCAATTCCTTTGTACCCCCACTTATGATATCTATGAGGGTAGATTTCTGATCTATAGAATTTATCTTCAATATAAACTTCTTTTGTCTCAACTATTTTCTTAAAGGCGGTTTCCCATCTCTGTTTGTCTTCTTTTTTGTAGAATTCCCTAGCTAATTTGCCGATTTCTTTTTCGTCAGTTGAATATTGAACGATACCATTTTTGTCTAAAACGTAAATATTAGTAAGATTATACTCTTTCTTTAGAGATTTTAAAACATTATTGTCTAATTGCATGTTGTTAGCGTTGATTTCTCTTTCTATTGAGTACAATGATTTTTCAACTGTTTCGGAAATGTAAGGTTCCATAGTTTCTATGAAAGAGGAGATACTCTCATATCTGTTTTTAATATCAGAAGCAATTAAATAAGACATTTCTTCTTGATGTTTATCGGAGTTAGATTTAAATTGATAAAAATTGATCCACGTAAAAGTTGTACTGAAGAAAAACAAAATAATGAATGACCAAATAAATAGACTCAGCGTTTTTTTAAACTTTAAATTTCTCATTTTATTTTCCTCCCTTACTTATTTATTAAGTTCTCAAAGATAAAAATCAAAAGACTTAATCCAGCCGTCGCAGCAGTTCCTAACAACCACATTTGTAGCTTATTAAATCTTTCATCTATTTTATCATCAAGTACTGATCCAGAATCATTAATGTTTTCTAAAAGTTTCTTTTCGTTTTCAATAATTTTATCAATTTTATTTTCTAATTTCTCTGTTTTCACTTCAATTTGATCTTCGATTTTGTTCATTCTTTCGTTTTGGTGATGATTCCATTCTTTAACGTTTTCCATGCTTGATTCAAGAGTTGCAATACGCTCAACTATTTCTCTTTCATTACTCATTCAAACCCCCTCCATTATTTTATTAATTTGACCAAACAATAGCAGAATAAGAGTATCTCCGTTATATAAATACATAATACTATTTAAAATATATTCTTGTTTGTTATACAATAAAGAAGCTTAGTAATAGTTAAAAAAAATCAATTAAAAGCTAATAATAGATTAGGAGGTGCTTAAGCTATGGCATGGGAAGATAACTTTAACAAACTTGTTGAATTAACGCAACCAATTGATGATAGAAAAGAATGGCGATTTGTACTAGAAGAACACAAAACAAAGGGTACTCTACATGTTAACGTGCGAGTATTTAACATTGCGGGTAATTACATTGGACCAACTAAAAATGGGATCAACTTTACAGTGAATTCTACTCAAGAATTAGAAAATTTCCAAGTAACATTAAATCAATTTTTGAGTAAAGCAAAAGAAATGTTATAAAAGACTGGCGATAGCTGGTCTTTTTTTATTTAAAAAAGACAACAATTATTTATATATTAAATAATAAAATTTTTTAAAGGAGGTGAAAGTATGATATCTAATATTAATACGGTATGGACAAAAATAAGTAGAGCTCAATACGAAGAATTAATAGATGTAAATATTTTTTCTTTAATGAAAGAAAAATTAGATAATTTATTAGTTGTTTCGTCTCTATTAGATTATGAAATAAATTTCATAAGTCAAGGGTCTATATTAGGTGATTTTTTTACAATAGAATTCATTAATCATAATGCGTGTTTAAGGTTTTGTATTATAAATCATATATCATCAAATGATTTTAGAGAAGCTAATATATTCATTAAGACAAGATACATTAATTATTTTGAAAAAGTAGAAGAAACAAACGATAAAAATTCAATTCCAATGTTGTTGAGTTATTTATTAGGAATTATTAATGCTTTTTCTAAAGTAAACTAGTGTTATACATCAATTATATAGAGGTGATTTTTTGGAAAAGACAATAGAAGATTTTGGGCTCTTAATAAGAGAAGGATTTGGCGGTTCTATTGGTTATGGAACTAATCATGCTAAATCAGATGTTGATTTACGAGGATTATTTATACCAAAGAGACATTTCTTATTAGGCATAAATAACGTAGATCAATTTAATTGTAAGACTGTAAAAGATACTAAATATGGTAAGTCTGATGATATTGAATACTTTTCGTTACAGAAATTTATAAATCTAGCTTTAGAGGGTAACCCAAATGTTGTAGAACAATTATTCATTAATAGAGAACACGTAACTTTTGAAAATGAATTTGGTAAAGAATTGTATGAATTAAGATACGAATTCCTTACTAAAAATGCATATGGCAGGTTCGGCGGATATGCCCACGCACAAATGAAACGTATGGATTCAAAAGGCAATCACAATGGCCATAGCTCTCATAGAGATATTATAGAAGAATTTGGTTATGACACCAAACATGCTATGCATTTAGTTAGATTATATCAAATGGGTATCCAGATCTTAAGAGATGGAGAATTATATACTTATAGGCCAAACCGACAAGAATTACTTGATATCCGTTACGGGAAATATACTTTAAGTCAAATAAAAAATTATGCTGAAGAGTTAAATAAAGAGTTAGAAGATGCTATGATGAAATCTAAGATTCCTGACTATCCTGATTTTGATAAAATCAATAGATGGGTAATAGATGTAACAGATAGAGCTCATGGTTTAAATACGAAAAAAGGCGTATTTAAAGGTGTAACTTTCAATGTTTTACCATTAGAGTATGAAATGGTAGACAAATGTTCTATTTTAACTGTTGCAAATAGACTTTTACGTAAAAAAGACAAAGCTCAAGCGGTTGGAGTAGCAGTACCTTATAAAGATTGGTTTACTGGTTTAAGAAAGTTTGAAGAATTTAAATTTGAAAAAACTAGAATAGACAATATCCATAAAGTAATAAACAAAGTTAGATCTTGCGACCCTAAATTGGTAGATATGTTATATGCTTCAGAGAAACATATCATCTTCGAACATCCAATGGCGAAAGAATTTAAAGACAAAATGAAAACAATGTTATCAACAAAATACGCTTACAATAAAGCATATAGCTACGTTACTGGTAATTTAAAGGCTATGCAAAACTGGGAAAACCTAAAAGATAGATGGGAAAAAGAGAGAGCTACAACAAATAAGAAAATGACAGACTATCCACCAGTACCTAAGAAAACTTTATCTGAAAACGCTGCTAGAATGACTAAGTATGGTTATGATACACTATCCGCTTTTGATATTGTACATGTGTTAAAATTGTTTATTGAACTAATGAATACTGGTACTATTGTCGATAGTAGAGCTTATGAACCAGAATTATATGCTATCAAACAAGGTCATTATAAGACGTTTGAAGAATTTAATGATTACGTTCAAGAGTTATTAGCGGAATTAGAAAAAGCAAAAGATAATTCAGTTTTGACTAATCATAATTTTAACGAAATCGAAGATTGGTTGATTGACTTTATTGATCGTTTCCATCAACAATTAGATTAATAGGAAAATAGAGAATCTCGTTAATAACGGGATTCTTTTTATTTACAATTCTATTCAATTTTGATATAATTAATATATAACATAAACAAATAAGGAAAATATCAGGGGGAATAGCGATGGGAGAAAAGGTTTATAAAAACTTAAGATGTAATATTGAGGTGGCTAAACGATTAGATGAATTAATACCATCAAATATTATGATTGACGATATTATATTTATTTGTATTGGTACAGATAGGAACACGGGAGATTCACTAGGTCCTTTTGTTGGAACATATTTAAACGCAATTGGATACACTAACGTAATTGGAACTATAGATGAACCTTTGCACGCTTTAAATTTAGAAGAAATAGTACAAAAAATACCAAAAGATAAATATATAATTGCAATAGATTCATGTGTTTCTCAGATAGAGGAATTATTGCATAGTGTAACAGTTAAAAATACCCCTGTACGTCCCGGATCTGCAGTGAATAAAAAATTACCTAGTGTAGGTGATGTATCAATCCTAGTGAATGTTTGTTATTGTCCAAAAGAATTAAGAGAATTAGCTTCTTCGGTTTTAGCATCCGTTAGATTGTCACATATAATACAATTATCAAAGTCAGTTGTTAAGTCTATTAGTAAAGTGTTTCCTTTAGAAGGACATTCATATGGTGAAGTAGCATCTTCTGAAAAATAAAATAGTAATTATTTATATAAAAGTGGATTCTATAGTCCACTTTTTTCTGTCACTAAATGATAATTATTTGTTAAAATAAGTATTAGAAGTTCATATTATATTTTTATAGATAATATCTAACCAGATATTAAAACATACAAACTAAGGTGGTTATGAAATGACAACATTGGAGAAAATTTTATCAAAAGAAGCTTTTAACATTCAAGATTTAGCAGAGGTAACTAAACGAAAAACACAAACTATTCGTTCTTGGGAGAAAAAAGGGATTATTAAAGATGCTGATATGCGTAATTCAAACAACTGGCGACAATATTCTAAAGAGCGATTTGTAGAAATCTTAAATCAAATTTTGAGTCATCCATGGGAACGCCAAGTAATTAAAAATGTGGCCGAAGTAGAATACGTTATTAATGAATTAACTAACAAACAGGAAAAAGCAGCATCTGATGAGTAATAAAGTTCACATTATATTAGATAATGTTTACGCAAAAATTATAGGTGCAACTAAAGATATTGAACATGCTATTTGGAATGAGCTATCATTTTTAGTTGAAGAATTCGGCCAAGAGCACCCTAGAAGAAGACATTTATTTAATAGAAAAACCAAAAAAACATATACAGGCTTAGTACCTTATGTAGAAAGAATTCTCAAAGAAATGCACGTTGACTATGATATTGTTGATAGTCGTGATATACCAGAAAAGAATGCTGATTTTAAATTAGCAGAATTCGTAGATGATGCAAAAACAATTCCATTGACTTTTAGACCATATCAAAAAGAAATTGTTGACCGATGCGAACCGCGCGAATGTTTACAAGCAGCGACTGGAGCGGGTAAAACATTTATGATGGCAGCGATTATTGAAAAATTTAATGTTAAACCAGTATTAGTATTTGCTGATAAAATGTCTTTAGTTACTCAAATTAAAGAAGAGTTTGAAAAATTCTTAGGTATTGAAATTGGAATAATTGGTGGCGGAGTAAAGGAAGTAAGAGATATTACAATTTGTTCAGTGCAATCTATGCTTAAAGAAGACGAAATGCTTAAAGAAGCAAAAATGATTATGTTTGATGAGTGTCTTTCGTATGATTCAAAAGTTTTAATGCCTAATGGTTCTTATGAAGAAATTGGAAAATTAGTTGAACAAAAATACGAAGGTTTAGTAATGTCTTATAATCATAAAGCTGGTAAAATGGAACCTAAAAAAGTAGTTAGTCATTCGAAAACTCTATTAAGCCAAAATAACAAAAAATTTATGAAGCTAACTGTTAAAAAAGCCAATGGTGAAAAAGAAGTTATTGAATGTACAGATAACCATCGAATTTGGTCGGAAGATTCGAAGAAATATATTCATGCAAGAGATTTAGTAAAAGGACAACAAGTAGTAACAACGAAAGGAAGTTCTGAAAATGGATAATGTAACGCCTATAAAACTAAATGAGAAAAAACGAACATATAAATATGTTCGAGATGGAAAAATTGTTGAAGTAATTTTAGAAAACGTTATTGAATTAATTGTACGAGAATCTGGTTCACATAAGATTAAAACATCTGACGGAAAGCTACATTATTTACCATCTGATTATATTCATATTGAAATAGAAGATGATAAAAAAGAGTGGACAAATTAATATTATGCAGCAAAGAGAAGGTTTAAACCTTCTCTTTTTTTATTGCCCTAATTAAGTATATACAATTATAATGTTAATGATTTTTAAAGAAATACTTATAATATACATATCTCCATAGAGAGCGAAATATATTTAAATACACGTAGAAAACATATGAGATTCTAAAGGGAGGATTTACATGTTCAAAAATGTTGCAGAGTTGTTTTCTAAGAATCTAGAATCAATTCTAAATAAATATCATTTAGACCCTAATATTGATAATTTTAGCTATTGTATGTCAGTTATGCAAAATAACGAACATAGCGAAAAAAGTTTACAGAATTTAAAAACTGCATTAAATAGTAATGTTCTTTCTAATTTAATAGAAGACTTAGATAATTTGTCTATTATGCTAAATACTTCTAATTTTTTAATGGATAATGAAATAGATGAAACATATGAATTAGAACAAGATAATAGCGATATTGAAATTGGTACTATTGAAGAAATTGAATATGTTGAAATGTCAGATTGTGAATATGAAGAAACATATGTTTATGATATTGGAGTAGAAGACAATCATAACTTCTTTGCTGAAAACACGTTAGTACACAATTGTCACCATTTACCGTCAAATACAATGAATGAAATAGCTAGAAAAGCTGAAAATGCTTACTATCGTATTGGCGTATCAGCTACTCCTTGGCGGGATGCTGGAGATGATATTTTAATTGAGGCTATTCTTTCTAAACGAAAAACTGAAAATTCTATAAATGCTTCTAAATTAATTGATCTAGGATTCTTAGTACCTTGTTCGATTTACTTTGTACCAATGAAACAAGTTTTCCCAGGAAAAAGCTATCATAGCGTTTATAAAAAGGCAGTTGTAGAAAATGATAGTCGTAACAAAGCTGCTGTTAAAATAGCACATAAAATGTTAACAACAAAACAAATGACTACTCTTATTTTGATCCAACAAGTAAAGCATGGGGAAATTTTACAAAAAATGTTATTTGATTTAATACCTGAAGAGTCGTTTACTGTTACTGTTAAAAATCCAAAAAATGGTAAAGAACAGTTGGTAAGAGTTAGAAATATTGAATTCTTATCGGGTCAAGATGATGCCATTAGACGAAAAGCTGTTATTCAAGCAGCTAAAGAAAAGAAAGTAAAAGTCCTTATTGGATCAACTATTGCAGATGAAGGATTAGATATTCCTTCGTTAGACTGTTTAATATTACTTGGTGGGGGCAAAAGTTCTACAAGAGCCTTCCAACGAATTGGGAGGGTATTACGATTATACACTGATCCAGTAACGAAAGAACCAAAGAAGAGAGCTATTTGTTTTGATTTTGTCGATTACACGCCTATGCTAAGACGACATTCGAGGGTTCGAGAGAAGTTGTATTTAACTGAAGAGAAATGGGAAATTAAATTCTTTAATCCAAATTTATTGAACGACGATTAAGAGAGGTGATATGCCTCTCTTTTTCTTCTTTTGAGAAGAAATCAGTATTCAAAGTGATTAATATTTAGTGACATGATTTCTTTAAAACTGAAGAATATTTGATTTTTATATCTTTACCTACATTATGATAAAAGTCATATTGAAAATTCATTTTTGAGATTCTTTGAAAGAATAAAATCAACTTCTTTTGATTCATAGAATGCAGTGTGTGATTCACAGAGTGCAGCTATAAATATAATTAATTATTTAGATAATAAATAAAAGAAATATATAAGATAAGAAAAATAAAAAGAAATAAAAGAACAGATTAGTGCTGCGCACGCCTTTATATTTGTTTCTCTTTACATACTATATTTAAATCAGTTTTCAGTACTGAAAACAATCTGAAAAGATTATCTTTTAGTGATTTGATTTTAATTAAAAGATATTTTATTTGTATTTTTATGTTTATTACTATATTGGTAAAAAAGTCACATCAGATTTGAATTATCTTTAATTTGAAAAGAAATAAAAAGTATCATTATCTAGTTTTATTTGTTTGTTTTAATTTCCGTTTTTATAATAAGTTAGAGTTACTGTTTGTTTCTTGAAAGATGTAATTTCAAAATGCTTATTTGGTATTTCTAAAATACAGTACTTGTAATAAGTTTTATTCACTACCGTTAAAACAATTCTAACTTTTTATTAAAATAACAAACATCGCAAGATATCAATAAGACTAATTTTATTGAGAGGAAGATTTATTTGTATAAGAAGTTAGAGATCGAAAATAAGCAACTTGCTTCCTTTTCTGTATCAAACTATATTTTAAATGTTGTTTTACCAAAGTGTACTATTGTTCATGGTGAAGTAGTTACATCTACATATTTCCAAATAGCCTTAACTATTAATAATAGCAAAGAGGTAGTAAATTGGAAAAAGAGTAAAAGTTGGATTGGTTTGAGAACAATAGCTAAGACAACAGGGTTTAGTTTGAGAGCTATTGGTATAGCGGTTAATTTTTTGAAAGAATTAAATTTAATAGAACAAACATATCATGGAAAGTTGAAAATGTTTGAACTAAAAAACAATAACATAGTAAATGTTGAAGAAATGATTGAGTTCAATAATTACATTGAACATAAGTTACTTTTAAAAGCTAAATCTAAAGGTCCAATAAAGGAGAAATTTAAGTTATTAAACGAAAAGTTTGAAATCTACTCTCATCCTCAAAATCTTTTTTTGTTAAAGAAAACATGGATGCAGGATATCAATCAGATAAGATCAACTTTAAGCACAGCAGAATCTATTTATAGAGGTTCAACGTTATTTGTAGTAAACTTATTAAATAATCAGCAAATTGAATTTAAAAATGATAAGGAAGTTTCAGATAATAATATTACAATATCTGAAAGAGACCGAAGTCTTATGATAGGTTGTAGTCAATCAACTTTAAACAGATATATTTTAGCTTTCGAAAACGCAAATATTATTACAAGGAAAAAGAAAAGTGGTGGAGCACATCAAATTGAATTAAACTTTGATTTAATAAGAAAAGAAAATAGTAAAGGTATGGTGAACGACAAAATGGAAAATGAAAAAATTATTTGCCCTATTTGCGAAAGAGAAATTAAAACTGAAGAGTCTTTCAACCGTCATTTATCTATGATGAAAGATGCTCAACATTATGAATTAAGTGAAATAAGAAAAAAGAATGGTACTACTGATTACAAAACGACAATTAATTATTTATATCCAGAAAATAAAGAAAAAATTGATGCTTTAAAGGGTAGAACTAAAAAAGAAATTAGGGAAGAAAGAGAAGAAGAAATGGCTAATCAAAAGCAATTAAATGGTTTTGAAGATATCCCTTCAACAAGTAAAAAATCATTTGAAGATACTGCTCCCGGTTTATTAACTTATTTCTATGATTTAAATGGTCAGAAAAGTCCAAATTGGGCAAAGGAATGTTTCCAAGTTAAAAACTTATTGGTTCGTAAAAACCAACCTTTAACCTCTGAAGAAGTTAGAATCGTTTTAACATTCATGAATAGAAAAGGGTACATGGATATTAGATTCTTAACTACAAGCGTAACTGAAGCTTTGCATGAGTACCAACTATTACAAGAAGTAGATAAAGATGGTACAGTACCATTCTTAGTAAAAAGATTTTACAATGGTTTCAATATGGATATTAATCTTCAAACATTTGTAAGAGATGTTCGAAAAGTTAAAGAAACGATGAATAGTGGTTTAACTTTTGAACAAACTAAAATTGTTATTGATTACATGATTTCTACTAAGTGTAATAATATTAACTTTATTGGTACAAGCCGAAACGATGCACTAATGAAACATCAAGGTAAAGGAGTTAATATGTCAAATGACAATATTAATAAATTTAATAACAATCCATCTTTCTTTGACCAAGACTTCTTAAATATACTAAAAGACGAATTAGCCAGTGGTAGAACTAGATTAAATAAAGTCGAAGATAAACATAAAGAAGGAGCAATTAAAGTAGCGCAAGAGTTATTTTTACGACGCAAGTTTTCAACTAAGTTCACAGGTTTTGAATGGGCTTGGAGAGTAGGTTTGTCTTTAGATAAAAGAATGTATGATTTGGCTTGTAGAGAACTTCATAAGAAGACTTATATAGAAGGACTTATTGAGTCGGGTACATTAAAGCCAGAACAAGAAAAATCTTATATTCAACTAAAACAAAAATATGAAACATGGTTGCAAGAACAGCATGACTTTTTTCGTTCGTCCCAAATGATGTTTAATCAAAAATAATAAGGAATGTGATAATAATGATTTTTACAAGAGAAGAACAACAAGCAGAAGTAAAAAAATGGCAAAATAGATTAGTTAGAAATTGTCCAAAATGTAAGGGATTAGGTTCTATTGACATCCCTGGTTCGAATAAAGCCACTATGTGTTCTTGTCAAAAACAAGCATTATTAAATGCTGACTTAGCATCTTCTGGCGTTCCAAGGAAATATTTAGATAGCAATTGGAATTGGGAAGGATTAAACAATAATAAAGAGTCAACTGAAAAAATGAAAGAGTATGCTAATAACTTTGATGAACATTACTACTCGGGTCAAGGTATTTATTTATATGGACAACAAGGCAGAGGTAAATCTCTATTAGAATCTTTAGTTGCTAGAGAAGTTGCCGCTAAGATAAATAGAGATACAAGTAAAAATTATAAGATAGCATTTATTATTTTTGAAGAATTAGTACAATTAACGCATCAATCTAGAAGTGATTTAAAAGCAAGAAATTTATATCATTCTCTTATTTCAAAACCAGATTTATTGATTGTAGATAATATTGGATCTGAAACTGGTAGTAAAGAGTATAACACTAAAGTATTAGAGTTTCTTTTAAGAAAAAGAGACAATGACGGTGTACCAACTGTTATTTCTTCCAACTATACTCCAGAACAATTACTTGCGGCTTATAGTGATACAGTTCATGATTTCATTGTTCAAAATAGTATTCAAGTTTTAGTTCAAGGTGAAAATCACAGAAAGAAAAATGCTATGGGGGATATCGATGATGATATTCTACTAATGGAGGATGAACTTTAATGAGTAGTTCTTTAAATAAAATAGAAAAAATACAAAAGAAGTTTTTAGCGTACTTATTTTCAGATAAAAAATTTATAGCGGCTTCTTTTGGTAGAATTAAACCGCATCACTTACCAGATTGCCATTTTATTTATTCGCTTCTAACTGGTTATTATACTCGCCATAAAAACATTATCACTGACGACGTAGTGGATATTATGTTTAATAAGAAGAATTTAGATGCTAACGCAGTAGTTAGTTATAAATCTCTCATTGGAGAGTTAAGAACTTTACTGATAGATAATGGAAAATTCATTGGTGATGATGCAGAATTTAATGCTCTCATTGAAGAATTAGAAGAAATTCAAAAACGAAAAGACTATGTTAAAATAGCAGAGCAAATAATTGAGACAAATCCTTTAGATTGCTCAACTGATAAACTTGTAGAAATGGAGAAAAAAGTAAAAGAAGGCGTTACTAATATTACTGCTCGCACTGGAGAAACAAGAAAAGAAGGTACTATTAGAGATTCAGTAAATGATCGTCGAGAAGCATATAGACAAGTAAAAGAAAATCCCGAATCTATTAAAGCAATACCTACTGGTTTTAGTCAAATAGATGATACTAATGGAGGATTTAGAGCTGGTGAATTAATTTACATTATTGGTCGTAAAGGTGATGGTAAATCAGTAGCATTATTAAACTTCGGTCATAACGCTTGGGCGGCTGGATATAATGTAATTATTTTCACATTAGAGATTAGTAAAGAAGACTATGAGAGACGTTTTGATGCAAGAGCGGCAGGGATATCTTCTAATGGCTTAAAGATGGGTAAACTTGATAATGCAGAAGAAATTATTTATGACAAATATCTGGATAATTTATCTAAAGGTAAAGTTGAAGTATTAGATAAAGAAAGTGGACAACAAAAATTAACTAGCTGTGGAACTATGTATATTGTTGATTGTCCTTCAGGAGCAACTCCAGCTTTTGTAGAAAGTAAAATCGATACAGTTGAACAATTATTAGGTATTAAATTCCATGTAGTTATTACTGACTATAGTGGTATCATGAAACCAAATGTAAATGTTGGAGAAAAACGACATGAGCAAGGTGCAATTGCGTTGGATCAAAAACGAATCGCAAGGGAAAGAGATTGTGTGGTACTTAGCGCAGCTCAAATGACTCGTGGTGGAGCAAAAGAAAAAGAGGCTACAACTGAACACGTTGCGGAATCAGATCAAATTTCTGACCACTTAGACTGGGGTATTTATGTAAGAAGTATTTCAGAAACAACTGGAGTAATGGGTTCATTTAAGACAAGGGATGCTGCTCCGTTTAAATTCCACTTTGCTAAAAAATATTCAATGATGAAAATGGTAGAGTTAGAAGATCAACTTGCTAACTGGGATAACTTGGAAGGTATAGAATAATTGAGGAGAGAACAAATAGTTCTCTCTTTTTATTTTTATATTTAAAAAATCCAACTATAATTTATAATATATATAGATATTATGGAGGAAGGATTTGATTATTTATGGGTTACTGGGGACACCATCCACTATCAGGAGATGCACCATTAGATGCTCTTTATGATTTAGATGAACTTTTATTTACGCCTAAAGAATTATTAAATTATGAGTTACGATATAATGCAGAGGAGTATTCTAAGCGATTAAAAGAGAAACTAAGTCAAGCCATTATGATTGAATACTATGATGACCATGAGTTTGTATTGCCATTTAAAATAGTAGAATTAAAGATACGAATAGAAGATGAAATTTTATCAAGAAAAGTCAAGAACATGATAAAAGACGGTGGCGCTGCTTATCGTGGCTACAATGTTAATAAAATGAAATCTACTAAAGAAAATAATTACAATAATTTAAAAACGCCATATGATTTTGCGTGTCAATTGTATGATTTATGGGATAGTTTGATGAGTGGAGAAATTAGTTTTGACACATTAACAAATTCAAAAGGATTATTTGAAACATTAAACGAATCAAAAGGGATGGGTCTTATCAATACTGATTAATATAAGGTAGGGGTGTATTTATATGGAACATAAAAATAAAAAGTGGGACAAAAGCGAAAAAGAATTCAGAACAAGAATGAATCAACTGGAAATTAGAGATGCTAGAAAATTAGTTTCTAACATAGATAATGATCCTGAAAACGAAAAACGTTTAGAAAGACAAGAATGTAAAGTTTGTTTTTATAAAACTAAAATTGGTATGTCAGCTATGACATACGCTAATTGCGGGTTCTGTGATACAAAAACGTTATATGGTAGTTCAAATGTTGATTTATTATGTAAAAGATGCGCAATAATGAATGAAGTATGTAAGCATTGCGGTGGAGAAATGGATTAAGGAAGTGAAATAATGGCTGGTAGTTATCGATATGATTATGTTAAATCGCATATAGATACACAAGAATATATTTCAAGATATGTAAGTTTAAAAAAGGTTGGTATGATTTTTAGATGTAATTGCCCAATACATGGAGAAAAAACGCCTTCATTCACAGTTTATCCAGCTGGTTACAATGATCCAAAAAGTGGTATACAAGAACATGCATCATTTTTCTGCTTTGGTTGTAAAAAAGGTGGAGACATTTTCGATTTTAAAAAGGCAATTGACAATTTAGATACTAAATATGAAGCGTTAAAATTGTTAGAAGAAGAACTTGGAATTGATATGAATGATGATGAAGTTCAAACTAACTATTTAAAAGAACAATTAGCTAGAATCAAACATGTAGATAAAGTTTTAGAAACCCCTGAAATTAATATGATTTGTTCTAGTATATGTAGAAACTATCTAAATTGGGTAAAAGAAGAATATCCACAATTTTTAGAAGATGAAATAAAAGCTATAGATAAATTTTACATTTATTTTGATATTTCATTTGATGAAAAATCAGCTATTGAGTGTATGAAACTAATTGACGATGTACAAGAAAAAATTGAAAAAAGGCGAAAAGCAATAAAAGAGAAATTAATAGTAGAAGAGTAAATAAATTGAACATTTTATTTTCTGGATTATAAGTCTATCTAAAAAGATAGACTTATTTTTTTTGTAAAAATAGTTATATTTCAACTCTAGAGAAATATATATCTATGTACAATTAAAAACACTAAAATCCAATCGAACAAAGAAGGAGAAATTTAAATGAAAATGAAACGCTCAAATGTCCACTATATTGACCAAAAGCTGAGAAGAAAGAAGCAAAGTAGGAATAGAAAATTTAAAAACAATGATTCAATAAGTATAATGACTTATTGTCAATGTTGTAAAAAGCAAACAACTAAGAAGAATAAAATTAATAATTTCTATTTATGTGATAAATGTTTTAGTTTAAATTATTTGAATATAAATGAAGAAAATCTAAATAGTAATATGCCGAAGTATATAAATTGGGAAGATGATTTAGACTATCTCTATCAAAACTTCTGGTTAAATGGAGATATATAGGAGGTAAGAGAAATGGCACTTCACAATGGTGATGAATGGCAAGAAATAGCTGATGCGTTAATAAATAAATTCAGTGTAGCGTTTTCCCATATAGAAATAGATAAAGTATTGTTTTTATCAGAAACTGAAAAGACTCCAAAAGATAAGTATGCTGATACTAAGTTTGTTTCGTATCCATACAACTTCTTAACGGACTATAAGTTCTTTATTATTTTTTATGAAAACAATATACAAGCTATGACAGATGAACAAAAGAAAGTATTATGTTTTGAACAATTGCTTCATATTGATGAATCATTTACAAAGATTAGAAAATATGACGTAAAATCATTTAGAGAGTTTATTTCAAAAATGGGAATGAACTGGGATATAGACCCAAATTTACCCGATATTTTATCAGATGAAGTAGAGGGAGATTAAATGATAAGAAGAATGCTAAATTATGATAAGAAAGACTGGAATCATGTTAGATTTTTATTCTTTAATATGATAAAACAATTTTTTCTTTTAGATTTTAAAGAATCAAAAGAAGCATGGTATTTTTTAAAATTGCATTTGACGCATGATTCCAATAGAGTAGATAAATAAAAAGAGAGGTTTTATCCTCTCTTTACTCTTCTAAGTCTAGAACTTGCAACATGGAGTTCTAGATTTTTTACTTTATCTTCTAATTCACTCAATTGGCTAGTAGCTTGATCAAAACTTAACCAAGTGTTGAAGTTTAAAGTTTCTCTAATAAGATTGTATGATTCATCGTCAGCCACAACATATTCATCCATAAACCTTACTCCAGTTATGTCTGATACTGGTATTGGTCCTTCGTGAACTACTTGTTCGATTTCATCAATAGATGTTTGCCAGCGTGGTGTATTGTCATCAAATAAAGACTCCAATTCTTCTTCATCATCTGGGTCATTTAGGAGTACGACCATATCGTCATAATCCGGAACTAGATTACTTGTATCCGTTTCAATTTTTAAATCAACCGGCACATTTGGCATATTTTTATCAAACTGTGTTGCATCAACGACTTTTTCTCTGTAGTAGTTTAAAACATCTTCATTACTGCCTAGATATATACCATTTAGATTGCCTGACGGTGTTCTTTCTTCAACGGGTATATTTTCACTTTCTAAACCGTTACTGACAACTCCAGTTTCTCCACTTGGTAGTAATGAACCAGATTCTTTTATTTTTTGTAATACTTGACTTGAAGTAGTATGGAAAAGTTCAATCTTTCCACTAGCTAATTTTTTTAATTTCAATAATCTTGTCATCGAATTTACTCCTTGTAACATATTTGTTTACAAATAAACACAAAAATTATATAATTAAATTATAAGATATTTATTATCATAAATTATAAGGCGGCGAAAAAATGTTAAATAAATTTAAAGGTGCTCTTTTAGGTTTAGCAGTTGGAGACGCTTTAGGTGCAACAACAGAATTTATGTCAAAAGAAGAAGTTAAAGTGATGTATAATTATTTAAATCAAATTGTTGGTGGTGGCTGGTTAAGTTTAAAAGCTGGTGATATTACTGACGATACTGAAATGACTATTTGTGTAGCAGAAGGAATTTTAAATAATTACAATAATCCTATAGAATCTATTGGAAAAGAGTTTATTAAATGGTACGAATCTGATCCAAAAGATGTGGGTTTATCTACTTCTTGTTCTATAAAAAACTATTTTTCTTATGGAGACTGGTTTAAAGCATCTAAGAAATCTCATGAAGAATTAGGAAAAAGTGCAGGTAATGGTAGTTTAATGCGTTGTTTACCAGTTGCATTAGCTTATTCAAATAAAGATAAAATGATCGAAATTACAACTAAGCAATCAAAAATGACTCATTATGATGATTTAGCTTCAGAAGCGTGTGTAATCTACAGTAAAATTGCAAGTAACATTATTGATGGAATAGTTCTTAAAGAAGCTATAAGAAAAGAAGTAAAGAATACTAAATATCAAATGGTATTAACTAACAACTTAAATACCGTTCCGGATGGTTTTGTAGTTAATACTTTTAGTTGGGTTTTAAAGGTATTGATTAATACTAATAATTTTAATGATGTTGTGGAACAATTAGCTAATTTAGGTGAAGACTCTGATACAACTGCTGCAATCGCTGGTGGATTAGCTGGTTTACACTATGGTTATGATAGTATCGATGAAAAATATAAGAATAAAATCATAGTAAGAAATCAAATAGAAGAAATTGCAGAAAAGTTATACAATGTACGGAATCAATAGAAAAAGCTAAAATTTATGATCCATAACTATTTACAATATACCGTTTATATGATATAATAAATATATATCATATAAACGGTTTTAATTTTTTCAAATGATGTTGAATATAATGTTATTAAATAATAATCACATTGTGAACAAGGAGGAATATTATGATACATTTAGTGATTTTAATGTTATCTATCATTTTGATAGTTGTTGGCTTTATAATGACAATTACGGGCATAGCATTAAAGATTTTGGATGCTATATTTGATCTATTTAAAGCGATAATTTACTTTACTATAGGTTCATATCATAAGAAAAATGTTGTTTCAAAATTAGGTAGTGCTCAATGGTCTCCAGAAGAATTAGCTATGATAGATCAAATTGAGTATAGCAAGAGAAATAAATACGAAACTAGAGCAAGACAAGAGGTGTATGAAGGGATTTTATTATTCTCATCAAGAATGAAAGCAAAATATCCAAAAGCCGACCAAAGCTTATTTGACAAAGTAGAAAATGAATTCTTGCAAGCTTCAGATTTAAATATCTTTAAAGAGTATGAAGCAAAGATACGAGATAGTCATGTTAGGAATAGTATCTAAGATGTCATTTAAACTTAAAATGCTAATTAAATATAATTATTAAAAATAGACAACTATAAAAACTAGTAGTTGTCTATTTTTATTTACAATGTAATGAAAATATTATATAATAAATATATAAGGATTATGCTAGGAGGAAGATAGATGAGTAAAGCAATTCTTACAAAGATGGAAAAACTATCAGAATTAATTGAGTATCACAACACACAATACTTTACTAATAAGAAACCAGAAATTGAGGATGCAGTATTTGACCAGCTAGTACGTCAATTAGAATTTTTAGAAAAGAAGTATCCTCAATACGCAAAATCAAATAGCCCAACTAAACAAGTGGGAGAAAAAATTGAAATCAATACCTTTGAAACTACAAAACATAGAAAGAGAATGCCGTCACTAGGCAAATCAATGAGTACCGATGAATTGTATGAATTCGCAGTTAAAATGTATTTGGGTGGAGCTCGTGATTTCGTTCTTGAACCAAAAATTGATGGGTTAGCTTTATCTTTATGGTATAAAGAAGGGAATTTCGTTAAAGGTGTTACTCGTGGAGATGGAGAGTATGGTGACGATGTAACGCAAACAGTTTTATCTATTAAAGATATACCAAAAACTCTACCTAATAATTTTACTGGTGAAGTTCGTGGCGAAGCTTATATGAAAAAATCAGACTTCATTGCATACAACGAAACAAGAGTGTTAATGGGATTAAAAAAATATGCTAATACTAGAAATTTGGCTTCTGGTATTTTAAAAAGAAAAGAAGTTACTGAAGAAAATAGTTTAATCAGTTTCTTAGCTTATAGCATTATTGATGAAGATCATGATTTTGATTTATATTCTGATGGCATTCAGAAATTAGATGAGTATGGGTTTAATACATCTTTATTAATTGTTTCTAAAACTGACAAATCTCAAGCGCCTCAATATCGATTACACTTTATTGATAGAAATTTCCCACATACATCTTTAAAAGATATTCTTGAAGACTTGGTTAATATTTGGACTGAATTGAGACCAAAATTAGATTTTGACATTGATGGGTTAGTTTTGAAAGCTAACAAAGTCTCTATTCAAGAAACTTTTGGTGAAAGCAAACATTCTCCGAATTGGGCTACTGCATTTAAATTCCCAGCTGAAGAGGGAGTTACGACACTGTTAGATGTAGTTTGGACAATGGGTAATAAAGGGAATATCACTCCAAATGCTAGAATAGAACCTATCGAGTTAATGGGTGTTACTGTCTCTGGAACCACTCTTCATAATTTAGATGAATTAGAAAGATTAGATCTTATGATTGGTGATACAATTATTGTGTCTAGGCGTGGCGATGTTATTCCTAAAGTAGAAAGTGTAATTAAAGAATTACGAACAGGAGAAGAAATTCCTATTAAGATTCCAATGGTTTGCCCTACTGATGGGGTACCTACTGTAATAGATGGATCGTTTTTACGTTGCTCTAATGGAGATAATTGTGAATATATGAAATTCGCAAAAGTACAAAACTTTATTCATTCAATGGAAATTGATGAATTGGGGCCAATTGTGATAGAGAAAATGTTAGAAGCTAATATCATTTCAAACTTAACAGATTTGTATGATGTAAAACCAGAACAAATTGAACCATTAGAGAGAATGGGGAAAAAATCTGCTAACAAAATCGTTAAGAATATTCAAAAATCAAAAGACAACCAATTGCATAAAGTTATTGCGGGATTAACAATTAAAAACGTATCAATTTCAACTGCAGAAAACTTAGTTGCAAAATATAAGAACTTAGAATCACTATTGTATTGTACTGTTGATGAGTTACAAACAATACCAGATGTTGGGCCGAAAACTGCATTAAATGTTTATCAATGGTTCCAAAAAGAAGAAAATAGAGAAATAATTTACAAACTTATAGATAAAGAGGTTGGTTTCTATAAAGAGCAAGTTTTAGAATCTGATAAACTAAGTAATGTGATATTCTGTTTCACAGGTAAGATGGTTAATTTTAAACGAAAAGAATTAGAAAAAATGGTAAAAGATAATGGTGGCTCATTGGGTGGAGTAAATAAGAAGTTGAATTATTTAGTGACTGGTGAAGATGCAGGTAGTAAACTGTCAGACGCTGAAGAATTAAATGCTAATAAAGGTACAAGTATTTCGATTATCACAGAAACTGAATTTTTAGATATGCTGAAGTAGATTCTATTTATGTTACAATGGGAAAGGGAGAATAGAATGGAAAACAAACAGCTTACTGCAAAAGAATTGATAGAAATTTTGAAAGATGTTCCACCAAATGCTGTTATAGCTACATCTGACTATTTTGGTAGTAATCATCAGTTATATAAGCCAACTGTGAAATTTATAAAAAGTGGACAATCATTTAACCTCGAACCGCACGTCGATAACGGTACATCCTTTGTAAATGGCAAACAAAAATTTAAAAAAGACACTGTCTATATAGGACATCAAATCTTATAGATTAATATTTTTGTTAAATTCTTATCCACTATGAAAATAGTGGATATTTTTTTTGTGTTCTTTTATATAAGAAATGTATAAGAAGAAATTTAAAGAAAGAGGAGAGACTTTAATTGAGTTATTTAAGAAAGATAGCTAATGTTGATGAGTTGGGCGAAATCAATATGCCTCAAGATATTCTCAATCAAATCTTGTATAATATTGGAGAAGATATCTCCGTTGGTAGTATAGTATATAGAAGATTAATGAATTCAAATACTAGATTTACTGTAGAAGTATGGGTTATGAGCGATAATACTTTCTGTGTATTTTCTGGAGAGTTTGATGGAATGTGGACTGTAAGCAATATTGAGTATAATGGCAATTTTTCTAGCGAAGCAGAAGCTGAATCGTTTGTACAAGCAAATTTACAGTCTAAGGCAGATTTTAATGAGGTGGTAATGGTGCAAAGTCGTTTAAAGAAAAATGATTTTATGAGAAAACATGCAGCGGGTAAAGAACCTGACTATGAAGAAATAGCAAAAGGTTTTGCGAGTACAATTGATGTTAGTGTTCCTGATATTGAAAAAGGACATGCAAGTTCTTTAAATAAATATTATGATGATTTTGAAAGTTACATGAAAAAATACTATCCTGAATGGGCAAAATACCCTGCATTTATTTGGGGTGGATGGGGTTATTTTGTTGATAGTTACAATAACCAAGAGAATAAAGAAGAAAAACCAGAAGAAGATACACAAGTTGAAAATCAACAAGAAGAACAAAATGAGCAAGTTGAACAAATACAACAAACTGATGTTACTCCAACAGTAGACGTTTCAATGGATATGGGTTCTGATTCAAGTAACTAAAATAAAGTAAAGTTTTTTCTCTTTTCTTGTTAAAAAACTTATGGATTATGAATATTATATAACCATAAAATCAAACAATTGCAACGACTCTACAGCTAAATGTTAGAGACTAAAAAAAGTTAATCTAACTTTACACAAGCTGTTATAAATCACACCAGATTGTATATATAATAATGGGAAGAGTCTTAAAGCAAATGATTTCCTACATTTTATAACAAAACTTTAACAAAAGAGAGGATTATTTTAGATATGAGAAAAGCAGAATTAGTTTCAAAATTAGTAGACCGCGTAGAAGGTTTAAGCGCAGAAAAAGCTTCAAAAGCTATTAACGGAGTGTTTGATATCATTGCAGAAGCACTAGAAAAAGGTGATTCTTATAGTCATGATAAATTTGGTACTTTTAAAGTAGTAACTCGCGCTCCACGTAAAGGCCGTAATCCAAAAACTGGTGAAACGATCGAAATCGATGCAAAAAATGCTGTAAAATTAATCGTTTCTTCTCATTTAAAAGACGTAGTAAACGAATCAAATAAGTAATTATCTCAGTGAGATTAAGAAAAGAGATACCATTGAGGTATCTCTTTTTTTAGCATAAGGAGATACGATATACAAGATATACAAAGTATATTGAAAAAATAATTAGAAAGGAGAAATAAAATGTCAATTTATTTTGCAGTTGAGTTTGATGAAAAAACAAATGCTCGTTTAAAACAAAAACAATTGTTAGTAAAACAGAATAGTACGCAAGGCGATTTTGTTCAACCAGAAACTTTTCACATTACAGTTCTATTTTGTGTTGGCGGTGATGGTGGATATTCTAGAAGTGAATACGTAGAGTTATTAGATGAATTTGGTAGAAGATATAAAGATCAATTAAAGCCATTTGATTTAAAGCTTCAAAATTTCTGTCAGTTCCCTGGGAGAAATGATAATGGCAATGTGGTTTGGGTAGGAGTAAGAGATTCATTTCCATTATACGAAATAAAAGACAATTTAGAAAAAACAATACAAAGTATGAATATAAAGAAAGAAAAAAGTCAACACAACTCTTATACACCTCATATAACAATGGCATATGATTGTATTTTAAAAGATGGTTTCAATACTTTGTTTGAAGAAGATGAACCAGTAACTATTAAGTCGTTAGTTTTGTGGGATTCTTTTAAAGCTGGTAAGAATGGTAATGATGCCCATGTGTACAATAAAGTTCATGAATTATTTTTTTAAAAGGAGAGAGTTAAGTGGAATTAAACCCGTTTGAATTAATAGAGTGTAATGAGTTACCCAATAAGGAAGATGTATATGATTTTAACTATATAGATCTAGTGAGAAGTGTTACAGATAAAGTAGATTGGATTATAGAAGCCGGCTTTAGGGATTATCAAGGAGATTTTTTCTTCTTAGGTAAAGACAAAGATAACAATATTTATTATATCGTTAGTGGCTATGGATCTTGTAGTGGTTGTGACGCTTTACAGGCTTGCGATAATTTTGAAGATGTAAAAACATTACGAGATGATTTAAAACGTAGTATTCGCAAATTCAATTCTTTAAATGAGTTTGAATCTTTGTTTAATAAAGAGGCGCAAACTGAATGGTATTCTACGGATGATGTTAAAGAATTCGTTAAAGAAGTGAATTCTAATTTATCTATTAATCTAAGCTGGCGAGAAGAAGATGAGTTTTAACTTAAAGTTAAATACAAGATATGCATATCATATTATAACTACATCAAGATGATTGGTGTAGTTTTTTATATGCTAATAGAAAGAAGGTAGAGTGAACTTGACAAATAAAAAAATAATAAGAGTGATGGCAGGCCTTCCGGGTTCAGGCAAAACGACACTTGCTAACAAGTTTAAAGCAGAACAACGAAGAAATTTATTTATTTGGAATATCGATAAATACTCAAGAAGAAATGAATTAAGTGGTTTTTTTAGAGAAATACATTACGATTTTGATAGATATAAATATCATGTTTTAGATGGATTATTTTTAAGTAATGATGATTACGCTAAATTAATAGATCATTTAATGCGGTGGGATTCTATTGGCAAAAATGGAAATGTTGAATTTGAATTTTATTATTTTGAACCCGACATTGAAGCTTGTGTATGGAATGATAGAGCGAGAGGCAGATCAGAAAATGCATTTGTTACTATTAAAAATGCATTAGTGGAAAAACCAGATTTAGAACAATTAGTTAAACTAACAAATTATCCAATTAGAGTAATAGATTGTACTGTTCAAAGAGCAGATGAATTTGAAGTCTATTATAATTCATTTAAAGAACATTTTAATTTTTATAATGATTATTTATTAAGTGAATCTTGGTCTAAAGGCGGGAATTGGTGCGATTGCTGGGGTTCTGATGTTGAATGTGATTATGAGGAAGATCCTGATTTATTACCCGAAAATTTCGATGGGTTTATAGAATTGATGAATAATATCTTACCAGAAATGGACGAAAAACTCAAGAAAGAATTATTTGATTTTACTGTAGATTACTATGAGGATAGTGAAAGCGATTACTACGGTGGAACGCAACATCATAAATATTTTAGATGTGATTTAAAAGAATTATATAGATTATTAGAGGAAAAAGAGTTGTTAATATTATCAATGTTATTAGATCAATAGTTGAAACTTAATGTTAAATACACTAAATATATATCATATAATATCTACATCAAAAATATTTGATGTAGATTTTTTTTACATAGCAAACAAGGAAGGAGAAAATAGAGGTAAAGTATTTACCTAGTAAAATTCATATCATATAAAAAGAATGGAGAGAGAAAAATGAATATTTTAAAGAGAATTATACCTATCGCAGTGTTGTTAGTTATTTGGGGAGTAGGTAGTAATTTCACAAACCCTTTGTTTTTACCACAACCATCTAAAGTATGGGACAGCTTCTTATCGTTAGCATCAAATGGCATGATATTTGAAGACCTATGGTACTCATTCAAACGAATCACAATGGCAACTTTATTATCTGCTTCAGTCAGTATTCCATTAGGATTATTAGTAGCTAATTATAAGTCTGTTGATAATATTGTTACACCAGTAACAGGAGTTATGCGATATCTACCAGTAACAGCCTTTTATCCTTTATTAATTATGTGGGTTGGAATTGAGGAGTCAATGAAAATTACTTTCTTATTCTTCGCAACTATTTTCTTCTTCTTACCAACTGTAATTTTAGCTATTAAAGAAGTTAATGTAGATTTAATTGATACTGCGAGAACGATGGGTATGTCTAAATTTAAAGTAATGTTAAAAGTTTTATTACCAGCTTCTTTACCTTCTATTGCACAATCATTCTTAATGATGTATGGTATTGGGTGGACTTATGTTATCATTGCTGAAATGGTAAATACAACTAAAGGTTTAGGTCACTTAATGAATATTGGATCTGCTCGCGGAAGAACTGACTTAGTGTTCTTAGCTCTTATCATTATTTTAGTATTTAGTTACTTATTCGATACAGTTGGAAATTGGGCAATTCGAAAGGTATTTAAATGGAAATTCATTAAAAATAAAAATTAAACTTTTTGTTAAATTCTATTGACAATATGATTATTATATAACCAAGAAAAGGAATGAATGCGATGCTAAAGGATGAAAAAGATTTAAAACGGTACAAAATAAAAGAACCATTTAAGAAGTTTCTTATTAAACTCATACCTTGTGGAATTGGTTCATTTGGTGCTCATTTTTTCTTAGCAGAAAGTGGTTCCTCTATTTTAATACCAATCTTCGTTACATTAGTAATGGCACACATTACTAGTAAAATTAATTAGTAGAAAGGGGTTTAGGAAATGTTAAGTTTAAAAAATATTTCACATTCATTCAAAGGTAAAACCATTTTCAATAACTTCAATTATGATTTTGAAGTTGGTAAAGTACACGCAATCTTGGGTAAGAGTGGTTGTGGAAAGAGTACTATGTTAAGAATCATTTCTGGTTTATTAGAGCCAGAAAGTGGTACAGTTGAATACAATGGTACTGTTATAACGAAACCAAGCGCAGACATTTTCATGATGCATCAAAATTATGTTAATTTCCCATGGAAAAATTGCTTACAAAACATAATGTTCCCTATTGAGTTACAACGCAAAACAACTGAAGAAGATGTTAAGCAAGCAAAAACCTTATTAAAACGAGTTGGCTTGGAAGGCGCTGAATCTAAATACCCAGATGAGTTATCTGGTGGGATGAAACAAAGATTAGCATTGGCTAGGATTTTAATGAGTAAACCAAAAGTTATCTTAATGGATGAACCATTAAGCGCTTTGGATGAAAAAACCAGAAATGAAATGCAAGATTTGATCTTAGAAGTACAGAAAGAAACAAATAGCACAGTCTTAATGATTACCCATAGTAAGGAAGAAGCCGATAAAATGGCTACTAATATATTAACTTTAAAACCACACAAAGGGGAGAATTAATTATGGCAAAGAAGAGCTTTTTTGAAAGAATTGGAGTAGTAAAAACTGAGGAAAGTGTAGATCATATTGCTGCGCGTTTAGAAGATATTGACTTAAGTGAATATGAAGGTGCTACTTCTTTTGAAGAAGAATTTGTACCAACTGTTGAGTTGCATGGGGAAGATTTCTTAACTATCGAACAGGTCTATGAAAAAGCAAATCTTACTGACACCGAAAAATCTATTTTTAAAGTCGATGAATATAGTAAAGTGTTACCAGATGGTATGACTACTGATATGAAACGTGCATCAGTTATTGGTATCTTAGCTGCTTCTAAATTATCAATAGATGACTTAATTGAAGATGCTAATGAACGAATGGCTGCTTTGCAATCTATTAAAGTTTTAACATCTGAAAATACTTCTAATATTGTATCAAAAAATGAAGAACGTATTGTTGAGTTATTACAAGAAGTTGATAACTTGAAGCAAGAAAACAATGATAGAAAAAGTTCGCAAGAAAAACAAGATGCTTTGCTGGATGAAGAAATTACCATTGTTAATGGCATTAAGAAATTCATCGCGCCAGAATCTGTTTAATTAAAAATAATAAAATAATCGGAGGTAGTCGACATGGGAATTTTAATTGGAGGAGTACTAGTAGTTGGCTTAGCAGCATTGTTTATCTTTGGTGGTGGTAAATTAACTACTTTATTAAAAGGATTTGTAGGCGTATTTATAGAAGATTTAACAAAAACACCCGAAGGTGCAGCGGCGGTCTACAATCAAGCTATTGAAAAATCTCAAGAACAATATAATATTGCTAATGACACTTTACAAAAAGTTGCCGGTGAATTAGATACTGCTTTACGAGCTTTAAAAGATTTTGAAAAACGCCTTACTGATTGTGAAACTAGTTGTGAAAACTTTGCCAAAGCTGGTCAATTTGATAAAGTTGAATTGTTTGCACAAGAACGCGAAGTTATTATTGACGATATTGAAAATCAAAAAGCAATTATCGCAGAGTTAAAGCCACTATATGAAGAAGCAAAAGTTATCAATAATCACTTAGAGGATAAATTAGTTAAACTTAAGAAAGAGAAAAATCGTGTTATCACTGACATGAAACGAAATAGTCAACTTAAGAGTATGTATGATGACATGGATGAGTTGAAAAATACTACAAATGTAGATAAGCTCCTTGATACTGTTAAAACTGGCGTTCAACAATCTCGTGAAAAAGCTGTTGGTGCTCGCACTGTTCATAATAATAAAACTTCTACTAAGGTTTCTGCTGCAAAAGAAGAAGCTAAGAAATTACAAAGTAATGATTATATTGAGCAACTTAAAAAGAAACACAATTATACAAAGTAATAAGTTTAGTTTTAAAATAGAGTTACCTCTTATTAATTAAGGGGTAACTTTTTAAATAATACAATGAGGTGGAAAACAATGGAACAATTTAAAATTATTGATAAGCAAGATAAAATTTTAGCGTTTGGTTGTATTCTTGAATCGAAAAATGTAATATTAGAATGGACTAGTTCAATTAAGAATTTTTCTCTTTATGATAATGTTGAACAAGTAAAAGAATTCGTATGTAATGATCAAAAAGATGCAAAATTTGTAAGCCTTAAAAAAACAAGTAAAGAAAAATTAAGCGAGTATTTCTTACAAAGAAATGAAGACTTTAGTGGTGTTAGCGGAACTGGTGTGGTTGCAAAAGGAGTAATTTTACCTTCAGGAAAATGCGTTCATGAGTGGTCTAATTCTTATGTGCAATCTCTTAATATGTATCCTAATATTAAAGCAGTAGAACATATTCATGGTCATGAAGGTAGAACTATTGTTAAGTTTGTAGAGTAATATGAAATATTATTGTGTTAGATATTTAATGTCATATACGTCACATCGTGAAAGTTTACGTTTTTGTTGGCATTTCACAACAGTAAAGGCAATTAATAAACGAGAAGCTAAAAAACAAATAAGATCATTTTCTCGCACCGTATTTGTATTAAGTGCGAAAGAGGTATTGCAAAAATATCGTAAATAAACTTTACGATATTTTTTTGCTAAAAACAGTTTACATTAATCGAGATTGTGATATTATAAATATATAAGGTATTACCTTAAAGGAAGGAAGGAGATTATAAAGGAAGGAAACAATAATTAAATATTGAAAAATCTGTTAAAACTATTCCACTATTTGATTATTATTTATTTGTAAAACACAAAAGGAGGAATTTAGAAATGAAGAAAACTAAATTAACGACAGCAGGAAAGGCGTTAATCTTTGGTCTAGTATTATTAATAGTGGCAGGTGTTACTTACTTTGCAGGTGGATTTAATGCAGTAAGCAATTTATTCTCTGGTTCCGATGATTCAGGTTCTACCCAAAGTGAAAAAGTTGATATCGTAGGTTCTGGTTCAACTAAAGATGATGGAGTGATTAATGTTTCACTTGATGAGTGGATTGGTTGGAAATCGGTAATTGATGCTAACGGTGGTCTTGAAACAGCAAAAGGTTCTATTTATGATAAACTTGGTATTAAAGTAAAAATTCACGTTATTAACGATGCAAATCAATCTTCAAATGCTTTAATTAAAGGTGACCTTGATGGTGCAGGTTATACAGTTAATCGATATGCGTTCTTATATCCAAAGTTTAAAGAAAATGGTGTAAATGTAGTAATGCCATATGTAACAAATTTCTCTTCTGGTGGAGATGGTATCATTTCAAAATCTGATATAAATTCGGTTGAAGATTTAGTTGGTAAGAAAATTGCAGTTCCACGTTTCTCCGAAGCTCAAACTCTAGTTGAATGGTTATTAGCAAAATCTGATTTATCTGATAAAGATGTAAAAGAAATTCGCAAAAACATGGTAATGTTTGATACTCCTGATGATGCAGCTAAAGCATTCTTCGCAGGTCAAGTTGACGCAGCAGCTACATGGCAGCCATATTTAAGTCAAGCTCAAGAAACAACAGGTGCAAAACTTCTTTTCTCTACAAAAGTTGCTGAAAATATTATTTTAGATGGTATCGTATTCCGACAAGATTTCATTGATAAAAACAAAGAAGCAGTTGTTAAATTCACTGAAGGTGCACTTGAAGCAATGGATTTATACACAAAAGAATTTAGTCCTATTAAAGATACAATGCCTTTATTCGCAACTGAAAGTAATGAAAATATCGTTGCAATGGCTGGTGATGCTAAATTAGCTTCTTACAATGAAAACAAATCATTATTAACAAATGAAGCAGTAACGTTATTCACTGATATGAGTAATATCTGGAAAACTTTAGGTGAAACTTCTTTCCCCGATGAAGCTAAAAAAGCATTTACAACATCAATTATTGATTCAGTTGATAGCAAGTTTGCTTCATCAGTAACTGCTGATACAAATAAACCAAAGTTCACTGAAGAAAAACGTCAAGAAGCAAAACAGGTTGATAATGTTAACTCTCTATTAAAACAATCAGCTACAATTGAATTCCAACCTAACTCTGCTGCATTTGCTAACGCCGCTGAAGCTAGTAAAGTTCTTGAAGAATTTGTAAAAACTGCTCAAATCTTAAATGGTTCAATCATTCAAATTGAAGGTAACGTTAATAATACAGGTGCCGGCAATGATGAAGCAATTAGTAAAAAATTATCTGAACAACGTGCTAAAGCTGTAGCGATGTACTTACAACAACAAGGTGTTGATGCTACACGATTCGTAGTAGTTGGTAATGGTACAACAAAACAAATTGGTGATAACAACACTGAAGCTGGTAAGGCTCAAAACCGTCGTACAGATGTATTCTTCAAAATCGTCGAATAAAAAGTAAAAAAATAAATAAAATATACTCCCCCTTTCATGGGGGAGTTTTTTAACAGAAAGGAGAATTAAAAATGAAAAAAACCAAATTAACATTAGTTGGTAAAATCGTAATCTTTGTATTCGTCTTAGCTTTAGTACTAGGTGGAGTATTCTTAATTGGTGGTTTTAATTTTTCAAAAGATGATAATGATACACCATCAAAAGATACAAAAACTACACAAAACAGTAATGTTAGTAATGAGCTTCCAAAAAATGAAAATAGTAACAATGAAATTAATTTGTCTCTTACCGAGAAGATTAGCTGGAAGCCAATTTTAGATGCCAATGGAGGGTTAACAACTCAACCGGGCTCAGTATACGATAAACTTGGTATTAAAGTGAACATTAAGATTGATGGAGATGCTGTAAGTATCAGTAATGATTTTATTGAAAATAATGTAAACGCATTAGCATACACTATCAATAGATATGCAGGAACATATAAGAAGTTTAAGGATAATAACGCTGAACCTATAATGCCTTACATTGTTGATTCTTCAGATGGTAGTGATGGAATTGTAGTGAAAGAAGGAATTAACAGCGTTAATGATTTCATTGGTAAAAAAATCGCTGTCCCTAATCTTACTGCAGCACAAACTATGATTTGGTGGTTAATGTTGAAATCCGATTTAAATGAAGATCAAATCGAAAAAATTAAAAGTAATATGACTCTTTATAAATCAACTGTTGCAGCTTCAGAAGCATTCTTTAAAGGTGAAGCAGATGTTGTTGTAACAAGACAACCATATTTAACTAACGCGAAAAATACTCCCGGAATGAAAGTTTTATTTACCACTAAATCAGCTAACAACCTTATCTTAGATGGGATTTTATTTAGAAAAGATTTTGCTGATCAAAATCCAGAAGTTGTATCTAAGTTCATTGATGGAGCTTTACAATCCATTAACATAAATACATTTGATAACATCAAGACTATAGATATTTTTAAAGACAAAACTGATGAAGAATTAAATCAAATGTTAACTGAATTAAAGTTTAGTGACTATAGCGCAAATCATAATTTATTAAATGGAGTATCACAAGATCTATTTAATGATATGAATAAAGTATGGAATAAAATTGGTGAATCAGTTGATAACGATGCAGCTAGTAAGGCGTTCTCCACTAAATTCATTGATGGTCTAAGCTCAAAATACACTTTAGAAAAAGTAGAGACTAAAACTGTCGATGAGGAAACTAGACAAAAAGCTTTATCTCAAGATAATGATGAAGCGTTATTGAAAAAATCAACAACAATTAATTTTAAATCTAATAGTGCAAAATTCGTTAATGAAGATGAAGCTAAAAAAGCTCTTAATGAATTTATAAATATTGCCCAATTCTTGGATGGCGCAATTATCCAAATTGAAGGTAATATTGCTGGAAAAGATAATTCAGAAGTTGGAAAACAATTATCGCTTCAAAGAGCGAAAACAGTAGCAGAGTATTTAAAACAACAAGGTGTTGATCCTTCTAGATTTGTAGTTGTTGGTAATGGTACTTCAAAACAAATTGCAAGTAATGACACTGAAGAAGGTATGAAGAAAAATAGACGTACTGATATAGTATTTAAAATTGTTGAAGAATAAAAGCAGAATAATTTAAAAAACCCCTACTATTTATAGTAGGGGTTTTTAATTTTTAAAATTCTTCTATTTTAGTAATCTCATTTGTTGTAATAGCTTGAGGATACTTAGCTAAATCTAAATTCAATATATCGAAAATGCCCCCACCTTTAAATGGGTCTTCATCGGGAGTATATAGAATTGGGTCGTCTCCATAATGACCTTCAAAAGGTAAATAGTATTTTGAATTTTCTTCTCTACTACCACCAGCCCACTGCTTTAATTCTTCCTCAGTATATTCTGTTAATTCTAGCGTTTTGTCATAATCAAATATATCATAATTAAGAACGTTGTCATCTGGTAGTAATAAATTTTCATCAATGTTTAAGTGTAGAACTACAGGGTTTCCTCCTTTTTGTTCAACAGTGTAGTCAGCAAAATCCTTAGCTTCTTTAAATTGATTTGTAACATAAACAAAGCTTGAATTGGAATCTTTAGAATTAGAATTACCACTATTTGGTATAATGCCATTTTCTTTTATAGAATCTAAGTATATACTACTTGTACCGTGATAAAGAATTCTACTAGCTTTTCTAATTAGTCTTTTCATTTTGAATAACCTCATTCTTATAATTTTTATATAAGAAGAAAATAAAATCCTCTCTAATTAAAATAACATTAAAATCAGTTTACTTAAGTCTCAATTTATGTTATAATAAAATTATAAGGTATCTATTTCAAAAAAAGATTCAAAAGTATAAATCGAGAAGGGTGGCTTTTGAATATAATTTAGTGCCATAATTTCATTTAAAATTGATGTTTGAATCATTTTTGAAATTATATATTAAAATGTTTATTTTTATGACAGAAATGAATAGAATAAATATATCTTTCTATAAGAGGTGGAAAAATGTCAAGCGAAAAAGATAACTTAACTGTAAATACTGATTATGGCGTCGAGCAAATTGACGCATTAGAAGGTTTAGAAGCCGTACGAAAAAGACCAGGTATGTACATTGGTACCACAACACAGAAGGGTGTAACTCATCTTGTTTGGGAAGCAGCAGACAATTCTATTGATGAATCAGTTGCTGGTTTCGGTAGTGAAGTATGGATCAGTGTAGAAACTGATGGTACTACAACTATTAAAGATAAAGGGCGTGGTATTCCAGTTGGGCCACATCCTAAGTTTAAAAATGCTGATGGAACTCAAAAAGATACATTAACAGTTGTTTGTACTCAACTACATGCTGGTGGTAAATTTAACCAAGCAGGAAGCGCATATAAGAGTAGTGCTGGTCTCCATGGCGTAGGTATTAAAACAATTACCGCGCTTTCTGATCATATGGTTGTAGAAGTAAGACGTAATGGGAAAATCCATAGACAAGAATTTTCAAGATGTTACCCAGTAACTGAAGTAGAAGTTATTGGTGAATGTGACATTAACGATACTGGTACAACAGTTCAGTATCATCCAGATGCTGAAATTTTTAAACAAACTTTATTACCTGATTGTAAGTCACTACAAGCTAGAATGGCAGAATTAGCATCATTAAATGCTGGTTTACGTATCTACTATACTAACGAATCTACTGGGCATATCGAGGATTACTATTATGAGGACGGTTTGATTGGATATGTTAATCGTATGGTTGGAGAAAAACCTTCATTATATGATAAAGTTCTTTACTTTAAAGATACTTATGATGTAGATGAAAATCGTCAAATCATTGTAGAGATTGCATTTAGACATGATGATGATGATAAAGCTGGCGAAACAATTAAATCATTTGCTAACAACATTAATACTCATGAAGGTGGATTCCACTATGATGGTTTCCGAAAAGCATATCGTAAATTCCTTAATAAATATGGCGAAGATAAAGGATTGTTAAAAGCAGCTTTACCGATGGGATATTTATTGGAAGGAATTAACGCAGTAGTATCAGTTAAAGTACCAGAAGCGGAATTTGAAGGTCAAACAAAAACAAAACTAGGAAATGCTGAAGCAGAAGACGCTGTAATTGCGGTATTTGAAAAAGGTATTAGTGAATTTTCTAAAGACCCAGAAGCAGATGAGATTTTAGAAACAATTATTTTAAAATCAATTAGAGCCAAAGAAGCAGATGAAGCAGCAAGAAAAGCTAGACAATTAGTGAAACAAGGTAAGAAAGCTAAAAAACTAGCTTTACCAGGGAAATTAGCTGATTGTACTTCTAAAACTTATTCTGAACTATATATTGTAGAAGGTGATTCTGCTGGTGGTTCTGCTAAGTCCGGAAGAAATCGTTACTACCAAGCAATATTATCATTACGTGGCAAAATCTTAAACGTGGAGAAAAGTAGTTTAGAAAGAATGCTTAACTCTGAAATGATTAAGAATATCATAGGTGCAGTTGGTACTGGCATTGATTCGCCAGGACAAAAGTTCGAATATGAAAAATTGCGATATGATAAAATTATTTTCATGTGTGATGCTGATGTCGATGGTTCTCATATTGAAGCACTACTACTAACGTTATTCTATAATTATATGAGACCATTAATTGAAAAAGGGCATGTATATGCGGCTCAGCCACCATTATATCGAGTAGTTAAAAAGAACGAATCAATTTACCTTAAAGATGATCATGAGTTAAAAGAGTATACTAAGAAACATCCAAACGCTGAAGTTCAACGCTTCAAAGGTCTTGGTGAAATGAACGCAGATCAACTTTGGGAAACAACAATGGATCCAAAAGAAAGAACATTGTTGCAAATTACGTTAGAAGACGCAGAAAGAGCATCTACAGTATTTTCTGAATTAATGGGTGGAGACGCAAAACCACGTCGCGATTTTATAGAAGCAAATGCGCATAAAGTAGATTTAAGTTTTACTTAAAACAGGATTTTCAATCCTGTTTTTTGTTTTTTTATTTATAAGGATTAATATGGTCTAATTAAACAAATCAAATCTGGGTTATCTCAGTGATTATTTGTTTAATTAGATGACATTAATTTGATTATTATATTAAACACAGATTAAAATTATTGTTAAAAAACATTGACTTTATGTAAATAATATAAAGAACAAGTTATTTAAAGAATGAGGTGAATCAAATGTCGCTTGGAAAAATAGACTATACAAACTTAGACTTCGAAGAAATTCCATACACAATTCACGTAGCGGGTGTTAGTTGGGAAGATAGACAAGATCACATTCCAAACCTAGAAATTGACTCAGAGGTTTACTTAATAAGAGACCCAAATAATCAATATGATAAAAATGCTATTTCAGTAAAGGCTATTGATAATATTCAAATTGGATGGATTCCAAAAAAGATAGCTGAAGTTTTAGCTCCAGAAATTGATGCTGGTATCCAATGGCAAGCGAGAGTTGAAAAAATTATTGGGAACGAACAACAATTAAAAGGAGTGTTAATAAAACTGTTTCTTTCAAAGGATTATATGATATAATAAAATTATAAATAAAATTAACAACATTATGGTAAATTATTAGAGGTGATACGATGGCACGCAGTAATAAGAAAAATGAAAAAATAGATTTTGAAGAGTTGTTAGCTAATGAAAATATCAAAAAACGTAATGTAGTAGATCAAATGGAAAATGCTACTCTAAATTACGCAGTAAAAACAATTATTGATCGAGCTTTACCTGATGCAAGAGACGGATTAAAACCATCACAACGTCGAATTTTATATGCTTTATGGGATTTAGGAATGCTACCTCATAAACCATATCGAAAATCAGCAACAGTGAATGGCCACGTAATGGGTAATTTCCATCCACATGGTGATACTTATGGTGTAATGGTAAATATGACAAATGAATTAAGTATTCGATATCCAGTAGTTGATGGTCAGGGTAACTTTGGTAACCCATTAGATGGTGATGGTGCAGCAGCGATGCGTTATACTGAAGCACGTTTAGATAATCTTGGAATGTTAATGCTACAAGATGTTGACAAAAAAGTTGTTGACTTCCAACCTAACTATTCTGAAGAAACAGAAGAACCAGTGATTTTACCAGCAGGGATTCCATACTTACTTATAAATGGAGCAACTGGTATTGCAACTGGTTATACTACTGACATACCTTCCCATAATTTAAGCGAAGTAATTGATGGTATCTTAAATTTAATTCAAAATCCTGAAATTGATATTCATGGGTTAATGAAACACATTAAAGGTCCTGATTTACCTACTGGCGGGATTGTAGTAAAAAATGAAGATTTAATTAAATTGTACGAAACTGGTAGAGCTTCTCTTAGATATAGAGCGAAAATGACAACTGAAATTAATGAAGAGGGTAATACTCAAATTGTTGTTACAGAGTTACCGCCTGATGTAAGAAAAGCCTCACTTGAAAAATCTCCAGGCATTGTTGAGAAGTTGTATCAATTATGTGTTGTTGATAAAAAAATTCCACGTATTGTTGATGTAAGAGATGAATCTGAGGGTAAGAAGGATAAGAAAACTGGGATAGCTTCGGACCAAGTGCGTATTGTAATTGAACTTCATAAAACAGCAATTCCGGAAGTTATCATTTCTGAATTGTATAAGAAAACAGCGTTAGAAAAAACGAATGGTTATCTACTACGCGCATTAGTAAATCAAGCTCCAGTAATTTTAAATTTAAAAGAAATGCTGGAAATCTTCTTGAATCACAGACGTGATGTTATTACTAGAAGAGTTAAGTTTGATTTAGAGAAAACAAAACGCAAACTACATTTACTTGAAGGTTTCATAATTGTATTTAATAATATGGATGACATTATTCATATTATTAGAAATTCAAGTGATGTGGAACAAGATTTAGTTGCTAAGTATGGTTTCTCTAAAGAACAAGTTAAAGCTATCTTAGCTATGCCATTACGTAATTTATCTAAAATGGAAGAAACAAAAATCCTTGATGAAATTCAACAACGGAAAGATGAAATTGAAATGTATGAATTCATCTTATCAGATCAAAATGAAATTGATGCAATTGTTAAATCTGAACTCGTAGAAATTAAAGAAAAGTATAAAAAAGATAAACGTAAAACAACAGTTCTTTGCGAAAATGAGTTAAATAATTCGTTAAACATGATGTCAGATGAATCGATGGTTTCAATTTTAACTTCTAAAAATGCTATTAAACAAATTTCTGAAGAATCTTTAGATGATATGTTAAAAGCTGGGGCATTTAGAGAAAGAACAGAAGTTTATATTCAGGGAGTTAAATGCAAAATAGATGATGAGTTTGTTTTAATACTTGAAACAGGTGAATATGTACGAGCTACATTTAATGATTTAGCTCTAATGGATTTTGTTGAGAGTAAGAAAGTTGTAGCATTCTTTGTATTAGACCTACAAGATAGTCAGAAAAACGTTGTTGTAATGACTAAGAGTGGTTTAATTAAAAAATCGAAAATGAGTTCTTTCAAAGCTAGAAGTCGAAGAATTGCTCCATATATAGCTTTAGCTAATGAAAATGATACTATTGTTGGAGTTAAGATTAGTGATGGCGATGAACTAAATAATACTGTTGTTGTAGCTACGAAAAACGGTATTGTTCATAGATTTAGCGAGAATGCATTTACCCCTAGCAATCCTGGTGGCAAAGGAGTCCCTGGAATTTCTGCTTCTGTTATTGAAGAAGGAGATGAGATAGCCGACTTTGATGTTGTATCGAAAAATGATGATTCAACAAACCTATTAGTAATGTACTCAAGGGATAAAGAAGGAAATATTAGTATGAAGAGTATGAGTATGTCTGAATTTATCACTAAAGGTCGAGTATCTAGAGGTATCGTTGGAGCAGCAAAAGATTTCAGTGATGAAGTCTATAAAATTAAAGTTACAAATGAAGACTTGGTTATCATTGATAAAAAAGGTGTTATTCATAAACAGAAATTTGTATCATTACCAATCCAAAGTAGATACAATAAACCAGAAAGAATTGATTTCGAACCACTAGTTACTGATTTTTATTTAGAATAATATGTGTAAAAAAAAACCTACTAGTAAATTACTAGTAGGTTTTTTGCTGTTTAGATTAAGGAGTAACTTCTGTAGCAGTAAGCTCACCAGTATCAGAAACAGTTAATCTGTAACGAGTACCGTTTGGAGATGCAAGAATAAAACCTTTACCAACAGTTGTAACTTCAATATCATCAGCAGAAACTTTATCAGCTTTAGCAGTTAAAGCAGTTTTGTCTGCTTTGTCTCCTAAAGTAGTATTTAAAGCTCCCATTTCAGATTCATAAGTAGTAGAATCTACTTTGCCAGCTAAGTCAGTAGCGTAAGTAGTTTTGTCTACTTTTTTGTCTAATTCTGAAGTTAGAGTTGTTTTATCAGCTTTAGCGTCAATTGCAGTGTTTAAAGTAGCTAAATCTGCAGTGTGAGTCGCTTTGTCTAATTTTGCAGCTAAATCAGAAGTATGAGCAGTTTTATCAACTTTACCATCTAATTTAGTGTTGAAATCAGATACACTAGCAGTATGAGTCGCAGTATCTAATTTGCCGTTTACTTTGTTGTTTAGAGTAGTGCTATCAGCAGAGTAAACAGATAAATCTAATTTGTTATCTAGAGAGTTTTCGATGTCACTAATTTTAGTGTTGTAAACTGTTGTATCAACTTTATTTAAAAGTGTATTATCAACTTGACCAAGCTTAGTGTTGTAGATTGTAGCATCAATCTTGTTGTCTAAAGAATTTTCGATATCTCCTACTCGTGCATTGAAAGTAGCAGAATCAACTTTAGCATCGATAGCAAGATTAATTCCAGCAATAGCAGATGAGTTTACTTTATCATTCAATTTAGCATTTACATCATCTTTGAAAGTGTTGTGAGTTGCTACATCTAATTTGGAAGCCATACCAGTGTTGTAAGTTGTTGTATCAACTTTATCACCAATTTCTGTTTTGTCTGCTTTAGCATCGATTAAGCTTTGTAAAGCAGCTGAAACTGTTAATTTATTGTCAACAATTTCAAACTTCTCAGTATCGATTTTGTCTTCTAGATAACCAGAAGTATCAGTAGCGCTAACTTTCATATATTGGTCTTGAGCAAAAGAGATTGAAGAATCTTTAGTGTCTTGTAAACCAATGTTACCGTTGCTTGCAACGATACGGAAAGTCTTTTTAACGCCATCTGCTTCATCTAGTACTGAATCAGCTACAACAAAACCTTTGTTAGGAGTTGCAACTTGAACATCTCCATCAAACAACCATCTGCGTTTGTTTTCATCCCAAGTAATCTTAACGTGATCTTCAGTACCTCTATCAACTACGATAGAAACTTGTCTACTTGGAACTTCAGTTTCATTGTTGTTTAATGTGAATGTGTCAGATGGAGTACCAGCAGCGTCGGCTTTTAGAGCTAAGTGACCAGTTAATAATTCAATATCTAATTTTTTATCTAATTCTTCTTGCAAATTAGTAATTGCACTGATAGGGTGAGCACAAGACTCATCTCTACCACTAATTTGATCGTGAGAAGTGATAAAGTTAGGAGATTGAATGATTGGTCTCATGTCAAAAATGTTTTCTTCAGTGATAATTTCCGTATTGTTTTTAACGAAAATAGCTGCAAGAGGTACAACATTTTTTTCAAGTTTTGGGAGTTCAGGATTAGCCTTCGCTTCGCTTTCGATGAATTTGATTACACCAGTTTTAGTAATGCACACAATAACAAACTTAGCTTGAGCATTTGGCTTTGTAATCTCAGGTGTACTTCCGCCTGGGAAATTCACATAAGTAGAACTATCGAACCAAAAACCACCCGCAGTAACCTTCACAGTCATGTTAGGTACCATTTGCGCAGTAACTTTTAACGCTGATAAATAAGAATTAAGCTTTTTGTATTGATCTCCATATGGTGGTATATTCATTATAAAACCCCTCCCTTACTATTTGTTTTTTAGTGGTAATAAAAAAATATATCAATATCGCTCTACTACCACCAAATAGATAATAAGTAATCAAACGCTTTTTATTTCCTCCTAACCCTGTTAATAACTCCATGTAAAAATCAATACTCAGAGTCACCAGAATTCAATCTAATGATTTTTAATAAAATTCATTAGGATAATATAATCAAAAATTATATTCACAGAATGGTGATTTTAGAGAGAAGTAGAATAGTAAGCACTACTTCTCTTATTTACTATTAAAGTTGATAAAAATTATCACATTTTTAATTATTATGTATACAAGACAAAATAAAAAATTATGGCATACACAATGTTCTTATAATTAAGGAGTTAGATAAATATGAGCAATGAAAAACAACTATGGTTATCGCACTCAAGAATGAGTGCTTATTACAACTGCCCCCTTTACTACAAGTTAACTTATATTGATAAAGTTCAATTAGATACTAAAGGGAATTATCATACTGCATTAGGGAATGGAATCCACAAAGTATTAGAAGACATGTATAGTACTAATAATTACTCTCTAAAATTTATGGAAAATTTATGGGAAGTAGTTTGTCACAAAGGCTACACTGAAAAAAATGGTCAACATGTTAAAGCTATTTTGCATGATGAGCAATATGATTTCCCTAATGGAGAAGAAGAAAAAAATATGTTTTTTTATCATGGTAGAAAGTTGATACGAGAATATTATCACAAAAACAAACATGAATTTGGGGTAGGAGAAATAGTAGCTACGGAGTTAAACTTTAAGGTCCCAGTTGGTGGTGGAAAAGTTGTACTTAATGGATATATAGATAAGATTCTAAGGTTACCTAATGGTAAATTAGTAGTTTGCGACTATAAGACTGGGAAAGAAAATACTCAAGAAGAAGTAGATGATAACTACCAATTAACACTATATGCTTTCGCTGTAAGAAAACTATTTGAAGAAGTTGAAGGAGAACTTTATTTACATTTCATAAAGAGTGGTAATAAAGTTAAAACAACTAGGGGTAAAGAAGATTTTGACAAATTATTAGATAGAGTTAAGTTTGTTAAAAATGGTATTGAAACTGAACAATTTGAACCGAAGATTGGTGAGCAATGTCGATATTGTTTACATGATTGTCCTTTAAATGGAAATGGATTGCAAAAAGACTCTGAGTAATTCAGGGTCTTTATTTTTTGAATAAATATTACTTTTATTATCATTTTGTTAAAAATCAGCTGCTATTTTATTATTATATATCAAAATCAATACAAATCAAAATCAGCAGGGAGAATGGATATATGAACAATTTTATACCTACAGTAATTGAAAATGATGGTCGTGGAGAGAAGGCATATGATGTATATTCACGCATGTTAAAAGATAGAATCATTTGGGTTCGGGGAGTAGATGAAGATTCTGTTAATGCAATTAACTCTCAACTGCTATTTTTATTAGGTGACGATGATCAAAAACCAATTAAAATGTACATAAACTCTCCAGGAGGATCAATTCTTGATGGGGATTCTGTACTAGATACAATGGATTTTATCAAATCAAAAGGTATTATTATTGAAACAATGGTAATTGGTAAAGCTGCATCATTTGGCGCATTAATTCTTCTTAATGGTTCAAAAGGGTATCGTTCTGTTCTACCACGTTCTAGAGTAATGATTCACCAACCTCTTGGTGGAGCACAAGGTCAGGCTTCTGATATTGCGCTTAAAGCAGAATTAATTATTAAAATGAAAAATGAAATTAATTACTTTATTTCTGAAACAACTGGTCAACCTTTAGATGTTATTGAATCAAAAACCGACCGTGATACTTGGTTTAGAGGCCAAGAAGCTGTAGACTTTGGTTTAGCTGACAAAGTGATTAATACTAAAGTTAAAGTAAAGTAAGAGCTTAAAAATATAAAACAAAAATAAACGAAAAGGTTGATGTATATATGACAAAGTCTAAAGAATTAAAATGTTCATTCTGTGGGAAGCCGCAAGAGCACGTTCGTAAATTAGTTGCAGGTCCAAATGTTCACATTTGTGATGAATGTATTAGTTTATGTTCTGAAATTGTTGAAGAGGAATTAGAGACAACTGAAGAATTCTCAATGGAAGATGTTCCACTTCCAAATGAAATTGTTGAATTATTAGATAATCATATTATTGGACAAGAAAAAGCAAAACGTCAATTAGCTGTATCAGTTTATAATCATTATAAGCGCATTAATGCTCTTAATGAAAAATCAAAAAATGATGATGGAGTAAAGATCAAAAAATCTAATGTTCTTTTAGTTGGCCCTACTGGTTCAGGTAAAACATTATTTGCTCAAACATTGGCTGATATGTTACATGTACCTCTAGCTATCTCTGATGCAACTTCTTTAACAGAAGCTGGTTATGTAGGTGAAGATGTGGAAAACGTATTGCTTCGTTTAATCCAAGCAGCTGATTACGATATCGAATTAGCGGAACGTGGAATTGTATATATCGATGAAGTAGATAAAATTGCTAGAAAATCAGAAAGCACATCCATTACCCGAGATGTATCTGGCGAAGGAGTACAGCAAGCTTTATTAAAAATCATTGAAGGTACAGTTGCGAAAGTTCCTCCTCAAGGTGGTCGTAAACACCCTCACCAAGAAATGCTTGAAATAGATACAACTAATATCTTGTTTATTCTTGGTGGAGCGTTTGATGGTCTTGAAAACATTATCAAGAGACGCGCTACAAAATCAACTTTAGGTTTTGATGATAGTGTAGATAAAGTACAAGAAGAAATCAAGGATGACAATAAAGTATTCCAACATCTTCAACCGCAAGATATTGTTAAGTATGGTTTAATTCCAGAATTTATTGGGCGTGTACCAGTAATCGCAACTCTTAACAAACTTGATCGAGATGCATTGATTAACATTTTAACTGAGCCGCAAAACGCTATCATTAAACAATATCAGAAATTGTTAGATATGGATGGCGTGGAATTAGAATTCCAAAAAGAAGCATTAGAATCAATTGCAGATGAAGCGATTGAACGTAATACTGGTGCTCGCGGATTACAATCCATTATTGAAAATATTATGTTAGATGTAATGTATGAAGTTCCAGCTCGAAAAGATGAGATTGAAAAAATCATCATTACGAAAGAGGTAGTTGAAAATGGAGTTTCAATTCCTCTATTGTTAGAATCATCTGCAAAAGCTAAAAAAACACGTAAACCACGAGTTAAAAAGACTGCAGATAAACCAGAAAAAGCAGAATAAATTTCAATAAAAAAAGAGATAGTTAATTCTATCTCTTTTTTTAAAGAAAGGAGTAATCAATATGAGTAAGGAATTTTTAAGAGCTATAAGAAAAAAAGAAAAAGAAAAAAACAGAATATCGAAAGTTAAATTTGATAAAGCTCCTTTGAGATATTTCAAAGAACAGGTTGAATCAATTACTATAGGTTTAAAATTGGTTTCTGATTTTAATGTAGAAGCGGTTGGAAAACATTTATATGTAGAGTCTAATGAGCCACGAAATCTTTATTCTATAAGCGGTTATTCTTATAGTTTTATTGGTTTAGATTTAGCTCCTAAGTATAATTTTATTGCGGATAACAAAATTATAAGTTTATCTTATAATAGTTTTGTAGTAAAAGTGACATCTAATAACCAAATGATTATAGCTGCAAAATTCCCTTTATCTGATGGAACTATGGATAAGTTAAATAAATATAGAAGTTATAGATTTGAAGATTTAATAAAAAACCGAAGTGACGATATTCAATATATAGTTGTTAATGATTTAGTTAAACTTTATAATAACAATGATTTTATTGAATTAGTAATGATGTTAGCTGAAGATTTAAAATCCTCATGTCAATCTAATATAGTGTAATACTATGGGAACCGGCGAGGGTTCCTTTTTTTATCATTATTTTATCGCAAGTAATTGTAATTTAATATACTTTTAATATTATTCTCTTTTAAATGAAGTTCAAAACTTTATTTGTTGCAATGAAGAGAGAGGATAGTGCTGTAAGATGTCGCAAATCGACAAATTCGTAAACAAGGTGTTAGAGAAAGAGATAAATGATATTGCAATAGTTATGCACAATAAACCTGATGGTGACTCCTTAGGTTCAAGCGTTGCTTTAGAAGAAAGTTTATTAAGATTAGGGAAAAAAGTTGACCTAATTATTCATAATAAAATTCCAAAAAAATACAAGTCTATTGTAGGGAAAAATAGAGTTAATAGAAAAATATTACCTTCTTTCGGCAAACATTATGATCTTCTTATTATGGTTGATTTTTCAGACCCTACTAGGACTGTTAATAATGTAGAAAATCTATCTAACTTTATAGTGGTTTTAGATCATCACATTGCAAACCTTCCTTATGGTGATTTATATATTTGCGAAGATTGCTCAGCTACGGGTATGTTAGTTTATAAAATTATAGAGAAAATAGATAAAATAACACCTACAATAGCGACAGCTATTTATTTATCAATCATAGCAGATACTAATAATTTTAGAAATCAAAATACAACTAGTGAAACTTTAGCCTTATCATCAAAATTATTAAGCTTTGGGGCTAATATTGAAGTTGTTAATTCTATTATGGATGATAAATCATTGGCTTATATGAAATTAATTGGATTAACTTTTAAAGATATAGAGTATGATGCAAATTACAAGATAACTTATTTAGTAATAACTAGAGATAAAATAAAAGCATCTGGTGCTACTGGTGAAGAAGTTTCATCACTTATAGATCAAATTAGATGGGTAAAAGATTCAGATATTACTTTTTTATTTATTGAAGGCATTAGTAATGTAAGAATAAGTGCTAGAAGCAATAAAACACCCGTCAATGATATATTGAAAAACTTTGGCGGTGGTGGACATCGCAATGCTGCTGGATGTGCTATAAATGGAGCGTTTATACATACCGTAGTATATGATGTTTTGAAATATTCTAAAGGGTATATTGATAATGTAAAGAAAAAGTAAGGGAACTTTTAATAAGTTCTTTTATTTTGTTAATAAAAGTAAACTTTGTTCATATTATTATCTTAAGGAATTGAAAAAGGAATTACGAAAAGATGCGTAAGTAAAAATTGATGTTTCTACAATAGAACTTAGGACTGCCATGGAAGGCTAAGTTTGCGTAGTTCCTACATATTTTTACGATAAACATTTTATTAGTTTTCCCTTTTTCGTTCCTTTCTTATATAGAGAGGAGAAAAGCTATGCTTCTTTTAGAATCTTTTTACAATAGGGAAAAGTACATTTCGCCAGAAGAAGAAATAAAAATTTATTATGAAACAAAGGATTTATTTAGAATTTGGAAAGAAATAATCATTTATCATTCCAATTCTAGAATCACCGATTTATCACGAGAGAAACAAGATGTTTTAAATCAAATAATCCATAATCTACAAAATTTTATTTTTAATCCCAATCAGAGCTTGTCGCAATTAGATAGAATCATAATGGTGATTACTCTTTGGGGCGCTAGTAGCGCTTTACCTCAAAAAGAAATCATTGATGAAGTTTTTTCAAAAACAAAAAACTCTTTAATACAATACTTTCATCATGATTTATTAATTAATGCTTATTTAAAAGTAGGAGATGCAAATTCAGCTATTAAAGTTATCAAGCATATGTTTGATAAAAATCATTCTGCTTATTTTTATGCAATAATGAAATATGATGTATCAAAAATAAGTAATTTTGAGTTTAATAAAATGCTAACAAATTATCAACAACAAATAACTATAAAATTATTGGCAAGAGGAGAAAAGGTAAACTTAAATAACGTGTCATATACTGACTTACTACAATTATTAGAAGATGTAAAAGGAAATATAGCTTCAGATTTATTAGGATAAAGGAGGTATGAAATATGAGTTTTATTTACTCTATATTTGATTCCCACATTGATTTATATATAAGATTATGCGTAGCAACTCTATTTGGATTCTTAATTGGATTTGAAAGAGCTATTAAAAATAAAACCGCAGGAATAAGAACTCATATTTTAGTATGCTTAGGGGCTTGTTTAGTAATGGTTTTATCGGGACTTAATGAAGGTCCTTATAAAGATCCAATGCGTTTAGCAGCTCAAGTGGTTAGTGGGATTGGTTTTATTGGAGCAGGCGTTATTTGGAAAGATAGAAGAAACGTAAAGCGTGGATTAACTACAGCGGCAAACTTATGGATTACATCTTGTGTCGGTTTAACAATTGGATATGGTGCTTATGATATTGCAATTGTTACGGGTATCTTGATGTTTGTTGCTATGAATCTTCCAAAATTAGTTGAAAAAATGGGACTTTTACCCGAAAGAGGACCAAATGATAATGATGATGGTGATAGCGATGGTGAATAAACAACAACTTATTAAATTGTGTAAACAACATGATGTAATTAAAGATTCTGAAATAAGATTTAGAGGGATACGTGGAGAAATTCTCCCCCAAAATGGAAAAGTTAGATACATGAATATAGTAAAAGATTTTGTTGATTCTTCAATAGCTTATTTAAATGAAAACAAAGAGACGAAAGAAATTAAAAAAGTTTTTCGTTGGATGAAAGAAAAAAAAGGTTATGATTTACAAGAAATAGTGGATGATTTATTCGATTGTTATACAAAATATGATGATGATGAGTTTATTGCAGCTTTAGATTTTCTTGTTCTATCTAAAGTTCATTATATTATTGAATATACCTACTTACAATTTTTTAATGAAACATATACTAAGGATTTTTTAGAAAGATTTCAATAAATGATAACCAAAAAGGTTATCATTTTTTTATTGATAAAGAAGTTAGACTATTTGCATATATAATAATTATATTAAATTGAAAGGTGAAGAAACCATGATAAAAAGAATCGAACATTTACTTAATACTAATACACAAAAAATTATCGTGATGATGGGGATCCCGGGTTCAGGTAAAAGTACACTCGCAAAAGAATTTGAAAAAAACGGTTTTAAAATTATTTGCCCTGATACTTACAGAGGGATTATTTCAAAAACAAAACCTGGTCGTGAGCATTGGACTGATGCAATGCATGAAGGAGATCAAAGAGTAAGTAAAGAAGCTTGGGAAATGGCTTTTAAGGAAGCTAAGGAGGCTTTAAAAGAAAAAAAATCAATTGTTTTCGATGCAATGTCTCAAACGCCAAAAGCAAGACGTAGATTGTTTTCTCAATTGGGTACTAAAGTTGACTATTATGGAGTTTATAACGTTGTTGAATTAGAGACAGCCATCGATAGAAATTCTAAAAGAGATAGAAAAGTTCCAGACTTTATTATCGAGGAAAAATGGAGAGAACAATCTATCCCTACATTAGAAGAAGGTTTTAAAGAAGTAATAGTTTTCCATAATGATTTAGAAATCAACACTAATATTAATGAAGAATTTAGAAAGAAACTTATTGAAGATATTGTCAAAGACCCAAGAGAAACAGTGTATATAATGAAAGAGGAGAGACAACTTCCAGTTATTTTTCCATCACTAGCAGGTTGTTGGGATATTTCACAGGACAATATCCATCATACTCAAAAGTTACAAGAACACATGATTAGAGCGGCAGAATTGATTGAGCCAAGGGATGCAGTTTCAGTAGTGTCTGCATTGTTACATGATGTTGGTAAATCTAAAACTAAAGAGTTTTTTGTAAAAGTAATTGCTGAAAATGAGTATGGTCTTAAAATTGGAGAGAAACTAGTAGCACTTAGGGATACTGGTATGTATGGAGTTATTGTTAAAGTTAAATCTTTCCAAGGGAATATTTCAGATAGAACAGTTTTGCTCCCACGTTCAGTAATTGAAAAAGATATGAATGCACACTTTTATGAGCATGAAAATGTAGGTGCTATAATGGCAATGCGTGATCTATTGAGACTTGGTTTTGATGAAGAGTTTGTAAATAAAGTTTACGCAAACATCCTTTTCCATATGGATTTGCCATACAAAATTGGGAGCAATAAATCCATGAAGAAGTTAGTTAGGAAAGTAGGCGAACATAGAATTAAAGATCTTTTAGATCTTAGGAGAGCAGATAAACTTTCTAGCGGTACTCATGGGGAAGAATTTCTAAAAATCCATGAAGAAATGACAAAGCAAGTTGAAGAAATTATGAAGCAATAAATAGGAGGGAAAAGTATGCAGGATTTAGTACCAATTAAAGTAATCAAAGCGGTTGAAATGGTTTATGATATACTCAAATTACCATTTGAAAAATTTTCTTTGTTTTCAAAATCAAAATCAGTAAGTTTTGAAGAAAAATTAGATTTTGTAAAAAAACTAACACCAAAAGATGTAAATTCTATAAAAGTAGCAATTCATCAAAAAATCATGTTGGGTAAAATTTTAGAAGGTATTATGAAGGAAATTGATTCTCCATTTTACAAGAAAAAATATGTAAATGCTCAATCTTCTGATTTGGCTACTGTGTTAAATGAATTCCAAAGTCAATTAATTAACTTATTAATTCGTTATGAAGCTACTGAGAATAGAGTCTTGTTACATTATTCTCAGTTCCCTACTTATTCTAGAGATTGGAATAACTCAACAAGATATTCTAGAGGTATAGTGATTGATTTAGATGACTATAATGTTGTAGTACACCCATATGACAAATTTTTTAACTATTTAGAAATGAAAGAGACTAAAGATGAGAATTTGCCAGATTTACCTTATGAAGCTGCAACAAAATTAGATGGTTCTGAAGGAATTTTGTACCCAGCTAAAAATGGCGATCTTCGCATAATCACAAAGGGCGGTTTTCACACTGATCAAGGGAAATTCGCTACTGAGTTGTTATGGTCAAAATATGCAAAACAAGCACAATACGTTAAAGATAGCAAGTTATTTGATTATTACACATTTACTTTTGAAATACTATATGCACAAGATGATCCAAATAGAATTGTTGTAGCTTATAATGATGCAGATTTAAGACTAATTGGCGTGAAAGATTTAAAAACGCATCAAGATTTGTCATATGCTGAAGTTATTAAAATGGCAAAAGAATTAGGGTTTGCGCATACTGAATTAGAAGATATTACGTTGGAAGAAATATTAGAGGAAAGAGAAAAACGTGAAAACTTTGAAGGTTGGGTAGTGCGATTTTCAAATGGTTTATACATGAAAATTAAATGTAAAGCCTATTTAGATTTGCATGGTGCTCGTTTTGGCTCTTCAATTAAATCGGTATTTGTACTCTTAAAAGAAGAAAAATGGGACGATTTTATTTCTTCTATTCCAGAAGAGATAAAGCATGTACCTGAAGCATTGCAAAAAAGAGTTATAAAATTTGCTCGCTATCAAACTAAAAAAGCTCATGATCTATATTTAACTTTACCTCAAGTTGAAAGCCAAAAAGATTTTGCTATTTATGTAAATCAAAATATTCCAAAAGAATTTAGAGATTACATGTTTAAGATTAGATCGGGTAAAGAAGTTAATGTTTTTGATAGTACTTGGTTAAGATTTAAAGCTGGACTTGAAAATTGGGAAAACAAACAATCTGAATAGTGTTAAACAGAAAAGAAGGTGATTTTTGCCTTCTTTTTTATTGTTTTTTCCTATTATATAGGATTTTATTAATAATTTGCAGTAAAAATGGAAATAATAAATATAAATATAGGAGGTGGTGATATTTGGCAGCTAAGAAAAAGAAGAAACAAATTTTGGTCCCAGAAGCAGAAGAAAAAATGCATGAATTAAGATACCAAATTGCAAAGAGACTTGGGTATATTGTTGTTAATGCAGAGGATTGGTGGGAAGAACTAACTCCGATGCAGAAGTCAGAGATAAATGGTCATGTTACTAAACTAATGATAGATAAAGCAAAAATGGAAATGATGAATGGTAATTTTAAACCATATTAAAAAAATCAAGTAAATAATGAATAAAGAAGATAAAACTGGTAATAATAACATTACCGATGGTGGACATCGGAAAATAAAAAAAACCTTTAGGAGGAAAACAATATGTCAAACAATAACCGTAACACTTATGCAGTTCAAGAAGGGAATTTACCAACTGGAAACATTAGTCAACAAATGAATTCCTTTAAAGAAGCGGTAGCAGCAGAAATTGGTTTAAAGAATTATGATAGCATGGACAAACGTTGGATGCCAGCTATTCAACATGGTTATGTAGGTGGTAACATGACTAAGAAAATGACTGCTTTTGCTCAATCCGCTATGGCTACTCAAGGCGCAGGAGTAATGGATAGCGTAAAATCAGTAGTAGAAGTAAGTCCAGAAGTTCGCCGTGCAAATGAATTAGCTTCAACTAACTTCCAACAATTTACTCAAGCTTTACAAACAGGTAACTTTACACAAGATCAATTGCAATAATGATTTTCAAACAAAAAACAAAAATGCAAAAAAAGATAAGATAAAAAATCTTATCTTTTTTTGTGTGTTTTGTTAGTGATAATTTCTGTAACATTTTGTTAAATTATGTTAAAAAAGGTTTGCTATTTTTTTATTATATTAACGTAATACAAAATCAAACCAAAAAGGTGGAACAACAAAATGACAAAAATCAACGACAAAATGACAAAAGCCCAAATCATCGAAAAGTACAACGAATTATCAAAACAATTAGAAAATTTAGCAGCAGGTAAACATGATCCGGCAGCAGTTTTAAAAGCAAAACAAGAAGGTGAAGTTCTTAATAATGCTAAATTAACTGTTCAACAAAGTGTTGAAAGTCAAATTGCTGAATTACAAAAATCAATGGTAGGTATTCTTGGTAATTTATCTGGTAACCTTGCTGAAAAAATTCAAGAATACAATAACCTTGAAGAAGCGATCGAACTTAAAAAAGCTGAATTAAAAGAGATTCACGAAATTGAGGTTAAAGCATTTGCATTAGCTGCATTAATTAATACTCAAACTGAAATTTCTGAAAAATTCGATGCAGAAGCTGCTCAAAAGCGAGAAGAACTAACTGAAGCTTTAAATCAACTTCGAGCTGATATCAATGAAGAACGCACTAAATTCCGTCAAGAAATTGCTGAAGAAAAAGCTAAATTGGAATTAGAACGCCAACGTGATGAAGAAGTATATGAATATGATTTCAATCGTCGTAAGCAACAACGCGAAGATTCACTAAATGATTCTCTTCAAGCTGCTCGCAAGAAACACAACGAAGAATTAGTTGCAAAAGAAAAAGCAATCAATGAGCTGGAGGATGCAGTATCTCTTCGTGAAGAAGAAGTTTCTCAACGCGAAGCTAAAATGGCTGAACTTGAAGCTAAAGTAGCAGCTTTACCTGAAAAAGAAGCTGAAATTCGTAAAGAGGCTGAAGCTGCAGCGAAATCTCATTATGACAAAGTCTTTGGTATCAAAGAAAGCGCTCTTAAGAAAGAGTATGAAAGTAAAGAAACAGTTTATGAAAGCAAGATTCAAATGCTTCAAGACCAATTAACATCAGAGCAAGCTAAAACTGCTGAATTATCTGAAAAACTTGATAAAGCATACGGTAAAATCCAAGACGTTGCTATCGCGACGGCTAATCGTCCATCAGTTGAATATCGCTCTTCAGGTGATAACAAATAATGATTATTCAAAACCAGCATTTAATTATGCTGGTTTTTTTCTTGTTATTTTTTAGTTTAAAAAATCAAACTAACGTTATATAATATGATTATATCATTTAAAGGAATGGAGGGTAAGATGCGAATATATGAAAAAGCTACTAATGAACCTCAATTTAGAATAGGTTTAAATGGTAACTACTATGTTTTTTGTAAAATAAAAAAACCGTTAGAAGATTTATCGTCAAAAATTGGAAAATCAAGTAGTTCAATTTATTTCAATGAAAAGTATAGAGTGTTTGCTATAAGAGTGAAATTGAAAAAACATAAGCAAGAATTAGATAAGATATTTAGAAGGAAGTAAATATTATTATGGCCCTTTAGCTTAATTGAATAGAGCACACCTGGCAGCTTATATATGCGATATGTCTAATGATTATATTTCTCTTACTTTTTGATTATTGCGAGTAGTTCAGCCATGAAAGCGGTATGAGACTGGATAAGAGAGTATGAAAGTTGAATTTAGTCGATATATGAGTATGGGTTATCTGCATCTTGGGGAAAGTAGGCTGATATTAGTAACCAAGAGAATGATTGTAAGACGGTCGGGGTTTAAGTCCCTGAGGGGCCGCCATACATAAAAATAAAGAGGTGAATAAAGATGCGAGAAGGTAGTATTCTAAGTAGTAAAATGAGTATAGAAAGATATAAAGAGTATAATGATATGTATCCTCTTATTGAAGGTTATTTATTTAAAAAAATAGACAATATTATATTACTTGCATCTTTATCCCCTGACTTTGAATATGATTTTGATTTTTATTATAATCCGTGGAATAAGCAACGTGCAATTTTGCGAGTTGAATCTACCGTAAAAGGGTATAAAGCAATAATTGTTCTTAGTGAATATCAAAAAAGAATTGGAATAGTTCTTAAAGATAGGAATAGATATTGGCGCGATGATTCTTTTTTTGAAGAAGTCCATAAAAATTTAAATATACAAAAAAATAATAATTCTAGATCATATGACGCTCAATATGATTTTAAATACAACTATAAAAACTGCCAAAGGATAGTAGATATAATTGAATATTTTATAGATAAATACTAAAAGAGAGAACCATTAAAGTTCTCTCTTTTTTATGATTATATCTTCTTCTAATATTTTCTTGTATTCTTTAACTGTACTACCAAGCTTACCAGCAAAAGTAGCTGGTAAATGAGAATTACTACCTTCAGTGTTGTATAGGTCTCCGAATAACCAAACTCCTATTTCTTTTTTAAGTTCTTCTTGTTCTTCAGGGCTCATCATTTTTTTTAATTTTACTTCTGATAATTCTTCTTCAATAATTGTTGGGAACCATTGAGTTAGATATCTAGCTCTACTCATTTACAATTTCCTTTTTAAAATGTATAACTTCATCTGTAGGGGTACAAATACATTTATCTACTCTCATTAATCTACCATCCTCAGTTGCTAATACTAAAGCAGCTTTACCGATTAATAAGATTAACCCTTTGTAAGATTGTTTATCAAATGGTTCAACAATTACTGATAGCCCTTTATGAAACTTATTTTCCTTTCTTTTCATATTTATTAAATCTTTGTATTTAGATAATCTACTTCTGTAGTCGTTCCATCTTGCTTCTGCCTCTTTCGGATTTTTTGCTATAAAGAATTCTTCTACTCTCCAAACTCTATATCCTTTTTCTTGTTTTGAATCATCTACTAATACATTGATGATATTTTCTTCTAATTTTTCAATATATCCTTTGTGTACACCATTAATTTCACAAAAATAAACTTCTTCAGCTAATTCGAATACCCGTGTTTCCATCATGTTCCTCCTTTATACTCTATGTAATTTTATTATTACCAAATTTTAAATTTTAATTCACGACGTATAATAAAATGATTAATATTTAGTGTTCTAAGTTTATTATATCATAAAAACTAGCGATTGTTCAATAAATTTATTATAGCTTAAAATATTTGCTGAATTTTTGAAAAACTTTGTTAAAAATATTAATCTAAATTATTATAATAATACTACAAAATGATATTAGTAAAATAGAGGTGATGAAAATGTCAGAAGTTAACGACCCAAGAGCAATTGATGAAGGTTATAGTATGGATAAGTATGACCGCCCATCCGTTCCAGCTGACAACGTAATTTTTACAATTACAAAAGAACAAGTAAATACAAAATATAAAGCTCTACCAAATAGAACTTTAAAAGTTTTGTTGATTAAACGTAAAGGAAAGCCTTACAAAGATTATTGGGCTTTACCTGGTGGCTTTTCTAATAAAAACGAAGATCTTTATAATACTGCAAAAAGAGAATTACAAGAAGAAACAAAAATCGATAATATTTACTTGAAAATGCTAAATCAATATTCAACTCCTGAAAGAGATCCGAGAGGGTGGGTTATTTCATTAGCGTTTTATGCTTTAGTTAATAGTGATTTTCTTGATATTGAAGCTGGTGACGATGCTGCTGAAGCTCAATGGTTTGATGTAAGAGATATTGAAAATATGGAGTTATTAGCATTTGACCATAAGCAAATTATTTTAGATGCTATTGAAAAAATTAAAAACGATATTCACATAACAGATATAGCTAAAGAATTTTTACCAGATGAATTTTCCGCTATTGAGCTTTATCAAGTTATTAAAACAGTGGATAGTGATTTTAATGAAGAACGACCCAACTTTTTGAGAAAAATAATTAGCAGAAACATTGTTGAAGAAACAAGTAAAACACATACTAAATATTCTCAAAAGCCGGCAAAACTTTATAAATTCACCGGTAAAGTACCTAAACTATCAATCTATAGTTAAATTTTTTTAGCTATTAAAAGTATTAATTTAATACAATAAACTTAAAGCAAAAGGAGAAAGAAAAATGGAAACCAAAACAATAACTTTTAATCGTAACCCGTTAGTATTCTCTGGAAAAATCGAACAACCAAGTATGGACGAAATTAAAAACACGCTTGGATTATGGTGCGCAAGTTTAGAAGATGCAGTACGTTATGGTGGTAATTTAACAAGAGCTGCATTAGGAGCAATGAATATTCGAGGTGATCGCAAACATATCATCGTAGATACTAAAATTTCAATGTTAAAACCCGGGTGGAATCCAGCAATCCCTGGTTGGCACGTCGATGGTACTCCACGTGGGGAAGACTTAAATCCATTACAATCTGCTCCGCCAAATTTATACATCCAAGAAGAATTAAGACCATCAAGATTTCATTTATTAGTAACTGGTGAAGGTTGCTTAACAAAATTTGTAAATCAGCCTTTAGATTTAGAAGTTCCAAACTATACACCAGATATTTTCAAAATTATTTCTAACGAAGTAAGTAACAGAGAAAGCGAGTTAAATATTCTAACAGCTCCTTCTTGCCAAGTTGTAGAATTCGATTGGTGGGACATCCACACTGGTATTACTGCTACAAAGAGTGAATGGAGATATTTAATTAGAGTAACTGAAACTGATCTTTGTCCTCCAGAAACAGATTTACGTAAAGTAATTAGGATGCAACAACAAGTTTATTCAACACCTAATTTTGGGTGGTAAAAATAAAAAAATAAAAAGGGGATTTTAAAATGAAGAATGAAGCATTAATTATTGTTGATATGAGTAATGATTTTGTGGCAGATAACGGAAGTTTAACAGCTGGTAAACCAGCACAAGAAATTGTTCCATACATTATTGATCAAGCTAATGAATTTTTAGGTAATGGTGGGACAGTTGTAATCGCTATGGATTCTCATCAAGAAAATGATCCTCACTTTGAACTCTGGCCAGCGCATAACATAATTGGCACTAAAGGCCATGAATTATATGGTGATTTAAATAAATGGTACAAACCAATGAAATTACACCCAAATGTAATTGTATTACCTAAAACAGACTACAATGCTTTCTTTAAAACTAGTTTGGCAACGAAATTACATGCTCGCGGAATTGATAAAGTACACGTTGTTGGTGTATGTACTGATATTTGCGATTTCTTAACAATTGCTGGTGCAAGCGCCGAAGGTTTCAAAACAGCTATTCACAAACGTGGAGCAGCAACATTTACAGATAAAGGCGAAATGTTTATCGAACATATGAAATTATGCTTCCATACTGAAATAATTGAATAGAGGGTTTCCCCCTCTATTCTCCTTATAAGGAGTTTTATAATGAAGATTATAAAAAAAATATTTTCACATTCTTTCCTTGGTCCATTTACTATAGTAGTTATTTTCCTTATATTAATGATTATTGGAATGAGTGCTTGTAGTTTAACAGTTACTCCTGAAGAATTGCAAGAAGAGAAAGAAATGGAATTAAAAGAAAAAGAAAAAGAAGCTAAAATTAAAGATGGCGGAAGATTTGATGATAGTTTCGTAACGATTGTTGAGTATGAATATGGTGAAAAAATAAAATTAGATTTAGAAACTGGTTGTAAGTATATAGTAGATGGAAAAAGAATGAGCATTAAAGGCAAAAATAAACAATTAGATTGTGACATGAAATATGTCGAAGAGTATTTAAATCGTTAAAAAATATTTACAAACTAAAACAAACATGATATTATAAATATATAACAAATAGGGGGTAGTATTTATGTTAAATACTAATGAAAATTTAACTACATTTACTGATTTATATCAATTAACAATGATGTATGGGTATTTTAAAGAAAGGAAACAAGATGAAGAAGTTGTATTTGATTTATTCTTCCGAAGAAACCCTTTTAAAAATGGTTACACAATCGCAGCTGGTTTAGAGAACTTAATTGATTATATCAAAAACTTAAGTTTCTCACATGAAGATATTGATTACTTAAAAAGTACAGGTCTATTCCCAGATGAAGAATTCTTCAAAGAACTTCGTAATTTCAGATTCACTGGTAACATTAAAGCAGTAGAAGAAGGAACAGTTGTTTTCCCTAGTGAACCTTTAGTTAGAGTTCACACTCGATTATTTGAAGCTCAGTTAATTGAAACTGCTTTACTATCTTTAGTGGGGCATCAAACTCTTCTCGCTACAAAAGCTAATCGTATTGTTAGATCCGCTGAAGGTAAAAACGTAATTGAAATGGGAGCAAGACGTGGACAAGGCCCTGAAAGTTCTACTCTTGGAGCACGCGCTGCATTTATTGGTGGGGTTGGTTCAACTTCAAATGTAAGTGCCGGAAGAAAATTTGGAATTCCAATCACGGGTACACACGCTCACAGTTGGGTAATGAGTTTTGATTCTGAATTAGAAGCATTCCAAAAATATGGTAAACATTACCCTGATAACTTGATTTTGTTAGTTGATACTTATGATGTTATTAATTCTGGTATTCCTAACGCTATGAAAGTATTTAAAGAAGTTAGTGAACGACTTGGTCGCGCTCCAAAGAAATTCGGCATTAGATTAGATAGTGGAGATTTAACTTATTTAAGTAGAGAAGCTAGAAAAATATTAGATGCAGCTGGATTTAAAGATGCAATTATTGTAGCCTCTAATGATTTAGATGAATATACTATTCGCGAACTTGAATCTCAAGGTGCTCTAATTGATTCTTATGGTGTAGGAACAAAACTTATTACAGCGTATGACCAACCAGCTTTAGGTTGTGTTTACAAATTAGCAGCGGAAAAAATCAATGATGAATGGGTTCCAAGAATTAAACGTTCTGAAAATGTTGAAAAAGTAACAAACCCTGGAATGAAAAAAGTTGTTAGATTTTTCGACAATGAAACAAAACATGCAATAGTTGATTTAATTATGTTAGACGAAGAAGAAATCCCACAACAACCATTTGAAGTATTTGATCAAGTCCACACTTGGAAGCGAAAAGTAGTTAATAATACAAACTGTGTAGAACTATTACAACCTATCTTCGAAAATGGCGAATTAGTATATAAAATGCCAACCATACAAGAAATTGTTGAAAATGTAAAACATAATTTAAATACATTTTCAGAATACCATACTCGATTCTCTAATCCCCATGAGTATCACGTTGATTTATCGCAAAAATTATGGGATACAAAAATGGATCTATTAAAGAAAACTGACTTCAAAAATAAAGGGTAAGCTTTAAGCTTACCTTTTTCTTAGAAAGGATAGTCTTACTATGATTAATATTGAAGAGGTTGAAAATAAAGTACTTGCATATATATTGAGTGGACAACATAAATATCAAGTTAATCAATTATCTGATAGGATAAACATTACAAGAAAGAGAAAAGGCCGCGCTCATTCTGTAATGTATTTAAATATCCATGAAGTAAATGAACAAATTGCTATAGATTTGCAACTACTCGATGTTGATGTTAATATTGTTAAAAAAATTGAATCGATGAAAGAAAATAATCTAAAAGGAAAAATGATAGGGGAGCCTTCTCGTCTCACTACAATATGTTACAGATTTGAGTATGAAAACATACAAGATTTTTTTGATGAAATAGACAATTTCTTCGAATAGAGAGGAAGATTTAGATGAGTTTACAATCAGTACTTGAAGATTACAGAAATGATAAGTATAAAAACACAATGCCTTCTCCATATGATTTACAAAGATATAGCGCTAATCATGTATTTGATGAAGATAAGTCTGTCAAATGGAATAAAGAGCAGGTAGTTTTAAAAAATAAAGAAAGAACAGATAAAAGAGAAGAATATAGAAAAGAAAGTAATAGATTAGAGAATCAGTTGAGAGAAGATATCTCTAATGCAATAGCTGAGGAATATGGGTTCAACAAAGAACAAGCAGATATAATCTTAGGGTATGCATATGAACGACATCACTCTTCTGGATATTATGAAGTTATAAATAGTCTTGGTGAATTATGTGACGTTTTTGAAAGCTTTAAAAATGCTGAAAAGTAAATAGAGAAAAGGAGAGTGACTAACGGATTTTTAGCACTCTCCTATAATGTTTTTTGTTTACAAACTAATTTTTATATGATATAATATAAATATAACATAAAGGTTGGTGGTAAAATGAATAAGAAAGATGAAGAAAAATTAAGTAAATTTATGAGTTTGCTCTTACGCCATAAACCTAAAAAATTTGGGTTAAATCTTGATGAAAAGGGTGGTTGTACAATTAATGAACTTGTAACAGTTATTAACTCTCAAGATAATTGGGATGGAGTGACAGTAGAGAACATCAAGCAAGTAGTTGTTAATTGTCCTAAGCAGCGATATAAAATTGAAGGAGTTAAAATCAAAGCAAATTATGGCCATTCTTCTGTGAAAATACCAAGAGTAGCTTCTGTTCCTCCAAAAGTTTTATATCATGGAACTAATACAAAAGTTGTAAGTAAAATTTTAGTTGAAGGAATTAAGTCAATGGAAAGAGACGTTCACATGTCTGAGGGGAAAGAATTTGCTACACTAGCTGGCAAAAGACGTGGGGAATTAGTTATCCTTAAAGTTGATTCAGAAACTGCTCACAAAGACGGAATTAAATTCTTCTTTGCTGAAAATGAAGTTTGGTTAAGTGAGTATATACCGCCAAAATATTTAACAATTTGCGAAAAAGAAGAAAGCGGGGAATAATAATGGCAAAATTAGGTTTCTTAGGGAGTTCTTTTGATCCTATTACAAATGGACATATGATAACAGCGCAAGAAATGCTGGATAGAATTGGTTTTGACAAAATATACTTAATGCCTTCATCTAGTAAGCGAAGAGATAAAACAATGAACATATCTGATGAGCATCGATTAGCTATGCTTGAATTAGCAATTGAAGATAATGATAAACTTGGTATTGAAACAATCGAATTAGGCGTTCCAGCGTGGGAAGTATATACTTATGAAACAATGCGTAAGCTAAAACAAAAATATCCTAATGATGAATTATACTTCTTAATGGGCGCAGATCTATTAGTTGATATTGCTGATGGTAAATGGAATCGAACTGAAGGTAACTGGACGCATGTTGAACATTTATTAAGTGAAAATAAATTCGTAGTAATACGACGTAACGGCATTGATATGCATGAAATAGTGGCGAAAAATAAAGTGCTGCGTAAATACGAAAAGAATTTTGAATTTATTTATATGGGTGTAGACAATAATATTAGTTCTTCTTATATTCGAGATGGGTTTGACATTGGTCACAATCCAAGATATTACACACTACCATGTGTATATCACTACATTAAAGAGAACAACTTATATGTGTCGGGAAAATAGTATTCAAATTTCAGGTAAGACAATACCCATATATATTGGAGATACGTCTAAGGTTGAAAGTTTACAAAATTTAATAGATAAATTAGTAGTATCTGCAACATTATTAGATTACGAAATTGATATAGAAAATAAACACAAATATAGCATTATCTATTTTTTAAAAGGTGAAAATATCTTGTCTATTTACTTCCAACATCTTTATAATATGATTTATGGGGAAGAACGTACAACTATGTATTGTTTACACAAAAATCAAATTGTTAAAATAAATCAAATGCAAGACTTATTGTAAAAGAGGGGCGGATTAAATGTCTATTAGGAAATTACAAGCTCAAATTATAAAAGAGTTAGGTGTTAAAAACAAAGTTGATTGTAAAGAAGAAATACGTAATAGAGTAGATTTCTTGAAAAATTATTTAAAAACAAGCCATACTAATGGATTTGTGTTAGGTATTAGTGGCGGGCAAGATTCTACTTTGGCTGGTAAACTAGCTCAAATGGCAGTTGATGAATTACAAGATGAAGGTGTAGTTGCAACATTTGTAGCTGTAAGATTACCTTACGGAACACAAAAGGATGAAGACGATGCACAGTTAGCTTTACAATTTATCCAACCTACTGAAGTTGTAGATTTTAATATTCAAAATGCAACTGATAGTTTCACGGAAACCTTTAAAGAATCTACGGATAGTATATTGTCTGATTACAATAAAGGTAATGTGAAAGCTCGTATGAGAATGATAGCTCAATATGCTATTGGCGGAGCGAAAAATCTATTAGTAATTGGAACAGATCATGCTGCAGAAGCTATAACTGGTTTCTATACAAAATTTGGAGACAATGGAGTAGATATTTTACCTATAAGCGGTCTTACGAAAAGACAAGGTAAAATGTTATTGGAAGAATTAAATGCTCCAGAGAGATTATATTTAAAAGTACCAACAGCAGATCTTTTAGATGATAAACCATTACAAACAGATGAAGATGAGTTGGGTATGACTTACGATGAAATAGATAGTTACTTAGAAGGATTAGAAATATCTGATGAAGCAGCTGAAAAAATTGAAAGTCGTTTCTTAGCCACTAGACATAAAAGGACTCAACCAGTTACTCCTTCTGATAATTGGTGGAAATAATAAAGTTATGAAAAGAGTGATAAATTCACTCTTTTTTTTTATTTAATAGGAGAAAGAGACCAAAGGAGTTAATTGTATGAAAAGATTGATGAAGAAGAGTTTTTATAAACAAGCTGGATGGATTAGTCTAGAAGTAGATAAGCCATTAGCAGTAGGTGGTTACGGAAAAGGTGACGATTCTAAAGAAACTTATTTCCAAAGAGGGATTTTATCTTTAGATACTTTAGAAAACGCTACTGGATTTAATGGCGAGCAGAGACAATGGACTGAAGATGAAGAAAATGGAAGATATTTTGGAAAATATTCAGAAGAGAAATGGAATGAATTTTTAGAGAGTATACGAGATGAGGGTATCATTGAACCAATAGTTGTTAATATTAATTCTGATGGTTCTATGAAAGTATGGGAAGGGAATCATAGAATAGAAGCAGCAAGACAATTAGGTTTAACTGAGATCCCCGCAAAGATATTTTACATGGGTGGCTCTCAGGATGATTTTAAAATAGCATAATGTAAAAGGATATTTTTATATCCTTTTTTATTTTTGTTAAAAATAGTTAACTAATTGATTATTATATAATATCTAAAAATTAAGGAGATGAAGACAGTATGCAACAAAAACAACAACCTTCAAAATCAAACAAAACTTGGACACAAAAAGAACTTGAAAAAATGTTAGAACTAATGAATAAATTTATTGACGCTGGCTTAGGAATGCGAGAAGCATATAAACGTACTGGCACACTTTTAAATCGTTCTCACCGTGGTGTTGAACAACAATGGCATAACTTAAAAAATAAAAAAAATACAATTCAAAAGAAATCTCCAGTTTCAAAAGCTACTACAGCGAATGGTGCTAAAACTGGGACTCCAATTGAACGATTTGGGGTTAAGCCAACTGCAGCAGAAACTATTAAATCTGTAATTGAACATCTACAAAAATTGCAGGAGTCTCCTAAAATTGTTCCAGCGCAAGTATCCAATGTTCCTTCAAATGAAGCAGAAGTTACTGAAAACATTAAAAAACCTTACGATGGCCGTAGCGAAGTTGCTCCAAAAAAAGGTACTACGAAATTAGCTGCTCTACGTAAATCAATTGAAACATTTGAATCCGAAAGCTTCCGAATTTTAGATTCTGGTAAAGACGGTTTAGAATACATTGTTATTAACCATGAAGAAGACAAGGGTTATTTAGTAAAAGTTGATGCTGAGAAGGTTGTTGATTGTAACTGTCCTCATCACCAATTCCGTGGCGCTATTTGTAAACATATCTTAAAGGTAGCATTTGAAAAAAATCTAGAGGTATTTTAAAAAGAGCTGATTTTCAGCTCTCTTTAAATATTTTTTAAAGGAGAGTTTCCATGTCTGGATTCCATAATCGTAAAATTCAAAAAGGTATTTATGGCGAATTATCAAAAATCGAAGAAGAATTACAGGAAGCATATGATGCTGAAGAACAAGGCCAAGACTTAATGCTTTTAATTGAATTAGCTGACATGATTGGTGCGATTGAAGGCGTAGCTAAAAAATACAATATGTCACTTGATCAATTGGTAGCATTCGCTAAGTTAAGAAGTAAGGTTGCTATTGAAGAAGAAAGAAAAAACGACGAAGAAGGTACTACTTTTTTAGATATTTAGGAGGGAGTATAGTGGATTTTCAAGTACAAAATGGTATTTATAACTTAGGGTTTAAACTATCTAAACTTGAAAAAATTCTTTTAGACGAATTTTCTAAAAAACTAGAAGATAAAGGTTTTAATTACTTAAGTATACCTACGGGTATTACTTGGGAAACTCTTTTAATGCAAGGTGTTGTAGGTGTTAATGGTACTCATTACATTGATAATTCTCATTGCTTGGGTGGTTCTGCTGAACAAGGTATCTTGCAATTCTTTTCAAGGCAAGAAGTAGAACCAATGAAGATTTACGCTAGAAACCAATGTTTTAGAAAAGAAGATAAATATGAGGGATTAGTACACCTTAAAGAATTTACTAAAATTGAACAATTTTGTTTTTGCTACGAAGATGATTGGCAAGAAAATTTTGAATTAGTTTTAAGAAATTCTGAAGATTTCTTAAAAGAGTATCAAATTCCTTATAGAGTAGTTAATGTTACTGATTCAGATCAAGGATATCATGTTAAAAAGTATGACATTGAAATAAAATCAGAAAAACTCGGTTGGGTAGAAACTCATAGTTGTTCATATTTTGGAGAGCAACAGGCAAAAAGATTTTTTATTAGTGGAGCAACTCATACTATCTCAAATACAGGTATTGCTACTCCAAGAATTCTTATTCCATTTATCGAAAACGAAGATCTCATTCCTGAATTTTTAAAGTAGGAGGTGAAATAAGTATGGAGAAAGAAATAATTTCAAATAATAAGAAGTACTTTGTTACTACCGCTTTCGACAAAGAAAAGAAAAGAGTTGTTATTAAAGCATATGGCCCAAAACCTTCTCAATATGAAGATAGTCCAGTTATTCACAGATCTTTTGTTAAAAATAATTTCTTTTTAAATATGATTGGGTTAAACTCTGAAAAAAGAATTATTTTTAAAATTAGAAGAGCTATAAGAATTATTGAAAAACATTCTTATAAGCGTGAAAAATTATTGCAAGCTCTAAAAGAAGCAGAATCAATTTTTTCTTTAGATGAAAAAATGAATTTATAAGTTTTTGGTACTATAGGAGGTAGTTGGTTGAAAAATTATTTTAAAGTAACTGATGGTCAAAAAATAAATTCTATTCAAAATGTCTATCTTATTCATTCTACCATTATGAAAAATCTCATTGATACTAATAGTTATGAAAGAGCTATGGTTGAAGTATGTAATGATATTTATAGTGATGATGAATTAATTGAAACAATAAAAAAACTAAGAAGAAAAGATAGATTGTTTTTGTGTTCAATTATTTATAAATGGGCTCGCAAAGAATGGAGTCATCCTTCCCTCCCAAAAAATGTCTATAGACCATCTACTATTAATTCACGATGGAATGCTTTAGTTGTTGATAGTTCTGCTGTATTTAGAGAGAGATTATCTGAAGCATTTCATTTAGAAATATTTAAAATTTGCGAGCATAATTATAATACAGCTCTGATGTATTTCCACACAAGTAAAACAAATAAAAACACGTACCATATAACTATGCATGAAAGTGTTGAATGTTATTGGGGAGATGTGCTTGGTAGAATGACATTAAAGTATAATGAAAAACAAAATACTTTAAAAATAAGTTATATTGAAAACATTGTTTGGAAATATAGACGTCACGAAATGAGACCACAAAATTTAAAAGTAGAACTATTCAGAGCAGTTCGTAAGTTAATAAAACAAATTTCTAATGAAAAAAATAAAGAACCGAAGTTGATTTGTCACAAACAATATGAACACCTTTTAGAAGATGCAGAAAAAAGAGGTTATCTAAAGAAGGAGTCTGAAGAAGATGCTAGTTAATTTATATATAATGTACGAAGATATGGAAAAATATCTCAATGGCGAAGTAATAGAAGCTAGTGATAAAGAAGGCAAATACCAAATTTTACAAGCTAAATCATATGAATCTGGAAAAGTAGCGTCTGTTAGTGTTGATTTGCGAGAAATTATTAAGCACGAAGAGGTTGAAGTTAAAGGTTTTATTAATGGTACATTTAATAAATTTTATATTCAGCGAAAAGAGGCATAACAATGGGGAGAAACATTAAAGACGTTATCGAAGAAATCAAATCTGTAAGTGCTAATGAAGATTTACATGCTGAACTTACTCGTATATCTAACAATGCTACTTTTAAAGCTCCAGAATTAATGTATGAATTATGGGATGAAATGCATTTATTACTTTTAAATGTTTACATAAACCCATTTACTAGTGATGAAGCGTTAGAAGTATTTGCTATTTTTACAACAAAAACAAAAGAAGAATTACTAGCGATGAAATCTTAGTGTTAGTTTTTTGAAAGAGAGTTGAATTAAAATTCCTGAGCTACCAGAAGTACACAGTGTAATGTTATCATTACAACCAAAAGTTATTGGAAAGAAAATTAACAAAGTTGAGGTTTTTGAAGACAAAATATCTGATAAAGCTTTGATAAAATTACTTAGAAAACAACCAAAACTAAATTTTATTGAAACAGTTACTGGTTGTGAATTTAAAGATATTGAGCGAAGAGCAAAATTTTTAATTTCTAAAATTGAAAAAATGAATACTACTTATTACATAGTAGTTCATTTGGCTATGGCGGGAAAATGGTTGTATGCTAAAAAACTAGAAGATTTAAATCAAATGCATAGGAAGCATATATTAGTTCAATTTGTTTTAGATGATGGAAGTTATTTAGTATATAGCGATTATAGGAGATTTGGTTCAATAAGTGTACACACAGAAGATGAATATTGGAGAATGAAGAATATTCATGGTTTAGGGCCAGAGCCTTTTTGGGAAGGCGCAGATGAAATTTATTTAAATACCTTAAGAACTAAAAAGAAGTATTTTGACAAACCAATAAAAGGTGTCATCATGGACCAAGGTGTTGTTGCTGGTGTAGGTAATATATATGCATGTGAAGCATTATGGGTAATGGGTATTAACCCTAATGAAAAAGTTCAAGATTTATCAGATAGTGAATTACTTGATATTTTCCACACATTTAAGGAGACAATGTTATTTAGCATTTCATTGGGTGGTTCATCGATAAATGATTACGTAAATGCAGATGGTCTTAGTGGAGGATTCCAAGAGTACTTAAAGGTGTATGATAGGAAACAGTGCGAATGTGGTTCTAATATAGAAAAAGAAGAAGTTGCGGGAAGAACGACTCATTATTGCCCGAAATGTCAACCTTTAAAATAAAAACACTTATAAACTAAAAGAATGAAATAATTCTTTTAGTTTTTTTTATGATTAAAAATAGAAGGGCTTTTACTTATAATTATATTATAAAAGAAATAGAGGTGCTAAGATGAAGAAAGCAAAAACAGTCTCGATTGTCGGCTCTCCAGGCTCAGGTAAAAGTACTTTAGCTTCTCAAATTAATAGTCTTCTAAAAACTTCAGGTATAAATTCTGTCTTTATTGAAGAATATGTTACTGAGTTTATTGGAGAGTTTGGAATACCTTATAAAATGGAGCATCAACAAGTTATTTTCGATAAGCAATATGATAAAGAGAGAATGTTTTCTCAAAATAAAGACTTTGTAGTTTGTGATTCAGCAAGCTGGTTATCATATATTTATGGAAGACAGTATTACGATTCGCCTTTAGAGAAGCAAGATATTGCGACTTTAAATCATTTGCATAAAAAAGCATTGGAGTCATTAGAATATTGGGATTTTGTTTTTTATTTACCAACACCAGAAACTTATGGATTAGATGGCGTACGTTATCACACTCAAGAAGAATCTAACAAACTCGATAAGATGATAAAAGGTTGGCTAGAAATAGAGAATGTGCAATATATAGATTTATCACATATTGAAGTAGGTAAGAGAATTGATGAAGTAATGAAACGCATAGGCGTTTCAACTTTTAAGTAAAATTGGAGGAAATTTAATGTCTATTAATTATGATAAAAAAGGTAAACAAGCAACAACTAAAAAACTATTAGATAAAGTTAATTATTCTGTTAAAGAAAAGTATGGATTTATTCCAACATCAGTTATTAGTCCCGTAGTAACTGAGGAAGTTAAACAATTCTTAAAAGATATTTATGTAGAATCAGATGAGTCTCTAGTTGATGAATTTGAAGAAGTTTTAGCGGAATTGATAACTGATGCTATTGGTAGAATGGAACAAAAATTTGGAAGAGCTCCAAAATCAATAGAGAATTTTTCTATTACTGATGAGTTAAGAAATTATATTGATGATAATTCAATTACAAAGAGAGTAGTTCCAAACGACGGTATCGCTAAAGCTCGTGGCGGCGGATTTGCTTCAAAGTATAACTACAGTACTTTTAACCCAGCACTTGCAGATTATTTATTAAGACAACATTTTACTGAAGGCGATACTATTTTTGATCCGTTTTCTGGAAGAGCAACTAGAGCTTTAATGGCTAATAAGAATAAAATAAACTATCATGGTTGGGATGTTAGCCCTCTAACTATCAGGATTAATGAAAATAAGATAGCTGAATTGGAAGAAGAAGTACATCCATTTTACAATACTGATAGTGAAATTCAATATTTCTTAGGTGATGGTACTGAATTAAGTTCTGCGCAAAACGAATTTTATGATGGTGGTTTAACTTGTCCTCCTTATTTCAATATCGAAAAGTATGAAAGTGCTGATGGTCAATTAACTGACTATAAGAGTTATGAAAAATTCCTCGAGCATTACGCAAAAGGATTTAAAAGATTTGCTGAGGTAATTAAACCAACAACTAGTATGGATGATTTCCATCCATTTATCGTAGTAACTGGCAACTTTAGAGTAAATAAACAATTAATTGATTTTACTGGTGATACTAGAAGATTAGCAAAAGAAGCTGGTTTCGAATTATATGATGAAATTCAGCATGTAAATAACTCACCATTTGTTTATCTGCGTTCTCGTCAAAATGAGGCAAGAAAAATGGTTTCAAAGGTACATGAAACTGTAAGTATCTTCATTAAAAAAGGTAATGGAATTAAATCTATATAACAAAAATATCCCCATAAAGGGGATATTTAGCTATATAAAAGGTTATTATATAGTGATATAGAAACAACGTAGTGTAAAAATAGCGTGATTTTTGATAAAATATATAAAAGGAATTAAAATGATGAATAAAAAAGATATAGTTGCATTTACCGCTTTATTAAATAGTCTTATAGAAATGAATGTTGATATTAGTCAACATATCCCTAAAGACAAGCAAGATAGGTTTATTCAATTGTTTGAGAAAAGACATCCGCAATTGATGAAAAACTCAAATATGAAAGAAGCAATGATTAAAGAGTTAGAAAAATACATTAAAATGATTAAATAAAACTTTTAAAACTCTCTTTTATATGTAATAACAACACTATAAAGATTTATTAAAATAGTAGAGCAGTAGATAAAAGAGGGAGGGTATTAACCCTATGAAGCGTCTTAGAAGAAAGAAAGTATCTTTAGCTCATTTAACGTTTGATACTATAAGAATGAGAAGACGTGTTTTATTTGCAGAATGGGTATCTGGCGACATAAATGATCCAAATTTGGTGCAACAAATAACTGATATTATGGCTTCTGGAGGACAGATGCAAATAGAATACAACGGAGAGTGGAAAACTATAGAACCATATGGTTGGAACTCTTCCAATGCTGGAAACGTATTATTAATGTGTTATAAAGATACTGGTGAAGTTAGAAGTTATAGATTAGATAGAATGACAAATGTACAATTTGATTCAAGTACTATTGATTTATCTCAATATGGTTTAGAATCTGAAGATGTAGAGAATTTAGATAGTGTAGATGATGATAGTAATATTGAAATCCCTACAATAGAAGATGATGGAAGTCAATCATTTATTGATGAACAACAAGAAATTGAAACTCCATTTGATGATGCAATTGATGTTTTAGAGCAAATTGACGATAACTATTTAATTGAAGATTTAAGACAAGTAGATAATACAGAATCTTTCGAACCAGTAAATGAAGAAGATTATGACCCTACTAATGATGGATACCAGCAAACAGCATATTAAAGGAGAGAATTAATAATGTATTTTAAAGATAAAAATTATGGTTTAAGTAAAAGTCCAAATGAAGGCGTAGAAGATTCTTCTCCGCAGTGGATGGATGATGTATTTAAAAAGTTAGCAAACCCTAGAGTAAAGAAGAAAGAACACCCATTTGCAGGTATAGATGATCCAATCTTAAATCCTGATGGTATAGGATTGAAAAAAGAGGATAAATAATTTATCCTCTTTAATTTTAGATGTATAACTTTTTTAAAACTGAATATATTATAAATATAACCTAATGGTATACATAATTGGTTTATAGTAGCATGTTTTACAAAATGTCAAAAATGTGTTATTATAAATAATAATTATTTAATCCATAGATTCGATACTGAATTTCATCATATAATTTTGGAGGGAGATTAAAATGAAAAGACAGGAAGAAATTTTAGCTGATTTGTTGGTAGCAAAAGTACAAGATTTACCAGATCCAGTTAAAAAAGCTTTTGTAAAGAGGTCAGTAGAGGATGCTACAAATATAATGCAAATATTCGAAAGTGAAGGATTTGTGGATTTACAAAAGTTATCGTTTGCAATCTATAAAGCTTATTCACTTGGCGCTTCTCTATATGATGGAGATCAATTAATCGCTAAAGAAATAAAGAGACATGATGAAGATGAATCTAGTAGTAAAAAAAACAACGTGATAAATTTTAATGAATTGAAAACGAATTAATAACTTTTTGCTTTGAGGACTATTTTATAGTCCTTTTTTTTATGGTTTAAAACAAATCCTCTATTTACATAGAATACTAATTAAATATGTTTACATCGCGCAGTTTACATGATATAATATATTTATAAGGTAATAAATGTTAAGGAGGTAAAAAATGAAAATTAATTTAAATGAATTAAACGATGATCAAAGAGAAGCGGTGACATTTAAAGATGGAGTAGTACAAATTACATCAGTTGCGGGTTCAGGTAAGACAAAAGTTCTTACAAACAGGGTAGCATATTTAATTACACACCATGAGGTTTACCCTGATAATATTCTTTTAACTACTTTCTCTAAAAAAGCAAGTGGTGAATTAGAAGAACGAATGGCTAAAATCATTAATAGAAGAATTTTAGAGCAACTAACAATTGGCACTTTCCACTCAATTGGCTACAGGATTTTAAGACACGAATACAAAGTAATGAATGATCCTATGAAGATTGCATTTGATCCATCCCAACGACAAATCTTAGGCGGAAAACCACAACAATGGATGATTGAAGGGATAATGAGAGAAATTGGATTAGACCCTCAAGATAAAAATAGTATTAGTGCAAATGACGTACTACATACTATATCATTAGCAAAGGGTGAACTACTTGATGTTAATGATTTCGCTATTCGTTGTATAGACAGTGAAGATTTTCAAATTGCTGAGATCTATAAATTGTATGAGGAGAAGAAAAAGCAAGAATTAGTAATTGACTTTGATGATATGTTATTACTATTGTATAAATTATTTAAAAATTATCCCGATATTTTAAAGAAGTATCAGAAAAAATTCCAATACATCTTAGTAGATGAAGCGCAAGATAATAACTTTGCTCAATATGAATTAATTGCTATGTTAGGTTTACCACAAAATAACATCTTCCTTGTTGGAGATGATGATCAAAGTATGTATCGCTTCCGCGGAGCTAAGCCAGAAGAATTTATTAACTTCAAAAATCGATATCCAAATTTAAAAACAATTAGCTTGAAAATTAATTATCGTTCATTACCAAAGATATTAGAAGTATCTAACAAACTAATTGCTCATAACGCAGTTAGGATAGAAAAGAAATTAGTTCCTTATAAGAGCTCTACTGCTGATAGAAAAGAAGTAAATTATAAGTCCTTTGATAATGAAGATATGGAAGCTGAAAATGTAGTAAAACAAATTGAAATTATTAAAAAGAAAGACAATATTAAGGGTGCTAAGTATAAAGATTTCTCAATTTTATTTAGAACTAACGCTCAAAGCAGAGCATTAGAAGATAATCTTATTAGTAATATGATCCCTTATAAGATAAATGGTGGTACTAGTTTCTATGAAAGAAAAGAAGTTAAAGATATTATTGCTTATATGCGATTATCTTTAAACCCTCATGATGATGAAAGTTTTAAACGAGTTTACAATACTCCTTCGAGATATTTAGGGGCAGCTTTCATTAACAAATTACAACAAAACGCAAAAAAGAGAAAATGTTCTTTATTTGAATCTTTAAAAACTGCGCAGTTAACACCAGTACAACATAGAAATGGAATGGGATTCCTTAATTTGATAAGTTCATTAAATGTAGTAGCTAAGTCGACTTCAAGCCCTGCAGCTCTAATTCAAGAAATTAGACTTAAAACAGGATATGATGATTTCTTAAAGAAAGAAGCTAAGGAAGAAGATAACGATGTGCTAGAAAATCTAAACTCTTTAGAAACTGCATCTAGTAAGAGAAAATCGCCTAAAGATTTTATTAACTTCGTTGACCTTCTGACTAAGAGTAATAAAGAGAATGCAGACGCTGTACAGTTGATGACGATTCATAAATCAAAAGGGTTAGAGTTCCCATACGTATTTGTAGTTGGAGTTTCTGAAGGTATTTTGCCTCATAAGTTTTCTATTGAAGATGGAGATGCAACGTCAATTGAGGAAGAACGAAGATTAGCGTATGTAGCTAATACAAGGGCAGAGTTAGAACTACACGTATCATCTATTTTATCATATAACAATAAGCCGTTAGGGATATCGAGGTTTGTAGATGAATGTGAGTTCGCTGAAGAAGAAGAGGTTGGGAAAGAAGGAGAATAAAAACTCCTTCTTTTTTTTGTCAAAATTTGGTATACTTTTTATTTTTCTATCAAAATACCGATTTACGAAATCGAAATTTGTGATATAATAAATATATAAATAATTTATTTATACATTATTTATACAAAAAAAGAAAAAAGAAAAAATGGGGAAAAATATGTTTGCTGATTCATTTAATTATGTAATACTTTTAACATAAAATATCAACATAATACAATTAAATGATTATCAAGTATACATATACTAAAGAGCTAGTAATATAGGAGGTAAAATATTAAATATGTTTAACAAATATAACAATATTTGTTAAATAAAGATTACTAATTTTATATAATATAACTGTTATATTACAAAGGTAATACTATATAAAACAGACATAAAGAGAGAAAAAAGAGAAAAACAAACAACAAGAAAACAACTAAATTAGTGGGGAGATGTTTCAATGTCAGAGCTTAACAAGATTGATTCAGAGCTAGAGGTTGTAAAAATCAGTGGGGATTTAGAAGTTAACAAAAGTCAAGAAACACTGGATCAAGTTTTATTCGAAGATTTCCAAAAGAATCTTAAAGAAGAGGAAATCGAATTCGATAAAGCTGTAGAAGAAACCTCAAAACTAGAAGTAGAACAAGCTGTATACGACTACTTAAATGGAGAAAATGGAGCTTTTGATTTTATTCACAATCATTATCGCCCTATCTTGGAACGTTTAGCTTATCGTAAAGGCGATGATGAATTAGCTCAGGAATTAAGTATTGTGCTTTATCATGCTGTGTTAAAATACGATATCTTGGCAGATGTTAAATTTAATACATTCTTCTGGACTTGTGCAAGAAACCACATTGGTACTCAAAATATTCGAAAGAATGCACAGAAACGCAGTGGTGCAAAGAAAATGGAAGTAACAAGAGTAAACCCAGAAACTGGTGAAGAGGAAACAGTTGTAGAAGTAGTGAAAACAAAAGTAATATCGCTTCAATCAACTGTAAAAAATAAAGATGCTGAAACTGAATTGGGTAATTTCGTAGAAAGTGATTATACTAAACTAGATTACAAGAAGTTAAATCTAGAATTAAGTTTAAATCAAATTAAAGAAGCTGGAATTATCAACAAAAAAGAAATGACAGCAATTAGAATGGTTATTGAAGGTGCAACTTTAATCGAAATTGGCGAAGCTTTAGGTAACATCACTGCTCCAGCAGTACACGTAATGCTTCGACGTTTAGGTAAAAAAGATAGAGTTATTAACCATCTGCTTGATATCTTAAAATAATAAAAAATTTAAAAAGCTCCGTTAAATACGGAGCTTTTTATTATTCTCTTTATTAATCTGGGTTTATATTCGTTATATATAAATTATATAATAAATTAACCAATAAACCCAGAGAAATGATTCTAGATACCCAGATATAATTATGATGATTAATTAGGAATATTATTTATCTAATTTATTGAAGGTTTTATCTGCATCTAAGCCAATCGTTTTACCTTTACTATCCTTTTCTGCGAATAATAATAATTCATCTTGATCAAAAGCTTTATACAATTCTTTAGTATGATGCTGGAACGATAAAACTTTATCTTCTGAACCTTCTATCATTTTTCTTTCCCCAGAAAGCGCAGCTTTAACTTCTTCAGAAATATAACGTACAAATTCAGCTGGCACACCTTGTGCTATAGTTTGTACTATCTCAGTAGGGCATTCATCTGGATAAAAGACGAAATCATCAGGGTAACCCATTAATCTAGCATACTCTCTAATAGTCCATTGTCTATTATGAATAGGATGAATCAATTCTGTAACACTAGTTATTGAAGGTGCTGAAACATCGTCAGTGCTCCTACATGGAGATTTATCCCATAAATTTTTACCTTGTTCTAGTTTCTCTTTAGCCTTTAAAACAGTATTAAGATTCTTAGGAGTGATTTCTTCTTTTAATGACTCATAATTATCAACTACTGTTAGTAAGATAGATGAATAATGATGATTAGTGCTTTTTTGTGGAACTAAATAGAATAAATGTTCCATATCTTGCCAACCTCTATAAGAAACTAATTCGTGGTTAGGCACTTCGCCTATTTTTTTGTCATACAAATCTCCGATTGTATCTTTAATTGTTTTTTGTGCTACTTTATTCATGTGGAGTAATGGAATTTTGTTATCAAAAACATCTTTTCTCCACCCAACAACTAAAGTACGCATGCGTCTCATTGCTACATTATGATTGCCAGCATAATCACGAATTAATGTGATTTTGTAATCATCTCCGAGCTCTTTAATTAAATCCATCAAGATAGGATAACCTAATTTAATTAGAGTTGGGGCATTTTCTATGATGAAAGCTTTAGGTTGAGCTTTTTTAAACATATTGAATAAACGATAAAAGTGGATATTTGTATCACTATCAGCAGAAGCCGATCTATTAATTTGAGATAAACCTGAACATGGGCAATTTGCCATCATAAGATCATAATCTTCAGCCTTAATAGAATTTAAGAAGTCATCATTTTCCCAAGCTTTAGGCCCAATGATTGGAATATCATTGAAATTTTTATTAAAATGATAAGCACTTTGATGTATCATTTCGTCTGTTAGTTCAAGTACGCCATCTAAATGGAAACCAGCATTCATAGTACCAATACTTGCTGAACCTCCAAATATAAATGCATTTAAAGATTTGAATTTACTGTTTGGATTCATATGATCTAAACTCATTTGTATCTTAACTCCTTCATAAGTCAAATTGATTGTCTAATATTTCATAGGATTTCCGAGTTAAATTATTACACTATTTGTTTACTAGTTTTAATTAATGTGATATTATAAATATATAAGGAAAAATATAGAGGTGATTTGATGAATACACATCCAAAAAAATATAAAATATATAAGCAAGGACTAATAAAAAAGGGAAAGATATGTGAGTTTTTTGATGATTATCTTTTGTCTATGAAATTAATGGGTTGTAATGTAAGTGAAAAGAAAACAACTAGTAAAACATTTGAATATAAATATATCTATGATTTTCAAAATCATGATAAGTATCTAATAAAAAGAATTATTTTATATTTCTCTAATGATTGCTTCTCAAACAAAGTATCAGTATTTACTCATGAACATTTTTACGATAAAAACAAATCAATAAAAGGCGAATTAGAAAGAGCTAGGATAACATATAGCGTAATATATGTTGGTTCTGCGTTGCGATATAGCATTACGTATTCTAATCTTGAAGAGTTTAAAAAAATACTTAAATGTTTCGCTTAGGGGGTGTTAAATTTGAGTATTGAAGAACAGTTAAAAGATTATCTTGAATCTTTAAATATATATTGTTCTATGTATGGTCACGATACAATGATACGTTCTGAAAATTTGGGACCTATTGGAGAGAGAAGAGACCTCCTTTTTAGAGAAAGGAATAATTATCTTGTTTATGGGATATTGCTTTATTTATATAAGCAAAAAGTAGAGGGCGTAAGCCAGTTTTTAATCGTTATCCATATTAATAATTCTAATTTCCAATTTAATGGTCATGATTTAAGAAAAAAATTATTAAAAAATAAAATTGTATATAAAAAAAGTAATTTTGGTGGATTTCAAAACTATGATATAAGATTTGACACATTGGAGGAACTAATAACTGTAATTGAATGTTTTGATTTCTTGAATTTTCAAAAAGGAATTAATTACAAATAAAAAAAGAGAAGATAAAAATCTTCTCTTTTTTATGTCTTAATATAGTGAAGCATTTTTATCCATACCTAGTTTTGATTCTAAGTATTTAATTCTTTCTTCTTGTTGTATTTCTTTTTCATATCTTGCTTCCATTTCGCTAATGATTGGTTCAATAGCGAATTTAGCAAGATAGAAGAAAGAAGCAAAGCGTGGGAACTTATTACGAGCTTCTCTTAAAAATGGAATATAAACTTCTTTAGCTTCTTGAATTTTTCTAATCTTCTTATCTCTAGAAGCATCGCCAAGAGTACTCATATTATGCATAATGTCTCCAGCTTTAATGACGGATGATCTCCAGTTGCTAAGTACTGGTTTTTCAGACACTTTAGAGTCAATAAGTAAACCGTAGTAAGCTTTGAGATTTGCTAAATCCTTGTAGTTGATACCTTTAACTTTTGTTAAAGGTCCAACTGCTCCAGATACTTCTTTACCAAATAGATGTTTAACTGTTTCAACTGAGATGCCATTAACATCTTCAGGGAAATCGTGATTCATTGAACCAGTTAGTGTTGGTTGATCTTTGATTCCTGCATTTACTAAGATAAGAGTTACATCAGATAAGTGATAAAAATAATCAGAACCATCATGTCTTTTAAATCCTTTTGCGGCACTCATTTCATTCTTCATTAAATCAATTGCTCTTAATGTTTCATCAAAACCTAAAGTTATCAGTTTTTCTTCTAATTTTAAAAGTCTATGCTCTGCTCCCATGCTTATATCCCCTTTTTTTCATAATTTTCAATTTCTAAAAAAATATATTTATAAATACTATCTCTTCTAGAAATTTTTTCTAAAATAGAGTAACTAATATTGTATTTATTAGCAATTTGTTCTTTTTCCATTGTTTTATGTCTTAAGAGTTTATCAATTTCTATAAGTTCTAGAAGGTTTAATTTACAATTTTTGTAACCACTATTGTTTTTTAAATTATTATGAATATGAATTATTGCTCTATATGGTTCTATTCTTTCTTCGATGTCATTTTCTATGACTTTCCATGGTTGACCTTTTTTATTTTGCAAAGAGTATAAAGAATGTTTTGATATTTTGTATTTATTTAAAACGTAAGAACGTTTGTATCCTAAATTAAAATCAATATACGCTTTTATTAAATCTTCTTTTTGCTCTTTTAACTTTTCTAACATATTTGCATGTAAAGATGAAGATATTCTTTCCCTAACAGGTTTAGTTAGCACTTGCCAATTATTCCCACCAATTTGTAGATTATACCCATAAGAATCAAACATTGATTCAAAATATTGAATAAAGTATATTTCAGCTTCGTTAATTTTATAGAGAAGTTTATCTTTGTAGCGATATTTCAGAGTTTGAATTATCTGAAAATCAAAGTTATCTTTTCCATACTTTTTCCAATCTTTTTGAAGAAGATAATTATGATGTTTATTATCGTTTAATTTCTTTATATGCATATTGAATCTGTGTTCAGCTTTTTTTTGAATTGTTTGCCCAATGTATGAAAAGCCATTTACTTTATTATGAATACGATATATATATCCATAATACATATTTACTCTCCCTTCATGGATTTAAAGGGATATTAAAATTAATATCCCTTTAAATAACTATTTATTTTTTCGTTTTGATTTTTTAAATGCTTTTATTTGTTGTTCTTTTTTGCCATCTAAGATACAGAAAATATTATTTGTTAGTTCGCGAATTCCTAAAACGACTATTTCATTTTTATTTGTATATTCTTCATATAAATCTAAAAATTCTTCATAGAAATCAGGTTCAATTAAGTTCTGTAATATATCTTTCTCTGATTTAAATTTATTTGTATCTTTACCGATTGCTAAAATTTCATTAAACATTTTCGGTAAAACAATATTAGCGTCGAATTCTTGTTTTGCAATCTTATAAGAAGTTTCACGATATTTCTCTTGAAGTTCTTTATTGTTAGCTACTTCAATTAGTTTTTCAACAGTCCCTTCTAAATCTTTTTCATCTGAATAGATAGCAGAGTAAGGAACATCAATATATCTTTGACCATCTAGAGTTCTGTTATTTTCTCCCCAGTTAGTGTCAAATACTGGTATTGAACCAACAGCTATTGACTCAATTTGAGAATATTCCATTCTATCACCATAATCTTGAATAGCTTTAGGCATACGATAAAAAGAAGCGATAAATAGATTTTTAGCCATGAAATCTATTCCTTCTTCTCGAATATAAGGACCATATACTGGAACAGTACCTGTAGAGTTTGGATCTGGAGTTCTACCAGTGCAGTCTAACGTATTAGGATGATCAAAGATGTCAAATTTAGCACCAATAGAACGTTCAATACCTTTGAGTTCTGCTTTGAATTCTGGATCTTTTACCGCTAACATTGGTGCTAAATCAAGAACTCTTCGTGGACCTTTCATTGTTGTCCATCTAGAACAATAAACTAATTTTTTACTCTTATCATCTAATGAATATTTGTTGCGATAGTTATTTTCTAAGTCCTCGAAGTTAAACCACATAGTGAACTTTTTAGTTCTTTTTCCAATTTCTTTAGAAGGTAATAAATCAGAAATTGTTTGTGAGAACCAAGTTTCTTCACCAAAATTGTAGATAACATCCATTTCATTCATAATACCTACTAAATAAGGAATTTTATCAATGTTTGTTTTGTTTAATTCGTGCATAAAACCTACTTTGATAGTAGTTACGCCTTTAATTACTTTTTCATAGAAATCAATGATTGCTTGTTTCTCAAACTTATTTGATGGATATGAATTAAACATTACAATATCATATTGATTTAGTTTTTCAACAGTGCTATTAATGTTTTCACGAGTGAATGAAATAAAATCCATTTCATGAGCATCCCTACGATTATACATTCTTTCATCGTATGAGTAAATATCGAATTTTACCCCCGCTTTCTTACTCCATTGGAACATTTCTGCTGCGTTTCTTGTAACACCACAACCTTCAATACTTTGTCCCATAATTAATGCGATTTTTGCTTCTTTGTACGTTTTCATCGTGTTCCTCCTGTAAAAGAAAAGATATATCTATTATACAAAAATAAGCATAAAAAATAAACACATTTAGCAAAACAAATATAAAGATTTGTTTACGCAGTAAATATCATTTGATATAATCATTATATAAGGAAATAAATAATATTAAGGGGTGCGGAAAACACATGGAAGTTACAATACACATGCATAGAATGAAAGATATATCTTTAAGAGAAAATTGGTATTTATACACAGATGTTGAATGTAGCAATTGTGAAAAAAATCAACTATACATTGATTATAAACAAAATGATCAATGCATTAAATGCGACTATCAAGATGATATCCCTCTTTTAGTTTTCGATAATTGCCCAGTTTTTTTAGAAGGGAAGAATAAAGAAGAAATCAATGAAATTAATGATAAATTAGAATCGTTTATAGTAACCGCTCAAATGATGGGTTATGATGACTATGAAATTAGGGCTCTGTCATATGACCAACCTTTTATTAGAATTCATTTTCAATCTGCTGAGAAAAATAAACTTATACAACTTATTTTCATCTTAAATAGGTATGGTAAATTTAAAAAAGTTTCTTTAAGACATGGGAGATATAAAGAATGGGGACCAAGTAATAAATTGGATAGTAAAGATATTGTTACAACAATTGAAGAAGCAATGAAGAAACTTTAAAAAGGGGGAAAAATTTTGGACTTGAAATTATTATCAAAAGAAAGAACGAGAGAATTAGAACATACAACGGAGCCTATTGAGAATTTTACGATGTATAATGAACGTTTTAAAAGTCAATATTTTCATAAACAATACTTTAGAATTAACTCTTGGTTTAGAGTTAATGGTTTAACAACAAATAATACTCAAGGTAAATTCAATGAAAAACTATCAGAGCTTTTAGGTTATAAACCATTGTATTATCAACAATATGAGTATAAAACCGCAGTGTGGGGATTTGAATGGAAAAGTGAAGAATTTATTATGTATCGTTCTGAAAGAGGTTTATCTATACAAATAGGTAAGAAATTTAATAAAACAAAACTAGAAGATTTCTTTGATGAACTTACAACATTATTAAAAGTTAATGGAATTGAAACCCCATATGATTAAAAAAGAGTAGGGATATCCCTACTCTTTTATTTTGTGAAATTTATTAAATGCTAAAAGTTGCGCTTCTAACAGCGATTCAGGTGTACCAGCATCTACCCACTCATCCTCAAGTAAATCGTAACTAAATTGCTCTCTGTTAATGTATTCATTTAATACATGAGTAATTTCGTATTCTCCTCTATCAGATGGTTTCAAGGTTTTGATAATATCCCAAATTTGATTATCATAAATCTGAACGCCAGTAAAAGCAAAATTAGATTGTGGTACTTTTGGTTTTTCTTCTAAAGAAATAACTTTTTTATTTTCATCAAATTTTAATACTGCAAAACGCTGTAGTTGTTCTACTTCATCAAAATGTTTGCATGAAATAAAAGCTCCGCTAGAATAACTATCTGTGAACTTGTCGATCTCATCGTAGATAATATTGTCCGCACACATCACTACAACTGGATCATTACCCGCAAAACCTTCCGCATAACTTAGGGCGTGGGCTACACCTAGTGGTTCTTCTTGAAAGAAATAAGTAAAATTAACTCCATATTTTTGCCCAGACTTTAGATATTCAATTGTATGCCCAGCAGACTTACGCCCTAATATAACTGCGATTTCAGTAATTCCTGCTTGTTTCAACGAATCAATTGAATACTCAATTAGCGGCTTGTTGTAAACTGGAAGTAAAAATTTGTTAACAATATCAGTTAATGGCATTAGGCGAGATCCCATCCCGCCAGCCAAAATTATACCTTTATATTTAGTCATTAAATATCCTCTTTTCTTTTAGAATTTAGTAGTATCAACATGCACAATATCAGTAACTCCAGCTTTTGTAGCCGCTTCAATTCCAATTTCATTATCTTCAAATACTACCACGTCTTCCGGCTTGAGTTCTGCCAATTCCATTGCTTTTAAATATAAGTCTGGATGCGGTTTAGCGTTTTGGACTAATTCTGGAGTAATTAATCCATCAATAAAGTAAGTAATGCCTAAAATATTCAAAACTTCTGTAATGCTATTACGTCTACCATTTGAAACAACATAGAATTTTAAGTCTTTGTTTTCTTTAATGAAGTCGATAAGTATTTTGTTTGGTTTCATGAATTTTTTTAAGCAAATAGGTAAAAGTTTTTGTTTATCTTTAACGATGTCATCCGCTAAGTGACTAAAACCTTTATTAACAACAGTTTCTTGTATAAGAGTTTTACCTCCATATGGAGCCCATTTTTCATGTTCTTCTAAATTAAATGGGACATTGTTTAAAGCAAATGCCAATTCGTATGCTTTGTTGTGTGAACTCATTGTTTCACCTAATGTATTGTCACAGTCTATTAAGAAAGCTTTTTTATTTGTTAAATCTAATTTATTAGGGTTAATATCTTTATAAAGCATTTATAGTTCCTCCTTGTGTTGTTTAACTTTGTTCCATTTTTCAAATACCTCGTTAAGCTTTTGAATTCCGATAGCATAACATGCTAGTGTAAATGGTAGGTTTTCTTCATATCTAAATGGAACCATAGATACAAAATGACTAGCTTCATAGAATAAAGTGATGATTTCCCATTCTTTTTCTAAATTAAACACTTTAGGAATTTCAGTTTTAATAACTTCAAAAATATCATTAAATAATTCTTCATGTTCGATAATTTTGTAATCAATAGAATTATCATTTAGTGAATAGTTTACACTGTAATTGCCATCTATGAATAAATCATATTTTCCTTTACAACTCTGGAAAAGTTTACTCAGATCATAATAGATTGAATCTTCACCTTCACCGCGAGGATCAATGATTTTAAATTGTTTACCGTCAGTTAAGATGTTTTGGAATGTAAAATCACCATGTGAACGATACCATTTCTTAGGCGAAAGTAATTCCATAAATTCAGAGTCATTTAAGATTTTTTCTCTTATTATATTAAAGTTATCATATAATGAACCATTAATATTAATACTAGGGGTATTGAAAAACTCATTAAAAATTTCATTTTTTTGAGTAACGATACAACAACGCTTAAGCATTTTGTCAAAATGTAATTTTTTAATATAAGTAGATTTATCTTTGGTACTTTCAGTTTCTTCTTTGGAAGAAATCATTGCTCCAAAAGAAACAATTTCTTTCACAATTTCAACTATATCATTATTAATTGAATCCGTGTTGATTAAGTAATCTCTAAATGAAGGCATGTTGTGATAAGACATGTCATAATAACCAAAATCGTTTTGGAAACTTTTCATTTCAATTACTGGGAAAATTGTAGCAACTTCTGGTTCTAAATCTAGAATCCAATCTGCTTGTTTTTCTAATTTATCAAGCCCAAGCTTGGATGTGTCTTTTACTTCTTTTCTTACTAGAAGGTTGTTGTCCTTTTTAATAAGAAAAGTCTTTGCCATAGAACCACCTTTAAATTCTTGTATATAGTTTTCGTTAGCTTCCGTTTCTGGTGTTTCCACGTAATAACCACCTTTCTATACCGTTTTATTATACGATAAATGTGAGTCTTTTTTAACACAATTGTTAGTGAGAGAAGTTATTTTCTCAACTATTTAATAGGTGCAAAACTAAAAAATATTCGCAGCTATTAAAAATAATTGTACTTTTTCATATATTTTTATTATTAATATAATTAATTAAAACAAACAAGAAATATATATAGAGAATAAGAATAATAAAAATAAGAAAGAAAAGATAAGGTGATATTTATTATGCTACATCCCGAAGTTGAAAGTTATCTTATACTACAGAGTTTAGTGAAAGACAAGACAAAAATAGTTCATGATAAAAATGGAAATGAATTGGTTGCATCTAATATTAATTCTATCACGTTATATAAGAAATTTGTAATAATAAGTAATGATTGGTTTTTACTTCACATTAACTCTAGATTTAAAAAGAAAGTAACAAGATTATTGAAAAAAGCAGGTATAGATGAAAAAGATATATCTTTTATTGATTACTCGATTTATACTAAAGTCTATGTAACGCAAGATCCAAATGTTTTCATACCTTGCTTAATGCAATTTGAATCATTAATTCAAGAATAAAAAGTAAGAGAATATTCTCTTACTTTTTGTATTTCTTTATTTCTTTCTGCTTACTTCCATCAGTTACAGATAATATCTTATTAGGAAGTTCTCTATAGCCAAAAACTATTGTTTCCCCTTGTTCAATTAACTCTTTAGCATCTTTAACGAATTCAGGATGGCCAGTAGCTGCTAATAGTAATTCATCATCACTTTTGAATTTCTTTTTGTCTTTACCGATAGCAAGCATTTCATTAAACATTTTTGGTAAAACAATACTAGCATCAAATTCTTGTTTTGCTAAATTATAAGAAGTATTTCTGTATTTTTCTTGAAGTTCTTTATTATTAGCTACTTCTATTAATTTATCGACAGTTTCGTTTAAATTTTCTCTATCGCAATAAATAGCTGAATAAGGAATGTCGATATATCTTCTTCCATCTAGAGTTCTATTGTTTTCTCCCCAATGTTTATCAAATACAGGGATAGTTCCAACAGCGATAGTTTCGATTTGAGTATATTCCATTCTATCTCCATATTCTTCTATTCCTCGTTTTTGCATGTTCCAGAAAGAAACACCAAATAGAGAATGAGCCATTTCGTTCATACCTTCATCACGAACATAAGGGCCATATACGGGTACACAACCATTGCTATTTACTTTTGGTTCTTTAGGGATGTAGTTAATAGCATTAGGATGATCTAACACGCTAACTTTTGCCCCGATAGAAGTATCAATTCCTCTGATGATAGTTTTAAAGTTAGAATCTTTTTTTAAGATTTCTGCTCCTAAATTTAATACTCTAGGGACATCTTTAGTTGAAACAAATCTGCCTAAGTAAAGCATTTTCTTTTCTTTATCATCCAATTGAATTGTCTTTCTGTATTCTTCTAATAGTTCGAAATTAAACCACATAGTGAATTTTTTAATTCGTTCATTAGGTTTTTTCGATGGTAATAACGTTGAAGTGTTTTTTGAAAACCACGTATCAACGCCAAAAGTATATATCATATCCATTTCGTTCATTAGACCTAATATATAAGGAATTTTGTCTATAATTACCTTATTAATTTCATGCATAAATCCAACCTTTAAAGCTGTGATTTTTTTTACAAAATTGTGATAGAAGTTTTCGTAAGCTTCTTGTCCCACTTTAGGGAAAGGGTAAGTGTTAAACATAACAATATCATAAGTATTTAATTCATCAACAACTTCTTTTAAGTTATATTTATTGAATTTAGTATAGCTAATCTTATGTGACTCTTCTCTTGTAAACTTAGATTCATCATAACTAAAGATTTTAAATTGCACACCGTTTTTATCGCACCAGTGTTGCATTTCAGATCCATTACGTGTAGCTCCCGCACCTTCAATAGAAAGACCAAATATTAAAGCTAATTTTTTCCCTTTTAGACTTGTCATTATATTGTTTACAACTCCAATCAATGTTCTCGTTTAATATGTTCTAAAAATTAATACAGTATTACTCTGGGAATATAACAATAAAATTAACTTTTTGTTAATGGTCTAACTAATAATTCATATGATTATTTTATCACATTATAAATAATAGAAGAAGGTGAATTAATGGTACCACAAAGATATTTTAACATAAAAGATTACTTTGAAGGTTTACAAGTTGCTGGGGAATTATCCGACGAGTTTAAGGTTCAAATAGAAAAATACAAGTATCCAGATTCTATTCAATATTCTGTACGTACAACCTTAAGCCCAGTTAAAACAAGATATGGTTTTTCAAATATAGATCATTTCTTTCCAAGAGTTGCAATCGGAAAAGATCAATATCATTATTTTCCATTTGTTGTTACTTTAGATAGATTTGAAGACGTAGTAGATCTTAATACTGTTTTACCTAAAGTAGATACAACAAAAGACAGCGGTGCATTTAGCAATACTCATCAAGTCTTTAAGATGTACAAGAATAGTATTGTTGGTGAGTTAACTGAACGTAATTTTGAAAATGTTTCTTTAAATGATGTTCAAAGAGGTTTTGAGTTAAGAGCTTCTTTGAGCAAGAAACAAGACATTGAAGATATTTCTAAAATGTATGATTTCGTGAGAGACAGATGTATGCTTTCAATGGAAAAAATAAAAAAGTTATACAGTTATTAAGAAGTTATTAAAAGATGTAATAAAAGTGCATAAAATATTACGTATAAGACAAATAGAGGAATTGAGGTAAAATAAATGAGTATCATATCTACAACTGGGCCAGATGGATCAGGTAAGACGACTATAGTAAAAAAATTATCAGAAAAATTAGGTTATCCAACACAACATTTTGATAAACCAAAAGATATGTTAGATGCAAAAAATCAATATTTTAGTTTTGTAGATAATCTTGCAGAAAACGAAAGTAAAATAGCTGATCGCTTTCATGAAGGTGAATGGATATATGCTCCAAAACTTAGAGGGTATACAGCAGATTACTTAAGAGAATTTGAAAGGAAAGTTATTAATAAACATAGTTTTTTACAAGTTTTTGTGAAAGCGGAATTAGAAACAATTATTAAAAGAACTAGAGTGCGTGGTGAAGATTTTATAAAGGAAGAAGATTTCCAAACTTTCTTAGATTTATTTGAAGAGTTTATGGATAATCAAGCAATGCCTTTTATTGAAATTGATACTACAAATAGTAAAACTGAAAATGATGTAAAAAGAATTATAGAAGCATTTGAGAAAGCAAAAATCATTTGGGATTTAGTTAAAAATGGAAGTTGCTCAAATACTGTTTTAAAACCAGTACAGCCAAGAGGTAACATAGAAGGTAAAGTAATGGTTGTTGCGCAAAATCCAGGTGGAAGAGGAGAAGGCGAATATTCAACTGTTTGGGCGGATGGAAATAACTCTAAGTTCTTATTAGATGCAACAAAAAAAGCTGGAATCTTTAGAGATACTTGGTTTACAAATTTAGTTCCTTACCCAACGCAAGATAATCAAATAACAAAAGCTCAAATTGAAGAAGTTGAACATATTATTTACGCTCAAGTAGAGTTAATTAAACCAAAAGTAATTATTGGCTTGGGCAATATTGTAAATGAACATTTAAATAAACTTTTTGGTGGAAATGTTCCTATTATTGAGTTGAAACATCCAGCGTATGTAAAAAGATTTTTAAGTGGAGATAAAGATTACAAGACGAAATACTCTTTAGATTTTGCAGAAGCTAAAAAATATTTATAAGGGTGTGACATTTTGGAACTGTCATTTAAACAAGAAAATATTTTAGAAATACGAAAAAAAGTAAGTGAAAATTATCTTGATATTGTAGATTTTTTAGAAGGCAGTATAGTTACTAATGCTTTATCTGAAAATAGAGTTATAAACACTAGATTTTTTGACTTGCGTCAGAACTATGTGTTTATAACTCATAATGAAACATTAGATAATGAAATCGTATTACATTGTGATAAATCTAATAAGCAAATTAATATCGAGTTAACTCTAAAGAATGAAAAAACAGTTAATAAGCTTTTTGGTGGTAGAAAAAACGTTAAAGAACAAGATAAATCTTCTATGAAACAATTTTGTGAAAACTATGATTTTAAGTTTAAGAACTCTTCTTCTCATGTTTTTCAACACCATAATCACACTATTGTTTTTATAGATTGCGTAGAAAAACCAACAATTGAACAAATTTCTAACTTGTATTATGAAGTTTGTTTGGAGGATGACAATAATGGTAAATAAGAATATGGAAATTGGGATTCCCAAGTTAGAAGAGTATTATATGATGATGGCTTTTATATCGGGCAGTAGAGCTAATTGTTTAAATAGAGCAGTTGGGTGTGTATTAGTTACTCCAGATAATGGTTCTATAATCTCTACTGGTTATAATGGCGTGCCAAAAGGGTTACCTCATTGTACTACTTGCCGTAGACGAGAAGAAGGTTTTGGTCCTGGCGAGGGATTACATCGCTCTAGGGCTACGCATGCAGAAGCCAATGTCATTATACAGGCAGCTAGATATGGTAGAAAAGTCGAGGGAACAATTATGTATGTAACTGATATGCCTTGTTCTGATTGTTGCAAGTTAATTATTAACTCTGGCATTAAAAAGATATACTATTGTAATGAATACCCTGGCTCAGAAGCTGCTGAAATTTTAACAGCTTCAAATATTGAAGTAGAACAATTAGAAAAATCAAAAATTATGAGACATCTTAAGTTATATGTGGATGCGATTGGAATGATGTAATTGGACTTATCTGGAATACCAGCTCAGCATTCTGAGTTGATTAATGCAATAGAAATGATACTAGTGGCAGAGAACTTAATTGGAGCTAATAGTGGAATACAAAAGTTTGATGGAAAATGGATGATTAAATTTGAGAGTTTAGGTGATGGCTCAATAATTATACCGATGCCAGTGAATAGTTTTAATCCACCAAACTTTTTTAGCTATGAAAAAGATATCAGAGTAGATATTAAGGACGTAGAAGGATTTAAAAAAGCAGCTAAAGAGCAAGGGATTGCGTTTTCTGAATTTAAACCTACTAGAAATTTTGGTTTCATGACTCTTGGCACATCTAGAGAAAAGCCTCAAGAGTCATTTCTAACTTTTCATTTTATGAACCATTCATCTTTATATGACTTCTATGTGTTATATAAAAAATATAGTAGTTAAGTTCTTCATTTAAATTAAAATTTAGCCGATAAGTTCATATAATTATTCTTGTCTAATCATTAATAGAAAGTAGGAAAGTAAATGAAAGTTTTTGAATATGAATCAGTTGCAGAATCTTATGCAGACATTATAAAGTATATATGGGAAAATGGAAACGAAGTATCTCCACGTGGTATGTTAACAAAAGAAGTTACTCCGGCTACTATTGTAATCAACAATCCTAGAAAGAGAGTAATTGATCATCCAATTCGAAAACTTAACTATGGGTTTATGATTGGGGAACTATTCTGGATTTTACAAGGTAAAAATGATGCAAGTAGTATTGCTCATTACAATAAGCAATGGTTAAACTATTCTGATAATGGTGAAACTCTAAATGGTGCTTATGGTCAACGAATTTTCAATGCAGATGGTGGAGATGCGTTATTTAGCAATGAAGAAGGAAAGTATGATGTATTTAAAATACAAATTAATCAATTTAATGAAGTATTTAAAAAATTAAAAAATGATAATCACTCTCGTCAAGGAACTATTTCAATGTTTGATCCAGCTAAAGACTTTAATGAAACTAAAGATGTACCTTGTACTAATTTACTTCGTTTTTCTATTCGCGATGGAAAATTGAACATGTTAGTAGTTATGCGAAGCAATGATATTATCTTTGGTACTCCTTATGATATTTACAACTTTACAATGTTACAAGAAATTATGGCAGGCTTGTTAGAGGTAGAAGTTGGTAAATATACTCATGTAGTGGATTCATTACACTTGTATGAAACTCACTTTGAATTAGCGAAAGAAATTATTAATCATCAATATGAAGATGTTTATAACAATTTCGAACCAATGGATGCAAGATTAAAAGGAGAAGAATTAGATAAAGTAACTAATTTAACTTTTAATATTGAAAATATTACTAGAGAAACTGGTGACGTTGTTGAAATTCCATTCTTAGTAGAGCAAATTAGTTCAATTGAGAATGAGTATTGGAGATCAATTGTAGCATTAATTGCGACTTACAATGTGAGAAAAGCTAAGCGTAGCCAAGAAGAAATTGATGAGTTAAAATCATTAGTTACTAATGAATTTAAAGGCTTGATTTCTAAATGGAATGAATTAAAAAAATAATTACCAAATAAAGAGATAGAAAACACTCTATCTCTTTATTAGTATAAAAAATAGTATTTAATTAGGAGGGAGAACAATGATTAATCCTACTTTGAAAGATATTGAGTCGTTTTTTAAAGATGAAGAACTAAAAAAACTTCCAATTGTTAATTTTAACGTTTGTCAGAAGAGCTTTGTTCAAACTTGTTCAGGGGAAGGTAGGCGTATAGTAACAAAATCAACTTCTACTGGTGAACTTTTATTTAAAAAGAAAATGGAAGAAGATTGGGATTTTACAATTGAATTTAAATCTTTAAGTAGTGGGATGTACTTCGAAGGATATGCTGTTAATAAATATTCTCTAGAAGAAAATAAAAGAGCGGTTGGCAAAACTTTAGAAGAATTATTTATTAATTTCTTTGGAAGAGAAGAGTATATTAAATTAATGGGATGAATAATCATCCCATTTTTATATTTTTTTTAAAAAATATTTACAAATTAATAATCTTATTATATTATAGATACATAAAGGATAATAATTTTTGGAGGAAGAAAATGACTAGATATTCAAAATACAAATCATGGACAGATAAAGAAGATATAGCTATCGCAGTAAGTGTTTTAGATAAATTAAGAAAAGGTGTTCCGGCATCAGAAGCTTTTGAAGAATTAGCTATTAAGTTAGAACGTTCAAAAAGTGCAGTTCAATTCCGTTGGTACTCTAAAATAGCCCCTAAGTATAAAGATGACGTTGAAAAAATTAAAAATGATTTAAAAGTAAATGAAGAAATACAATTAGAAGTTTATTTAGAACAAGATATTCAAGATGGAAAAGAAGAAGAAGTTATTGAGGAAGTAATTTTAAGTGTTCCAATTCATGAAACTAACGAAAGTAAAGAGCAATTCAATAATGTAAAAGATGAAATACTTATTACTAAAGAATTAACTATTAGCGATGTAATTGATTTTTTAAGTCAAAATAAAGAATTATTTAGTAGTTCACAAGAAATGAATTCTTTACGTGTAGAAAATGCAGAATTAGTTAAAGAAAACACAGAAATTAAAGAAAAATATGAGAAACTTAAAGCGGATTACAAAGCGATTTCTGATGTATTTACTAGTGTGAAAGTAATGATTGAAAAAGATGAGCTTTTAAAATAAAACAAATTAAAAAACACATATATTTAAATCCCAGTTTAAAAACTGGGATTTTTTTATTATTATTTAATAGGAAATAAATCAAGAAGGTAGGATATTAGAATGGAAGTAGAAGTATTACAAGAATCGCTGTTTAACGATAAAAATTACTTAGAATTAATTGAATTTTTAAATTCATTGGCAATCGCTAAGCAATTATTGGGTAAAGAGTTAGTGTATCAAATTTTAGAGAAAGATAATTCAAGTGTTTTAACACAAAAGATAAAAAATCGTTTTAATACTCATGGTTTAGAAATTGTTGTGTTTAATAATTATTGCCAATTTACTATTAGCTTTTATGATAATAATTATCAAACAAAAGGTGTCAAAGGAAACTTGAAATCTGAAAGATTCATATATACTGCTGCGAAGCATGGCGATTACGTAGAATACAGATTTAATATTTATGGTGATAAAAAACATCAAGTAACAAGAATTAAAAGACTCTTTAGGTTTTTTGAAAAATATGTTTACTAGGAGAATAATATGAAACAAATAGATGAATGTTTAGATAGATTTTTTTCTGGAATGCCACCTTTAAAACACAAATGGCAAGCAAGATGGCATAAGGATTATAGTCATATAATGATACTTTTTCACTATCAACACGTTGTTTTAGTGTACGATACAAATGAAAAGAAGATTCAATATGAATGGTGGGAAGTACCAACGGACAAGCGCGGATTAGATGCTGCTAAAGAGTATCTTAAAAGGAATAATCTTTAATCATTATGTTCCCGATTTCTATTTACAAATTTAGTGAAATTTGATATAATAAAAATATAACTAATAAATAAGGTGGTGAAATTCGTGATAAATAAACTTCTTAGGGGATACATCAAAGTTGAGGAAAAAGAGAAAGAAATAAATAGTGTAAGAGATCTTCTAAATCAAGAAATTGTCAAACACAAAAAAGACTTTAGAAGTGAGAAAAAGAAATCTGAATTATTAGAAAAGCAGATTCAAGAAATCAGAAGTCAAATGAGAAAAGATAATAAAGATGTTGAAAAACTTGAAAAAGAAGTAAGCATCTTAAAAACTCAAGTGTATGAATCTAAGGTTGAACTCAATAAAAAAGAAGTTTATATTGGTGAACTTGAAGTAAAACTAAAAGAACTAGATGAACTTCTTAAAGAAAAAAACAATTTAATAAAGTTATTGAGTGAAAGCGAGTTAATGAAAGAAAATAACTCTATAAAAGAAGACAATAATAGATTATTAAATAGAATTCAGATGTTAAATAAACGAAACATTGAGTTAAATGATAACTATAAACAATTAGAGTTAGAATTATCACAAGAGAAGTCGTTTAATGGGAATGGAATAGAGAAATACAATACTATCCTTGATAGTCTTAAAAAAGAGCTCGCTGCATATAAAAATAAAATTATCGAATTAGAGAGTAATGTCGAAGTTACCCATCTATTAGGAAAGTTAAATGAATATTTGACTGAAGATACTTTAAATGAGTTTGAAGATTTCGATGTTTTATCTGGAAAGATTCAAACTTTAAGATATGCGCAACAAGAAAAAGAGTTAGAGAAGCAAATGAGAATTAAAGAAGCCTTTGATAATCCTGAAATGGGTTATGTTGTAAAAGAAAATAAGCATTGGTTTTTCTACAATTTATCTAATAAATCTTTTGAGATAGTAGAGATACCAGATAACCTTATTGATGGTGTTCCAGCGAAAGCTGCTATAATTGATTCAATTGCTGTTTTAATAGATGTTTATTCTATTAAATATAATAGGGAAGAAGTCAATAAGCATAAATCAAAATCTTCTAACCAAAAATCAGATTCAGTAAAAGAGAAAGTTTCTTATACTTACTTTGGTGATTTTAAAGTACTAATAGTTGGTTCTAGGAATAAAACTCATTATACTGAAAGGCTCCAAAAACATGGGGTAGAAGTTATTTGGCATAATGCATATGAGGAGAGTGCCGAACAATTGAGATCTAAGTTTAAGTCTGCTGATATTACTTTAATATGCATTAGACATATACCACACGATGTAACAAACATTATTGATGTTCATAATGAAGAAAACGTAGAAATTGTCGATAGAGACAATAAAGATAGTATTACTGCAAAAACCCATTTCCTTGCATTGAAATTAAACTTATTAGCTCAATAGAAAGAGAGATGATTTTATGGAAAGAGAAATCGTACAATATCATATTGTAAATTCAGATTTAATTAAAGCATATAATGTACCATCATCAAAAATGTCAGTCCAAATTGGTCATGGATGTACAATTATTGCAGTTGAATATGGCCATACAAACTTATTTAAAGAATGGTATGGCGAAAGAGGGAATAAACAGAAAAAAATTGTATTACGAGGAAAGGAAAAAGAACTTAATAAGTTAATAGAACTAGGAGCTATACCAGTATACGACAATGGTATTAATCACGTACCTCCTGGGTCAATGACTGAAGTTGTTTTTCCGCCTATGCCAAAAGAAGAAGCTCCTAAAATAATAAAGAGATTGCAAATATACAACGGTTAATAAAGGGGGCAATAAATGTGGAGATTAGATATAATCATTTAACATTTTTCGATAATGTTAAAGCTACAGTTGATGAAAAACATTATCAATCAATACAGGGAATAATTGATGAAATAAAAATGATAGTACTCCTAACTGGTTATAATTATCATGTTATGTGCTCCGATGGGACTCATCTGACTATACATGATACTCGAGATTTTTGTTTTTCTTTTAAAGAGCGGAAAGTATATTGCGAAATTGCTGTAAATGCTATTACTAATAATTTAGAAAATATCACGGTAGCTTATGGAGATTTTGGCAATAGAGAACAATTTTCTACATTTGATTCATCGAAATTTACTGAAGCTTTAGAGAGATTTAAAGAATTTTTATATAGAGAGGAAGTCGCAATTGGATCAAGAAACAATTAATGAAGTAGTTGGTTATCTTTGTAAAATCAAAGAAACAAATAATCTAGCGGCCCGAATTGACGTACTATATAGAATGCGAAATAACTTTTCTAATTTTAAACCTGGGCAAGTAGAAAGTATAAGAGAATTAGTGACTAAAAACATTAATATTGTTGATGAAGAAATAGCAAAAAAAGCTTACAAAATTGCAGATTATTTTGAATCTGTTTTAGTTGCAGAAACTTTAAAAGGGAGAGTTGAGTGAATTATGCTGACTATTTTATTTCTAATTTTAGGATGGTTTTTAACAATCTTCAACGTAGATGCTTATATTATTGATAGTTTTAAAGAACTATTCAATAAAGATATTTCAATTTCTACTTATTATGCTATATTTTTCGTTGTAGGGTTAGTGTTAGATATTATTAGTTTTTCAAAGAGAAAAAATTAAAAAGTATTTAAAAGACGGAGAAAACTCTCCGTCTTTTTTTTTGTTATTTAAAGTTACAGCAAGATATCAAACTTATTTAAATAAAGTTGCATTTAATCATATTATATATATGTGGATTAATTATTCACATAACGGAAAATGCAAGGCTGGAGGTATTACAGAAAGCAACCGTATATATATTTTAAACGCAATATGTATGTGGAATAGAGGAGGAAACAAATGCAAGCAGTAGAATTAAGAAATTTATATCATACTTTATCTAAAGAAAGAAAAGAGGAATTAGCACAACAATGTAAAGACGTTTTCGTTAATATTCATTGCCACTCTTTTTACTCTTTATTAGATGGAATGACTAGACCAAAAGAATTAATAAAGCGAACATTGGAATTAGGTCAACCAGCAGCATGTATAAGTGACCATGGTCAAATGTATAGTTTAGTTGATTTTGTTAACTTAGCAAGTGAAAGCAAACAAAAATATATGATAGCTATGGAAGCATATGTTGTTAGGGACCATCGTTTAAAAGGTAAACAAGAAGCAGATACTGACAATAACTCACGAGAACACTTATTATTAATAGCTTATAATGATGTTGGGTATAAAAATTTAATGAAACTAGCGTCAATAGGAGCAACTGAAGGTTTCTACTATAGACCACGTATTGATGATGAATTATTAAAACGTAATTGCGAAGGTCTAATTGCAACTTCAGCTTGTTTAGGGAGTCGTTTCTCTCAAATGTTTGCTAGAGGGGATGACGAAGGTGCAAAGAAAGAACTTATTAAATATGCAAAAATGTTCCCAGGTAGATTTTACTTAGAAATCCAACCTACTAAAGAATATTTACAAAAAATTGTTAATCATAAATTGGTTCAAATTTCAAAAGAAATTGGTATACCACTAGTAGCAACTACAGATTCACACTATTTAAAACGTGAAGATTCTGTAGCCCATGGAACTTTATTAGCAATGCAATCAAATGATACTTTAGATAATCCATTAAGATGGACATTCCCTGGTGATACATTCTTTGTTTCAACTAGACAAGAAATGATTGATATGTTCTTTGAAGATTGTACATCTGAAGTTGATGAAAAATTGTTACAAAGACCAACCGAAGAATGGGTGTTAAGTGATGAAGATAAAATGTACACAAAAACAATTGATTTCATCAGTAAGAAAACCGGGAAACCAGATAAAGTAGATAAAACTTATATGGACTTTAAACATGATATCCCTCTTGAAATAATTGAAGAGGCATGTGACAATACAGTAGTAATTGCAGATATGTGTAATACTGAAATTAAGTTTGATCAAACTTATCTTCCAAAAATGGATGTACCTCATGATAATAAAGAGTTTGTTTCATGGAGAAAAAATCGAGTTTTAAGATTAGAAAGCCAAGGCAGAGAAACACAAACTGAGCAAGCTGATTACTTACGTTACCTTTGTATTAAAGGATTAAAAGATAAGAAATTGGATACTTTAGAATATAGAGAAAGATTAGAGTATGAATTAGATGTAATTATTAGTATGGGATTCCCTGATTACTTCTTATTATTGCAAGATGTAGTAAACTGGTGCTTTAAAAATGACGTTCCAGTTGGGCCAGGACGAGGATGTTTTGTACCAGGGCAAACAGTTAATACTAAAAATGGTAAGAAAAATATTGAAGATGTAAAAGTCGGAGATTTGGTGTTAACTCATAGAGGTAATTTAAAAGAAGTTAAATCAATTCAAAAATACACTTCAGATGAAGAAATTTCAGTAATTAAATGGAAGAAGCACGGTGAATCTGAAGTAAAAGAAGTTAAATCTACAAGCGATCATGAGTATTTTATTGTGCCTAAGCATTATGGTAAAGATTTTAAAAATACTAAATGGGCAATGGCAAATGAACTTGAAAAAGGTGATTTATTACTATTACCTATTCAAAGAAAAGATGCTTGTAAACATTCTCACAAAGGCCATGAAGGTTGTATTAACTGCTTCGGTAAACAAAATCCAGATTTTATTGAAGAAGCAAACAAACAATTCCATGAAACAGCATTTAATGCAAGTAGAGTAGTAGAAAAAACAATTAAAACTTTAAATAGTAAAATAAATGATGATGGTCAAGAAGAAGTTTTAGATGGAGCAATAAAAGTTTTACAAAATATGCAAGAAGTTTTTGGTTTTAATGAAGTTATTAACTCTGAAATTAGTATAGAAGAATTTTCAGAAGACTTATTAAAACTTGGTTATGAATTAGCTTATGTTGAAGAAATCAATTATGAACATTATAAAGGTGATGTTTATGATTTAACAGTAGAAGGAGACACTTCTTATACTGTTAATGATTTAGCGGTTCATAATAGTGCTGCAGGTTCGTTAGTATCTTATGCAATTGGTATTACGAATGTTGACCCAATTAAATATGGTTTATTATTTGAACGTTTCTTAAATCCTACCCGCGGAAAATTGCCTAAACAATATTGGGCATCAAAGGTGAACCTTGCTCAAGGGTGTGCAGCATAAATCATTATGTTGCGCTAACGGTATCAGTTGAATAAGACCACTACACAAGCCTTACAAGGAGATTGTAGTATTAAAAAAGGACGAAGCAACTGACTAAGAAAACCTAAGGTCCATTTAATGGATAGCTGGCGATACCGTGCCAAGCCTATAATAAAAAACAACTTACCCTTTATCTATATCTATATCAGGTAGTAGAAAAAGGAGTTGTTCTTAATGAATAGTAATGAATATTTTGGTTTTGTTTATATGACAACAAACAAAATTAATGGTAAAAAATATATTGGAATGCACAAGGGAAAAGATTCTGATAGTTATCTAGGTAGTGGTAAGCTTATTAAACAAGCAATAGAAAAGAATGGTAAAGAAAATTTCACTAGAGAAATTCTTGCTTATGCTTATTCATACGAAGAATTAGGATTGTTAGAAATTGAATTTATAAAAAAATATGATGCTGTTAATAGTACTGAATTTTACAACATCCATGCTGGTGGATATGGTGGAGAATTAAGAGACGGATGGAATGAAGAAAGATGGGAAGAATATCGTAATTTACTAAGTGAATTACTATCTGGTGAAAATCATCCACTATATGGTAAAAATCATTCTAATGAAACTAAAGAAAAAATTAGTCAAAGACAATTAGAACATTGGGCTAATATTTCTGAAGAAGATAGAAAAGAATTCAGTAGAATAATGAGTGAAGCAGTATCTGGTGAAAAGAATCCTAATTATGGTAACAAATGGTCAGAAGAAAAGAAAAAACAATTAAGTGAATTAAGAATTAAAAATGGTAAATCCAAAGGTGAACTTAATGGTATGTATGGTAAAAAAGGAGAAAATGCCATTACAGGGAAGAAAGTTTATATGTATGATGAAAACAATAAACTTTTAAAAACCTTCAATACGGTTGGATTAGCATTAGAGTTCTTAAACTTAAAAGGTCATTCTCAATTAAATAAAGCCATTAAAGACAAAACATTATATAAAAGTTATTATTGGGTTAAGAAATAATTATAGGAAGGTTTAACGACTATCTACAATGTAGAGTACATTTGGATATAAGCACCAAATGGAAGTGCCTTTGCATTATCTATTAAGATAATGGTGATATAGTCTATTCCCCTAATAAATATCAGGAAACTGAGGGTGTAAAAAGGATATCGATATAGATTTTTGCATTAAAAATCGTGGTAGAGTTATGAAATATATTATGGAACGTTTTGGCCAAGAACACACAGCTAATATTGCAACATTTGGACGATTACAAACAAAAGCAGTAATTAAAGATATTGGTAAAGCAATGAATATACCTTTTGAAGAGGTAAATGCATTCACTAAATTATTACCATCAGGTCCAGGAGCATCAATTCATATACATGAAGTAGTAGATATGCCAGAAGCACAATTCTTTGTAAACAAATATCCATTATTATTTGAGTTTGCAGCTAAGTTGGAAAGTTCACCACGACATGTATCTCAACATGCTGCAGGGATGGTAGTATCACCACCAGAACACCCAATCTGGTCACTAATCCCTATTCAAAAAGGAAAAGAAGTAGCTGATGGAGTTGCTGGATATTTAACTCAACTGGAAAAAGGTCCGGTTGAAGCACTTGGCCTAGACGTAACTTGGGCAAAGTATAAAAAAGTGGGTTATATGCTGGGAAGTTCCTAAGAGCTCTTATACCACAACGGAATCAATAAGATAAACGTGAAGGTTTTAAAAAGTTAAGAGATTGGTCAATCAGCAGGCACGATAAGTTCCGCCCCAACGACTATTTTGTTATTGGTGACAATAATGGATGACCCCACTAGATATGATAGCTACTGTGAAGATAACTATCATGTTGAATGATATAGTCTGTTCTAGGGATGAATTAACATCCTTTACTCTCATTCCCCCAATGGAGAGGAGCGGCGAAAAGCCCTAGAGTCAAGCAGAAATGACTTGACTATTCCTAGTAAGTAAATCCCCTATTTTAAAAGAAAGGAGTGAACAGTATAGATAAATATGGTTTTATTATAGATACTAATAAATATTCTGGTAACTTTGAAAGAGAATTATGTGCTTACGTCACTGGTCATATAGGAGAGTGTAATGTAGGCTGCGAAGAGGCAGAAGAGTATTGTAGGATTTTTAATAAAATAAAAAATGTTATCATTGTTCCTGATAGTGAAAATCTTTGCGAAAGACCAGTAGAAATCTGTACTACACCCAATGTATGGAATAATGGTTTAGGTTTTCATTTTATAAACGGCGAAGAAGAAATTGCTTTACAAGAATATAAAAAAAGTGCACAAAAAGAAACAGAAAAGAATATCAAAGTGATAGAAGGATATAGAGGTAAAAACTTATTTCATTGGACTGATGAAGCAATTGATAAACAAATTGAGATTTATCTAAACCTGCTGGATGAAACTTTATCTAGAGCGGAAGTTGAAAAATACCCTGCTTATCAATCTTTAATGATTCATCTTAGTTCGATTCCTTCTAATGAAGTCATTAAATTTATGAAAAAGCGAGCACATGAATATGCTAATAGAGAAGATATTAAAATAACAAGTTTTAGAATTAAAATGTATAATGATTATCATGAGAAAGACGAGTTGATTTAAAGTATGAAATATAAAATTACCGCAGGGTATTGCCCTCCATATGAAATGTCTAAGATTTTTAATATCCAATATGATATTGGAAGTAACGGGGTATCTTTCTCTAAAGAACCGGCAACTCAGTTTGCAGATAAATCACTCGTTGACAAAGTTCTATTAGAGATATTTAATAATAGAAGTAGTTATGAACATTTTTTTGAAAAAAGTGATTATTTAGAATTAAAAGTTCATATTGATGAAAATGGATATGGTCGTTATGGTGACAGTATGATCATTAAATTCGTCAAATAAAAGGAGAAAAGAGATGAAAAGATTGGTTAAAGCAAATAAACTAGAAGTAATTTATTCAGATCAACAATTTCCAAATAAAGTGGTAAAATCTATATTCTTAGCTGGGCCTACTCCACGTAATGAAGAAGTAGTATCTTGGCGAAAAGAAGCATTAGAAATACTTAATGATATGAACTTTAACGGAACAGTCTTCGTCCCTGAACCGTCTACTGGTGTATATGAAGATTACACTCAACAAATAGATTGGGAATTATCTGCAATGAAAAGAGCAGATGTTATTTTATTTTGGATCCCTAGAAAACTTAGACAAGATTTTGAAATGGCGGGATTAACTACGAACGTAGAGTTTGGATCTTGGATAGATTCTGGAAAAGTAGTTGTTGGTTTCCCAGAAGACGCTGAGAAAGTTAGATATTTAAAAGAATTAGCGAAGAAAAGCGAAGTAGAGTGTCATAATAGTTTAAAAGGTACTTTAAAAGAAGCTATTGATAAATTAGGTGAGGGCGCGGCTCGTGAAAATGGAGAAGTTGAAGTACCACTTATGGTTTGGAATACTCTAACATTCCAAAATTGGTATAATGCTCAAAAAGGAGCTGGAAATACATTAGAACATGCTGATTTAAAATTCACTACTAGAGTTGGTCCGAAAAAAGATATTATCTTTTTATGGATTTTACATGTAGATGTCTTCATCGCTAGTGAAAATAGAAATAAAACAAATGAGTTTGTTGTTTCAAGAACTAACACTTCTTATACTGTAATTTATAAAAAAGCTGAAAACATTCTTGATACTGAAGTAGTATTGATAAAAGAGTTTAGAAGTCCAGCTGCCACTAAAGATGGATATGTTTGGGAATTAGTTGGTGGTTCGTCATTTAAAGGCACAGAAGATGCTTTGAGTATTGCTGCTGATGAAATACGCGAAGAAACTGATTTTGTAGTATCAAAAGAAAGAATTAGTTATGTACAAGAACGACAATTAAATAGTACTTTAACTGCTCATAAAACTTCTATTTTCTCATTAGAAATTAATGATGAAGAGTTGCAGTGGTTTAAAGATGAAAAGGGTAAAGTACATGGAAATGAAGAAGATACTGAAAGAACTTATATCGAAGTATTAAAGGTGAGTGAAATTCTTGAAAATGAACTTTTAGATTGGTCTAACATTGGTATGATTATGAAAGTTTTAAATGCAGAGAATTAAATGATTAAGTATTTAACAGAGGAAAATATAAATAACTTTCACAATTACATTAAAAGCTATTTTGTTGATTGTAAAAGCATAGATAATATACAGTTAGAAAAAAATGAAGACTCAATAGATATTCTTTTTAAGACACCATCATTTTGATGATAGCTTTCCGGCTGGTAATTTGGATGTACTTTTTAAATTATTAGACGCAGAGACTAAAGAACCAGTAAATTTATTTTTAAATTAAAAAAGAAATACTAAAGCAGAGAATTAATTCTCTGCTTTTTATAATTATTTTATTTCAACTTTTTATATTGATAATGAGTGAAAAATAAAGAATTAAAAGGTGGAAATTATGAGGCGATTAATTAAGAAAAGTAATGCATCGTTTTTTCATGGTACTTCATTTGAAAATTTAAAATCAATAATGAGAGAAGGGAAAATTATCCCTCAAGGTACTTCTGGTTTTGGTATAGGTAAGTATACTGGTGATGATGCTGATGATAAATTTAATAATTTTGTATTCTTAGGGGTAAATAGAAGTGATGCTTTATCTTACGCGATACAAATGAATACAAAGGTGCCAGTAGTATTAGAGGTTTTTGTTAACGAAAATGATTTATATCCAGACGATATAGATTTACCAGGAGCTAAGAGTTGGGAAGAATCTGCAAATGCAATAGGGCAAGTTAAAATATTAAACTCAATAGATATAAGTCAAATTAATAAAGTTTACTTTTACAATAAATCGGCTCAAGAGATATTTAATTGTGATATTAATGACGATTGGGAAGAAATAATATATGATTATTGGGATAAATTTAATTAAATTAAAAAACAGTTTACATGGCAGTGAATGCAACAAAACAGGGATAAATTCCCTGTTTTTAATGTTTAAATTAAATATTTACAAAATTAACTATTTTTAATATAATATAATTATAAGAAAAATAATTTATTGAAATGAGGAATAACATGAAAAACAATTGGGTTATCCCTAAAATGTGTAGTAGTTTACTAAACATTGAATCTATGCCAAAAGAAATTGATGAACTAATTACTACTTATAGGAAACACCTTAAAGAATTGGGGTTTAACACTAGTGATTCAATAATAATTGAATCTTATTTATCTATGGTGCAGATTACTTTTAATATTTATGGCAAAGGAAAAATTAAAAGCAGAGGGAATAACTTTTTATATAAGTTTAATAATAAAAACTTAAAGAAAGCCCCTCTTTTTGGTTATGAAATTAGTGATAACAATGAAACATTTGTAATGGGTGCTGATTCACGATACAAACCAACAGATATAGTTTTTACAATTAACTTCAAAAACAAAGTAAATGATGAGCAAGAATTAATTGAAAAAACAATTGATAATTTAAAAGCGATTGATAAAGACTATTTTGAGATATTATTAAGTATTTAAATAAATTAAAGCAAGGATTTATTCCTTGCTTTTTATTTTGATAATTAAAAAAACGGTTTACAATTAATACATAGTATATTATAATAATAATATAAGGAGGAGGAAATACATGGTATATTTAAAAAGAAATTCTTTAGACGTTATTTCTAACGATAGAGAAATAAAAATTTTTATTAATAACGAAAAAGAATTTTTGCACAAAGGTAGATGGAAGGGAGCAATAACGCAGAACATGTTTAATGAGCCGATTAATTTAATTGGACACATAAATTGGGGAGTAGAAGATAATGTTTTAGATATCGACAAATTAGAAATTAGAGAAGAGTATAAGAACACTAACGTTTTACTTATTTTAGTAAACGAATTTAAAAATAAAATTATAAGACCTATGCTTAAAAAACATGGTAAAGGGAACGTTTTTCTTATAACTGGATTCCAAAACAAAAAATTAAGATATTTAGTAGAAAGATCGATGCCAAAGTTAGGTTTAAAATGGCATAGTAGCGTAACAGAAAAGATGCTCAATAATTACGCGACGTTAGATTTAATTAATGCGCTAAAGGCAGAAAAAGCAGGTATTATTGGGAGTTTAGTTGTGGCTAATTTCCCTGTTAAAAAATATAGAGAATTATATATTAATTATTTAAAAGAAGACATACCTAATAATTATTGGTTACCTACCGTGGATAATAATGGAGATATATGGTATAGTCCTCTTGATAGGGATAGCATTAGTTATAACAAAAACAATTGTATTTCTTTTTACGATGACAAAGAAATATTTTTAGAAGAGATAGATAAAGAGTTTTTAGATATTTATAAAAATAACCCTACTAAATTATTAGAAAACATGCGAAAAATAATTGGCGAAGATGGTATTATTTCTTTCGACGAGTACAATCCAGAATTATCTAAAACAATGAATATTAGCGATAAAGAGTCTATAGATAACCACTTGAGAAATTATAAGATTAAAGCAGAAAATTAATTTTCTGCTTTTTTATTTATTGTAAACTTAACGTTAATAATTCATACTACGTTATATATAATATTTATATAATTCAATATACCTCATGGGGATGAGTTGTATTGAATCAAAATTCTCCTTATGATAAGTTTTGTTGGGGAACAATTCTTATTTTAAGAATAAGGAAAATACTAGGAATATAACAAAAAGAGTTAAGTTTGATATTTTAGGATTAAAAAATATCACCGAGCTTTATGAGCAATTTGCAATAGTGAAGAAAATCTATGGAGTAGATATTAATTTTGACAATATTCCATTTGATGACCAAAGAACTTGGGATTTAATTTCTAAAGGTAGAACTTTAGGTGTATTCCAGTTTGCCTCACCTTTAGCTATTAGTGTTATTACAAAGATGAAACCTCAAAACATTGAGGAATTATCAGCAGCCAACGCATTTATTCGTCCTGGCGCGTCTGGTTTAGAAGAGTACATGATTGCAAAAGCAAATCCATTAAAACGTAAAAAAATGGCTGCGGAACTAGATAAACATTTAGATGTAACGTATGGAAGTATCGTTTATCAAGAGCAGATCATGAACTTGATTGCAGAAGTTATGGGAATCGACTTTGGTGAAGCCGATATCTATAGACGTATGTTAGAAGATGCAGCAAAAGGTAAAGATAAAGCTAAAGCTCAATTAGCACAATGGAAAATTGACTTTACTGCAAAAGGGTTAGAAAAAGGTTATAGCCAAAAGTTAACAGATTTGTTAGTTAATCTACTAATTGAAAACTCAGGTTATGGCTTCAACAAATCACATGCTGTAAGTTACTCTATTATTTCATATTGGACTGCATATATGAAAGCAAATTACCCACTAGTGTTTTACACTGCTATGTTAAACGGTAACGTAGATGATGCTGAAAACTTTATGTCTGAAGCAAATAAATTAGATATCAAGGTATTACCTCCTCATGTAAATGAAAGTAAACTTGAGTTCTCAATTGATTCAAAGGGTAACATTCGAGCTGGATTTAATGCAATTAAAGGTGTAGGTCCAAAAGCAGTAGAATCAATTATGGCGAATCAACCTTTCAATAGTGTTGATGATTTCTACGAAAGAAATGATAAAGCTGCTATCAATAAAGGCGTAGTAACAGCGTTAATAAAAGCTGGAGCATTTAATGATATGGGAATTAAAATCAGAGAAGAAGATATCCCATTTGAATTAAGAGATAAGTTTGAATTCCAAAGTATAGATGATGAAGAATACGTAGTTTTAAACAGGGAACAAATGAAACAATGGAATGAGTATTTAAATGATATTAATTCTAAGAAACCTGTAGCTAAGTATTTAGTCCCTACCCAGTTTATACCTGGTAAGTATTTTGACCAGTATGAATTAGTTGAAGAAAAAGATGGTAGTGGCATTGTTTTACCAGAGGATGTAATGCAAAAAATGAAGATTTCTATTTCAAGCTTACCGGATCAAACTAAAACTCGCAAAAAACCAAAAGGCAGTTTCGACTCTGCTAATGATCCATTAAAGAAAATTGAGCCATTTAGAAAACCATTCATTTTGCATAGCAGAGAGTTATCTCAAATAACTATTTCTTATTTAGATTTGTATCTTCAAGAAACTGAGGACTTTGGATTTTCATTTTTACCACACCCATTAGAAAATCATATGGATAAGATTCAATTGTTTGATGATATTCAAGATGGACAAACAATGGTAACTGCTGGGATTATTACTTCAATTATTCAACGTAAGACAAAAACTAATAAACCTTTCTATTGGGTTACAATTAGAACTCCAAGAGATAACGTTCGAATTACATTGTGGGATAATGTATTTGCAAAATACAAAGAACATATGAAAAAGAATGGGTTGTTATTAGTCAAAGGCTCAAAAGGCTTTGGAGGAATTACGCCAGAGATTATAAGAGGATTAAGTTTTAAAAAAGAATAACTTTTTAAGGAGATAGTTTAACTATCTCCTTTTTTATGTTAAAATATCAAACTAATGTTTATATAATTATTATATAACACGCTAAAATAGGAGAGAATCAAACTATGTTCAATTTTAATGATATTACAAAAATCGATATTTCTAGACTTTCTGGTGAAGTTTCTATTAAGACTCATAACAAAGATGAAGTGATTGTTGTTTCAACTGAAGAAGACAAATTAAGTATTAAGAAAACAGGAAAATCGCTGTATATAAGTTCTAAAGTAGATGAAGATAAAAATGTAGTGCATACAAAAGGTTCATTTGGAAAATTTAATATTAACAATATGTCTGGTAATTCTATAGTTATAAACGGTAATAGTTTTGGGAATGTAACTATTCAAAACGGGGTTACATATTTTAATCAAAATGTTGAAGTTGAAATGACAATTTATGTACCTAAAGATAAAATAACTTTAGTAGATGTATCTGGTCAAATAAATGTTGATATTGAAAAAATTTCAAACGAACTATCAATTGATAACTCTGGGCAGACAAAAGTCGCAGTTGAAGGCATTGAAAAATTAGTAGTTGATTGTTCAGGGCAATCTAAAGTTATTATTAAAGATTCAAAGTATATTACAGCTGATGTTTCTGGCCAAAGTAAAGTAAATATTAACAGTAATGATATTGAAAGAATTTTAATGGATGTAAGTGGTCAATCTAGTATAAATGTAGATAGTGTTGAAATCAAAAAAGTTGAAGTAGATGCGTCTGGTATGTCTAAAATAAAAATAAAAGGGCAAGTAAGAAAGCAAAATGTTTATACAAGTGGTATGGCAAAAGTAAATTTCAAATAAAATACAAGAGACGAAATGACAAGATTTTAAACTTATTTCGTCTCTTGTTTATTTCTATATAACTGATGTTGTTTTCATATCTAGATTAATCTATTTTATTAAATAATAATCCTTTAATGTAATAAAAAATCACCCAGATTGATTCTGAATGAACTAGAGGATATAGGATAATTAAATATAAATTAATTATCAATTATGATTAAAAAAAATCATAAAAATATCTAAAATATTAGTATCATTAATCTTTATGCAAGAATCTTATCAGAATGGGGATGAACTTATCTAATGAAATGGATAGACAAAATTGACTCAAGACGAATTGAACTTATTAAAGAAGGATACACTTATCAAGTAGTAGCAACTATTTTAACTGCAGAATTTGGAATTAAATTTACTAAATATTCAGTACAAGAAAGATGTAAAGCTACTGGAACAACAAAGAAGCAATTGCTCCTTGATCAATTAGACTTTACAAGCTGTGAAACAGATTTAAAAAATGAAATAAGTATTTTTCCAGAAGAGTCATACCAGTTAGATGATAGTTTAACTTTTGTTCCAGAAAAACAAAGGCAATTAAAAGTTATATGGGAAAAGTTTAATGATGGAAAGCCGAAGAAAATTTTATCTTTATCAGACTTGCATGCACCGTATACTGATTTCAAAGCTGTAGAAAAAGCAATTATTGAACATTATGACGCTGATATTTTAATGTTAAATGGTGATATATTTGATGGTCATGCTATGAGTGATTTTGATAAATTAGATGATTTTGATATTGAGATAGAGTTTGAACAAGTGTTTACTTTATTGGACGTTGTATCTCCTATGTTTAAACAAATCATTTGGGTTTCTGGTAACCATGAAATGTCTAGATTTATTAGAATGGTGTCTAGAAAATTTGGTAATGGTATGAAAAAATTCGTACTAAAAAGATTAAATCCTATTCAGTATATTTGCGAAAAATATGACAATATTATTATTGCTCCAAATCATTATGTCCAAGTTGGTTCATGCGTATTCACTCATCCCAATGGATATAGTGCAGCTCTAATGTCAACGGGATTAAAACAGGCAGAAATATTTGAAAACAATAAGCACGACATCTTACCGTATCCTAAAGTGGAATGTGTAACTATGGGGCATACTCATGATTTAGGAGCTTATTATTACAACGGTATTAAAGTTATAGAACAAGGCCACTTGTGTTTCCCGCCAGATTACGTAATAGATGACCCGAGAAAAAGACGTTGGCAAAAAGGTTATGCGGTAGTACATTTAAATAGTGATGGAAGTGTTGATTTCAATAGAACTAGAGAATACCACTTGTAAAAAGAACTTATTAATAAGTTCTTTTTTATTTTACTTTTCATAATTAATTACATATATATTATATATAACTACAGAAACGAGGATTTGTAAATGAAAGAGTTTAGAGAGATATTAGGGAAATTAATAAACTACAGAGAGAAAAACGCAAATATCAAGTTTAATAGTCATGTTGTTAAGAATTTCATTACAATATTATGTGTTGAAACTAAAAGAAAATATATGGTTTTAAATACAACTGGAAGGAATATTGAAATTGTCGGTGATTTAAAAAAGTTGTATGATGACAAAATAATGATTTATGATAAGTATAAACAAGAAGAAATTGATAAGACAATCAATTTAACAGAGTTTTATAGACAATTACTAAAGAGTAAAGTAAGTTTGGAAGAGGCTTTTGATGATATAACGAGTAAGTTGATTTTTATTAAAAGACACGAACTATTAGAAGAGTATGTAGAGTCTATAAATATAGGATTGAAATTAGTTTCTACCAAGAAAAGATTTTACATTAGAGAAATCAGTTACTTTAAAGGCAAGCCACAATTATTTACTTCTAATACTAAAAAAATCTTTAACTTAGATGATTCGAGTGTAATAAGTATTAATATAAATTCTAATTTAAATATAGATTTATTATTATTTTATAAAAGTAATATTCCAGATTTAAATATAAGTCGTTTAGAAACGCACGAGAAAGCAAAAGAATATAAAGATTTCTTAGTAAAAGAAAACAAGAAAACATTAGCTGAAAAGTTTAATGTTAAAGGTGATACGGTTATTGTTATTAAAAACTTTAACCTGCATATCCATGGCAGTGATTATGAAAAATTACCATATTCAATTTTTAGAGCAATAAAATTATCAATATTATATCGTAATCAAAATGTTCATCAAAGCTGTCTTGCTTATATTAAAAACATCCCATTTGATGAAGTTGAAAAAATGTTTAGTGAATTGTATTATGAAAAAAGCTTATGAATCTCTAATGGAGATTCATAAGCTTTTATTGTATTCCTAAGAATTGTTTGTATACGTCTGTTAATTGTGAAGGTTCGAAATTTGGTTGTAATGAAACAGATTGACCATTAATTGTTAACTCACTAGTAGAAGTGTTAGTTAATTCATCAGTAGAATACTGTAGATGAATAGTGTCATTATTTGACATAGTAATGTTTAATTCACCACTAAAAGTTTCAACAAACCCATCAATTATTGTTGGATGAATAGAAATTTTCAATGCTTCTTCTATTTTATCAGTGTAACCAGTCATATCGCTATCTTCTTGGATTGTTCTTTGCGCCGGTTGACTAACATCAGCTTTTTTGATTATTCTTCCCGCTTTAATGTCACGATACTTTTCTCTAAACGTTGACATGTTATCACCTCTTCAATAACAAATAAAAAAAGGCTAATTTTTTATATTAGCCTTTAAAACTGTTTGAAAATTTTAATTATTCCACATTTCTACATAATGTTGTGCCATTTGAGCGGCTACGCAACCATCGCCAGCTGCTGTAACTACTTGGCGAATAGCGTCTTTTCTAACGTCTCCAATAGCATAAAGACCACTTATACTATTAGATGTTACTTGCATTTTTGAATCAGTTATGATCCAACCAAATTCATCTGTAATCTTTAAGTTCTTTACAAATCCCGATATTGGATCCATTCCAACATATTCAAATACTCCATCGCATGATAAATTTGAAATATTTCCAGAATTAACGTCTTTAATCAACACGCTAGTAACTTTTTCATCTCCGACGATTTCTTCAACTACTGAATTATAAATAATTTCAATTTTTTCATTTTTCAATAATCTATCAACTAAAATTTGTTTTGCTCTGAATTTTTCTCTACGATGAATAATAGTTACTTTAGATGCAAATTTTGTTAAGTAGACTGCTTCTTCAACAGCAGAATCTCCACCACCAACTACAACTACATGTTTTTCTTTGTAGAAAGCACCATCGCATACTGCGCACCATGATACTCCACGACCTGTAAATTCTTTTTCTCCAGGGATATTAAGAGTGCGATATTTTGTTCCAGTAGCAATAATAACTGAGCGAGCGCTGTAAATTTCTTTTGCAGTCTCTACAAAAAAGAAAGGAGCGGCTGTGTACTCTGCTGGATTTATAGATTCAACAATACCGTACTTATATTCTGTTCCAAATTTTAATGCTTGTTCAAACATATGTTGAGCTAAGTCTGGGCCAGAAATATTATCAAACCCTGGATAGTTTTCAATTTCTGCTGTGTTTTGTAATTGTCCGCCTGGGAAACCCCCATCTAAGAGTAATGTTTTCATATTTGCTCTTGAAGTATAAGTAGCAGCTGTGAGACCTCCTGGTCCTCCACCTATGATAATTACATCATAAAAGTTGTTTGTCATTGTACTATATCTCCTTATTTCATGTATTAACAGATAGATAGTATGTATTTTATTTGCTAGTATTAAAGGAGAAGATATTATTGAAGAGATTAATTAAGAAATCAAAAGGGGATTCAAACATGATTGGTTTTATTGGTTATAGCTCAGCGCAATTTGATGAAGAAAAAGCGAAGGAAATAGTAGAAGAAATATTTAAAAGTTTAAATAAAAATGATGTGATCGTATCTGGAGCTACGAATCTTGGAATCCCTAAGTTAGTCTATAAAAAAGCTAACGAGTTAGGTATGAAAACTGTTGGAGTAATGTGCGAAGAAGGTCGTTCCGAAGAATTAGCGGATTTAGATGAATTGATAGTAGAAGGCGAGAATTGGGGAGACGAAAGTGAAAAATTCCTTTCAATGATAAGCGTATTGTATAAAATAGGCGGAGGAAAACAATCTACTGTAGAGTTCAAAAAAGCTAATGAAATGGGTATAAAAACTTTCGAATATGAATTATAATGATACAAAAATTAAACTTGCTAATATTTTATTAAGTCCAATCTTTATTACAATAATAGATGGAATTTTTATTTTAAGGAGAGATTAAATGAAACGCTTATTTAAAAAAGCTCTAATCAGTTTAAATGCTGACGACATGAGATTAAATAAAGATGAAGAAGTAAAAGACGAAAAAATCTTAAATAATGATGTAGACGAATTAGAGAAAAAACCATTAGATTTACCTTTACCTAAAAAAGATGATGAAATTAGTGATATTGAAATTAGTGATGAGCCAAAATTTGAGCCACCAACATTTGAACAACCTCAAGTAACGCCTGAATCTGTTAATAACGAATTTGGTGTAGAAAGCCCTGGTATGGGAATTGATTTAGTAAGCTTAGACCAAGGTTTATTGAATGACTTAGCATCGTTGCAAGTTTTATATCAACAAACAAAACTATTCCATTGGATATTTAATGGAGAAAACTACATCGCAACTCATAGATTTTTAGATGAAGTAGCTGATTCTCTTTTAGAAGAAATTGATTTATACGCTGAAAGACTAGTTTATTTAAACATTGATCCGGTTGCCGATATGACTCAAATTACAACAATGTCTTACGTACAATTTGTCCAGATGAATCAAAATTTTAAATTTAGCAATTTATTAATGATACTTGATAATGGGCTTAGTCAAATTATCGATAGCATGAAAGATAACAGTATTAGAGCTGGTGAATCTAAAGATATTGGCACATCTAAGATGTTAGAAGACTTTGTTTATGATTTGGAAGTATTACAACATCATATCCGTTCATTTAAATAAAAAAGAGGTTATAATTAACCTCTTTTTTATTTTATCTAGATATAACTTCAAATATAAAATTTTTTATTCCATCACTATCTTCAATTTCAAAATTATTTATAATAGCCAGTATTTCTTCTTCTTTTTCGAATGATTCATACAAGTCCTGAGTATCGTAATCTAAAGAATTAAAGAGCTTGTTGTGTAAAGCGCCTATATCTAAGCCGCTTTGTATGTTAGATGAAATAATAACTCCAATCTCATGAGAATTAGCGCCAACATTATCTGAGTAGTATTTAACTCCATTTAAAGATTTAGAAAAGGATTGATAACTATTATCTATTCTTATTAATTCATTAATTACTATTTCTACTAATTCTTCTTTAGTATAATCCTCATAATGTCTTTTTGTTATTTCTTCTATATCTTCATTGTAGAAATATAGAATTCTATATGCTTTCCCATTATATAGACAATCAGTGTTATTTTGTATAACAATATCAACTTCAGAAGGATTAAATTCATTTAATGACAATAAATTATCAAAAAATTGATCATAATCAATGTTATTAGCTTTCTTTGTTAAACGCTTCATTTTAAATCCCCTTTTTAAATATGTTAATAAAGTCTTGCTTTATTTTTAATATATAAAATCAGAGAGGAATGATATAATATGAAATACAACTTTGACTTAATATCAGATATACATTTAGATTTTTATGTAGACGTGAGACATCCAGAATTGAAAATGAGAAAGCGAATTAAAGAATTTGTCAATAGTATTTTATTAGAAGAAAAACAGAAAGTTTTAATTATTGCGGGAGACTTGGGTCATTATAATCATCAGAACATCTTTTTGCTAGAGGAATTGAAGAATTTTTATGAACATATCATTCTTGTTAGTGGTAATCATGATTATTATTTAGTGTCATCGAGTGTAAAAAACAAATATAAAAGTGATTCTATGAAAAGAATATCAGAAATGAGAAATAATGCCTCTAAAATTGAAAATGTCCATTACTTAGATGGTGATATTATTGAAATTGATAAAGTTAAATATGGCGGAGTCGGAATGTGGTATGACTTCTCATATGGGAAATTTTTCTTTGGGAAAAGTCAAGAAGCTCTATTTAACAAATGGAAAGAAGTAATGAACGATAGTCAACTAATTAAAGGGTTAGATTTCTTTAGCGATTTTAAAGAAGCTGATAAAGAAAAAGAAAAATTAGATTTAATAATAGATGATAGTGATATCGTTATTACGCATGTTGGCCCAGAGTGGAGTCGTATTCCTCATGAATTTAAGTATGATGTATGTACATCTTTCTATTACTTTGATGGTAGACCTTATTTTGATAAAATAGAAGATAAAGTGTGGGTTTTCGGACATGCGCATTATCGAAACGACTATGATATGCATGGATGTAGATTTATCAACGCTTCTTTGGGTTATCCATCTGAACGTAAAAGTAAGAGAATTGTTAATGTAAATAGTAATAATCCATGGGGAATTTAAAATAAAAAGGAATAAAATGAGTCTCGTATCCTATTCTTTTTATATAGAGATAGGATATGGAGATGACATTATGACTTTACCGAAAAAATATGTGATTTTAGGACTCGATTTGAGTTTATCTTCTACGGGGTGGTCTGTAGTAACAGTAGATGGTGAGAACTATAAACTTGTTGATTATGGATATATCCCAACCGATAAATTAGATCATTATGATGCATTATTAGCTATTGATAAGAAATTACAATCAGTTATTGAGAAGTATAAACCCGATTATTCAGCAATTGAGCAAATGTTTGTTGGGAAAAATAGGGATACAGCTATTAAGTTGGGGCATATTCATGGAGTTGCTACTTTGTTGTTAGCTAAAAATAAAATCCCTTCATGTAGATATGCAGTTATGACATTAAAATCAAAAGTAACTGGTGGAATTAAAACTAAAAAAGAAGACGGCACAAAGAAAACTGGTAATGAAATGAAAGAAGAAGTAAAGAGAAAAATTGTTGAAATATTCGGAGTTAATTCGTTTATTAAAGAATTTAATAGTGATGTTACAGATAGCATTAGTGCTGCTTACACATTCATATTAATGGATGGAAAAGAAATTGAAAAGAAAAAAGCTCCACGTAAAAAGAAAACTACTTAATAAAGTAGTTTTTTTATTTTAAATATTTTGAAAACAATATAAAAAACTTTATTTATTTTTTATATAATCATTATAACGTCTTTATATATATTGAATATATATGATGAGAGTGGTGAAAAAATGAAAAAGATGAATGTTGAAAAATGGTCATTGAAACCGTCCTCGATTAAAACATTTTTTAAGTTTATATTGTTTATGATTGGTCTTAGGGTCTCTAGAGAATTATTTGTTATGTTTTTACAAAGTACAGACATAGATGAAAAATATCTTTACGCCATCGAAATATTCGCATTCTTAATTCTAACAACTACTTGCACATATTTATTTATAGTACGAAAAGAAATAAGAGATGAATTAAAAATAGTTAACCAAAGAGAGATAGAAAGTTTAGCTTATCATGATTGTCTTACATGTGCGTACAATAGAGTAGGATTTAAAAAAGAGTTAAACAAGATTATCGAAAAACGATCTAATTTAGGCAAAAACTTAACAATTTTATTTTTAGATTTAGATGGATTTAAAGTAGTTAATGATAATTACGGACATCACATCGGAGATGAGCTTTTGAGGATAGTTTCTAAAAGATTAGAAAATTGTTTAAGAGAAGAAGATATTATATGTAGAATGGGTGGGGATGAATTTGTTATAGCACTAAAAGACATAAAAAATGAAGAATATGTGATTTCTATAGCGAATAAAATCATTAAAAACATATCTTTACCTTATAGTATTGATAATGAAGATATAAACATATCCACGAGCATAGGTATCAAACACCAAGTCATAAATAGCTTATTTGATATAGAACAAATCATTAAAGATGCTGATGATGCAATGTATATTGCAAAGAAAGATGGTAAAAATAAATATGTTTTTTTAAAATAAAATGTATTAAAATAATATAATTCACGTCATCCTACTTATTTTAAAATAGAGAATGAAAAGGAGGTTTCTTAAGTGAAACGATTAATGAAAAAAGCAGATACGCAAATGGAATTTAACCCCGCATTATACTCAGATGAGAATGGAGAAATGCTAAAACAAGAAGTAGTAGATTTCTTAGAAGATAGCATGGAACGCGTGGGAGCGGAATCAGATTTAGAGAGTTATAATGATGGTAGCATTGACGGCGGGTTACAAGGAAAAACAATTATTAAATGGTCCGTTATTGAAGCAAAATATGGAGCTTTAAATGATTGGGATAGAGAAGTAATTTATTATCGTGTTCAAGAAATCCCTGAATTACAAGAGGTATTTAAAAGCGAACTACAAGATGAAGCAGATTTTGGTTTTGAAGTAGTTGGCGTTGATATTGATTTTGAGGAAACTCAAGAAGGCTTATTAATTACTTATAAAGCTGATGTATCGTTTGATGAAAGTACAAGAAGAAATCAATCATTAGATTATTAATATCTTTAAAGAAGACTTAGGTCTTCTTTTTTTTGTCTCTTAAAAAACTAATAAATATAATTTAAATTATATTTATTAGTTTTTTAGTTATTCTTTTTATAAATAGTTAGGTGTATTATAGTAAAGAAAGTACGTTTAATGAGGTGAGATTCAAATGTCTAAAGATAAAACTATGCATGATAATTATATAGAAAAAGACCATCCTAGATGGAATGATATAGATAATAGAGTAAATACTATTAGACAAACTGCCATTGAAGCTCAAGATTTATCAAATAGAGCAATGACAGAAGCTCTGTTAGCTAATAGAATTCATATAGGGGAAAGCGAGCCTGAAAGCTTAATTAAGGTTTGGATAGATGGATCTGACGAATCAGTTGATGAAGTTTTCCATTCGCCGTTGTCTCAAGACATAAGAGATACTGTTACTAGTGTAAAACAAACAGCTGATGCTTTAGAGTATGCATTAAATTACGAATTAGACCCAGGGTACTTCAAGGGTATTTTACCAGGGACTGATCCGAATTTACCTAAAGATCCAAATAAGCCCGATTTAAGTGATGGCGCTGAAGGTACAGTTGGAAGAGTAAAAGTAAAAAGAGGTTTAAAAGAAGATATAGGCGATTTGCATGAGGGAGAGTTTGGATTTTGTTTAGACACTGAAGAATTATATATTGGAAACAAAGGTACACTTAAGTTAATTGCTAAAGTTGGAGGAGTAAGTACGCCTGGAGGCAGTAACGGAAATGTTACAGCTGATTATGTAGAGCTTATTTCTCAAAATGGAATAGCTTATAAATTGACTGTTAATGATGAAGGTGAGCCTATTATCTTAAATTCAGATGTCGACAATGTTATTCCACCTGCCCAATCTGAATCTGGTAGATTTAATGGTTTATTTATAAGTAAAGTATATGGAGGAGGAGGGAGAGACACTAACTCTACTCCAGTTTCTCACAGCTTTATAGAGTTATACAATTCGACTGATTCACCGATGAATTTAAAAGGCTTATCATTGCAATATGGGGAGTATTTACAGTCGTGGAAGATACTTCCTTTAAGAGGTATAATAAAACCATATTGTTCGTTTTTAATAAGATGCGGAAAGCATTCTGATCCAAATAGAAGATCAACTAGGTTTAAAGTGTTAGATTTTGATATGAGTTGGGATATCCCGATATCAGCTAATGGATATAAAGTTTATCTTAGCGTTGGTACTGAAAAAACTCCTTTTGATAATCCCGCTAATACAGATGGGCAATGGACAAAAGCTATAGGGTATATTAACATGTTCTCGGTTGGTGGAGACGATGTAAGTAAAACAATTGATGGATATGAAAAAGGTTACCTTCACATTGCTAATAAATATAGAATGACAAAAAGAAAATATTCCGAATCTACAGTTTATTTATTTGCGAACACTGGTGATAATAGAAACGATATAGATTTCGTAGATATGAGAGAAGCTAATATTGAGACTTATATGCCGAGATCTACTGGTTATGGTCAATGGTATTTTGATTACGACCAAATGAAATTAGATACCCATACTCCAAACGTTGTTAATATTTGTTTTGGGTATGACGGCGATACTTCTAGAACTTTTACATGGCAAACTCCAGTAACAAACAAAGGGTATATAAAGTATAAGTTGAAAAACTCTGATGATTGGATAACACTATCTTCTAGTAGAAAATTTGTAGCGCTTCAAGATGCAGACGTTACTGTTCACAGTGTTATACTAAGTAATTTACAACTTGGTAGTAAGTATGTTTACAAAGTTGGATACGAAGGAAATTGGAGTGATGAATATGAAATAGATATAATAGATAAGACTAATAACTCAAGTGTAACAAAAATTCTTTGGGTTACTGACCAGCAGGGGTGGGATAAATCAGAATACTCTGCTTGGTCAAAAGCTGCTAATTACATTGAAAAAAATGAAACATACGATTTTATTATCAATACTGGAGACATTGCTCAAAATGCTAACAGACCTTTTGAATGGAGAGAATATTATGAAGGCATGAAGAATAGTTTGAGCACGATGCCGCATATGACTTGTGTCGGCAATAACGATTTAATTGATAAACTATATAGTGAAGCTTATACTTACTATTCTACTGTAGAAAACAGTCCGTATCCTTCTGTTTATAGTTGGAATCATGGCTTAGTTCATTATATAGTGTTAGACTCTAATATCTTAACTGATCCATTAAATTCAGCCGAATATATAAGAGGGACTGCTGAACAGATTGATTTTATAAATCAAGATATGAGTAAAGCTGGAAATAAGAAGAGATGGATTATTTGTTTAATACATGAATCGAGTTATACAATTGTTAGAAGTGCAAAATTAAAACCTTTTATAAATGTGCTGTATGATGCTGGTGTAGACTTAGTTATTTGTGGTCACCATCATTGCTACCATAGATCACTAAGAATGGGTAGATTAGGTGAAAATGATGTCGACGTAGTAGATGAAACTAATGGAGTATATTACTTAATGTTACAAGCTGCTGGTTATAAACTAAGTGGCAAAACGATACCAACACCAAATGCTCCATGGAGAGCGCTTTATGATAGACCTGGAGATCCAATGTACGCAACTTTTGAAATTAGTTATGACAAGATTGAATATAAAGCATATCGTCTTACTAATATAATGCCTTTAATAGATAATGTAGGTAAAGAAGTTGTTCCAATATTGTTTGATACTTTGACAATATTGCCTAAAGCTAATAGGGGGAATTAGATATGTCAATAAAAATATACAATCCAAAAACGGGTAAATGGGAAAAAAATGCTTCTATCATTGCAAATAGTATAAAAGTTATAGATTTACCTGGGAATTTTGAATCAGAAGATGTCGACGGAGCTTTAAATGAATTAGCTGATAAAATAAAAGATATGAAAAATGACATCAAATACATTTATGAGAATGGTACAATTGGTGGCGGTGGAAATGGCGGAGCTAGTACTCCTTTAATTACTATCGATGGCCCTAATGAATACATTGTTAATTCAAACCAAACAATAGATATTTTCTATTACTTCACTTCTCCGAACCCAGGTAATGGTGTTGTAAATATCACTGTTAAAGGTAAAGTTATTCAAAATTCAGTACCACAATCTAGGAATAAAGTCACGCTTGGTCCATTCGAAAGAGGTACCCACGTTGTGACTATTTCTGTGATGGATAAACAAGGTTTTTGGAGTGTTCCAAAACAAATTAAAGTTATCTCTGGGTCACTAGAAATTAAAACTTTATTTGATGATAGCAGAGATTTTACTTTAAATGATGAAGTTATTATCCCATACGAAATATTAACAGAAGTAAATGAACCAGTATTTGTAGATTATGTATACAATGGAAACAAATTCACTATACAAGCAAATATAGGTGCTAATGAATTAAATTTGGGTAAATTGCCTTACATGGGTATAAGTACATTTAGTATGGTCGCTAGAAACTCTAAATACCAATCTAATGAAATTAGGTTTATATTAGTGGCAACAGATTCATCAAATCTGTTTGTTAGTACTACTTTTGATAAAGAAACATTTGAATTAGGCAGAAATTTACAAATACCATTCCGTATTTCTATGAAAAATCAATACTCTTTTTATAGTGATTACTATATAGATGATAAGCTGATAACAACAGTAACAACTTACCCTGGAGTAAATTTTTGGAATGTTGGTACAAATCTTGATATAGGTCATCATACTTTAAAAATAGTTACTAAAACTACGAATGGAATGTTTTCAACTGAATTAGTTATCAATGTTGAAATAGTTAGTTCTGGCTACGAGCCTTATAGACATGTTAGAACAGGTTTAATAGCAGAGTACGATGCCACTGGCAAAGTTAATAATAGTAGCAATCAAAAAGTGTGGGAAGATACTAGTGGAAACGGCGTAGCATGTAACCTTTACAATTTTAACTATACTTCAAATGGTTGGATGAATAATGCATTAAATCTTAGTGGTAAATCTTACGCAGAAATAAACTTAAAACCATTTTTAAATGGAGTTAAGAGTGGATTTACAATTGATGTACTTTGTAAAATTGAATTAGTTGGTAACATAGATGCTTGTGTATTAAGTTGTAAAAACCCAGTAACGCCATTCCAAGGGTTTCAAATAAATACTTGGAATACATCGTTAACATCTAAATTAAGCGAAACTATTTCAGCTCAAATACAAGACAATACTTGGACAAAGGTAACATATGTTATTGATAGATCAAATAAAATGATGGTGTCTTATATAAATGGAATTATATCATCAGTTTCGCACTTGCAACCAAATGATATAAACATGAGTAATTATACTGATGAATTTACTTTTGATGGCAAAATATTGATAGGCGCTAATTTAGATATAAATGGCAATGTAAGTAATCACTCAGTTTCTTCTGTAAAAAGCGTTAGAATTTACAACAGAGCACTAAATGATAACGAAATCTTGCAAAATTATATTGCAGATTACACTACTGAAGAAGAGCAAATGAAGATTAGAGATTTAAACACAACAGAAGAAGGTATGCCAACAATATCATTTATTGGTAATTTTGAACAAATGGATGAAAACTCTGAAAGAATTGGACAAATTTCTTATAATGATCCAAAAGATCCTTCTAAAGTATTTATAAAAGATGGATGTTTAATTAGTTGGCAAGGTACATCTTCTAAAAACTATCCAGTTAAAAACTGGACAATTAAATTAAGAGATGGTGGCGTTCCATCTTTAAACTATGCACCAAAAAATGATTGGAAACCAGAAGATAGATGGACATTAAAAGCTAACTTTATGGATAGTTCTCATGCTAATAACGTTGGTACTTGTAAATTCATAAACGATTTTTTCAAGCCATATCCATATCCATCTCAAATAGCAGACCCAAAAACTAGATCAAGCGTGGATGGTTTCCCAGTAAGATTGCAAATAAATGGAGAAGATGTAGGTATTTACACTTGGAATATAGATAGATACGCTCTTAATAACTATGGTTTTGTTACTTATAACACGGATGGAACAGTAAATAGACATGCTAATGCAGTTTCGTACGAAATAGGGGTTAACTCTTCAAGTGGAGCTGGAGCATTCCACGATGATTCATGGGATAGTATTAGAAGTGAATTTAAATGTCGTTATAACTATAGAGGAGAAGAAAGCGTAGTTACTGAAAAAATACCTCTAAATGGGGTTGTTACGACCGTATTAAAAACTGGTATGCATAATGAGTTACAGGCGTTAGTAACATGGGTTAAGAACTCATCTGATGAGCAATTCCGCTCTGAGCTAGAAGAACATTTCAGTAAAAGGCATTTGATTGATTATTATCTAATAGCTTACGTTTTTGGAATGGTAGATAACTTAGGTAAAAATATGGTTTTATCTACTTGGGGTAAAAACAGCCAAGGGAATACTGTTTGGTACCCTTCTTTCTATGATGTAGATAGTTTGTACGGGTTAAACAACAGTGGTATCATAGCATTCAATGCTGGTTTAGATATGGATAAAGGCGACTATAATACTTCAAGAAGTATGCTTTGGACTAAATTAGTTAAGATGTTTGGCCAAGAGATAAGAGAAAGATATCATGAATTGAGATTAAATAGAACAATAAATGGGGTACCAGCTCCGCCTATATTCTCTTATGAAAATATAATGTCTTATATTGGTAATGAAGTAATGGACACTATTGGGCAAAAATTCTACAATGAAGATGCTAGAGTAAAATATCTAAATGAAGCAGGCTATCAATGGTTGTATTTATGTAGTGGGAATAGAAGACAATTCACTGAAAGATGGTTAAAAGAACGTTTCATTTATATGGATAGCGTTTACCAATTCAACTATGATTCTAAAGCAGTGTTACGTTCTTATGCTCAAGGCAATTTAAATTTGAGAATAAAAACCTACTCTCCTCAATGGATTTTAGTTTCTTTCTCTGATGCTGCAAATACTAAAGTAAAACTTTATGTAGAGAAAGCTGGATATACTGATTTCTCAATGTTTGTAAATAATGGCACCGACAATAACATCGAGATATATGGTTGCGATAATATAATGTATATAGACGGTATTAAGAAACTTGATGTTCGCTCTATAAACATAGCAAATGCTTATAAATTAGTTGAATTAGATATAAGTAACTCAAATAGGATTGAAGAGATATCACTTGGTAACAACAGATATTTACAGAAAGTTCTTTGCAATGATTGTTCGAGCTTGGGTAAAGGCGTAGATAATAGAACTTTAGATTTATCAAAATGTTCTACACTTAGAGAATTAGACTGTAGTAATACTCATATAGCTAATATCATCTTTAGTTCAACTGGTGGAGTAATTGAATCTTTAAATTGTTCTAATACAGCTATTACTTCTTTCAACCTTTACGGACAAGAGTATTTAAAAGGTGTTAAGTTGGATGATTGTTACGATTTATCAGAAATGTCAATTATTAATTGTAACGGTATTGAAGCAATTGAGATGGCTAATACAAAACTAGCGAGTGTAAAAATAAATGGATGCGAAAAGTTAGATTTCGTTGATATATCTTACACTAAAGCATTAAGAAGTATTGATTTAAATGGATGTCCTAACATCACCACTCTATTGATGGCTGGAGTATCAAACGTTAACATGAAAGATTTAAATTTAACTAGCTTATTAAATTTATCAGTGTTAGATATAACGGGTTCTAGTTTTATTGAGACAATAACTTTTGGTCAATATAAAGAAAATGGCGTTACTAAAAACTTTAACAAATTAAAAGTATTAAGAGCAGAAAATTCATCATTAAAGTCAATTAGATATGGAGCCGAATCTCCTATTTTAGCATACTTAGATTTGAATGGTTTAACTCTAGATGAAATAAGATTAAAAGCGTGTGCTAATCTTAAAGAAATAAGAAATATAAATCTAATTGCAGAGAGTGGATATGAAGCATTCCATAACTGTTACAATTTAGAAAAAATACAAGGTTATATTAAATTAATCGGAGATGCATCATTTACATTCTATAATTGTGGAAAATTGAGTGGTTTGCCAACATTGGATTTATCAGAAGTGGTCTATATGGGCGAAACATTTGCCAATTGCCACAGTTTAACTGCGAGTAACGTAAGACAAATAATGATTAATTCTAATATTTCAAGTAAATTTGCTTCAAGTTGGGGAGTGTTTAAAAACTGTTATAACGTAACAGGTACAATCCCAGCAGATACATTTAGTAAATGTGTAGGCTTAGATAATGCAAGCGCTTTCTTCTATGGCTGTAGTTGGAGTGGCTCTTTACCTGAAACAATATTTAATCCAATGCCAAAATTGTTATATGCTGAATATACGTTTTTCAACAATAGTCTTTCTGGCCAAGTACCAACAAATATTTTTAAAAATATCCCTTTATTGGAAAGTGTAAACTATATATTTGCCCACAATGATTTTTCTGGAGCAAATTTAGACGAATTATTTAAATACAATCCTAATCTAAGAAAGGCACAAGCTGTATTTACGTATTGTCATTTATTAACCTTAACTATATCTGAAAATCTATTCTTAAATAATCCTAATATAGAAGACGTTGCAGATTTCTTCTTTAGTTGTGGAAAAGTAACTGGGTCTATTCCTAGAAATATTTTTAATAATATACCTAAAACAAATGGTACAAACAAATTGTTAAATATTGAAGGGTTTTTTGCAGATACTGGTATAAGTGGGACTATACCGGCTTATATTTCAGAATCTCAAAGAGGGTTATTAGATAGTTGTCTTTTATTAGATAATGTATCATGGTTATTTGAAGATACTAGTATAACTGGTGTTATACCTCCCGATATATTTAAGTATAATAACAATATTACTAACGCAAGTGGAGTATTTTCGGGTTGTAGTGGTTTAGGAGATTTTAATTCATCTAGTGATATTCCTCCAAACTTATTTAAAGGTAAAACTAGATTGGCAGATGTTTCGTTCTTGTTTGATGGATGCAGTGGATTATACGGAAGCATACCAGCACAGTTATTTTATGATTGTCCTTTAATAAATAGTGCTCATAATCTATTTAATGGTTGTAAGATGTTGAATGGAGAAATTCCAAGACGAAAATCAACATGGTCAAAAGCACCACATCCAACACAACCTGGAGTGGAAATAGATGTTGAGACAGTTCAACAATATGGTTTATTTGATAAATGCTTAGAGTTGATAAATGTATCTGGAGCATTCTTCGATTGTAATAACTTAACTGGAGAAATACCATCGACGTTATTAATGAATGCAAATAAAGTAACTGATGCAAGTCATTTGTTTGCTAGATGCTTCAATTTGTACGGACCAGTACCAAAAGATTTATTTAAAAACTGTACAAATTTAACTACTATAGATTCTGCGTTTGCAGATTGTGTGAATTTGCATAATTATATAGTAGATGGCGAAAATCCGTACGTTGTATCTCCTGACTTATTTAAGAATTGTATTAACTTAAGATACGCAGATCATGCATTTGCTATGTGGGGAGAAGGGTTGCCAAGTAATTCTAAATTAAATGGAGCAATACCTCCAGATTTATTTAAATATAATACAAAACTTATATCGGTTGAGGCTTTATTCTCCAACAATTTTGGTATTACTGGCGAATTAGGGGAAGACTTATTCAGAACCAATACAGCACTTGTTAGCATTGAAGATGCATTTAGCGATACTGGAATAACTTCTATTAACAGTAAATTCTTGAGCTACAATACAAGTTTGCAAAATATGAGTTATGCATTTAATCGTTGCAATTCTCTTAGAGGAAATGCGCCAGAATACTGGGTTGAAAGTCATCCAATTAATCCTACAGAATTCGCAGCTTGTTTTAGATCATGTACAGGTTTAACTAACTACGCTCAAATTCCATCTACTTGGAAATAAAAAAGAGGGATTCTATCCTTCTTTTTTTATTTACAAAAAACACTATTTATGATATAATATATATATAACGTAAAAAAGGTGGAGTGAATATGATTAAATATAGAAAGTTAACAAAAGAAGATTTTGAAGGAAAATTGTTTGAATTGATTAAGAAATATATAGGTAAAGGCTATGAAAATCAAATACAAGATCAAAAGTTAGAATTAGGAGATAAGCTAAATTATGCTATACACAATTTAGTTTATGAAGGGAAAATAAGTGAAGATTTAGATAAAATAGAATTTGATTTTGAAAATACTGATTGTTTAGAGACAGAAAATATTGGCGATTTTTATTATATGCCGGTAGTTGCGGGCGGAGATTGGGAACATCCAGTTTTCTTCATTATTTATTTTGATGATGAAGATACTGTACGCGCTTACATTCCAGAAGATGGAAATGTTTACAACATTAAAATGAAGAGTGCATTTGGTAATCACGAAGATGAAGAAAAATATGATTTTGTGGATGGAAAATGGCAAGATGTTAAAGTAGAATGCACTGATGACCAAGCCTTCAAAGAACAGTATCGACAAATTCTCAAAGAACAACATGGGATTGACGTAGATGGTGACGGATGTGATTTTGAGTATTACGATCTTGATTTTGACGAAGAAAAAATGGTAGCAGAAATTACTAGCAAGTTAGAATTAGTTAACTAAATTCAAAACAATAAAACCCACTAAACAGACATTTTATAATGTCTGTTTTTTTTATTTTAAAAACTTGTCTTAGAATGCATACTATATATAGAGGTGAGTTATTAATTTGATTGGCATCTATATGATAAGAAATAAAATAAACAATAAAAAATACATCGGGCAAGCAGTTAACATAATAAGTAGATGGAGAAACGGACATTTATTACCATTAAGAAAAAAAAAGCATCACAATGATCATTTGCAGAAATCTTGGAACAAATATGGAGAAGAGAATTTTGAATTACTTATTTTAAAAATTTTTGAAAACCATAAACAAGATTTATTAGACAAATATGAAAAATATTTTATAGCTTACTATAAAACAATTAATTCTCAATATGGCTACAACAAAAATGACGGTGGGCATAATGGAAAACACAATGATGAAATCTTAAAGAAAATAAGTGAAAAAATCTCTCATAAATTATTAACAACAGAACAAGCAAATGAAGTTATCAGTATGCTTATTAGCGGAAAATCTGAACAAGAGATAGCAAATACGTTTAATATAAATCGACGTTTAGTGCGAGCAATCAAGTTTAATAAAACTTATCGTTTTATTAATCGAAAAGGTTACGTTCCAAAAGAAAAAATGAAAACCAGAGAACACTTAAAAGAAGATAAGGTTTTAAGTATTTTAAAAGATTATGAAAATGGAGTGTATATAAAAGATATTTTAAATAAACATTCTATATCTAGGAAAGTATTTGATAATATTAGAAACAATAAAACCTATTTAAACGTAGATAGAAGAGGGTTTAATACTAAAAAAAGAAAAATTAATAAAAAATATAATGAACTAGATGAAAATTTAGTTATTAAAATATTAAACTCTTTATCGAATTCAGAAAGAATGAATGATATTTGTATTGAATTCAATGTCAAATACAACGATGTGAAGCTTTTAAAAGAAAATAAAATTTTTACACATATAAGTAGAGAAAACTTCAATATCCCATTATTTGCTAGAAACAAAAGTGGGTATCGCTTTTCTGATGACGAAGTTAAAGATATATTGAAAAGACTACAAAACGGCGAAAAAATAATAGATATATGCAAAATCTATGGTAAGAATTCTGCAAATACAATTAGTAAAATCAAAAATGGAATTGCATATAAACACATTAAAAGAGATTAAAGGGAGAGAAAACATGAAAATATTAGCTTTTGCAGATTTCCATTTGGGAGTAACGGCATATGGACGCATTGACCCAGAAACCAATTTAAATACTAGAGTTTTGAATGCGTTAAAATCACTAGATGAAATGATTGATTACGCTATAAATAAAAAAATTAAAGTTATAGCTTTTGCTGGCGATGCATATCATCGTAGTTCACCTTCTCCAACTTTAATTTCCGAATTTAATACAAGAATTAGGAGAGCTGTTGATGCTGGAATAAAAGTTCTATTATTAACTGGAAACCACGATGTAGACAGAATTGAAACAAAACAATCTCCACTTGGGGCTTTTGATGACTTAAAGGTAGAAGGAGCTTTTCACTCTAGATTTCATAAAGAAGTTAATTTAGAAGTTGATGGAGAAACTGTAAAGTTCGTATTCTTACCAACATATCACACTAAAGAAGATATTGAACACATTGTTGATAATACGACTTATGATGGTAACCCTATAGTTTTCTTAGCGCATCTAACATACCAAGGCGCGATGTTAAACGAATGGAATATAGCAGAAAAGGAAACTTACATCGATCCATCTGTCTTTGATAAAGAAGGAGTAGCAGCTGTTGTTTCTGGTCATTTACACAAACATCAAACTCTATATAACTCTCCTTTTGTATTCTATTGTGGTTCATTACAAAGAGTTGATTTTTCTGAAGAGCAACAATCTAAAGGTTTTGTAGTATTAGATGTAAAAAGTGATTCTCAAGTAACTTATGATTTTATTGAAATAGAATCACAAAAAATGTTTACTCTTGATTTAGATTTAATAGGTGAATCTGAAGAGACAGAACTTGTGATTTCTAATCTAACTAGTTTTAAGAAGAGATTAGAAAATGCAATTGTTAGAATCAGATTGGATTTAGATAAAAATAATGTAATAAATGAAGCTAGAATATATGATTGCGCTTATAATTTAGGTGCAGCTAATGTATTAGATATACAAAAGAGATTCCAAAAGCAAAATATTGTTCGAAATGCTAATTTAACGGAACATGTTGATGAATATAAAGCTTTAGAATTGTATTACGAAGACAAGGATAATGCTGATGAGTTAATAGAATTAGGAAAAGAAATAATTGAGCAATTGAAGAAAGAAGGCAAAATTTAATGAATCTAATCAACAAAGAAACAATACAGCAAATCTTGTCGTTTTATCCTGACGAATCTAAAGAGTTAATTAAACATCAAATTAATGCAATGGAAGAAATAATAAAAAAGCAAAGTGATTTATACACAAAAGATAAAGGTTATCAACGAGCTGTTGATTACATTTTGAAACAGATTATAGAAGGTAAATTTATATTGAAGTAATGGAGATGGACAAAACCATCTCTTTTATTTTGTAAATTTCTCCACAAATTGTAAAATTTTTACAAGTGATAATTTCGCTATTTTAAAATATTAGTGTTATATAAAAATGTTTCAAATTTGAAATAAGGAGGGAAGCGTTATGACTATAGATAAGTTTAAATCTGGATTCTTAGGTAGTTCTTCTATATTAGTAAGCACAGTTAATACAGAATTGGTCGAGAGTGGTGTTCATTTTAAAGAGTTTTCATTTTTTAATTATCAATCTTGTACGATTCAAATAAATGATTCTGAACCAATCTACTTAGCTGCAGAGCAGGGATTTTCTTATTCTACCTATAAAGAAGACAAGTTAATATATAGTTTTGTTATTAATAATGCTGATGTCTCTTATAATTGGATAGGAGCGATAAAGTATGTCTCTATTCATAAATAAGCCTAAAGGCACTGGTAATGGAAACGAAGGTGGCGGAAATGGATCGGATTATACTTATCGTATAAGAGAAGTGCCTCTTGGTGTAGTTGATGGCATAAACAGCGTATTTACTTTAAGTTTTATACCTAAAGCCGGTACCGAACACGTTTTTAAGAATGGGATGTTAATGTCTAGTGAAGTAAGTGGAGATTATGTTCTTAATGGTAACAAGATTACTTTTAATAATCCACCATTAAAAGGAACGAAGATATTAGTTACTTATATGGAATAAATCGCGTGATTAAAATTTATTATTTTGCGAGGTGATTTAAGTGACAACAAGAATAGATGATAGTCAAATTGGTTCCGAGAAGCTTGATAGCTTAGTTGATAATGTCGGTAATATTAGAGCTCCAATAAAAGATTTAACAGGTTTATCTGCGGTTCCTATTGAAGGAGAGAGAACGTATGTTAAATCTTTAAATATGGATTTAGTATTTGATTCTGCGAAAAATGAGTGGGTACCAATTGGTAGCAATAATTCTATTGTAGATGAGAAAACAATTGTATTCGTTATGCAAAAGCCAATATTAGGTCCACAAAAAATTGAAATTCTATTCCCTTATAAGGGGAACATAACTGATATTTACGCTTCTCTCGTAGTACCTGGAGAAACAAGTACAATTCTTCAGGTTCAAAAATGTTCTCAAACAAATTATGAGAATAATGTAGTATGGATGAACGTGGGAGATCCGATGACTATTTTGAAAGATAGAAAAACATCAACACAGGTTTTTGCAGGCTCAGGTCATACTGTTTCTTTAAATGATTATTTTAGAATTGATATTACAAAGTTGGGCCAAAATATAGAGAGCTTAACTGTTAATATAAAAATTAAACTAGATTAGAGGTGTTAATTATGGCGACTCCAGTAATAACATGGTATAAAGCAAATAATATTGATCAAGCAACAAAATATGATGTTGGTATTGTTGATGCAGGGAGTATATCTCCAGATACAACAATGCTTATTTGGAACAACAGAGGTCTTCAAACAGACGTATCTGATATGACAAGTTGTACTATTACAACAAAAGATATCAGTGGTGGTAATAGTGGTGAGATTATCACTAACACATGGATTAGAGTTAAGGTTGATTCTATGCAAGAACAATCATTTACTCCAATTGGTGGTACTGTGACTAAAGAGATAAGAGCTGCTGGAGCACCTGCCGGAGTTATAAAAGGTACATCTAATGATGGTATAGCAGAAAACTCAGCAATGAATTTTGCAAAAGTAACTTTGCATGCTAATGTTCCACAAATTGCGACTGCTGGTAACTTTGATTTTATAACAAGAGTATCTTACCAATATATTTAACAAATTAAGAAGCTCATTTTTTGAGCTTCTTAATTTAGCTTTTTGAATGGAGGAGAAAAATATGTTTTCAGGAGATATAAGATTTTCGCCAGTAAATCAAGATTTCATATGGATGGCTGAATATGTTAATGGAAGTTATTATTCTGAATTTGATTTTTCAACTAAAAAAGAAAATCAATTCTACAATATTAAACGAAATGAACTAATTAGATTTGGGTTAGTTGGGTGCGGATTGAAATTATATTATGAAGCTATAGGTGGAGTATTTAAACTTAATGGTCAAATGATTGAATTAATTTATGAAGTTGATGGTAAAGAATACTACCTTACTGGCAATCAAAAATATTATAATGACATTATTTCATATAAAGATGCTCATTCTTTTTTATCATTCGATCGCGAAGGAGAAGTTAAGAGTAATATTAATCAATACAATTTTGGTTACAAAGTGAATTTAAATTATGATGATTTAGAATTTAACTTTAAAGCACTTTGTAAAATTCCGTTTAATAAGCCAGTATATTTAAACTTCAGATTAGTGGCTAACAAAGATTTAGAAGGGTTTTTTGTAATTAAAAGAAACGGCCATGTGGTTGATAAATTCCAAGCTCCATTACAAAAAAATGTTAGTGGAGAACTAAATTGGCAATTGTAGTGAGGTGATAATAAAATGGAATCTACTAATAATAGTGGAGTTTTAGAAACTAAAGAGATAGGTTTACCTATTAGTACTAGTGGGACTCACTTTAACACTGAAATAGACGAAGTAACTAATACTTTAAGATTAAAAAAGGTTGATACTGATGCAACAGGTACTGTTCTTTATGCAAGCGAAGGTTATTGGATTTCAAATGTAATTGATTTAGGCGATAAATTTGCTGATTTTGACAAAATATTTACAACAAATGTAAACGCGGGATCAAGTTCTTTTTCTATCTTCACCAGAGTTTCTGATAATAGTATTACTTGGTCAGATTGGGTTGCTATTGCGGTAGATAGTACTATTCAGTCTGAAACAAAACAATATATTCAAATCAAAATAAATTTATTTGCAGGTTATACTGATAGTGTTTTTTTAATATCAAGCTTTAAAAATGCAAATGATGTTAATTTATTCGATAACAAAAATTTCATCGACACATCTAATGGGCTTAAATTAAAAAGAAATTATAGTTTTGATATGATAAAAGATGAAACTTGGAAAGATACGGGTAGTTTACACCGTATGTTTATTACTCGTAGTGAATGGTTAAAAATTGATAGATTAGAAGTAAAAAATAAACCTTTCATTAAAGCAAATACTGATTTAGTTGGGATTTTAAATGCCGATACTAGTTCTAATATTAAACTGTATAGTAGTACTGTATACGGATCACAATTTGAAAATTGGAAAGCTTTCAATGGAATAAATGACGGCGGAGTAAACTGCACTTTATTATCTGGGACAAGTGGGTACCTTGCTATTGTCTTCAATACTAAACAGCCTTTAGGTAAATATAGAATTGGCTATGCAGATATTCAAACTAATAATGCTGTCCCTACAGACTGGATTCTCTATGGTTCCAATGATACTACAAATGGCGTAGATGGAGCATGGACTATAATAGACACGGTAAGTAACCAAGCATGGACAGCAGGGCAGAAAGGGTTCAGAGATTTTGAAATTGAAAATAAATATGGTTTAGTTCAATATAAAGCTTACCGATTCTCCCATTCTAAAAATAACGGTTATAGCATATATACTGCTTATTCAGAAATTCAATTAATTTCACCATCTTACGATGTAGAGAAGGAGGTTTTATAATATGACAACTTGGAACCTTACTGAAAAGGGTACGGGGATAACTCTTTCTAATAATAACTTAACAGCAGCTGGAATCACTCAAACAAGTTCTGTAAAATCTACAGACCCTAAGACATCTGGTAAATGGTTTTGCGAAGTAAAAATTGATACAGTGAATTATAACTATATAGGTATTGCACCATCAAATGCATCAATGACTTCTAGTCTTAGTACTTCCACGGATCTTTTCTGTTATTATTATGATGGAAGGAAAATTAATAGTGGTGTTTCAGCCGCATATGCTTCATCATATACTACGGGGGATATAATTGGTATTCTTGTTGATTTCGAAGATGGCATATTAACGTTTTATAAAAATGGTATTAATCAAGGAGTAGCTTATAACAATATTAAGGCACTAGCGGATTTTTGCATTGTTGCTAGTAGTGGTACTGTGAGCGCTACGGGTAAAGTTACTGCTAATTTTGGTGCAACACCATTTGCTTTTAACCCGTTAGAAGAAACATTACCGCCTGGAGTGAAAAGTTATGATGGTTCTCAACAGCTATCAGCAATGAATAAGTCTTTTATTTATAATGATAACACATACAAGGCATTTACAGTAGGGAAAAATGCTATAGAGAGTGTAAACATTATTCCAAAAATGATTAACGATACAACTCCCGCACCATATGTATCATCTGCATCTTCTTCTTATGGTGGATACACGGCTTTTAATGCATTCAGTCAAATATTCAACGGCTCTAGTAGATGGATAGCGGGAGCTGTAGCTCCGCAATGGGCAAAGATAGACTTAAATAAACCAAATAAAGCCTACTCATATAAACTATCAGCAGGACATGTCGACCAGCAAACGGCTTCATGGATACTACAAGGTAGCAATGATGACAATCAGTGGATAGATTTGCATACTGTTACAAAGAAACCTTTAGCTATTGACACATACACTGAATTTCCTATTCCTGTACCTAATTACTATAGATACTATAGAGTGTATATTACAGAAGTGTATTCTGGTGGGGTATTGGCGCAAGCACTCGCTTCTTTAAGTGGATTCGCATTGATGACAGAATATATACCAGCAAGCGTTTCTAAGTGGGAAAATATTTCAAATGTAACTCCTACTAAACAGCAGTTTATTGATAAAGGCATGGATAATTTAAATAGTCTTAATAGGTCTGTCCAAAATAAAAGTTTACCAATGCTAAATAATAGTGAAATCTTGTTAGGTGAACCAGGTAAGGTTTTTAGTGGAACTATTGACCTTGAGAAATACCCTGATATTAAAAAGGTAGCTATTAATAATTATGCTAAAGGGACAATGACCTTGAAATCTAAAGATCATTACTCAATATTAACTATTACTAAAAGTAGAAAAGTAGTAAATATGACATCTAATTCCACTCCTTCGCCGTTTGTAGCAAGCGCTAGCGGACAAAGTTCAGCTACTTACGCAGCTTGGAAAGCTTTTGATGGATCTACCACTGGATCAAATATCGGATGGGGAGTAGGTGTAAAAAGTGGATGGTTACAGATTGATTTTGGAAAAAAAACCAGCATTTGTGGATTCACATTGCATTCAGGAAAAAATGGAGGATACTATTTGCATTCTTCATCACCTCATGATTTTAAATTAACTGGGTCTTATGATGGATTAAACTGGTATGATATTAATGAATATGTTACGACTTGGGGTAGTAACAATGCAAGCAATACTTCGAAGAAATTTGATTGTAAGTATGTTAATTATAGATATTATAGATTAGTTATTAATTCTTCAGCTACTACAAATATATATGTAGGAGAAATGTTTTTTGAAGAATATGAAATAAAAATGACAGAGTATCCAATTAGTAATAAAAATTTACTTATTAACAATAGCGGGGAAATATTTTTTAATTACTTAATTGAGAAGAAAGACTATGTTTTACAAGATGATGGCAGTTTAGGTAATTTCAACACTATTACTACTAACCAAAAACCACTAAGTATTAAATTTGATTAAAATAAATTTAAAAAGAGGTGAAACGATATGAGTATTACAAAAAAAATTGAATTAGTACCAACAATGACGAGTAATACTTCGGCGGGGGTTGCATTTGGTAGTGGTGTATTAAGCACAAGTTATAATTTTTTTATGGCTTTTGACAAAAATGTGGCAACTGCATGGTGTTCTAATTCAATTATTTCTCACCTAGGATATAACTTCAATAAGAATACTTACCTCAATGCTTACTCTCTAACATGTAGAAATCTTAATGCTGATGATTTAACTTCGATGGTAAGTTCATGGACATTTGAAGGTTCTAATGACGGCACTTCTTGGACAGTGCTAGACACTCAAAATGGTCATACGTGGACAAAATCACAAGAGAAATTATTCAATTTAAGCACATTGGTAAATTATTCTCAATATCGAGTGAATATAGCGGCAAACAACGGCTATGCGGGCGTATCTTCTATTGGGGAGTTTAATCTTATATGGTTTAAAAATGTCGGCATTGCTCTTAAAAACCCAACAACTGATAAAAACTATTCCCTATCAGATAACACTCTTATCCATCTTCCAAATGCATCGAATAAAAACATGATTTTATTCGGTATGGAACAAGGAAAGGAGGTTCAATTGGATGTGCCTCTTGACAGGATGAAATATATACAAGATATGAGTGAAGCTTTAGATGTTGGTAGGACATTTAGACATGAAATTGAGGTTGGTAAAGAAATTGTACAGAAGGTGATTCTATAACAAAAATAAAACCAGTATTAGCTTAATTGGTTTAAAAAATAAGAAGGTGAAAATATGGCTAAAACAATAATTTATACTTCTAATAAAACATTGGTTCAAAGTGGAAATACATTTACTATTAACTCAGGAATGAATATTGGTACAACTAATGTTATTACTAGCGGAAAATGGTATTGGGAGGTGAAAATAGACACACTTGCTCCTGCAATTTACATTGGTGTTACGAATAGCGATTTTAGCTATAATATAGCAAATGCTGACCAATCTCTCTATTCATTAGTATTACATTGCGGAAATAGAAATTTCAAGTATAAAAACACCACTATTACAAGTGATTTAACTAACCTAATTAGTGGCGATGTTATTGGTATTTTTGTAGAAGCAGATAGTAAAATAGTGCATTTTTATAAAAATGGTGTAAAATTCAAAGAAATCCAAACAGACTTTAAAGATTTCTTTCCATTTGTGGGCTATGGCACTACTAGCGGAACTGGCGTTACAACATTTAACTTCGGTGCGAATAATTTCTTTTATGTTCCGAAGAATATAGATTACACAGTGTTAGCATATGAAACAGAGAAAAGATTTATATTTCTAAATAAATTCTTAATTTTAAGTGGTACTGAAATCATCAGTATAGAAAAAAGTGTAGATAGTGTTAGATTGATTAGTTTACCCTCTCGAACAGAACAAAATTATATTAAATACGGTATGGACAAGCAGACAGAGCTAGACTTGTCAACAGAAATCACAAAGAAAGAAATTATTAATAAGGATGGGACTTCAAACACAATAACAATTGAGCCTACACCACTCAGAGAATTATTAGGTAATAATATTAGCATCTTAGAATATACAGATAGCCCTTCTCAAGAAACATCCTCTATCACTTTAGAGACAGAGCCTTTTAGTGTATATGATTATATAGGTGAATTACCTAGTATAATAGCTTATACTGAGTCCACAGAAGATGTTATTGTATCAACTAACACAGAGCCATTTGATATTTATGATGAATTTGGTGATACTGTTGATGTCCTTTACTATACAGATAATGAAACAGTAACAAATGCTGATTTAATCCTTGAAGCTAATTGGTCGCCTATAGATGAACTTGAAGGTGATTTTGATATTGTAACTTGGACAGATGAAGAAGGAGATAGTGTTGCAAGGAAAATTGAAATGCAAGCAACACCAAAACCTCAATTTATTAAGCTTGTCGATAAGAAAAGGATTTATGGATATTTGAAAGATATCATTATCCCTGAATCATCTAAAGGAAAGAAGTATGTAAGGTTTTTCTTGAGTCCAGACGATACGACATATTACGTTTGGGATAAGTTAAATCAACAGTTTAAGACTACAAGTTTTTCAAATGAAACTGATATTTTAAATTTAGGTATGACTTCATCTGATTTGGATTCAATAACAGAAATACAATGGAACAAGTGGCAACATGAATTTGTAAATATCTGTATCTTCTTAAAAGATAATGCGAGGGATACAACTATATCTTCTATCGACAATATGTCTTATAATTCTTTAGCCCCTACAAACACAAATAATATTTCTAGTTTATCTTTATATATATTAAATACTACTGCAAAAATAAATGTCGAATTACAAGGGAATTTATTAAAAGGTACATTGAGTGATGATGACTTAACAAGAGTTCAATATAGAGTAATACTAAATAATAAAAATTTCTATCCAAAAGATGGTAATTTTACTGCTTTATCACCATCGCCTCAAAATATAAACTTAGAGATACCAACTAAAGAAATGATTATTGGAGGAATAAATACTTTAAAAGTAGAGTTCCAAGATTTCTTTGGTACTACTGATTACTGGTTACATCAGTTTATTGGTGAATACTCTGGTGTAATGTTCGCAGATGAACAGAATAAATATTATTCAACAGATACAGGGGAAATATTGAGAAGCTTAGATTTTGGAACTATTATAGCTGGCCAAACATCTCAAGTTAAGATAATATATATCCAAAATAAGCACTCTTTCGATATTCACAATATAATGTTGTCTAAGTTGTCAAATAGCCTGCCAGATGGGGTTGAGCTTCAAATTAGTAAAACTAACCAGCCGTTCGTTCCAGAAGAAAGTCTAATGTTTGAAGATTTACTTCATTACAATGATAAATTAGCTTTTTATGCAAGATTAAAAACAATTAAAAATACTGAACCAGGGTTTGGCGAATTTGATATCGGAGTAAAAGCTGATCCAATAAAATAAATTCCAATACAATGGAATAGAGGTGTGAAATAATGTCGAATAACGATATTTTTGGGCGTATCACGGTTACCTCTCAAAATAAAATGAAAGGTAATTTTAGAATTATTGGTTTTGGCGAGAAAGATTTAAGTTCAACTATCTCTACTAAATATTCTAGAGACGTAGAATCAAATGTGCTCATTTATAGTGATAATATAATTGATGAAAACGGTAAAAAAGGGAGTCAAATAAAAGCTGGTATCAAGGTACCTCATAATGATAATTTGCAAAGCTCTATTTCTATTATGCCTCACAATATAATGAGAATCATAGCGGAAATAGTAGAACCTCCAAAAACGCAAGTAAATTTAAGAAATGTGCAGGATGCATTTATTAGGAGTTCTAGTTCCACACTTAATTTCGGTAAATTTTCAAATACCTTTGTTGGTAAGAATTATCAAGAGGAATTCAAAACTTTTATAAAAATAGATATAGAAGAAATTCCTAAAGTCAATCAAATTATTACTAAATCTGATTTAGTACTTTACAAAGAAAATTATACTCAAAATATAGGCAAAATTGAGATTTATGAAGTATTAGAACCGTGGGCTGAATTAGGTGTTACTTGGAAAAACCAACCAAAAGTTGGAAAGGTAGTAGCTTCTGTTTTGCTACCCACAAACCCTAGTGTAATTAGAGTTAATATTTTAGACATTGTTAATGAGTGGTATAAGGGTAAGCCAAACAACGGTATTATGTTGAAAGTTTCTTTAAATAATAGTGAAACTGAGAATTTTACAGTTGAAGGCTATAATATGGAAACTTATCAATTTGGTACATCAGAAGGTGTGATTAATAGCCCATTTATTGATGCAGAATATTATGATGAATCATTAACATATAGTTCTGATATTGATAAATTAGAAAGTTCAATAGTTGTACGAAAAAGCAAAGATGGAAATTTAATAAGTAGTTTATTTGTTAATAGTTACTGGGATAAAGATGAGTTGCATGGTTCAATTACGGTTCCGCAATACAACAAAGAAGAAAACTTAACTTCTAATGTATCTGTAAGGAAATCTGATGGTGAAAATATCCCTTCAACAGTAATTGTTTCTAATCCTCAATTATTTAGTTCTATTAACGTCTATTTGTCTAAATTATTATTAAGTAATATGAAAGTAAGAAAAACTGACTATGGAAATTTACCATCTAGTATTAGTGTTAGAAAAAATGGTATTGCGAATCTCTATAGTACTTTAAAAATTGAAAGTAAAAATGAAATAGAAGAGCTATCTTCTTGTATAATTATATCGAAGCCAGATTTAGTAAGTGAAATAAAGGTTAAGATTTTTGATGAATTATCAAGTAGTGTCAAGGTTAGAAGAAAAGATGAAGAAAAATTAACATCATCATTAATAGTAACTAGACCAGACTTATTAAGCACATTAAAAGTAAATGTATATGGAAACTTAGAGTCATCTATCACAGTAAGAAAAAGTAATATTAATAGATTGATTTCTAGTTTAATTGTAAGTAAGCCAGATTTAACAGGTAGTATTTCTGTTTACCCTACAAGTTCTATAACAGGTTCTATTAAAGTCATTAATACGTTTTTACCTTCTTCTATAGTAATTAGAAACAACGAAGATAACGATTTAGATTCTCATATTACTATAAGAGTTTTAAGAGTAAGCGAATTAAGTTCAAGTTTGAATATATTCAAAAGCTCTGATATAGTGAGTAGTATTATTATTGTTAGTAATAATGGAGAAAATTATGTATTTATAATGTAAACAACAAGGGATGAAATAATTAAAGTTTATTAACTTTAAAAGTGAGGAGGATATTATGACTATAGATAAATTTAAATCTGGTTTTCTAGGTAGCCCTTCTATATTAGTAAGTACAGCTAATGTAGAGTTAGTTGAAGATGGAGTTAATTTTAAAGAATTTTCATTTTTTAATTATCAATCTTGTACAATTCAAATAAATGATTCTAGCCCTATTTATTTAGCGGCAGAACAAGGTTTTTCATATGCGTCTCTTCACAATGGTAAATTATTATATAGCTTTATTATCAACAATGCGGATGTTTCATATAACTGGATAGGGGCGATCAAATATGTCACTATACGTAGGTAAACCAAAAGGTACTGGCGGGGGTAGTTCAGGCGGTGGAGGGAATGCAAACATCGATGATACTGTAATCAGCGTAACTAGTACATGGTCTTCAAACAAAATTAATTCCGCAAAAGCTGATAAAGCACACAATCATGAAATAACAGACGTAGTAGGCTTATCCGAAAAATTAAGTAATATAACGCCTAGTGAACACACTCATGCAATAGCAGATGTATTAGATCTTCAATTGTCATTAGATGGGAAAGCTGATAAAACTCACATTCATCAAATAGGAGATGTAATGGGGTTAGCTGAGAAATTAGAAACTATTACTCCTGGCGATCATAACCACGAAATCGATGACATAACAGATTTGCAATTAGCGCTAGATAGAAAAGCTAATACTAATCATACTCACGCCATAGCGAATATTACCGATTTGCAGAGTGAATTAGACAGCAAATCATCATTAATTCATAAGCATGAAATGAGTGATATTAATGGATTGCAAACAGAATTTAGTAAAAAAGCAGATGTTAATCATACGCATACAATTGCAAATATACCAAGTCTTCAGACAGAATTAGATAGCAAGTCTAACATTAATCATGTCCATAAGTGGGTAGAAATATTAGAAAAACCAGTTTCTACGCCAAATAATATTGATAAAGCTGTTACAAGTACTCACACCCATACTAATAGGAATGTTATTGATTTCTTAGGTGGAGATGGTGACACACTTACTTATAAAGGACAACCAATTGACGGTTTTAAATCTGTATATTCATTAACAGAAAGAAACAACATACCTATGACTGAAAGAAAAAATGGTATGCTATGCTTAACGTTAGAAGACGGAGCTCTTTATTATTTAAAGGGTGGTATTGACAATGCTTTCTGGGAAATATTTGCTGTGGCCGCTGGTGGAGCGACATCTGCGAGTTCTCTAGAATATACCCCTACGGGCGAATTGACTGCAATAAATGTTCAAGCTGCATTAGATCAATTAGAAACTAATAAAGCTGATAGGAAAAATTTATACACTAAAACAGAAACTGATAATTTATTAGCCGGCCATTCACATGATTATAGTAGTATAGCAAACACTCCAGATTTATCTTCTCTCCATTCTCATAGTAATAAAGCTACGCTTGATAAATTTGGTGAATCTATGGGTGAATTAACATTTAAAGGGAAAACTGTAGGTACGATGATTGCTGATATCTATGATATGGATGGAGATGGTGTAATTGATAAAGCTGCAACACTAGATGGTTTAGTAGTTAGTCCATCAACTTTAAACTACGCAGTAGGATTAACTGGAAACATACAAGCTCAAATAAACGCGATTTCTTCTGGTACAGTATTTAAAGGAGAATTTAATACTTGGGCAGCGATGTTATTAGCTTTACCTAATCCATCAAAAGGATTTTGGATTTTCATTACTGCTGATGAAACAAAAGGTGGAGCGAAAACTCAATATTACCACGATGGAACAGAATGGATTTATGGTGGTGGTTCATCAAATGTACCTGCTGCCACTAATACAGTACTTGGTGGTATTAAATTAGCTGGAGTATTAGAAAATCCAAATAGTACTAGTGATAATCCACTCTTAAAAGCGACAGGCGTTGCACCTGGTATTTACAATAATGCAAACCTAATAATCGATGAAGATGGTAGGATTTCGCACGCAGAAAATGGAAGTTCTGCATTTATTAATGATGATGTTGTAGCAGAAAAAGAAACATGGTCATCAAACAAAATTAATGATGAGTTAGTTAAGAAATCTAATTCAAATCATACTCATCCACAATTGCATGACGCTGATCAACTTGGAAACGTAAAGTTAGATGGCACAAAGGTAGCTGATAAAAAAATTATCGCATATAACGCTGTTTCTGGCAAAGCAGAGTGGGTTGATCCAACGGGCGGTAAAGTATATGTTGGTTCAAAAGTTATTCCTGGAGATTTCAGATTGGTAGCTGGTTCTTATGTTAACCTTTTTATTGATGAAACTGCTAAGACAATAACTATTAATTGCACCGCTATGGGAGGTGGAGGCGGAGTGCCTACGTTAACAGAAATAACGCATACAGAGCTAGTACCAGCTGGTGGACAAGTTAGATTAAGTTTAGATGCAGCTTTTAACAAGTATGATATTAGAACATTAGAAATGCATAATACGGAAAGTATGGTTATGAGTGTTTCTGTATTTGATCAAAGAATTGACGGAAGAAGAGTATATGACAGTAATAAAGAAATTAGCACTTACGATATAGTAAATGTACCTTGTCACGATAAAGATCAAAGCGAAAAGATACATTTACTACTTACAAATCATGGTACAAAAGATACTGTAGCTAGTCTTATTATAAATACTACAAGTTTAATTTGAGGTGTTTAATTTGGATTCGTATGAAGAATTAATAGAACATTATAATATTATTATAGATAAGTTGTTTTCAAATGAGGAGATGACTGATAAAGAAGCTGAAATGTTAGGTAGATTTTTTGGTGGCAGTGGTACTTTCCCAGATATGCATGATAGAGAACGTGAAATTATGAATTCTCTAACTGGAGAAAATGCAAGATATGAAATAATAGAAATGATAAAGAAAACTATTGAAAGATCTGGTAGAATTCGTAGAAATTTAGAAGGATGGGAGTGAAATTAAATGGCAGACGCAATTTTTTCAAAAGGTACTTGTAAAAAGAAAGAGATTTTAACAACAATGATTACGTTAATGAAAGCAGCGGGTTGGAATGATATTAGTTCCAACCCTGCTACAGATTTTTTCATTATGCATTCAAAAGGTGAATCTGGTGACAAAGATTTATTTATTCAATTCCGTCATGGTAGTACTTCTAACACAAACCCAATTGATACAACAGATTACAACGCTGCATCGTTTAGATTAATTAGCGAATATACTCCCGGCGCTCAAGGCGTTGCTGGGACATTTGAAAGACCTTCAGAATCTTGGAGGAACTTCTATGTTGCTCCAACAACGACATTGATAAATAGTGAAGTAATGATGACTTATTATTATCATGTAAATAAAAACAGAATTATTTTTATTATTGAGACACCTGAATCGTTAAGTTTTGCCCCAGCTACACATTATTTTGGTTTACCAACATCTTTTGTTAGTGAACCAAAATCACGAGGCTTAATAGCTGCATCATCTACTTATGCTGTTACAGCAAATAATGTTTATGTCACAAACGCTGCTGGAGAATTACCTTCAGATACTGCATCTTCTGGTAGAACTGTTTACTCAGCTATGCCTCCTAAGTCCCCTAACTCATCTGGAAAGCATACTCCAGTTGAAATATATTATGGAAATACAACTGAAGGTATTAGAGGGAAAATAGACGGATTATATGTTGTGCCAGCTGGTGGGATAAATAATGGGGATACTTTAACAGTTGGAACAAAACAATTTAGAGCAGTTGTTAATGGTGTAGCAAGTAGTAATTCATTCCCATCAACAACTCTTATTTTCCAAATACAATAATAAGGGCGTGAATTAAGATGAATGATTTTATTTTTACTCCCGTTAAATTATTAAAAAAAGATTTTTACACTTGGCTTAAGCAAACACTTATAGATAATGGATGGCAAAATATCTCTAGTAGGCCAGCTACTGAAAATGATATTTTTTACTCAAAAGGTGAGTCGAATAATGAAAATATTTTTTTTAGAATGAAAGAGTATTATGGTGCTCAAACTACTACTACTATATCTGCCTCTATTGATATTTATTTACCAGTAGCTCCGTTGCGTTCATATACTCCAGGGATCAATGGAGCGGCTGGAGTAATGGTGCCAAATGTCGCAGCTGCTAACTTTTATAATAATAGGATTGCTGCTGGAGGAATTTCGATTAATACTGAGATGACTATTTATTATCATTGTAATAAAGATAGAATTGTTTTTATAGTTGAATGGCCATCATATTCAGAATTACATTCAACTTTCCATTTATTCGGAAAAACATTCAGACCAATCGCTAAAAAACCAATGACAACACAAACAGTAGTTTTGAGTGGTTATAGTTATGGTACTGTTGGTCCGTATATAGCGAGTATTGCTGACATCAACATGTCAACAACAGCTATTCAAAAAGGGGATTTTAATTATTTTTCTAACTTAAAACCGAAAAATCCAAGCGGAAAATATTTTATGTCGGAACTCTGCATAACTAATGATACTGATGGGTTTCACTCAATGGTAGATGGTATTTATGCTATAAATAATGATACTACTGCTGAATACAATATAGTTTTGAAGGGTGATGAGTTGGTAGATAATCAAGGAAGGGTATATAGGATAACTAGTATAGTTAGGTCTCACACTAATTATCCAGCTGTACCTTTTCCTTTAATTGCTTTTAGGATTCAGTAAAGAGGTGATAATTTTGCGACAAAAAATTTTTAAAAAGCAAGAGATGAAGAAAAAAGATTTTTATGCATGGTTTAAAAGAACTCTTACTGAAGTTGGATGGGAAAATATTTCAAGTAAACCATCAACTGATTTTGATGTTTTTTATTCAAAAGGTGAATCAGGTAGTGATGAATTATACTTTCAAATAAAAGAATACTATGACAGTAGTACAACTAATACGTTATCTGGTTCTAATGAACGTTTTTTTGATATAAGACTTTTAAAGAAATATACTCCTGGTGAACCAGGCACAGCTGGAATTTTTGATAGAAAAAATGACATAATGTATAGATTACAAATAGCCGCAGGGACAATTACTCCAGAAACAGACATGACTGTTTATTATAATGTAAATAAAAATAGAATTATATTTATGACAGAATTCCCAATTGGTATAAAAGAAAATTCAGTATTAAATATGATTGGTAAACCAGATGAGCACATAGCAAAATACTACCCAGATGGTTCTATGATGTATTTTGCTACAACAGCTTTAAATGGTATTGCGTTTGCTTTAGATGAAGCCGATAGCACAAGGAAAGCAATGTTTGGAATAGCTACGCATGAGATGATCACCCCTAGAGTTAAAAATTCTTCAGGTATGTTTTTTATGTCTGAATTTTCAGTGAAACTATCCAGTGAAATAAAAGCTTTAATTGATGGGGTTTATGTTTTAGCAGATGACTTCACTTTCAATACAAACGCAAATCGTGGAGACATATTAATAGATAAAGACGGAAATAAATACCAAATTTTCTATTTAACTACTAGATCAAGTACAGCATACTATTATTATGATGTTACTAGATACATGGCACTAAGAATTGAATGAGGTGAATAAAAATGGCAAATTATGATGGAATTATCTTAAACGATATAATATTTACTTGTACAAGGAAGAAGAAGGTATATAACGTTGATATTATAAATTTATACAATTTTGAAGCAACTAGAAATATTAACATCAATCCAGTTACCATTATAGAATTGCTTCCAGATTTTAGAGATGAAAATGATGAATATGGAGCAACAAAGCAAATTAATAATTTCGATGCTGTTTTTCCGTTTGGAGATAGCCAATCACCTCCACGAAGAACTCCACTCGAAAATTCATGGACAAGGAACAGGAATTAAAAAAAAGACATTAGGAAAATTACTCCTAATGTCTTTTTAACTTATTTAAGCGTTTTTCATATGATATATCTATCATGAAAAGAAAAAGGTGAGAACACTGAAGTTATCGTATTTAAAAATTAAAAACTTTGCATCTTATAAAGACGAAAAAATCGATTTTAAAAAAATACCACCTCATATAGTTCTAGCTTTAACTGGACCAAATGGTGCGGGTAAGAGTTCTATAATTGAAGCAATAACAGTAGCATTATTCAATAGAGCTCGTGGTACATCAACTCAAGGTGGAGGATTAGAAGAATTTATTAATAAGGGGGAAGATGAATTCGAAATCGAACTTGAATTTGAAATCAACTCTCAAATGATAAGAGTAATACGACGCAGATTCGCTAAAGGTGGACAAGAATTAGAATTATTTATTGATGAAGTTGATCATACAGATAAAATCAAAGAAACGCAAGCTAAATTATTAAACATCATTAAAATTGATTACGATACTTTTATAGATACAGTGATCATTAAACAAGGTAATTCTGGTACATTTATGGCAAAACCAGCTAATGAAAGAAAAGAAGTATTTACACAAATTCTTGGATTAGATAAATACGACGTTTTACAAGAATATACTAAAGAAATAAGAAAAGAAACTAAAAAAGACATTGAAACTAATAAAGAGAAGTTAGCTGAATTAGACGATTCAATTAAAAACAAATCGATGTATGAAACGATTATTAATCAAGGTGAAATTGAAATTGCTCAATTGACAGGCGAGATTTCTTTTAAAGAAAGTGAAATTGAATTTGAATTAGCTGAAAAGGCTACTCATGAACAATTAGTAAAGCAGAGAAATGAGATTTTAAGACGCCAAAAAATCTTAAGTGATAAAATTGTAACGACTACTGATTCAATTTCAAAAGGTCAACTAATGAAAGAAAAATGTGAAACAATTTTATTATCAAAGGACTTAGTTAATAGCAATTTGACTGAATCTACTAACGAATTAGAGTCACTTAATGAGAAAAAATCATCTTTAACTTCTGAAAAGAGTAATATCGAAGGTACAAATAATGTTTTAAGAAAACAAGCTAAAGAATTAAAAGCTAAACATGATAAAATGAAAGAATTCAATGAAGCTTTTTGTAACTTTTGTGGTCAAGAAGTAACAGATGAACATAAACAGAATCATATGCAGGAATTATACAATGAAGCCATGGGTTATATTAAACAAGTTAAAGAAAATGATTCTAAGGTTTCTGACTTAGATTCGCGAATTTTAGAATTGAATTCTTCAATTTCTAACATGAAAGCGATAATACAGGATTTAAGAAGCAAAGTATCTCAAGTTGAACAGGCTGAAGTTAAATATTCTAATATTATTACTCGTTTAGGTGAGTTAGAGAGTGAACTAGAAGAAACTAGAACTGATTATGAGGAAGTAATGAAAATTGAAGTTGCTGAAATTGAAAATAAGACATTTAGAGATAATGAACTTCGTGTAGAAATCAACAATCTTCGTCAGCAATTAACAAATTGGAATAGCAAAATAGCTGTCGCTGAAAATGAGCTTAAGAAAATCAGTAAAGATGAAAGTAAAATTATCAAAATTGAAAATGAGATTTTAGATCTACAAGCGAAATATGCTAAATTAGATGATCTTGTTAGAGCTTGGGGTAAAGAAGGCATACAAGCTATAATTATTGACAATGCTTTACCGGAAATACAGGACGAAATTAATGCTATTTTGGGATTATTGACAAATGAACAGGTAAGTATTGAGTTTATTACACAAAAAGAAAAAGGCAAGGGTAAAAAAGTGTCTTCTATTGAGACATTAGATATCATTGTTAGCGATCAAGAAGGTTCAAGGGTTTATGAAACTTACTCTGGTGGTGAAAAATTCCGTGTAGATTTCGCTTGTCATGTTGGGTTATCCAAATTCTTATCAAAACGTGCAGGCGCAGCTATTGACTTATTCATTGTAGATGAAGGTATTGGGTCTCAAGATCAACTTGCAAAAGACAATCTTGTATCAGTTTTACACAAAATTTCAACTCAATTTGATAAAGTTATAGTAATCACGCATATTCAAGACATTATTGAAGCGTTCCATGATAAAATAGAAGTTTTTAAAGATCCTGTAGAAGGAAGTAAAGTTAAAATTTTAAACGAAATTTAAAAGAGACAAAATCTTGTCTCTTTTTTCTTGCTTCTGTTTAAAAATTACAAGACTTATATCTATAATTAAATTATCAAATGAAAGGAGGATAAGTTGAGTGAAGGAAGAAGACATACTAAATCAACCAGAGAAAGATTTTGAAACAATATTGAATGAAAAATCTACAGCATCAAATGCATCTTCTTCTTTGAAAGACCTCGAGGGAATGATACAAGATATTTTATCTACTCTTCCCAATCTTAATCGCGAAAAATTAAGACGAGAAATGCAGCGAATGACAGTTAAGTTAGAAGATAATCCTACTACATCACAACTTAACGAAGGTTTATCTCATGCGCAAGGTTATAAAGATCGCTTATCAGAAATTTATACTTATGCATTGAGGGAATATAAAACTCGTAATCGTTGTATGGAAATGTTATTTGATGCAGTAAACTACGTTTCTAATGCGAAAAGTGCCGATAAGAGAAAAGGTGAAGCGACAATGTTGTATCCTATGCTTATTATTCAACGAGAGGCTGCAGAAACATTCATGAAAGAAGTAGAACATGTATTGCAGAACATAAAATCTGCCCACGATTCAATATCTCGTCAAGTGAGTATTGCTCAAATACAAGTTCAACTTGGAGAATTTAGAAGAGGCGAAACAAATCCTCAACTACGACCAAGTAGTCAAGCGGAAGAGTTTTCTGCTAACCGCAAGAAAAACGAAGAAGTAGGTTGGGAAGATTTCTAAGAAAAATCTTATAAAAAGAAAAAACTTAGTTAAAAATCTTATCTGAAATAATAATAATACATCTGTAAGACTAAAACAAAACAATACGGAAACGCCCGAATACAAGAACTTATTAAGTTCCAAAAGGCGTAAATAGGAGGAAAAGTTATATGTCAGAGTTAGACTGGGGTTCAGTAAGAGCAGGCGGTTCAGGTGAAGGTACACCATTTATTAAATTACAACCAGGGGTAAATCAAGTACGAGTAGTTGGTAAACCATACTTAGTAGATATCCACTGGGAAAAAGGTTTAGATGGTCAAAATAAAAAGGTAGTTTGCCCAGGTGCGGGTTGCCCAGTATGTAAAGCTGGTCACGTTCCAATGGCTCGTTATCAGGTGTTAGTAATTGATCGTACTGATAATAAAGTAAAGATTCTTGAAGGTGGTCCACGTATCTTCTCAGCAATTAAAGATTACGCTATGGATCCAGATTATGGAGATCCTTCAAAATATGATTTAAAAATCAAAAAAGAAGGTTCTGGCCGTGAGACTAAATACACAGTGTTAGCATCTCCAAACAAAGGCAACTTAACACCTGAAGAATCTGATTTAGTAGATAACTCAAAATCATTAACTGACATTAACAAACCAAAGTCAATTGATGAAATTTATCAAATGGGTCTTGAAGTATTAGCTTCTTCTATGCCAGATCTTGCTGATGATGCAGGTTGGGGCCCAGCTCCTACTGGTGGGGATTCGACTGGAAGTTCAGATATGGGAATTAGCGACGATGATTGGAATGACCTTTAATTTAGACTAGGTTAAAAAGAGAAAGAGGTTACATTAATTTGTAATCTCTTTTTTAATACAAAAAGGAGAGTTTTAAAATGGTAAAAAAGAAATATACTGACTTTGATATCCGTATGAAAGAGTATGAAAAAGCGTATAAAATTAAACTACCTAAAAGAATGCCGGTTCTTGTTCGTATTGATGGAAAAGCATTCCACACCTATACAAAAGGTATGGAAAAACCATTTGATGAGAATATTGCTAAAGCTATGTGGGAAACTTCAAAATATTTAGCTGAAAATATTATGGGTTGTAAAGTCGTTTACCACCAATCTGATGAAATTAGTTTACTTATCACAAACTATGATAAGCTAACAACAGAATCATGGTTTAGTAATAGTTTACAAAAAATTGCTTCAATTTCAGCTTCACTTGCAACATATAAATTTAACGACTATATGAAAACAAATAATTTTAGTGATAAAGCTGCTATATTTGATGCTCGAGCTTGGGTGTTACCACAAGATGAAGTATGTAACTATTTCTTATGGAGACAACAAGATTGTACAAAGAACTCTATTTCGATGGTTGCGCAAGCCAATTTTTCTCATAAACAATTACACCGTTTAAGTGGGAGTCAAATGCAGGACAAATTAATGCTTGAAAGAGGCATCAATTGGAACAATCTCCCAACATGGCAAAAACGTGGTGTTTGTATTACTAAACAATACCACTCCAAAGGAGAAACAAAACGTAGCAGGTGGGAAGTTGATTTAGAAATCCCTATCTTTTCAAAAGATAGAAGTTACATTGATCAATATGTATATTTAAATAAATAAATAGAAATTAGAAATTAGAAAGGGGTTGCATTAATTTGCAATCTCTTTTTAATTAAAAACTTAAATAAGATAAATTTATTCAACTTTTATTAATAAAATATATAATTAAAAATTATAGAGGTGATGTTTTATGAAAAATAACAATAAATGGTCAATAGAAGAAGAACAGCAACTAGCAAATATAGTTTTATCTTGTATGCAGAATAAAAAGAAATTAATTGAAGCATTACGCGAAGCTGAAAAAGAAATACCTAATAGAACATTTTCCGCCTGCCAAACAAAATGGACTGATAAAGTTAAGTTTGAATACGCGGAACAAATTAAAGAAATTAAAGAGAAGATTAATGCTGAAAAAGACATAGAACTTAAAAAACATGAAATGCGGAAAGAAAAGAACAAACAAGAAAACATTAATAAGAGAAAAGAAAAGAAATTTAAGTCTAAAGAAAAAAATAAAACTAAAAAAGAAGTAAAGATTGAAAAAAAGAAGGGAAGAATTAATACTTGGTCGTTAGAAGAAGATACTATCCTAGCAAACTCAGTTTTATCTTATTTACAATATAGAAATTCTGCTTCCCAAGGTATAGTGGTTGCAAGTAGAAAATTACCGAACCGTTCACTTGAAGCTTGTAAGGCAAGATGGAATACGGCTCTTAGACACGAATATAGACAACAGGTTTCTAATATTAAAGCGATAAAAAGTAAACAATGGACAGGGAAAGAAGATTCTATTTTATTACGTGGATTAGAAGAAAACTCTAGAAATAGAGTAAGTTTTGAACAAGCTATAAGATATGTTAATGCGGAACTTATTAAACTTGGTTACGATAGAAGTCTTTCGGCATGTAAGGCAAGATGGGCAACAATTAAATATGATTACCCTTACATCATGTATTAAAAACTTTTTATAAAATTTGTTTACACTTTTGATTATGTATGTTATAATTTATATATATTATAAAGGAGTGGTTTTATGGGTACAAAATTATTGGTTTATGAATTAGAAGATTTACAAGAAGAACCATTTGGTTTTGAAGTTGAAAATCTAACACCTCGTGATTGGAGAGAGATTTCTTCTTATGTTGAATTATCTGAAGAGTTCATAAGAAAATATCATGATAAATTAGATTGGGATGCATTAATTGAAAGTGGTATTTTAAATGACTCATTAGTAATGGACTTTATCCAATACTTTAAGTATCCATTTCAATGGGAAAGATTGATAATTAGTTGTGAAAATTTATCAAATGAATTTTTAATTAAATTTCGAGGAAAATTTGAAGTAGAACCTTTATTTGAATATCAGAAAGTATCAGCTAAATTGCTTTATTATCTTTTAAGAGAATCGAAAGATAGAGGTTATATTGCTAAATTAGCTTTAGAATACCAAACAATCACGCCTCAAAAAATTAAAGCTCTAGAAAAAGCTGGTGAATCTATTAATTGGTATAATTTAAGTGTTAATTCAAAATTGAGTAAAAGTACATTGAAAACTTTTACTTCATCGTTACACTGGAATATAATGATGAGAGAAAAAGAGTTCTCTGAAGAAGAATTATTAGAATTTCAAAATTTTGTAGATTGGAATAACGCTTCTGAATACCAGAAAATGTCTAAAGATTTTATTTTAGAACATTCAGATAAAATCAACATTGAAAGGTTAAGATTGAACAAAAAAGTAGATCAAGAAGAACTAAATAAGCATGAAGTATATACAGTATTAACTTTATTACAAACAGCCTAAAACTGGATTTATTATCCAGTTTTTTTAATTTTTTTAACACTATTAAATAATATATATTTAATAAATCTAATTCAATTAAAGAGGTGATTAGAGTGAAAACCAAGAGAAAATATTCATCACAAGAAAAAAACATTATTAAGAAGATAAAGACTAGACGTAAACATGTTTGTTATTATTGTGAAAAGAAAATAACAGAAAAACACGATTTAACAGTAGATCATAAAGAACCATATGATGGTTTTAATACAACATATAGGAATTGTGTTATATCGTGTTTTAAATGTAACAACGAAAAGCAGAAAAAAACAGAACAAGAATACTCAACTTACCTTTTATATAAAGATAGCCTTTCAAAATTCTCTATTGAGAAGATAGAAGAAGAGTTAGAAAGAATTGTTAATTTATTTAGAGAAGGAATTAAAGTAGAACTAGATGGTATGCCTCTTGGCCACAAAGCGCAGGCATTAAGGGCTATGAAAGATAGCAAAAAAATTGCTTGATAGATAATTTTAAATAATATATATTTAAAAAAATAGATGTCATCTAGTATGAAAATACATATAAAGATGATAATATAATATCATTTTGATAAAATTGTAGTTTAATTGGATTGGGTGGGATGTTAATGGGTCATTGGATATGTTTGATAGGGAAATCGGGTTCAGGTAAAACAAAAATCGCTAAATTCTTTCATGAGAGTGTTGGGTTTACGACTAGAAACATGCGTAAAAATGAAATAGATGGTATTAGCTACTATTTTAAAAACAAAGAAGATATTGAAAAAGAAATAGTAAAATTCAATAATGAAGAAGAAAGTGATATTATTGAATATGGCGAATACAAAGGTCATTACTACGGTACTTTAAAAGAGGAATTTGAAAAAAATATTAGAGAACACGATATTGTAGTTAACGTAATGGAAATTGAAGGCGCTTTGAAAATGCGTAAAAAATTTGGTAGTGATCTTGTGAAGTTAATATGGGTAGACGTAAATGAAGATATTAGAATTGGAAGATTGAAAAGGCGGTCTGCAGTAACTGGAGAAAGTAAAGAAGACATTGAGCAAAGATTTAATGAATCATATAGAGATAAAGAAAAAGATCTTTGTGATTATGTTGTAAGTAACAATAATACTATAGAAATGTCTGTTGCAACTATAAAAGAGTATCTAGTTTTATGTAAAGACGAAAATAAGAAAAATGTTATAAATTCAATTAAAACCTTACTTACTTATAATGATCTAGCATTTAATCACTCTTTAATGTATTACGAGTTTTATATAATGCATGATATGTATGTGTTAAACCCACTTATTAAATTAGAGCAAGATATTGATTTTTTAGTAAGAAGTGTAGAAAATGAAATAAAACACATAAGAGAATTAACATATGACATTATTAATTATCTTGAATCAATAAGAATTGTTATGACACTTAAAAATAATGAATAAAAAGGAGTTTATAAAATGGAGAGAAATGTTGAAGAAACTTTTAATGAAAAGATATATGAGTTAGTTTGTGCAATTGATGTTATTAATAAAATGATGCGAAAATATGGTGGCAACATATTTTTAACAATATCTGACGAATTAATTGAAGTTAAATCACTTCTAACTTGGGATGGATATGATTCACTAAAGCGAGAAGCTAATTTACACATTGATAAACTAGAGAAATCAGTTAAAGCGTTAAATAATAGTGAAGAAATAATTGGCAGTATCGATTTTAATAAAATTAAGCCAGCAATTGGTTCTTTAGAGATGTTCATTATGGAAATAAAACTTGCATTTTGTGATTAAGAGGTGAAAGAATGAGTAAATCAACAAAATTAGTACATGACATCTATGATACGTTTCATCCTTACTATAAAGATAATAAGGAGTTTAATGTTACAATGTTTACTTTGGAGTTTAAATGCCGTGAGTGTATTGACCATTTTGATATTTTTAGTATTGAATCAAAAATAATGATTTTGAAAAAAATCATATTTCTTAGCAAAGAGATAGAAACATATATTTCAGTTCGTGATTTTACTAGAATAAAAGATTTAATTAGTCAAATAGAAATTGAAATGGTTAAAATAACAATGGTGGGTGAACATTATGAGTAATGAATTTGAACAATTAGTTATTGTTACGTCTATAACTAGTGATTTAGAAGCAAAAATAAACGAAAATACAATTTTAAGCGATAATGATGTAGTATTTATAAGGGTACCACAGAATATTTTTGATTATGCTTTTGCTGCACAGCTATATAGTGCACTAAACAAGAGTCTCAGAGGTAGAATTATTATTGTCCCTGATATGGATATTAATGTTATGGGTACGAGGGAATTAATAGAGTTGAGAACTTTAATTGATAGTAAAATAAAATCTCAACAATCATAATAACTTAATATTTATAAAAATCGTTTACAATCCTCCATTTATGTGATATAATAAATATATATCATATTGGATGGAGGATTTTTATGTACATTAAACAAGGAAACATAAAAATATCAGATAATTTAAATAAAATCCCTATAGAAGATCTTAAAGTTGGAGATCAAGTACTTATTTTAAAGAAAGAAAAAAGAAAAATTGATTATGGCGAAAGAGAGAAAGATATTGTTGAAAACAAAGTCTTACTAAAAAATGAAGATCATTTGTACTACTTTGAAACCGTTGATACTTATGTTGATGGTGATTCAGGTGTTGAATCAGACGTTGAATTACAAATAGATCGAATAAGCCAAGATGTATACCTTGAGTTAAACAATTGTTTAAATTATTTAGGGGAAATCCAAAGATATTCTAACATTACAAAAGAAATAATAGAAAACGAATTTGAAAAAGAAATATTTAGATTGATCTTTAGAGAAAAAAGTCATACTAGCCCTATAGTATTAGACAATAAAAAACTAGAACAATGTCATTTCTTACCATTTAAAATATCTAACAACAGTTATTTGATCTTTACTTTTACTCATATGATAGATATTGAATCTAAAGAATGGAAAGTATATGAAAGAGTTTCTATTTTTAATTCAGATATGACAAGGTATAGTTTGAGTAATTTTAAAGAAGGAAACATAATGACAATGTTAAAAGAATCTGGTCTGTTTTCAATTTCTTCTTTTGAAAAACTTAAGAAAATGAAATCTGTTGCAAGATATGATATTATAATTTATTTAGATAACATAAGAAGTGGTAATTTAAAAAATATTGAAAGTATATTAAGTGAAATTCAAGGTTACTCTAATTCTAGACTAGAAAAATTATTTGATCCGATTTTTATAGATGAAGAGAAAAACTTGTATTTTTATCCCGCATCATTAAAAGATAGAAGAATATTTGATCTAAAAGTGGTAGCTAAAAAAGGTGAAGGGGAAAACTCAAAATTGTTAATAGAACGTTGCTATCGTGAAGATTCGACATTTAAAATAAAAAATAGAATTGCAGAGTCTATTTTAGCGTTTGGGTTTGGTAAAAAGAGGAATGGAATAAATCCTCACAATGGTTATCATTATAGAGAAGGAGAAATAATAGAAAATAGTGATATGGTGAAACTATATGAAGATCAAGATGGCGTAATCTATAAAACAAAAGGTCCCTTGTTTGACAGAGGAGAGGTTTATATTAAACTTGATGGCTACTATGTTCAAGCTAATAACAAAATAGACCAAGAGATATTAGAAAGAATGAAAACAAGCGTTGATGTGGCATATGAGTTAACTGAAGATAACGATTTATTAGACGCTCGTAGAATTCTGTTCAATATGAAATCAATATAGTAAAAAGAAGGGTTTAACCCTTCTTTTTTTATTGTCTAAAATTGAAAAAACTAAACTCTGAAGCTATTTTTTTATTATTTCATTAATAAACATAAAAACCTATATAAAAGTCCATCTAGTTAAAACTGAATCACTATTTAATTATCTTTTCATATTGATTTCTGAACTAAATTCTGTTAATTATACAAATAAAGAAATAACAGCGCGCACTGCGCTGATCTTATATATCTTTTTTATTTTTTATATTTATTATTTAATATAATTAATTATATTTATAGCTGCACTCTGTGAATCAAACTGCATTATTTGAATCATACAAAAATCATAAAATTGTTAATCGAATGCACTCTTTTAATAATAATTATTCTAAAGAAGAATGAAGGCGGGGGAGAAATGGAAAATAGTAAAAACGTAAAGAAAAAGCTGTTCATAGATGGTGAAGAGGTAATAGTAACTTTCTATAATGATCCCTCTGATAAACAAATATCTTTGTTTTTAGATGAAGTTGATTCTATTTACGATGCAACTAAAGATCTGGATACGCCAAAAGATTTACCGGACATAGAAGTCCTACAACAATTTTTGCACGCGATATTAGTTATTAAATACTTCACTGATTATAAAGTTGAAGCTGAAACCGTTGAAGAATTTATTGAGCAAGGTAAAGTTTTTATAGAAAAAAGGATTTTAAAAGAATTTTCAGATAACTTCGATATAGGACTTATAGAATATATAAATAAGATAGTGGTGACATATTTTATTTTAGTTTACGGCGATGTACCAAAATATTTGCATTCATCTCGTGGGAATAAAGAGGCTATTAAAGATCTTAAAAAAGAAGTTGAAAAACTAAAACAATTAGAGAGTGGGAACAATGCAATAAAGAAAATAGAGTTAAAATTAGATAACCCTATAGAACATGTAAATATTGAAATAAAGCTTACAAGTGAAAAACCGGAAATTAAAAAATTGGGTTATAACGAAAAGTTATCAACTGATAGTTTGTTAGATGAATACAATGACAATAAAATGTTACATGAATTATTTGGAGATGAAAAATACATTTATAGAGCGAATCATATATTGAGAGTGTTAAAAGGAGAAGAAACTTATGACGAAACCTGGATTTACGATAAAAGTGATTGGGACTGGTAGTGCCTTTACAAAAACTCAATGTCACACTAGTGTTTTAATTGGAGTAGATAATAAGAAGTATTTACTTGATTGTGGTTTTAAAGTTCCACAAACTTTACACGATATGGGAATAAAAATGGCTGACATTGATGGTATCATTATTTCACATGTGCATGCGGATCATACTGGTGGATTAGAAGAATTTGGTTTTATGGGATTATATGTTTTAAATAAAAAGTTTGATTTATTCTTGGCTAATGATGTAGTTAAAGAGTTATGGGATAAAACATTAGCTGGTGGTATGGAACAATTAAGTGATGGAATAGGAAAATTAGACACTTTCTTTAATGTTAATGCGTTTGATGATTTAAAAGAGTTTAATATCAATGGGCTTAAAGTTTTACCAATTAAAACAAAACATGTGGGGGATGAAAAACCGAGTTATTCATTTGTTATTGATGATAGAGTATTTTACTCTGCTGATATGGTATTTAATAGACAATTAGTAGAAACATTAAATAATGAAAACATCGAAGTATTTTTCCACGATTGTCAGTTATTTACTCAAGAAAATGGCGTCCATGCTTCTTTAGAAGAGTTATCTACACTCCCTGAAGAAATCAGAAGAAAGATTCAAGCTTTACATTATGGAGATAATTATTCAGATTTTGAAGATAAATTTAAAGAATACAAGATAACAAGAGTAAAACAAGGCGACGTATATACGTTCTAGTTAGGAGAGTTTTAAATGAGTGATACAGTTGAAGAATTGTATGGATTAAAAGTTGGTGATAGAGTAAAATACGTTGAAAACGATATAAAAGTATTTGGTGAAACTTACTTTAATAAAGAGGGTGTATTAACTAACATTATCCCTCAAACTGGAGAATTCAGAGTTCGAATAGATGGAAGACATTTTGATGTTTCATTTCAACGTTATTCTTTAATTTTGCTAGACGATTCAGATAGAAAAGAGATTAAATTTGAAAAACAATTATTAGAAGTAAACTCATTATCTTTAGGGGAAATGAAGAATTACTTAAGAATGCATCACGATTTAAAAGAAGGCGTTGATTACTCTATCTCAGAAAGAGATGGAAAAAATGAAGTTATATTAAAAAATGAAAAATACGCTCTTTTGTTAAAAGATTTAGTGAGCGTAGAAAATGTTTCAAGAGAATTAACTGGCAAGAGCAACGGAAAATTCAAATCTACAATAATGCCATCTATTTCTCAAAACCAAGCGTATTCTTTATCTTTTAAGGTTGCTAATTGGGAATTTGGAACTCATTTAACTCCTTGGGGAATTCAATACTTTGTATTATCTCATTATGGATTTAACCCATATAAAGAAATATTCGGTTACGAAGAGGGGCTCTAGTATGTTTAAAGATAGTATGTATAAAAACATTAGTATTATTAGAAATATTGAATATGAGAGACATGAAGTTGAAAGAATTCCTATGCATTTAACAGTTAGTGATTATCATAGTATCGATGTAAGTAACATGTTAGATGGAAATCTTTATATGCTTTACGGTGTAAAAGATTTTTCTAGAAATGGCATAGTAATTCCACGTTTTGAGAAAATAAAAGTAAATAAAGAAAAAATTGAAAAAAAAGAAGATCAATTTAGAAATCACTATTTAGGTATACCGTTTGGTTATGAAGGAGATTATTTCTATAGAAATTCAACCTTTAAGAAATTTTTGCTTAACCCGTATTTTTTAACTATTCAAAGTGTTTTAAGTGATGATTTCTATTTTAGAAGATTAGATCAAGTAAATGAAAGTGAAATTGATTTAATCGCTAGAAACACAATACACAATATGGAGAAACAAATGATGGATTTTCTTAACTCTAAAATAAGTGATAATGAACATAAGTTGAAAATAGTTTTTTTAGAAATGCAAAGAGAAGAAAATGGTCGCATTTGTGAATATAGAGTTGCAGTTGATCATTATTACCCTCAACATTATGTAAGTAAAACTTTTTGTTTATATGCTTATTTAACTAATGAACAAATTAAAAGCTTACCGTATTAGTAAGCTTTTAATGTTCAATATCTCTATTGATTTCAAAATTGCCAGCTTCAACCAAAAAATATATCGAGTCCTTATTAACAACAATCTCTTTCCTCTCAATGCTAAAATCAGATATTTGATGAGCTTTAAAATCTCTTAAAACTGCTTTTAAAAATTCTTCGAAATTTTCATTTTCATTTAAGTCATCTTTAAGAAACTCAATATCTTCATCGTTAAATTTTCCATATTTTTCTTCAATTATAGAAAGCTTTAAATTACCTTCGCAGTTCAAATAAACTTCTCCAGGGTCATCAGGGATATAATAGCTATTGCTTTTATACCCTGGTATATAACTCGAATCACCCTGAATCCTTATTTTTTCGATAATATATTCTATTATTTCATCTTTGAAAATGAATTCTTTGGTTTCTACAGTACCCCGTTTATAGAAATTTAGATTATAATATTCCTCATTTTTCAATTTTCATCCTCCTTATATATATATTATATAATAAAAGAGTTTTATTGTAAATAAAATTTATCTTATAAATAAAATAATATTAACTTTTACATATAATTCAATTATATTATTAAAGAATGGAGAATAATATGAAAACTTACACAGTGCTAGACTTTGAAACTACAGGCCTAGATCCTAAAGAAGAAAGAATTACTCAAATTGGTGCAATCAAAATTACAATTGAAGGAAACGTTTTCTTGCCTACAAGTAATGTTTCTAGTGTAACATCTTTTGAAACATTAGTAAATCCAGAAAAGCAGATACCTGAAATTATTACAGAATTAACAGGTATTGATAATGAAAAAGTTAAAAATTCGCCTACTGAATCAGAAGCAATCTTAAAATTAGTTGAATTTTTAGGTGAAGATTCAATTATTGTAGCGCAAAACGCTCCATTTGATTTAGGGTTTTTACATCATGCAACATTAAGAGCTGGTGAAGTACCTAATGTATACAATTTCTATTGTACAAGAACAATGTCGGCGGTTTTTTATCCAAGTATTTCACATCGTTTAGTTGATATGTGTACTTTCTTTGATATTAATTTAACAAATGCCCATGATGCTTCTAACGATGCGAAAGCAACTCTTGAATTATTTTCCAAACTTAGCTCAATTGCTAATAGTCATAGTGTTAATTTTTTAAATAAACTAGTACATCATCCAGATCGTAAAATGAACTTTGAACCAACTAATAAAATAATTATTCCTTTGCAAAAGAGGTAGAATATGACATTAGAAAAACAAGTTATTGGTGAATTGCTAAATGATTTAGAAGGCAGTAGAAATAAGTATGAAGATTATTGGTACTCTTGGGAAACATTTGGTGGCACTAAATACGAAGGAGTGTTGTTAGAAATCGATAATAATACTCGTATTGTTGCATGTACCGATGGAGTAGTAAGAGCAGTATAGAAAGTAGAGGTGGAGTAAATGATTAATAATTTAATAAAGCTATACATCTATGAATCATTTACTCTAGTATCTTTTATTACACTAGCTGTGATTGCTAGTGTACTAGAATTAAAACTTGTAATAAGTTTGATTAGTATTTTCACAATGCTAATTTTCGTAGTTTGGTTTTTTACATCTAGATTGATATTACGTTTATTAGTCGAAGGTGTTTTAGATGAAGAAGATGGGAGTAAGATAAAAGATGAACGAAACAATCAAAAAAATAAATAGCTTATTGAAGGTGTTCAATGATACATTTGAAATAGAAGCTAAATTAGTTGAAGAAGGCGGAGAACAAGTGGCCGCTGGCGTTAAGATTAATGGATTAAAGAATGATGGTACTCATTTTATTAATGATTTCCATTCAACATTCAATTCTATTGTACAAAGTTTATCAGACGAACATGAAGTTATTTATCATGAAGAAAAAGGATTAGCGGTAGCTCGCAAAGTTGTTAAAACTGAGTATGTTATTGAAGAAGAAGATTAAGGAGTGGATATAATGAAGAAGAAAGTTACTATTGAAGCTGAAATGGAAGAGCGTTGGATTCCTCATTTCTTATCTATGTTAAAACATATGGAGAAACTAGGGGATTTAGGGATGAGTAGAGCTGTTTGCATTTTTGCTGATGGTGATGCTGATTTTAAACCCAAATTCGAATTCAGTGAAGATTTTGAATTACAAGAACCAGCGCAAGATGATGGTAATAAAGCAATTTTTGATGCTGGTTGACAAGGAGATACGAGATGATTACAGCGAAACAAGCATTTGAAATATCAGGCAATAGTAGAGATAAATTTGAATTTTTGAAAACTCATACTGATGTAGCTATAATGAGAGCAGCTAAAAAAGGTGATTTTGATTGTATCATTCAGGTTAATGACGAAGAACATGAAATTATTGAAAAACTTATTCATTTTTTAAGAAATAAACCTTATGATTTTATCGTAACTCCAAGATATCAGAATGCTTCAGATAAAAAACCAAAATCATTACGTATTAGATGGGACGGAAGTATAAAGCGCGACACTAATTAAAAATAAAGGAGATAATTTTATGAGAGTTAAAATTGGAGATAAAATATACGATAGCGAAAAAGAACCAATCATGCTTATTTTGGAACCCTATGATAAAGAATGTATTTCTTCTATGCATCAAGATGCTACTAAATATTGTACATTCCCAGATGGATATACGGAAGAACAAGTTTTAAAGTTTATGGAGGAAGATAAATGACACCTCGATTATACGTATCACCTGGAGATTTGTTAAAACATTATAAAGGTGGACAATATGTTGTCTTAGCAGTATGTCATAATGAAGCAAATCAAAATGAAATGTTAGTTTCTTACTTGAGTTTAAGTGATGGAAAACCATGGGTTAGAGAATTAAGTCAATTTAATGAAATGATTATACCTGAAGATACTGAAAAGTATGGTCCAGATCCAGTTATTCGATTTGAAGTAGTTGGTAAAACTAAAGTTTTAGTAAACGCTGGAGCTCCGTATGGAGAATTTGCAGTTTTAGGTTCATAAAAATAAAAGCTACTAGAAATAATCTAGTAGCTTTTATTTTTATATAACTCTAATATTCCACAAAGGTTCTGTTTCATATAGAGCTTTTCTAGTTAAAGAATGTTTCTTGAATGTTTTTGTTTCATCTAAGATATCAAAAACTAGAGCATCTTTTTTACCTTCATATAATCTTAAAACTCGGCCAACTCTTTGAAATGCTCTGGTTGAAACTTTACCAGAACCAGCTAGAATTAGAGCATCTAGACGAGGAATATCTAATCCTTCATCTGCTATAGTACTTCCAATTAGAATTTTAGTAAAACCATCTCTAACTGATTGTAACACTAGAGTTCTCCTTTCAGTATCATCCCTACCACTTAAGAATTCAACTTCACTAATCTCTATCCCATTGATAGTTTTCTTTTTAGGAGCTTGCAGCAAATTTATCTTTTTAACTAGTGTATCACCATGTGCGATTTTACTAACTAGTATTAAAGTCGTTCTACCTTTTTTATAAGTAAGGTTGTAAGCTAACTTACTTATCATGTTATTGCGATTTTCATTATGGGATATAGCTCTTTTATAAATTTCATGATAACTACCACCCCACTCGTGAACTTCTTTAAAAGGCAAAAACACGATGTTACAAGGAGTTAGTTTACCTTTTGCTATTAATTTAGACGCATTGATACTTAGATGCGGTTTGCGAATAGAAATAGCAGCTTCTATCATTAAGTCATCTCCACCATCTCTCCAAGGAGTAGCAGAAACGCCGAATTTATAAAATGCGTTACCAGCTTTTACTGCAGTTTTGAAAATATTAGCTGCTGGTAAATTGTGACACTCATCGTAATAAATACCTTTACATTCTTTAAGTAATTCTTCTGGAGCAGACATTGGGGTACAAATAGTGATATCTTGTATGTCATAATGACCACCACCAACTATTCCGATTTTATGTCCAGAGAATTTTTCAAATTCGTCTTTTATTTGTTCCGCTAAACTAACTTTTGGAGCAATTACAACTACTGGTTTAACTCCATATTTGCGAATTAAGCTATACATAATAAATGTTTTACCAGCACCAGTAGCTGCTTGAATTAACTCTCTAGAAGTAGAACGATTAACAATTTCTTCTTGATAATCTCTTAATTCAAAAGGAGGTAATAGATTAAATGTTGCATTACTCTCTGGTTGTATGCGACTATCTTTAATTGTATATTTTAATTTAAGTTTATGTAATATTTTTACAACATGAGGAACTAATCCTGTGTAAGTTGTGTGATTTACGTGGTCAAACATTACTTTGGTTTCAGTTGGAACTCCAAAACCTCCAGTTTTAAAAGATAACTTTATAGCTAATGAGTTTGCAATTTGTTGTGGTAAATTGTAACATTTTGCTTCTGTATTATCCATGTGTATTTCAATCATTTATATCACCGTCCTTACCTTATATATATATTATATCATAGAATTGGTAATTTGTAAACAGTTTTTAATTTTATGCAAAAAAAAGCAACTAGTTTTCAACTAATTGCTCCATAACTTTTTTAGATTCTTCAGATAAATGATACCCTCTCCATATTGTATAGAGATATGGAATATTGATTAAAATATATATTGCTAAGAAGAATTTGTTTTCATAGATGATATCGAATATCCCTAAAACAATAAATAACGTACCGGCGATTCTTGTTGACTTAATCACTACTTTAAAGAAAAAATCCGGTCGCTTCTTATTCAATCTCATGCAAATAATTCCCATTATGATGTTTAATACCCCACTTATTATAAATAACATTCTAAATCCTCCTATCTAGTTATATGATTATTATATTACATAGATGATTTTTTGTAAACAAATAAAAAACATTTAGATTTAATTATCTAAATGTTTTGTGACTTCTAAGGCATCTTTTGTTTCTTTATATATTTTATATATTTTTATAGCGTAAGTAATCATTAGTACAGCAAATATAAGATGGAATATGACATGTGGGTAAAAAATATTTAATATGAATAAAATGAAATTAATAATGCTTATTAATAAAACAGTACGCTTGATAGTTATTTCGTAATAATTTGAACTATTTTTTTTGAAAAGTAAATAAATTCCTAAAACAAGATATATAATTGCAATAAATAGCATCATCATTTTTGAGTTTCTCCTTATTCTTCTTTTTCTAAATGTTTCATTACTTCTAATGAAGTTAACCAATCTTTAGTCATTTTAATTGATATTGTGGCACATAACATAATAGTTAAAGCCATTAAAGACATCCAAAGAATATGATTATCATATACGAAGCTTAAAAATGAAATGAATAAGATGATAAATCCAGAAATTAATAGATTGCGATGAGTTATTAGTGATATGTGGTGCAGTTTTAATTGAAGGAAATTCTTTAATAAGTATGGTGAGCCTAAGAGTATATAAGCTATTGCTACGCCTAAGTAGAGGATACTACCACATCCTTTTGTTTTATTTAATTTTATTATATCACATCTTTTAAAAAAAGTAAACGGAGGTTGGTTTTTAGTGCAACAAGTTAAAATTTTTAAAACAAATAACAAAAATATGTTGAAAACACAAGATGAAATAAATGAATGGTTAGAAGTAGAAGGAATAAAGATAGTTAATATGAGTACAACTAATGGAGTAAATTACAAAGCTAATTTAACTAGTAATTATGATGAAATAGAAATTTTCTTTATTATAGTCTATGAGAAAAATTAATTACATGTTTTATTTTTACAAGTTGGTCTTATTTCTAAAATGAAGTTGTAATTATTGGGGTGATAAAATGAAAGACTTGCTGATTAACGCAGGGAGAAGTTCAACCCAAATATTTGAAGAAATTATGAATAATAATGTATATTCTAGTAAATCTTTTAAGGTAGATTTGAAAGATAATAAGGTTCATGTAGCTATTAAAGATGAAAAAAATACATCTAAATACATTGAATATGTAGCTAGTAATATTGCAAGTTTTATTTTAAATTTCATTGAACCAAAAATGATAAGAGATGAAGTTGAATTAGAGTGTCTGGATTTATTTGACGAAGAAATAGAAGAAAATATTGTAGAAAAGGTGGAATGGGCGCTTCTACATAAAAACGAACAAATAAGACAAACATATTTCTTAAATATGAAAAATGACATATTTGACGGACTCGTATCTCATGGCATGTTCAATTTATTTGGGTTTTTAAACTTCAGACTGAATGATAGAAGGCTTGAAATTAAAGAGTATATAAGTATTGCTTTAGAAGATTATTTTAGTGATGAAAATGAAGAACAATTTATTTCTTTAATTAAAAGAATTGTTTCTATACAGAAATCACAAATTGATGTCATTAATTTAATCCTATTAGAAACAAATAAATATGAACTAATTACTGGCGATAATAAAAGAGTAGATATTGAAGACGTTGAAAAAATACTAGATGAATATTCTTATGACGAACCAGTAGAACAATTACATTTAATATTAAGTGTTTTAATGACATTAGTACCTGAGAATATTGTAATTCATATGAGTAAAAAGCAAAATCCTTACATTGTACAAACATTGAAAAAAATCTTCCCTACTAAAACATCTACTTGTGAAAGTTGCGATTTATGTGAAAATATGAAAATTCTTAGGGAAGAAGAAGATAATTTAAAGTAATTTAAAAGCTCTTTAATAGAGCTTTTTATTTTTCACAAAACTTAATGGTTATTTTTGATGTTATTTCGCTAATTTGTATGATATAATACAAATATAACTAAATACAAAGGAGAGAATACAATATGATTAAAACCACTTTAAACATTCTAACTGGAATTATGATTGGAGCGCTAGTTTTTTCAACTGCTGGTACTTCAGCAAAAACAAATGAGGTTAAAGTTCTCAACTATGATGTTTACATGGATGGAGAGAAACTTCAATTAGGTAAAAAGCAAGGTTATTTTTACGATAATGGTAAATATGTAAACCCAACAATCTCTTATAACGATACAACATATGTTCCATTAAATTATTTTTCTCATTTAACTCCCGAATATCAAATTTACGAAGAAGACAGTTCAGTTTTTGTTAATTCGCCTGAAAAACAAGAAGTTAATATATTTGAAAAACAAGAAGTTAATATATTTGAAGAACAAGAAGTTGTGGCGAATGTTGAAAGTAAACAGGAACAAAAAATCAATAGTAACGAAATTACAAAAGACGACTTGATTTTATATGGACCAAACATAAAATCGCTTGATGATTCAGCTTCAACTGTTAAAAGAATAAAGTCGAGTTACAAAGGTGTTGTTGTTTCAAAATCAGATGAATTTCACTTCATTACTGATTCAGAATATACAGATACTTCTTATTTCTTAACTTTAATGTCAAATAATAAAGGGCAAGTAATTGGTGCATCTTATGAAGAATTTATTAGACCAGATCAAAGTAGCTTAAATGTTTCAACTAAAAGAGGAATCAAAGTTAGAAAATCAACTGTGCAAGACGTTATTAAAGCTTATGGTGATAAATATGAAAAAGAATCTTACTCTTATCCAGACGGATCTTCACTATATACTTTGAGTTATCCATTTGAATTAGATAATGGTCAAGCTGGATTCTTAACTTTTAGAGCAGACGTTAAAAAAGGTCAAAATGTTAATAAAAGTACTATCTACGGTTTTGAATTTACGCTCGATAATTTTTAAGGAGTTGTTTATCATAGAAAAATCAAGAGGTTGGGTAGTTATGAATTGCAAAGGCTTATTTTATTGTAATAACAAGAGTTTCAGTAAAGATATAAATAAAGCAAAAGATTTTACAAGTTATGCGACAGCAAAGAAAATAGCACAAAAATACAATGGTGATGCACGAGAAATTTATTATAAGAAATAAAAAAAAGAGGTGTAAAAACCTCTTTTTTTTGTGTACTTTTGTTTAAAGAAGTAAAGTTTATACATATTATATATACGTAAATAACTACTGGAGGTAAAGACAATAATGGCAAATAACAATAAAGATAAAAAAGCAAAATTAAAAGCGATAATGGGCGCGATGAAAAATTTAGAAAAGTCAACTAAAAAAGAAGGTATTCTACAACGTTTAGGGGATGCGGAACCTAAAATTATTGAAACAACCCCAACTGGAAGTTTAATGTTTGATATTGCTTTAGGGAATGGTATACCAAAAGGTCGTATTATTGAGTTTTTTGGGGCAGAATCTTCAGGTAAAACACTTTGCGCTACACGAGCAATGGCTCAAGTGCAACAACAAGGTGGTATTTGTGCTTTAATAGATATGGAACATGCATTCGATCCTAGTTTTGCCGCAAAATTAGGTTTAAACTCTGATGATTTATTCTTATCACAACCAGATCATATGCAAGATGCTTTTGCGGTAATTGATGCATTAATTGATTCTGGCGGTGTAGATATGATTGTTTTAGACTCAGTTGCAGCGCTTGTTCCGAAAGAGGAGCTTGAAGGTGATGTTGGTAAACAAACAATCGGTCTTATTGCTCGTTATATGTCTCAATTCTTACGACGTATTACGCCTAAAGCTTCTCAAATGGGAGTAACTGTAATCTTCATTAATCAAATTCGTGATGCAATTGGTGTAATGTATGGAGATCCAACAACGACTCCTGGCGGTAAAGCATTGAAATTCTATTGTTCAGTGCGTTGTCAAATCGCTCGTGTGGGTGGTTCACAAGAGAAAGTTAAAATTGGAGGAGAAGAGCAAGTTGTAGGACATACAATTCGCGCTACTGTTAAAAAGAACAAAGTAGCTCCACCATTCCGTAAAGCAGAATTCCCTATTTGGTATGATGGTAGAGAAACTGACCCAGCTGATGAAATTGCAGCAGTATCTTTACTAAAAGGATTAATTCCAAAATATGCTGCTGATGGTACTATTTCGCCTACTGGTAGAACTTATAAGTTTGAAGCAGATGGTGAAGAACTAATCGCCAAAAAGAAAGATGATGTAGCAATCGAGCTTCGCAAATACCCTAAAATCCAAGCTAAGTTAATTGATATGATTAAAAATGGTGTAGAAGCTACAGATGTCCATCAAACTGAAGACTTTGATTCTGAAATGAGCGAAGAGGACTTCGAAGAAATGATGAGACGCGAAGCGGAAGATATTAAAAACGGTGGCAATGACGCTGAAGAAACTTCTGGTGGAGCAGAATGGGATGACCTATAATTAGAAGAGGACTATATGTCCTCTTTTTTAATTTATTCAACTATTTTAATTATAATTTATTTAATAATCATTTATTAAGAAAGGAAGGAAATAATATGTTTTATGTATCTGTAAGTTACATGTATCCATCGTTAGAGTGGAAGGTAAAAGCAGAGAAAATTGATATTTCAAGCGAAGATGAGGAAAGCTATAATATTCCATATGAATTAGACGAATATGAATTAAATTACCCTGTACCAAGAAGTAATAAGATATATAAAAGCGGAAGTAAAGAAGAAAATGAAGACAATTTATCTTGTGGTTATAGTGTACTAGATATGCCTCAATATGTATCGGTTGATAAATTAGAAGGTTTTGCTTCTTGTTATACTTTAGATAGTACTAAATCAATAGAACTTCTTAAGGAATCATTAAAGAATAAATTAAAAACAAATATCGAGTTTTATCAACAAAGGTTAGATGATTTAGAAAAATTACAATAAATGGAGGAAAACCATGTCTTTTAAGAAAAAAACTAAAGTAAATAATTTAGAATCATATCGCGTAGAAGTTAAAGTGATGCATGGAGATGGAGATTTGTATGAAAAACTTACTTTAGGTCCATTTTCGAAAGAAAAATTTCCAGAAGTTGTTGGCATACAGACAGCATTTGAAGAAATGCTTAATAATGATAAAGAAACTAATAATAGCCAAGAATATTATGAAAACTTACCATATTTTAGTAGATTTTTAATGCCTCATTGGAAATATGATGTATTTGCTAAAGAATGCGATATTTATCGTTATGTAATGGTAAAAGAATATGCATTTTTCTATATAGATGAAAATGGTGATGAATATGAAATAGAGCAACTTAGTCTTGATGATTTCCCAAAGTTTTATTATATAAAAATAAAACTCCGTGACGGGAAAAGTTTTACAGGTATTCATACAGAAGAAGTTGTAATAACTTATTGCGAGCTAGAAGAAGAATTGCAATCTAGTTGGGGATTAGTTCCATTAGAAAACGGAGAAGAATTTGTTTCAAAATACTATGCTGAGAAAGAGATAGATAGAGAAGATTGGATAGATGAAAGAGAATTTTTTATTTTAAAACACTTTGGATTAAAATTAGAAGATGAAGAATCGGAGTACGCTTATTATGATGAGCTCGAAAAAATAGAAAATAAATATTCTTAAAATAAGAGGGTATAAGCGATGGAACATTTATTTGAGTTTGATAGAAAAATAAGTAATTGTCCTATTTGTGATAAAAAATTAAAGTCTCTCGATGATTTTTACCAAGAATGTGGAAATAGATGCATATTTATTTACCATGACGTTCATTCTATCGTTTTAAGGATAAATATATTTAATACGGGTTCATACAGTTTATTACTTCACAATAATAGTCATGGTTATAGCAATGAAGACTTAATCTTGTTTAGTCAACAAGAAAGAGAATTAATTGAAGATATAGAAGAATGGAAGAAAAACGATAATTATCTTGTAGAGATTTTAAAAAATAGTTAGAGAGGTAATTATAATGAATTATCTTAAATGTGAAGTTTGCGGAAATTACGATGAAATACCAGAGCGTACAATTAGATTACATGGGAAATTTGGTGTATCTTCTGTGTGCGGCGCCTGCATTGAAAAGAAAGATCGAGAGCAACTAGAGTATGATGCAAGTGAATGTTGCTATGATTCTGTTGAAGAGTATTTAGCGGGAGAAAATTATCGTAAGTATTTTAAGGGAGAATAATATGAAAACTTTTTTAATACAAACAGTAAATAACACTATTAGACACGATTTTTGTTTCCAGTTAGTGGAAGCAATTGAGTATAACAATTGGTTTTATAATGACAAAACGTACAATTATGTTTTATCTGATAGAATTGTAAGACAAAGTGATTTAATACCAATTGGTAGTCTAGAGTTTGTTTTTAACTATTTAGAAAAGCATCACCAAGTAAAAGACTTAAGACCTATAAATATTCCAAAAGAATTAAGAACAAGTAGATTTTTAAAGAGGAATGTTTATGTTGCGAATAAAAATGAAATTGTATTAACAAAAGATAAATTCGTTAAGTCAAATTCTAGATACAAGAAGTTCACTGATGTAACCCGTAGGGTTGATAGTTTACCTGATGATGAATATATTGTTTCAGATTTAATTGATATTCAGAGTGAATGGAGAACCCTTGTATATAGGCAAAGATTAGTCGGATTACAGAATTATTCAGGAGATTTTACGCTTTTCCCTGATGTTGATTTAATTGAAGAGATGATTTCATCATATAAAGATTGCCCACCAGCTTACACATTAGATGTAGGAGTTGGTAGAGATGGTACATTTGTTATCGAAGTTCATCCATTTATTTCTTGTGGTTTGTATGGTTTTAGGGATAATAAGATTTTACCTACAATGTTTGTAGAAGCGTTCAACTATGAGATTAAAAAAGGGATATAATTCCCTTTTTATTTTGCTTAAAACTAAAAATAAAATAAATAATTAGTTTTTTTGTATTTTAAAATAGTAGATAAAGGAGGTATGAGAATGAAGTTTGACAAGTTGGTAGAGAGATGTAAGGTTTTTAGCGATGATGATATTTATGTGTATATAAAATTTCAAGGAGATTGGAAATATATTCCACTTTCGCATTTTAGTGGTGAGACAGTAACAAGTAAGTTAAATAGTATATCAATATTTGGAGAGCCAGATTACATCTTATTTACTGATGATAATGTAAGAGTATATATGAAAGACATAGAAAGAGATTGAATTTAATCAATCTCTTTTAATTTGATTATTATTTAATTTATTGAACTATTTTTATTACAATATCAATAAAGGAGGAATGAAAATGGAGATGCTTTCAGTTTTATTCATAGTACTTATATTGTTTGGAACGTGTATTTATTTGTTTGGTAGTTTAATTGAAAGAACAAAAAGGCGAGAAGCTGAAATGTTAGAAGAAATGAATCAAATAATTGATAGCTTTATACAACAACAAAAAGAAGAAAAAGAAGCTGAAGAGAGAGCAGTTATAGTACATCTTGAAAAACAACGAGAAGAAAGAAAGAAAATTAGAGTAGAGAAAGTATATCATGCTATTATGAAAGAATTAGAAGAAGAAGGGATTACTTGCATATATGCAGAAAGATCTGTGAGAATCCCAGATTGGATATTGAAAAGAGGTACAAGTTCACCAGTCTTAAATGCTCCTAGAATTTATTATAGTTATGATAGCAAAGAAGATATGCATGATGCTTCATATAATGGTTTACTTGATAAGTATCAAGTGTTTGATGACTATGAAAAAATTACTAGTTATATACAGGAGAATTTTAACAATATAGATGTGGCGAAAGAGACTATTAAGAGAAGCGTAAGAACTCGTTTAAGTGCAGATATAACCAGGGCGTTAAACGGAGAAAGTGATGAAAGACATACTATTAGAGGGTTCAAGCCTGGTAGTCATTTTAGTATAGGTAATTTGTTAGATGATGACTACTCTGATATTTTTTAAAAAGAGATTGAAAATTCAATCTCTTTCTTTTTTGCCAATTTCCCATTTGATTTTTCCAAACTGTTTGCTTAATTTTTTTTTCTCTTCAAGTGCTTCCCATTTATAGCAGAAATATTCTGGTTTAATAATATAATCAAAGTTCTCATCTACAATAAAAATTCCCCATGAGTTATATTCACTATACCAAGTGATAAAACCTTCCATTTCATCACAATCCTTTTTAGTTTATATATTAATTATATCATATTTTATGAAATATGTAAACTGTTTTTTAATTAAAGTGTTTTAGTTCCTTTAATTTTAATAACTATTTTTTCTAAAATATATAAACAAGAGGAGGAGAGAAAAATGCAACTAGAATTTTTCATTAGTATTGGGATGACCTTAGTATTTTTTGGAACATCAATGTTTTTGCTTTCTAACCATGTAAAGCATTCAAAAAAGATGTTAAGACAGTTAGAAAATATAGAAAAAGATTTAAATGAAGCTTTAGATGAAAAATTTGAACAATCTAAAAAGGATTTCACACAAATTGTAGATGAAGAAATTAAATCTGTTATTTCTATTCAAGAAGAAAAAAGAAGTTCTTTAAGAGAAGGAAGAATGTTAAAAGAAGCAGAAAGAAGAAAAAAAGAAGCCCACAGGGAAAAAATAGAAAAATTAATGAGAGATATTTTAACTGAGTTAGCAGATGAAGGTATATCTTCTATCACAAGTAATGAAAGAATCGTATCGAGTATGTATAACTATAGTACAAAAACAATTAAGTATTTGTATTTTAGTTATGATGATAAAAGTGAAATGCATAAAAAATTATATAAAAATAGATCGAAATTTGAAAAAGAATATAAAATAAAAGCTAAATATGAAACATTATACGAGTATTTATCAGATCATTATGATGATAAAGTTACTGTTAAAGAAATAATAAAAGATGATATTAAAATGGCGCTAGGAAATGAGTTGGCTGATGCGCTAACAGGAGAAACTGAGAATAAAGAAGAACAAAAAAGACCAAGAAGGGCTGGTATTCAAAGACGTCCAAGATCATCAGGGATAGTTGGGAATAGCAAAGGTGGGATTTTGGATAAAATTAACAATGACAACGAAGAGCATAAGAAGTTTTTAGAAGAATTAAAAAAATTGTATAATATATAAAATAAAGTGTTGTTACGATAGTTAAAAATTACCATTGTACTTTTAAACACAACTGATATATAATTAACTCAGGTAAGGAAAACCAATCCTTATCTAAAAAAAATCTAGGAGGAATTTCAAATGGCAAACAAACAAAACGAGTATGTAGCTAGCGAGAAACTTCATATCCCTGGGTTAGAAAGTACAATGCAAAGTTTAAAAATGGAAATAGCAACAGAACTAGGTATGCCAGATTATGAGAATATGGATAAAGGTGAACTTTCATCTCGTCAAAATGGTTATGTAGGTGGTCAGATGACTAAACGATTAGTTCGTATGGCTCAAGAAACTTTAGCTGAAAACTACAACAAAAATAAATTAAATTAGTATCTAGTTAATTATTATTTAGTTATCTGAGTTAAAAGAAAATTAAAAAAAGAATAATTATGAATAAATAAAAACCGATGAATTAATTTTCATCGGTTTTTTCATTTTCGTTAAAAGTGAAATTAAGTACATATTTACGGGGGATGATATATTCAACTTTGTATTTATCGTCTTCGTAATGTATATTTGATATTTGACAAAAATCAGTTAAATTACTTAAAATGAATTCATCAAAGTCTGAATGTATTTTATCTTCATCACTTAAATTAGAATACACTTTTTCAGTTTTAAAAGTTACATCAATAGAATTTAATTTAATTTTGCTTTGTTTTAATGAACATTTATTTAGTTCATTGTCGCTTTTAAATTGAAGAAAATCCTTTAGAATGGTTTTAGCTACTATTTTTTCAATATTATTTTTATCTGAATAGATATTGATGTTAATAGTTTTTTCTTGCGGACTAATTTTGTCTTTTATTGTTTTACTCATTTTATTCTTTCTCCCATTCTTCTTAGTTTTTCTCTTAAGCTTAACATTTTATTTTGATCAAGCAAAGTAAATAATTCTTCTGGAGAATGTTTTTGAATCCAATTATCCAAGTCAGTTCCTTTTGGAAAGATAGTACCATTAAATTTAACATCTAAATCTCCAAGAGTAGGAAGATTTTTGATTCCTTCTTCACCTTCCTTACCAGCACTATCATTATCATATAAAATGTCAAGTCTCTTAGCATATCTTGCTAATGAACCTAAGTGCCAAAGAGTTCCATGGGCTCCAAATGTAGAAGTTACAATTTTTAATCCATTTTGCCATGATGTAATAACATCAATTTGTCCTTCAGTAATAATAGCTCTATTGTGATCTCTTATATCGTGTCTATTTTGCCATAAGCCAAATAAGATTTTTCTTGCAGAGAAAGGATACATATCGTATTTTGGTTTTAATGTATCGAAAACTGATCTTCCACTAATTGTAACTATTTTTCCATTGTTATCAAATACTGGAAAAGTAATCCTACCTCTAAGTTTAGTGTATTTTTTATGTCCTATAGGTGCATAACCTATAGACCAATATTCAATTGTTTCTTCATTTATTCCCCTTGATTGTAAGTATCTTCTCCCTGGTTCGCCAATAATTGGATGTTTAAGAGCCCATTTGTAATATTCATTTTCTAAATCAAAGTTATTCTCCATTGTTTCACCAGTCTCTCTTTATAAATAATATATATTTTATGTATAAAGTGGGATTTATTTATAAAAAGAGAGAAAAAAATGGACACTTGTTAACTGACGATTAAGCAAGTGTCCCAAAGAGATGAATAGAGAGAAAGAAATAGTTTTCTTCCTATTAGAGAATACGTGTAACTATTTAAAATATAACTAAAAAATATAAATTATTTTTTTAATTGTAATTTTATCTCAAGTTTGAATTATAGAATTAATGAATTCATATAAAGATTACAAAAATGAACATAAGATTGATGAGGTGGAAGAGAAATGTGTCCTTCATTTAGAAGAAGTAATAAAGGGATATTTCAAGATAATAGTAATGTTTTATCTATTTTTCATGGTACTGATGCATTTTTATTAGAAGATGAGTTAAATGAATCTCAATGGAATCATATAGAAGCTAGAGCTGAAATGTTTAGAGCTCAGTATACAAGTGGAATTCTAAGTGATTTCAATTTAGTAAAAGTAGATAATAATAGTTCTTATATAGAAACTAAAGATTCTAAACCGTTCTATGTATTAGTAGATGGTTATTTAGTGAAAATTGGTGGTAATCAGTTTGGAAATATTTTATCATCAGATAGCAGATTGATATTTGATACAAATTTAGAAAATGAAGTTGATAAACTTCACTTTATTGAATTTTGGTTTGAAGCAATTAATCATTCTCAAGATTTAAGAAAATTTGGTGGAGAAGATACTAGTCTAATAACAAATAAGATGTTGGACGATAGAATTAAGACAGAAACATCTAGAAGGATTCAAATGCAATGGAAAATAAGTTATCATCAAACATTAACTTTAGATGATGAAATAGGTAAATGGATAAAAGTTGGAGATCATTTATACAAGAAGAATTTCAATCCTATTTATGACTTAAATGGAAATTTAACGAATCCTGGAATAAGATACGCAATAATTGTTGCTAAAAACAGTCATGTATCAGGAGAAGAGTTACTAATACATGAAGAAGCTAGAGTTAAATTAAAGGAAAATAACGCATTTAAAGATTTAAATAAAGGTGAAAATGGAGATATTTCTTTTACAGATGAAAACAATTTATTTGAATCTGAAACTTTAAATGGCGCGTTAGATGAATTGAAAATTCAATCTAATAATATTGGAAAGAATAGAACTGAAATAGTAACTGATATTATTCATTCTGGTTTTACGAAGTTAGGAGAAATAGGGGAAGATGTTATTCTTGATGATAATTATCTTATAGAAAGGAACAACTTTGAACTCAGTGAATCCACTGTATATATTAATGGTCAAAGAATTTCAATTCCAAAAAGAATGATTAATCTAAGCGAGCCTCCAGAAAATGGTTCAAGAGAAGATTTAGTGTTTTTAGAGGCTTTTTGGACTATGAAAAACCCAGGTGATGCTATTTATAAAAATAACTGCGTCGAAGATAGTATTGAAAGATACACCATTACTTATGAAAAAATATTAGAATGGAGAATTAGAATTGTAGATGGAGTAGATTTTGCTAAATTTACAATGGATGGGTTCACTGTAGATACAGACAACTTAGATTCAGATAAATACAATAATAAAGTTATACTCCCAATGGGTAAAAAATCATCACCCATAACTTATAACACTTCGCAATATGATAATGGTATTATTAGATTTAGTAATTATAAACAAAATTCAAACAACGATATAGGTTTCTATTTAGCTGGTAATGGTGATGCAGAATCAAAATTAATATTAGATACTATTGATGGATATATTTATGCTATTCCAATGTTTAAAATTAAACGTAGGAACTCTAAAGAATTTAGTGCGAATAACAGCTATGGCAGTTCATCGGTTAAGCAAGTTATAAAACAATACATTGATTTTAATAATGTCCAGCCAAATGAATTACAAAAATTAAGCTTAAATAGTGATTTAGTACAATATTTCAAAACAGTTATTGGAAGAAAATTTATATATGTGCCTGAAAAAGAGAGTTATAAATTTTTAGTTGTTAGTGCTGATGAAACAAATAATGTAGTGACTATTAAGAATATTGGAACTCAATTGATTGATTACAATGATGCTTACTGGGTAATAGTTAGTAGTAGACCAGATGAGAAATATTCTGATGTAGTTTATAGAGATGATATTATTGATCTTAGACACAAGGTATCATTTTCTAATTGTGACTACAAAAGTTTATTAGAGAAAAACTTTAATAAATTATTAAAAGGTAAATTGAACACTAAAGAACAAATAAAAATGAAAAAAGAGTATATTAACTTACAGCCAGCCCAAATTGAAATTGCATCAAGTTTTAAGCCAGTAAAAGTTAATCAAGCGGATGGAAATTCCAAAAAATTAGTTAATATGATGAGTGGTTTTAGTAACAATAGTAAGAGTAAAATGTATTGGTTAACGCCACCAGAGTATTATGGAGATAACCCTTTAGAATTTAAGTGGATAGAAGAGGAAAATGCATTTTCTGCAACTAAAGAATATTTTTGTTATACTCATTCAGTACCAGTTAACGTAAAAATTAATTCTTATTACTTAGCTGGTTTTAAATTAAAAGGTGGAACGGGATATTTTCATATTCATGAAACAGGAAATGAAAATTCTTTCACTGATATAACTGGTATAGCGGAGAATGATGAATATCAAAATTTTTATTTACCATTCAAAACAGAAAACAAAAGAAGTATTTATTATGAGTTTGAAAATGAAAAATTAAATAGTGGTGGGACTCGTATTGGTTATTATGAAACGATGTTTAAAGATGTTTTTCTTTATGAAATAGATGAAGCAACATATAATCTTATTCTTAATAAAAATGTAGAATATGTTGGAGATAAATTAACTCAAAAATTCCCTTATGTAAGTAGTTATCCTACTGTCGTTGAAAACTTAATTCCTAATTTGAACAGTGAAATTTGGGATCAGTATAGTAAAGCCAAAATAGTAAATGGAAAACTAGTTTTAACTGCTAATGAAAGTGAAGTAAATTCTTTTATTGTTTTAGATGGGCAGTCTTTTACAACTTATATACTTGAATGCGATTATATTAGTGAAGATGGAAAACAACCAACGATTTATACAACTAGTGATAAAGTAGATTGGTGGGAACTAGGTTTCGTCTATCGTCATGGATCGATAATTGTTTTCTATACTGGTAATTGGACTTCTAAAATAGCTATTGACTTTCACAATTCAAATAAAGGTACATTTACTTTTGAAAACTTCAAATTATCAAAGGTAAATAGCTACATTGAACAGTATGTACCTTATGGAAGATGGGTTTTGCCGGAGGACTTAATATTAGAGAATTTAAATTTAAAAACAAATTTAAGAGACGATAGAAAAACAATATCAGACGCTATAACACTTGATACAGTTGTAGATAAAATAGAAGCTGCGAAAACATCTCAAAAACATATTATAACGAAACAAGCGACAAAAGGTATTTGGTCTATTGGTGATACTATTACTATCAAGGCTGAAAAAGGAATCATTGGAGGAGTTCTAAATAGTGAAGATATTTTAGCTAAAATATTAACTAATTCTGGTGGTTCAATTTCGAAAGTTGAAGTAGATGATATTTCTAAACTTACAGTGAATAAGAGTTTTAAAATATTCAATGCTTCAACAAATGAAATAAGTAACACAGTTTACAATGTAAACGATATTTTAGTAGGCAATAAGCAAATTGTTTTTTCACCTGAACTAACTATAGATGATAATGATGTTAGAATATTAGTAGAGACATCTGTATCTAATTCAGTACCGTTAGCCAAAGCTGCCGGTTTAATAGGCACTTGGGAAGGATTAGAATCTAAAAAAGTTATTTTCAAAATTACAACTCCTCCAACTACTAATAATAGTGATATTGAATTACGTTACGTAGTTAATTATCAAGCGGGTGAAGGAATTAAGAAAGTTCCTTGTGAAATTTTCAATCCAATAATTAATGACATTGAATATACAAGAGATTCTTCATTAGAGTTAAAAGCTGATTTTAGAGGAAAGGTTATTAGAAGTGTTATCGAAAATCCACACGTTGTAAAAGAAAGTATAACTTCTACTACTCTACTAAATCCATTAGATAGCGGGTGGATAGAGTATGATGGTTCTATGATACAATACTTAAACGGTTTAGTTAGAACATTAGAAAGTAATAGTAGTGATAAGATAACACAACAGATTTTTTCTTTTGATATTTTAGAAGAAGTTGAACGTCAAATTGGAAGAATACCTAAAATTACAAAAGATGAAAAATTGCAATGGTTGAAAAATAACATCAGCGGTATTACTAGTAATTGGTACGGTTATGGGAGTAGTGTAGGAGGGTATGGAGTTGAATTTGCGGTTTTCGCTGCTTCAATTGGCTGGACTAATAAAGTTAATCATTTAAAGTCAAACATTTCTAAATTAAGCATTACTTCTTTTGATTTACAAAATCTGATTGATTCAAATGGTTTAATGTATTTTACAGTTTACACTATCAATAAATCAAACACATCGACACCATCAATAGTATTTACTGATTATATAGAACTAAACATTTTAATGAAAAATGTTTCTGAGACTGATTATGAGACATTTACACCAAGTATTAAAGAGAGATTATTGGTTGATGACCCTTCTTTGTTTAAAGAAGGAGAAAACATGATTAATCCTATCAATATTTTGCCTTATACTTCATTGGATAAGTCTACGAATACTGTTATGGTAGGTTTACCTAGCTCTTATAACAACACTAATATTGTAAGTGATTATGACTTTACAGTTAATATCAAAGATCTAATTAACAATAAGGGTTTTAGTGTTAGATTTATGAGTCAACCAAATAAATATTACACTCTGAGTTTTGATTTAAAGTTAATTAAGTCTGCTAATGGTATAAGGGTTGGAATATTAAAAGATAATGGACAATATAGCTACACTACCTATACAACTGATGGATTGATTTCAACAACTATTAATGTTCCAAAAACTGGAGAAGTTGTTTTTGTTGTAGAAAGTTTAACAAATCAAGGAAGTTTTAAAGCAAGTAATCTAATGTTAACGCCTGGGTTAACATCGAAGCCATTTGTTCCATTTTCTAAGTTTGTAAAGAGAAAACGCAAGTTAAATTTCCTAAATAAAATATCTGGAAGTACATTTGAAAATCCCCATAGAGATTTATGGAAAGATGGTAATTTAGAACAACCTTCAGAGTTTTTCGAAGAAAATGAACAAATCTATTATGAACAAGCAAGTAAAGAAGATGGAACTGTAATGGAGTATTATTTAAATACAATAGGGAGATATCCGCAAGATTTATTTGAATTTGACTTATCTCACTTAGGATTATCACTTTCTGAAATTAGAGCTGCTCTTAAGAAAGTAAAAGTTAGATGGGTTGGCTTTGGTTTTGGTGATAGCGGTGGTAAGAGAACTTACGGTAGTACTATATATATATGGGAAAACAACGCTTGGAATAATAGCTATGGATTACAGCACAACAGTAATACTTCTGCTGTTATCGAGAAAGATATACCCTTTAATACAAATAAAAGTATTATTAGTGATGATCAAAAAATACGTTTATTGTCTCGTTCTACTTATCCAGCTAGTAAAAATATACAGGCTAGTACTTTTGTAGATTATGTTTCATTGGAAATAGAGTTAGCAGATTGGGTAGATACAGTTAAGAAGAATGTAGTGAAAGTTAGAAAAGAAACAAAAGAGATAAAAACTATTTACCCAACAGTTTCTCCTTCAACTGGTAGAACTGATAAGATTGAGTTGTTCTATAATTATGTCCCATACCAAGGGATTCTTATAAATAGTATTAATAGCTTAAGAACAAAGTATGCAGACAACAACTTTATGTATAATACCACTCTAGGAACAGGTAACATTTGTAAATCTGGAAGTAATGTTGAGAGTGTTAATTTACCATTAACTCCAAATACTAGAGATTTTGATTTAGTTCCAAAAAAACAATCGCATTCTTACAATAATTTAGAGTCTAAAAATGTAAGATTTAATCTTAATAACTCTAACATTGGTTTACCTAATTATTATTCGCTTGTTGATTTAGATTTCAATTTAGAAAATAGTGATATTAAAATTGAGAGAGGTATTTACGCTTATAGTTCAACACCTTATGGTTTCTTAACTATTGATACTTTAGATAATTTCTCATTATTATATCATCCAATGTTAGTTGAGTTTAATAATCAATTATATATGATTGTATTTGCTTACAATAACAATCATAATAATACATTGAGCGCGGTAGATATGTTTTCTATTGATGGTAGGCCTTTATTGAAGGAGGATAGTTAAATGAGAAATATCTTAGTTAATCGTAAAAATTTAAAAGTAACGGGGAGTAATAGGTCTCCCCTACCTTTTGAAATAGAAATTAATAATATAGATGTTACTAATTTAAAAAAGGAAGTTAAATATATAGAGTTAGAAAATAAATTCATTGAAGAAACATTAGAATCAGGAGAAGTAATAAAGAAGAAACTTTATTTACTCCCTCAAGAAAACAAAGATGAACCAGTATCTTTTGCGAGAAAAATTGAAACAACTGAAATTACTGACAAACCTGTTATGGTAAATATTATAAAGAAAAACCCAGCTCTTGATGATAATGGAGTTCAGAAAAAAAGTGAAATTACGCATTTTGGTGAGACAACTAAAATAACATCTGAACCAGTGATGATTGATATTGAAATAAAAAAAGAAGATGGTACAATTGATATTCGAAAAATTCAAAAAACAGATGATAATAATAACCCGTTATATTATGGAGAAATTGGCACAGGGATTTTTAATAATGTTTTTATCCTAGAAACAATAAGTGAGCAAAAACGAAATAACAATAATGAACCTTTATACTATAAAGAGACTAGAAAAGATATTGTAATTAAAAAACAACAAAAATCATTAGAGATAACTAAAGATGACCCTAGATGGAATGAACAGTTAGAAGAAGTAAAAGAAAAAATTAGTAAAACAAAAATTGTTTCTTTTGAGGAAAATATGGAGCATTTCAATCTTGAAGATATCGTTAAACATAAAGAGGAACAACTTATAAATGGTACTTTCTATTCAAGAGCTATATTATTTGAAGTGATGAATAAAAAGATATTTTCAACAAATTTGTCCTCATATAAAGCGGATTTAGGAGTTGGGTTTATATCTTTACCTCCTAATGGAGAAATTAGAACTGTGAAATTAACTTTACCTTTATCTGAAGAAATAATCGGGATTAAATTAGAATCCAGCGATTCAGGTGTTGAAATAAAAATAGGTAACACTACTAATAATATGCAGTTGATTGATCAAAATAATGAATGTTATTTTGAAACAGCAGTATCTGAAGTATATGTTAATTTTAAGAATACATCTAATAAACGAATTAATATTAATTCGTTTGCTTTATTAGTATAAAGAGGTATAAAGAGGTGAGAAAATCTTGTCAAATGAAATTAAAGAAGAACTAAGAAAAATAGCAGAAAGCAATTTGCCAGAATCCGTTATTGTTATAAGTTATATGGAACACATGTTAGATTTAGTTGCTACAATCACTAAAGAATTATCTAACTTGATAGATAAAGAAAAAATAAGTCCTGAATTACAACTGAAATTAGATATGTTAGAAAGTTTATTGCAATATAGTTCTGTAGATTTTGCTAATATTGAAAATCCAATGCAGGCTTATAAAATACCTAAGACGATAGAGCTAAAAAATCAAACTAGAAAAGTGCAAGAACGATATTTAAAAAAGCAAATTGAAAAAGGTGTGTTTGGAGATTAAAGATATGCTTTGGCATATCTTTAATTTTGTTTAATAATTATCAAAAACTTAAATAATTTAAAGACTACATAGTTAAATAATAATTATTTTACATACGACAAACGCATAGGTTATAAAAATTTTAATGATTTATATGTTAATACTGACGATTGAGCAGTTTTGAACTATTAAGTTCGTGAAAATATATGAGGGGTGAAAAATAATGACAGCTTCTTTCAACAGAAATAATAAAGGCGCATTACATGAGGATAGTAATATTTTATCAATTTTTTATGGAAAAGACGCATATTTGCTTGAAGATGAACTAAATGAAGCGCAATGGAACGTGATTGAGGCGCAAGCAGAAAACATTAGAGTTCAATATACTAGTGGTATTTTAAGTGAATTTGATGTCGTTCAAGTTGACAATAGTAATGCTTACATTGATAGTATTAATGGCAAACCGTTGACTTTATTGGTTGATGGGTATATTGTTAAAGTTGGTGGAAACAAATACGATAATGAATTATCTAGCGATAGCAGAGTATTGTTTAATCCAAAACCTACATCAAGTGGTAACCAAAACCATTTACACTATCTTGAATTTTGGTTTGAGGCAGTAAGCTATGCGTCAACTTTAAGAAAGTTTGGCGGAGAAGATACTAAAGAGATCACAAATAAGATGTGGGATGATAGAGTTAAAGTTGAGACATCTAGAAGAATCCAAATGAAGTGGAAAGTTTCTTATGCTCAAGATTTAACTTCTAAAGGTTTTGAAAATGTTGGAGATAACTTATGGAAAAAAGTTGGAGAACCTACTTATAATACAACAACTGGCGCTTTAGTTAAACCTGGTATTTCTTATGCTATTATATTTGCTAATGGTACTAATAGTGTTTCTGGTAATCCAGTAGTTTATGAACACTCTAAAGCTGTCATGAAAGATAATAACATTAAGAAAGACTTAGAAAGTAAATTAGCGTCTTCTAGTGTTATTGATAAAATCAAGCAAGATTTAGCAGATTTAGAAAATAATTTAACTGTAGAGTTAAATAAACTTAGAGATGATTTTGAAACTAATAAATTACTTGTTGCAAATCAACTAGATGAATTAAGGCAAGATTCTATTCAAACTAAAGAATTACTTGATCAAATAAAAGCTGACGTTCAAAAGAATAAAGATGCAATAATTGCTATGGATAAGGCTATTACTAAAATACAAGTTCAATTAGAATTAGATGGTCGTGTACCTGGAAATGGTGGTACTTTCGCAGATACATTTGATGGAACTGGTAGTAGAATGACATTGGATAAAACTAAAACAGATATTATTAATGCAATTAATGCTGGAACAACTATTTTACCAGTAGCTAGTACAGAAGGCTTTGTTGTTGGTACACAAATCACTATTTTTGATGATATTGCTAACGAAGAAGCTATAATTGTAGCTATTGGTGATGGAACTATAACTATCGCTGCTACTACAAATGCTTACAAAAAAGGTGCAAAAGTTGTTCGTAGTAATGTAATAATTGATACAGACAAGGCTGAAATGGGGACTGGTTATTGGCAGACTTATAACGTTGAAGTAATTGAGGTGTTGTAAAGTAAAAATCTACTTTACATAATTAATATTTATCCTTCTATGTGAAAATCAACATACCATAGAAGGGTTTATGTTAATTATCCGTTACATATTGCTTTCAAAATAAGGAGGATTTTAGATGGTAAAATACTATTATGATAAATACGCATCAATTAGTACTACCAAGTATGTAGAACCCGCGTGGATTAATATGAACGCAACTGGCTCAACCGTAGCTTTTACTCTCAAACCTAAGAGTTACTCGTTTAATTCAACTACAGGAAAGTTCAGTTTGTCTACTGATACATGGGGCCAAGCTGAAGAAACAATTCAAGTTGGACAAACTTGTTATGGATATGCTAGTGGAGAACTTTATGAATATACAGCTATACAATCAGCATCTTCAGGATCTGTGCCAATTTCTCTTTATAAAAAAAGAGAAATAGATACTACTACCCAAACAACATATTCAAAAGGTGCTTTATTACAGTCTAATATTGTTGCAGAAGATGGAACTTACCCTGTCAATGGACGTCACACTGATGGCTATTGGTATGTAAGAGGTTCTATTGCTAATACTGCGCCAACAGTTCCAGGTGTATTTGTATATCCTGAGGGGTCATTGGAAGTAGGTGATTCTAAAGTTGTTTCGTGGGGAGCATCTACAGATATAGATGGAAATTTGTCTAAATATATCTTAGAAGTATCTATTGATAGTGGTACTTGGACTCAAATAGGAACTCCAACTACAAATACCTTTAATTATACTATCCCAACAGCTGTTAATATTAAATTTAGAGTTAAAGCTCAAGATAATGATGGTTTAGAATCTGGATATAGAGAAAGTTCTGTATTTACAGTACAAACACTAAATTCTAATATGGTAATTGATAAACCTTATTTAGTAGATGGTAATGGTGGTAGGAAATTAGTACTATTAGAAAACGAAGCATTAGTTTTAGGACTTAGAGACTCCACCAACAATAGAGTTTATTGTTACAAATCAGTTGATAAAGGTTTAACTTGGTCAAAAATATTTGATAGAGGCATAGTTTCTAAAGATATTTCTTTAACTACTCAAGGGAATTTTATTCATTTATTGATAGCTGAATCAACAACAGTGTCTTATTATAAGTTGAACGAACTAGGGGAAGTTATTTCTTCTAATCTTTCAATTGATACGGGACAAATTGCAATTAGCAATATATCTTTAATAATCAATCCAGCAAATGGTTACTTGCATGCAGTATGGGCAAGTAAAGATTCAACGTATTCGAATTCATATAATCTCCGATATGCAAATAGTACTGACGGTGGGAGTACATGGTCGAGTGTAGAGCAAATAACTAAAATTAATAATACAACATATCATTTTGAATCCCCATCTATTGCAATTCATCAAAATGAACCTCTAATTGTATGTCAAACAAAAGGGTTTTATTTGAATGGTTCTGTAGTAGGTAGCGGCAATTCTTATGGTATCTTGCTATTGAGTAAAAATGCATCCTTAACTACAGATACTTCTAGTAATATTAATCTCCCATGGAAACACAAACTCATATATGGTGTTGATTCGTACGTACAGTCTAATCCTTCTGTAGTAACAAGTAAGGAAGGCGTCATTCACGTAACGTGGACAGGTGCAGATAGTGCTTTTCCGTCAATACAAAATCTTAGATATAATTGGTCAACTGATGGCGGAGTAACTTGGAAATCACAAGTTACAAATAAAATAACAAATGAAACTACTAAAAATCAACTTTATCCATCAATAACTATTGATAAAACTGAAACCGCGCGTATAGTATGGCAAAGCGAAAACGGCGTTAATCAATATACATTAAGACAGCTAAAAATGCTAAATGGTCAAGGAGAGTTAGATAAACCAGCTAATATTAAAACTGTAATAGGAGTATCGCCAGCTACGCTTTACGATCCTTCTTTGTTGGGTAAATTTGGAGATGTACCGTTTACAGTCTTTAATAAAACGTCTAATGATTCAAAATTATTAAGTGTTGACTGTATTGGTGAATATACGATAAATAAAGCTCCAACAAAACCCGGCGCTTTTACTCAACCTACTGAAACTATTTTAGAGATAGGAGATTCTAAAATAATTTCATGGGGAGCGTCTACAGATGAAAATGGAAATCTCTCTAATTATGTTTTAGAAGCTTCTATTAATAATGGCGCTTGGATACAAATGGGAGCCCCAACTACAAATACACTTACCCTTACTATACCGAGTGTTCCTTCTGGCGCCAGCGCTAAGTTTAGAGTTAAGGCTGTTGATACTGAAGGCTTGACATCAGAATATACAGAAAGTTCTGTATTTACAGTAGTAGTGCCAACTTATTATTGGAGCAAATATTCTGTTATAGAAGAAAGACCATTAATTATGAGCATGTATAGTTATACTCCTTGGGATAATGAAACTACTTTAGCAATTTCAAATTATGAAGGCAGGTTGTACTCTAGTTATATCGTTGAAGACAAGAAATTTAAACTTGTATCACTTGTGTCTTCAATTGCTTCGCTAACTGTAGGTACATTTGTATATTTAGATGCAGGTAATGATAGAATATCTAGTTTATATGTTGCTTATAATGATGGATTTAATATAGCTTTTAGCGATACTGTCTATGAATTGGTAGAAGGAGATTTGGTCTATAAAAAAGGTGATTTATTACAATCTGATATTGTAGGCGTATATAATGCATACACTAATAATGCTAGAAATTCAGATGGTTTTTGGTATGTTAGGGGCGCAAGTACAAAAATCACTACCCCTGGCGCTTTTACCCAACCTACTGGGACTTTAGAAATAGGTGATTCTAAAATTATATCTTGGGGAGTAAGTAGTGGTGTTTTTTCCAAATATATTTTAGAAGTATCAATTAATAACGGGAATTGGACTAAAATAGCTGAACCAACATCAAATAGTTACACTTATGTTATACCTACAAGTGTCAGTCTTAAATTCAGGGTTAAAGCTGTTGGAGCTACTAACATAGAATCAGAGTATGTAGAAAGTAGTATATTTACAGCTCAACCGCCACAGTACTATTATGATAAGTTTGCTTCAATAAGTAATACTCAATATGTTGATAACGCTCCATGGGAATATCTGGGACCAGGGCGAGCTTGGTATTCAGCTACGTACACGTCTTATGGAATTGATTCAAATGGTAAATATTACAATAGTGGTACACTATGGGGAGGGCCTGTGAGTTCAGGTTCTATGTCATATATTACTGGTGGAGCCGGTAATAATTCCACAGTAACGCGATATACCGCATTAGAATCTACGCCTAATCCAGTAATGGAAATAGCAATCGACGTCCATATAAAACGAGCAAGTAATATTACACAAACAACGACATGGTCAAAAGGTTCTTTGATGCAAACCGGAATAATTGGAAGTGCTACATCATATCCAACTAATGGAAGACACACTGATGGTTATTGGTATGTGCGTGGTTTACGAGTTAGTCAATCAATTGCTCCTCCAGGAATATTTAATATAGCATCAGATAAAGGTAAATTTTTACCAAATGAAGTTGTAAATATATCATTTGATTCTTCTTCAGCTTCAAATATTTCAATTTATGAAGTAGATTATAGATATAATGAAAACTCTTGGATTCCATTAGATTACAATAACACTTTAGCGAGAACACTAACTACAACGACTGATAAATCACTTAAAACCTTACAATTCAGAGTAAGGGTTAAAGATAAAAATAATGTATACTCGGATTATGTTTATTCTGACATTTTCAAAATAGATCATAATACTGCGCCAGTTATTACCATAACTAGCCCAACTAATGATATAACTTTATACGAAAATGATTTTTTAAATGTTGTTGGAACAATTAACGATATTGACCAGGATCAAAACTTAATCATATATTGTCAAGTTAATAATCAAGAAAAGCACATAATATTTGAAAAACAAAGTTCAACTCAAGCACAATTTGCGAAACAATTAAAATTTACAAATGGGAAATTGCATAATGAAGATATAGAGATATCAGACGCTTTAAGCGAAGATTTATTGCATAGTATAAAAATATGGGTAGAAGATAGTGAAGGTGGAAAATCTAACATTGAAACACGCTCGTTTTATGTGGAACTTAATCACATACCTTTAATTTCTATAAATGAAATCATTCCAAACGGAATTATTGATAGTGACAAATTTATTATTTCTGGAACAACCTCTGATCAAGATGAGGATTCTATTATTAAAGTGACTTATAAAATTAATAATGGAATTATTACAGAGATTTATAGTGGTGCTGGCGGAAATTGGCAATTTGAAGTTTCATTAGTCCAATTGAAGGTTGGAGAAAATAGAATCACTGTTGAAGCGACCGATAACTATAACGCTAAATCTGTTAAAATTATTAAACTTAATAAAAATGAAATCAATAAACCTATTTTAGAATCTATTGCTAGATATAAAATAGAACCTCCAAAAGAAGTAGTAAAAGGAGTATTGTTATTCATCCAAAGAGATGAACAACTTGATATAAAAGTAGAAATCTCCATGAATATGTTGAATGAACAAGAAAACTTTATTGAATTAAATCCCGAAAACTCTGCCCCTATGCCAAATAAAATTGGTATAATAGAGGATACTTTCCATCATGAGGTTCTAGAAAACAAAGAAAACATTATTTTAAAAATAACAGCACTAAGACAAAATGTAGATGATAATTACAAAATTCATTTAATTTCAGGTGTAGTTGAGTAAATAAATCTAGTTAAATAATTAATATTTACCCTTCTATGTGAAAACTAAAGTAGTATAGAAGGGTTTATGTTGATTATTACGTTACATATAGATTTTTACTAAATAATTGTAAGGAGGTTTCAAAATGGTAAATTTTTATTACAACAAATATAATACAATTGAAAAATATGATATAGTCCAGTCATATTCTTTGAGATCAAGAACTTTTGAAGAAGGCGGTAGTTCTATAAGAAATGGGATAAGAATAATGCTTGAAGCTATTTCTTCAGGCGAATATTTTGAAACTATGTATAGACAACTTACCGAATCGTCACCCGGCAATTATGTGCCTAATGATTCAGTTACTATTAGGGATGATGGTACTGATGATAGATACTATGAAGCTCCACCTATGGAATTTGTGAGTGGTAAACTGTACTACATGAAAACGAACAAAAGATATTTAGGTTTCGTTTTAACAAAAGGTTCTGCAACCGGTCTTGAAACTTATCATTATTGGACAGGCGAAATTTTCACATTGCAAAGGGGTAATTACACTTATTCACAAGGTACTTTAGTGAGTAGCAATATCATTGCGGAAGATGGAGTTCTACCAGCTAATGGACGTCATACAGATGGATTTTGGTATGTTAAAGGAACTCAAGTCTCTTCATTACCATCTGGCACTATAATTGTTTCGGATAAATTTACAACACAAAATCCTTCATCTAGAAAATTAGTTCGCTTAGGAAATGGATGGTTACTATCTTTAATGGTACGACAAAACTCCAGCATGAATATAATGGTGTCTAGAGACAAGGGTAATACTTGGACCTTTAGTGGATCAGTAAGTAACAACACTATAAAGGATGCAGCAGTTACAGCGGTTGGTAATGATGCGGTTATCGCACTTCAAAATGACGGCGAAATCCAAGTATGGAAATGGTCTAGTACTACTAGCTCAAATTCTTATGTAGGTGTTATAGTGAATGGAGTACAATTATCTAGTGATGGAATATCTATTTTTTATGATAATATAGAAAAAGTATTATTTGCAACATGGGCTAGAAAAAATGGTAGTAGTTACGCTATTTACTATGCTAAATCATTTGATAATGGTGCCACTTGGCCAAGAAATAATATAGTGTTTTCAATAGATGTAGCTGGATATGATTATACTTGCCCATCAATTGTAGCCCATGGTAGCAATGCTTATATAATAGCTCGTTATGTTAGAGGTACAAATAATTCAATTGTTTACGCAAAGAGCGTTAATAAGGGTGATAGCTTCATAACCGCAGAAACACTCTATGATGCTGGAATCTATCTTGCGACATCGCCAATAGCAGTTGTTGATAAAAGCGGGAGAGTACATGTAACTTGGAATGGACATGAATCAACTAATGCTTCAATTCATGTGATGTCTCGTTATTTAGATGATTCAACTAATAGTTGGATAGAGCCTACTACTAAAATACCACAAAGTAATAACTTAAGTAAATCAACATTGACGGTTGATCAAAATGGAAACGTTTATGTTATTGGAGAAAATTATGGAAATATAATTAGTTACGTATCAAAAGATAGAGGAATTACTTGGTCGACTTCATCTACAATTGTTGCAAGCGGTTCAATGTCTCAATCTTTATATGACCCTACTTGGAATATTAATTTTAGTGGAGATCTTAACTCACCACCTCCATTTATTTATAGAAAAACAAGTGATACAGTAATTGAATATAAGGGTACATTTACTACTAATGACCCACCTCCAACACCTGGGGTGTTTACTCAACCTACTGGAAGTTTAGAAATAGGAGATTCTAAAGTAGTTGCATGGGGAACATCATTAGACGCGGTAAAATATATTCTTGATGTTTCAATTAATGGTGGAACTTGGAATCAAATTGGAACGCCAACAACTAACAGTTTCACATATACTATTCCAACAGCTACAAGTGTTAGATTCCGTGTTAAAGCGCAAGGAAGCAATGGGTTGGAATCAGGTTACCAAACAAGTAACGTATTCACTGTTACAGAGCCAATGTATTATTGGGGTAAATACAATACAATTAGCACTCCAAGTACTTCTTATAATTTAACGTGGAATTTCCAATTTGAAATGAATTGGAGTGATGTTGATTCAAGTCGCGCAATACATGGTTACACAAGTTACACTGTTGGTTCAAACGGTGTACCAGCAGAATCAGGTTCTTATGTATTGAAATATTATGATGATATTTCTGGATCTATAACTTTATACTTTGTTAGCGGTGGAAATTTATATAGAGACACTGCGTCCTCATCTAGTAGAACTCACTCTAGATATATAGCTACAATTAAGGATGTAAGTACTGGATATACTTATTCTAGAGGTTCATTTATTGAAAATGTTGTAGGTGGCTATAGTGCTTATACAAATAACTCTAGGAACCCTGACGGATATTGGTATGTGAGAGGCAGTAGAACTAATCAATCTATTGTACCAACTGGAGCATTTAATATAGCTTCTAATAATGGTAAATTTAGACCAAATGAAGTTGTAAATATATCATTTGGAGCATCAACAGCCTCTAATATTTCATTGTATGAAGTAGATTATAAATATAATGAAAACTCTTGGTCTCAGTTAGCTTATAATAATACTTTGGTAAGAACATTAACTACAACAACTGATAAGTCTCTTAAAACCTTACAATTTAGAGTAAGAGCGAAAAATACAAGTAATGTATATTCAGATTACATTTACTCTATTGTTTTCAATATAGATCATAATTCTGCACCAGTTTTAACTTTAAATAATCCAAATAATGGTATAACTTTATATGAGAATGATTTTTTAAATATCAATGGTACGATTAATGATATTGATCAGAACCAAAATTTAAATATATACGTTCAAATAGATAATTATAAAGAACAAGTGCTAGAGACAATAACAAGTGGAACTCAAATACCATTAACTAAGCAATTGAAATTTAAAAATGGTAAACTATTTAGTGGTGATTTTGAAGTATCAGATGTTTTAAATGAAGAGTTAGAGCATAGTATAAAAGTTTGGGTAGAAGACGATGAGGGTGGTAAATCCAATGTTGAGACTCGTTCGTTTAATGTCGTACCTAACCATTTGCCTTTAATATCTATAAACGAAATAAATATTGATAGTATTATTGATACCGATAAATTCATTATTACTGGAATCGTATCAGATCAAGATGAAGAACCCACTATTTCACTAACATACCACATCAATGATGGAAATAAAACCGAGATTTACAACGGTACAGGCGGAACTTGGAGTTTTGAAGTTTTTCTATCTCAGTTAAATGTAGGAGAAAATGCGATTACTTTAGAAGCTACTGATAACTTTGGAGCTAAACTTATAAAGACTATAAAACTTAATAAAAATGAGGTTAATATCCCAATTTTAGAATCAATTGCACGCTACAAATTAGATCCTCCAAAAGGCGTTGCAAAAGGTGTACTATTATTTATTCAAAGAGATAAAGATTTAGAAACTAAAGTGGAATTGTCTATGACTATGAAGAATGAAAACGAACAGTTTATTGAATTAGTACCAGAAAGTACTTCTCCAGTAGTAAATAAAGCTGGTATTTTAGAAGATACTTATCATCATGAAGTTATAGAAGAAAAAGATAATATTATTCTGAAAATAACAGCAATAAGACAAAATGAAAGTACGGATTTTAAAATACGTTTGATTTCGGGAGTAGTAGAATAAATATTAATGGAAGAATTCTCGTAATAACAATGAAAGAAGGAGGATAATAATGGCTATTATAAATAAAACAACTCCAGAAAGTAATCAACAGATACAAACAGTGGCATTTAAATTAGATAATTTATCTAAGTTAAATAACGTAACAGTAAATACTGGTAACGTTGAAGTTGTTAGTGTTGTAGGGGATACTGTTACAGTCAAATGCATAAATGGCGCAAGCGTTAGACAAATACAGACGGGTGGACAATATATCCCTGCGGATTCTAAGACAGAATCTGGGTATAATAGAGTTATTGGTGATCCAAATGCAGTAACTTTGCCACAATCATATACATTTGAAACGAGTGATGGATATAAAGGGACTTTATATTTAATTGGGAATCCTTATTGGATTTACGATGATCAGGGCAACGGCATTGGGCTTGAAGGATGGTATTCTGGAACAGTCTATAGACCTGAATCAGATACTCGCACATATGAATATTATTATTCATATGTGCTTACATTCGATTATGTTATAAACTCAGCTCCTACCGCTCCTAAAATAACAGTGCCCTCTATTCAATTTGAACATGGAGATAAACACTATATTTCTTTTGATTCTACAGATGCTGAAAATGATGTATTAACATATACATTAGAGACTTCTTATAATAATGGTTCTTCGTGGAGTCAAATATATAGTGGTACTGCTAAGACGTATCAATACACAGTTCCATCAAATCAAACTCAAGTAAAATTTAGAGTAAAGGCAACTGATGGAAAAGTAGTTACTGCATATACTGAGAGTTCTAATAAAACTATACAAGAAGTGATGTATTTTTGGAATAAATTTAACAATTATTATAATCCACCTACAGCATATAAGGGAGCTTTATTCGCAAAAGATGTTCCTATGGATGAAAGGGCTCCCGGAGACTCACCTCCACCAAATAGGCCAAGTGAAGTAGTGGGGAACCTTTATTATGAATATTATTGGGAAGAAAGGGCAGATGGTTACTATCTCCATGCAAACCTCTATGAATGGATTACAACTCCCGGCGGTGATATGAAAGGTTCATTAGCTGAAGCAAATATACAAGCAAGCTTTAATACTTATCAACATGCTCAAAAAAATCCCGATGGTTTTTGGTATGAACGAGGTCAGAGAGTTTTATCGGAAGATATAACTCCTCCAATTATTGAATTAACAGAACAGAAAAATTTTGGGCCAACTTCTACAATTACAGTAAAAACATATGATTTATCTAGTATTACGAAATTAAAATGGGCAAAAGGACAACAAAGCGCAACATATTTTGCATCAAATGGAACAAATATAACAAATGGAAGTTTTACAGTTTCTGAAAACGGAGATTATACTGTTTACGCTGAAGATGAGAAAACCAATAAAGCTATTCAAGTATTTACAGTTAAAATGGTTAATACTGCACCTACAGCACCAACTTTGAATGTACCAACTATTCAATTTGAATATGGAGATAAACATCAAGTTACGTTTAGCTCTACAGATGCTGAAAATAACACTATACAATACACATTAGAATCATCTAATGATAATGGAAATGAATGGCAAGTTATATATTCTGGACAAACTAAGTCTTTTGAATACACAGTTCCTTCAGATAAAACTCAAGTTAAGTTTAGAGTAAAAGCAAGTGATGGTATTTTAGAAACTGGATATACTACAAGCGAAAATAAAACAATACGCGAAGTTATGTATTATTGGGCAAAATACAATAATGTTCAAGAAATGCAATATACAATAAAATATAATACACCGGAAGTTATAGTAAGTGATTTATCATATCAAGGTCAAAACTATAACACTAGTGGTCATCCTACTTATTCTTACGATCCACCTTACGGTTTTATAACTCCAAAAGGTACGGGTACTATTATTGGGGATTACGCTGGTAGATATATTCCAGGTACTGTATATGCTACGCCTAGTGATGGTTATTACTATTCTGATTATTTGTATATAAAATCAATATCTTATGATAGTAATTATACAAAACAAACAATTTCAACTCAAATATTACAAAGGGTTCCAAACGGTTTACAAGATAAAATGGGGGCTTATTTATCAACAGTTACTGGTGGATATAATGCTTATAAAACTGGAGTTAAAAATCAAGATGGATATTGGTATGTTCGTGGATTAAGAGTTATTCAATTTATCTCACCGCCTGGGGCATTTACTTCTCCTAGTTTAGGGACAAAATTGAAACCTAATCAATCTATTACTATAGGCTTTTCAGCTTCGCAAGCTACAAATTTAAGTGTTTATGAAGTTGATTATAAATATAATGCTAATTCTTGGGTTGCGTTACCTAGTAATTTAAACCTTACTCGCTCATTAATAACTTCATCAGATAAATCTTTAACATCTATGCAATTTAGGGTTAGAGCAAAAAATACTAGTAACACTTATTCAGATTATATTTATTCAGAAGTTTATGTGTTGGATCATAATATTTCACCAACAATAACTCTAACTAGTCCTTCTAATGATGTGATGTTATATAAAAACGATATATTGACTATTAGTGGCGAAGTAAACGACGTTGATCAAGAGCAAAATGTATTAGTTTATTATCAAATAGATGATTATGCACATGAATTTGCAATAGCAGGTGAAAGTTCAACGCAAATATTATTATCTAAAAAACTACAACTTAAAACAGGCAAATTATATGATGGTGATATAGCAGTAACTGAAGTTTTGAAATCTGATAAAGTTCATAAATTAAAAGTTTGGGCAATAGATAATGTTGGTGGTATATCGGATATTATAGAACGTACTTTCACAGTGTTTCCTAACCATGATCCTTTGTTAACTTTAAATGAAATAATTCCAAGTGGCGTATTAGATAGCGATAAGTTTACTATTTCTGGTTCAGTATCTGATGAAGACGTTGATTCTGTAATTTCAGTTACTTACTGTATAAATAATGGAGACAGTACTGAAATCTATACTGGTGCCGGTGGCAATTGGGAGTTTAATGTTTTTCTATCTCAATTGAAGGTTGGAGAAAATGATATAATAATTAATGCGACTGATGATTATGGAGCTAAATATACTAAAACAGTTAAGTTAAATAAAGATGAAATTAATGTTCCTGTTTTAGAATCAGTTGCTAGATATAAGATAGATCCGCCAAAGGGTACAGCTAAAGGTATTTTATTGTTCATCCAAAGAGATTCTGAATTAGAAACAAAAGTAGAATTATCGATGACTATGAAAAATGAAGAAGAGCAATTTGTTGAAATACTCGCAGAGAATACAGCCCCGCTTCCAAATAAAAATGGTTTAGTAGAAGATACTTATCACCACGAGGTTATAGAAGATAAAGAAAATATTATTCTTAAAATAGCTGCGCTGAGACAAGACGAAAACAGCGATTATAAAATCCACTTAATCTCAGGTGTTGTTGAGTAAATAAATTCTACTTTAAATAATTAATATTTATCCTTCTACGTGAATTCTAAAATCACGTAGGGGGATTTGATATTAATTTATCAGATACATAGATAAAATAAGTAAATTATTGAAAAACAACAGGAAGATAACAATAGAGAAAAGAAATAGAGGAGGAAATTTTGATGGTGAAATATTATTATGAAAGGTTCACAGCTAACGCTTCTTACGCAGAATCTTCTTCTGTTGAAAACTTTGGAATAACTTATATAGCAGCAGCTTATAAGCATGAAAGATATAGTTTTGATACAATCAATAATAAATATAATGTTGTATCTGGTACTCATATCTCAGTGGGAGATGGATTATATTTACCAACTACAATGTATGCAGTTTCTAGTGATGGTACAACGCTAGATATATATGAACTTCAAGAACCAGATCCCGCAAGTACAGAAGCAACTGCTAAAGTTTACTGGTCAAGGAAATCTACCTCTAGGTCGGTAGCAACTTATAGTAAAGGTAATCTAGTTCAAAGCAATATAGTTGCAGAAGATGGTAATTACCCAACTAATGGTCGCCATACTGATGGTTACTGGTATGTTAGAGGCGCTCAAATTATACCAGAAACTATTACAACAGAGCTGTTTACAACACTTGGCAATAATAAACGGAAATTAGTTCGCCTCCCTAACGGATGGCTTGTATCAGCTGTTGCTGGAGCTGATAGTACAAATAAAAATATATTAGTATCTATATCGAAAGATAATGGTAATACTTGGCAAGAATTATGGAGAAAATCAGCTGAAAACCCAGATGTAGCGTTAGTTGTTATTGGTAGTGATGTTGGTATATTATACGGATTGAGAGCATCTATTCAATACGAAGTTTATTTTAGAAAATTCAAAAGTGATACTAGTACATTTGATAATGATGTTACTATTGTCAATACTGTGCAAACAATATCCCAAAATACGCTAACAGCTTATTACGATAAGGGTTCAAACAATCTACATGTAGCTTGGTCTCAATATAATAATGGATATAATCTAGCTTACAGTAAGTCAAACAATAAAGGTCTTAGTTTTTCATCTTATAAAGAGATTGTCAATGTTGGAGATTCTAGATACAGCGCAACTTATCCTTATATTACATCTGTAAATGGGAATTTGAAAATTTTCTATAAACTTATACAAACTAATCAATATATCATGATGCTTAATAGCGTAGATAATGGTGAGACTTTTAGTAATCCGTCTACTGTTCATAGTGGAGGAGTCGCTAATAGTTCTAGATTGAGTTCGCCATCAGCAGTGGTAGATCAAACTAATCGTTTGCACTTAGTCTATTCGGATGGGGAAAATGGTGAATTTGGTGAAAATCAAACGCCGCATATAATTCATCTTTACTCTAATAACGGAGGAGCTAATTGGACTAGAGCTTCTGGTTCAGCTCCGTTAAATTTGTACAATAACCAAGAAGATCCAAGTATAGCTGTGGATAAGCGCGGATATGTTTATATTGCTGGTTCTACTGACGGCGGTGGGGTTAACGCTAGTGTTAATTTATTTATATCAAAAGATAGAGGGGAAACTTGGGGTAATGTTATCAAAATAAGTGATAAAGCTAACTACCCTTCGTTGATGCAAGATGATGATTTCGTTGGAATTCTTGGCGACATCCCACCAATGATTTATGTGTCTAACGATACAACAAGATCAATTAAATTTAAAGGAACTTATACTGTAGAAGAAGCACCAACTATGCCAGGAACATTTACCCAGCCTACTGGTACTTTAGAAATAGGTGATTCTAAAGTTGTATCTTGGGGAACATCAAATGATGTAAATGGAAACCTTTCCAAATATATCTTAGAAGTATCTATTAATGGCGGTTCTTGGACGCAAATAGGAACTCCAACTACAAACACTTTTAATTATACTATACCAACAGCTACTAGTATTAAGTTTCGAGTTAAAGCTCAAGACACTGCTGGTTTAGAGTCTGGATATAGAGAAAGCTCTGTATTTACGGTAACAGATCAAATGTACTATTGGAGTAAATATAATTCCGTTAAAAATGAAGAATTAAATAAAAACGATCTTAATTATGGAACTATTGTTGAGTATTCACATGAATCTAGTTATTCCGATACTATAAGCAAAGTTATTGGAGCAGTTTGGAACTCTATCATTAAATATAATGAAAACCCGTTTAATCAACCCCCATATGAAAAATTTGTATACACTGATTTAAAAATAGTTGATGGACAAATGACATTATTGGGTGAAAGTTTATCTATTAATTCATCATCAACTCTACTTGAGATGGGGAAATACTATTATTTCAATTCATATAATGGTATTTACGCAATAAAGACTCAATTACCCGAAGCTTCAGCTGTAGTTGATAGAAGTATTCATATATATTCTTTATCTCCTTCAGGAGTAATTTCTTATACGAAAGGCAGTTTGGTTCAAAGCAATATTCAAAGTATATATAATGCTTATCAAAACGACGCAAGAAACCCTGATGGATACTGGTACGTGAGGGGTAGTAGAGTTAGCCAAACAATTTCACCTCCAGGAGTATTTAATATACCATTAGAAAATAATCAATTAAAACACAGTCAACCAGTTACTATAACATTTGGGGCATCGAGTGCTTCTAATTTATCTTTATATGAAGTTGATTATAGATATAATGGTGCCGGCAATTGGTTAGCATTGTCTTATAATAATACACTAACTAGAAGTTTAACTATAACTAGTGATAAAAGTTTATTAAATATACAATTTAGAGTAAGAGCTAAAGATACTAATAATATTTATTCAGATTACGTTTACTCTGACACTATTTTAGTGGATCATAATAATGCACCTACTCAACCAGGGGATTTTGTAAAGCCTACAGGCGTATTAGAAATTGGAGATTCTAAAGTATTTATAGCTGGAATGTCAATTGACATAGATGGTAACCTATCTAAATACGTATGGGAAGTATCTCTAAATAACGGAGCATACTCTATAGTTGGAGAAAGTGAAATTCCAAGCTTCACTTATATAATACCAAGTTCTACGAGTTTAAGAATGAGAGTTAAAGCAGTAGATTCTAAAGGTGCTTCAAGTGGATATAGAGAAAGTGAAGTTTACACAGTAGTAAAAGCTAAATATTTTTGGACAAAATATAATGTAGTTCAAATTTCAAAATATCAACATGATGGTTTTGCAACTGATACATCAGTTACCCTTGGCACTGGTGGTACTCATGGCAATGATTTCGCTATTGACGAAAACACAGGCCAGTATTCTTTAGTTGGAGAAACTAAACAACCATCAAGATTAAATCCACCTAAAGTTGGAGAATATATTATTTTTGTTATCGATGGTTATTTATATAAAATAACTTCTGTAGGCTCGATTAGTGCTGACAGTGGTTCTTGGCCAAATTCTACTTGGCAAAAAGCTAAGATAAAAACTACTACATTTGAAGGAAAAGGTACTCCGATTGAAACAAATATCATCGCAGAAGAAGGTACGTATCCTGTTGATGGAAAACATACCGATGGCTTTTGGTATGTTAGAGGTGCAAAGGTTACTTCTTTAGTTTCAAGTGTAGTAATTGATGATAAAAATTACAAAACTGCTCCTAATTATGGTAGGAAATTAATTAGATTAGATAGTGGTACCTTAATAGCTGCCGCTTGGAGTGGTACAAGTACAACTTTTGGAACATTTAAAATAAGGAAATCATTAGACAATGGCAATACTTGGATTACATTACGAGGTCTTAGTTTAGGTGCAAATGGTGCTACCGATGTTGCGTTAGCTACTGATGGAATTAAAATTTTCATATTATACATTCGAAGCGTTGCGGCATCTAATGTGCATGTGACAATAGATATTATGACTGAATCTGGAGAAATACTAAAAAATGTATTTCCAATTGACACAGGGCAATATGAAATTAGAGGTATATCAATAGCAGTTGATAGATCAAATGGACACGCGCATGCTATATGGGCAAGTAAGAATGCAACGTATCCAAATTCTTTTAACCTTCGTTATTCTAAAAGTACTGATGGTGGACAAACTTGGTCTACAGTTGAACAAAAAACAGCCCATAATACTGTAGGTAGAGAAGTAAGTAATCCATCTGTTGTTGTAAACAATGGAGAACCTATTATTGCTGCTGAATTTGCACATGAAGTCACTGGTAATTACATTATATGTTTTAAAAGTCAATCAAATAGTCCAGTTTATTCTAGTGCTTCATATATCCAAATTAATCCATCATTAACAGCAGATAAAGATGGCGTGCTTCATGCAGTATGGAATGGTAGAAACCCATCGTTTAGTAGAAATAATATTTTTTATTCAAAATCAATGGATAATGGAATTAGTTGGTCAAATGCAATTAACTTGACTAATGATTCAAATAACAATATATCAGCAAGCATAACATCAGATAAAACGGGTAAATTATATGTCGCATGGCATAATAATTCCTTAGAAATATTATCAAGTGTTTTTGATGGTACTACATGGAGTGTTGGTAAGAGAGTAATGAATGGAATAAGTGGTACAAATTTCCCATCTACATTATATGATTCTAAGTTTAATGTAATATTTGGTGAATTCCCTCCATTAATTTATACAGACTTGAATTCAAATAATATTTCATATGTAGGGTCATACGAAACAAGTGATATTCCAACTATTAAACTTTTATCTCCAGAAGATAATCAAGTCCTTTACGAAAATGATACGTTTAAAATAAGTGGTAATGTTAATGATGCAGATAGTGATCAATCAGTTACTGTTTACTATCAAATTAACAATATCCAAAAAACATTAACTACAGTCGCAAGCGGAAATGAAAATGATTTCTTTAAAGAATTAATATTTAAAGATAAAAAGTTATATGATCAAAATATTGTTATAGTTGATGATTTAGTTAAAGATACACCGTATTCTTTAAAAGTTTGGTCAGTGGATAGTAGTGGTTTTGTATCTGAAGTCGCTGAACGTTCATTTAGAGTAATGCCTAACAACGCTCCAATATTAGTAGTAAATGAAATCACACCGAGTGGAATTATAAATAGTGATAAATTCACCATTTCGGGAAATGTTTCAGATGTTGATGAAAATCCAAACATCACAGTCTCCTATAAGATTAATCAGAATGAAAAAATAGAGGTCTACAATGGTTCTGGAGATGCTTGGGAATTTGAAGTTTCTTTATCTCAATTAAAATCCGGCGAAAACGATATTTCAATTGAAGCAATTGATAACTATTTTACTAAGACTATTAAGACTGTAAAACTTAATAAGAATGAAGTTAATGTTCCTATTTTAGAATCAGTTGCGAGATACAAATTAGACCCTCCAAAAGGGTCAGCTAGGGGTATATTGTTGTTCATTCAAAAAGATGAACAACTTAATATAGAAGTAGAAATTTCAATGACAGATAATGAGCAAGAAGATTTTGTTTTATTAGTTGCGGATAACACGGTTCCAGTAGCTAACAAGCAAGGCATAGTGGAATCAACTTATCATTATGAGGTTATAGAAAACAAAAGTAATATTATATTAAAAATATCCGCTACAAAGCAAAATGCAGATAGTAATCATAAAATTCACTTAATATCAGGAGTTGTTGAATAATGGCTTTAGAATATAGAGAAAGGCAACCCGATGGAACTTTAGGTGGTAAACCAGTCAAAGTAGGTACTGGTTTATCGCTTGAAGAAAAAATTGAATCACTCGGTGGAGAGTTAGCTGTAGAGAAAATTGAAGGTATTCAAAATGCAACGACTGTTAATGAACTTGGCGGTCAATTAGCATTAGAAAAAACAAAAGGCATTGAGAATACTAAAACCATCAATGAACTTGGTGGTGAATTAGCTCTAGAAAAGATAAAAGGTATGGAGAATGCTCAAACTATCAATGGGCTTGGCGGAGAATTAGCCCTAGAAAAAATTAAGGGTATTCAAAATACTTCACTTATTAATAGTTTGGGTGAAGAATTAACTCAAGAGAAAATCAAGGGTATTCAAAACACATCTATTATTAATGGTCTTGGGGAGCAGCTTACTCAAGAAAAGATCAAAAGCATTCAAAAAGATGCTATTATTAATGATCTTGTATTGGCTGTAGAGGAGCTGAAAGCAGAAGTTGCAGCCTTAAAAGGAGGTGAATAAAGATGGCATTTTGGAGCATGGCTTATAAATACAAATGGGTAACAATTGATCAATTAAAATTAGTAGTTAAAACTGAATCGAATCCTTTTGGTGAAATTACACCTGAAGAGTTCAAAACAATCACAGGAAAAGATTTCGAATAAAAAACAAAGAGACCTTATTGGTCTCTTTTTATTTTTTCTAAGTTAGCGCCATCAATCAAAGTATAAAAAGCGCTACATGTATCGCATAACTTTGGTTTATTTAAGAAGTCTTCTTTATGATTTATGATATATGAAGTTTCCCCGCAATGAGGACATTTAATTACATAATCAAATTGAATAACGTTATTATTCTGCATTTTTCTAATAATACTATCTACAGAATGAGCTGGTATATCGTTTCTGCCAGTATGTTTTTTGCACCATTTAGTTAGACCGCTAAGTCTAACTAAATCAACTCCTTCTAGTTTAAAAATAGAAATTATTTCCTCAAACATACGATCTAAAATTGGATCTCTAATGATTTCAAACCCATCCATGTTATCAACTCCAAAGTATATTTTCATATTAAAAATAGAAAGAGATGAGTGTTTTTATAACTTCTAATAATTAAAATAAAAATAAAATATTTAAAAATAATTAATTTGTAATATAAAAGTGATAATAAGGATTATTATTGTTATGATTACATTAAAAATGATAGTATTTTTATCTAAAAAACTACTCTTAAGAAGATTTATATATAAGGAGTTGGAATTTGTGGGGAATTTTGAAAGAAACGCTAATGGTAAATTTCAAAAAGAAGCTTCTTTTTATACGATTTTTCATGGAAAAAAATCGATTTTATTAGAAGATGAATTGAACGAACTGCAATGGGTACAAATTGAACGATTAGCAACTATGGCTAGAGGGCAATATACTAATGGAGTAATGAATAACTTTGATATTAAAACAACTAATTATGATGATATTTTTTATTTAGATTCAAACTCCCAATTTTCTGTTTTAATGGATGGGTATGATTTAAGGATTGGCCATAATATAGTAGCTAACCAACCTACTGATTTAGAGTCAAAAGATAATAGAGTAGTTATTAAGTTGTCTCATGATAATAGTGGGTATGATTTTGTATTCCTTGAAGCTTGGTTTGAAGTAATGAGAGCTGGAGAAACTATCAAAAAATTTGGTGGTACCGATACTCCATCTATACCTTTTGAAATGAAAGATGGTAGACTTGGAAAAGAAACATCTAGAAGAATTCAATTTAGATGGAGAATACGTTCAGTAAAGAATAAATCAAATTTAAATGAAATATTTGCTCAAAATTATGACGGACAAGATACTTCTATTAAATACGAATTTGAAGATAATGTTTATACTGCAAACGTAGGGGTACAAAGATATAAAGACGAGAACGATAAAAATACCTATGAGGATGTAAAAACTTTAGGTAGGATATATGCGATACCACTTTTTAAAGTTAATAGAAATAATAGTTATATAATTAAACGCAATCAAATAGAAGACTTAGTACCAAGGTCAGTATTAAGATTGCTAGGCGAATATGATATTAGCAAGATTGCCCACGCGGTTGATTATGTAAAATTATTAAAAGTATCTTCTATTGGGCTTTCTTCAACTATTGGTGATAGAGGCGTATGGATTGATGGTAAACTAGTTCATTACGCAGAAAGAAGTTACGGTTTAGTTGTTATAAGAAAAATGGATGGTTCAATTGTATTTACTGAATCGTATGATATTTATGGTTCAGATAGTGTTAACGATCCTGATAGGAAAGAAAATGGTATACGTAATGCTAATTTATTAGCTTCTAAATTGGCAGAGTATGATAATGAGTATATAGTAATAATTTATACTTATGACGAGCCACAAGAGAATAGATTGCAACCAGCATTAGTGGAGCAAATAAAACGCTGTGGTGGTGGAGCTTTATTTGAAAGTTCGGAATTCGAATACAGAAGTGCATACATCTTAATTGGTAGTCCAGGTATAGGAGAAAATAAAGGTATTGAATTATATGAAGGTGAAGAATACGAGGATGAAAACGCTTTCGTTTCTTTGACAACATTTTTAGTTGATGGAGAAGTTTTATCTGGCGGTGGAAGTAGAACTGGTGGAGTTGCAGTAAATAAAAGAATGTCTTTAGCCTCAATGTCTGACGTAGAGACAACTGCAGAAATATTACGTGGCATGGGAGGTTCAGGGGTATATTCGACGCGTCAATATGGAATTGAATCACCTTTTGAAGAACAATCAAAAGTATTCTCTGTTAGCTATAATACAATAGGAGAACATAATCATCCTAATTTTAGAGGTATGCCTGGCTTGCCAGAGTTAGCTATTGTTATTAACGGATACTACATGAGAACAAGACATAACGACTATAGAACATTTGTTCCAACATATAAATACAATGATGAAAGTAAAAAAGGAGATTATTTGTATAGAGAGGAAGTTTTTCCGCCTAAAGTACCTGATAATATCAAAAATGCCCCATTAGCAACACAATATGATTATATGAAGAATGTTCATACTAATAATCCACAAGATTGTGAATGGCATTTAGCGTATATGGAAGTGTGGTGGGAAAAATTTGATCCTACTTTAACTGATTATAGTGATAGTTTTAGGCATCAAATTAATAATTCTGATGCTTTCGAATTATTCGCAGATCATATTTATTGGAGTATAAGTGGCTTGAAAAATAGAGGAGAAAATGTTGCATTTTTCCCAATTTCTGCTTTAGATTTTGATGAAAGTGGAAAACCAATTTATCTAAATTTGAGATATAGAATCAACACTATGGTTGTTGGTACCTTGGAAGATATACCGTTTAATAGAGAGAAAGCAATAGAAGGAATTATTGATAATACAAATCGTTTTACTTTAATGAGAGATTTACAAACTAAAAAGCGATATAAATACACTAGTTGGGATAAGTTGATTGATTCTGGAAGGGCTAGATTTAAGTGTGCAGATTTAATAAAGCTTATGGAAAAATGCCCGGGTATTGATGGGATAGGAGCTCCGCCTATATATGAATCTGCTAATAGAAATGATGAAGAGTATGATGTTTATAAATCAGATGGATCGGCTCCTTTGAACTCATGTTATTACAATCATAGTTATTCTACAAAAGTAAGAGATGCTTCTGGAAGAGTTAATGGAGAACGTTCATTTAATGATCCTAATTTATTTGTAGCTAAAACAGTTTGGGATGAAGCGGTTTATCATGGTTACTCATATGCTTTACCTTTAGAGTTAATATTGAGAACGCCAAGAGAAAGTTGGAACCCATATGATGTAAAATTAAATGATTACTCAGTTATGGTTGCTGAAAATAATGATGGAAAAGGTAAGAGTATTGATAAGCCTTATTCTGGTTATCATTATGAAGCTTATAATTTTACTATTCCAGCTGATATGTATGATGCAATTGATATTAGTGTTTCTGATGTTGCGGATACAGCTAATAATGCTTTCATATTAGATAAGAACGGTGTATCAAGGAAGTTTATGGCAAGTGGGATTAAGATATATGATTATGATTCTGTAAGAATGAGATTTCCAATATACTCTGAATTCCATGATTTTACTAAGGGAGCAGTTGAGGTTTCTCTCTTAAAAGATCAAATAAAAGACGCATTAATGAAGATTTATAAGGGTACAATTACAGAAAACGAGATAGAAAATCTCTTCTAAAGTGTAAAAAGTGTAAATTCTTAAGGGGCTTCGGCCTCTTTTTTGTTATATATCAATAAAATATTCTTATTAAAGATTAGAAGGGAGAGATAACGTTGGAAAAAAATCCTAATTGGGTACCAGTTGATAATGTTGATTTTTCAAAAAGAAAAGTTAAAGAGTGGGCTACTATTTATAAAGTGAAGTTACTGGAAGAGCCTGATGATGATAGATTATGGTCAGAATATGAATGGGCTTATAATTTCTTTGATTTAAAATATCAAGCAGATTTAGACAATGTTGAAAAGTTAGAAGAATTCTTTGAAGAGTTTTCAGAAAGAGAAATGAGAGCAATGGAATTAAGAAGGGATTTGTTTATGGGCGCTAGTATTGGCGAAAAAGAAATCTTAAAAGAGAAATATATCGAAACTGAATGGGTTCGCAATATTTTTAACGTATTTTAAAGGAGACTAATAAAAATGACAACTATAATAGAAGCTTATTTACCGTTTGGAAATTTCAGCGTTATTGAAGATGGAAAAAGAGTAAAGAACTTAATTGAATTTAAATTCGAAGCAGAAGCTTTAGGTTTATCGTATTTGACTTTAAAATTTGGAGATATTGAAAGACCTGATAATACAGATGTCTCAAAGACTGTAATGGCTCATTTAGCTAATCAACTCCAACATATAAAAATTGAAATAAATGGACCTATGGGATCTGACGTTACTGTATATATTGACGGAGTATGTGAAAAGACTTTACAAAAATTGAATTTAGAATGTGATAAATATGGTGAAAATAATTTAACGATACAAAAAGTTTTATGTTAAAATAAGGAAGTGAAGATTAAATGACAGCAGTAAATGTCAGTCAATGCAAGGTTTGTCAAAGTCAATTTCGCAATGTAATCGAGCAATTACATTTAAATGGGTTATCGCCTGAAAAAATATTTGAGTATTTAAGTCATTTGACAGATCCAAATGAGAAAGCAGTAGTTCAAAAAGAAAATATAAAACCTTCTTCTATAAGACGTCATTTAAAGAATCACTTTAATTCTGAAGAAGGTTCAAAGATTAAAATAGCAGAAACAAGAGCTAGATTAACTCAAAGTCGTAATTTATATAACGAAGGTGTACAAATCACAATTGATAAAGTTAATACGATTAGTCATTTAATAGATTCCGCTATGATTAGAATTGAAGAGTTAGACGATCATGCTAATAAAAGAGAAAAACACTCTATGACTATTAATTACATGAATTCAATTAAAGGTTTAGTCGAAACTTTAGGTAAATTAACTGGAGAGTTAAAACAAGAAGGTACAATAGATATTAACTTCTTTAGTAATGAAATTGCTAACTTTGCTGAGATAGTTTTACAATCAATTAGATCTGTTGATAGACAATTAGGTCTAAACGGGCAATTAGAAGTAACTTTCGCGCAAGAGTTTGGTACTCAATGGAAGAATTTCCAAGATAGACAAGTTAGAATTGTTAACGGTGAAATTGGTATGATGGATGAGAATAAACATATGAATGTTAATACATTTAATGAAAATGTTTAATAGAGAGGTGAAATAATGTCTAATTACAAATTTAAAAAGTTTAATGATTTAGTAAATTTTCTGTTTAGCGCAAAGTTAGTTAGTAATGAGTTTGATAATGCATTAGACGATTGGGAAGCCTCTTATGTATCTATTACAATATCACAAGGTTTAGAATTATCACTTAATACTAAAATAATAGATCCGAGTGGTGTAAATGAATATATGACTTGGAAAAACGTAAAACCTTTAGTTAGGTCATATTTAAGTCAAAATATGACTCAAGAATTTAGTAATATTGAATGGTTTGATAGAATAGTATTACAAATTGATAAGTTAGATATTAGACTTAGATGCCCGAAAAAATTAAAAGACGTATTTGATCCAACTATTCAATATGATTCATTTAGATTAAACTTCTTGACAGATTTAGGGTTACACATGATGATGGCTAACGCTGTTGAGAAAGAATTTCCAGCAGATCCAGAAGCATTCAGTAACTGGAATCTCTACATCTATAATATCGTAGAAAAATGGAAAAAAGATAATGGAAAATAATTATTATATAGTGAATAGTTTTTAATAAAAAACAACAAATGATTAAGTTTTGGTAAAATAATCATTTGTTGTTTTTTATTTGCTTGAATTTCAATTATCTATATTGCAAGTTTTAACAGCATAATGGAAAATCAATTGTTTATCTTTTAATTCTGTAACTCTATTACTTGTTTCATCAAAACGAATAATTTTGTCATCAGAAGGATAATTAAATGGTAATAGAGCTGGGACACCTGGTATTCTATCATCTAACATATACAACTTATCTTCAAAAAGGAAAAAATCAAAGCCTCTTTTAATAAGTGTTGGTAGTATATTAAACATCTCTACGTAATCATAAATATTCATGTTTAACTCCTCAATTAAAGTTTGCAAACAATAATTTCAACGTCAATATCTTTAAAAGTTTCTTGAATAAAATTCCTACTTTCACTCCAACTTAATCTATCAAGGCCGCTACCAATTAGTGGCATACCGATTTTTTTAATATTGTTTTCTAAAACAACTTTTTTTAGGTTGAGGATGGTTTGATTGAAAGAATCTCTTGTTGGTTTACCAGTAGAATATTTTTTCGTAATTAAATTTAATACTTGATGAGTTAAAATGTTCTTTTTATATAAAATAACATCGCCGATTGCTAAATCCATATTTTGAAGTTTAGGTCTTAGCCCACCATATCTTTTTGCAAATTCAACAGCGATGCCAGCACCCATTCGTGCATCAGTTGCAATGCAATGCGCTAGTACGTAATCTGTTGGTAGAGTGAATAGATCTTTTTTAGTTTCTTCGTAATGCATTTCTTACACCTCCAATATTATAATAATAAGATCATTATCTGTAGAAAGTGAGTTAATTTTATCCAAGTATTAAACTTTGTAGATGTATTGTAATATTACGTCTATAGAAGTTAATTGAATTACATCTTCACAATATTTAATGTCGTTAAATTCTATGATGTCACCAGCTCTAAGTTGATAAAAAGGAACATTTACGTTTAAAAACTCATAGAATTTTTCATGATAATTTTTTACATAAACCCTATCTTCTATTAAATAGAACTCTGATTTCATATTAAGGAAGCTTTTGATTATTTCTACGCTCATTTCTTAGACCTTTCTTTCGTTAGTATTTGATTGAATATAATTCATAAACAACTCTAAGTTTTTAGGTAATATCGTTATTTTTTCTTTACCCGTGAAAGCCTTAGGATTTGCAAATTTTCTTTTATAGAAGTATTCATAAAAAGGGTAGTAAGTAGGTAAGTAATCAATTTGATTTTCTAAGTACTTATATTTACGACGAATAAATACTTCGTTATCTATAAGAAAAAAATCCCACAAATCCAAATTTGGTTCAATATCGAAATTTAAAGAAAATTTAATCCTAATCGTTGAATCCATATGCATAATGCATCAAAATCTCCTTTTCGTTAGGTAAAAGTATTATGCTTTCTGTATCTACAATCATTGTAGATGATGTTAACATGAAACAACTACTTTCAAAGCTAAATATTATTCTATATAAGAAAATATCTTCTGGGTCATTCTTTGTATAGAGGTTATTTTTATAAAGATAGACTTCGTCTATATAAGGCATTTTCATAAGACATACCACCTTTTAATGAAATTATATAGTTATTTCTATATATGCAAACAGCTTATTAATTTTTATTTAAAAAATAGTTCGCTATCCTTATATATATATCAAATAACAAAAAATAAAAGAGGGGAAAATGTGAAAATACTATTTATATCTTTAGCGATAACAGTTTTGTTTTCTCTCATTAATTTCTTTTTATATCGTTTTATTTCTAAAAAGAGATTAGAATATTTTAATGAATTATTTTTTGAATTAAGTGCTTATCAATTGTGTATAATATTTTGCTTGCCGGTTATGAACATTTATTATTTCATTGGTATGTTACTCGATTTAAGAAACTTGAAAAAAGAAAAAATCAATTTAGAACTTGGATTAATAGAAATAAGTGATTTAAACGGAACTTTACTTAATGAGCAACAAATCGAGAAAATTGACGCTATTGTTACAATGATGACACTACTTGATTATCATATAAAGACGAAATACGGGATTGATGGGAAGAAAAACCATACTTGTCTTCAACTAACTACATCAAGTAATGATATTAATATTGATTTATCTATTTATTTTGTAAAAGATGAATTAACGTGGTCTAATTTAAGTATAATTGAACGAGGAACCGTGGTTAGAGTTGAAAGTGATAAAATAGAAAAATGTTTAAGATTAATAGAAGATTTTGTAAATTAAAGGAGAAAAATATGAGTACAAAACAAGTGCAGAAATCGCAAGTAAGTAAATCGGAAATTGCAGATAAAATAAAGCAAAAGTATGTTTTAAATAAGACTATTGCAAAGAGTATTGTAGATGATGTTGTTACGCAGACGCATAGACACGGTTTTGTATTAGTATCAAGAAAAAGATTGTCTTATTTAGAAGAGTTAGAGAAAAAATTAAAGCAAAGTTAGAAAGAAGGGATAATTTTGTACGATACAATAGTACTTTCAATATTTTTTGTGATAGTAGTTCCAATGATTTTTTTATTACTCTTAAGTAGAGGAAAAGTTGAAATGAAATGTTTGAAATGTAAGAAAACGTTTACTCAATTTAGAGTGCGTTCTCATAGCTACTATTATGAGCAAAGATGCCCACATTGCAACTATAGATATAGCACAATGAGAAGAAAGAAAGTTACCCTAAAAAGGTAACTTTTTTATTTTTAACACTTTATTACATAAAATGAATTAAAAAAGGAGAGAAGAACAATGGAATTACAACTAAGAGGGTTAAATATACAAGCGCATTCGCATATAGTAGGAAAAATCGAAGAAATAAAAAAATATTGTGATTCATTCACAGAACAATCTTTTAATGATGCAGGGAAATTAGAAATTAAATTGTTGTTTAAGAAAAATAGAGATTTTCGACAATTAAACTTGGAATTAATTTCTAAGAGAAAAAAATATTTTCTTCAATCTCTTCAAATAGAAGATGGTAAAATTTATAACTCTCTATACTCAGAAAATGGTGAAGCTTTGCAAATTTCTTTAGGTTTAATTAGAGAATTAAGTAAAATTACTGATTTTTTTTATCTTAGTGATCACAAGTTAGATTTTGACATTGATAAAATTTATTGTAGAGATAATCTTTGTCCATTTTGCGAAAGTAAAATGAATAAGAAAGAGGAGTATTTATCTTATAGCGTAACACCAAACATAGAAGTTTACGAGTGTATAAACAATTGTTATAAGCTTTCCAGATCAAAAAATAAAATTGAAATGAGTGGGAATTTTCAAATAATTGGTCAAAATCATTATGTGGACTTAGATGAATCTATAGAGGAAAGAATTAAGGCGTTAAAAGAAATATCAGAGGAAATTGACTATTGGAGAGAAGGAGATAGATATTTAGCAGAAATTTTGAAAAAATAAGAGAGGTAAATATCTTGATTAATTCAAAAGAATATAATGATTCTATAAGTCGAATAAGAGAAATCTTGGAAATTAAACAAGTTGAACTATCTCTCGTCACTGGCGTAGAGATAGAAATAAGCGAACTTCCAAAAGTAGATGATTGCATATGTTTCAGAGTAATGAAGAGAAACAATTTTTTTCCAAGCATGTTAATGAGAATTGATACTTATATTAAGGGTTCTAAAATATTATATCAATATAGCAATTATAGGAAGTCTTATGAGTATGATTCAGTAGACTTAGTTATAGAAAAAATAAAGGAGTATCATTTTAAATGCAAAGTTTAACATATTCTAAAAAAATTACAAACAAAATAAAAGATGCATTAGAAAGTGGAATTGTAGCGAGATTGTTGATAGATAATGAATTGAATTTAAGTTTATACGAAACGGAGAAAATGTCTTCTTTATTCTCATACAGTAAAAATTTCCATGTAGAGATAAAGACAAGATTTCAAGTATACGACGTATTAAAAGTTGAAATAGCTTACGACGACGAGAACATTTATATATACCATACTTTGGGTGGAGATAAGCACAAATACCTTTTTGAATTCGAGTGTATAGACAAGGCGGTAGATCACATAAATTCTTTTTTCAACTAAAATAAAGGAAGGGTTAATCAGATGAAGGGAAACTACTGGTACGAATTTGTGAGAGAAAATAAATTTAGTATTGTCGTTAATGACGTTGTTTTAGGACTATTAAATAACATTATTGAGTTTTCAGATAAATCTACTATAACTTTAAATAGTGTCAAAGATGTGTTTAGTAAATATGAATTGAATATAGAAAAAGATAATTTCAAGAAGTCAATTTTTTTATTTTGTATTAATAATAACTTGGTAAAAGCAAGTAAATATAATGCTTTTACCTCTGATGAATTAAGTGACGCTGTTGATTTCATGTTAGAACGAGATATTAATTATTATTTTGAAGAAATTTATCAAAATTCTAATGAATGGCAAAAAAATGAAAAAACGATATTTTGTAAAGATAATGTTTGTCCTATTTGTAATTCAAACATTGAAAAAATAAGTGGTAAGCCAGTTTTAGTTGGTCACGAATACGTATCTTGTATAAGAGAATGTTACAGTGTCATGAGGCCATTATCAGAACGTGGTTATATCTTCTTAGACGTTTCTATAAAATTTGAAGGCTCAGGTAGATTTAAATCAATTGGTAGTACCCCTAGAGAAATTGCAAATGCAATTGTTACTTCAATAAATTACTGGAAAGAAAACGATAGATATTTAGCTGAATTATTAAAAGAATAATGATAGTAACAAAGATGGTGATATTATTTACCATCTTTTTATTTTTCAAGACTATTTTAAATATAATTATCATATAACATAGATTTTACAATTAAATTTAAAAGAGGGTGATAGATAATGTTTAACTTTAAAGGTGTTTATTTTAATTTAACCAAGAGAGAAGAAAATCATTTAAACGAACTCATCTCATTATCAGAGAACATAATTATAAAAAAAGATGAATCTCTCTGTACGCATAAAAGATATGATATTTACAGCGTTAGTGTTGTTATTAATAGTAAATGTAATTTTAAATTTAATGTAAAAGTAGATAATTATATCAACAGAATTATATCTTTTAAAGATATAGAAAATAATTGCAAATTATCTTACACTGATATTGTAGATGGCGTTTTTTTAATGAAAAATGAAGAATTTAGAAAGAAACTTGATGTACTTAAATGTAAAAATAATATATGTCCAATGTGCGGCGCTACGATGATAGAAGAAAGTGTGTTTATTAATATATTTTCTAGGTTAGAATGTTTGAATTCTTGTTATCGTATAACTAATAATAATTTATTTTCATCAAATAAAATTTCAATTGGCGCAGTATTACTTAATGATATTTACATTAATGTAGGGGAAAGAGATTTTTCTTTACAGAAAAGAATTGAAATAGTAGAAGAATCTTATGAAAAAATACTCTATTGGAAAGAGAACGATAGATATTTAACAAAACTACTGCAAAAATGATTGTCAAAATTATTGTTAATGTGATATAATAAATATATAAGGAGAAATAATGATGTATGATTTTGAAGGTATTGAAATTAATATTACAGAAGATGACAAGAGAGTTTTAATCTTAGAAGAAATTAGAGAGTTGTCGTCTAAAATAAAAACAAAACAATCACAAATAAATGCGTATGGAAAATTGTTTCATAACATAACTGTAATAGTATACTTAAAAGATAGTCAATATTTTGCTTTTCGTTTATGTCTCAATGAATCGATGGAAATATCAAATGTAACAATAACTGAAAACCATGCTCTAATGGTGGGTAAAATAGATCAAATGATAAGACTTTCTAAAATTGTAGATATGATGTACGTTTATCAAAATGAAGAAATGAATGAAAAATTAGACATTATAAGATGTCTAAGCGAAAAATGCCCTATCTGTTCTTCTGAAGTATTGAAGAACCGTTTTGGATTAAATCACGCTCGAAAATGTATTAACGGATGTTACACAACTGAATATCGAGAAAATATAAAATTATTAAAAATAGATGTGCAGTTGTTTGATGAAGCAGATGACGTATTCTTTATTAAGCACGGTAAAACAACGTTGCAAGATAGAATAAACATAATTAATAATCTTTATAGTGAAATTTTATTTTGGAAAGAAAATGACAGGTATTTAGCTAAAATACTAGTGAAATGAGTGGTAAATAATGTATGAATTTGGAGATTTAAAAATAAATGCTACTAAAGGACAAGTTGAGAAATTGGATGACATTAAGAGTGTTAGTGATTCAATTACTACAAGTTTAGTTTATAGATCTACTGATAAATTAGTTTTTTTAGTAAAAGTAGCAAAAAACAATCATAAATACACTTTCTTTATGACTTTAAGGGAAGATGAAATAATGAAGATAAGTTTCGAACAACCTCAATATACTGATAAAAAATTATTATTTTCACAACTATCGCATGTAATGTTTGAACATTTAATAATTGTTGCAGATTCGTTATACTTAAGTCAAGATGAACAATGCAATGATAAACTAAAAGCTATAATTTGTCAAGATTCTTGTCCTATTTGTGATTCAAAATTGGAAAATAACAATGATTTTTCTGTTACTCTTAAATCATGTGCAAATAATTGCTATGAAATAAATAAGAGTTTTAATAAAATGTTATTTCAATTAATGATATTTGATAATCTTTATATTAACAACACAGTCACATCTTTGCAACAGAGAATAGAGTTTGTAGATAAAGTTTATGATGAAATCTTATATTGGAAAAACGGAGAAAGATATCTTGTAAAATTACTTTCAAAATGAAGGAGTTAATATTATGTATTTATACATTTTTAATGATATTAAAATGAGTGTACGTGAAAATATTGCAAATTTACTTGAAGATCTTTCATATTATGACGTTAAAATAATTGGAAGCAGCATAAAAAATCTTACTGAGGTTTACGAAGTGAAAGTTACTAATAAAAGTTGTTCAATTTGTTTTAAAATGCATGTTGACAAACATTCAAGACAATTCTTTGGATTAACAATTCCTTCCAGTAACTATGAAGAAGATAGTTTACTTTATGGAGCTAAAGAATTGGAATTGATATTTTTAGATTTTATTGAAAAATTAGATTTAGCTGGAAATAAAGAAATAAATGAAATATTAGATACTATAAAGTGTGAAAATGGATTGTGTCCTATTTGTAAATCCAAAGTAAAAATACGGATAACACATAGTCACAATACTTATACCTGTCAAAATGAATGTTATATATTAATAACTCGACCTTTAAAAAGTAATAAAGTTAAATCAATACTTGATGTAATAATTTTTGGAAGCAGTATTTTTGAAAAAGGTGAAGAAAAACCAGACATAGCAAGAATGCCTATGCATTTGAAAATAAACTTTATAGATAGAATCTATAGACAAATTAACTATTGGAAAAACGGAGAAAAATATTTAGCGAAAATACTTTCAAAATAAAAGGGGGATACAAAATGAAAAAAATATATTTTAATGTTAGCAATGGACAAATAGAAGATCCAAATAATAGTTATTTTCCAAGGTATAAAGCGATGTGCCGTTTTGGGAAAATTAAAGAAATATACACTCTCTTTTCTATTGATGCAATATTAGAAAACGGACAAGATTGGGTAGATCATCAAATAAAACATGAGTATAAAGATTGGAAGTATTATTCTAACTTAAGAAAAGAATTACAAAATTTTATTGCACAACCAAAGTTTTGGTTTAAAAGAACAAACTACAAAGAAGGATTAACTAATAAATTTGTATGGATTAAAATTTATTAAAAAGGGTGCGTTTTAAATGTATAATAAAAAAGAAATAATTTTTTGTGGCGAGTTACTGTTATGTAGTAATGAGATTGAAATAAAATTAAAAGAAATATCAAAAGTTTGTGATTTAATGGAGATTAAAGAGTATAGGGCAGAACAGTACAGTGGTATGAACATATTGGCAGTATTTATAGCTGTTACGAAAAAAGATTTTACAGAAAATTTTATAATGCGTTATCATAAAAAAACTAAAACTATAATAAGCATACAGAGAACTCAAATTGGATTTGAGCAACCTTTCGAAAGACAAACAATAACTAGGCAAAATAAAGAATTAACAAGTATAATAGACAGAATGCTTATACATGGTGATGAACAAATTAAGAAAAAAATAGAACTCTTCTGGTTTAAGGATGGGTGTCCTATTTGCAAATCAAAAGAAATAAAAATCATTGAGGAAGATTATTTTGGTGTAATTGTAAATTGCCAAAATGGATGTTTTCATTTAGACTCATCGAGCTCAGAGGAATCTATTGATTTTTTAATAAAGTTTTTTGATGAATCACCCTTTTTTTCATTATCTCTAAACTCATCTTTGGACGAGAAGTTAGAAACTATTAATAAAATTTATGAAAAAATTAATTATTGGAAAGAAAATGATAGATATTTATTAAGAATGTTAACTAACAAAGGAGAGTAAAGAAATGATTTACGAAAACGTATATAAACTTGATTGGTTGGAATTTGGTGCCTCAGTAGATGAGATAGAAAAATTCAATGATATTGTTAGCGTTAGTGATACTATAAAAGTTAAAAAAGTTGAGCGAAATAGTGAACTAAGATTTTATCTAGTTGAAGCTTCAAATATAGAAAAAACTATAGAATTTGTAATAAAGATATCAGAAAATAACGTAATAGTTAGTATAGATGACACTAAACCATTTGATTATGATGAGAAGATTCGCCATTTTGATAGTACAATTATAGCGGTATTGTCAAATATCGCAGACTCTTTATTTTTAGCTAAAAATAAAGAAATAAAAAAGAAAATTGATATAATTCATTGCATCGATAATCTGTGTCCTATTTGCGGAAATGAGATAAAAAAAGGTATAGAAAAAGAAATGTTGAATAGATTTGATTCATTAACATGTAAGAACGGATGTTATGTAGTAGACTTTCGTAATTTTAATTTCGAACATCAAAGTACAGTTGTATCTGTGACATTTTTCCGAAAAAATAAAATTAGTTCAAAATTATTAAGTTCTTTAAGTCGAAGAATGATAACAATAGATCAAATATATGCTAGTATTCAATGGTGGAAAAGTAATGATAGATACTTAGCAAAAATACTAACAGAAAGTGATGGTAAATAAAATGAGTCATAATGAGGAATTTATATATGAAAATTTTAAAATGCATATGCCTAAAGGAAGAAAAGAAGAATTAATAAACATTATTGAATTAAGTGACGCTGTTTCAATTGAAAAAAAGCATTATACTCTTGATGATTCACCTGGAAAAACAAAAGCATGTTATAGGTTCACAGTAACAAAAAGTGGTGGTGAATTTAAATTTGACATATATGCGGATGATTTATCTCATTATCACCAATCAATTTTGATTGAAGAAGCTCGAGACGATGTATTTAAGTTTTATCAATTAGAGTTACAACATATATTAGACTTCATTTATATTTCAAGCAATAACGAATTAAAGAGAAAAATTGAGGTCATAAGATGTAAAAATGAAAAGTGTCCTATTTGTGATTCAAAGGTAGATATTGACGATAGAGCGTTTAATGGGAATAATGCTTCATTAAGATGTAGTAATGGTTGCTATGTCGTACGCGGCGTCATGGAATCATTAAATAGTTTTTATTTTAATGTAATAATATTTAAAGACGAATCTAGCTATTATAAGTCTAATGTGGCATTGGAAGAAAAGATAAAAAGAGTTAATGCGATTTATGATAAAATAGAGTATTGGAAAGAGAATGATAAGTACTTAATAAAAATACTTAAAGAGGATGATTGATATGGTAGATATTATCAACTTTGGCGGTATACCCATAAAAGCTGATAGGCAAATGTACAACAAGTTAAGTGATATCTTAGAAAATTGCGATAGCATTCATACCGAGTTAGAATATCAAAGTTCGTTTGTTACAAGTTATAAAGTAATTATTATAAAAAACAATCAATCAATTGAATTTAATATTTCAATGAAACAAGATATGAGCCTATTTATTATTAAAATAAATGACCATGAAAAACATAGATTTAAGATAATGACTATATTATCTATAATATCTAATAAATTATTATTTATGAATGATGAAAAAATGATAGGTAAGCTAAAAATAATCTGTTGCAAGCAAGAAAGTAGATGTCCAATTTGTAATTCCGAGTTAAGCAAAAGCATGTTGAAAGAATGCGTTAATGGCTGTTATTATTTAATGATATATGACAAAACAGTTTTTTATGCGACTGTATTTAATGAAACATTTGATATTTCTGGTGATGAGTCTACAATTGAAGAAAAAATTAATACAATAAACAAGCTTTACGATAAAATTAATTATTGGAAAGAGAATGATAAATACTTAACGAATATTCTTTCGAATTAGAGAGGTGAACTTTGTGTTTGGAAATTTGAAGTTTTATGTATTTAAAGGTATTCTTATGAGAGTTTCGGAAAGAGACAAACTAGGGCTCAAAGAGATTATCAAATATAGTGATAAAATCACTATTCAGAAGTCTAAAAGAATAAATTTAACTATTTATCAAGTAACAGCGGAAAGTGGAAAAATAAAAATTCTTTTCAATTTTGGAGTCAAGAAAATAAGTAGAAAATTTTTCTACGTATCACATGTAAGAAAATTGCAAAATATAGCAAACGAACTTTATCTAGCGAAAGACAAAGACTTAAAAAAGAAGGTAAATAGTATAACATGTAAAAATAAAGTTTGCCCTATTTGTGGTTCAAAAGTTGATATTAATAGAGAAATAGGTTGGGTAAATGCTATATGTATAAATAAATGTTACAGAATACAATTTAGGGCAAAAAACTATACTCATGTTCTTGGATACGATATATTTAGTAAAGTTTACCAGCCAACATATCATGATCTATCTATGGAAGAGAGAATTAAAGAAATCAATACTCTCTATAAGAAAATATCTTATTGGAAAGAAGATGAAAAATACCTATTTAAATTACTAGAGCAAGGGTGATGAAAAGTGTTAGAAAGTCTTTTTAGTGATATCAAATTTGAAAACATTAACATAAGAGTTAAAGCATCAGAAGAAGAGAAGCTTAAAGATTTAAAGCGTCTATGTAATATAAAAATTACAAAATCAATTATTTACCCTCAATATAAAGATTATCCAACTAGAGAAATTCATCATGTAACAATTAAGAGAGGAAAGTCAAAAGAGAGATTTAAGCTTATCTTAAACGGTAAAACGAAGAAGATAATTGATGTACAGACAAAATATGATCTTTATTGTTCGACATCAAAACAATTTGAGATTTTATTGACTAAAATTTATTTCTCAGAAGATAAAACAATTAAAGATAAAGCTGACATTATAAACTGTAAAAGTGGAAATTGTCCAATCTGCAATTCTAAAATAAAGAAGAGTATAAATTTCATTGAAAAAATGGTTTGCCCTAATGGCTGCTATAAATTAAGAAGAAGTTTGCTGTATGATACAATCGTTGGGGTCGATGTAGAGTTTTTTGGTAAGATGCAAAAATATAGAGAATTTAAAGAACATTATGTAGGCTTTAAGTATAAAATTTATCAAATTGAACAAATATATAGTACGATTTCATATTGGAGAGAAGAAAATAGATATTTAATCAAAATGCTTTCATAGGAGAGATAACTATGATTAATATTGGCGGAATAGATATTCATACAGATAAAATGAAAGAAAGAAGACTAAGAGAAATTATTGATATGTGCGATTCAATTACTCTTATTAGGATAAGGGAAATAAATTGTCTTTTACAGCATAAGATGATAGCGAGAAAAAATGATTACTCTATTGAATTCACACTATCAACTAATTTGCAAAACGACTTAATTGTTATACACTGTGATGGTTTTAATTCATCATCTGCTAAGGTGTTAATATATATTTTAGAAAAAATCTATCTTTCTCAAAACAAAGAATTGCAAGAGAAATTAAATATTATAAATTGTGAAAACAAGAAATGTCCAATTTGTAACTCCGAAATGAGTTCAAAAATACTCGCAAATGGCTTAGAAAAATTGATTTGCAATAATTCTTGTTTTAGGGCAGCAAATTTTAAAGAAAAATCTATGAAATTCAGTTGTAACGTATATGAAAAACATTTACATGTGAATTTGATAGATTCTACAGAAAGCATAGCTTTTAAAGAACAGAAAATTAATGAAGTTTACAATTTAATTAATTACTGGAAAGAACATGATAGATATTTAATAAGAGTATTGTCTCAAGAGGTGAAGATGTAATGTTTGATTTTAATGGGATAAAAATTAAAACTAATTCAAATAGAGAAAAGAAATTACAAGACATATTAGATAATAGTGATCATATAAAAATCATTAATGAAAAAATAAACAGCTACACAGATTACGGCAGTAGGGAATACAATGTGATGGCTTACAAAGGTAGTTTTTCTATTTGGTTTTCATTGCATATCGATAGTGAGAATAGATTAACAGATGTAATAGCTGATTTAAGTCATAATGCGCCAGTTACGAGTTTAAATTTCATCGCTGAACGATTATATCTTTCATATAATAAAGACTTTAAAGAAAAATTAGATATTATAAGATGTAAAGATAAGAGATGTCCCATTTGTAATTCAAAAATGAATATTGCAACATATTTTGAATTTAATGATGAACTGGCATGTAATAATAGATGTTTTTACACTTTATTATCAAAAACACACCTAACAAATTTTACATGTAAAATTTTTAATGACAAGAAGAGTGATAAATCATTAAGTCTAACGCTAAAAGAGAGAATTGAAATGATTGACGAAATATACAACAAAATACTTTATTGGAAAGAAGAAGATAGATATTTAATGAAAATAATGAAAGGATGAATATAATGATAACTTTTGGTAGTATAAAATTAGAAGTTAATTCAACGTTAGAGGAAAAATATTTAAAAGAGATTGAGAGTATGTGTGATTCTATAGAAATAAACACTATGAAAGTAGAACCTACTAACTTAACAGATCATATAGTAAAAGCTACTACAAGAGGATATTCAATTTACTTTACTCTAAGTACAAATTATGATGAATTATTTACAGTGCAATTTATTAATATTTGTTCAACTAAAAGAGAACAAGAATTAAGTTATATCATACAAGGTATTAAGATTTTTCAAAATAAAGAAATTCAAGAAAAAATGAATGTCATTAACTGTGAAAATAATCAATGCCCTATATGTAATTCAGAAATCAAAAATGATCCATATACGTTTAGTGGTTATAGAAAAGTTTGTAAAAATGGTTGCTATCTTATTGCTATAAATGAAGATTTCTCCCCAAGAGGTGTAATGATATTCGATGAAACTATTGAACTAGTGAATTCTAATTTATATAATCTAATACCCGCTGATAAAGATATAGATAGTTTTGTTAAAATCTTAAACAAAATATATGACAAAACGATGTACTTAAAAGAAAATGATAGATATTTAGCTAAAATAATGGAGGGAAACAAGTGATAACTTTCGGCACTATAAAATTAAAAGCCTCTACACAATTAGAAGAGGAATACTTAAAAGAAATTGATTCTACGTGTGACTCTCTAAAAATAATATCTGAAGAAATAGCGAATTATGGTTTAATGGAGCATAGAGTAAAAGCTACAAAAAATGGATATTCAATTTATTTTTCCCTACATGTATCACTCTCTAATAAATCAATACTTGGAGTATCATTCATCAACTCTCCATCTATAGCGTGGATAGAGTATGAGCTCGAAAACGTTGTGCAAGGTATTAAGGCATTTCAAAATAAAGAAGTGCAGAAAAAATTAGATATAATTAATTGCATAGATGATAAATGTCCATTATGTGGTTCAAAAACTGAAAAAACAAGACTTATATTTAGTGGACACAAGAAGCATTGTGAAAATAGATGTTACGTTGTTAACGTAAGTAAAAATAATCGTTTGCCAAGAGAAGTGAGCGTTTTTGAAGAATCTAACATTTTGACAGAGTTCATCACCATTAGAAATAACTATACTAGTTTTAAAGACTTTACCACATCTTTAAATGAAATTATTGACAAAATAGCATATTTAAAAGAGAATGATAGATATTTAGCTAGAATATTGAAAGGAGATTAGTGAATGATTAAATTTCAAAATTTAGAATTTAAAGTTGATTTTCCCGAAGAAGAGAGATATCTGAAAGAAATCGAAGAGATGTGTGATTCCATAGAAATAGAAGAAACGCATCATAAGAATTGGTCTTTTGCTTATAACTTTAACAATGCAACAGAGTATAGAGTAAAAGTTACAAAAGGGAGCTTAGTAATTAAATTTTATCTATTTATCAAAAAGAAACAACTACACGCTACAAGATTTTTCAATTTTTCCACAGAATATAATAAGCATAATCAATTCATCTTTGTTTTAAAATGCCTTAGACACTTAGAAAACAAAGAGATACAAGAACACTTAGATACAATAATTTGTAAAGATAATATTTGCCCAATATGTGAATCAGAATTAAAAATAGATGAATTTAGAAGTCTAATGGGTAAAGAATGTGCTAACAAATGTTATTTTGTTTCTTTAGATAGAAATAGTATCTTCCCAACTGGCTTCGGTACATTTGATGAAAATGCTATATTAGACAATTCAGATGAGAGTGTAGAAAAAATAATTAGAAACATGTATAGAATTCGGAAGTCAATAAACTACTGGAGAGAAAACGATAGATATTTAGCTAAAATACTCAAAGGAAGAAGTAATGAAGATGATTAATTTTGCAGGGTTAGATTTAAAACTTAAATCAGATAAAGATGAATCACTCCTACAACGAATACAAAAAGAAAGTGAAGAGATCATCGTTTATCAATCTTTAGGTCTTTTCGATTTTTGTATCAAATTAATAGCAAATAATAAATCTATACGATTTAATATTTCTTTAAGTTCAGATGGTAATGTATTTAAAATATATTATAGTGATTACTCCGATCATACAAATACGCAAAATTTAACTTATATACTAGAAGATTTAATTGTGATAAGTAATGCAGAGCTCAGTAGAAAAGTAGATATAATAAGGTGTACAAATGAAATTTGCCCAATTTGTCAGTCTAAATTAGAAAGACGTTATGGTAATATCTACAACTTAGCTTGTCATAACGGATGTTATGATATAGCTATGCATTCAAAGATAAAATTAAACTTTGGTGTTTCATTCTTTCATGAAAAAAGTTATCAGTTATATGGAGCTTTGCGAAATATAGATAATGCTATATATTCTACAGATGAAAAGTTTGAAACAGTGTATAAGATTTATGATGAAATAAACTATTGGAAAGAAAATGATAGATACTTAATGAAGATTATAAAAGGAGAGGCTTAAATGTCTAACTTTAACTTCGCAGGGGAGTCAAAAGTGTTAATGGAAGAATTAGAAGACATCAGTGATAAAATGAAAGTTACTAAAACTGATGATTACTCATATGTAATAGAAGCTAATAGAGGAGAATCAAGTGTAATATTTAAAATTATAACAGATGATTCTAGTATTATGTTTGGAATAGAGTATAAAAGTTATTTCTCACAAAGAATAGGTACTATAATAAATATCATGGAAGATTTATGTTTAAGTGGAGATAAAGATTTACAGCATAAATTTGACACTATTCAATGTGAAAATAATAAATGCCCTGTGTGTAACTCGGAAATGATTTTAAATTTTATGGAACAATCGTGTAGTAATAAATGTTACTCAATTTCACCTTTATTTGGAAAATATACTATTCAATTTGATGCAAAATTATTTACTGATCAACCATTTGAAATATACCCTTATATGAAAATGAAAGATAAAATAAAAGTTATTAACGAGTTATATGATTCAATCAATTACTGGAAGGAAGATGATAAATACTTAATAAAAATACTTTCAAAAGGAGATGCATAGATGATTAATATAATACTTAATAATAGAGAAAAAGAGAAGATTAGAGAACTTGAAGAAATAAGCGATACAATGAAAACAATACAAATTGGAAAAAACGAATATGAAGTAAAAGTTGTAAAAAACAAAACTACTATTACCTTTACTATCGTGACAGATATAATGACTAATGGAATAACAGAAATTGTTTACAAAAATCTATCTGAATTCAAGCTTAGAAATTTAGTTTGTGTTATAGAAGATCTTTATTTACCCAATGATAAAAACTTACAAGAAAAACTACATATTATTTATTGTGTAGATGACGTTTGTCCTATATGCGGTATGAAGTTAAAGCAAATATATTCTGATAAAAAAGAATGTAAAAATAAATGTTACGAAGTACTTATTGTAAGAAATGGATGTAAGATAAATTTTCTTGTTAAAATCTTCAAAACTCAAGAATACGAAGTTTATCCGACAAGGGCTTTAAAAGAAAAAATAGAAATCGTTAATCAAATATGTTATCAAATAAATTTTTGGAAAAATAATGATAGATACTTAATGAGACTGATAGAAGGAGAAAACTAAATATGTTGCTTGATATAAAACTTCGTGTATCAGAAATTGAATCAGTAAAAGAACTAATAGCAATTAGTGATCAAATTAACATCTCTAAAGAAGAAAAAAATTTGTATAAAATGATAGCAACAAGAGGAAAAAATACTATAAAAGTTACAATTGAAACAAATGAGAATAAAATGATTTATTCAATGAAAAATGAGCAGCCATATGCAGAAAAAATACATGATATAGAGGAAATAGTTGAGTATTTATACGTAAACGACAATCAAGAATTACAGAGTAAGTTAGATGCTATATTGTGTAAAAACAATCTATGTCCAATATGCAATTCAGAACTAGAATTAGACATATATGCTGTTGCCGAAGTAATAAGCTGCAAAAATAAATGCTATTCGGTAATAGATCTAACGGGAAGATTTAAACTATATTTTCATGTAGTTATATTTGGAGAAAACATCTCTGCCTCTCCACATGATAAAATACTTAACAAGGTCGATACGGTTAATCAATTATATGACAAGATAAATCTCTGGAAAGATAACGATAACTACTTAACAAAAATGTTAATGGAGGGTAACTAGTGTTCATAGAAGCTGGTAGTAGAATAAAAGCAACGATGCAAAAAATCATAGACATTAGTGACGACATGGAAATATCTGTTGAAACGGGTGAAATATACAAAATAAGAGTTACAAAAGGTAAGGCTGTCATTGACTTCAAAGCTTTAGTGAATAAAGATAATGAATTAAAAGATATACGTTATAAGTTTCCATTTAATAGACTAAAAAATTTAGAAACTATCATAGAAGACTTGTACTTACAAGATGATAAAGAACTAAGTAATAAACTAGAAAAAATCTATTGTTCAAATAACATATGCCCTATATGTAATTCAAAACTAGAAAGAACTCGTGTAAGAGCAAATTGTGAAAACGGTTGCTATTCTTTATCTCCACATGATTATCTCAAATTTCACTTTACTCTTTGGGTATTTGATAACAAATATGATGTTTGTCCAGATTTAAGCTTAGAAACTAAAACAATCACTATTAATGAAATATGTAGTCAAATAGACTACTGGAAAGAAAATGATAATTACTTAGCAGAAATAATAAAAGGGGAAAATTAACATGTTTGTAGAAGCTGTAGGTAATGATAAAGAAAAACTGCAAGAAATTATAGACATCAGCGATAAAATAGAAGTCTCTAAAGACGATGAAACATATATAGTAAAAGCTACTAAAGGTGACACACTCATTAAATTTGCAATCACGGCAGATGAAAATAATAAATTAAAAAGAGTACACTATAAAATACCATTTACATTTAATAAACACACAAATTTAGCAAATATCATAGAAGACTTATATTTACCAAATGATAAAGATTTACAAGATAAACTACAAGTAATCTATGGCGTAAATAGAATATGCCCTATATGTAATTCACAATTAGAAAAAAACTATAGATTAGAATGTGAAAACAACTGCTATTCGTTTTTATCAATCAATAGTCTCAAACTATACTTTAATATCAAAATATTTGACACTAAATACAGAGTAGATCAAACATCCAGCTTAGACGATAAAATAAATACTATCAATGAAATATACAACCAATTAAACTATTGGAAAGAAGATGACAGATACTTAACAGAATTCATCAAACGAAACTAATTTTACAAAAATTGCATATTTTGATATAATTAATATATAAGGAGAGGAGAAAATAACTATGCCTATTATTAGAATTAAACAATATGAAATCATTACTAATTCACATAAAGAAACAGAAAGACTTAAAGAAATCATAGGATTAAGCAAAAAGAACTTCACTATAGTAAAAGATAAACTAACATATAACATAAGAATTAAACTAAAAAAATCATTCTTACAATTCACAATCAAAACAAACAGTGAAAATGTAATTACTAAAATATCCTATAGTAACGGAAAATCAAATCGTTCAGTAAATAAAATACTGCACGTATTAAACAATATCATAGAAGATATTAACTTAGTTACTAATGAAGGTCTAAGGGATAAACTAGAACTTATAAGATGTCATGATAATCTTTGTCCTATTTGTAGTTCTCCACTAGAAAAAATAAGCAGCTTTGAAAGACATTGCAAAAATGATTGCTATAGTATCTGGTATTCAACAAAATATCATGAAATAGAAGTATCTGTAACAATATTTGAAAAGAAACTAAAAGCATTTGGATCAAACTCGATGAAAACAAAAATCAACACTATAAACGCTATATGTAATCAAATCTTTTACTGGAAACAAAGCGATAATTATCTTGCAAAACTTATATTGCAAGATTAAGAAAGGAGAAAACTATTATGTTAACTACTAGAATTAAACAATTTGAATTCAATACTACTCCTACCGAAGACATGAAGCTATTTGACATCCTTAGTATAAGTGATAACGTATCTATTACTAAAGACGGCTTAGTTTATCATGTCACTTCTCAAAAAGATGATACTACTGTAGAATTTTCAATAGTAACAAATACAAAAAACTACATTATTAACATCATATATGATAAACAAAAACCTCTTTTTTTATCAAATCAAATTTTAGTACCTCTAATTAACATAGCGGAAGACTATGCTTTAGACACTAATAAAGAACTACAAGAAAAACTAACAACTATTTTATGTAAAGATAATTTTTGTCCAATATGTAACTCTCAACTCATAGAAGGAAAAAGACACGAATTAAAATGTAATAACAACTGTTATAGTATAAGCTATTCAAATTACACCCGTACTATAGATCTAGAAGCAACTATCTTTAATGAAGAATTCCAAGCATACGGAGATCAATCAATAAAAGATAAAATAGAAGCTATAAATCTTATATATGAACAAATCTCACACTGGAAAGAAAACGATAAATACTTAACAAAAATACTAAAAGGAGAAAACTAATATGGACGTTATCGAAATTAAACAATTTGAGATAAATACTTCACAAGAAGAATACAAAATACTTAGTGATATCCTTAATATAAGCAATAATTTTTCTATTACAAAAGAAAATTCAACTTACTATATTACATCTCAAAAAGAAAACGCTTGCATAAAATTTTCACTAGTAATAAATCAATATAATCATATAGCTAAAGTTGTATATAACGAAGGAAAACAAAAATACAACATACATGCAATAGCAAGAACCCTAACTGACATAGCAGAAGATTACACTATAGCTACTAATAAAAAAATAAAACATAAACTATCAATAATAAAATCTGAAAATAATAAATGCCCTATTTGTAATTCTCAACTAACAATGCTATCAGAAAGTGAATTAAAATGTAAAAACAACTGCTACAACATATTCAATTCAAACTACAGCGGGTCAATTGACTTTGTAGTAACAATCTTTGGTAAAGAGCACTCAATATATGGAGACTATTCAATAAAATCTAAAGTAAGACTCATCAACAAAATTTATAATCATATCTCCAACTGGAAAAAGAACGAAAAGTATCTAGCAAAAATACTAAAAGGAGAATACTAATATGCTCTCTATCAAAATTAAACAATTTGAAATAAACACTACTCCAAAAGAATATGATCTACTTAGAGATATCATTAAAGCAAGTGATAAAATATCTATCACAAAAGAAAATCTAACTTACTATGTCACATCTCAAAAAGATGAAACAATTATAGAATTCTCAATCATAATAAATCCAAGAAACGATATTATCAACATCCTCTATGATAAAAAGAAATCTCCCTTCCCAATATATAAAGTCGTGCGAGCTCTAACAAACATAACAGAAGATCTCCATCTAGAAACTAATAAAAAATTATACAATAAACTAAAAATCATACAATGCGAAGATCACAAATGCCCTATATGCGGATCTGAACTCTTAATATTACAAAATGAATCAAAATGCAAAAATAAATGTTATAGCGTACACTACTCAACATCTAGCTACGCTATAGATTTAGAAGTAAACATCTTTAATGAAGAATTCACAGCATACGGAAATCAATCAATAGAAAACAAAATAGATACTATAAATCTTATCTGTAATCAAATCTCTTACTGGAAAGAAGATGACAAATACTTAACGAAAATACTAAAAGGAGAATACTAACATGCTCAATATAAAAACTACAAAAGAAGAACAAGAAAAACTACAAGAAATAACAAACATCTGTGATAAAATAGAAACAACTAAAATCTCAAGCGACAAATACAAAATAAAAGCTACAAAAGGAAACATCACTATAAACTTCTCAATTGTGACAAATCAAGATAACGGAATAAGATTCGTCAATTATAAATCACCCTTCAACAAACTAAAAAATCTACAACAAATCATAGAAGATCTATATATACCCAACGATAAAAAACTACAAAATCAACTAACCACTATATATAGCGAAAACAATCTTTGCCCTATATGTAACTCAAAACTAAATACTCCCTCAACTAAAATAAAAAAATGCAACAATAAATGCTATTTGCTTTTCTTAACTTCACGAGACGAACACAAAATACATTTCAATATTAGAATATTCGATGATTTCTTTAAAATTCAGGAAGATCAAAACTTATATAAAAAAATAAACATCATAAACACTATATATAATCAAATCTCTCACTGGAAAGAAAACGAAAATTATATAGCAAAACTACTAAAATAAAACACAAACTATCTTATAATAAGGTAGTTTTTTTACTCTCAACAACTAAGTTTACTATAGTAAACACGTACGCGCGAGCAACACTTTATCTTCATTTCTAACCTCATTTTTTCAAAAAACACTAAAATATCTATAGTGTAAATAAACGTGGAACAGTAGTGTAAATAGAACACTAAATAATAATCGTTTGGTAGGTGTAAATCGTGAAAAATTCCGTATAAATCAATAGAAAATCCACCTCAAAAGATCAAACCAGATCAAACAAGGCTGGTGTAATAAGTGTCAACAACGAGAGAGAACAACAAAAAAGACTTCAAAAACAGGAGAAATGTAAAAAAAACTACATAAAAAATAAAAAACTTCTATATATATAAAAAAGAATTATGTAAAAGATAAAAAAAACATATATACAAACTAATCAATATATATATAGAAAACTAGCATAAACATAAATAAACTTATATATAAAAAAGAAAGCATATATATAAGAAACTACTATAAAACATATATAGAAACATTCGTAAAACTCATATATAAAAATTACTATATAAAACATGAAACGATATATAAACAACATTCAAAAAATATCATAATAAATCATAAACATATATATAGAAAAACATAAAACAATCATATAAGAAAGACTCAAAGAAACATGAAATCATACAAGAAAACATATATAGAAAACATTCATAAAACTACATAAAAGAGAGAAATCATAAACATATAAGAGAGAAATCATGCAAGAAAACATGAAATCAGAGCTCGCGCAACACGGTGACTCTGTCTGAATACGCTGTTTTGAACACTTCTAGATCAAAAAGCAAGCGCAGATAAAAGCAGATGAAGGAAATTGGAGAGAAAAGTGAGTGAGTGTGATGGAAAATTGCTGTAAATAGCATATAAAAGCGTGTCAAATTGGTGAAAGCAAATTAAAAGAACTATAGAATTTGCTATAGTTCTTTAGAGATAGATATTGAATTTGATGTAGTATAGATCAATTAATAAGAAAATTCTATATATAGAAAAGAGAAGAAAGTTTGTTTTTATTAATTGATCTATACTACATTAGGGGGAAAATGGAAAATTCTTAATCCAAGTAAGAAAGTAGGTATCCCCCTATGTAGGTTTTTACAACAAAATATGGAGGAATGTTGTAAAATGAAAAACTATTCAACAGTAATGTATCGCTAACTATATATTAGCGGCTGCCGTAGCAGCAAGAAAAGTTCTATAGCTCTATATATAGAAGATTAGAACTCTTTTTGCTGCCCGCAGATCATTTAGTGATCTTCTATATATAGAGCTATAGAAATAGAAAAAATAGAAAAGCTCTATATATAGATCATTCTTTTAGATCGTTCCTTATTGTAGCTTCACTTAATAAAGATAAGAAAGTGTTCCCGTACTCTTTCTTCTATTCCGGAATTAATAATATTATAAGAGGATAGCATTAGATTTTTAACACTTTTAAATTATTTCCCGATTATTTCCCAAACATTGTAATAGTATATGTAATGAAGAGAATTGAGATAGAGTATAAAGATGAAAAGAGCGACAACGTGATTGTTTAAAAATAGTTTACAAAGTTATTAGAATATGATATAATAAATATATAAGAACAAATATAGGGAGAAGGAAACGATGGACAGAAAAGAAGAGTTGATTAGTCAGATCGAAGAAGATTTATTGATATTGACATTATCTATGGGGATAAAGGTATTGAAGAATGACGATAGTTTTAATGTATTAGATCATAAGAATTATCGATTATTCGCTATATATATAGAAGAAGCTAAGATAGGTTATAGATATAAAGTGTTATTAAATTATGAAGGTAAGTTAGGAAATATAAACATTAGGGGTTCTCATAATATAGTAGAAAGTTATGATGAAGAAGTTGTATATAGTAAAGTAAAGAAGATGATAGACGCTATAGTTGAAAATGATGGAACGGTGAAGAGGACGTATATTGATGATGGATTCGAAGTTAAGAGATCTGGTGAAAGTTGAATTAGTATCTTTAGCATTAGTAAAAGAAATATATATAAAAGAAAATAGTAATCTTATAGATGTATATGATTCAAATGATTGGAGAATTTTTGCTATTTATTATGATAAGCAAGCGGATCTATATATAGTAAGAACTATTATGAAGTGGAAACGTAAAGAATGGATGCGTAATACCGTGATAATTTCTAAAACCGCAGATATAGAAGAGACGTTGAGAAATTCAAAGAGAGCTATACGAGCTCTTATGTGAGGTGAGTTTGTGGATAGAATAAGAGAATATATAGATAGTGAGATAGTAGGGTGTGCCTTGATGGGTAATTTCCCCGAGTATAAGTGTAATTATCTTTATTGTTCGAGTAATCTTAGTCTTAATGTATGGATCGGCGAAATTTTTTATTTTGAGATTAGTGAAGATAGAGAGGGTGGATATATTGTTTCTCCAAATATGTGGAATTTAAAGACATATGTAAAGATGCGGTATATGGCTGATGAGATTAGAGTAGATACTGAAGAAGAAGTGATGAATATAGCTAGGCACTTTCTTAGGTTGAAGGGAGAAAGAGTCGTATGAGTAGTTATGATAGAATTCATGAGTGGTTAAAAGAATCATTAGTAGGTTTATCTTTAATTAGAAGTGTAGAGTTTGAGTACGTAAGTCATATAGCTTTTGGATCTAATAAAGAGATAAGAAGCATTTATATAAATTGTGAAAGTTTGCTGTTTTTAAATTTAGTTATATATGAAATGAGTGACAAGTGTATATTTCAGTGTAGTAATGGTTTTCGTTTTAGGCACGATAAAGAAAATCATTATATATCGACTGAAGATTTTGATATATGTATTGAGAGGTTAGAAGAATGGATAGAAGAGATAATGCAAGTAAAGATAATACTATAAGCAACTATACTAGAGTAGTGGAACGTTTAAAAGAATTATTAGTGATGTTATCTTTATTTAGAGAGGTAGAGATTGAATATCATTATTATTCTAGTAGAGCTAAAGGGATAACTGTTTTTTGTGATGGTTTTTATTTTTTAGATTTGACATTATATGATCCAGATCACGAATGTATTTTTGAGTGTCGTAATCGTTCTACTTATCGAGATATATCAACTATGAAATTTGATAAATATTTTGATAAGATAGAAGAGTGGATAGAAGATAAATTGAATAAGGGAGAGGGAAGTCTTGTATGATAAAATTCTTGAAAGGTTGAAAAATTCAGATGCTATGATTATGTTATCTTTAACGGGAAGTGTAGAATTTGATTATATTGATTATACTAGTGGAGCTAAAGGAATATATGTAAGTTGTGATGGTGAGACTTTTCTGTGTTTAACTATATACAATCCGGAGGATGACTATATTCTAGAATGTCGCAATTATAGTTTTGCTAAGAATATATCAACTAGTTCATTTGATATATATTTTGAGCAGATAGAGGAGTGGATAGAGGAGTTTATGGTTAATAAAGATGTACGCTATATATAGAATAAAAAGAAAGGAACGAGAAAATGATATTTAGACTTCTTAAAGAGTTTATAAATAGGAGGTATAGTGAAGAAATTAAAGATGCAAATGATGTTTTAGAAGTATTGGATATTAAGGTTTTAGAATTCATGATGATTAGAGGAGAAGAGTTGCTAATTGATCGGCATGAATTTAAATCAAAAGGTAAATTGCTTACAACTATCTATGTTATAGTTGATATTAGTATTTTAAAGAGAATTAAAATGAGTTCTACTATGTTTATTGTAATTGATGGTGCAACTGGAGAACAAGTGGATTTTGATAAAATAGAAGATTTGTTAGAGGATATAAGAAGTTGGGAGTTGTGAAATATGAGAGAAGATCTTAGTGTGCTTGGTAAGTTATTGACAGAAGGGGTATATACTTATTTCCCTAATTGTGATAGTGTGTCACTTAATGAGAGACGAGATACATATAAGTTAGATTTGATAATGAATATAAGTGAGAGTGATTATTTGGCTGATGTATTGGTGAAGGGAATGACTTATAAAGAGTTTGAAGAGAAGATTAATTATATGTATGGTATAAATGTAGAAGTTATAGTGATGGGTTTAGCCGCTTGAATATATGAAGGGAATGATTGAGAGATGAATGTTGCGGGTTTTGTTAGATCTGGAGTACAGAAATATTTTCCGTATCATGAAGTTAAAATAGCGAGTGATGGTTATTATAGTATAGTTATAGAAGTCTATATAACTGAATCAGCATATGTAGCTAATATGTTAGTTACTGGTTTGAGTTTAGAAAAAATACAAGAAATAGTATTAGAAGATTTAAAATCACAAGTTGGTGACGTAAGGTTAAATATAGAAGTAAGGCAGGTAGATTTTGAGAAAATAAATAGATATATGCATCAATTAACTTTTGCTTGTTAAGTTCTTTTTGTAGCGAGAAATTATATTAGAGAAATGAAGCTATAGAAAGAGAGTTGATTGAGGATGCATCCTGATTTGAAGAATATATATGATGATCTTTTAGATTACACGTCTAAAGAGACATTGTTTGGAAATGCGGTGGATATACTAGTAGATGATGGAATGATGATAAAGGTATATATAAGAGATGAAGAGGGTATTAATGGAACATTTAAGAAGCCGTTAATGTCTATACATTTTATAATGCCTGGAGTATTGACTGTAAAATTTATATTGAATAATCCATCTGCGTATGAATATTTATTTTCTGGGTTTAAGATTATGCATATTGAGAGAAATGCGTATAGAGTAGATTTTGAGAAATTGGAAGATTTTGAGAGATTTATAGGTTCTTTATAAATTTTTGATCCCGTATTAGAAAGATACGGGATTTTATATTGAGGTAATTTAATTATATTGAAATAATGTATAAAATGATAACTATTTTTCATATATAGAAATATGAAGGATAAAAATTTGATAAAAATCGCTAATTTTAATAATTAGTTTACAATTTGTTATTGTTATGATATAATAAATATATAAGGAAGGAGAAATATTTGATGTTAGTTGCTGAAGAGAGAAAAGATTTACTTGAATTTTTAGACAGTTATGTAACAATGAAAACGATGACTGAAGAAAAGAAGTTAGAATATAATATAAAGAACGTAATTGAGATGGACATTATATCTTTGGTGTGTGAAACTAAATTTGGGATATTGAATTTAGAAATTTGTCATTATTTGAAAGAGAAGATAAAATCTGATGGAATGACAGTGAAATTTAGATTTGCAGATACAGTGAATAGCAATGTAAAATCTCGAGTACGTGAAGCTATATTTAAGAAAGATGTAAGTAATTATCATGATAATTTATTTGGGGACACTGAGTTGATATCTTTGCAGATAGATACTGTAGAAGAATTTAAAGTATTCTTTGAAGAGAATATAATTCGTGAAGATATAGCTGAAAGAAGAAGTGTTCGTTCCTTTATTAAATGATTTACAAAGATGTAAAGCAGTATTTACAGGGTTATGTAGATTATATCACAATAATGAATTGCGTAGATTTTAAATTAGCGTGGGATAAACAGCTTAGAGAGTTTTCTATATGTGTAAGAAATTCTCCTGGTGTTGATCACGTTAATAAATACTCTAGAATAATGACATTTGAGATGGCAGATATAAGCAACGAATGTATTATTAATATAGTATTTAAATTAAAAGAATTTATGCCGTCTTGGCATGCTTATCCTTCTGTTTTTGAAAACATGACTATTATGTATGAAGAAAAGAAAATATTGGTACAAGAAACTGGAACTAATAGTTTTAGAATAAAGATAAAAGAGCTTGAAGATTTGCAAGATTTTTTGCAGATGTTACATGATGAAAAATACTATGAGAAATGGGATATGTGAATGGGACAATATAGAGAGAGAAAACGTTCTATAAAGATTGAGAATAATATGGCAGATCATGTATATAATAAAATAAAGGAGGCTGACATCACGAGTATGGAACGAGCATTAGAAGGAGAGTCTCTTATTTGGGATCTGTTGAAGTTTTGTAAAGGACATAAGCCAAATGAAATCGAAATTTACACAATTAGAGATGGTAAAAATAGTGAAACATTATTATCGCATTGGGAAGGAAAGACCAAGAGCGAAAAAGTTGGTACAGTAGCTGGTATATTAGAAGTAGAATTGTATGATGAAATCGATATAGTATTACCAACTGGTGAAGTATACCAGAGGCATTAAGCAAAGGGTGGTTTTTACCACTCTTTTTTTATTTGTTTATAAGAATATTTTATACATAAATTAGTAGAATATACCGTTAATCTTTTAATTTCTTCATAATATAATAATTTATTAATATTGAGCAGGGAATGATTATAATGATCGATGGAATGGAAGAAGGATATGAGGAAGATTTAAAAGAATATAAAGAAGTATTTGATGTATTAGACTCATATGTGTTGAGCTGTGAATTAAGAGATATAAAGATGTATTATTCTATAACGCAAGAGAGATATTCATCTCTACGTTATAATATTAGAGTTGTTACTACGGAATTGTGGGATTCAGATAAGACAGATAATTTTAATGTAAAAATATTAAATGCTGCGAATCCTAATAATAAGAATATGAAATTTTGCGTTGAGATAGATAAGGATATAGATGGTGTAGAATTTAACACTAGAGAAATGGCTAATAGATTAAAGAAATTGGATATATATTGGGATAAGACGATAAATAAGAAAAGAAAAAGCGGGTATCATGGTTATGTTGTTTGGGTAAGCGTTGATAAGTTTAGAGATGTTTTTGACGTGTTTACAGAATATTTAATATAGGGGGATAATGATGAAAATAGTTATTGAAGATGAGATATCCCAGTCGTATATAGATCAATTTGAAGATTTCATATTAGGTAAAAAGATTACTGATCCAAACTTGCAGAAATACGTACAGTTTGTAAGTATTAATGGAGAAGATATTTTTTCAATAGGGTTAACTGAAAAACAGGAAATGGCAAGAGGAGAAGATCTGGATATAACAGCTATATATAGTTTGAAAATAATCGGAGAATCTGGTAAACTTAAGCAAGTGACAATAAAATTAAAAAGATTCTCATATGAATATGAATATGAACGCGTTCAAAAGATATTTGATAAATATGAAATAGGGCAAAGTTTTCATTATGAAGATGTTTTATGTTGTAAGTTAGTAAATCCTAATAATTTTATGAATTTGATAGTTGAGTTAGATGGAGGACAATGAGTCCTTCTTTTTTAATATTTTGTTTACGATATTTTTGTTATTTGATATAATAAATATATAAGGAGATGGACGATATGAAGAATTCTGAGATAGAGAAAATAAAGAAGCTATTAGATGAAAAGTCTTTAAGTATATATGAAGCGTTTGAGAATGAAATTTTGAGTTTTATGTTAACATGTGATAGTTGTAGTTTATTTTTGAATCCCAATGATAGTAAGAGTCTTGGGAATATAAAGGCGTATGAAGCTGGGTTTGCGTTTATGAAAAATAAAATTCATTATTTCTTTGAATTGACAATTTGGGCTTCTAGTACATTTAAAGCTACTCGATTATCAGGTAGTATTCGTAATGATAGATATGATTCTATACTAGATCAAATAGAAGAAAAAACTGGAAGTAGAGAACATAGTGTTGAATATTTTTCAAATTTACGAATAATAAATTTTGATAATATTCATAATGCTAAAGATTTAAGCATAATATTATCTGTATTATTGGGTGAATGTGTATGATAAGAGTAGAAGATATAAAATATTGCCTTGAGGAGACAAGAGAGTGTTTAGAATTAGTTGAATCGTTCTTTCTTGCTGCTGATTTAGCTGGTAATATTAATTATAAACGCACATTAGAATTAAAGAATTATTCAGATTTCTACATGTATATGTATAAAATATCTATATTTAATAGTAATATTGCAATTAACATAAGGGAGTATAAGGATGAGGAGAAGGATGTATATATCCAATTAACAGTGCATCTTATAGTGTCTCAACAAGATGATGTCGAGATAGATGAAGAGAAGGTAGATTATATAAAGAAACATTTAGATGAAATAAGTGGTGCAAGTAGTTTGTTGAAAGTAAGAAAATCGGGAATAACATTTCCGTTTTTACATTTAGTTGTTCCAGTAATAGATTCGAAGGATATTGTTGAGATATTGAATTTTATTGAGGAGAAAATATTGATTGAGGGTGTTACTAAATGAAGCTCAATATTGAAAAATTGAAAGAGATAGAAGGATGCAAGGAAACTCTAGAGTATATAGAGCAATTTGATAGTTTTATACTTGGTATTAAAGTAGCTAATAATGAAAAATTTAGTAATGTAGAAGTAACTAAGCGTGATAGTGGTAGAGATATGCTACTTTATAATGTTTCAGCTTCATATGATGTGAAGGAAAATAGTTATTTTAATTTGTTTATTAAAGAGCAAAATGGTGTTTTGGTAGAATGTTATATAAACGTTAGGAGTTGTACTGATAGATTAATAAATATAGAGCAGATAAAAAGTAAGTTACTTGAAGAATATGGTATTATTCCAAAAATTTTTGGAAATAAAATAGGTTATCTTTTTAAAAATGATAATTTCTTAACTAGCGCTTTAATTAGTTCAAATAAGTTTGTAGACATGTTGATATTAATATATGAAGAAATGTTTGAAGGGGATGTGATGAGATGATTGATATTAAGCTATCAGACAAGAGATCTCGAGAATATTTAGACAAGTTTAATGATTTTTTCGTAGCTGTTAGTATGTGTGACAAGAGAGAAACAAGAATGGTAGATGATAAAAGATGCAGATATAGTGTAAAGCACAGTAAGTTAGCTTTAGTTGAGAGTATATATGATTTTACAATATATTTTGGATCTGCTGGATTAGATTCTATTTGTTTAACTTTAGTGGAAGATAATAACGGAAAGTTTATAAAAACAAAAATAGAAGCTAGGTGTTTTGATCCACGTAAGCCAATAAATAGAGATGAATTATTAAAATTAGTATTTGAATCAGGTATAGATAAAGAAAATATGAAAACTCAATTTACAGATGCTGGTATAAATAAAGTAGAGTTATCTTTAAACGAGGATGTAGTTTTCACAGATGTTTTGCAATCACTATATGAAGGAATGATTAGGGGGTATTGAGGGATGGTAGAGGTATTAAGTCAAGAGACTCAAGAGTATGTAGATCAGTTTGAAGCATTTGCTGTAGGAGAACAACTCAGTGGAGTTGCATATAGAAGTAATACTGAGAAGAGAGTATTGAGAAGAGATCATTTTTTGAGATTGTCTTATTCTAGTAATGAAAATTGGAATGTTTTTGATAGAGATAAATTTATAGACTTGATCCTTGTAGAAACTAATAAAGGTTTAGATTTAGCAGAGATTAGAGTTTCAACTAAGTTAGTGGAAGATGTAGAGCGATTTAGAAGAAAACTAATGAGAACTGGGTTCGTGTCAGTTAATAAAAGAACTATTCATAATTTGCATATGTATTCTGTTTACTATGAGATTATTATATATGATCCGCGTAAGTTGACTGATTTATTGTTTGCGTTGAAAGATGTAGTGGAAGTGGGGTAAATACTTATGATTGATATAGATCAATTACCTAGAGAAGTAAGAGATTATGCTACAAAATTTGATAATTTTGGAGTATGTGAACAGCTTAAATATGGAGTAAAGTATGACAGTAAGATGATGCCGATAACCGATAGAATTTATAATTTTCTTTTACGTTATCGTAGTAATTCTTCTTCATTAAGGAAATATATTAAAATGTCTATTAGTTTAAATTCTAAAAATGAAATAGAAGCTACTATTCGAGCTAGAATTGGACTTCCGACACAGAATATAAAAAATTATCTATACGAATTAAGAGAAATGGATAGCAACGCTGATATTAAAGAGTTATTAGGTTTAGCTATAATATATATAAAATTAAAAGATTCCAATAAGTTATCTGAAATATTATTGTCTTTGAGTGAAAAGATGGACAATAATTAAAAATCAGTTTACAGGTTGATTTCCTTGCGATATAATAAATATATATAAAGGAGAGATAAATATGAATTATCATGTAATTAACGTGAGTGATGAAGATGGTATTTATAGATTAGAGATAGATAGTAATTTATTTACTCCAAAGATAGTTAATATTTATTGCAACAAAACTCCAAAATGTACTTCGAGTTATAAATATAAGATATGTTCATTATGTATAGTGGGTGAAGATATTAATATTTTTCCGCATGAAAATGATATCTTGAGTATGTATGATACTTATCATCTCATAAAAAATAATGTCAAAAAGATACTAGATACTATCTAAAGAATGAGTCTGATATTAAATCAGGCTCTTTTTTTATTATTAATAATATAGGAGGTTGATGAGCATGAAATTAATACAAGAAGCAAAAGAGTTTTTTGAGTCGTACGAGTTAGCTAATGTGATGTTTGATGAAAAAAGTATAATAGTGAGTATTTTTGAAGCTACCAGTAGGAGTGTGTTACAAGTAAAGATAACAGAGAAAACAGGTAAGAATTTTATTTCGCGTTCAGTTGAGACGAATATGTTTTGTGATATAAAGATAGATAGAAGCATAGTGAAGATGAATTTTAAATATAAAGAAACAAAAATAAGTAAAGAATTTATAGATGTGATTAATAGTTTAAAAAAGAATGACTATGTTATAAAATATATAGGGAATATTGCATATATAACGATTATTGATCCGAGAGTAGAAGAGATAGTGAAGATATTTATGGAATTAGAACCTCATTGTAAGAGATATAGTAATCAAAGAGTGTAGTATTTTAAACTATTTGTTTACATAAACGAAGATTTGTGATATAATTAAATTATAACTTAATTGGGAGATGATATTGATGGCTAAATCAAAAAGTCAGAAGAAATTAGCGCACAAGTTGAAGAATGGAGTTAATTTAGATCCAAGAAATCAACGAGGAGATTTTGGAAGTTTGACAGGGATAACAAAATCAACACCAACATTAGTAACTAAGCAACGTAGACAAGAGAATAAACATAAGAAGAGAGATAAGTATGATCGAGATTACATAGGTCATACTTATTTTTAGTATAGAATACTTATAATAAATACATACATAATTCGTATTAAGAAAAAGAGTAGGTGGTTTACTATAGTAAACACGTCTGCACGCGAGCGCGTCTGCACGCAGTAATTGCAATAAAAAGATTGATTTTAATGTAATATGATAGTTCATATTTTTTACTCTATATAAAAGGGGTTGGAAGATATGGTCAGTATGCTAAATATATATAAAATTAGTAAACAGATGGAAAAGATTCATAAGAAAGTGACGTTGCTGAATAGAAAACAATCTTCGTTTGGATTAACTGCTGAAGAGGAAGAAAAGTTACGAGATTATCGATTAGAGTCTTGGATATTACATGAAGAATTAATTGAAACACATTTGGGAATAACAGTAATTCCTTATGTATTAGATGATGAATGTACAGCTGCTTTAAGAGATATTCAGAAAGTAATTCCTTGGCGAGGTGGATTAATTAGAAGAGATGGTGAATACGAAGAGATAACAACTAAAGCAATTGATATATCTGTAGATGAGAGAGACTATATAGCTAAGAAATTAGAAATTTTGCATGAGAATGTTCTTTTGAATTTCGAATCTTTTAGTTCTACTGAAGAGGGATATGAGTATATGCGAGAGGTATCTAAAGTAGTTTCCACCGAGAAAGATGGGAATGTGTTAGATGTATTAGTTTATTTAGATGCTCGGTATAGAGAGTTTGCAGAGTTGTTAGATATTCAGTTACAGGAAGTCGAAGTAGTGTGGGAGGATGAAGAATAGTGTCTAGATTAAAGAAACTTGCTGTTTCTTCGGAAGAGTTATTAAGAGAAAGAGATATAAATGTTGAAGCTGCTGATATTGCATTAAATGAGATTGGTGAGGGTATTGATGAATTGCACGCTGCTTATTTAAAGTTATTTCATGGTTTGAGTTCTCTGTATGAAGAGTTCCCAAAATTGTATGATGAAATGAAAAAAGTGATTAAGTTTCCTGATGAGTCTGCTGCTAGAGATGTAGCTGATATGAAAGTAGATTTTGAAGATATTAGAGCACATTATAAAGATGAGCAATATTTAGCAAACATATTGAACTTGTATGATGGAGAGAGATAGAGAATGAATAAGAGAAGAAGTAGATTATTGAAATTATCAATATTAAAAACAGCGGCAGATTTAGGATATAAGAATATACCCGATATGTTTGTTGCAAGCGCTACCAATTATGGATTACAAGCATTATATTGGAGAGAACCAGCAGAAGATGAGAAGACTATTGAGATTTGGAAAACAACTGAAGGGCCGTTTTTAGTAGTTGAGGGAGATTTTTCTGATGGTGAATGGGGACAACAGGATATTTCTGTTGTAAGTGAGCAAGTTGATATAAGAAGTGCTCTTAGCTTTGCAGAAGCAAATTATATGCTTTTACAGAACGAAGAGCCGTATGAGCAAGTATAAGTTTGAGAGACCTATTTTGGGTCTCTTTTTTGTTTTTACAAAAAGTTACAAAATAATACATGTGATTCAACGAGTGCAGCTTGATTCACAGGGTGCAGCTATAAATATAATTAATTAATAGATTAATAAGAATAAATAAAATAAGATATATAAAGATCGGCACTGCGTGCGCTGTTATTTCTTATCTTATATAATTAACAGATTTCTGTTTCAAAATCAATATGAAAAGATAATTAATTAGTGATATAATTTTAATAAAACAGACTTTTTTATGAGATTTAATGTTATTTAATGAAATGTTTAGAAAGTGATATTAGAATAAAGATAGCTATATTTTTAAATAATATATCAAGATATGATAGTAGTGACATAATGAGTTAAAAAAAGCATGTACATGAAATAAAATAGAACAAGAGATTAGAGTTTTTGGAGGGTTAAAAATGAAAGAAATAGAGAGCTATGTAGTAGATTGTTATGCAGATATTGAGATGATAGATTTTTTATTAGAAGTTTTACCAGATTATCAGAATGTTCTTATTGAGCGGCATCAGAAATTTGTAAATTCTTATTTGAAATATAAAAAGAAAATCAGAATGGTTGGAGTAACATATGGTTATTCAGATAAAGACATAAAGAGAATTTTTTGGAGAGTTCAAAGAAAACTTCTGTTAGAATTTATTAATAGAGTAGATCAAAATAAATTAACTATATCTGAAGCTATAAAGATTCCAAAGAATTTCGATGCATTTTTAATGTGGCAGTTACGACAATTTAGAGAAGATGCAGAAACAGTATTTATTTATATTCGTAGTAAGATGATCAAGAAACTTAATATAGATGGCGTATCAGTTAAGCGTAAAGATCAAATAACTGATGTTTTAAAAGAATTGTATACTATAGAAGATTTACAAAGTGTTTTACCAAAAAAGATTTATCCTATTGCTAATGATTTATTGAATGGGATGTCATTAACTGAAGTAGCTAAGAAGTATGATAGAAATTTAAATTATTTAATTGTATCTATAGTAGGGGTAAAGAATCCTCGTAGTAAATCAGAGCGTGGTTGGTTAGCATATTTAGAGAATGACGTTGATAATAGAGTGATACAGTTTCCTGTTAAATAGAAGGAATTAAAAAATAGTTTACATTTTAATTTTTATGTGATATAATTTAATTATAACGTAAAATGTAAACGAGGTGATACGGATGGGGTTTATGGATAGGATGAAGAAGATTGATAGAAGTAAATTTTTCCGTCCATTGAGAGATATATCTAATTTCATGGTATACAGGCGTTACGTTAAACAGTTTGATGTTGAAACGAAAGAAGGACGCAAATGGTTATATGAATTAGATAGGAACATTAAAATGATGGGATTTAATTACGGAGTAGAGACTTTTGAAACTTATTATGAATCCCGTCAAAAAATTGGTAGATCACAAGTGCAAAACAAATTAATGCGCGATTTACGTATGGCGGAATTCCACGATGATCAAAGACAACTAGAGATAGCGCAAAATGAAGCACAAGCTAAATGGGAGTTAGAGAGACTCAAGAAAGAAGAGCAATCTCAAAAACCATTTAAGAATAAGAAGCCGTTTAATCCTAATTGGAAACCAACTGCTCAGATGTTACGAAGTAGAAATACTAGATATGTAAGTAATCCTTATTCTGGATTTATACGAAAAGAGTATGAAGCACCAGAACATGGCGCATACGCTGTAATGTTTGAAGTAGAGGGTAAAGTGAAAGAGATTATATGGGGCGCTAGTAATTTAGATGTAATCGCAAAAGCAAATAGATTTGAAAACGATTATGCAAGAACTCATCAATTATCTCAAATCAGCGGTTCTAGCGCAAGAGAAATTAAAGCTAGACGTAGAGATGAGTATGAAATCGATATATCTCATGTAAACAGAGCTATGGGTAATACTGAAAGTAGTTCTAGAGACAATGATATCGATAATATAATTGATGGATTATTCTAAGTCTAGATCAGTGGAGGAAAGCAATGAACAAGAAACAAGTTAAGAAGATTTTAAATTTTTATATCGCTGTAAGTATAATTATGATTATTAGTCCGCTATTTAATGTTGCTACAGTATTATTTAGTTTATTAGCTTTTGGATCAACAACCTGTTGGGCATTTTTCAGATCAATGGAGGGTAGAGTTGATTCAGAAGATTTAGTTTTGTGGAATAAGAAGAAAGCAAAAACTAAAGATTATATTGATTTTGGTTTATATTTAACTACGATTACGTTTATAGCAATGAGTTTAGTAACTATGTTAATAGAAATATTTTAAAAAAGAGATAGGATTAATTTCCTATCTCTTTTATCTGTTTGAATTACCTAATAGATTAGCTAGTAGGGGATTCATATCCGCGGGTAATGTTGGTTTAGGTTTATTGATTTTTGGTGGAGCTGGTGTTTCTTGAATTACAGGTTCTTGAATTTTGGGTTGTTCAGTAATTATAGGTTGTTGAATACCCATCATGTTGATTTTAGCCATTAATTGATTGAAGATATCTGCTTTCATAGCTTCGATATCTATAGAAGGTTGAGGAGTTTCTTCAGGTACAGAAAGAGAGTTTCTCAAACCTTGAATCATGAGATTTCTTATTGCTTCGCTGTGGTTTGGCCGATTCTTTTTATCTCTGTAGTTTTCAATATAATCCAGAAGGTCTGCGTGTTCTTCTGGATCAAATCGTACTGCTTTAAGCATTGTCTATTTCCTTTTGAGCATTTTGAAGAAGCAGACCGTATTTGTAATAACCAGATGCGTTACAGAATTCAGAATCGTCCATGATTGATGTTTCAACAATACTGTTTAGCAAAGGAATAATATGTTCATAAATAATACTTGCTCCGCCGCCTGTAAAGATAACATGGTTAACGGAACCAAGTTGGTCATTAGAGATAGTGTGTAGAGATTCAACAATATCTTCAGCGAAAGGACGAGCTGCGTCTTTAATGATATCGCGTATATCATAGTCTCGAGTATTATGATAGAATTTTCCATCACGTACAAACTGATCCAGATCTTTAAGTTCTTTTTTGATCCCGTATTTTTCCATAATAAGACGTAAGATTTCTTGATGGATGGTATTGACACCTTTGTTTAATTGATCAGAAAGAGGCTCAATATAACGACCGTTTTCCATTGTAACGATATCTGAAGTTCGGTAACCGATATCAACTACCATAACAGTACCTGAAACGATGTTTACTTTTTCAGGAATGATTTGGCCGTTATCGTCTAGGATGAAGTCATAGAAGCAGCCTTCTCCTTGAGAGATAACTTTAACGTTATTGATTTTGATTTGTTTAGAAACAACTTTAGGGCCGTAATGCATTTCGAAGAAGAAGATACGACCGTTGTTAGACATCATTTGTTCAAGTTGATCTTTTTGATTACGATATTCAAGGACAGGAAGACCTGTGACGATATCGAATTCTCCGTAGTTTTGATCTTCTTCCATATATAGAGCAAGAGAAGTTAAGAATTTAATTTTATTATGAACGTCATCTGCTTTGTTTTGACGTAGAGTAAGACGACCGTTACGAGTATTAACTATAGCGTTATGACCTACATAGTAAGTTTGGTTATCCATAGTAACAGTAAGAGAGCTTAGTAATTCTTTCTCAGAGGTAACAGCTGCTGATCTACCAAAGTTAGAGACTGGAATCCCTACTGCTGAGAGGAATTTTTTCTTTGTATCTCCCGAAGCTGTTTTTATTTGACCGTAGCCTAGATCACTACCTATAAGTAAGGGTGTGATGTTTGTATTTTGATCTTCGCTTGCTTTTTTAATTTTATCCCAGAAAGCCAATTTGTTTTCCTCCTATAGATTGTATTTTAATTATAGGAGTATAATATGCAATGCAAAAGTGGATGTTAACATTGTATAAGCCTTTGTTAACAAAAAAATACTGTTTACGTTATTGAAGATATTTGATATAATAATAATATAACGTGAGGTGATATTATGGCAACATGGGTATATATAGAAAGAATTAAAAAACAGCCATTTTTTACATTGAGTGATTTTAATATTATTAATTATCACGAAATAGTGGAGAACGTAATAGAGTTTAACAAGGGAATCGACGAATTGTCTGATTATCCTTCGATGAAAGAAGCTAGACGTTATTTTCGTAGATTAGCAGGTGAAACAAAAGAAGAGTTTTATGAGCGTGTTTTAATTGAATTGCCAGCAAGGAAAGCGAGATATGAAAAATACAAGGAAGTTTTAGACATAAAAGGTGAAGAGTACAATTATTTAAAGAATAGTGAAAACTATGAAGAGATATTTTTCGTAAAGCGCCAATATGAATTAGAAGACATGTTAAAAGAATGTTTTAGAGAAGAATTTAAAGAGAATAATAATTACCCTATACTATTGGATGAATACAAGCTAGAGCAATTTAATTTTATAGCTGATAAAGAATTTGAGTATGATGAAGAATATCTTTATAAATTGCATGTTTGTTAAGGAGAAATTTAAATTTCTCCTTTTTATATTTTAAAAAACAGTTTACAAGTATTATAAATTGCGATATAATAAATATAGGAATAATATAAAAAAGAGAGGGTGTTATTGTGAAAAGATTGATAAAAGCGAGTGATTTAGAGGGTTTAACTGTTGAGATTACTCCTTATTCGAATGAAGATGATAAATATGGTCACTTTGAATCATATGGTATTAATGCTACTCTTGATGGTCAGCGAGTTGGATTTTTAAATTTATTTGTTTATCAAGATTATGTTGGTGGAGAAATTAGTAGACAATTTGAAGGTCAAAAAGTAGAGAAAATGCTTTATTTTGATGATTTTGAAGTTGACTCTAACCAAAGAGGTAAAGGTATTGCAAATGAGATTTTAAAGAAGCTTGGTGAGCTATATAGAGAAAAATTCTCTGGTTGGCCAATGTTTAATATGTATATTAATCCAGTAGCGGAATATGCAGTAATAAATGCAATAGCACAGGGTTGGTTACCTGAAGAAGCATTTATAGAAGAATATCAATTAAGAGGTAGTGCTTATTTTGGAGCAGAAGATCAAATTATTGATTTAAGAAATAAGTTACCTGAAGAATATCAACATTTATTTGTACCAAAGAGGGATTAATCCCTTCTTTTTTTTTGCTGTAAAAAATACTGTTTACATAATGAATTTAATGTGATATAATAAAAATATAAAAGAAAGGTGTGAAACTAATGTCATATTTATTGAAATTAACTGAAGACATGAAAAAAGCTATGAAAAGCAAAGAGAAAGATAAATTAACAACTATACGTATGATTATTACTGATTTGAACAATGAGAAGATCAAACTGCAAGTGGCCGAATTAAATACAGAACAGGAAGAGGTTGTTTTAAATCGATTCATTAAAAAGCTGGATAAAGAAATCGAAGCATATGCAGAAGTTAGCAAAGATCATTCTAAACAAGATGCTGAAAAAGCGTTGATTTTATCATACTTACCTAAAAAGTTAACTGAAGAAGAAATTGTATCTATTATTGAAGAAGTGATTTATGAAGTAGATGCAGTATCAAAAAGCGATATGGGTAAAGTAATGACGGTGTTGAAGCAGAAATTTGGTAACAATGCTGATATGGGATTTGTTTCCAAAACTGTTAATTCAAAATTGAGCTAACCTAAAAGAACCTTAGGGTTCTTTTTTTATTTGAAAATCTGTTTACATAATGAGGATTATATGATATAATAGATATATAAGGAAGGAGAAGGTGATATGTTTGAGTATATGAGAGAAACACTTGAGAAAGTATTTACATATAAAGGCGAAGTAGATGATAATCTCGAAGAACTGCTGATTACTGTTGCGTGTAATGATATAGCTAATAAATATTATATATTACGACCAAATGAAGATGGTATTAGAGATGCTACAATAATTAATAATATTGAGAATTCTCAAGTTTCATTTAATATACCTAGTACTGAACTTAATGTTGAATTGGTGTTTAACGCTGGATTATATGGGATTATTAAGAATGGTAAATCTGTAGAAAATGTTATTAATACTATACAATCGAACGCTATTGTGATTCTTAATAACGAAGCGGTGGACGAGTTTTATGATTATATGGAAATAAAAGAAAATCTATCTGGTGATCGTTATAGTGATACTTATTTAACTCAAATAAGTACTAGAAATTTACTTAATAGCAGGGCTACTGATAGTTATTTGGAGAATCTCACCGATGAAGACGATTTCAAGATAAAAGAGGTATCTTGTTTTTTCAATATAATCGTAGGATTTGAGCATAGCACAGATATCGATTTCCCAGATATAACTATTCATGATAATGACCCTATAGATGAACAAGATTTTATTAAAGATGCTAAAGGGAAATTAATGAAAGCGGTAAGGTTTAAGTTTGGCGATGAAGTTGCAAAAGATATGAACATTAATTGCGTTTTTCTTTTAAACGAAGATGATGCTATGAAATATTTTAAACAGGTAGAAGATTTTAAAATGAGTTATAATGGTTATCGTTTGAAAATTGTGAGAACGTTCGAGTTGCCAGTTAGTAAAGCTTGTTGGAATATAAGATTACGTCTCGCAGCGAGAGATTTTTTAAATTATTTAATAGAAGAAGTTTTATAGAGAGTAGGAAACACAATGAAATTTGGATATGCGTGTATTAATATTTCCACTAATATGAGATTTAGAACATGTAGATTAAAGACAGCTCAAGTAGAAGGTTTATCGAAAATAAAAGAGTTAACATTACAGAATTTGAATTTAATATTAGATAATATTGTATGGAATATTGAAAACAATATTTATTTCTATAGATTCACCAGTAATGTGATACCTTTTGCGACGCACGATATCATGAAAAATGAATTTCAATGGGATTGGTATAATGACAAAGATATATTGGAAATAACATCGAGAATTAGAGATATAGTGTTGAATAATAATCTTAGATTAACTGTTCATCCTGGACAATATTCGCCTCTTAATACGCCAAATGAGAAAACATTAAAGGGTACATTTGATGACTTCGAATATCACGATAAGATGTTGGAGTTAATGGGTGGAACTGATATGATAACTCATGTTGGTGGTATGTATGGTGATAAAGAAATGGCTAAGATTAATTTCATTAACAATTATTTTAATTTGTCAGATTCTATAAAACAGAAGTTGAGATTAGAGAATGATGATAAGATATTTACAGTAGAAGATGTATTAGAAATAAGTAGTGTTTGTGGGGTACCAGTGTGTTTAGATATTCACCATCACAATTGTAACCCTAGTGATAAGAGTATTGAAGAGTTATTTCCTAAGGTGGTAGATACTTGGAGAGGTATTGATATACCAAAGACGCACATATCTTCAGGTAAAACTCATAAATTAGATAGAGCTCACGCAGATTATATTAATAGAGAAGATTTAGAGAGCTTCTTAAGGATCATTGGTGATTATGACGTAGATATAATGTTTGAGTCGAAGAAAAAAGATTTGTCAGTATTACAGCATTTAGACTTACAACGATTGTAGTTTACTATAGTAAACACGTATACACGAGAGGATTAAAATAAAATGACAATCTACATAATATAGTAAATGAGGAGGTAGTATATTTGGGAACATTAATATTATACGCTATTACATTACACATGCTACATGGTTATACTAAGTCTTTGTTTATAAAAAAGAAGCATGTAGAATTATTGCAGCAAAGTGTTTTTGAGTTAATGAAAGAATCAGAAAACTCAGGAATGTCTAAAGAAGCTTTTAAGATGGGAACAAGAGTAATAGGTTTACTGATGGTTATTTACTACTTATGTTATTTTATAGCGTCTGGCTTAGTAATTAATAGTTTTTGGGCTATGATTCTTTGTGCTCTAATGGGAGTGGTGACTGTTCATAATTATATGAAAGCAACTGTTCTTATTGATACAGGTAAAGCTCAAAAATTAAGAGTCATTGAAGTTGTTTTTTCTCGTATAGGTTTGATATATACTATTTATTTTTTAGTTTTCTTTACTAATTTAAAATTTGAAGACAATATTTTTATGAATGTTGTGATCGCAGCATTAGCTGGTTATTGTGTAGTGAAGGGTTATTTTGCAGCTCAAAAACAAATAAGAAAAGCGGGAGGAAAATAGAATTGATTCCAATTTTTGTTTATGGTGGTTTAAGAAAAGATCTATATAATTATGAACGAGTTTTAAAAGGTAAAACAACAAGTATTTTAAATGCTACAATTGATGGGTATACCATGTTGAATTTAGGAGATACTCCTGGTATTATTGCTGGTGATAATACGATTGTTGGAGAGGTTATGAACATTAATCCATCATTGTATTTGCAGACTCTTCAATTGTTAGATCGTTTAGAGGGATATAACCCAAGTCAAAAAGGAAAATCCCCATATCATAGAGAGATCAAGAAAGTGAAATTAGAAGATGGAAAAGAAATTGATGCGTATGTTTATGTATACAATGTAAAGCAAGGGATTAATTTCCCTGTTATTGCAAGTGGAGATTGGACTTCGTCATCGGAGAAGAAGTCTAATGTCAAATAAACTTTATTTTGCATATGGTAGTAATTTGCTTTTAGCTCAAATGAGAGATAGATGTAAAACAAGTAAACCTATCTCTCCCGCAGTTTTAAAGGGTTATAAATTAACGTTTAAAGCAAATAAACGAGGTTTGGGTGTAGCTGATATTATTGAAGATGATAGTTCTGAAGTTTTTGGAGCAGTCTATGAAGTAACCGAAGAAGATCTAAAGAATTTAGATAAGTATGAGGGACACCCTAATATTTATCATAGAGAAGAAGTTACAGTAATTGTAAGTGGTGAAGAGAAGTTGGCTACGACTTATGTAATGGATAGTGAGTTTAAGTGTAAAGAGCCAGAAGAAGATTACTTACACAAGATGTTAAATGGATATCATAACTGGAACTTACCTATCAATGTAGTGTATGAAGCTGTTAAGAGTTGTAAAAGAGGCCAATAGGGATTGAGAGAAACTATATATTAATAGTAGTTTCTCTTTTTTTATAAAATTGTTTACATTACAATAATTTGTGATATAATATAAATATAAGGTTAATAAGGAAGGAATGATATTGATGGAAGGGATTGAAAGAGTTTCTGGCGGTTACTTAGTAAATGGCGTAAGTGTTTCTATTTACTCAGCTGAATGGGATCATACTATGGATAGAGTAAAGCAGTTTGAGAAGAAATACCCTGACAAAGAAGAGTTTGAAAAGAAAATGATAACTCGATTAAAGCGTATTAAGAACCTTGATAAAATTTATTATACTATTGCGGTATTAGTTGAACGTGGGCATAATGAAGTAGCAGAAATGTATGACAGTAGATTAGTATTAGAAACTTTAACTTTTGATTTTGACTAGGGGGAAATGTGATGTTTGCTAAATTATTGAAGAAACCAGAACACAAACTAAATGAAGTAGAAAAATTAGAGCGAAGGTATGACAAATTAGTTGATGAAGCTAAAATGTTGAAAATGGAATTAGAATCAGCAAAGGAGTTTTTCAACAATGCTGAAACAACATTTATGAATGAGGCTGAAGAAGGGATAACATATATTGACGTAGCAATACTTAATAAAGATGTAGTTGAAAAACGGTATTGTTTATTGTTGAAAGAGCTTAAAATTCTTAAGCAGAAGATTAATGAATTGAAAAAAGAAGCAAGTTAGGCTATAATACTATGTATTATGGCTTTTTTTTGTTTTCGGGAGCTATATAAGAAAAAAGTTGTATATTATGAGTTTACTTTAGCACACATGAGGTATAATATAAATATATAGGAAAAACAAAGAAAGATTAGTCTAAATAGCAAACAGAATAATACAATATAACAACAATTCAAAAAATAGGAGAGATACAATTGACAAAAGATACGAATAAACGTTTCGGTGAAAAAACTTTGGAATTATTTGACCTGATGGAGAAAACACCAGATTGGGAAAAATATGTAAGCGAGAAAACAGGTGAAATCATTACATTTTTAAAAGAAACACAGAGTATGAAAGAAACAGAAGATTTCTTTGGAGAAGGCGGAGAACCAATGCCTTACATTACAATTCGTTCTCATATATTAAAAGCGATTGATAGAATTAAGCATAAAAAAACTACGTTCCGTCAAGGTGGTCGTAGTGCTAAATCAAAAGAGTTATTTAGACTAATGGAAATAACTCCAAATTGGGAAGAATACGTGACTCATTATGAAGCAGAATTAGCGAAGAAGTATAGAGAAGTTAAAAGTTTCAGTAAGTTGGGTGAGGAGTTGAATATTGCGCCTAGTAACATAGCAGGGACACTTTACGGATCAACTCAAAAACTTGGTGTTATAGGGAAGATTAAAGAGGGTGTCCCTCAATCAGAACGAAGAGACTTTACAGTGTTAGCTGAAGATAAGAGTATTGAAGATTTGAATGCTGAATAAAGTTTAAAAAAATGATAAAAACATGTTTACATTCCTGGTTTTTATGATATAATAGATATATAAGGTTAAATAAAAAAAGAAAGAAGGAATGTAACATGACAAAACAAGCATTGAAAAACTTAGCTAAAAACGCAGTGAAAGAAGTAAAAGTTAATTTAACAAAGATGTTAGAAAAACGAAAAGTATTTAAGTTGTTTGAAAAAGTTGAAGATAAAACAATTAATGTAAAAAACCTTAAAGAAGCTGCAAAGATCAAAAGTGAAATTGATGTATTAAGTGCGAAGGTTTCAAATTTACAAGCACAGTATAAGCCATTACGAGAAGAAATTTTAAGTTCGCTCCCTGGTGAACCAAAAGATAAAGTTGACTTAACAATTGAAGGAATTCATATTAAAAAATATCCAAAAATTTCTGGTGGAAATAAAATCGACCAAGCTGCATTTCTTGAATTAGCTCGAAAGAAACGTATCTTGCAAATGACAACTAAAAAAGTTACCGTTGTTGATGAGGAAGCTGTTTTAGGTGCAATTTCTCAAGGATACTTAACATATGAGGAATTACTAACATGTATTCCAGAAGGTAAAGTAACTGAAAATTTAACGTTAGATATTCTTTACAGCGAAGAAGAAGAACAACAGCCAGAAGAAACTCAAGAAGAAAAAGCTGCAAATTAACATAAATTAAAATAGATATAGTAAAAGGGAGCTCTAAATTAGAGTATCCCTTTTTTTGTTTTTATTTTTGACTTTCGATACTAAAATGAGAAACAAGTCATATATTGTTTTAAATAAATATAAAAGGAGAATTCTATATGTCTAATCGAGATTTAATCCCAAAGGGTCAAATAAAATTATTAGATGCTGTTGAAGCTATTAGTGTAGCATATTTAATGTCGAGTGATGACCCTGAAGAGAATAATGACATTAGTATTTCTGTTCATAGTGAAGCAATAGATGGGTCGCCTGGATACAATATATTTTTTAAAAACATGCGATTTGAACTTGGATATCAAAATAGTAAAGTGAAGTTTAGTTTGCCGCCTACTGAAAAAGAATTAGAGAAGTTTAAATTTTTCTTGGAAGACAGTTTAGAAATTAAAAAGTATGAGATATTTCCACGTGTAGGGATAAAGTATATTGTAGAGATAGAGTTGGAAGATTATATTTATAGTGACGAAGGGATCGATAAGATAACTCAACTAACAAATAAGGTTCTTGAATATTTATAAAAATGGTTTACATTTCATTGTTTATGTGATATAATATTTATATAAGGTATTAGAAAGGAATGATGAAATGGATACTAATTCATTTTTACATGGTAGCATGATTCTTAAAGAAAGTTTGAATAAAAAGTTAGTAGAGTTTGCTGATATCATTGAAGGATATAGTGTAATAAAGCTTTTAACTGGAGAAATTTCTGAGGATGTGAATGTGAAATTCGCTGAGCAGAAGTTATTAGGTAAGAAAAAAGTGCAGACGATTTTAGGTAACAATTATCGTATTAATTTAAATCAAAGTGATGATACATTAGCTTTTGTTATAAAGAAAGATATGATAGAATGTAGTGATATTCAGAGTTATAAAAATACGCTAAACGAATTAGGATATAAACATAGTATTGAACAACACGCTAGAAGAACAGGGCGTAGTATGGTAGCTGTAGTTGAGATTGATAAATTGGAAGAAGATAGTATTACACAGGTGTTTGATTTGTTCCAGATTAAATAGGGGGTTTTTATATGTCATCTGTAATTTTTACAATGATGGGTTTCTTATTAGGGGCTCTAATAGCATTTGTAAAAGGAGGTGAAAAGAAAGGTAGAAGTAAACAGTTTGTTTGCGGACATTGTGAATCAAAGGATACTTTACGTATTCAAAAATTGAGAGATAGAGATGTTTTCACATGTACGTTTTGCGAAAGAATTATTGATGAAGCAACTGTAAAAATGATGCATAAAGAAGATTATGAAATATTGAAAAAACATCCTGAGCTATATGAAGAATTTAAACGCGCTAGATTGGAGGGAAGAACTTTTGAAATCCCAAGCAAAGAAAATCATTGATATATTAGAACGAAAAGGTTATGAGGCGTATTTAATTGGCGGAGCAGTTAGAAATACGCTTCACAATTTCAAGTATGGAGAAGAATTACCAATTAAGGATTTTGACATCGTTACGAATGCATCATGCGAACAAGTGATGGAATTATTTGAGGATACTGAGGCTAGAGGAGTTCAATTCAATGTAGCTGTGGTAAAGTTAGATGGTTATGAATTTGAAGTAGCTCAGTATCGTGGAGAGTCTTATCCTGAAGGTGGATCTCTTCGTCCTGATAAAGTATATCCTGTACAAACTTTAGAGGAAGATTTGAAACGAAGAGATTTCACTATTAATGCAATCGCAATGGACAAAATGGATCTTATTAGAGATCCATTAGAAGGTTGTATTGATATAAGAAATAGATTGATTAGAGCGATTGGTGACCCAAATGAAAGGTTTTCTGAAGACCCATTGAGAATGATTCGAGCCTTCAGATTTATGTCTCAATTAGATTATTATTTAGATAAGAAAACTAAATTTGGGATTAAAAACAACCTTGGTCTATTAAAAAACATACCACATGAAAGAATGAAGGCAGAGATTGACAAGATGTTGCGTGGTCAAGCTGTAGGGGTAGCATTGTTGAATATGAAAATGGTAGGTGTTCATAAACATACCTTTTTAAATTCAATAACAAGTCAACAAGTTCCAGTATTAGATGGTGTATTAACTTTATCATATGAGCTGCTCAACGATGTGATACATAAATTAGAAGAATATGATAGAGACCAACTAGACATTACGGAACTTTATTATTTGTTGTATTACTACACAAGTTATGATGAAGCTGAAAAGAGTTTAAAAGAATCAATGTTTTTAAATGAAAAAGAAATTGAAAGAGTTTTATTGTTATTGAAGTACAATAAGATTCTGTTATCTAAAGATAATTTAGATATTTTCAATTTAGTAAAAGAAATTGGTGAGCAACGAGGGTTATCATATTTAAAAGATATTATAGATTCATATCATAAACTTCATCGAATTAATTTAGATTACTTGCTTGAAAAGTCATTATTTAAGAGTCAGCTTCCTTATAATGGAAATGATATAGTGATGTATGGCGAAAAGTTAAATATTAAGCCGGGTAAATGGGTAGGGCAAGTGTTAGATAAAATGCAATTATATGCTATATCTGAAGTGGAGTACGAAATAGAGACTATAATAGAAGAAATGGTTGGTGATGGGAAATGAAACTAGTAAAAAAAATTTATAAAGAGTTGAATTGGTATTTCAATGGTAGAATAATGGACGAGTTGAAACGAATGTTCATGCCTGTTTTATTTATAGCGTCTGTTGCTATTTTTATGAAAATATCGAGCGTAATGTTTCAATTTAATATAGATAATGAACTCATTTTTTACCTTACGGTATTATCAATTGCAATGGCTTCTATTATGATTATTGGTTTAGTGGTACTTTGGTATACTGAAGTTAGACCTAAAGTAAATAAGATATTAAAAGAAGTACACATAGAAGTTAAATGGGAATCATTGTTAGATAAATTTAATAGAACATATTAAAAGACGTAATTTACGTCTTTTTTTATTTGTGTTTAACTTTTAAACCATTTAGATTAAAATATACATAAATAATTAAAAAAATGATTTACAAATTTCGTATTGTATAATATAATAAATATATAAGGTCCAATAAGGAACCAAGAGGAGGAAGAAGGATGGCAGCAATAACTAGAAGAAGATGGGAAAAAGAAGAAGATGAGTCATTAGTAAACTTAGTATTAGAAAAAACAAAAAAAGGCGAAACACTTGATTATATTTTTGGATTAGCTTCCGCTAAATTAAATCGAACAATCTTAGCATGCAGCAACCGATGGTATGACCATTTTCATGATACTTACCAAGCTGAATTAGCAATTGTTAAACAAGGTAATCCAACAACAAATGATTATTCTGGTCCGTGGACAGCTCATGATGAAGAACGTTTATTAGAAAACATGGTGTCATTTTTAATACAAGATTTAGGGGTAATTGATTCCCTTAAACGTAGTGCTCAAATTCTTAAACGTTCACTTCAATCTTGCTCAAATCGTTGGTATAATAACGTTTTGAAGAAAAACAAGTTGACAGTTGAAAATATGGTTGCACAAGGTAAAAAAGCAGCAGCTATGATAAAAGAAGAAAGTGAAGTCCAGGAAAAAGTACAAGATCCACAACAAAAAGAAAATCGTACTTTCAAAAACCAACGTGGCTTATTAACACAAAAGCAGTTGGATGGTTGGTCTCCTGAAAAACGATTTGAATTTTATAAAATGATGCGATTAGCTGAAATTTGTGGCCACAATTTGGATGACATATTAGCTTTAGCAGCAGTCACTTACAATAAATCAAAATCGGAATGTGAAATGACTTGGGAAAACTATTTCAAGGATGATGAAATTCTAAAGGCTATGTTTGAAAAAGAGCAAAATGAAAAAGCTGAAAACGAAGTCCGAGAAGAGCAATCCACAATGGAATTGGAAGATGTTATTCCTGAGGACTACACAATAAAAGTAGAAGAGGATTCTACTCAAAAAGAGGTAATTACAGAAGCTGTAATGAATCCAGAAGAAATTCTAGGTTTAGTTAAGAGCTTAATTGCGAGAAATAAAGAGCTTGAGGCAGAAGTTAAAGAGCTTCGTGGAATTAGAGTGAAGAAAGAAGAATATGAAGCTATTTTAGTTAAGATTCAATCTTTAGTTAAGTAAACATAATATTTCATAAGGTCATCTCTTATTAGAAAATAAGAGGTGACTTTTTATGTCTAGAAAAGAAATAATAGAAAATTTTATTAAACAATCAAAGAAGCAATTATCTTTAAAAGAAATATCAGAGGGAACAGGCGTTCCTAATTCTACAGTTCATAAGATAGTGAAGGAATTAGGGTATCAATGTGTAAGACATCAAGCATGGAATAAGGGATTGACAAAAGAAAACAATGCTTCTTTAAAGAGTATGTCGCAAAAGAAGAAGATGGACACGGGTTGGAAGCATGATAGAGAGACAAGAGAGAAGATATCTAATAGTTTAAAAGGGAAAATGGGAACAACCGTGCTTGGAGGAATAGGGAATTCTTATGATTATGGTGACGATATAGTAAACAGCGATTATGAGTTAAGGGTTGCACAATTATTAGATGAAGAAAAGTTATCATGGAATAATAAGGACAGTATAAAGATTTTTAATGATGGAGGAATCACTAGAATGATTTATCTGGGTTTTTATTTACATGAATATAATATCTATATATCTGTGAAATACCATATCAGCAGTGAATACAGAAGGAGGATAAGCCTTGTTGAAAAACAACATGGTGTAAAAGTCCTTATAGTAGATCAAATGTTGTTTAGAAGAATAACCTATAATAGTATTAAAGATGTTTTAAAAAACAGTTTACAAAATGGATAGTGCATGATATAATGTATATATAAGGAAGGTGAATAGAAATGGTAGATAAAAATAAAATTATAATTCCGCATTTGAGAAATGATGTTTTGAATTATTTAAATGAGATTGTTGGGTTTGATAAGTTACCAACAAGAGGAATGCAATTCTCAGGTAATTATTCTTGTTTTATTACAGAAAAACGTACAATTTACATTGTAATTCCTGTGGTTTTAGATAAATCGGGTCAATTATACAAAATTGTAAACAATGTATTAAAGCAGAAGTTGAATATTGATTTATCATTTTGTGAAATATTGCAAAATGTATTAGTGAATGAAAGTAAAATTTTAGAATTTCAGCTTCCAGAGAAAGGGATGATTTAGATGGATGAACAAGAAACAATGAATGAGCAAAAAATGTTAGATTTTTATACTGCGTTGATAATAATGGATATAGTGGTGTCAATAGTTGTTGGTTTAATAGTATTTAAATTTTAGGAGGTGTGTTTAATGAGGACACCAGAAGAATTAGCAGATAAGCTTGAATTACTTAGTACGACAATCTTAGATGGTTATGAACTCAATAAAAGTGAAGTTTCTAAACTTTTAAAGGAAGCAAGTGAAACTCTTAGAGATTTATCCAGTTCTACAAAAACAAAATAGGAGGGATTTAAATGGATGCAACGAAAGCTTTTATTTTTGCAAATGAAGCTAATGAAGATGACCATTCTGTATATAGTTGGGTATATGTAAAAGATGATGATTGTATAGAAGAAACTTTAGCAGTCGAATTGATGGAATATACAGCTTATGCAGCTGGTCATGGTAAAAGAGCTAAACGAATATACTTAAAGCCTGATTTGATTGAAATGCCGAAAGAATTGTTTGATAAATGGGAAGAGTATAATATGAATGGTGATACTGATTTTATGGAAGAAATCGTGAATGGTTTAATAGATGCAAAGTTAGTGGCTGACTCTTTAAAATAGAGTCAGTTTTTTTTATTTTGTGAAAAACCTTGTTAAATATAAAATACTAATTATATATAATTATCTCATCAAACAATAAATGAACGATACATACAAAATCTGGAGGCTGATAACAAGATGGGTATTCGCAAAATGTCAATCCAAGAAGGTTTAAATGAGTTAAAGGTTTTAGAATCACGTATTACTAAGCTTTTAGCTGAACGTAATACTTATGTAAGTGTTGTAATTGGTGACCGTTCTGTTCGAGGTTACGAAAACAATGCAGCATTTGAAAAGAAAGCTAAAGCAAAGTTTGATTCTATTGCTGCACTTATTGAACGTCGTACAGTAGTTAAAAACGCAATCATTAAGAAAAATGCTGAAGTTCAAGTAGAGATCAATGGTAAAACAATGACTCTTGCAGAAGCTATTAATTATAAAACGTTTATCGAAGAGAAGAAACGTTTCTTATCTCAGTTAGTATCTCAATATAACACAGCTATGAATCAATTAGAGAACGAAGAGTACAGCTATAAAGAGAAGTTAGATAAGCACGTTGAAACAATGGTAGGTTCAGATCGCAAAGACAAGATGAAAGAGAACGAAGAAGTAATTAAGTTCTTTAAAGAGTCTAATGAACCGAAGTTAATTGATCCAGTTGGTTTAAAAGATGTTATTGATAAATTAACTGAAGAGATTGAAGGGTTTGAAGCAAAAGTTGATTTTGAATTAACTCGTGCTAATATCACTAATGATATTGAGTTTGAAGACCCGACAGTCGAAGATCCAAAGCCTAAATCAAGCGATAGCGACTTACCTGGTAGTTATCAATAAACATTAGCGGCGAAAGCCGCTAATTAATAATAAAAATTAAATATTGCTAATTAGACGCAAACCACGTACTGAACACGTCCATCATATAACGATATATATGAATTTAAACTATAAGAATATTCTTCTTACAAATAATACTTTGTATGGGAAATCATCTTAATGTAGAGAACATTATTTAGGTGATGCCGTTGACAAAACAGGTGATTATAGTTTATAGATTAAGGTTGATATCTTAGATCTTAAGTGTCATAGTTCTTATTTATCAAGTCTTAAGGTTTTATACTGTTCACAATTCTTTCAAACCCAAGTAGTTTGGTTTCATGAGAGGTTGTTCATTGTCTCGTTGGTTTTACCCTTGGCTGTCTAGTTAGCAATTTTTTTTATTTTATTTTTAAAAAACAGTTTACAAATTACGTATATTGGTATATAATAAATATATAAATAAAAATATATAAAACAAAAATATTTAAACATATTAAATTTATATATTTTATTGATTAATGAAAAGGTGGGTGTTTTTTTGAAAAGATTGTTGAAAACGTCTTCAGGAACTAAAAGAGTATATCATGGTACTTCCTTGGAGAATTTTATGCAGATTGCTTCTTCTGGTAAGTTAATATCAAATCCAGGAGAAGGCGTTGGTAGTTGGAATGCTGGCCACGTATACCTTGGCACAGAATATGGAGTAGCTTCTATACATGGATATGGAGCAGCGCAAAGATATTATGATGAGTTTGACGGTGGTCCACCTTATGTTGTCTTAGAGTTTGAAATTGATGAGTCTAGATTGGTGACAGACCCAGATAATAACCCTGAATGTGGAAGTTGGCAAGAGAGTGCTGCTAAAAATGGTCAAGTTGCCGTTGAAGGCGAAATAGATTTACCAGCAAGTACAACTGTTCATTTTATGGGTGGAGAAGAGTGGAGTCTTGATTTGGCTACCGAGCTTGGTAACTGGGAAAGTTTTTATGAACAACATAAGCAAGATTTATTAGTACCTGGCGAGGAAGATTATTAATGAAGAGAGTTACTTCTCTTCATTTTTTTATTTTATTTTTAAAAAACGGTTTACACTATACATAAAACGTTATATAATAAGATTATAAATAAATAAGGAGTGGTTTTATTGGAGAAAGTATATCACGGAACTTCTTTAGGGAATTTTAAAAATATATATAATACTGGGAAGTTGATACCTAATGAAGGAAATGGAGTTGGGAGTTGGAACCCAGGACATGTTTATCTTGGAACAAGTTATGGAGTCGCTTTAGCTCATGGTTATGGAGCTAGTCCAACAATGGAAGACGTTGGTGGAGAACCTTACGTGGTATTAGAATTTAATATTAATCGCGAGTTATTACTTAAGGATCCAGATAATAATATAGAATGTAATACTTGGGAAGAGAGTTCAAATAAAAATGGTCAGGTATCAGTGTTTGGAGAATTTCAAATCCCAGAAGATACTATTGTTCATTTTATTGGTGGAGAGTGTTGGGATACTACAGTGACCACTAATATTAAAAATTGGGAAGAAGCTTATAAACATCATGAAGAAGCTCTACAAGTACCTGGATGGGATGAAGATGAGTGAGGGATTAATTCCCTCTTTTTTTATAAAAACGGTTTACAAATTCATAAATACATGATATAATAAATATATAAATAAGGAATGGAGTGATAGTAGTGGATGAGTTTAAAAAAATGGAAAAACAGGTTTTAGATAAAATTGGTGATATTAGAACAAAGATGCAAAATCTTTTAGATGACGCAGATTTAGTTAAGAATAGATCAACTCACGAGGCTTTAATGAAGAAGCATGATGAGCTCTTAGTAGAATTAGAAAAGTGGGAAAAAGTATACGAAAGCTTTGAATAAAACTTTTGGAGGTGTAGTTTTGTTAACTATATTGAAACAAAAGAATTCAAATGTTGAGTGGAATCCTTTCAGGCTTATTAAGCTTGAGAGGTATTCCCAGCAGGAACACTATTCGGTCACTGGAGTATTTGAAGATGGTAAAGAAATGCGGTATGCATCGAGTGATAATAAAGATGATATGGAAGAGATATATAATAATCTTTCAAGGTCTCTAGTTTATCTAGAGGGAAAGGAATTTGATTTTGAAGGAGATATTCATATTATTGAAAAAGTGTCAACAGAGCCATTACTGATTCAAACTGATAAGGACAATTTAATGATTGACACGAAGGAAATGAATGTTGATTTTATTTCAGTGATAGATTGTGTGATACATTTATTTAGAGGAAAGTTGCATAGGACATATAAGTTTAATTCAATGAAGAAAATTAGTGAGTTAGTAGAAATAATAAAAATAGTATAGTGAAGGATTGATAGAGATGAAGTGGATTGCAAGAATAATGATGGTAGTATTTGTGTTATTTGCTATTGGTATATTGCAAAATATAGGTGGGTTTCAAGTTTTAGGTTGGTATTTGTCATTCTTATTTATTTTAGTGGTACTTGCAATTGTTTTGGTTTTCATAACAGCTATTAAGTTTTTAGATTAAAAAAAGTTTAATATGTTGTTAAAAAACCCTGACTATTTTGATATAATAGATACATCAAAACATTAAATCTTCAAAAATGAGAGATTTGATGAAATAATATTTATAGAAAAAATAATATTGTGCGCCTGTAGCTCAGCTGGATAGAGCACGAGCCTTCTAAGCCCGCGGTCGTAGGTTCGAATCCTACCAGGCGCGTACAAAAAAAGAAACTAAAATTTAGTTTCTTTTTTTAATGTTTTGGTAACTCATAAATTAATTTATTAGTCTTAATCATATTAAAAGAAAAATAACAGTTTTATTTTTAAAAACAGTTTACAAAGTAATAGTTATATGATATAATAAATATATAAATAAGGAAAGGATTGATGTTAATGTTGTATACGAATACAAAAGAGGGTAAAGAGGTATTAGAAATATTAGAGCATGTGGTTTCTACAGATGGTATGGAAGTTTACAAATGTTCGTTATGTGATGAGTTATTTGGTGGTAGACCTAGTGAAGTAAAAGAAGAGAAGCCAATATGCGGTATTTGCGAAATGGAAATAAAAGCAGAAAATTATTTCCCAGGTGAGCATGAGGATTACGAGGAAGATTAATTTCTTCCTTTTTTATTTTTTAAAAAACTATTTACATAATTAAAACAATGTGATATAATAAATATATAAAGGATAAATAAGAAGGTGATTGTAGAAATGATTAATAGTATAAAAGCTTACTATTGGAGGAAAGTTAAAAAACTTAGTTGGTATGAAATTAGTAAAGAGAAAAAATTATCTATGTCTTTTATGAGTAGATTTATGTATCAATTAGATTGGGATGCTATAAGCGAATATCAAAAACTATCTGAAAAATCTATGAGAGAATTTGAAGATTTAGTTGATTGGTTTGAAATTTCTAAACACCAGAATTTGTCTGAAAAATTTATAAGTAAATTTAAATATAAAGTGCTTTGGATGCTTATTTGCGAATATCAAGAATTATCCGAAGATTTTATAAAAGAACATCTAGGATTTATTAATTGGCGGCATATTTGTAAATACCAATTGTTGTCTGAAGATTTTATAAGAAAATTCCAACATAGAGTTGATTGGGATTGTGTTAGTGCAAATCAATATCTTTCTAGAGATTTTATAATTGAATTTATAGATCAAATAGATATTATTCTTTTGAAACACAACGATACTTTAAGTGATGAATTAAAAGAAGAGATGATTTTATTAAAAAAATTAGTAGGTTAATTTGTTGTTAATTAAATCATTACTATTTATAATAATAGAATATCTTAAAAATTAAACAAAAGGTGCTGCAGGAACTGAGAGAATTGTTCTTTACCATTTCCGTGAGTGTTAAATGAATTATCAGCCTTGTTTAAATACCTGAAGCGGTAAAAGCAGTTACTTCGACATTATGAGTCCGTTGTCGGTGGTTCGAGTCCACCTCCCGCGACCATTTTAATTTATTAACTATTAACGCGGGATAGCTCAGTTGGTAGAGCACGTATATTACACTGTTTTAAATAATCTCAGGTAGTACATAAAGAGAAGAGAAATCTTCTCTTTTTTTATATTCTGTTAAAAAAGTTATTTACAAGTACTCAATTTTATGATATAATAAATATATAAGGATTAAATTTTATTAATTTATGTAATTTTCTTTATTTAATCTTATATTAAGTACTGAATCAAAATTAAAAGGAGAGATAAGATGAAAAAAAATTCAAGACTTAAGAGAATAAGTGTTTTTAATGATCAGTTAGAAAAAGTTTTGCAACTCGCTAAATTTAATGGAGTTGAAACTGAACAATATTCTAAATCTGAATCTACACCGATGTCAGAGTTGAAATTTCTTTTATCATTTCAAACAACAACTGACATACCTAAACTAGTTATTGGTATGGAACAAGATATTATTGATACCATTAAAGAATCTCAAAATGTGTTTGATAATTTATTCAATGAAGTTAATATTAAAGCGTTAAGCGATGAGTATGTAGATAGATATCCTGAAGGTTATTTATATAATTATTTTTCTGAAGAAGAAATTGAAGAATTTAAAAAACAATATGCCGATCAACAAGGTATAGATTATCAAGTTTCCGAGCAGGTGGATAATGATGTAGATACTTTATTAATGTATTTTGATGCAATCCAAAGAGCTAATGATGATAAATTAAATGAAATCGTTAATTCAAAAGGATTTAGTGATGCGGTAATGGTTGTGGAACAAAAAGGTTTTAAAATTGATGAAATAATTAAAGAGTATAACTATAATTTTGATGAATTCAGCAGACTTAAATCTAAAAATAAAACCATTGAAACTATTGAAAAAGCATATAATAAAGTTAAAAATGATGACTCTGATACGTACAATGCTCCTGAAACAGATGATACGGATGAGTTAATAAGAGGAGCAGCTAAATTAGCATATGAAAAGTTAGGTGTTGATATAGACGGTTACAGATACGCATTTCAAAATGATCTTTCGGTTTCAAAAATACAAATTATTGATGAAAAAACGTTTAAAATTTCAATGTAACATAAAAATTAGAGAAGAGAAATCTTCTCTTTTTTTTTTAACTTTACGAAATAAACTGTTTACATTATCAAACAATTGTTATATAATAAATATATAAATAATTAATCAAAACCGATTGATTGCTGGTTTTAATAAACCTTATACCCTGAGTAGTCTATCTACTAGAAACTACTTGAAAACTAAAACTCCCCACCGTGCCGTTGGGCTATTCTCCGAGTATGGGGTTAGAGGAGAATAGAAAATATTTAAAAAAAAATTAAAAATTTTGTTAAATAAATTCTAACTATTGATAATAATATATCATCTTAATAATCATTTATGAAGCGGAAAGAACAGTTACTTCAACTTTAATCCAAACTTGAAACCAAAACTATACTGTTTTTTAAAAAACTCATAAATGATTCAGTTTTTATCTGAAAGAACTAAAAATCATAAGTTCGCTTTCATATAGTTTCTTATTACTTTGTATAAGAGGATAACTATATAAAGTTAAATGTAAATCAATTTAATTATAATTAATGAAGCGGGAAAACAGCTACTTCGATGAAAATCTATTACACAATTAAAGCTTTTTAATCTGTTTTCACTTATCTCATTGATTTTATTTTAAATTACTTATTAATTATTGATGCGGACGTAACAGTTACTTCATACAAGATAATGGTATAACATGATTCCTCGCGCTCAACGGGGAAACTACACTGTTACAAATTATCTCAATAATTAATAAGTAATTTAAAGAATCCTTGTTGAAGCGGTAATAACAGTTACTTCATACATTTGGCGTACACAAGCACTGTTATAAATAATCTCAACAATGGAGTTTAAAAATCAATGATAACTTAATACATATATTGATGCGGGATGAACAGTTACTTCTAATATATTGAGAATATTACAAATAATAGATTTAACTTTTTGCTAGATCCTTGGTTGGTTTTTTATCAATTTACACACGGTTTTTTACTTACTGTTTGTTAAAGATCTCAATATATGTATTAAGTTATTATTTTTTTTTTGAACATAATAATGTACATAAAAACTAGGGGGAATAATCTAATGAGTAAAATGTCTAAAAAAGTAAAAGAAACACGTAAAGCAGAAGTACTAAAACCAGTAGAGAACTTTATGGGTGGAATTTCTTATGAACATAATCCATTACTAACTCTAAAAATGGTTAGCGCAAGTTCTATTTTTGGTGAACCCCAATACTATCGCTCAGGTGAATTTGCAGAAAAGAACGTAAGAGATGGTTCTTATCGTATTAATTCTGTATTATCTAAGTACGATATGCTTTTAGGTAAAACGTTTAATGATAAAAACACAAGTGAGATCATGGAAGAAGTGATTGATGCTGCTTTATCATATGATTTTGAAGGAACTTTACGATGGGCTGTAGAGCTACGTAAAGATTTCTATATGCGTTTAAATCCTCAAGTTATCATGGTACGCGCTGCGATGCATGAAGATCGTGCTGAATTTAACGAGAAAAACCCAGGTTTATTTGCTCAAATTCAAAAAGATGTTATGAGTCGTGCCGATGAACCATCTAGCCAGTTAACTTATTGGTTACACAATAAGGGTTCTAAATCCGGTATTCCTAGTATCTTAAAACGTACTTGGAAGAATCGTTTAGAAAGCATGACTCGTTATGAAGCTGCTAAGTACAAAAATGCAAATGTCGGAATGATTGACACTGCTCGTATTTCACATGCGAAAGGTGATTTAGTTGGAGAATTATTAACTACTGGTACTATTGAGGTAGATGATTCTCAAAGCACATGGAATGTTTTACGTTCTAATGGCCAATCTTGGAAAGAGATTTTATCAACTATTCAATTACCACACATGGCATTATTACGTAATTTACGTGGTATCTTTGAAGAAGTTAATAACAAAGATCTATGTAAAGAACAAATGGATCAATTAAAAGCTGGCGTAGTAAGAGGAAAGCAGTTCCCATTCCGTTATTACCAAGCTTATAAAATGGTTTCTATTAGCTCTGTTAATCATAAGCAATTAATCATGGATACCCTTGAGGAATGTATTGATATTGCTTTAGAAAACATGCCTAAATTGAAAGGTAAAACGGTAGTTTTAACTGACAATTCCGGTAGTGCACATGGAGCCTTTACTTCAGAATATGGAACAGTAAATGTAGCGCAAATTAACAATTTGTCTGCCGTATTAACTGCTAAGAATGCTGAAGATGGAGAAGTATACACATTTGGTGACCAACTCAAAGAAATTCCGATTTCTAAGAGAAATGGAGCTTTAATCCAAGCGAAAGAAGTTGATCGCGTTGGACAAACAGTAGGTATGGGTACCGAACATGGTGTATGGTTGTACTTGGATAAGATCATTCGCAATAAGATCCATGTGGATAACTTATTTATCTATAGCGATATGCAAGCTGGTCATGGCCGTTTATATGGTACTAACGCAAGCCAATATAGCAAATATATTGTTAATGGTCATTATATTGACGTATATAAGCTAATTGAGGAATATCGTTCAAAGGTGAATCCGAAAGTAAATGTTTTCACTGTTCAAACTGCGGGTTATTCCAATGTGTTGATTCCAGAAGTGATGCATAGAGGTTCTGTTTTATATGGTTGGACTGGTAAAGAGACTGTCTATGCTGAACAGATGATTAAGCTTTGGGAACAAGCAGAAATGAAAAAGCAATAAAACCATGAAACCTTACAGATAAATTCTGTAAGGTTTTTATTTACAAATTTTTAGATATATGATATAATATAAATATAAAGAAAAGGAGATGATTGTATGAATTTCGTAGTCGGTCAAATTGTAGATACGAGTGAGGTATTAGATTTAATCAATAGAATTCATTACAATCAACAAGAGATAAATGAAAGTGATGATCTAGAAACTAGACTTTATGTTCATCAAAAATATGAAGTTGTAGAGTTGCTAGTATCGGAACTAGAAGATTCTCCTTATTATTTAGATGATGATTTAGTGGATGAATATTTAAAAATGTCTCCCGAAACAATGCAACCTATTGTTTTCAATATATTTGAAGGTAGAAGGTTATTAGTAGATGGAGGTCATAGAATAGAAGTTGCTAAGTTATTAAAATTGGAAAAGATCAAAGGTTTTGTAGGTTATGATGAACCAGATTGGTCAGAATATAATGAAAAGTATGAAGATAGTTAAAAAATCTGTTAATAATATCCACTCTATTAATAATAATATCTTTATCTTAAAAATAAGGCATCTTAGAAAAGGAGATATTGTTCTTAGTGGATAATCAAATTAAAGCATTAAATGTTATGTTACAATATTTAGATTCTCTTAATAGTCTTAGTAAAAGTTCTTTAAGTTCTGATGCTTCAAAATTAGTAAATACTACAATTATTGAAGTAATTAATACATTAAATCGTGAAATAGGTATTAAAGATTCTAAAGCTGCTTTAGCTGAAGCACAACTTAAAGGATCACCTCTTAGTGGTAAAGCTTACACAAAAGATATTCCAAATGGAAAAACTTTTAAATTTAATGGTGGTTTTGAAGATCCAAAACAAGAAGATTCTGATGATAAGAGAAATCTTTCTGACATTGCATCAGATATTCAAGATCAAAGTATAGATCTAATAACATCTCTTATTAAAGATGTAGCTACTATTAATGGTGACATTAGTAAAATTAATACACAAAAGCTAAAAGAATTAGAAGAGGCTTTTATTAAAAAATTAAAAAAATTAGCAACACCGTTCGATATTTATGATAAAGAACAATAATTAAAATATGGGGTCGTGGGTGAGAGGCTGAAACCACCTCCCTGCTAAGGAGGCAGTCCGCAAGGGCTCGAGGGTTCGAATCCCTCCGACTCCGCCAGCTTTATCAATATATATATCAATTTCGCTTATTGGCAACTTTAAGGGAAATAATTGCAAACACATGCCTTGAGAAAGCATGAATCTTTACCAGAAAAATTCAGTATCTTGCCTCTTAATTGAGGTAAGATAAAACTGGATTTGAAGGAATGGGAGTAATTACAGTGATTACAGTGATTAGTGAAATTGAAGAATATTTAAAAGAATTAGAAGTTATCAAGAGTTTTCACGTATCGATTAAGAAAGCTGAAAAATCAAGATGGCATGTAAGAGATAAGTTGGTTATTAGAATTTGGGTTAATAAAGATTTATGGGATTCTCAATTAGTGATGACAACTTTAACTGAAGATTATTCTTTTGAAGAAAACATTACAAAAATTTGTAAGGGAATTTATGTACCAGAATACGATATTTATTACGAATAAAAAATCTAATGGGAATTAGGTGGTAGTATGCTAATTGTAATGAACGTAGTTTTTGTTATATGTTGTTTAGCATTTTTATTTGGTAGTATTGGTTATGTAGTTTCTTGTTTTAATGAAAAGTTAGATAAATACCATGGTATTTTAAGTTTAACAGCTTTAGTTGGTATGTTAAGTACGTTTTTCTTTGGTTTTCTTATTTTTGTAATTTATGGAGTAGTTTAAAAAAGTTTTAACTAGTTGTTATATTTCCAATGATTTTGTATATAATAGATATACCTTATTCACCAGTAGCTCAGCGGTAGTAGCACCTGACTGTTAATCAGGGGGTCGTAGGTTCGAATCCTACCTGGTGAGCCATATTAATGCCGGATAGCCAAGTGGTAAGGCAATGGACTTTGACTCCATGATACAGAGGTTCGAATCCTTTTCCGGCAGCCAAATAGTAATACTGCCAAGAAGCATGTCCTGGTGTAATCGCAGAAACGCGAATCATGCACACTATGAAAATAGTGGTTATCTAAGGCTAATGAGTATAAAAGTCGACGTATACTTTCTTAGATACGAAGGTTCGATTCCTTCCTCGGCAACCGTTATGGTGGTTGTAGCTCAATTGGTTAGAGCGCTAGATTGTGGATCTAGAGGTTGTGGGTTCGATCCCCATCATCCACCCTTATAGATTTGGGGTGTTGGCGAAGTGATAACGCATCCGACTTTCTATCGGACATTCGCGGGTTTGAATCCCGTACACCCTTCCAGTAATGATTAGCCAAGCAGGCGGTTTAAGTTATCGCAACTTAACAAAATGCCAAGATGAATGTTATCCCGGCAGCTTATGAGAGATTGTTGGGAATAGCTTCTCTTGATTTTAAATTTAAAGGAGGAATTAATATTAGTAGTAAGTTCATGACTGAACTAATGTTAAAGAAACCAAGAAATAACGCAAAGAAAGAAAAAGTTGAAGAAAAGAGTTCAACGATTGTTTTCTTAGAAGAACTTAGGGAAAAAGTTATTCAAAGTGACTTAAAGGAACAATTTGAAGAAGAAATGAAGCATTATCGCGAGAGTTACGATTTAGTAGAATTGCAGAAGATAGTTGTTAAGTATTCTGATATATTTGGTTTAGAAAGACCAAAGCAGATTGAACAGATGATTTCTAAATATTTAGATTAAGAATTAAAAATTTAAGGGCAGAAAGGTTTTATTTATAATATTATAGCTGGCGGGAGGTAGGCATCTCGGGGAGTTTCATGAACTCTCATTAATTCGGTTCGAATCCGGAGCCCAGCAACCATGGTTCATTGGTCAAGTGGTAAAGACACCTTCCCTTACGGAAGGTAACATAGGTTCGACTCCTATATGGGCCGCCTAATATGTTGCAGAGATTAAGCTAATTGTAGCGCTGCAGCATTATTCTTAACGAGGGATTGTTAAGGATTCGACAGGGGAAAATAGTATAAGACATGATACTCGTAAAGCATACGTTACATGCTAAGTTAAATATAACTAACAACGAATTACAAGTAGCCTAGTTAATAGGTGCCAAAACAATAGAGTTGCTCTAACATCTATTTGAGGTTCAAAGATTTGAGCTATTTCTTACTTTAGAATAAAGTAAGTGGTGGAGCCTAGAGAAAACGCTGTAGAAACTAACTATTCAAATTGTAAATGGTATCAAACAAGTGTCTATATGAAAGTCTTCTGGACGCGGGTTCGACTCCCGCCAGTTCCATATTTAGTTTTAAGAGGTTAGGCAACCATTTATGACTCTGTTGAAATTACTTTTAACAGTAGGTTGTATATAAAAATGCCCATCTTGGTGAGATGCCAAGCTCTATTCAAAAGGAGATGAACAATATGTGGGAAACTCTTTTAGATATTATAGATGAAGTTAGAGATATTACTGGTCTATAGTTAATACATGCGGGTGTGGTATAACGGCTATTATTTCTGCCTTCCAAGCAGACGATACGGGTTCGATTCCCGTTACTCGCTCTTATTTGGGGATTTTAGATCCTGTACATTTTGTACGAAAAATGCAAGTTCAGATTTACAGAGGCTTAAGGTCTCGTACACTAGATGTACAAAAATGATCGATTAAAGACTGCGATTTATTCTCAGTCTTTCTATTTAACAAATTATTGAAGCGGTAGTAACAGATACTTCTTGCTGATGAAAAAACTGTTACAGTTAATCTCAATAGTTTTTAACATATAATTTGCAAATAGTAGTATGGTATAGTAAAATGGGTCAAGTGTGTTGATTCCCTTATTATTGCTATATTATTTGATTACATTAATAAAGCTGATATTAGTTAGTTACTTAGTGAAGCCACTGGTGAATCTAAGGGTTAGGGGAGATTAATTGAATCAGCTTTTAATATGCCAAGTAGAGCTCTTTTAAGGGTGATAGTTCAAAGGACTGTATCGAAAGATTATGAGTGAAAATCTCATTACTTGGCTCCTCCAATGATATAGTGTGTTAAAGAGGTATCTAATTAGATATCTCTTTTTTATTTGTTTTTAAAAAATTGTTTATGTAGTTAAAGAATGATGATATAATTAAATTATAAAGAATAATATAAAGAGGTGATAGAATGATTAATACTATTGAGGAGATTAAAGATAAACATGGAGAATCTGTAGATTGGATAGAAATAAGTAAGAATGAAAAATTGTCTGAAAATTTTATGAGAACATTTAAGAATGAATTAGATTGGAATTATCTTGGTTATAGTCAAAAAATGTCTGAAGATTTTATAAGAGAATTTCAGGATAAGGTAAACTGGTATTATGTTAGTTCATATCAAAAATTATCTGAAAGTTTTATAGTAGAGTTTAAAGATAAGGTAGAATGGAGTTATATTAGTTATTATCAATTGCTATCTAGGGATTTTATAATTGAATTTTCAAATAAATTACAATATAAATATTTAGTGAAAAATTACAATTTATCTAAAGAATTGCAAGATGAAGTTAAAGTATTATTCGAACTTTTAAAATAAATTTGTTAAAGAAACGATGACTATGGTTTATAATATATTATAGATTAATTCATTCATAAGACGACAACATGAAATATTGAATCGAGTAGGTGGACTACAAGCGATATATAGATGGATTGAAACCCCAGTCATGATTTCGAAAATACTAGTAAAGTAGAAATTAAGTGATCTATATATTGTGCGGATAGTGGCTTAAAGTAATTTAAGTTTGTAGTTAAGGGAGAGCTTGGCCGGCTCGAAGGATCGGGGTACAAAATAAGATGGGTAATCGTTAACTTTCGACTCGATGTGTAGATTAAATATTTCAATTAATGTTAAAAAAGCTCGACTAATTTGATATAATAAATTTATTAATGAAAAGGACCGTTGCGCCGAGATGGTCGAAGGCACCCAGCTCATAACTGGGAAAATCACCGGGGGTTCGACTCCCTCACGGTCCATAGCTCCATGGTTTGCTTGGGTCCATTAATCCCTCGAAAGCGTGTTTTACTAAAGAGATTCTTTAATAGAATCTCTTTTTTTAATACATGTATTTAAAAAACAGTTTACAATACATAGTTTATATGGTATAATGAATATATATAAATAAAAACATAAGGTGTGATAGTATGATTAATACAATGGAAGATGTTATAAGAGAATATGGTGAAAGCTTTAATTGGGTAAGAGTCAGCAGTGACATACATTTATCAGATGATTTTATTAGAGAATTCCATGAAAATCTTCATTGGACAATAATGGGTAGATTTCTACGGCTTTCAGAAGATATTATGAGAGAATTCGAATCTAAGGTACCTTTCCAAGTAATTTCAGAACACCAAATGCTGTCTGAAAGTTTTATAAGAGATTATCAAGATAAACTGTATTGGATGGATATAAGTCGTTATCAAGGGTTTTCAAGAGATTTTGCTGTTGAGCTTATAAGTAAAATAAATATTGAACGTTTTGAGAAAAATAGTAAAATTAGTGATGAATTAAAAGAAGAAATGAAATTACTCAAAACTTTGGTAGGATGATAAAATGAAAATAAATACATTAGTAGAAATTAGAGAGGTCCATGGTAATTTAAACTGGCAAGAGATTAGCAAACTAACAAATTTGTCTGATGATTTTATGAGAGAACATCGACACCTTTTAGATTGGTATATTGTTTTAAAATTTCAAAAAATTCCCGAATATCTTATAAGAGAATTTAAAGATGTCTTAAATTGGTATATTGTTAGTTATTCTCAAAATCTTTCTGAGGATTTCATAAGAGAGTTTGAAGATAGATTGGATTGGCGAGAAATATCTAGTCGACAGAAGTTATCTGAAGATATTATTAGAGAATTTCAACAAAGAGTTGATTGGAGTCATATCAGTTCAAGTCAAGATTTATCTGAAAGTTTTATTGAAGAATTTAAAGATAAAGTGAGTTGGAGTCTTATTTCAAGAGATCAAACTTTATCAATTCCTTTTATAAGAAAACATGAAGATGAAGTAAATTGGCATTATATTAGTAGTCATCAAAAATTACCTGAACATATTATTAGGGAATTCAAGTATCAAGTAGATTGGAGTATGGTTAGTAAATATCAAAAGCTTTCTGAAGACTTTATAAGAGAGTTTTATAATAGAGTTGATTGGAATCGTATATGTATGTATCAAGATCTTACTGAGTCTTTTATAAAGGAATTTGAAGGTGATGTAGATTACCATATGGTATCTAAGTATCAAAAACTCTCCAAAGAATTTATAATAGATAACTTGAAAAAATTAAGTTTTACAGGTTTAGTTAAAAATAAAAAGTTAGATGAAGAACTAAAAGAAGAATTAAAAGTCTTTTATGAGATGACTAAATAGATAAATTAATAGAAATAATTATTATTTAGTGACGGAGATGATTATCTGTGTTTAATAATGAAGTTTATTGGTATAATGCCAGTAGAGGTAAAATAACTGAAAATTTTGTACGAGAGCATAAAGATCAATTAGATTGGAGAGTTTTAAGTCGCAATAAACATTTAACTGACAATATGATAAGAGAATTCCATGACAGAGTAGATTGGGATCTTTTATGTTGCGACGCGAAGCTATCTGAGAGTATTATGAGAGAATTCCATGATCAATTAGAGTGGTCAGATATATGTCTTTATCAAGTTTTATCTGAAGATTTTATTAGAGACTTTAAAGATGTAGTGAAATGGCGATTAGTTTCAAAGTGTCAAGAAATATCAGATAACTTTATAAGAGAATTCCATTATTTGATACATTGGAACGTGCTTTGCATATATAAAGATGTTTCTGAAAGTATTTTAGAAGAATTTAATTATAAGTTACCTTGGAATATAGTTAGTAGACATCAATGTTTTTCAAAAGAATTTGCTATTAAATATATAGATAAGTTAGATGAGAGTTGCGTATTGAATGAAAAGATTTCTCAAGAACTAAAAGATGAAATTTTAATTTATAAGCAACTTGCGTAATTATTTTTAAAAAACAGTTTACATACCTTATAATTAGTGATATAATAAAACTATAGTTAAGGAGGAATGTAAAATGGAAAGAAGTAATGAAATGTTAAAATCGTTTGTAGTAGATTTAGTTAGACAAGATCATTTATATAAAGAAGAGAATTTAGTAGAGCTTGAAAATGCTATTGATTATGATGAAAAGTTATCTGGACCACAAAAAGAAACTTTAACAAGAATTTTGAGTGAATCAGCTGCTAGCGAAATGGAGAAAATGAAAAAGAAAGATGGAGCAGTTTTGTTGCTTGAAATTGATGTTTTATCAATGTATTCAGATGCGTATGGATTATTTTGTATGAGAGGTTAATTCCTCTCTTTTTTCTATTTAGTGTATACATAAATTGAACTATTTAATATTATATAATATAAATATAAGGTTAGATGGTGAGATAAAATTATGATAGTAGTTCGCACAATTGAAGATTTATTAGAAGCATCTAATGGAGTAATAGATTGGGGAATGATATCTTCAGAACTTACATTATCAGAAGAATTTATTAGTGAATATGCACTTGTATTAGACTGGTGGAGTGTTTGTAGATATCAAAAGATTTCTGACGATTTTATTAGCAAACATGTTAATTTTATAGATTGGATTTCTATTTGTAGATATCAAGTTTTATCTGAAGATTTTATTAGGAAGTTTAGACATAGAGTTAATTGGCAGTATATATGTCTTTTTCAAAGACTTTCTGAAAGTTTTATAAGAGAATTTAAAGGTAAAATTGATTGGTATTGTATTTTTGAACGGCAAGAGTTATCAGAAGAATTTGCAATGGAGTTTATTGAGCATGCAGAATTTAGAGCTATAGATAGTAACCCTTATTTTAGTGACGAGTTTAAAGAAAGAGTTAAATTATTAAAGATATTGGCAGGTGAATGCGATGGATATGAAGGAAATTACTGGTAATAGGGGAATTGATTGGGATCATAAGTGCATGTTTGACGCTTTATCTGAAGAATTCATGGAAGAGTATCAAAGTGAGTTAAATTGGGAATATGTTAGTATGTATCAAATACTTAGTAGTGATTTTATAAGAAAATTTCATCATAAACTTGATTTTAATTATATCGGAGGAAGAAATACTACTTTATCTGAAGATCTTATAAGAGCTTTGCAAGATAAACTTAATTGGCGTTTAGTTAGTTCTTATCAAGCTTTATCTGAAAGTTTTATAAGAGAATTTAAAGATAAATTGTCTTGGTACGATATAAGTTCTAATATTGAAAATGAATTTTCAGAAGATTTTATTAGAGAATTTCAGTATAGACTTTCTATTAAACATATTTGTAGAACTCAAAAATTATCCGAAGATTTTATTAGAGAATTTCACGAAACGGTAAGTTGGGGTGCTGTTAGTTTATATCAAACTTTATCTGAAGATTTTATAAGAGAATTTAAGCACGATGTTAATTGGAATTACATTTGTGTTAACCAGAAACTTTCAGAAAATTTTATAAGAGAATTCCGTGATTTAGTTGATTGGAAAAATATTTGTGAATATCAAAAATTATCAAAAGAATTTATAATTGAATTTTTAGATAAAGTTTATTTCTATCATTTAATAGAAAATAATAGAATAAGTAATGAACTAAAAGAAGAATTCCAAGTAATGAAAGAATTAATGGGATTTAAATAGATACAAATTGTATCTATTTTTTTATTTACAAACTATACAATGCATGATATAATAAATATATAAGGAAAAAGGAAAGGAATTGAGAATATGAAAGCAAAAGTTTATTATCCAGACAAAATTGGAGGCCGAAAGGCATTAAATAGAATTTTAAGTGTCTTTGCGGAAAACGATATTGAGTATGAGGAGTTTGATTTAACAAAAAAACGTATTACATGGGAACAGTTAATGGAAATACTTATGTATACTGAAGAAGGAGTATCTGATATTATCGCTACACAATCTCACGATTATAAACGTTTAATAGAAGAGGGTGTTGATTTTGAAGATTTGACATTGACAGAGCTTCAGCGATATATTATTCAATATCCAAAACTTATTAAAACTCCAGTTGTAGTTTATAAAAACACTACTATTGCTGGTTATGATCAAGAAGCTATAAGTCTTTATAGGAAGCGTAGAAGAGAAAAAAGCTTAGTGAAGTGGTGATAATATGAAAAAAGCATGGTATACTCTAAATGTTGTTCAAGGGAAACTTATAAAAGAAAGATGGAAAGATAATGATCTTGTTACTTTCATCCTAGAGGAAGAAGAAGGAGCATGTATTAAAGTTTCCTTAATGAATGATATTGAAGATGAAACATGGTATGAAGTATACAACGATATGGGAAAAGTAAAGCTTAACCCCATCAAATTTATATGTTCGTTAGATGAGTTTAATAAAGAGATATGAGAAACACATTTATTTAGTGTTTCTTTTTCATTTTACATTAGGAACAATAATTTAAAAGTTTTAATATTCTGTTTAAAATAGTAACTAATATAATTATTATATTACTGTATTAAATAATAAAACATCTTTTCCACCTTACTAAAAAGTTATGAAAAACTGTTTACATTATATCGTTAACGTGATATAATATAAATATAAGGTAAGGAGGAAAGGAAAAAGAAAAAAAATGAGGAAATTAAAAAACCTCAAAAAAACAGTTTACAAATACCTTACAATATGATATAATATATTTATAAGGTTAATAAAAACACCTAAAAATACACACATTGGAGGAATTAAAAAATGTCATCATCTACTATCAGTAAAGTAACGCCAAATGAGTTTATTAATATCGTGGAGCCGCTTTATTCTTCAGGCGAACAAATTCCAACTATTATGTTGTGGGGACCTCCTGGGGTTGGTAAATCAGAAGCTATCCAAACTACATTAGCAAAACGTATTGCTAAAAATACTGGTAAAACAGTTAAATTCACTGACGTTCGGTTACTATTATTCAACCCAGTTGATTTACGTGGTATCCCAGTACCTGACCAAGCGCATGAATTTACAAAATGGTTAAAGCCACAAATCTTCAACATGGATCCAGATCCAAATGTTGTTAACATCTTATTACTTGATGAAATTTCAGCTGCACCGCCTGCAGTACAAGCAGCGGCATTCCAATTAACACTTGACCGTAAAATCGGTGAGCATACATTACCAGATAATGTAATCATTATTGCAGCTGGTAACCGTGTAGTAGATAAAGGTGTTGCTTACAAAATGCCTACACCGTTGGCAAACCGTATGACTCACTTTGAAATCCATGCTGACCTAGAAGACTGGAAAGAGTGGGCAATTCCAAATGGTATTCACCCAACAGTTATTGGTTTCTTAAACTTCCAAGGTAGCTACTTACACAAATTTGATCCATCGAAAGATGACTTAGCGTTCCCTACACCACGTGCTTGGTCATTCGTTTCAAAATACTTAAAGCTTTATGGTAATGATATTGACCGTGCATATCCAATGATTGCTGGTACAATTGGTACAGGTCCAGCGCATGAGTTTAAAGCATTTGCTAATACGTATGGTAAATTACCAGATATCAATCGCATTATGGATGGAGAAAAGATTGATGTTCCAAAATCTCCAGATATTTTATACGCTTTATCAGCTGCTCTTACTTACCGCATTCCAAAAGCAACAGATGAGCAAATCAAAAACATTGTACTATTCACAATGGGTCTATCAAAAGAGTTCGCAGTATTAACAATGCGAGATATCTTACGCGTAGAAGGTGCTCAAAAGAAAATCATGACTCTTAAAGAGTGGACTCAGTGGGCAAAGGCTCATAAAGAGTTAATCGTAGGGTAATTAAAATAAACTGGTAAAGGCGGAGTTTAAACTCCGCCTTTTTTTATAAGGAGTGTACTTAAATGACAAATACGAAAGACAAAAATCAAATTGCTAAAGAGTTGTTAAATCAAGAGCCTTATCATATTTATAAACGTTTTGATCATATTTTAAATGAATTAGTGGAAGAGTATGAAGCAGATATAAATCCAACAACAACTCATAATTTTCTTTTACAAACTTTAATATTGGGCGCTAATCCTACAAATAGAAGCTTATTAATAGAGAAATTTCAATATCTAATAAAAATAGATGCAGTGAAAAGACATATTTTAAGTTGTTATTTGTGGATTTATTGGGCAAGAGCGTTTGAAGAAGATACAAAAGACCTCTAGAAATAGAGGTTTTTTATTTATTTTATAAAAACAGTTTACAAATACATAGACGAATGATATAATGAATATATAAATAAGAAGGAGTGTTGTAATTGAAAACTTTATACCATTCAACATCGTTATATAATTGTAAAAGTATTATTGAAACGGGATTTATTGAATCAAGACTAGGGCGAGGTATAGGTTTTGAATTTACTGGTGATGAAGAAGACTTTAATAATAATTTAAAAAAAGCTGATGGTTATGTTTTTTTATCTGACAGTTTTGAATTAGTATCAGGATTGTATGGCTCAGAGTCATTCTTTGAACCCGTAGTGATTGAATTAAATATAGATAATATTATATTATTACCTGATGATATCGATTGTCCCGAGTGTAAAACATGGCAGGAAAGTTTAGAGAAACTAAATCAATTAAAGGTTAAAGCGCCTATAAGTATTAATAACATTGTAAAAATACATGTTTTTAAGGAAAATAAAGTTTTAACAGTAAATGAATTTAAAGAGTATTATAAAGAAGGGTAAAACCTTCTTTTTTTATTTTAAACTTTTAAAAAATATGTGACACTTTCAGGTATTTTCAATTAATCAACGTAATATAATCTAATATAACCAGGAAACAAGGTTAAACAAAAAAATGAGAAAAAGGGGAGTTATTATTTGGGTCTTTTCACAAGCGGTTTAGTTACAAAGGTGTTAGTTACTTCAGGTCTTACAGCTGGTATTATTATTTCAACTGCTGCGTTTAATGGTGATGCTGCATTAGAAGGTATGAAACATAAAGCTGATGAAGCTTCACAAAAAATTCAAGAATTAGTTTCTAAAACTCAAGGATGGCAATCATATGCTGTCGGGTTACAAGATAACTTTACTTCAACAGTAAATAATGCTAATTCACAAATTGGAGCCTTGAAAAATAAAAATTCAGAACTTCAAGCTACAATTAAAGGATTAGATAAAAAATTAAAAGCAGCTAATGCCAGAATTGCAACACTTGAAGTTGAAAAAGCTAAATTAATCGCTGATCGTGAAGCATTAAGAATTGCATTAAGTATAAAAACTGCACAATACAATGCTGAAGTAGAAGCCCACAAAAATACTAAATCCACTTTACAAGCTGAAATTGAAAGTCTAAAACAACAAATCTCTGATTTAAGCAGCCAAATTTCTTCTTTAGAAGCCACAATTACAGATCTTAGTAATGCAAAGTCTGAATTGGAATCTCAAATCACTGCTTTAAATACTCAAAAAGCAGAATTAGAAGATAAATTATTAGTACTTGAAGATCAAAACAAACAACTTAATGATTTAAATGAGCAAGCTAATGGTGAAATTGAACGCTTAGAAGGCGAATTGAATGAGGCGAATACAACTGGCCAAAATGAAATTAACCGCTTAGAAGCTGAAGTGAATAAAGCCAACAGTGCAGTAGAGGGTGCTGCTAACTATGTAAATGGAGTTGATATTTCAGGTAGTGGTGCAAAAGATGTAAGTGAAGTAAGTGATTATACTCCACCAGCTCTTGATACGGCTCCGCCAGTAAATTCTTTAACTGGGGCTGAAGGCGCAGATGAAGCGCCAGCTGCTTCAGAAGCATTAACTGATTAATCTAGTTAGTTGTTAATAAATTGATTATTTATATAATCACTGAGATTAATTCTCAGTGATTTTTATTTTATTTTAATAGAGATATATGGTTAAAACTGAGAATTGAATTTACAGTATTGCCTTCATAGAAGTTTATTTGTCATAAATTATGATATAATAAATCTAAGGAGGCGAGTAAATTCAACAGTAAAACACACTTGTTTATAGGGTTAATTACTTGGATTTTCTTTGATTGTACTCTTATTACTCTTCCTCTATTTTTGTTTGGATCTATACTTCCAGATATAGATCATCCCAAATCTAAGCTGGGTAGATTTAACTTGTTAAATAGAATTAAAGTAAGGAAAAAAGGATATAGAGGGCAATCTGTTAGACTTATCAAACATAGAGGTAAGAGCCATACAATCTTAGGAATTATACTTCTATCGTCACCCTTTTTACTAATTAATTATCAATCATTTGAAGCTGTTTTTCTTGGAAGCTTGTCTCATATATTGGGAGATAGATTTCAAGCATTGTTTACGAAATCTAAATATAAGCTAAGACTGTGGTAGAAAGATGCCGCAGTCTTTTTTAGTTTAAAAAAGTCAATGATATACATAAATAATTAAAAGTTGCATAAATCATGTTTAAACTATATTGTACGTGAATATAATGGTACTATAAAATACAACAAAAAAGGAGAATGGACATGAAATTTGTAAAAGTGATAATGGTGATGTTAGTATTGGTGATGTTAGCGGGTTGTAATTCAAACATGATGAAAGATGACACTGAAGAAAAAGATGCTTTGTTATATGAAATGTTGATGAATGCCACAATTGAGCAAGAATTAAACAGATTTGGGAATAATGAAATTTATACTTTAACTAATAATACTGATATTACATTTGATGCAATATATGTTAATTATGATATTTTTGATGCAGATGGAGTTAAGTTAAAAAGTAGATCAACGAATGTTCGTGATATTACACCTGGACAAGTGTTTCAAATTAAATTAACTAGCTTTGATAGTAAAGCAACAGCGTTTAATATTACGTCAATTTCAGTAGATGTATTTAAATAATAAAAAACAATTTACAATCCTTACGTTATATAGTATAATGTAAATATAAGGTAAGGAGGCGGTTATTATTAAGAAATCAGTTAGAGATTATTTATTAAATCAACCAATATTTTTTGGTCATGAAAGAGAAGTAAAAGAAGCTATTGAGAAAATAGAAGTAGCATTTATGTTAACTAACGTAGAATTTAAATGGGAACAACAAAGTAATTACATTGTATTGAAAGCTTATCATTATAAACATTTTACTTTAGAATTTAAATTAAATAAAAATGGTAGAGTACATGAAATTAACGTTTGTGGGCCTCGTTCTAATGACACTGATGGGAAATACCATTTTGCAAGAAAAAGCTATAAACGAGTGAAGCCAAATGAAAAAAATAAAAAAGATGTATTACCACTCTTTGATTACTTTATAAATGTAGTATCGGAGGCTAAATAATATGCATATAAATAAAGCAACCTTGCATGAAAATTTAGCATTTGGTAAATATGGCAAGCAAGTTAAAGAAGCTCTTGAAAGAGTTGAAATGTTGATTCAATTAAAAGATTTAACATATGATTGGTATGGAACGTTTGATCAATTAGTTTTAGATGTTCGTATTCCAAATTCATCAGCTTCTCGTGTTTTACTTTTTCGTATTGACGACAGAGGTTATATTGAATTAATTCATATTCTTGGCCCAGAAGCAGAAGCTCCGATAGAGTGTCATGATCATTATACTGGCGTGCTTTATAAAAGGTATCATCGATTAAAGCCTAGTAAAAGAAGTAGAAAGAGAGTATTGTCACTTATTCGAAAATTCGAACAGTTGATTTAGAAGGGGAAATAGAGAATGAAGAGAAAGAAGAAAAAACAACGTTGGTATCAAGAACTTGCATTAGATGTCGCAGTACAATTTATAATTGAAGCAATTATAAGCATTATAATGTATATTCCTAGAATGATTGTTCGATTAATAACGAATATATGGTAAAAGATAAAATAAAAACGCTAGGTTAAACTTAGTGTTTTTTTATTTATAATTTTTTAAAAAACAGTTTACAAATAAAGATTAATGAGATATAATGAATATATAAATAAGAAATATTATTTAAAATTTAATTAACACTTTAGACCATTTTAAATAATATATATTTAGATATAGAGAAGGAGTAAAGAACGTGGAACTCATATTAGCAGCAGCACTTTTAGTAATACTAATAATGTTAATACAAACAGTAAAAAGAAAGAATTTGAAAGAGAAGAGATTGAATGAACAATGAAAAGTAGTTCAATTCAAGAAAAAACATTAATAAACAGTTTACAATATATTTGTTATATGATATAATAAATATATAAGGAAATAAGGAGGAAATGAAAATGGCACTAAGTGTAGAAGATCGTTTAGTTAAAAGTAGGGTACAATTATTAATGCATTTTCCGTTCTTTGGGACTTTAGCATTACATTTACAGTTGCGAGAGCGAAAGGATATTCCAACAGCAGCTACTGATGGTCGTAGTTATTTCTTTAATCCTGATTGGTGTGGTCGTTTGGACGACAAAGAGCTTAATTTCTTAACAGCTCATGAAGTGTTACACCCAGCATTAGGACACCTTTGGAGACGCGGTGGACGTGACCCAATTATTTGGAACCATGCGGCAGATTATTGTATTAATGCAATGATTAAAGAATGTGATCCAGATGAGAAACATTTCAAAATGATTGTTGGTGGACTTTATGACAAGAAATTTGAAGGTATGTTCTCAGAAGAAATCTATGACATCTTAATTAAAGATGAAGATTACGTTAAAAAAGCTCATGCTAATGCAGCTAATGGTAATGGTGGGACAATTGATAGCCATGATGAGTGGGGTAAAGCTCAAGCTGGTGATGAAAATGGAGACACTAAAGGTAACACTCCTCAAGATTGGGAAGGCCGTACAATTCAAGCTGCTAAAGTAGCTGAAAATAATGAAAAAAATCGTGGTAAAATGCCAGGAGCGATTAAACGTTTAATTAAAGATTTGGTGGAGCCACAGAAGAACTGGAAAGAACTTCTAGCTGAGTTTGTACAACCAGAAATTAATGACTATGGTTGGAATCCTCCAAATCAGCATCATATTTGGCGAGATATTTACTTACCAGACTTCAATGAAGAAGTAGATACAGTGAAGAACTTAGTATTTGCTATTGATACTTCAGGATCGATTGGTGAGCATGAAATTCGTACATTTATTTCTGAAATTATTGGATGTATGAATCAGTTTAGTGGAAAAGTAAAAGGTCACTTAGTATATTGCGATGCTCGCGTAGCAGCAGTATACGATTTAGAAGATACTGAGCATTCAACTCCAGCTGGTGGTGGGGGTACTGCATTCGAACCAGTATTCCAGTGGGTTGAAGAAAACTTGGAAGAATGTTCTGGAGTAGCATACTTAACAGATATGTATGCAAGCTTCGATTTCAAAATTCCAAATTATCCAGTATTGTGGGCATCTACTACTAAAAACATGGAAGCTCCATGGGGAACAACAACTTACCTTGATGTAAGAATATAAAAAATAAAAGGAGGGGAAATTTCAATGGATGATAAGATAATAATGCTACTGATGGCATCTCTCTATATCTCTTATATTGAAATTTCCTTCTACTTTCATATCAAAAAGTATGAAGGGTTGGACGCAAGTATCTTATGCGATATAATTACGATATTATTTACTTTGTGTCCCATTTTAAATCTTTTAATGGCACTGTCTTTAGCTGAGTTATATCATTCGATGTTAGAAAGAGAATGGAATGGATAAAATTGATGAGCGATACAACAATAAAAATTTTGATCATACACCTCGTTATAACTTTCTTTGATATTTCCTTTTATTATTATTTGAGGAAAAAAAGAGGAATAGAAAAAGACTTTAGTACAGATTGCTCTATAGTATTCTTTAGTTTAGCGCCTATTTTTAATGTTTTAATAATAATTTCATTGTTAGATCTTTATGAGCTCGCAAAAAGAAAAGAAAAAGAAAACAAAGGGAGGGAGAAGTAAGATATGACTACTTCTATATCAATTTCTGATAAAAAAGTGTTTATTCGATGGGTTTTGAAAAACTACCAATTGAAACGTCGTGAATGTGTATGGATTTTGAATTATCTCTTAAGTAATGATGAATTATTGCAAAAGATTCGATTTGTTGATGATGGTGCGAGTTATTGTTCTAGAGGGATAGTGATGTCTGCGGTTGATTCAACTGGAACACCTTTCCGTTATTATAAAGATAATATTATGACTGCGGATGCTGAGAAAGCATTTCATGATATGCGTTTAGATGCTAAAGAAACATACATTCAATTAAACACAGGCGAAAAAGCATTAAGTAAACAATACTTAGCGGTTCTTGAAGAAAACCCTCACATGCCAGAAATAATACAAATCAATGAAGAAGAACGCTCTGAAGTAGAATCATTGCTTTCTAACAGTTTAATTGATTTCCAGAAGAATCAGTTATTGGATCAAATTGATATAACTCTTGACAATGGGGATAAAGAAAAATTTTATGAGCTAACAAATTTGTTATTAAACTTAAAAGAAACAGCTAAAAATTAAGAGAAGCTGCAGCTTCTCTTTTTGTAGATAGGTGGGTGAAAACATGTTGAGAGCTTATGAAGATAGATCATTTTCTTACGATAGAGTGAGCAATGATGAATTAGAGCTTTATATAAAGAATTCAATTGTCTGTTCTGATCCTAGCGTTATTAAGAAAGTTGTTGAAAATTGGTTAAGTTTTAATGGATCAGTCTTAGAATTTGATGAGTTAGTATGTTTAACTGATTTTATTAATAACGAAGAGTATATGAAGAAAACCCTTATAGTTAGTGATTTTAGTTATCGAAATATGTATTGCTGTCTTTCTCTAGAGTTTAAACATGTAAATGGTACAAGTTATAACCAATTACGTGGAGGAATAGTTAATGTTATTAAGAAGTTAGAAACAGATGGATTTGAAAATTTTTTCTTGTTGGTTGATAATTGGCAATTATATGCTAGAGGTTCAATAACTAATGAAGAAATGGACAAGTTAAGATTAGAAGATGAAGAAGAATCTTGGCTGTATGATTTACTGTAGTTTATTTTTGAAAAAACAGTTTACAAATGGTTTTATGTAGGATATAATAAAAACATAAATAAATGAATTAATTTATTTAAAAAACCTTTCCAATATAAATACTATAAATATAAAGAAATTTGGGAGGTTGGAAAATGTCATCATATGTAGTTTATGATAGAGTGGTTTTACAAACAAGTATTAAAACAAGTTTTACAACAATACCGGCAAACACTGTTTGTACGATAAAAAATGAACCAAAATTAGGGTCTTCTTTAATTTTAAAATATGGAATTGAAGAAGAAAGTGGTAACATTAGAGATTTAATTTTTGGGGCCCCAGAAACAGTAGTACGAAAAGTAAAACCAGAAGAATTACAACAATGTTCTTATAAAGATTTAGTATCAAAGAATTATTGGATTGGCAATTATTTTATGGTAGGACCAGAAGCTGACATTAAAGGTCTCAGCTATAAGATGATAGGTAAGATTGTAAATATTGATTTAGCTCGCAATGAACAAGATGATTTATTAACTTTTGAATTCGAAGGTAATGAATATGGATTTGAAAGAAAATTTGTAGAATTATTCTTTGAGAAATATGATGAAGAGTTTGAAAGTATGTTAGGGGAAGAATTTATTTCTAAAAACCAACCAAAGAACTTTTTCCTTCCAGGTGCAAGAATGTTTTATGGCAATGAAATTGTAATCATTAATAGAATTTTAGAGAATGATAAAGTTTTGATTGAAACAATGGAACATGAAGAGAAAGAATTATCAAAAGATGATTTAACTCCTATTCTTTCTGTCGAAGGCGGGTTCTATGATTTAAAACATGAAGAAGTAGTCCCACAGAACTATACTGTTGGAAATGCTTTAGTAGCTAAGGAAGAAATTTCTAGGCATAGTTTATTGAATAAGTTAATAAATCCGCAAGATCAAGTTCAGGTTTTAGAGCTTGATGGAGTTAACATAAATGCATTTGAAGATGTCTACACTGTTATGATTAATAACGATGAAGACGTTGTAACTAAAGTAAGTTATTTAGATTTAAAAAGATTCTTTGATCCAATTATGAAGGTTGAAAATAAAGAAGAAGTATTTGATACAAGCGTATTTGAAAATAATGTACCATTAAATCAAGATCAAGAAGATAATAAAGAAGATGAAATTACTATCACTATTCACGAATTGAGCATTTTAGGCTATAATTTTAAGATTGATAAAGTCGATGATGATAAGTTTTATATTGATGATCAAGAAAAACCATTTTACTTTTCAAAATTAGACTCTTTGATTAGAGCATTACAAACACTAGATAAAATTTAAAAACAAATGAGAGGGGCGATTTCGATATGTCGAAAAACGCAAAACATGAATTACGTCGTCAAGAAATTTTAGAAGTTATGGGTAAATATAAAGATGAATTTGGAAATATTGATTTAAGTCGTTTACGTAAGGAAGATAATAAAACTTACAATAAAATTTCATACTATTTTGGATCAATTGATGAAGCATTGATTGCATGTGGTTCTCAAAATACTGAAGAAGAACGTGGCGCTGATAAAGGCGCTCCAGTAAATCGCAAAACATTACGTAATGAATTAGCATTTGATATGTTAACTCAGCTTCGTGAAAAATATACATTAGAAGAAATTGCTCAATCATATGGTTGTTCACGAGCTCACGTAAATCAATTATTCCAATCTTTAGCTAAATCTGTAGGTGCTGCTAACAAGGAAGATAATGAAGATGTAGCTAAATAAAAACTTAGTCTGTAGATTAAAACTACAGACTATTTTTATGATTTCTTATTGAAAAACAGTTTACAAAATACATAAATCGTGTTATAATAAAAATATAAGGTAAGGAGGGAAAACAATGAAAAAAGAAATTGCTGATTTAAATAAAAATCTTATAGAGACATTGTTTGATTTAAAGAAATCAGTATATATCTTAGGTCATCTTTGGAGTTCTCATGATGGTTCTGGTGTTACAAGATTTGATTCAATATTAGGTGGGGATAATTATCCATTCAAGCAACCATTTTTTGAGGTTTGTTCTTTAATTTCAGCTTGGGTTAACAATGCTATAGAAAAACTTGGTGGTGAAATTAAAGAAATTGATATTAATTATGTAGATAATCCTAGTAATGATGATATGATTGAAGCCTTAAAGAAAACGTACAAAGTGTTCTTTGACTTATCAATACTTTGGGATAGTGCTAGTATGCTTAGCGAAAGAATGGAAGAAATTTTAAATGAAGAATATCATTTAAATGTTTCATTTCCAGAATTAGAGAACGATGTGCATTATTGGGTATTTAATTCAGTAGATTCACTTAGAGAATTAGATATTTGTTAAAAGTTGTTAAAAATCAATTACGATGTTTATAAAATGGATTTATAGAAAATATATATACACAATTTATTTATTGGGGGAAAACACACTATGGGTAAAAAATTACTTAAAACACACAAAATATCATTTGAAGGAGATAATCTAGATTTTAACTGGTATGCAGTAGTGGTTGCGTTTAATCATGAACGTAGAGTTGCTGAAGTATTAAGATCTCGCTTTGAAAATATGGGTGCTGGTGATAAATTAGAAGAAGTATTTGTTCCTATTGAAGAATGGGAAGAAGAAACTTTAGGTAGAGTTCGTAAAGATGGTACTCGAGCTGTACGTAAAGTAAAAAAATCCCGTAATCTTCTTGAATCAGGATACATTTTTATCCGTATGTGTATGACAGATGAAACTTGGAATATTGTTCGCCAAACATCAGGAGTTTCAGGTTGGTTAAAAATGGACGGAAGACCACAAGTTGTACCAAATGAAGATATACTGCGCATGAAGCAGCAGTTAGTAAAAGAAGAAGATAAAGTTGAAAAAGTAAAATTCAATGGTAAAATAGGTGATAGAGTTCGAATTAAAAATGGTCCATTTGAAAACTTTGAAGGTAAGATCTTGAATGCAATTGAAGCAGAAGTCTTAGTTGTCACAGACAATGGAGTTAAAATAGAAGTTAGCCCATCAATCTTAGAGGTTATGTAGAAAGGAGACATGAAAAATGTCAGATATCAGATATGGAGAAGCATCTCTTCGTGCTAAGGAGTATTCATCAAACAAAGTAAAAAGTGAATTAAATAAGAATGTAACAGATCAAGGATTACGTTTTGTAAAATTAACTTCAATGATTCCTAACTGGGAAACGTATCTTACTCCAAAACAGCGTGAATCTGCTAAACGATACTTATCAACTATGAATGCCAATGAAGTTGACTGGCAATTAAATTTAAGTTTCGGTACAACTTACCAGCGTATTTTTGGTAGTGCTAAATCTAAAGGAGCAATTGGTAGGTTGGAAGAAATTTATAAAATGCTTGAAAATAGTGGTTTCTTTGCAGTAAAACAAAAAGAAGCAGAACAGAAAGCTGAGCATAAAGCTCCAGTGAAAATGACTTCGAAAACATTAGATAAAGTACGAGAGTTATTCAGTTTAATTAGTAACACTCCTAATTGGAAAAATTATCTAACTGAGCCACAAATTGAGAAAGTAACAGCATTACTAGAAACAAGAAGTTTTAAAAAAGGAGCCGCCGCATGCGATGTCTCAATGCAAGCCTATCAAACATCTTTAATTGGAGACAAAGGTGTACTTGATAGACTAAGACGGGCGAAGGAAATGATGACAGTTAATACTTGGGAAGAAATTTAACAGAAGGAACTTTTCCTTCTGTTTTTTTATTTTTTATTAAAAAACAGTTTACATAATGAGAGAATTAGTGTATAATGAAATTATAAGGTAAGGAGGTAATATTTGTGGAATTAATTGAAGGATTAATAAAATACTTAGATGAATTAAAGCCGATACAGATTGAACATAAAGATGCTGAAGTTAGTAAAGAAGAAGACTTAGAGTTTTTAAAAGAAGTCGTAAATCAAATAAAAGTAAAACCAGCTAGTGAAAAAGAAAGAGAGTTTTTAAGATATGGGTTTTTCTTTTCAGGAGATCATTTATTTTACGATGAGAGTTTTGTAAAAAAAATGTCTAGTGAGAAAATAAACCAAGCAATACTTAATCACCTTTTCCATTTTATGTCTGGCGCACACTTTTATGATAGTTATAGAATTACAAGAGGGAACAGACATATGAGTGTATGTGCTCTATATTTTGCTCATTTTAATATATCGAAAGTTAAACCTTCATATGTGCAGAATACAAGAGGTTCTTTTTATGAAAGACATGTGAAGTATGATGGTAAAGGATTGTTATTTATGCCGCCTACTAGTTCCGATAAATACTTCTTTGAAGAATACGAAGCTGGCAATATAGGCATTTTAGACTTTATGGAATTTTCAACTATTGAAAAGTACGATTTTAACGAAGGTATTGTTTATGATTATAGAATGGTTTTAAATCATATTACGGTGAGAAGAGGAATTAATAGCATTAATGTAATAAAGAAGCGAATTATTTTACTTAAGAATAATGATGGAACATTTACAAAAGTTAATGCAAGTAATGCAAAAGGGAAAGAGCTGTTAGAATTAAGAAAGGTAATGAAAACTTTGGGAGGTGAACAAAAATGAAAGTTTTAAATTACGAAAGCATATCTCAAATTCACGCTTTAACTAGTAAATTGTATCATTGGCATAAGAGTTTATGGGGGACAAATAGAAAGTTATACAACAAACTTAAGCATTTAAAGAGCGATATTTATGATCTTTACCAGTCGACTTATTATAATGCTATTTCCGGTAATGAGATGACTGTAGAGAAAGGTATAAGGGTTTTAGGAGAACTTAAAAGCCTTACGATAATAATTGATTTTGAATATACTGATAGTTTAATAGAAGAGCTTAAGGAAAAAGCGGAAGTATTATTAGTGACAATTCAAATGATGGAACATGAAAATTCAGTATTTGATAATTTAATGCCTTAAAATATTTAATCACTGAGGATTCAGATTAATTCCTCAGTGATTTTAATTTATTTTCCTATATTATATATAATGATTATATTAAATATAGGAAGGATGAACAGAGTGAAATCTATAATAGGAATCATTTTAATACTTATGGGAATAGTGCTGGGAGCGTACGTAGGGATATGGATATGCTTTGTAGGTGGTATTATTGATATAATTGATACCGCAAAAGCTGGATTATTTGAAACAAAAGTAATTGCTTGGGGAGTTGCAAAGATAGTTTTCGCTAGTACTATAGGAGCTTTAGCAGGATATGTATTAATTATTCCGGGTTGGGCAATGATTGGGTCTTCAAAATTTTAGATAATTAGGTATTTTTTCCTTATTAGGTTAATATAATATAATAACAATATAACCTGGAGGGAAATAAAATGGCTAATCGTCAACAACGTAGAGCAGGGAAGAAATTACTCAATAAGCCAGAGGTTAAGCAATACGTAGATCAATTCTGTATGGAGTTTTCAAGCATGCTGGTTGAAAGTTGCGAAGTTGCTAGGGAAGAAGCGAAAGCAAATAATACAAAGATTGATTTTGAAAAAATGCATAATCAATTAGAACCACTTATGAGAACTAAGGGTGAAGAGTTAGGTAAAAAAGTGCAAGAAATGGTGCAGAAGCAGAATAACAAGTCTAAGATTTCTTTTAATTCTTATACAGAAAATATAAATTTAAAACATTGAAATACAAATGTAATTTAGCGGTAAAAAAAGAAAACAAAATATATGATACAATAAAAAGGTAACTTGATTAGTTGCCTTTTTTTATTTTTAAAAAAAATCTAAAAAACTGTTTACATTACTACAAATTGTGATATAATAAATATATAAGGTGATAAGGTAAATACTACAATACAGATTAGGGGTTAGACAAATGATTAAAACAAATAATACGATTAAAGCTTTAACAGCATCACTTGCACTATTGATACCAGCTACTTTAGGTACAGACAGTGTAGAAGCAATAATTTTAACACCACAAGAGGTTGCAGTTAAAGAAGCTTTAAAAGAAAAACAGATTTTACTAGAAGAAGAAAAACGTAATAGTTATATACAGATGATGCAGGTTATTGAACAACAAAAGCGACAAGAAGAACTAAAAAGAGAAAAAGAAGAAGCTGAAAGAAGAGAGCAGGCTTTATTATTGGAGCAAAGAAAAAATTTCTTCTATTTGGTATCAACTAAAAATATAACGCAATTAGATTTAACAACAGCTTCCGGTTTAACTGTTGAACAAGTAGAGAGTATTTTGAGTAATACGGGATTAGCTGGATTGGGTAAAGCGTTTGTAGAAGCTGAACAGAATTATAGTGTAAATGTATATTATTTAATGGCGCATGCTGCTTGGGAAAGTCAATGGGGTAAATCTCAATTAGCAATAAATAAGAATAACTTATTTGGATTTACTGCATATGATGCGACTCCTGGGGAAAGTGCCACTAAGTTCTCATCAAAAGCTCAATGTATTGATGTAGTTGCAAGATATGTAAAAAATAACTATTTAAATAATGATGGTCAACATTACAATGGTTCAACTTTAAAAGGTATGAATGTTAAATACGCTTCAGACACTGCGTGGGCAGAGGGTATTGGGAGTATTATGAAAAAGTTTGTAGGTGACGCTAAAAAAATTAATCAAATTTAAACATATACAAAAGGCTAAGATATTATTAATATATCTTAGCTTTGAGCTATAAAAACTGTTTACATAGTATGCAACTTTAGTTATAATATATATATAAGGATTTAATAAGGAGTGGTAAAGAATTGAATACTACAAACGAAGAATCATTTGATAAATTATTAAGTTTAATAGATGAAGCAACCAACATGCTAGATAGGTTAAAAACAATTAATGAAACACTTGAAGAGATGCAAGGAAATAGTGAAGTTGGAAGACGAGTACCTTTTGGTATGAATTACACTATGCTTTTTGACGCTATTGATAACTTAGAGGATTTCTTGAGAATTAAAGGGCAAGTTGAAAAAGCAAAAGAAGACTTTAGTCTAATTGATACTTTTGAAATAGGCGATATTGCTAAAGCTAAAGTTGATATTAGAATTGGTGGTAGACAAGAAATGCATTATAGTAATGCTCGTTTAGATGTAACTGGATATGTTCGTTATTCAAAGGATAAAACATTTTCTATTATTGATTTTGATGGTGTTGATTATGTATTAGAAGATTTTACTAACAATTATTTATTATTTGTCGATAAGGGTTTAATGAATACGTTTTTTAATAAAACCGAAGAAAAAGAGACTAGGAGTTTCTTAAGAGTTGATTTTTTATTTACTGGGATTAAGAAGAAGTATTTAAAGAATTTATCTAGTATACGTTTATTTTCAGAAAAAGCTAGAGAGCGTACTAATAATAGTTGGGAATTTGGGCAGAATTATGATGATCAAACTCCTTTAGTTAAATTAACAATCGATGAGACATTTGGTAATATGTGTTCAGTTTATTTTAATGAGAAGTTAGCTCAAAATTATACTGACTTTATATTATATTTTAATGATATTTTTGCAGTAGGTTTTAGTCAAAGTAAGAGTAATAAAGATATTTACAAATATAATGGAAAGATTAGTTTTTATACAAAAGAGAAGGGAAAGTATGGAGTTCATTATTTCCCTAAAGATGTTTTGTATGGAACAACAAGTGATCGTATTTTAACTTTACTTGAAGTAAAACAATTAAATTAAAATAATGGAAGGGAGAAAATATATGATTAATACAAGAGATATTGCTTTAGATATTCTTATGGGAGAATTAGATACGTCTGATTTAGTGAATGATGTTGAGTTTCTAAAAGAAGTTGATGAGTCTATTTTACTATTAGTTAAGAAAAATAATACTTGGTCAGATTCTTTTGTTGCTAAGAAGCGTAAAGCAATATTGATTAAAATTGAGAAATTGTCAGAAGGGTGAATGTAAGTGGATGTATTTAAAGAGTTAGAAGATATTAATAAGAATCTCAAGAAGTTGAGGGATTCAATTTACGAGAACAATGTATTTGAAAAGTCTACTAAATTACAGCAAGATACGTTTTATAGAATGTTAAAGGTCTTGATAGATAAAACTATTACTTACATGGATAACTTCAATGATAAAAATCATGTAATTAAGACTAGTGAAGATATTGTTAAAATGCAAAACGAATTGAAAAATAGTGAAATAACTTTTTATTTAAATACTTTTCAACAAAAGTTGAGTTGGTATTATGAAAATGATAAGTCTGGAGACAGTTTTATCCCCGCTTCAGATATGATGATTTTATGGCCATTAAGAGCTATTAATGAAAGAATGTATCGCTACTTATTTAATCAAACTCACGATCATAAGTTTGATAATTTCTTTAATGAAATAGATGAACAAGTGTAATAGATATAAAAACTTCTCTTATTTTGTAGTTAAATACGAATAAGAGAGGTTTTTTATTGTGTCTAGACTTAGAAAATTAGCAAACTTATCAGAAGAGCTTGGAGAAGAATACTCAACAGCGAGCGGGAAAGTAACTCCTTATCATATATTGTTTAAAGATAATGGTGATGAAATTGCTTCTATGGATGTGGAAGCCGCTATACAATTTTGTTCTACAAAAATAGATGACTTAAATGAACAATATAAGAGTGACCCAAGTTACTATATGATTATTGACCAAGAGAAAGAAGAGTTCTTGCAGTCATTGCGTGATTGTCAAAATGGTATGGATGTAGTATTTACTATTAAAGATTATTTATTAAGAGCAGATGAGAAGTAAGTATTTAAAGTAGAGGGAAATCCTTTACTTTTTCATTTTTTTATGTATAATTCACTATATAGTTGTATATAATGATATTAAATAAGGATTATAAAAAAATGAAAACGGAGGAATGAAGATTATGAAGATTAAGCCAATTCCATTTAATTACGGTTTGTTAGTAAAGGATTTTCCTGGGACAGAAGTAAAGGTACAAAGAAAAAATGTAGTAGTTGATAATGACATTATTGGTATGTGGGGAGAAAACATTGATGAAGAAAATCAAATTATGTTACTTACTAATATTTCAGTGAAACGCGAGCATTCAAAAAATTCAAAGGAAAACTTAATTAGCCTTTGGGAATCAACTTTTAACCAATATGCAACAGATGAGCAGCCAGAAGAGATTTTAGCTCGTATTCAAGAAAGACAAGATAAAGAAGCAGAAAGAATGAAGAAGGCTGAGGAAGCTGCAAAGAAAGCAGAAGAAAAAGCTAAAGCGTTAAAAGATCAAATTGAAAGTAAAGAAAATAAAGCTAAAGAGCAAGTATCTTAAAGAAGGAGGGTTTCCCCTTCTTTTTTTTTGTTTTTAAAAACAGTTTACAATGTTATTTTAATATGATATAATGTCTTTATAAGGTAACATACATAATCTAATAGTTATTTTACTGTTTAAACTTAGGGTTTTTATTTCTAATATTAAATTATAATTTTTAAAAATCCTTAAAAAACAGTTTACACGAAAAACTATTTATGGTATAATTAATTTATAAGGTAATAAATAAATTAAATATAGAGTAGGGAGTGTTGGTATTGGTATTAATTAAGGAAGAGGAAGTTTTATCCCCAGCAGCAGCTTATGAGTTTTTAACTACTCCTTTTAGTCATCAGGTAGAGAGTTTTAATTATGCTCTTGAGCATGATAAGTTTTTATTAGGTGACGAGCAAGGATTAGGGAAGACAAAGCAATCTATTGATATGGCAGTATATCGAAAGCAAACTGAAGGAATTAAGCATTGTTTAATAGTTTGCGGAGTTAATAGTTCAAAGCGAAACTGGGTAAAAGAAATACACACTCACTCTAATGAGGATGCTTTAATACTTGGTACGAGAGTAGGGAAAAGAGGAAAACTATATATTGGTGGCTCAGTGGAAACAAGAATTGAGGATTTAGAGGAAGTATTACAAGGTGGAATAAGTCAGTATTTTTTAATTACAAACGTAGAGACTTTGAGAAATAAAAAAGTACGTGAGTATTTAAATGACTTGACAGAAGCTGGTATGATTGGCTTTACTATTTTTGACGAAATTCATAGAGCGAAAAATGCTGAGAGTAAACAGGGAAAAGCTATTCATTGTATTAAATCAAAATACAAAGTAGCCCTTACGGGAACACCGCTTATGAATAACCCTATAGATTTATTTAATGTCATGAAGTGGTTAGATGCTTATGAATTTGCATTTTATACTTTCCGTCATAGATATTGTGAAATGGGTGGTAAGGGTGGTCACGCTATTGTAGGATACAAAAACCTAAAAGAGCTGCGTGATATGTTCGAAAAAATAATGCTAAGACGTAAGAAAAGTGATGTACTTGATTTACCAGATAAGATTCGCCAGCTTGAAAGAGTTCAAATGACTCCTAAGCAAGCAATGATTTATAAAGATGTACGTGAGTGTATTATGGCAAATATCCAACAAATAAAGTTGAGTCCTAATCCGCTCGCTCAATTAATTCGATTAAGACAAGCTACTGGTTATACAGGTATTTTAAGTGATACTATTCAGGAGTCCGCAAAAATTAATCGTCTAAAAGAGATGTTGGAAGAAGTAGTTGCAAATGGTCATAAAGCTTTAGTGTTTTCTAACTGGACTTCTATGACTAATGTATTAAAAAGAGAATTAGAAGAGTACAACCCAGCTGTGATTACTGGTGAAACAAAGGATGTTGACTTCGAGAAAGAAGTATTCCAAAATGACCCTGATTGTAAGATCGCTATTGGTACAATCGGAGTTATGGGGACTGCTCACACATTAACAGAAGCCTCTTATGTTTTCTTTGTAGATAAGCCATGGAACTTCGCAAACGTCGAACAAGCAGAAGATAGAGCTCACCGTATTGGTACAACGAAGAATGTTACTTGTATTACGTTAGTTTGTGAGAATACTATTGATGAACGCATAGAAGAAATTATATTCAATAAAGCCGAGTTATCACAAGGTTTAGTTGAAGGTGACAATGATGTAATTGAAAGACTTAATGTCGATACAGATTCATTAGTAGACCAACTACTTTCTTAATGAAAGTAGTTTTTTGTTAAATTGACAACACTCTCTATATAGTATTATTATAGAGGTGTTGTTAAATGAAAATATGCGGAATTTATTGTATAAAAAACATTAAAAACAATAAAGTATATATTGGAAGTTCATCCAATATGAAATACAGATGGAGTAGACACAAAAGTGATCTAAATTGCAATAGACATGACAATAAACACTTGCAGAATTCGTGGAATAAGTATGGTGAGAACAATTTTATATTTATTAGTTTAGAAGAAATTGAAGGAGATAAGTTGACAGAAAGAGAACAATTTTATATAGATAAATATAATTCTATGGATATTAAGTTTGGGTACAATAAAAGAGAAGCAAGTAATAATGGTTCTCCATCAGAAGAAACAAAAAGAAAGATGAGTATATCTGCTAGAAATAGACCTAAGATTTCTGAAGAAACGAAAAAGAAGATAAGTGAAAACAATAAAAAAATGTGGGCATCCGGTAAAATGTCAAATGTAGTAAAAGCAAATAAAGAAAAACGAGTTTCGCAAGAAACGAGAGATAAAATAAGCAAGTCTTTAATGGGTAGAAAAAGACCACTAGAGGTAGGGAAAAAATCCGGAGATACCCAAAGAGGTAAAAAATTATCTGAGGAAACAAAGGCAAAAATGAGAGAAGCTCAAAAATTAAGAAGAATGAGAGAGAAAGGTTCTATTTGACCAACTACTAGCTTAACGGCTAGTAGTTTTTTATTGTCTATAAGTAATCACACAGAGGGATTAAATTTCTGGTTATATATTTATATTAAATCAGATTTTAAATCCCTCTGAGTGAATCTCAGTGATTTAAAATTACTATATACATAGTTCTATAAATAAAAAATATTAGTTATTTACAAATGATGGGAATTATTATATAATAAATATATAAGGTTTTGTAGAAGGAGGAGTAGAAATGAACATTCGAGAGCAAGCGGAAGAGTTAATGAAAGCTAAATTAAATGGTATGTTTCTTAATATTTTAAATGATTTCCCGCAACTTTCTGATTCTCAAAAAGAAGAGTACCTTAATCAGTTTAAACATCGTTTCCCTTCTGATAAATTTAAAATAATATCACAAATGCAAAAAGCTGAAACAAATTTAGGGATACTTCGAGTAATCGAACGTCACTTGGGCAATGGTTCAAGTAGATTATCAGATGAAGCTGAAAGAAAAACTAAGCATCGACTTATGAGAGATTTTGGTATAACACCAGATCAAACTGAAACTTTTGATGAATATTTGCGTTCAGTAATTGCTGATAACAAAAAAGAGCGTGTGTTTACATCAGAACCAGAAGCGATTGAAGAAGAAAAAAAAGTATCTTCTTTAGAGTCTTTAAATAAACTAATAGGGTTAGAAAAAGTAAAAGAACAAGTTCAAGGGTTAATAGCCCACGAAGAGATCTCTAAATTAAGGGCTTCTCATGGATTAAAACATCAAAAGCATACATTACATATGATGTTTAAGGGTAACCCAGGAACTGGTAAAACAACAGTGGCGAGATTATTAGGTGAAATATTTAAAGAAATAGGAGTCTTAAGTACAGGGCATGTTGTTGAGATTGATAGAGCAAGCTTAGTATCTAGATATCAAGGTGACTTTGAAGAGCGAGTAACAGAGTTTGTAAATAAAGCTAAGGGTGGAATTTTATTTATTGATGAAATTTACTCATTATTTGACTCTGGTAAGGGTGATGACCAATCTCAACGCGGTATACCAGTACTCCTTAAGTTAATAGAAGATCAAAGAGAAGATTTTATTTGTATTGGTGCAGGTTATACAAAAGAAGTTAATCAATTTTTAGAAAGTAACCCTGGCTTGAAATCTCGCTTCCCAGTTCATATTGAATTTGATGATTATACTGAAGAGCAGTTAATAGCAATAGCTACAAGCATGCTTGGAAGTCAAGATTATAAAATGGATGATGAATTTATAGAGAAGTTTAAAAAGTGTGTCGAAGAAGAGAAGCAACATAAAGACTTCGGTAATGCACGTACAGTAAGAAATATTATTGAATCATCTATTCGTCAGCAGTCTTTGCGTTTATTTAGTATTGATAAACAAGATTTAAATAAAGATAAGCTTTCAACAATTATTGGCGGAGACTTTAAATATGAACCATTAAGACTTGAGGAAGAAGAAGCTCTATGAGTTTCTTTTTTTTAATTATTTTTAAAAAAATAGTTTACAAATGCAATATATTATGTTATAATTTATTTATAAGGTTAATCAATTATAAGGAGGCAATACAATATGAATGTTAAACAAATTGGTTTTTCAGAATTCAATGAGTCAATGAAAGAAAGTAATGGAGATGGGATTGTATTATTAGGTGCTGGTGGACCTGCTGATGAATGGATTGATGGAGTGACTGGTATGTTACATGATAAAGGTATTGTAAGTAGTGCGAATCCTGAAGAGGTTTGGGGAGAGGCATTTAAACTTTCAACATCCGGAGGTCGAACAGACTTAGCATTGACTTTCAATAGTAAAATGGAATTTAAAATGGGAATGATGGCTATGTGGCGTATTGGATTTGGGGATTGTTCTTGGATAAGTGATTATGTAGTGAATTATCAAGATCAACATATATCTTAAGTCAATAAGGGCTGACAAGAAGTCAGCCTTTTTTTATACATATGTTTAAAATATTCATATCTTATTTATATAATATTTAATAAATTAAAATGAATTAGATCCTATTTCATAAGTGTGGAGGGTTTAGATAAATGAAGATTAATAATGTAAGCGCACAAGATAAGAGGAAGTTTTTACGTATTATGTTGGATAAGTTAGATTTCAGTAAGCGCGATTTCGCATGGGTAAAAGATTTTTTATTACATCGACAGAATTATGCAAAAACACTAAAGAAAATACATTTTGTCGATAACCCTGAAGGGCTGAATAATATTATTATTTTATCTGACAAATATAAGTTGGGTGGAACTGCTTTGCATCTTGTGACAGATAATACTATCATCACTGATGTAGATCAAATTAATGAAATGATAAATGAAGCAACAGCTAGAAAGCGTTTTTATCTTTATGTCAATACTGATGAGAATTTAATGAAGTTTGAAAGTTTTATTAATATAGTGTTAGACAATAATAAAGCTAAAATGCCTGAAGAGTATGTTAAAGCAGCTGATGATATAATTGCGCAAGCAATGAAAGAAGCTGAGATACAGCAGTTATCTAAAAAAATTGATGAAGCTCTTGATGATAATGATAAAGAATTATTTTATGATTATACTAATCAATTGAAAGAGTTGAGAAAATGAATCAAGAAGAATTATCCAAGAGAGTTGATAGCATACGCAATTGTTTGGTAGATATGAAGCAGAGATTAAATAATAGGTTATACTATATAAATAACTTGGATCAAGCAAGTGATGAAATCGTTGTTTCAATTGTAAATGAGCAACTTGCGAATGGCATTACTACAGATGTATTAAAAAGTATTCTTTTTATATTGGAGACAAAAGAAAATGATTTAAATTTGTTATTAGATATACTTAATGAACGGAATGATGTAGAAGTAGATACAAGAGAAGGTTCTTTTATTAATGACATGTTTATTGATATTGAAGCTTATTTAACAATGATTGAAAAAATGTTTACAAATGTTTAGTAATGTGATATAATTAATTTATAAATAAAAATAAATTAATTGGAGTGGTAAATATGAATTTTCAACAGTATCTATTTAAAGAGTATCGTAAGGGTTGGGATGAAATACGTGATGATTTAATCTTTAATGGGTTAGAAGAAGATGAAATACGTGAAAGAGAAAACCAATTAATTGAAGAGTATGAAGATTATTGTGAAGAATCTGGTATTGATCCTGAAGTTGTGTAAAATTATTTGAAAATTGTAAATAATTTCTCAGTTTTGGTATATAATATAATTAAGAGGAACGCTACCCTCGAGGATGATCGTTTAACGGCTAGGCAGGCGTCAGCCATCTGTGTTTTAACAGTTGCCTGGGCTTTCACTGAGCAATCGCATACCAGTTATGCATAATGATTGCCTTCTGAAACGTATAGGGTCATATTTACAAAGAGAACTTGGGACGGAACCCCTAAGTTCTCTTTTATTTTGTAGTTAAATGAAGCTTAAAATAGTTAAAAAATAGTGTTTACATTGTGAATTGAATATGATATAATTAATTTATAAGGTAGGAAGGAAATAAACCTTATAAAATAATTAATTATATTGGAGGAATTATAAATGAATTATTTTGACAAAGTGTATATCGAGGAAATGGGTTTCTATGGTGACGAGGAAATGGCTAAGGAATTTAAAGGCGCGGTAAGCGTAGAACAAGTAAAGGAATTTAAACAAATCTTAGAAAACAATGATTTAATGAAAAAAAATGAAAAACTATGCGATTTCCATGTTACAACTCTTGACGATGTGTTAATGGTAATGAAACGAGACAAAGTTGATTTCAAGCAAGCTGTTGATTACATGATTCAAGAGTATAATGGCCAATTAAAGGAAATCGCGGGAGTTTTAAATTAAATAAAAAAGGATAGGGGTAAAATCCTATCCTTTTTTTTATTTCACCAGAGATTGGTTCAGGTGAATCGAAATTTCAATTCCAATATAAATATATTATTAAAATTCTCTGGGTTCATTTAAAAAAAATATAAAAACGGTTTACAAATGTATAGTAATGGGATATAATATATATAAGGAAATAAAATATAGGGGTGTTATAATGAAATACACAGCGGAAGAATTTATTGAAAAATACAATGTAAAACCTGGGGTAGTCGCAGTTTTTAAAAAATTCTTGAAAGATAATGGTCTCTTAGGATCAAGAGGTAAATTATCCGAAGAGCATTGTGAATTTTTTATAAAAGCAAAAGAAATAAAAGAAAATCAAAATCATACTTGGGTTGATTCATTTGATTTAGCACTAAATACACAAGAAATAAGGGATCAATTTCCAGAAACATCTGATCAAAAACAGGTTCAATCCTCAGCGTTATCTGCACAAATAAAAGGAATATTATCATTATATGATGACAATACTCTAGATGAAAAACAAGTAATATTAGTTATAAAGAAATTAGTAGAAGCAGAATAAATAAAATTAAGGTTAGGGGTAAAACCCTATCCTTTTTTATTAAAAAACCGTTTACAAAATGATAGTTATATGATATAATAAATATATAAATAAGAAACGGAGTGATATTGGTGGAATTAAGTTATGATTTTTTAGAGGAGAATGTTGTTCAAGTTGAAGTGTTGGATGATTTTAAAATGGGTCCTTGGAGTTGGCATTTTAAAGAAAAGCCAGTATGTTCACAAATTGTTTTCTGTGGAGATGAACTTATTATTCCTAAAGGAACAGTTGGAATATTTAAACAAAGTTGTAACCATAAAATTGGATTGGAATTAGAAAACGATTTTGTGATAGATGTGTTTTTTGAAAATGATGAAGAATTAAATGAATATGTGAAGTTTATAAAAGTTATTGGTCCTAATGAAAATTTCATTAGAAAGTCTGATAGATAGATAGAAAATAAGGGTAGGAGTAAAATCCTATCCTTTTTTTATTAAAAAACAGTTTACAAATATATAATAGCGTGATATAATAAATATATAAAGGAATACAAATAAAGGAGAGATAATAATGAGTCAATTAACTGAAGAGCAAATCGAAGAAGTTGTAGAAGCTATATTCGATATGGTACCAGAAGATCTTTGTGGTATGGGTTATTTTGGTGAAGCAATAAAACACAATGGGTTAGAGCATCTCTTTACAGAAGAACAAATGAACACATTTCACGAATGTCAAATAGTGTATGGTCCGTTGGGATCAGATGAAGAAGAAGAAGAAAATGAAGATGAAGATGATGACGGTGAAGACAATGGATGCGATTACGAAGTAAGACATAGTTATCCATGGATGAGTGGTAGTTGGTATGACTATGAAGAATCACTTGATGAAAGAATTAAAGAAGAAATAACTACTGTAGTCAAAGTAGTTATTAAAAATGTTAAATAAATAAAAAGCTGCTTCCTGTATATTAATTATACAGGAGGTGATTATAGTGTTAGAGAAGATCAAAAGATTGTTTTTTAAGCCTATGATAAAAGGTAACATAAAGACAAACGGTGAGAGAGTATATCATGTTCCTGGTGGGCAGCTGTATGATGCAACAAGAGCTGAAAAGATGTTTTATACTGAAGAAGAAGCGATCAAAGCTGGATTCCGTAAGTCTAAAAGGTAGGGGGTTAAACTCCTATCTTTTTTACATAATATATATTAAGAGGTGATTCATATGGAAAAAGAAATAGATGTTCCCGAGCATGTAATAAGAGACATAGAAACAATCAGACGTAGCGGTAAGTACAATATGATAGATGGAGCTTCGGTGTGGTTAGAAATGAATAACAACCCTAGTATGGCTAAGTCTTTATTATGGTTAGCGGAACAACGAGGAGATTATTATTACGTAGATTATAAAAAGTATGTAGCTGCATTGGGTGAGCTTAGCGATTTAAAAAAGATGATGAATGATCTTGCAAATAGTTAGAGAGACTTGGTCTCTCTTTTTTTATGTCTATAGTTTACTATAGGAAACTTTTAAATATAATATTTAAAAAACAGTTTACATGATAAAATTAACGATATATAATAGAAATATAAGGCAAACACCTTATAAATAAATTTTAAGGGAGTAGTTTACATGAATTTAAGCACAGAGAATAATAAGTATAATCTTGACTTGACAAATTCAGAGGAGTTAAAAGATTTTAGAGAGTGGTTAGAAAAGACTTATCACGAAAGTTCTAAGAAAAACGTTAATTTACATGTTATAACAGAGACATGCTGTTATCCCGCAGAGATAAACGAAAGCAAAGGCAGTTTAAAAGATTGTTTAGATGAGTTATTTGGTTATTTTACAAAACCAGAAGATCCAACTTACGAAATTGCAGTTTACACGAAAGAAATCGAAGAAATCTGGAACGAAGATTTAATATTTTCTACTAGAAGTGGAGTTAGTACTTACGAAAAAGGTGTACGTAAGTTAATCGGATAAACGGTATAGAAAGAAAGAAATAATTAAATATAAGGGCTTCGGCCCTTTTTTAATGCCTTGTGCCAGATAACTCTGGGAAAACGAATAATATAAATATATAACCATGTTAATTTCGAATCACGAGAACCAATCTCTGGTGACTGGGTTTTTATTTATTAGGGTTACCCTGAGTATTTATTTATGGTATAATATAAATATATTAAAAATAAATAAAAAACCCAGACAGGGTATCTGAGTGAATTAGAAGTTAGCTTTATTAATAATATATTAGAAAACACAAAAAAGGAGAGGGAATCTCTCCTTTAATTTAGATTACTTCTTTATCTTCAGCTTCTGTATTTTCATCTACTGGTTTTCCATCACGTTCACGTAATTCAACTCGGTCGAAGTCAACTGATAGGAAAGTTTTTTGTAGTTCACCAGTAGTTGGATGGATTAAGTATCCTTTGAAAGCATTTTTCTTCGTACTTGGTTGTTTAACTTGAACTTTACGTCCAATTAAATCTTTACCACTTACGATTTCCACAACATCTCCTTCTTTGAAGATAAATGCTCCTTCTTCTTCAAACCATTTTTGAGCTTTTGCAACTGTTACTCGGCGGCGTGGTTGGTTTTCACCATTTCCAGAAGTTTCATTTGTTGTATTTTCTTCAACTTCATCTTGGTACTCTTCAACTACTGGCATTTCAGCTTCACCATTGTTGATTTTAGTAATCATTTGGTTAACTTTTTCAAGTAAAGTATCTTTTGGAACACCTACGTATGGAATATTTAATCCTTTTGCTTTTTCAGCGATATCACGGTAACCCGCATCCTTCGGTAAAAGTTCCATTGCTACCACTTCTGTGTTTTGAATTGTTTCCATTTTCAATTCCTCCAATGTTTTATTATATTTTTATTATACCACATAAGGTCCATTTTGTAAATACCTTTTTTAAAAATTTTTAGGGATTTTTTAAATTTGGTATTTACCTTCCTTCCTTATGATTTAATAATATCACATTATATAGTAATTGTAAACTATTTTTTATGGTTTTTTTAGTAATGTTACTATATAATAGGAAAGAATATTATTGAGCGCTTTTCTTTTCGTTAATACGATCAATAATTTCTTGTTTTCTTAAGCCCGTGTAATCAATGCCTAGTTTGTGAGCTTCTCTAGCGACATCTTCAAAACTTACGTATTCAGAAATCTTTTGTTTGATTTCTTCAATACTTAATCCTTTACAATTAATATAACATTTTTTTGCTTTTTCAATCCAGACTTTTCTTTCTTCTCGTTTAGTTAGTGTCATTATCCCACTCCTTTTTATATTATGGATTAATTATATCACAAAAACTAGTCATTGTAAACTGTTTTTATAAAAAAATCATTCCCTCAGGGTTGGTTCTGGTGAATCGAAATTTCCTTGGTAATATGATTATAAATACCAATTATTCTCAGGGCACAATATATTTTTTAAAAAATTATTTACAAAATATAGGGTATATGATATAATTAAATTATAAATAAATAAGGAGTGTTTTTAATAATGAAGAGATTAATTAAAAAAGGCAATATGTCATTTTTTCATGGAACTGATTTGTCTTCGCTTGTTGGTATTATATCGCGAGGTGTCTTAACTAATTCAAGTGTTAGTGGGCAAAAAAACCCAATAAGCGAAAATTTTGGAGATAATGTATTTCAAAACTGCGTTTATTTAGCGAGTTCATATGACGTTGCTAAAACTTACGCTAATATTGATGATGAATTTAATGAAAGTTTTATTGATTATTTACCAGTGGTTTTAGAAATTGAAGTTGATTTTAATAATGCTAATGTATTTATTGATGAAGACGCTTTTGATGGTTGGATACCTAATGATGAAGAATGGTATAACTTCATGCTCATGTGTAATGAGAAAGGCTTATTAACTAATTATAGTGTATCTACAGAAGATAATAAATATATCTTCCCAAGCCCAAATGATATTTATAAAAATAAAGATTTAGAAATAATGAAATTGTATCCTATTGAAAAAGGATTACAGCAATTTGGAAATATAGCTGTAGAAGATGATATACCAATTTCTCAAATAAAAAATATGACAATTTATTTAGATGAGTCTAGAAAACTCTCATCTTCTACTATAACTTTAGATGAAATCGAAAAATTAAAAAATGAATTGTTAAGCTTATAAATAAGCTAATTTAAAAGGAGAGAAGTTCTCTCCTTTTAAAAAATTGTTTACAAAATATAAAATGTATGATATAATAAATATATAAATAGGAATGGAGTGATGTAAATGGATATTACAATGGAAAAGTTTAATAGAGATAAACATAACTTTCCTGGTGAAAATATCGAGCCAAGTCATGTCTTCTATGATGGGGATAAAATTGTTGGTAGAGCTAAGTTAGTTGTTTGTGAAACAGAAGTTTATATTGCTACTATAACTGCAGAAGTAAAAGGCTTAGGGTATGGAAAAAAAATGATTGAACTTATTAAACAAAAATATAATAACTTTGATTTATTAACTGGTGATACTACCCCTAAAGCTAGAGGATTTTGGGAGAAAATGGGTGCAATTATAGACGAGACTTATGAAGATTTTTTCTATATTCAAATTGATCCAGATAAAAATATTAAGCCTATTTTTTAAAGAAGGAGTAACTTCCTTCTTTTTTATTTAAAAAATAGTTTACAATACAATAGTAATGTGATATAATTAAATTATAAATAAAGAAATGGAGTGGTTTAAATGAAATTTAAAAAAGAGTTATTAAGTAAAATAAGTTGTTTTTATGACCATTTAATAACAGAGTATGGGTCAGAAATAGATACAAATAAGCGTTCCAAAAGTATTGGTGGAACTTATTATGGTTCAACTCAATTATATAGCACTCAATCAGCTATGTTTGAAAAAGAAGAGGGATTTGTAAACCATGGATATGGTGGAAGTAGAACTGCTTATGATTTTGCAATAAAAGTTGGTGGTTTAAACTATGATGAGTTTAGAGGTATTTGCCATGACCTTTATGCTGAGTTTGTAAATGGCATAGAAGATATTTTATTTGAATATGGTTTTGTATTAATGGAAAATAGAGAAGGGTTTAGGAATTTTGGAATAAAAGAAGGAAATGAGCGTTATTCAATTTTCTTAAACAACAAAGTAACTCATGGTACAAACTTCTCAGTACATTGTGGATTTAAATTAACTAAAGTATAAGGGTGCCATCTTGGCCCCTTTTTTTATTTTTATATATGAATTATAATAAAGAAAATTGGAATTAAATCTGGGTGATTCTAGTGATTTAAAAATAATTGTAAAAACTATTTACATAATACTATTGGTATGATATAATAAATATATAAATAAGGAATGGAGTGGTAAATATGAATCAAAGAGCAGCAAAAAGAGAAATGGACAATTTAATGGGAATTTCAGAAGAGATGGATAATAGGTTTAATTCTAAAGAGTTAACTCCTCAATTGAGAAAAGAGTTATTTCAGTATATAAAGAACTTAATATCCAATGTTGGAATGGTACGAGAAGATAAAGATAAAACAATTCAACTTTGGGTAAGTCAATCTTATAAAGATTACAAGATGGCTCCTGATATCGTAATTTATGAAGAAAAAGGTTGTGTATTTATTCATGATGAAATTCTTTGGAAAACAATTTCAGGGTTAAATGAAGTCGTAAGAGGGGATTAATTCCTCTCTTTTTTTTAAAAACAGTTTACATAATGCTAGTTATGTGATATAATAAATATATAAATAAGGAATGGAGTGATAGGGATGGCTACTAATGGAGTTTATGGTTTTAGAAAGAACGGAGTAGAAAAGTTGAATTATCAGCATGGTGATGCTTATTTGGAATGCTTAGGTAGAGAAATACTGCAATTTATTAAGTTAGTAGAAACAAAGAGAATGATTAGTTGCTTTGACAACATAGAGATGAAAGAGGGTAATTCAGATTTTGAATATGTAGATTTAGGTCTTTACGTTACTGGTGAAGAAACCTCTATGATCAATGGTGATAAGTATTATGCAGATTATAAGTATATATTAGATTTGGATAAAAAAGTATTAGAATATAAATGTCCAGGTGGCGTTTTTGAAATTAGTTTTAAATTTATTAAAAGCAATAAAATCGATTCTATAATGGAATTTATTGAAGTTGAAGAATTAAAAAAGAAATTTGATTCTCTAGAGTTGGAAAAACTTATTAGTAAAGCATTAAAAGATAAAAACAACTTTTTCGTTTTAGAGATTGATAGATGTAATGATTTTGATTTTACAAGTCGTTATTCTGAAGATTTCTGTCAAGAGTGCAATCACATTGACAATGATATTGACGAAGAAGATATTAGTGAAGATACTAAGTACATTCTTCTCTGGGATGTTGGTCGTCAAAATATTACCATTGACACTTTAGATCCTAAAATTAAAGCTGTAGTTGAGAAAGTAGAAAGAAAACATGACATTAAAATACAATCATTAAATATTTTTTAAAAACTGTTTACAACTATTTGATAGTGTGATATAATAAAAATATAAATAATAAAGGAGTGGGCTAATGGAATATTTATTTGGTGGAGAAGTTAGTGTAAAAGAAGTTAATGGGGAAGAAATTGTAGTTTGTGAAAACTTTGATACAAAGGAAGCTTTAGAATACATGCAAGAAGAGATGGGTGAAGAAGAAGAGCTAAACAAAATCTTATCCAATATGGAAATTACTTATGTGGAACATCCACGAGAAGAGGATGGATGCCCTGGAGTATATATGAAGCTTAAGGGTAAATACAAGGGCGAATCATTCGATTTAGAAATCAATTATGATGATCACGATGAAGAGGCTCAAGAAGCTCAAGGGTTCCCATATATTAATGCTCCTCAAGAATTAAAAGAAGACATTAATAAGTTTATGTGGGGCGGAGATTGGACAACAGCATTATTCTGGACATAACATAGGGGGGATTAATTCCCTCTTTTTTTATTTAATTTTTAAAAAACAGTTTACATAATACTAGTTATATGATATAATAAATATATAAATAAGGAATGGAGTGATAGTTATGGATTTAAAAGAACAATTGAAACAAACAATAAAAGAATATGGAAATGAGCTTAGTGCTCAATTTAGCGATGGTCTTATTGATAGAATTGCTGAACACATGGAAGAAAGATATAAGCTAAAAGGTCTTAATCAATCTGAACTGGATGACTTTTTGGATAGTGACGCTATAGGAGAAGCTGTTAGTTTCTTCTGGAATGATTACTTAAATGAAGAATAATATGAAGGGGGAAACCCCTTCCCAAAAAGGAGTGTTTTAAATGACAAATCTTATAGATGCAAATATTAAAAATGAAGAAATACGCGAAAAATTTAATCAATTTGTAAGTAAATTAAAATCAATGGGTTGTGGGGTTCTTGTTTGTAAGACTTGGAGTACTCAATTAGCTATACGTTTTTCTAAAAACATACGTTTAGATGAAGCAACCTGTAGTGAAGTATTGATAGATGTTAGTCATGGAGAAGTAAAATGCATTCGTGTAGATATGACTGAAGGAGAAAATCAAATTAACTTCTCTCATGATGTAAGAGAAATCAGACTTGATAGAATGTTTAAAATACTAGAGAGAATTATTGTTTGGATAAGTTAAATTATTTTAAAAAACAGTTTACAAAATGATAGTTGTATGATATAATTAAATTATAAATAAGGAATGGAGTGATTTAGATGTTAGATGGAATTTTATATAACATTATTTATTCAGAGAGAGAAGGTACTATTAGATTTCATAATGATGAAAAAAGTCCAATGAAATGTTCAAATGGTGAAAGATTGATTGGGCAAGTTCAAGGTTCTGAAGATGCATATGGAGTTGCAGATGTTATTAGAATACTTAGACCTGATTTAAAAACTAATGACAGTGAGATAGTGGGAGAGGAGTAAATCCTCTCTTTTCTTTTTAGGAGAGTGCATAGTGGAATTTTTCATAATCTTATTTCTTACAGCATTGTTTACCGCTACAATAGCTTTTTCTCTTTGGGTCTTATTGGATCATTGGGACTAAAAGCGAAGCATAATTTATCTTTATTTTTATAAAAAACTTTTAATTAAAAAACAGTTTACAATATTTTCAATATATGATATAATAATCATATAAGGTAAGAAGGGAGTAATGGATATGTCAGTAGTGAAATGGTGGGTGGAAAATGATTTAAGCGCAGTTGAGCAAGGTAAAATGAAAAGACGCGCAGAAACTACATTGTCTGATATTTTGTTGAACTGGGGAAAAGACGCTACAGCTGCAAAAGAAACGCATGTTAAATTCATCAAAGTAACTAACGGAAGAAGTAAAGCTATTGAGTTTGAAATACACACTTCTGAACCAATTACAAAAAAAGAAAATCGTATGTACCAAAACATTCCCATCATTATAGGTAAATATCAATTAGTTTTTAGAAGAGCAAATTTAAAAAGAAAAGATGGACCTCAAGGGAACTCTATTAATATACAAATTGCAAGAGAAAAATTAGACGATATTTTGGATTCTCATCCAATTTCAGCGTTTAAAGCTGCAAATAGAAACTGGGTTGATTTAGATGAGTTGAATGTTATGTTAATGGAAATTGATGAATTTATGCAAGAAATAGAAAGTTATGAAGTTATGGATACATTAATGTTTTAAAAAAAGAATTAAGAAAAAAAGGATAGATTATTTATGAGTAAAGATATTATTAACCTAGGGTTATCAAATTTTACAGGAAGTCTATATGCAATAAAGAGAGATGGTAAGTATTTTTTAATCCTAGGAAATTACTTAGATGACAAAGAACGCGAAATTAGTGAAGAATTTTACTTATCAATTGTTAATGAATTTGTTAAAAAATAGTTTACATAATATTATGACTATGATATAATTTATACAATAATAGTACATTAAATTATAATTATTTGAATCACTGTAGTTCATTCTCAGTGATTTTATTTAAAATATAAATATATTTATTGAGAGGATGAAAAATGATGTTAGAAGCAGCATTAGTATTAGATAAAGAAGAATTAATTCAATATAAAGAATTCTTAATGGATAAAACAAATTTAAATCAAAAAGAACAATTTACATTATATAAGGTTAATTTAGCTCTTCAAAAAATCAAAGAAACAGAAGATTTGATGAATAAACCTGTCTTATTTAATGCTGTTTATGATTCAGGTGTTGGCTTTTATGATGGGGTAACACGTGGTCAAGAGTACCCTGTGCTTGAAGAATTAGAAGATCAATATGTCATCATTAATGATAATCTTAAAATGAGCATGTTAAATAAATCTAAGTTTACAAGACCTGAACCCCATTGATATGTTCCACTTGCTTAGCAAGTTCCACAGAGAGGTTATCCAACCTCTCGCCTTCTCTCTTTTCTTTTGCTTCTTTTTTTTGATCTCTTCTTTGATCTCAAGATGTACTTAACACTTCTTCAGGTAGGCAAGCTTGAAGTGTAGAAGTGGACACACTTCTATCCCCCTGACAGTAGAAAACACTCAAGAAATACGAGAGAGCACACTACTATCTAAAAGGGGAGATCACTTAACTCTTCTTCAGTATAGGCTAAGAATTTCGTGCCGTAGCGTATCTTTTGCAAGACTCTTCCAGGTCTGTCGTTACAGAGTATGTTATTTCTAATATTTGGCTACGTTCCCTCACTTGCAGCTTAATTATGAATCCAACAGTTTCCAGTGGTAATTAAGAAGCATCACAGGACGGTTAACTAACATGGTGAGTGTTAGTTGCTTCTGGAAATGATTGACGTTCCCCATCTAACGGACCATCTATGGACTGGTATCACCATTCACTATTACCATGAGTTTATCCATAGGTGGTCACTATCCACTACTCCTCAGTTGACGGCTGAACAGGTTTTGTAAAGTATCTTTTAGATCAACTTCATTGTTAAGAGTTTAGATACTTAGCTACAATCGTTATTACACACAAAAACCCTTACTAACAACGTACGCTAGTAAGGGTTTTCTACTTTGCAAATTTGCTCACTAAAAATTTAAATATCTTTTAAGATATTGTTATAAAATGAGTGCCACTTTCATATAATGTATATGAAAGAGCTTTGGAAAATAGAAAACAACTAGTACCAGTAGTTGTTATTCTAGTTATTGAGATGCTGTCAACATTTCAATAACCCAAGTTCTTTTTTATTTTGAACTTAACGAGTATTATGTATTTTTTTATCTTTACGTTTATTGAATACAAGTTGTTTTATGCAATATAACCATTTTTACATACTTATTTACAAAGACAACTAAAATTTATTTAAAAAACAGTTTACAAACTATGCATATCGTGATATAATTAAATTATAAATAAGGAACGGAGTGACGTAAAATGAAAATCACAGTAAAGTTTATTCAAGAACGCAACGAAGATGGCGAGAGATATTATGCTTTTCTTGATAGAAGCAGAAATGAGTTTCGTTTATATATAGAGAATAAAATTGATATGAAAATATACGAATGGTACGAAATAAGTGCAACAATTCTAGGAGAAGGTTATAGTTCACCAGTAGAATCACAAGCGATTCATACGATTATTACGGATGTAAAAGTAATTAGACAAGTTGAAATTGAGTAAGAGATCTATTAAAAGTAAAGGAGTGTAATGCTTCTTTTTATTTAAAAAAACAATTTACAAATAGTTGGATATATGATATAATTAAATTATAAATAAGGAATGGAGTGATACAAATGGAATTAAACGAAAAAGAAAAAATGTTGATAGAAGCTGTTAGAGAAATGGGAGAGGTACCAGTAAACGTTTTACTTTGGTATGTTGCTGGTTTAGAAGAAGCAGTGAAAACAGAAGTAGCAATTCATGGAAAAGAAGTTCGTGGTAATTCAAGAAATATAGAAATAGCGAGAAGCTATATGAGGTCGATGTAATATGAAAAAGTTAAATATAGAAGATAATTGGGAAAAAATATATAAAGCTGCTAATGAATTAGGGTTAACTGTAATAAGCGGCGTAAAAGAAGATGTAGTAAAAGATGTTAATAAAGAAATTGATAAAAAGATGTGGGAGGCGAAATGTGAGTAACAGGGAAGAATATTTAGTGAGTAAAAATTTCGACAGATTCTTCTTAGTTTTTCTTTTAGCTAGTAGTATTGGATTATTTGTAATTCTTCCTATATTAGTTATGCTTAGTAATTAAGTGATTGAAAGGATGATAATATGAGTAAACCTATCTTTACCTATCGAGAAACTAAAAACGTTGTTATTAAAATGTGTTTATCTTGTCGTCATGTACAAGAATTTCCTGAATCAAGAATTGAATGCCCATCATGTAAGTTAGTTGGTCACATGGGTTTCTGGGATAAACCAGAAGGGTTTCAAAAATATGTAAGGTTAAATAAACCAACAGGTTTAAAAATAATTGGAGAACATCTCCAGTATATTTATGATGAAGAAATGGGTAATGAATTGGAGGCAATTTAAATTGCCTCTTTTTTATTTAAAAATAGTTTACATAACGCTATTGGTGTGATATAATTAATTTATAAGGTAATACTAAATTGAAAGGATTGATGAGAATGGCAAAGGAATATTACAAATTTGGAAAGAAGCACTTCGAATGGGAGTTAAGAAGTATGAGGTTAGGTGTAGTAACTGATATTACTGATGAGCTTCTAGATGAAGGAAAAAACATTTGGGAGAGAGTTTATTCTATTTCAACTAAGAATAAGTCAGTAGATGTTATTGTTTTCTCTTCTATAGATATGAGAACAGATTTCGTAAGAGATCATGGAGCAGATATGGTGAGAGTAGTTCTCCGATGGAAGACAAAACGTGGATATGTTTATAAGAAAGTCCAGCATAGAGAAAGAATTAAAACTTTATTTAATAACTTAAAAGTTACAATTGAAGGAGCACAGTCTCAAGTATTTGATTTAAGTTTTAGCGAGTTTTCAGAGGCGATATAATTCGCCTCTTCTATAAAAGGGGGAATTTAAGTGATTACAATGCAAGACAAGATTTTAAGTCATATTGATTCAGTTGCAAGAGATAATGGGTTTGAAGCAGTTGTTTCGGACAGTGGAAATCGTGATGGTACAATATATATTATGGATGGCATCAAAACAATTTTAACTATTTCTTTTAAGTTTAATATATCAGATTGTTACTTAAGAAGTTTTGTGTTAAATAACTATAATGCTAATTTAGATTATGAAGATTCAATTGGGTTTAGTAATTTATTTGATTATCTCGATGTGTATTTACGTAAATTTCCATCTAATTTCTAATTTATAAAAACAGTTTACAAATAATTAATTATATGGTATAATTAAATTATAAATAAATAAGGAGTGGTTAAATGGAATTTACTATTGAAGTAGAAAATGTTGAACAATTAGGGTTAAATAAAACTAAAAGGAATTATTTAATATTTGCTTTTATAAATAATGAAAAAGTTGGATATTTACGTTTTGAAGATCAAACAAATTGTGACTTATCTTTTTATGGTGGAGAAGATAAAGTAGTAAGTAGAATTATTTATTTAGCTATGGTAAATGTTCACCCTAATCACAAACAAAAAGGTATAGGTATGGAATTATATAAAGAGTTTGGTAAGTATTACAAGCAAAACTTTAATGGTGTACCTGTACTTCACTTGTTTAATAATTCAATTGCGGATTATATGTTCCGTAAGTCTGTTGCAAGTGATGATATTCCAATAGAAGCATATAATGAAGAGTATTTTTATAAAGATGATATGAGTGAGGAAAACAATATTAATTGGAGAAACTTAAGAGAAAAACTTCCAAAACAATTCCAAGGAAGCGCAATAGATTGGGATTATGAAGCTCTTTATGGAGAAGAAGTAGAGGGGTAAATCCCTCTCTTTTTTTTTTATAAAAACAGTTTACATAATGCTAGTTATGTGATATAATAAATATATAAATAAGGAATGGAGTGGTTTTAAATGATGAAAATGCAAGATAAGATTTTAAATCATATTGATAAAATAGCAAGTGACAATAGTTTTGAAGCAACTATTTCATATTCTGCTTCTAATGTAGGTAAAGTATTCATTATAGATGATTATTTTAAAAGTGTTTTAATTATTTCATTTAATTTCCAAACACAATATTGTACAATAACAAGTACTGATTGTGCTGAAGTGGCTAAACCAAATTGTAGCAATAGTTATTTAGAATATAAAAATTCAGATGAGCTTAATCGTTTGTTTGATAACATTGGTCAATACTTGCACAAAGTTTATTGGTCAAGTAATATGGAATAGAGGGATTAATTTCCCTCTAATTTTTAAAAAATAGTTTACATAATATTGTTAATGTGGTATAATAAATATATAAATAAGGAAATGGAGTGTTAGTAATGACATTAATTACAAACGAAATTAAAGAAAAGATTGAACAATTAGTGATAAGTAAAAAACAAGCTAGACGTCTCGCTTATACTGTACAGGAAACAGAAAAGTATATTGAACGAAATGAACGAGGATTAGCGGGGGCTAAAGAAGCACTTGAAGAGTTAGAAAAACACGATAATAAATTCCCAATAGGAATAGGTTTAATGTCGGGTCAAATAGAAGAGTTTAGTAATGCTTTAAAACATAACAAATTTGAAAGAGATAGAGCTTTTCAATATTTAACAAATATCCTTAATAAAGGGGAAAATTTCGTACATAAGGCAGAGTGATCTGCCTTTTTTATTTGTTTGGATATTTTCAGTTTACATCAGATAAATGGTATGATATAATGTAAATATAAATAAAGGAATGAAGATTTAAGAACTGACAGAGTCACAGGGTGATTCTAATAAGGAATCAAATAGTTGATTATTTACTAGAGGTATAACCCTCAATTTGATGTTTACTCCCATCAAAAAAATTTTCTTTTTTCTTTCTTTCTTGTCACATGGAACTTGTATCTATTCATGGAGATACAATGAAACTCTGAGTTGATGGTTTAAAGAGTTTCGAAGTTTATCTTGAGCATTAGACTTTTTCTAATGTTGAATATAAACTACTCTTTAGATCAAGTGGTTTATGCACTATCACTTCCTCTAATTTATTTACCTTATATGGAGCCCTCATCTAAGAACGTTATGGAGATGAGCAGTAAGTTTGGCAGATGCGGTTTTGGAACTTACACTAAAAGAGATATCTTAAATGATATCTCTTTTTTTATTTTGTTTAAAAATATTGTTTACGTGATTCGATTTTTATGATATAATGTAAATATAAGGAATACCATAAAAAATCGAGGAGGTACCAGAAATGGGACAAGTAAAAAAACAATTAAGAAGCGATGCATGGACAGAGAAAGATGATAAATATTTAGTAGAAACAGTAATTAAATTTGTGCAGCACGGTTTCCCTCAATTAAGAGCTTTTGATGAAGCAGCTGCGAAATTAAAAAGAACACCATATGCGTGTGGGTATCGTTTCAATCAATTCTTAAGAAAAGAATATGCTGAGGAAATTGAAGCAGCAAAATCAATCGCGCTTAAAAATAAACAAAGTGTTGTTAAGACTGCCACTTTTGTTCCAGAAGTTACAAACGTACCAAAAGTAGGATCAATTGGAAAAAGTGATATAAGTGATCAAATCTCAGTTATTATAGAAGGTGTTCAGCAATTAGAAAATCTTGTTACAGATTTAGAAGTTAGTACCAAGCAAAACGAGCACTTAGCAGTTGAAAATAAAGAACTAAAAGAAGAAAATGCTGGGTTAAAAAATGATAAGGAAATCTTATTAGAAGAAAATAAGCAACTAAGAGACAGAGTACAAGACTTCGAAAGCGTATTGATGCAACTTAAATCACTTAATTTCTAAGGAGTCTATATATGGGAAAAGTTAAAGTAATGGCCAAGCGAGTAAGGGTAGAATATACTTTGTATGGTAGTCGCGATGAGGTTTATGCTGGCAAGTACCATAATGAAGCAGGAGAAAAGGTGCTTTGGGAGGGTGAATTAGATTTTACGCTCCAAAAATATGAACATTTGTATATTAAAGAATTAGATCTAGAAGTACAGATAAAAGAAATATCTAAACAAACAGATGGCATTGTTTATTATACTAATGTTACTGAAGAGTTTGAGGATGAGAGAACAGAAGAGAGTAGAATTGAAGCTGAAAGAGACGCTAAGAATCATAATCTTTGGATTCAAGAAAAGAAAGAAGCGCTTAAAGAAGAGCGTTTAATGAATAGAATTAAAAAGAAAATCAAAAATTTATTTTCTTAGAAGTCTTATTAAATATTAGAGTTTGATTTTTTTCAAACTCTTTTTTATTTTGACACTGAAAGTGAGCGATTAGCATGGAAAAAAGAGTAAATAAGTTTTCAAAAGATCCAACAAAAATAAGATTGTATTTACTTATAGGTTTGTTAATGGTTCTTATTGCTTCATTAGTATTGATTTTCATGGTAGAAAATGTATTAGATGATACAACAGTTGCTGTAGATACAGAAGCTCAAAAGACTTTAGATAAAGCGTATGAAGATAAATCATATATGAGTTTCAATGTAACTGAAGAAGACTTTCAAAATATGTTACATAAGATGACACATCAAAAAGTTATAGCAACATTAAAGTATGGATCTATTAAATTGACTGAAAAGAATGTTAAGGGTATGCTAGTTATTTTAGATCAAAATGAATATAAGCATGAAGATTTATATAGAGAAATTTTAAATGAGTGGGAAGAAAATGATTTTAGTAATATAATTGAAAATCATAATGATGTTTGGGAATTACTTGGAGAACCTGATGGAAAAGCAATATCAAAAGCAAGTGGAAGTAAAGAAAGAAAATTCATAGAGAAGAACTTTAAACAGAATGATTAATTCATTCTGTTTTTAATTTTTTAAGGATATATAAAATAATACAAAAATACATACAAAATCACCCTGTGATTAAAGTGAATCACTAAAGAATAATCTATTTATAATAGGAAAAAATAAAAAATTTAGTAAAATAGAATACAGTGCACAGCACTTATCTTTATATATTTCTTTTATATATTATCTATAATATTAATTATATTTATAGCTGCACACTTTGAATCAAACTGCACCTTTTGAATTAGTTTTTATAAAAACAGTTTACAAACTATACTAATGATGATATAATGTATATATAAGGAAGGAGAATACAAAATGGAAATAGAAATAATGTTCGTTGTTATGTTTGTTTTGCTTTTTACCTTAGTTGGTTTTGTTATAGATGGAATAAAAAATGGAAAGTGAGTGATTGTTATGCATAATGTAGAAATGGAAACAATTGAAATTAAGTATGTTGAACATGAAGGGAATGAACTTTTAGATTTCTTAAGGGCTTATACAGAAGATGAAGAAGTACAGGGCAATACTAAAATTGTCAAGTATGAAGTTCCTTCATCTTGGATTGAGAAAGTAATCAAGCCTTTTATTGAATCATATAATGAAATGGCGAGTATTAACGAGTCAAGCGCTAAAATCATTTTAGATCTCCCTTAAAAAGGAGATCTTTTTTAAAAAAATAGTAACATAATTGGCCGATACATAATATAATAAATATATAAGGAAATAAAAATTAAAAACGAAGGGAAGATGGAATGAAAATCGAAATTAAATTATTTGAGCCAAGAGGTATTACGAAAAATGGTGATGATTTAAGTTTCGTGTTAGACCCACATAATTTTAAAGTAGCTTTTAATGAATATAAAGAGCAATTTGTATTAATAGAAGGCAAGCGTTTTACAGTTAATCTTAATGACTATCAAATAGCAGGTAGAAATGATAAGTTAATGTTATGTAATAGTACTTTACACGCGGTAGAGATTTCATTGGCAAGATTAATTGATTGTTCAAATATAGTAGATCACTTAGTAAAGTTTTTAATGGAGTATAATAGTTGTGTACCCGCAAAAGAAATAAGTGAATTAGTACAAGAAATGGAACTTATGAATATTAATCGTTTAATAGATGGTTCATTATTATTGAAAGATAAGAAAAAGTTTTATGAGTTAATTGAATATAAAAACAACTTATTAGGTAAGCAGGAAGTTTGAAACGGGATTCCCACTGTTTTAAAAAGAGTAGCTAATTATAATATAATATATAAATAACAAGATACAGAGGTAATGATATGAAGACAAAACTAATTAAGATAAGCACATCACAGTGGGAAGTACATAATAAAGAAAATGGTAAAATAGCTAATATAGAACAAGTTTTTCATAATCATGGTAGTTCTTATCAAGTAGAGATTGATGGAGAATTAGAGGCTAAGAATTTAACAAACTTTCATCAAGCTAAAAGAAAAGCTGTACAACTTATTAAATAAGAGAGGGATTTATTCCTTCTCTTTTTATTAAAAAATTGTTTACAATTACATAGAATTTGATATAATATATATATAAGGAGAATACAAAGGAGGTTCATTATGATTACGATTCAGTATATGAAACCATTTTATCAAAAAGTTAGTGCTAATGGAGAAACGTTAAGGCTTGTTTTCGCTTTTCAGTATTTCTCTATTTCAAAAGATCAAGAGATATTTCATTTTATCCCTATTGAAGGTAAAGAAGTAATTATTGATTTAAAGCAAAGAACAATTAAAAATATGTCTGAAGTCTTTGTTTTCCAAAAGGGTAATAGATTTATTAGATTACCTTTGTATCAATTAGCTTTGATTTCTAATTTTGATGAAATGTTAAGTGAGTTTATTGATAAACATGAACCTAAAATTAATAAAATTGAAGTTACAAGAGAAGAAGCGAGTGAGTTGATGATTCAACTTGAAAATGCTAATATTGATAACTTAATTGATATCGCTTTAGATAACAAAGACGAAGAAGCTTTTTATACTTTAGTGGCTCAAAAACAAAAGGGAGAATAATTTCTCCTCTTTTTTATTTAAAAACAGTTTACAAAGTACTAACCTTTTGATATAATATATATATAAGGTATTAAATATTATTGAAGGAGTGTTGAGTATGAATTATTGTAAAGTATTAGTAAAACCTTTCATGGTTAAGAAGCCTGGTGGAATGCCAATGAGAACGATGTTTGGAACAATTGTTAACGAGACAGCGAAAGCAATCCAAGTAAAGTTATATTGCAAACCAGAGAAAAGCAGCGTATGTTTACATTGTAATCGTAAGTTAACACACCCTATTAGTAAGCTTTATGGACTTGGTCCAATATGCGGGCAGCATTATTACATTGCTCCATTCCAATCTGAGGAAGCGTTGGAAGAAGGGTATAATGAATTAGATTCAAAACTTAAATCTATTACTTGGGAAGGTTGGATTCCAAAATCTCTAATAATGGATTTAGAAAGACTAGAAGATTCAGCTGTGGAAGAACAAAGATTTGAAGTATCGTTTAAGTTTGATGGTCAATTATATAAGTCTGTTGTTGGAAAAGAAAACTTAAATAAAATTAGACATCATTCAGAAGAGATTGTGGAATTAGTGCAAATAAGTTAAGGGGGAGAAATAATCTCCCTTTTTTATTTGAAAACAGTTTACAAAGTCAAGATATGTGATATAATTAATATATAACCAATACTAAAGGGGAAACCAAATGGGTATATTGAAACTTATAATGGATGGATTTAATCTTGTATTTAGAGTGGTCGGATTTATTACTTTCATAATTATTCTTGTAGCATTATATTACTTATTTACTTAAGGAGAGATATTGATGAAAAACAACAATGACGATTCATTGCTTTTGATTACGTGTATGATATTAATGGTTTTAGTAGTTATTCTAGCAATGTTTTAAAAAATAGTTTACAAATAGTGATAGCTATGATATAATTAAATCATAAGGAATAGGAAATAATAATAAAAACAGATTAGGAGTGGTTTAAATGAAGAATTTTGTTAAGTTCGCAATTTTAGCAGTTATGATGGCGGTAGTGATTAATCAATTATTTGTATCAGCTGAAAGTAATACTGAAGAAGAATATAAACATGCTTATTCATCAAACGCTCAAATCAAGCAAGATAGACTGGATGAAATCCTAGAAGATGGAATCATTGATCATACAGAAGAAGCTGAATATAAAGAATTAACAAAAGACTTCTAAAAGGAGTCTTTTTTTATGTCACCAGAGATTGGTTCAGGTGAATCAAAATTTATTAAATAATATATATCTATTATTCGTTGTTTCTGAAAAACAATTTACAAATAGGGAAAAACGTGGTATAATATATATATAAGGAGTGATAATATGTTAGAAGGATACAATGAAAAGGAACTTCTTAGTATATTTGTTGATTATTTATATTCTCAGTCATCACAGTGTGATTTTAAATTAGAATTAAATAGTTTATATATGGTCGGTAGTAGAGTGACTCAGACAAATAGAAATGATAGTGATTTAGATATAATATTGGTTTATTCTAATTCAATTAAAGATTATGTAATGCATGAAATATTAAATGAAGAGCTATTGTACGTAGATGGGATAAGAATAGACTTTATTCCATATAAAGATAGAGTTGAATTAAATGGAAAGTATATACGATTACTATAGAGGAGTGATAAAGATGAGGCTAAACGTTAGAAGAAGACATAAACCAGATATAATTGAACAGAGAAAAGCAGAGAATTTAAAAAGAAAAGATGAAGTTGATAAAGTAGAAGAGCTTATATCTAATGCGTTTTTAATGAAAGCTTTAGTTAATGGTTGGGAACTTAAAATTAATAAGCCATCTCACTATGCAGTCCCTGTAATAGAAGTTGAAGTTAATGGTAAACTAATTCTTGACATAACGTTTAAGCAACAAGAGATAAGTGAGATATGGGCAGAAATAACAATGTCTCACCTTGAGTATAAAGAGAAATTTGAAGAATTTAATTATCGTTATAGTAGCAGTTATTGTTTAAAGAATGATACTCAAATAACTAAGTTTATGGATATTATGGCTGAGTGCTATGAACATTATGTAACAACTTTATAAAAATAGTTTACAAATAGCCACTACTATGATATAATTAAATTATAAATAATAAAGGAGTGGTTAATATGTTAGATAAAAAAGCAAAGGTGATTTTAAGGGAGTTAATTAGATCAAACAATGCATCTTATTTAGTAATTCTTAAAAGTTTTTATCCACATGGTTCCTGTACTAATCCTTGCGTAAAAGCAAGAGATTTAGGAGCAAACTATGAAATTTGGGCAGATATTTACAAGTTACACGAAAGATACAGAAGATTCCGTTATTATATGAGTGACATTAAACCTCAATGGAAAGATGTTGAAACAATTCCATATGCTGATAATTCAGTAGAAGTAATACAAGAAAATATAAATGGAGAAAGAAGAAAGATAATGACAAAAGCTCCATCGGGAGACATTTGCTAAGAGGGATTAATTCCCTCTTTTTTATTTAAAAACGGTTTACAAATAAATAGTAGTATGATATAATAAATATATAAATAAAGGATGGAGTGAGTTAAATGGAACTTAAAGATTTTAATTTAAATGAAGTAACAATGAAATTAGTTGATTATGTATATCTAGAAAGACAAGATATCATAAAGAAAGCATTTGAAGTGGGGAGAAAGATTAAACTTAAACATTCTACTTGGGGAGCGCCTGAAAAATATATAGAGGAATGCGAATCATTTTTACTTGAAGGTCAAGTAGTTGAATTGGATGGTTCACATTATAAGTTACCAGCAGGAGCTGAAATAGAAATAGTTAAAGGCTTATATGGAAGTAAAACTGAGTTTGCTGGTGGAGCTGGGATTGATTTTAAGTATAAAGATGTTGTTTTTGCAAGTGATTTATTTCCAATTTGGGAAGATGAAAAAGAATTTGAGAATTTTTTTAGTGAAGAATTTCTAATGACATTTTTATAAAATTAAGGAGTGAGTTTAGATGCAATTATCAGATGAGTTATATGAAACTCAAGTATTTGTAGGTAATGATGATTTAAGTGACTATAAGATTGTGTGGTTACAAGAAACAAATGAACAAGAATTTGAAATAGACTTTATTGAAGAACCAGAACCAGAAGAAGAGGAAGATGGATTTGAAAGTTTGTATGATTTAATAATCGCCTGTGCAGAATCCCAACCACGTTTCGTAAGACTTATAAGAAAGTCAACTGGTGAAGAGCATTTGGTATTTGACCAAAATAACAATTCAATATTATTAGATGATTAATGATTTTCAAAAACCTCTTTTTGTGTTATAATAAACATATAACATGAAGGAGGTTTTTGTTTTGAGTAAATATACATATGATTTTAGAGTTGAGCCTATTGAAAGACTTAGTAATCAATTACCAAGTAAGGAACAAACTTGTCAGAAATCTAAGAAATCAAACAAAACTTCTTTTAAAGAAATATTGAAAAACAGTTTACAAAGTACTAGTAATATGATATAATTAAATTATAAATAAATAAGGAGTGGTAAATATGAAAAAAGTAAGACAAATGGATATAGTTTTAGGAGTAAACGTTAAATGGGATAGTATGTTTGATGATGAAGAAGAATTAATTAAATATTTACGAAGTGTAGATGTTGAAAAATTCAAAAGAGATCATAGAAAAGGTTATGCGTATGTTGAAGGGTTCCAGAAACAGCTTGAAAGTGGAAAAGAATTAAGCCCAAAGCAAGTAACTCAACTTAAGAGAATTGCAAAAGAGATTTATCGATACCACTTAAACTTTTAAATAGAGGGATTAATTTCCCTCAGTTTTTTGTAAAAACATTAAAAAACAGTTTACATCAAAACAATGATGTGATATAATTAATTTATAAATAAAATAAATTTACTCAATTGGAGGAATATAAAATGGAAATGTTTCAAAAATTCAATGAATTATCAAAATTAAACACTGGTGACAAAGTTAAATTAACAAATGGTGAAGTTGCTGTATTTACAAAACTTAAGCGAAAAAACTTTGAAGGAACAATTGATGATAAAGCTTTTAATATCCCAATTGAGATGTTTGTAGAAGTAATTGAAACAGTAGATGTAAATGCAAAAGATGGAGAAATTGTTTCATTAAAGAAAGGAGAGCCTTTCTTTATAAATAAAAATGGAAATGCACTGCTATTTACTTTTGAAAAAATCGAAAATGGAAGAATTATTGGAATCAATCCTGTTTCTAAAAGCAGAACAAGAATTGATAAAAGTTTATATGCGGGTAAAGTAGAGGGTATCTAACCCTCTTTTTTTTTGCCTTTAAATTCTTTAACAATTATTTATATATTTATTATATAAAAATTGGAGGGAATAAAATGAAGGCAAAAGAAAAAGCTCTTAAATATTTATCTGGTTATCCAGAAAGATATCCAGAAGGTTATACAAAAATAGACTCATTAATAGAGCCTTTATGTAAGCTTCTAACTGAAAAAGGTTACGTAACTTTGCATTCTTGTTCCAGTCATGTTAGAATAAGAAGTTATAAAAAATCTATGTTTACAAAAGTAGAAGAGGATGAAAGATTTTTTAGCCCTTTTCTTGGGTGGTATGTATCTTTTGTGGTAACTCACTCTATAAAAGATATACAAAAGGCTGTAAAGATCATTAATAAAAAGTACGGTTATGGTATAAGAGTTTACAAACGACCAGCATTTCAAGGTGTAACTAGAAGATGGATGTTAGAGAAGTTTATAGATACGTCTTGGAATGATGATAAAATTTATGAGTTGAATAAAAATGTATATTTAGAATTTAAAAAGTTTTTTGAAGAATTAAATTAAGCTCTCTTTTTGGTCTTTATGTTGATTGATTTTTATATAATATATAAACAATCAGTTAACGGAGGGAATGTATGAGAAAGAAAACCAATGTGGTGAGTATTTTTGATTCCGATAAGAGTCAACTTGTTTTATCTGAAGAATTGATTTGGTTCTTCAAACAAGCTTTTAGATCAAACTTGCTTTGTGTTAGAAAAGACGGTGATGAAGTAGCTTTATTCGAATCGCATATTAATAGAAGTAGCTTAGATGAATACTTAGATTGCGACTTTTCTACTGATGATTCTACGATAAGAGTAATTATTGACTCCTTTGAACATGAAAGTTTTAAACTCGAATTAATGGAAGAAATAAATGATTTCCTATTTAAAGAAAGATTTGATTTAAGAATTAGCAATATATATTATGAGTACGATGATTTAAGGATAAAATTAATAGTAGCCTGTTTAGAGTAAAAAGTTTAAAAAAATTAAAAAAAGTTACAAAAAACAGTTTACATTACACAGAAATAGGATAAAATATAATTATATAAGGCACCAGGTACTAACTAAGAATAAAAATGAAAGGAGAGAAAAAGTTAAAAAAAATTAAAATAAGGTATTTACAATACCAAGAAAACATGGTATAATAAAATTATAAATAAAAATAAAACAAAAACAAATTGGAGGAATGAAAAATGGAAACAATTAAAAAGATGGAATTATTACCTGAAAGCGCTGGGTACCGCGATGCTGCTAAAATTGCAAAAGAATTAGGTATTGCTTATGTTGGAGTTAGTAAAGGCGATTTAATCACTAAAGTAAATGAAAAAATTGAAAAAATTAATAATGGCGAAATTGAAGTACCAGTTATTGAAGAAACTGCAGATCCAGTTGACTCTAAAGATACAACAAATGAAGAAACTGTTGCTAAACCAGCAGGAACTGAAAGTCCGGCTCAACAAGCTGCACAAACTGCAAGAGCAAAACGTGAAAAAGCTCCAAAAGTTGAAGTTAAAAAATGGTACGAAGAAGAAGGTGCAAACCCTTACGAACCAGGTGATGTAGTTAAAATCATTGGTGGTAAAGACTTAATTGGCCGACTACTTAAAACAATTGAACCATCAACTAAAAAAGATATGATCAAAGGTAAGTTAATCCACCCAGTAACTGGAAAATTACAAAATACAGTAATTTCAATTGCATTCGAACGACTTGAATTACATCAAAAAGCTGCAGAAGCAGAAGCTGCTGAAAAAGCAAAGGTTGAAGCAGAAGCTGCGGCAACAAATGTTGAACAAGCTACTGAAGCTCCAGTAAACCAACAAGCTCAAGTTGAAGAAGTAAAAAATGAAGAAGTAACTCAAACTGAAGATCAAGAAGTAAAAGAAGTAAATGAAAATCCTGAAAATCAAGAAAACAAGGAAGAAATTACTGCTGGCGCAGAAGAAGAAATTACTGTGAAACAAGAAGATGAGCAGCAAAATGAAGTAAAAGAAGCTGAATAAAAAACATATAAACAAGGGCTGCGCTTCATGTGTGGCTCTTTTTATTTGATTTTCACCAGAAAATACATAAAAATCAGTTTAATATAAATAATATAAACATAAAAACAAAAATCTCTGAGGGAATCTCAGTGACCCAAGGAAACAATTCGGATATATATTCATAATATCATAATCAATAAATTAGTTTTTACTAAAAAATATCAAAAAGTTGTTTACAAAGTATGTATTTTATGATATAATGATAGTATACTAAAAAGCAAAGGTATGGGATGTAATGACTAGTAAAGATTTCTTAGAGACTTGGCATGGACAAAGATTTCAAGAAAGACTTTTGAAATCATTAGAAACTATTGGTAGTGAATTAAGAAGAGCAAATGATTTAAAAGAAGAAGAATTAATAATGCACAAAAAAGACTCTACTAAAAAGTAGAGTCTTTTTTATTTACAACAAATAAACTAGAAGGGAGGTAAGTTTGATAAGTTGTTGCTAGGGTCGCCATCTGGATAAGAACGTAAAGTTTTTCTTCTTTCTTTACCTCTTGTGGTACCAGTATTGACGTCCTCTATTAAATCTTGTTCTGCCATTACAATAGCTTCATCTATGGAGGCGATTTGGCCGTTTTGAAACTTAACTTCTGATATATCTCCATCGTCATCTTTCCTTACTGCTACAATTTGTAACTTTTTTGGATCTATATGATGCTTAGGGTTATTAACTCCACGATTTTGATAAGTCATATAAGTTTCTCCTTTGTAATGATTTATTTTCCTTACATGATTATTATAACCCAAGAGTTCCCAATAATACATTGTTTTTTAATTTAAAAAACAGTTTACAAATGGTAGATACTAGGTTATAATTAATATATAAATAAGGAATGGAGTGGTTTAAATGGAAGATAAATTATTGGCTTCAAGTTCAACTGATGATATTGAGATTGAAATCTATGAAAACGGGATTACAGTTAATGGGAATTTCTTATCTACAAAAGATGTAGCGGATTCTTTAGACAAGATAGATGATTTCCTTACACTATCTGGAATTGAGTCTCAATGGGTAATACAAGATTTAGATGAGCAAATGGGTGCAGAAGAAGACGAAGAGGAGTGATGTAAATGTTTCAAGAAGTTATTGAAAAAACTCATGATTATAAAATTTTAGCTATAGGACGCGGATATGATGAAAGTAAAGCGACTGCGTACCGAAATTATAAAGTTATACATTATTGGTATAAGGGTAAATGTTATTTAGTAAACATGTTTGGACAATATTATTATTTAGAAAGAATAGAGAAGAATCCTGACTTAAAAGAATTTAGTCATGAATTGTATTATGAAGCTAGAGCGATATTAGCAAGAAATGATGCACCCCGTAGGGTAAAATCATTAAAGGAAAAAGGACAAACAAAAACTCAAATAATGAATATGTTATCATGGTATGGAACTATAAAGTTAAGGGCAATTTGCGATGAATTAGAAGTAAAATATGATAACAAAGAGTCTAATGGGAAATTGAAACAAAAAATAGTTGATGCGTTAGGATTAAGTACTAAAAGTGATAAAGGTAAAAAGATAGTTGTTATTGTTGATACTATTGTCAAAGATAATACTTTTAATATTCGGGTTGAAGATGATGAATCTAAAGAAGTTACTGAACATACAAAATTAGGATTAACTTCTGAAGAATTAAATAAGTATACTGCTAAATTGTTAAGTAAATTAAAAACAACAAATCTTAAAATTAATATTATAAATTAAAAAAAGAGGTCTCATGAAGAGACTTCTTTTGCTATATAATTTTCTTTTTTGATATAGAAAATTAAGTGAGTATCTTCTATTTTACCTTTATAGAACTCTCTTAACTCAGTATCTTCTGCAAAACTCATTTGTTTAATGTAAGAAATCTTATTACAAGCCGCTATAGATCTTTCATTGTGTTTTCTAACAAGTAGGTAAATTGTATCAAGATGCGGTAGCGCAAATAGCTCATCAAAGAATAATTGTTTAGCTATTTGATTATATCCTCTTCCCCAGTGATTTTCCCCAATGACAGTAGCAAGAAACCCTTCTTGTCTAAAGAATGAATAGTCCCATAAGATAATTAGTCCAACTACGATATCCTCTTCGTTGATAATAACTCTAGGAATAACTCTTAATTCGTTTTCTTCGTTTTGTAAATACTTAATCATTTCTCCCATTTCCTCTACAGAGGTGGGTTTTAAACGAGAATACCTTGAGACGCAAGGATTAGAAAGATGGGAATAGAGAATAGCAGCATCGGATAGTTGAACTTGACGTAATGTCGTCATAATTATCACCTCACGCCTCTGACTTAAAGTCACGAGTTATTTTATTTTTATCAACACATTTCTTGACGTAATAGTATATATGAAAAAAACAAAAAAATAATAACAACCATTTGCGTCATTTTGTATGATATAATTTTATTATATAATGATATTAAATCATTTTTTTGACTTTGTAAATAGATTCTCCAAAATTATTTTTTATTTAAAAAACTATTTACAAATTAATGAATACATGATATAATAAATATATAAATAAGGAATGGAGTGGTAAATATGAATAGTTTACTCATTAATGCTTGGGATCAAACTAAACAGGAAGAAAAACAAACTAAAAAAGCATCAAAGGATTATAAATATTATTGTTTTTTATCATCAAAGGTTACAGGAGTAGAACAACAACATTTGTTTTTCAATAATCCAAATGAATTAGACTTTGATCTGGATACAAAAGAATATATTATGGAATATTGTCAAGAAATAAATAAGGAAGCAATGTTTATGAACAAAAAACAAATTAAAGAAATGCTTTGTTCAATGAATTTTAAGGAAGTTACTTTCCAAAGAAATGGAAACCTTAGATTAGTTTCAAATTTAATTTATGAAAATGAAGAAACTTGGGAAAACTTTGGAAAACAACTTGAAGAAGTGATTTCAATTCTTCCACCAGGTTATATAAGTGGTAAATTTACTACTGTGGAAAAAGATATTTATTGCGGAGCTAATATTAGTTTATATATTTAAGTTTAATTAAATTCCACTAATATCATATATATAATCAGAGGTGATATTAGTGGAATTTAAAACTACAAGAGAAATAACTATAGAAAATCTTAATAGCATTCTAATTATTCCCGAAGGTGCTACTTTATATCAAATACCTAATGATCATTTAGGGAATGTTAGAGATGTTAATCATTATAGTTGGAATGGGGAAATCATTGCTATTGAGAAAGACTCTGATTCAGTAGAAAAAGTTTAGAGGAGAGTGTTTTATATGTTAGCTATTGAAAGTTTTGCAGGGTTAAAAGGGATAATGGAAAAAGACTCTGGTGAAAGTTTAGATATGTATGAACATTGGGATCGTTTATTTATCAATGGTCAAGAAACAGAATTGATGTTACGATTCTTCAATCATACAAGTACATTAGTAATTGCTCGTATCAAAGTAAAAAATCGACGTACTGGTGTAGCCACTTCTATTCTTGATTGGCTGAAAGAATACGCTAAACAAAACAAAATCGCTAACATTGCACTAGAAAGTACAACTACTCATGAGATCAATGCGTTTGCTGAAAAGCATGGTTTTGAGAAAATCGAACAACAAGGGATGTACTATGAAGGAGTATTTTTTGGCAACTGGAATTTATCCTTAAATAATTGATTAAAAACAGTTTACAATACAATGTTTGTATGATATAATATATATATAAGGTAATAAAAATTCCAACATTGAAAGGATTCGATATCATGCCACTATTATGCGAAGGTGAAACTGTAGAATATAACCAAAAACATGCTTTAGAAGTTTTAACTGAAACAGAAGCAGTAATGCTTGATATGCTGGTTTCAAAAATACAACAGTACTCTGAAGATAAGATGATTGAAAATTTCCATGAGAACAATGCTAAATGTACTGTTTATGCTCATAGTAAATAGCAGGGAGTTTTCCCTGCACCTTCTAATAAGGATTTAAATACTTTAAGTCTTTATTAGAGGGTCTCACTCCACCCTCTCGATATCATTCGATATTAGTATTACCTTTATATGGAACTGAGGACTGTAGCACCATGGAAGTCTCCAGAGAACTAGTTGGTATGTGGTTTGGGTTCTCACTTAAAAGACAGATAATTATCTGTCTTTTTTTATTTAAAAAATATGTACTTTCTTTCTATAATTAAAATAGAAAGGAGGGAAACCATGAAACGTTCTAAATTAATTAGGATTTCTAAAAATAATAGTAAATATAAATTAATAGATTCTTTATCTTTAAAATCTAAAAACTTGTATAATTACGCTAATTATTTAATTAGACAAGAGTTTATTTTAAATGGGAAATGGATAAGATATAATGAATTAAATAAAAGATTAAAAGAAGAAATAGTATATAAAGAATTACCAATCCAAACATCTCAACAAACACTCATGTTATTGGATAAAAATTGGAAATCTTACTTTAACTCGATAAAAGATTGGTCTAAAAATAAAAGTAAATATTCAGGCAAACCAAAACTACCTAAGTATAAAAAGAAAGATGGGAGATTTAATGTAGTTTTTACTAATCAACAAGCAAAACATAAAAATGGGATTATTAAAATTTGTCCAGCAAGTTTGGATCTTATTTTTAATATCAATATTGAAAACAAAATAAAACAAATTCAAATAATACCTAAAAATAATTTTTATCAATTGGAAATAATCTATGAAATTGATAAAAAAGAAGTGGAATTAAATGACGAATTATATTGTGGGATTGATTTAGGAATTAATAATCTTATAACTTTAACAGATAACCTGCATAATAATCCAATTGTTATCAATGGTAAAATTATTAAGTCTATAAATCAATATTACAATAAGAAAAGAGCCGAAATACAATCTACTTTACTAATAAAAAATAAAAAAACTTGGTCAAATAAGCTAACTCAATTAACTGAAAAAAGAAATAATAAAATAAAAGATTATATGCATAAGAGTTCTAGATATATAATTAATTATTGCTTATCTAATAAGATAAAAACAATAGTGATTGGATATAATCAAAATTGGAAAGAAAGACTTATTGTCTCAAAACAACAAAATCAAAATTTCTTTCAAATTCCTTATTTAACTTTAATTGAAATGATACAATATAAAGCTGAAGAATATGATATAGATGTTATACTAACTGAAGAATCTTATACTTCCAAAGCTAGTTTTTTAGATTTAGATGAGATGGAAAAAGATTTTAAATTTAATGGAGAAAGAATAAAAAGAGGATTGTATAAGACTAATAATGGTATTTTAATAAATGCTGATGTAAACGGTTCTTATAATATAATTAGAAAAGTAGCTCCAAATGTTTTTACAGATGGAGTAGAGGGTGTAAAGTTACATCCATTGAAAATTAATTTTTCATAAACTTATAACTAGGAACTCCGATTGTATCATAATATAGATGATGTAAAGATACCTTTAATGGTATCTTTTTTATTTGTCTTCTATCTCTATAACCTAATAGTTTACTATGGTAAACACATACGCTCGCGCGTGTGTATATGTACTACACGTATGCATCTGTGCATCTATGTGCTCGTATATACGTATGTGCATGTATACGCGCTTGCTATATATATACTTACGTACATGTATATGACGAACTATGATAAAACAATTCAATAATTCTGTTAAGTACATAAAAGTAGAATCATAAGAGAAAATGAGACTTCAAAATTAGATAAGGAATATTTCATTTTGATAATAAATCTTAAATCAATCAACAATCATAACTCAGATGAAATCAGAAGATTAAATAATAATCTTTCTATATTGAGTATTAGAATATTTTATTCAAAATAATACGATTATTCTATCATAAAAATCTAATTTTGAAAACACATAATAGATAAAGGTTGTAATCGCAAGTGTAATAAGAAAATAGAGTAATGCTTAATGGAAGAAACAAATTGATTTAGTAATGATATTAGCAATTGTTTTTAAAATATTGTTTACATAATTCGATAATTATGTTATAATGAATATATAAGGAAATGGTATATATATGAAGGGAGTAGTTTAAATAATGGCAAAATCAAATAATCCAAGATATTTAAAACAGTATATGGGAGTTACAGAAGGTAGTTTTATGGGAAGAGACGATGGATATCCTGAAACAAAGAATGTAGTCTTTGATGATCTTGAGTCTTTGTCTCCCCAATTTGGAACGAAGAAAGATGAAAAGTATTATCAGCTGATTCCAATTGATATTAAAACTCTTGAAGGGGAAGTAAATGAAATAAAAGAGCTTCAAGATAAAGAGAAAAAAGAAGCTAAAAAGAAATCAATCGATGATCAAATCGCTAAGTTGCAAGCTCAAAGAGAATTATTAGAAGATTAATAATCATGATAAATTAATTAGCTACTAACTTTAAATTAGTAGCTTTTTTATATTTGTATTATTTTATATATTATAAGTAGTTACTCTATAGTTTGATTAAATATAGTATATTACATTAACTAACATTTGTAAATAGTTTTTTGATTATAAATAAAGAAAATGATAATCACTAGATGATTGCTGAGGATGACCCAGTTTTTATTAGATATATATTTATATATCTCAAATAATCTCTGAACACAAAACTATTTTTATAAAAACAATTTACATAGCAATAAAGATGTCATATAATAAATAGATTTAAAATGAAATAGAACTGGTTAAGAGATCATTACATTATTACGGGAGTTAAGTTGAGTTAAATTTGATTTGATAAACATATGAGAGAAACCGCCGATAAGATAAGTGTGAGTATATTATCTATAAGCACAAGTAAAGGATTAAACTCACTTAAATAATTTATTTAAAAAAAATTAAAAAACCATTTACAAATACAAAGTTATGTGATATTATTAATATATAAGGTAATACAAATTCAAACCTTATAAAAATTATATCCTAAAAAATTAAAAAATTTTAAAAAAACTATTTACAAATACCAAGTAATAGGATATAATAAATATATAAGGTAAGGAATTAAAAAAACCTTATAAAAAAAACTTAAGGAGTGTTCAATTATGAAAAAAGTAAACATGGAAACTAAATTCAACGTGGTAAAGGAAATGGCTAATGAATTAGGAATTAAATATGTAGGAGTTAAAAAGGAAGTTATCATTGAAAATATCAATAACAAAATTGATGAAATCGAGGCTTCAAAATCTCAGGAATCACAAGAAACACCAAAGGAAACTAAAAAAGCTGGGAAATGGTATGAACAAGAAGGAGCATTTCCATACACAGAAGGGACTCTAATGATTATTACAAATCACCCTAACAAAGCAATTGTTGGAAGAATGGTGGAAGTATCTGGACCATCAACAAAAAGAAATGCAGTTAAATGTTTCCTAATAAGTGGAAAGAATGGACAAAAACAAAAAACTCACCTATCTCTAGATTTCGATATGGTCACTGAACATACTCCACAATATCCAGCATTAATTCCTTCAATCATCACAGCATAATCAAACAGGGAGGTCCCTCCTCCCTCTCTTTATCTTTAAAATAACTTATAAAAACGGTTTACATATTTAAAGTAATGTGATATAATTAATCTATAAGGTAATACAAATACCTTAATAAAAACTTAGGAGTGGTTAATATGAGATATCAAAGTTCTTTCTTAAGAGAAACAGGTAAAAATACAACGCTTGTATTCGAAAATGAAGCAATGGAAATTCTCTGGAAAAAAGAATTAGTTGGACAAATATCTGACGGGTATTGGGAAAATACTCAAAATAGTGGCTGGCAATTCTGGTGCAACGTAAATACAACTGTCGGAAGTGAAAACAAATTAATTGGTAAAATCCCTTATGACATCAAACGGAATTTTGGATTCACAAGATTAATTCCTTACGTTGGTGATAGAATGGTCGAAGTAATTCAAGGAGTTCACCCTGGAGCTACAGAAAAAGATGTTAGGAAATACCTACAATTAATTTCAAAAACACTTAAGGGTGACAAGAGGGATTAATCTCCCTCTCTTTCTTTCTATAAAAAGTTTATAAAAACAGTTTACAAATACTCAAAACTAGGATATAATAAATATATAAGGTAAGGAATTACTTTACCTAATAAAATCTAAGGAGTGTTTTAAATGAATTTAACAGAAAAGTTAATAAAAGGTTTTGATTTCCACCAAGCAAATTATAATTTAACTTGCGATGGTAAATACGAGTTAGACCAATCAAACACTATCGACTTGCGATTTGGTAACTTAGAAGAAGACGGATTCAAAGTGCTTATATCAGTTTTCGTAATCGACGGGTCACTCAGTAAAATTATTGTATCGGACTATAGTAATTATATAGAAACAAGAGAACAAAACATCTTAGAGGATTTCCTGTACCACACGGGCTACTTCATGGACTTCCTTCATGAATCACAAGACAAGCTAGAAGATAAATTGGAAAAAAGCTACGTAGGTAAATTAAAACCAAAGGGGAAATAATTCCCCTCTCTTTTTTAAAAACTTTATAAAAACCGTTTACAAATACTCAAAACTAGGATATAATAAATATATAAGGTAAGGAATTACTTTATAAAAATAAAATTTAGGAGTGTTTCATATGACAAAAACAATTCAAATTGGTACAGAGGCTACAGGAAGATATTGGTCAGATTGTATCCCGTTAGAAGTAATCGAAATGACAGCTTCAGGTAAAACAATTACACTAAGAGAACTAGACGCAGAACCTGCTGAAGGTTACGATTACTTCTCCAATCAAGTCCATACCTTCTCATCAAACCCAGAAAACAGAATTTTCAAAGCAAGATTCCGCAAACATGGCGGCTGGACTTCATCTTGTGGGTTAAGCATTTCATTCGGAACGGCAAGAAAATACACAGACCCACAATACTAAGAGAGGGATTCCCTCTCTTTTCTTTCTAACAAGTTCATAAAACAGTTTACATATTAAAATTAATGTGATATAATCTATATATAAGGTAATAACAATACTTAATAAAGGAGAATAAAAATTAAATAAACGGTTTACAAATACCCAGCTGTATGTTATAATAAATATATAAGGTAATAGAGAGTTCCTCTGTCTGTAAAAGTGATTAGAAATAACCCAGAGGGCCCTCTGAGCGTGGGCAGATCCCTCTCGAATCACGGGTATATTTTTAGGTTGCGTTTTGACACTTCTACTGGTTTGATTGTTAGTGTATAAAGGGGGTATATGTGTTGTCTGATATACAATTGGCATCTATTCTGATAATAGGGGTAATAACCATTTGGGCAATTATAGAGCACTATCTGACACATTAGGGGTGTTTCCAGAGGGGAAAGTGGGGATAGTAAAAAAATTCTCGGGAGTATTTTTAAGGCAAAAATTAACACTTCAAAGGGGAGAAATAGATATTGAAACGTGACGAGTTTAATCAAAAGTTAACAGGAAGACTTAAAGCTAATGGACTTGATTATGAAACTATGATGAAAAAAATAGGGGACGATCTTGCTAAAGCTATGAATTATCATATGGAAGAAAAATATTCAAACCTACAAAAAACTTTAATGACAGTTACCAGGTGTGTAAGTGGCCATATGTTTGGGTATATAGATAGTGATGTAATATCAGAAATAAATGGTAAAAAAATATGTAATAATTGTGAAAGAACATATCTGGAAAAATACGCAACCGAGAGAGTGGCTGAACATAGTACGTTTGAAGAGTTTGTAGAAAGTCAAGTTGTGTTAGAAAAATTAACTGAAGAAGATTGATATATAGTGAATAAGAAGCAATTGTGCATAGGTTTAGAACGACATAAATGAACAAAATAGAAAGTAGTAAAAATAACGCACAGCGTTAAAATTACAAAAACAGAATAGTTCAAAAAGATCGATAGATTGATGAGTAAAAACCAACAAGTTGGTGATGAAAAAAAATAATCTATTGATTTAAAGTGTCGTAGATGTAGTTGCACATATAGGGGGTAATTAGTTGAATGTAGAAGAAAAAATAGATAATATCATTGAAGAACAATCATGTAGAATGCAAGTAGCATGGGCGCTTGCTGGGTTTACGGGTAAAATTGTATATAAAAAACAAATAGAAGAATCAGAGATACTTTGGGGTATAGGTGGGTATAGAAGTACTAATGTTAAGACGGCAAGAATGCCTATTAATATTATTTTTGAAAATAAAGAAATAACAATATCTCTTTCTAGGAGAGGATTAGGTATTCGTGAATCTGATTTAAAAGATTGTAAAAACTATTTTAGTAAAAATAATATTAAAAGAACTGATAGTTTGCATCTTTTGGAATTTAAAGTAACCAATGTAGATGATTTAGTGCATTTATTTTATCTAATAGATAGAAGTAATTTCATAAAAGGATTTGAATAAGAGAAAGGGGAAATTCATGATGAGACTATTCAGTAGAAAAAGACCAGAACTTAAAAAAGTAAATTATGGCACCCTATTTGGAGAGAAGAAATTCGTAAAAGGGTATCAAATGATAAAGGATAGAGAGTTTTCAGATGTTGAGGTGAGAATCTTGTTGTCGATGTTGGGAGTTGCTTTACATAGGGGAGATATGAAAGAATTTGAAGCATTTCTTGATGAAAAGAAGAAAGCGTTTGAAGAAATGAATAAGAAAGATAAAGTTCAATAGAGTCTTCATATAGAGGATTCTAGAAAGAGTTTGATTTTGGACTGGGAGGCGATAATACCCCAGCTAAAGTAATATATAAAAAGGCACTTTAATGAGTGTCTTTTTTTTATTTATTTAGTGTATCTACATAGAGGTGGGCCCATTGTTATTAATTTAATTACTTATTTTATATTTTAAATAGACATAGTATGTCTGTACTAGTGTTTAAAAAACAAAATGTTTAAAACAATTAATTTGTTTTTTGCATGAAGGGAGGGAGTAATAGTATGTCGTTTTCACGTAATGATAAGTTTAATGCTGATCGTAACTTTGTTAGAGTGAGATTTGGTAAGGGTAAAGTTTTATTAGAATCAGAATTAAACGAAATGCAGAAGATTCTTACACAACAAATTAGAAATAGCAACAAAATTATTTTTGAAGATGGTTTTGTAGGTATTCAACATGTAAAGTATGAAAATGCTATATTTAGATTTTTAGTTGATTACTACATTCAAGATGGATTAATTTATCCATTGGGAACTGAAATGGTACTGAATATATCTAATACTAAAACAGAATATGATATTTATTTTGAAGCGCAAGAACTTACTGTAAGTTATGCTGATAAAATACCTAACAAAGGTAATTTAAACATGAACGAATTAATTTCCATTTCTGATATTTTAGATGTAGAAGTAGAGATAGAAGATAAAGAAACATCTAGAAGAGTTCAATGGCAATATAAGCTAGTGTTGGTTGCTAAAGGTACAAATTATACTGGTAATGGTAAATTAATTGCTAATATTTCTTCTAATGGTGTACTTACTACGATAGTTGAAGAAAGTAAAAACGCGATCCAAACAATTTATGATGACCATCTTGTGCCTTTACAAAATGGATATGAAAACTTAAGAGAAAAAGTTGATTCTCAAGGTATCACTGTAACTTCTTTACAAGATAAAGTAAACGTAATAGAAACAACAAGTGTTAGATCTGTGAATAATAGTTTCCCAAATGTTGATGGCGACATTACTATTGGTATTCCAACTAACACGAGTGAATTAAATAATGATAGTGAATTTACTACATCTAGTTTTGTTGATACAAAAGTTGAGGAAGTAAAGGATTTTGTAAAAACTGAAATAGACGCAAAAAATTATATCATTAATCCGAATAAATGGAAAGGAGCAAGCGTTTCTGTATTTGGAACTTACACATTTGATTCAATTTATCAATCCGTAAAGGATTTGAATGTCAATATTTTGACAATACCCGTAAATGTTGAAGCAGTTAGTTTAACTGACTCTGAGCCGAAAATTAATCAAGCTCAATTTACTAAAGTGAAAGATGTTGTTGCTCGTTTATTAGAAAAAGGAATAAGAGTTATTCTAGAACCATTCCCATTAATTGGAGAAGGTAAATTGGTTGAAACAGAATGGAATCCATCAGATCCAAACTTATGGTTTACTCATTGGGGAAATGCATTAAAAGAGCTAGCTCAATATTCACAAGAAAATAATTTAGAAGCATTATATATAGCGAGTAACTTTACGCACATGGAACAACACATAACTAAATGGGAATCTTTAATCTCAGATGTCAGAGCGATATATAATGGTAAGATATTGTATAGAACTAGCTGGTGGATTACAGCTTCTTGGGCTCCAGAAACAGTTACAGCGTATCAAGCTAAACTAAACAATCCAATTTATGGTTTAGTGGATGTTATTTCTATTGCTGCATACTTTGAATTAACTGATAATTCAGATGCTAGTGTTGATGATTTAATAGCGAATATCTATAGTGTTTCTTTATTTGGAAGAGGACAAAATGTATTCCAAGAAATAAAGAATTTTAATGATAAATGGAATAAGCCTATCTTCTTTGGTGAATTAGGTATTGCGCCATATAAAACTGCTTATTCTCAGCCTTGGCAATTCCAATTCGATGGAGCGTTATATGATGAGAAGATCCAAAGTAGATGGTTCGATGCTTTCTATCAAGTATTCCATAAGGAAGATTGGTTCAAAGGGTTCTCTATTTTCGCAGTAGATGATGAAACTTCTGAATATAAAATAAGACAAAACAACGTCTCTCAATTAGCTCTATATGATTTTAATAAAAACAATGAAAATCCATTTAAAAATTATATAGATAGTGAGTTAAAGAGAAAAGTTGATAATTCTCAATTAGAAGAATATAAGAAAAAGTTAGATGACGCTGAGTACACTATTAGCAAACTTGGATATGTACCACCAAGTAGAAAAGGAAGGCTTGTTACAGATTTCAGTAAGTTTGTATTATGGTATGGAATAGTTGCGCAAGATACTGAACATGTAATAGTTGGTCCTTCTTCTGTGAAAGTCACAACAGATACTGCTAATACTACAGCAGCTGCTCGTTTACGTAGTACTAAATATAATTTCTCTAAAGCTAAAAATATGACAATTAGATTTTATGTAGAAGATATAAATAAACTATCTAATATTGAGTTGAGATTATCTTCAGTAGATAATATGACTAGCTATTTATCTTGGAAAACCACAAAATGGAAAGTTGTAAATGGATGGAACGAAGTAATGATTCCACTTTCTAAACTCACTGCTACAGGCGGAGAGCTAATAACTAATACTATTACAACAATTCAAATTAGCGTAACTGGAGATCATACTTCTGTAATATTTGATAGTATTTTTGTTAATAGGAAAAGTAATGCTAATGTAATGTTCCAATTTGACGATGGTTGGTTATCAGTTTATACTAATGCATTCCCAGAAATGCGCAGTAGAGGAATGGTCGGTAATGTTGGTGTTATTAGTAACTCAGTTGGCACTAATAACTATATTACTTTAAATCAGTTTAAAGAATTGCAAAATTATGGTTGGGAAATGTTTAATCACACTGTAACACACAGGGATTTATCTCTATTAACAGAAGAAGAAATAAGAACGGAGCTTAATGGTTGTAGAGATTGGTTAATAGCGAATGGATTTAAAACTGCTGCTAATTTTGTAGCTTATCCTTATGGTAATTCAAACGATGCAGTATTTGAAGTAATGAAAGATTTTGAATTTGGAAGAACAGTGAGAGAAGAATATGAAGTGCTTCCGCCTATTAATCCACATCGTTTAAAGTGTTTTACATTTGATAATGCTATAGACGTAAGTGTTGCTACAAATGCGATAGATCACGCTATAGAATGTGGTGACACAGTAATTTTCTTATTCCACAAAATAGAAGCAAACACTAATACAGAAACAATTAATTACCCAATAGATAAATTTATACAAATTTTAGATTACATCTATGATAAATTAGATAAAATTGATGTAATCACTTGTAGTGAATTTGCAAATATTCGTTAAGTAATTTTTAGAGAAGATATTCATTTATCTTCTCTTTTTTTATTTTACAATCATACAATATGATTATTATTTAATAACAGAGTTTAATTCTGAGTGAAAATAAATGAATATGAATGATAAATATAATGATGGTAAAATATTTTAATTTCTTTTAACTTTTACATAAAATGAAAATAAAAAGGGGATAAAAATGACATTAGAAAATCCAAAGAAGAAAAGGGTAATAGAGATATTAAATAACTTTATCGTAATAGATTCTTTAGCAGCGACTGATAAAACTTTTACATTAGAAGTATACGAAAGATTAGCAAAAGATTGTTACTTATGGGAAATTAGATTTGTTGAAAATGCTCAAGAGGCTATAAGTTTTTCTCACAATTTAATAAATATACGATTAAAGAATGGTAGAATAGAAGTTACATCTAATTTGTTTCTTGTAAAAAGTATTTTTAAGTATGAATTTCTTGGTTATAAAAAATCAGAAGTTGGAGATGTGCCGTTTAATAGGTTTTTATATGAAGTTACATTAGATAGTATAGAAGAGCTGTCTTATCTATTAGAAAGAGTCGTTTCAAAAGCAAGGTTAGAATTTGTATTAACGAAATTTTAAAAAATGTGAATAGAATTAACTAAAAAGCCTATTTAAAAATAAAATTAGGTTTCAATAAAAAGGAGATAACAGTATGAAAAGATTAAGAAAGACTGCGAATGTTGATATTGATATGTTCTTAGATTCATTATTAAATTTTAATCAATATTCTCAAGATGATATAGATAATTTAGTTAAAAATAATCCAGACTGTTTATATAATGGAGAAGGTTATAGAGTTTTTTTGTTTGAAATTGAAGATTTTAAACAAGCTAGAAAAGAGAGTCAAAAAGAAGGTTTATGGGGAACTATTGACAGATTGATTAGAGTTGATGATTCATTTCAATCTTTTTCTAAAAGTCTAAATGGGATAAATAATGTTACAGATAACTTTGAACATTCTGGTGAACATGGGGAAGTGAAAATTGTCATTAAATTTATTATAGATGATGGATTAGATATTTCAAAACTAATAGAGAAATTTAAGAATGAATTATCAGAAGAAACTGTCATGAGTTATGAAACCTATGCTAGCGAAGAAGAAGTTTTAGCTAGATTCAATTCGGAAGATTTTGAAATAGCAAATATGGAGGAATTTTCTAAACTTTATTATGAATTATAATGGAAATATGAATAGAATGCTATAAAAAACTTATTAAAGTAATAGATATAGCAGGAGGTGCAATTAAGCACAATGGATTATGACCCCAGGGTGATTGAAGTTAACATCCAGTTGAGTGATTTACATCAACAAATGCAGCAACAAGAGGAATTAATTAAAAAGTCACATCTAATAAAGAAATTTATAGAATGGCGGAAGTTAAAGAATTTGCGAAATGAATATAAGAAGAAAAAAGAATTTAAGAAAACACTGGTAGCAAATATAAAAAGATCCTCACAAAGAAGAAAAAGAAAAAGAAATGCTGCAAGATATAATTAAAACTATCTATCTATTAGATAGTTTTTTTATTTATAGTAAAATGTAACCAGAAATCAAAAATCACATAAAATGTATATTGTATAAGAGATGTAGAAAAAGAAAGAATAATACAAAAGAATAGATTAAATAATAATCTTTCTATATTATAAGGAGAGGATTGTGATGAATCTAATAGAGATAAACGATTATTACGAATACGAGATAGAAATTAGTTTAAAGAGAACATCGGGCCAGATAATAGAAAATACTGTAATAGTAGAAGTTCGGCTGTATGAAAAGAATACTCTAGGCGGGGAAAAGGCTGGCGGCGGAACGACGACACGATCTCTCATTAATACATTCAAAGAAGAAGTAAAACGACCTAATATACTACAATTTCTATTAGGACTATCTTGGCAGGATAGAATAAACTCCGCGCGAGATTGTTTAAAGAATAAAGCAATTTATAATGCGGCAATAAGATGGCATCAGGAGATATTCCCGAAAGAAATAAGACATTTATTAAGTGAAGAAGATAGAATTAGATAATAGATAGAATAGAACAATGATTAATTGAAACTATCTAATAGATAGAATAAAACATTTAGATAATAGATAGAAAGAACATTTAATTAAAAATATCTAATAGATAGAATATTATAGATAATACTAATAGATAGACCAAGCTACTCCTTAAATAGATAGAATAAAGGATTCATACAATCTATCTAATATTACAGTTAGGAGGACATACGACATTTTAATCTTTTATCTAATAGATAGAGCTATAGAAATTACTAATAGATAGAATAGATAGTTGTCGTATTAGTTCTATTAACTGGTAGCTGAGCTATTAGCTTTGCATGAATAGATAGATTACTCTAATAGATAGAATAAAGAATCTAATAGAATAGATAGAATAAAACTTTTTTATCTATTCATGCTATAATCATTTTGCTCATTTTATCTATTAGATTTATGAATCAATAAACTTTTAGCAAAGGAGCGTTATGTAATTGGAAAATAGTACTACAATAGTCGTATTGCTTTGCGTATTATGTACCGTTGAAATGATAAACGTAACAAACTTTAGTTTATTTAAGCTTTATCTAAAAAACAAATTCTCAAAGTAATCATACCACGAGCGACAGCCGTGGTTTTTTACTGCCCCGCAGGGGCAGCTACGCGAGTGGAAAATGATTGAAAAGTGGATGATTGAGAGAGTAGGAAGGAGAGTTGTAATGAAGAGTAGGATTTTAGATTGGTAGGTCTGAGTACCCCTTCTAAAAACATGATGTCTTAAGACCAAATGGGCCAAGCAGGGTTTAGATCGCGAGGGAAAAGAAGAATAAAATAGAAAAATTGTTCTAAAAAGTTAAGACGATAGTATTTTACATAGAAAGCACTGTATATATTTATAGTAAGAATAGAAATTACAAAGTAAGAGGTAGGGAAGAGGAGTATTATGGCTAAAGAGTACATTTATCAAAATGATGACAATAATGAAGAATACAAGATAGATTGGGATAAGATTTCAATTTATGTTCAAGATACTATTAGAGATCTTAACACTAATAATGCTAAATATGTGACTGATCATGAGATTTATTGTGATTATTATGGAGAGCAAATTGGATATCTTCATTTTTCAGAATTTCATGATGTAAATGCTAAAGATATTCATCCATCTTTACCAAGCAAGTATTACAATAAATTACTTTATATTAACAACGTATTAGTAAACTTAGATTTTCGTGGATGGGGAATTGGAACCCAACTATATAAAGAGTTTGGTGAAATTTATTCAAGGCAATTTAAAGATTGGCCATTAGCTCAAGTATTTGTAAACCCTATAGCGGAATATTCCTTTAGAAGAGCTATAGAAAAGGGATCTATACCTAAAAGCGCTTATGTGGAAGAACTAATAGCTAGGGATTACAATGAAGAAGAAAAACAAAAAGCAAAAAATTTGTTTGATTGGTTACCGAAAGATGAACAAAAAGACTTTAAACAAAAGATGAAAAATATAAAAAAAGAAAAATCCGCAACAATAAACAAAGGGGAATTGAATAGAATGATGAAAGATATGAGGCGAAAGTTAGATAAAGCATTAGATTTACGTAAAATAAAAGCTAATACAATTGTTGAAGCAATAGATGCTTCTGAAGCAGCTGATCTAAGAGCTGGTATCACATTTGATTATCAAAGTAATGTTGGTATTGATCAAAGTCAAACAGAAGAAACAGAAACTTTTCAAATAGTAGCTAATTTAGGTGGCCAACAAGCTGGTTATATGCTATTTACTGCTTATTTAGAAAGTCAAAAGATAACATTAGATATTTTACTAACTAATGGTAAATACAAAGATGTTGGTTTTGAAATGATGTTACTTGCAGAATTTAATACTATTTACGTTGATAGATTTAGTGGATGGCCATTAGCAAGACACTTTACTGATCCGTTTGCAGAACTGAAATTCAGACAAGCGCTAGAAGTTGGTTGGCTATCTAGAGATATGCTTAATGAAGAATATATCACTAGAGATTATAGTGATACTGACCAAAAGTTCTGGGATAACACTTTGAAAAATGTTATAAATGATGAGAGAGTTCGTGGGGCTCATGTAATTAGAAAAGATTTAAGAAAAACAGCAACAAATATTACTATTGCTCCAATAGAAATTGAAAGAAATCAACTAAACAGTAGAGAACATAAGATAAATATCAGAAGAGATGGAGAACTTCTAGCAGAATTAAAATATACAGTTTATGCTGAAAAAGAAATAATATATGTTAATTACATTGAAGTTTTTGAACAATATAGACAAAATGGTTTAGCATCTTTACTGTACGAAGAGTTTTCAAAAGATTACAATGCCGATTATTCAGGTTGGAAAATGACTAGAGTATTTATTAATCCTGTAGCTGAGTATGCATTTCAAAAGGCTGTTTCTGAAGGATTGTTCCCAGCAGAAACTCTAAATAGTATTAGAAGAGATTACAATCATGAAGATGAAGAGCTTTGGTATAATGAGTTAGAACCAAAATTGAAAGATTTAAGAAAACAAAAAGCTGTTTAATAAAAAGGAGTGTAAGTATGATTCAACCTACTACAAAAGATATTATTAGAATTGTTAGAACATATGCTTATCAAAATGGTATTACTATTACACAATTTGCTAAAAAAGCTGATGTTTCTAAGTCTTGGATTTCTCGTTTAAAGAATGAAGATTCAGAAATTTCCTTACAATTAGCAAAACAATTATTAGAAACTGCTGGTTATAAGATTATCATTAAGCATCAGTCAAATATTGACTCAGATGACACTAAAGAAATTAAAACATTAACTGATGAGCAAATTAAAGAGTTAGAAAAGCAAAAGAAAAAGAAATAGTTTTTAAAAAAAATGAAAGGAGGTTGATGTTTTAATGATTAGAAGACCAATAGAAAATAAAAATACTGGTCCATTTAGAAAAATAATTATCAATATTTTAGGTGAACAAATTATTAATGGTTCAGATTTAAATAAAGTGTCTATATCAAAAGTAATTACTGATTTAGAAAGTAAAACCCCTGCTCAAAAAGAGGAAATCCTTACTTCAACTACTATTACAGACAATGATTATATGACACTTCTTGGTTTTTTTAAAGTTTGTTTAGCTTATTTAGATTTACCATTACCTCCAGAAACTATAAACGACACTAAGACAATGATTAAACCAAAAGAAAGAGTTATAAGATATGAAGCATTTGGTTATCATTTAACTCTAATATCTGAAAAATTTGAGATAGTGTTTCCGCGTCAGCCAAAAGAGCCATTAAACACAACTCAGCGTCCAAGTTATGATCTAAGTAATGACCCAAATCCAAGCATTGAAAATCGAGATATTAGCGACTATATAAGAAATACAACTGATAGTGACATAGAAATAAAAGGTAGTAATAAAGATGTTATTTTAACTTTTAAAAAGCACGACATAGATAATAAATTCCCTGGTGATTTAATTTCTATAGATGAGCCTTATGTTATTTGTTCAAATTGTTACACAATTGAAGAGTCTATGTTGAAAAATGACTTTTACAACTTAGAGATAAATGATACTAGTTTAAAGGGAACACCTAAGAACACAGCCAGTGTTATAGATAATGGTTGGGAATTAAGTCAAGGCAGTGGAACTATGGGACTTTTATACAACAACTTATTAGAGAAATTTACAAAAGAACTAAGACATGATGAAGTTAAAAGAACTTACTGGTGCAATGAATGTAAAAGTTTAATTTTTACAAGATTATTTGGGATGGTGAATAAAGATTCCTTTGAAATTGGGATAACAACTTTTGCAGGAGAAGAAATACCAGATAAGATCTTTATTGATTTCCCACAACAATTTGTTATGTTTATTGGAGGAAATATTGAAAATGTAGGTAACTTTATAATTTACAATAACGGAATTTCCTACTATACTCTAAAAAAAGAATTATCAACAAAAATTAATATTTTTAGAGGCGATGAAATTGTTGGTTACATATCTTTTAATGTAGCTAAAAAGCGAATGGAAATTTCTATTGATAAAACAAAAATAACAACTGGCGAAGATCAGATTAGTACGATTAATATAAATAAAAATACTACTTTCTTCTTTGAATTAGCTGGCGAAATTATTCTTAATGACCAAGTAAACTCAATAGAAGAATATGAAATGATGAAATCAGAATTTTTATTTAGTAATGAAACTATAAAGAACTACAATGGTTGTATTATGAGAAATATGACGCTTGCTCCAGCTATTAAGTGGACTCCTAAGAGGATTACTTTTGGAGAATTGAAAAAATACACATTTGAAAGAGTTGGGATAGACTTAATGTTATTCCATACGTTTAAAGATTAATTAGGGGTGATAAAAATGGCTAATAATGAGCTAAATGTTACTAAATTTTTAAGATTACTTAAAGGTGTAGATGGAGCTTACTTTGATTATAAGCAATATTTAAATGATAACTGGGATAAAGTTGATGAAAACGTTAAGATTATCTATGATAGAGATAACAACGTTTATGTAGGAGAGTTGACTTTAGAAACAAAAGATGATTATTCAGCTATTATGGCAGCACTTCAAAAAGCTACATTAGAGAAAAAAACTTTAGTTTTCCCAAATGGTATTTACAGAGTTCCTAATTTAGACATTACTTCTTTTAATGTAGATGTTGTATTTGAAAAAGGAACAGTAATAGTAGGTAATGTAAAAATATACAATATTTCCGATGTTTCTTTTACTAATTTAAAAATAGAAGGTAATTTAACATTAGAATCAATAGAAAATTGCAAATTTATTAACGCAGAAGTTCAAGGTAATACTTTAATAGGTACTTCTGGTAAAGGTCACAATAAATCTAACTATTTTATAAATAGTAAATTCAATAGCCCAAACAGAGCGGTTGAATTCTATTGTACAAACCAATTAGCTGAAAGTAGTAATGCTTATTTAGAAGTATCGTATAATACTTTTACTAATTGTCAAATTACAGGCAGTTCAAATGGTATTTATTCTAACATTTTGGAAAATGTTACAAATGCTGAAATTTCTCATAATTTATTTGTAAATTGCAAGACAGATGCTACTAACTTAAGTATTGACACTAATTCTGCTATTTATTTAGGTAGAAATACAAAAGCTTTCCATTTCATTGAACAGAGAGCATCTGGATACAATTCTGTTGACGCAGAAAAATCTGGTGGTTTACACGTGTTTACTGGTGGTTTACTAAATGGAGAAATTAAAGGTACTGATAAGTTTTTAATTTATAAGCCTGCTGTTTCTAATACTGTTAGTTTTGATAAGATTGGTAACAACATTAACAATATGAGAAAAATGAAAGTATTTAAAAATGAAGTACCTAAATGGACAAAGTTCAATGTAGATGTTGAAAACGCTAGTAACATAGTAGATATTACTGGTGATACTTGTCTAAAAATAATTAGTCCCGATAATGCATCTTTCCCTACTTTAGAAAGAACATTTCGTGCAAACGATCATTTGAATCAACCAATAAACGTAATTGCGAGAGTTAGGGTAATTCCAAACAAATATAGCACTGATGCAGCTCTTATTTTAACAAATGGGGTTAGCAGTAATACTGTCACCGTTCCAATAAAACCTGATAATAAATGGAAAATAGTAGCAGCTAAAATTGAAAACACTACGAATAAAGATATTGTCGTTAAATTATCACCAAATAATTCATATATTAAAAGTGACAACACTCTTTATGTTGATTGGATTATCATAACATTAGGTGATTTCGCTCAATTTAGTTCTATCCCAACAGAAGAACATCACTATCGAGACTTAGAACACTATGGTAACTTTACAGTTTATGGTGATTCTAAAGTGGAGGGTAATTTAAGTGTTGGTGGTAATTTAGCTCTAACTGGTAACATTATGAACGATACGACTATTAAAAATGGTAACTTATCCCTAATGAAAGATAGTAGTATGGAAAACAATAAGACATCTATTAACATTGGTAATGAAACAATAAATAGTGCTAATTCTTCTGTATTTAAATTCTTTAGAATTAATATAGAGGGTACCGATAATAATCAAAGTTTAAAAATCTACTCAGTTACTGGTCAGAAGAGTGGAAACAACTATATAGAGACTGTAGAAGAAATGTTAAAAATATCACATGATTCTATTACTTTTAAAGATCAAGAACTCTACAATGATAATAACTTTGGTGGGGCTGGTTTCCAAAGACCCGAAAACCCTAAAATTGGAAGAATGTTTTATGATATTTCTCTAAGACAACCAATTTGGTTTGATGGTTTTGATTGGAGAGACGCTGATAAAAATAAAGTTTAATAATAGAAAGGAAGACGATGATGAACGAAGATATGTCATTTGAATCTCTAGATAGAACGATTGCTTCATTAACTCAGCAAATTGAATTGTTATCTAATAAATGTAAATTAGAAGACAATAAGAAAAATACAAATTTTGAATATATAATTGAAGCAAGTTCTTTAATGCTTCAACTATCTCGTACATTAAATGAATTGTTAGTTACGAGAAGATTTTTAAAAGATTCAGATGGCGATGCGAATAGTTTCTTCAATTCAATTATGCATGGAAGGAAGATGAATTAAGTGGTTAATAAAATAGAAGAGTTACAGAAATTAGTCAATCAAGAAATAAAAAATATCACCTATGAAGGTCAAATGACAATTGTAGAATTTGTGGATGGACAAATATTGCCTTTATATGGAGGGGTAGCGGGTATTTCTGAACCGTTAAAAGCAATTCGTTATTGTTCTTTTTGTGGTAATGAGGGTACAAAAGAAAAACCAGTTGTATCTTTAAACTCTAAAGATGACCCTTTGATTTGTCCAGATTGTGCTATAAATGCTATCCAAACTCTCATTGAGAATGGTATTGAAGTAGAGCTTGATATTTCCAGTCTTGCATCTAATGAATTACTTGAGAAGCTATTAGAAGGGAAGAAATAGAGGACCTATCATTTAAGATAGGTTCTTTTTTTTTGCATAATGACGATTTCTTTTAATTAAAGCGGCTTCTTTGTATATAAAGATAAAAATGATATTTTGAAAGAATGCGGAGGTGACAATATGACTGTTAAAATTAGCACCAATGGTTACTATTTCGCAATAGCAAAACACCCAGATTTCAAATATGATGGAGTGAATTGCAAAATAAAGGGCTGGACTGTAATGTTTACTAGCTCACAAAGTAAATCTTTAGGTGTACCTTTAGAAGTTACTATGGCAATTGTAAAAGATGATACTAAAATTGAAGTCAAATTAAGTAATCAAAAAGATGCTGAAATATTAGAACTCATCAATAAGTATTGTTCTTGACAAGTAGTTATCGACATCGAGGTGAATTTTAACATGTATAAGAAAGATAACAGAACATTTAATGAAAAATTAGAGATAGGAAATAAAAAGGAGGATGAGCTTGTTGAAATATTGAATTGGTGTGGTATTCCAGCAAGAATAAACAATAAAGAAAATGTGCGAGATATAGACATAGAGTTAACTTATGACGATATGTTTGTTGATTGTAAATTAGTAGAAACTCCTTTTTATAAATCAAAACAGTATGTAAACATTGATCCAGATAAGTGTTTACCTATGAATGTTAGTCATATTCAAGCTTATGATAAAAAAGAAAAAGCGACAGGTAAAAAATGTTGGGTTGCATTCTTTGTTAATTTTAAAGATTTCAATGTGCGTGAGTTAATTTTTATCCCTAATTCACAGCTTGTTTATTTGGTGAATAATGGTTTGATAAAAGCTCACAATGACAAAGTGTCGTTTAGTAGAGAGATTGGTAGAGATGTATATTCATTTTTAGATTATGTTAAGCAATTGAGAAAAATTAACAAAAAGTGAATATAAAAGCTTTTTAATCCTATTAATAGACAAATAAGGTTTTAATAAATTCTCAATAAGGAGGTTTTTCTAATGAAAAATCTAGTTGAAAAAATTACTTGTAAAAAATGTAATACAATTGAATATCGTGAGATTGAAACTTTAAATAATGAAAAAATTCAATTATCTGATAAGAGTTTAGTTGCAGTAGCGATTAAAAGAGTAAATTGTAAAGAATGTAATTCTTCAGAGCATAATCGAGAATTTGTTGAAAAGCCGAAAGAAAATAAAGACGCAATTTAAAACTTTAATATTATTTTCTATCACAAAAGCATCTTTGTAAGGTGCTTTTTTTTATTTTCATAAATATCGCTAGTATTACTAATATTACGATTGGTTTACAATGTGATTGATAAATTAATAATTATCGCCATTTAAATTAATATATATTTATCGGAGGTGATTGGATGCAAAATCCAAATAGAAAAACCGCATCCGTTAGTAAGTTTGTAACTTGGAAAAATATTTTATTAGTTACAATTTCAATCTTACTAATAGGTTCGATGATTACTATCTGGGTAGGGTATAATCAAATTACTGAGAGAAATGAGCAAATTGATAAGCTTAGTAATGACGTGGTTGAGATTAGCAAGCAATTAAAAGAAACCAAAACTAAGAATGAGGAGAATGAGAAAGTTATTGGTGCGTTAAACGCCGAAGTAACTAAGCAAAAGGAAACTGTTTCATCTTTGAATGATGAAATCAATTCTCATAAGACTTTAATTGAAAAATTTAAAGTTGAAAATCAAAAGCTTAAAAACGACAATAACGATTTAACAAAAAAATACAGGGAATTCGTGAAGCCCTAAGTAGAAAAAGCGATAATAACATAGAAACAACTCCTAGACAGAAACAATACTCTGTTTCAAGAGGAAATAGTTCCAACCCAAGAGAATTTGCAGGGGTATTTAAAGCCTCTCATTATACTCCTCATTGTAAAGGTTGTACAGGAAAAACAGCGAGTGGTGCACCAGCTACCCCTGGAGTTACCGTTGCGGTAGATCCTAGTTATTGGCCATTAGGAACTAAGTTCTATATTGAAGGTTATGGTTATGTCGTTGCACAAGATACTGGTGGTGCAATCAAAGGAAGGAACAGAATGGATATTTGCGTTTCTTCTACCGAAGAGGCTTACCGACTCGGTGTAAAAGATGTTAAAGTTTATGTAATACAATAATTAATTTATTTCTTACTGTAAGTAAGCTATGACTCACTAAGTAATAAATATTTATAATAGTGTTATTTATCTCTTGAAGGGTAAATGTTTCCCTTCAAGGGGGTCATAGAATGGATGACAAAAAAGACATTAAACCAAAATTAATCTTATTGCCGAATAGTAATAAGAAGAAAATCAATCTCACATCAGAAGAAATAGAAATAAAATCTAAGTTAATCGATATTGAGAAAAAAATTGATTCCCTAGAAAATATTGTCGAAGCAATTTCTGATGAGCTACCAGAAACTTTTTATTCCAGCGATATTTTTATGACAATTATTGCGGGAGCTGCTTTAACGGCTGCAACTGAGGTTGTAAATGAAGTATTCGGCATAAAACAAAAGAATAACGAGGATGACAATGATCCTTTAATTTAACAAAGAAAGGAAGTGACTGGGTACTAGAATTTATTTTAGTATCCTTTTTTTATGAAAGACTTAACTGATAAGATTTTACAAATATTAAAAGAGGAAGGGATAGAAGATAGAGATATTAGAAGTCAATTATCTCAGGTTGTCGATAATATCGAAAGTAGATTGTGGATGAAAATACCTTTATCACTTCCTCTGTTATACAATTTAAAAGACACAGTTTGGTATAACTTAGAGCATTTACCAAGTGGCGGAAAAGAAAAAGGTATTGATGACTTAAGACTAATTGGTTCAAAATATCCAACATTTATGTTTTATGGAAATGATGATTTCTATATTACTAATGATGTATTAAAAGATTTACTAAAAGAACTCGAGGATATTCTAAAACAATGGTCTAATGAATGGGTATTCGTACAATTGTTTACTAAATCTACTAATGGTTGGAATGGTGGAGAAAACAATCCATCTCCAGTAGTTATTTATGATCCAAACAAAGGTGAATCTCCTTCGAAATATGGTTATCAACCTTCAAAGTCCCAATTTAAAATATTTAGTACAAACGGAGACATCATAGTTCCAGAAAAACAAGAAATGGTTTTATGTTCACTTGAAACAAAGTTAGGTATTTATGGTAGAGAACCAATGATGAAAGCTCAGTTAGAAAGATTAATTTATACATGCAAGAAATGTATTGAAGGTAATAAGGGTATGTTGATTGACACTGAGAATTATAATTATTCGAACTAATGAGATAACTATGTTATCTCATTTTTATTTAAAAAAATATTTTGCTTATCATAGAATATATATTACATAGGTTAGGAGGAAGAATTCACATGACAGAAACTTTATTAGTAGTAGATGGAAATTCAATAGCTTGTCGAGGTGCCTTTGTAAAACCAACATTGACAAACTCTAAAGGGCGAGAAACTGGAGGTAGTTTTAGATTTTTTAGTATGTTAGATAAAGCTATGCGAATGGTTAGAGCAACTCACGTAGTAGTTAGTTGGGATGTTGGTGGTCAAACATTCAGAAATGTTATTGACGAAACTTACAAAGCTAACAGATTACCTAAAGGTGATTCTTTATACCATCAATTTGATGACATCAAACTTATTCTTGATGCTGTAGGTATTAAACATGTTGGGATTCAAGGATATGAGGGAGATGACATTGTTGGTACTTATGCATCTGTTATTGGTCCAGATAAGATTTATGTATTTAGTGGTGACAAAGATAATTTCCAATTAATTGATGATAATGTTAGAGTTCTTTATCCATTGACTGGTAGCGAAATGAGAACTGTCGATAGAGAGTATTTTGAAAAGAGCTACGGTATTAAAGTTGAACAATTTGTTGATATGAAAACTCTAATGGGTGATGGCGGAGATAATGTTAAGGGAATTGAGAAATGCGGAGAAAAAACAGCCGCTAAGTGGTTAAATACTTATGGTGACCTAGAAAACATCATCTTAAACGCTGGAGATATTAAAGGGAAAATTGGAGAAAACTTACGCAGTTGGATACCAGATGCTTACAAAACAAGAGATTTAGTGAGAATCGACAGAACAGTTGAAGTTCCTTATAAATACGAAGACTTGAAGATTGATCTAAAATGGGAAGAAGCTGAACCAATTTTTAGAGAATTAGAATTCTTCTCCTACATTAAAAAAGCAAAACAAGGAGGATTTTATAATGTCTCAACGTGGTAGGAGAAATTATAAACCAAGACAGCAAAATAATAATCAAATAAATAAAGAAGAGGCATCAGAGCAAAAAAATACTGATGACATAGTAAAAGAACCAACAGCTAAAATAATTGAGCCAGAAATTGAGAAAGAGACTGTTATTGAGAAACTTCAAGTGGTAGATCAAAAACCAATAAGTACAGAAGAGTGGATAGACGAGGTAATTAAATTAGAACCACCAAGTTCTACTCCCATAATCATTAATAGAGAAAAACAAAAAGAAAATAGAGATGAATGGTTGGAAGAAGTAATAAAACATAAGCCTGTTCAAGAAGAAATAGTAGTAGTTGAAGAACAGCCTGAAAAACAAATTGTTGAAAAGAAGCATGAAACAAAGAAAACTACAAAAGTAAAAGAGAGTAAAGAAAAAACAAGCAAGAAAGCCCACTATGTTTTTGATAGAGATATTGAAACAGGTAAAATAAATAGAAAAACAGTTTCAGAAAATAAAAAAGAGGTGCAAACAATGAAGAGAGATAGTAAAAAAGATACAGGAAGAAAAATTAAACATTTAAATGCATTATATGAGCATAATGAAGATACAATTGCAAAATTAGAAATTGAAATTGAAGTTCATCAATTACAAAGAGATAAAGAATTAGTACCAGAAAAGATTGCATCGTTAGAAGCAAAGATTAAAAATTACACAAATTCTTTAGAAGATATGATCACGAGAAAGAAAGTATTAGAAGAGTTAATAAGTAAATATCAATAAAAGAAAGGGATTAAATCCCTTTTTTTTATTAAGTAGGATAAAAACAAGTGAGTATTTGTATATATTAAATAATAAATACAAATATAGAGGTGTACACATTGGCAGAAGGGTTAGTTCATAAAAATTTAAAAAGATTAGCTTTATATTTTTTGAAAGAGAAAGTAACGGATATCGTAGCAAACGAAGTAGACTTTGCAAATTCATGGTCAGTAGCTGATGCGGTTGGTTTAAATTTAAAAAGAAGAGAAGTAAGGGTTGTAGAGGTAAAAGCATCAAAAGGAGATTTTACAAGAGATAAGAAATTATTTGGTGATAAAACTTCTTATTTTTATCACGCTCATTATTCGTATATTATGTGTCCAACAAATGTTATTAAACCCGAAGAAGTACCATATGGCTATGGATTATTATGGGTTGATGAATATGATAAGATAGAAGTTATTAAAAAACCAATTAAGAATACTGCAAGACTGAAGACGTTATTTGATACAACACTTCGAAGAACCTGTAGATCATTAACTAATACTCATCTATATCATGAAGAAAATAAAGAAGCTAAAGACGAGACTCAAGGTCGCTTTAAGAGAAATGCAGATATTTTATTAGTGGCGGCAAGATGCCCTAATTGCAAGAAACATGCAAAAGAATTAATAAAGAAAGATGTTACTAAAACTATTAAATGCAAGTGCAAGACTGAAATAGATATAACTAAAGCTAAAACAAGAGAAATTACAGGATTCAATAAAACATTTATTGATAAAATAAATAAATTAAATGATACTGAATAGTAGTATCATTTTTTTATTTGTCTCAAAAACAATTATAAAAACTATAAAGTTTTTTATATTTTTAAAAAGTGAGGGAGGATATATGTATGACTGAAGAATTTTTGATTTCTAAGTTGGAGAGAGGTACTTTATGTAAAGTCGTAACAACCGAGCATAAGATGGTGAAGTCTGGTGATATAGTTGAATTCTGTTTTTTTAGTCATAATATAGGTTACAATTTTAAAAATAAAAAAGGCATTATGGTTTTATTTAAAAGTGATTCGGATTTTCAAGTAGTACCTCATGAAGATTCAGTAAGAGAGATTATAGATTTAGCATTATCAACGAAAGATGAAGAATGGTTTAATGAACTGTGTTTAAATTTAGCCAATAAAAATGATTAAATGTGTTTCTCTTTTCTGTTAAAACGTCTGTTAGTATTACATATTATATATATAAACAGACATACGGAGGAACCTCTTAATGGATAAATTACAAGTATATAACTTATTTAGAAAGAATAAAAAACTAAAAAAAGGAAAACTATTAACGTTTGAAGGCTTAGACGGTAGTTCGAAAGAAACTCAGACTAACAATCTTATTTCATATTTGGAAAAAGAAGGTTACAAAGTTTTAAAAGTTGATTTTCCAAATTATGATAGTCCAATTGGTGAAGTAATTTCTTCTTATTTAAGAGGAGAATTTGGAAAATTAGAAGATGTACCGCTTAAATTAATTTCAATGGTGTATTCATCTGATAGAGCTAGATACGCTAATACAATTGAAAACCATATTAAAAATGGTGGAGTAGTTATAGCTAATAGATATACTTATTCTAACTTATTCCACGCTGCTAAAATGGAAAAAGAAGAACGAACTGAATTTATTGATTGGATAGAAGAAATAGAATTCAACGAAATGAAAGTATTCCAACCAGATTACAATTTTTATTTATATGTTGACCCAACTATTTCTCTTAAAAGAATTGAAGAACGTGGAAAAAGAGGATATCAAGAAGGTAAAGAAGATATTCACGAAAACAATTCAAAACTGTTAATAGACACAGCAGAAACATACTTAGATTTTGCAAAATCAAGAGATAATTGGGTAATAATTGATCAAATGAAAAAAGGTAAACAGTTACCAATAGATGTTGTTTTTGAAATGATAAAAGACGAAGTTAATAAAATTCTTATTGAAGAATAATTTAATATAAGATGATTTAAACCTATAAAGTTATAACTTTATAGGTTTTTTTTATGTCTAAATAAAGAGTTTTTTAAAAGGTTATTTTTGAGGAGGAAGAAG